ATGGGCTTACATAGTCCTGTCAATCTTCTCGGCCATCTTGAAAGCTCCCCTGTATTTGGTGTCAACCGCGATGTCTGCACGCATGAGCTCGGCCCAGGTGTATCGGCGGTTCTCGAGGTTAGTCACGAGTTTAGAACAGCGTCCAAACATTCGTATCTGACCCGATAAACGTTTCTGTAGTACCCGTGGCCATGGTGGTCACCAAGGCGGAAAGTAGGGAGTAGATACTGATTGTAGATCCCGACGTATTCTTTACGGTCACGCGTTTGTTATATACCGTGTTTGATAGAATGATACCTCCCGTACCGCTCGTGACACGGACATATTCCGCCATCGTCAGCGGTGCCGTTCCCGCTGTAGTTCCCGCGGCACTCACAGTAGATATAGATGAGGGGACCGCTGACCAACTAGTGGCTCCCGTACCATTCGTTGTAAGGACCTGGTTAGCATATCCGGCAGTTGGGGGAAGAGTCAGGTCATAACTCGTCACACCTGATGTGGGTGCCTTGATACTGACGGCAGCCATGTTGTTGGCCTGGTTGAACTTGAATTTATGCGCCAAAACTGTGTCGCCTCGCAGAGTGAGGTCACCATCACTACCCACGCTTAGCCTGAATAGGTTAAACGTTTTGAAGTGGAGATCGTACGCCTCGGAGGTACCGATAGTCACGCCGCCCGTGGAGTTGCCACCATTCTTGATGTCACCTACAACGGTTGCCCAACTCGTGGAGCCCGAACCATCCGTTGTGAGAACCTGGCCAGCATCCCCGGCAGTGGGGGGTAGCGTCAGATCATAACTTATCACACCGGATGCGGGTACCTTGACACTGACGGCTTCCGAGTTATTGGCCTGGTTGAACTTAAATTTACGCGCCAAAACTGTGTCTCCCAGCAGAGTGAGATCTCCAGCACTGCTCAGGTTGAGCCTACTCGTCCCAGCAGTTTCAAATTTGAGATCGTATGCGTCGTTGGTACCGATGGTCATCGCCGCACCCGTGGAGTTGCCACCATTCTTGATGTCGCCGCTGCCTGCCGCAACAGTTGTCCAACTAGTGACGCCCGAACCATCCGTTGTGAGGACCTGGTTAGCAGCGCCGGCAGTGGCGGGAAGCGTCAGGTCGTAACTCGTGACGCCGGTCGTGGGAGCTTTGACACTGACAAAGGCTAGGTTGTTGGCTTGGTTGAACTTGAATTTACGAGCCGCGATTGAGTCACCTCGCAGAGTGAGATCGCCCGCACTGCCCAGGATGAGCCGGGGCACACTCAAAGTTTCTAATACGAGATCGTTTGCGTCATTGGTACCGATAGATATCGCATTCCCTGTAGCATTGCCACCATTCTTGATGTCGCCTACACCGGTCCAACTAGTGACGCCCGCACCATTGGTTGTGAGGACCTGGTTAATCCCGCCGGCAGTGGCGGGAAGAGTCAGGTCGTAACTCGTGACACCGGTCGTGGGAGCTTTGATACTGACGGCAGCCGCGTTGTTGGCCTGGTTGAACTTGAATTTATGTGCCACTGTTGAGTCACCTCGCAGAGTGATGTCGCCCGTACTGCTCAGGTTGAGCCTGCTCACACCAGCAGTTTCGAATTCGAGGTCGTATGCGTCGTTGGTACCGATAGTCATCACCGCCCCCGTGGTGTTACCGCCATTTGTGATGTCGCCGCTGCCTGCAGCGGACGTTGTCCAACTCGTGGCGCCCGAACCATCCGTTGTGAGGACCTGGTTAGCCGCGCCGGCAGTTGCGGGAAGCGTCAGATCATAACTCGTCACTCCGGTCGTTGGCGCTTTTAGCCCCACACTTGCGTTGTTGTCAAGTTGATTGAATCTGAGTGTTGGTGCCGCAGTTTGAGCATAAAGCTGCAACGAATCGGGCAGGAATTTGGCAGCGATCAGGTCGTTACATGTCACATCGACATTGTCCGATGTGCCCGCGACAACACTCGTACCGTTCGGGTCAGTGATCTGGTTACTGCTGCCTCCACCGCCTCCACTGCCCCATTCCAACGCACCACTCGAGTTGAGCATGGGAACTTGCCCCACCGTTCCCTTTGTGACGGGCATTTTGATCTCGTGTGCGGTACCTTTGTTGAGCGTGAGTGCGCCGACAATATCGACATCTTTGACCACCGTGAGTGATTCGTCGATGGAAAAACTTCCGGTTACGCCCGTGAGACGGCTTGAATTATCAATGCGATGTGAACTCATCTATTCCAGATATCTGAAAATAGTCTAGATCAAAAAATAATGGCGAGTACAACAGTTGTACAAGCTTAGAGAGTGGTGGTGTAGATCACGAATGCCGCGAGGGTGACGGCGATCAGGAATGCGTTACGAACACGCGGTTCCACCGAGTTTGGATTGGTGAGCACTCTCGGTTGCGCCAGAGGCGTGCTGCAGTTACCGTCAACGGGCTCGACTTCGAGAATCTTGCGTGCGAATTCGGTCATGGTGATGTCGTCAACCATGGTGCAGGTGTCCCAGGCGTTCTGCATGCTCGTGGTAGTCGTCGTGCTGGAGTAGCGACCGTCGCGCCGGGTGGAGGTCTTGGTCTTCATGAACGCGCACGTGCTCGCCTGTTCCTGCGTCGTGGTGCACCACTGGTAGGGCAGGCACGCGTCGTAGATGCGGCGCACCCAACTCATGCACACCGCCGGGCGGCGCACGTTCTCGACCACGCGAGTCTGCATGTTGGGCGCGCAGTTAGTGTGGCACGCGATGTCCGTGAGGAGCTGTAGGCAGTCACCCGAGACCACGCCGCACCCGTCATCCTCCTTGGCCCAGTTATATGCGCGAGTAGCGATACCAAATCCGCAACATGCCGAGTTGGCGAATGCCGAGCACTTCTGCGCGCCGTACATGACGACGGGAGACTCGTAGAGCTGGAAGGGCTGGCATCCCTGAGCGGCCACCATGGGAATCGCGAGAAGAACGAGAATGACGAGGGAGCGCATTGCTGTGGTTGTTGTGTAAATGAGTATAAAAAAATCAATTTTGGCAGATGCTTTACCGACCGAACATATGCTGCTGCGGCGGACCATACTGCTGCGGCGGACCATACTGCTGCGGCGGACCATACTGCTGCGGCGGACCATACTGCTGCGGCGGACCATACTGCTGCGGCGGGCCATACTGCGGCCCACCAAACGCGGATGGGAACTGCGGGGGCGCCGCAAATCGGGAGATCGCGGCGTTACCCGCGGATTGGGCCATCATCATTGCGCCGTGCATGGGATTCACCATGCCCGCGAGCTCGTTGGTCTTGCCACCGCTCATGAAATGCATGGCGAGAAAGAAGATGACAAGACCCGCACCTGCACAAATTGCGATGACCATGAGGTCGCCTAGCGGACCGAAGATACCGCTGAATACCGAGTTGAACGCATCGCCGACACTCTTGATCATGTCTGCGAACGCGTTAGTCTGAGTGTTAACGGTATCGTTCTTGACGATGTTGCTCGACTCGAGCTTCTTGATGATATCGGTACTCAGCGTGTTGACGAGCTTACCGATACCCGTGGCCTTGCTCGTGACGCTGACATCACCAACATCACCGTCGTTATCGCTGATGTTGACGCGCTGGAGACTCTTGACCGTAAGCATGAGTTCGGAGTCCGAATTCACGCTGAACTTTGCCGAGACCTCATTCCTGATGATGTTCTTGATGTCTGTGGTGCTCGAACTCGGACTGAACTGCATCGGAAAATCGCTCTTGGCCTGATTGATAGAATTCTCCAGACCCGTCACGAGCTTGTCTTGAAGCTCAGCATTGATACTCGCGTCTTGGATCACTGTCAGGTCAATACTTCCTACCTGCTCGACGCTGACACCGTAGATGTCGCCCTTGTTACCAGAGATGTTGACATCCTGGGTTTGTGAAAGGGTTCCAGATCCCTTAGACGAGACGCTCACCATGACTTCTGTGGCTGTCTTATTGAGAATGTCATTCAGTTGAGACGACTTGCTCGATGAACCGCCCATTTGTATGTTATAGTCGGGATATTAATGAAAAAAATAATTGACCCTGCCCGGGGTCAATTTACTTGGCGGTCAGCTTGGAGATCCCGATGCTCTCGAGCAGCTCGTTGAGCTCCCCGCGATTGGCCTGCGAGATGTAATGGGTGAACTGCACAAGCACCTCGAGGTTCTCGCTCGGGATGATCTTGGTGAGCGCGATGATGTCATCGCGATTGTTCGCGTCGGTCTGTCGCTGCTTTGCGATAGCCGCGACGCGAGCCTGCTCCTCGGCGATCGCGCGTGCATGTGCTGCCTCGGCCTCCTGAGCCGCCTTGCGGGCGATCTCGAGTGCGGCCTTGGCGGCCGTAACTGCGGTGCTCTCCACAGCGACCTGTGCCGGCTTGGTGTCGGTCTTGTACACCTTCTTGGCATACTTGTTCACGACCTCGGCCCAGGGCCCCGAGGGGCTCGCCGCCGCAGCGGTCAAGTCGAGCACGGGGTCGCTGAAGGTCTTTGGGACGATGTGCGCGCCGTCCAGGATGCACTTGCGGCACATGTGTGCCGTAGTCTTGCTCGCGCGCGGGTCGACCCGGCTGTTGCGGCAGATGGTGCAGCGCGGCCACCAGGGCTCGAAGATCTGGTGGTTCTCGCAGAAGAGCTTGCTTCCAGTGATCTTCTTGTCGGCGACCACCTTGAAGGGGGTACCGTTTGCCTCGCCCGTGGCGGTGAGCGGAAGCTCACCGAGAATGGTGCGGGTGCAGGCCTTGCCGTCCTTGGTAGCGAAAGTGCAGATGTTCTTGCTCATGGTTGAGAGGGTTGTAATTGAAAAAATAAAATTCAATTTTGGCATGTTGCCGTTACTGCGGCGCGGCGACATCTCCCTCCGTGGGCGCAGGCGCGGGCTGATGCGACGCGGGCGCGGGCTCCGGACCCGCCTTAGTACCGAATCCCAGCCATCCCAGGACGCCAGTCGCGCGGCCGAGATTGGACTCGGCATCGTGAAGCACACCGTCCACGCGCTCAATGACGGCCTTGTCATTGGCGTACATCTCGCGCTCAGCCGCGGTGTCCTGAGACGCCTTTTCGTAGTTCGCATGAATTCGGGGCAGCTCTTCAGAGACGTAGTGTAGCTCCTTGGTCGCATCCGCCATCTTGTTCAGGGCGCTCTTGACCATCGGAATCACCACCATGGGTCCCAGTCCACCCTCGACACCCCCGCCCACGGCCTGCTGCGGGTTGTATCGGGGCTCAGGCATGGGCGGGGTGTTCGAGTGCTGAGGTGCCTGAGGTGCCTGAGGTGCCGCCTGGAACTGCTGAGGTGCATGCGGTGCCGCCTGGAACTGCTGAGGTGCCTCCTGGAACTGCTGAGGTGCCTGGAACTGCTGAGGTGCCGACTGGAACTGCTGAGGTGCCTGGAACTGCTGAGGGAGGGGTTGCACGTATGGCGATGCAGCCGCCTTGCTTGCGGCGCGTGCGTCCAACACCGATTGCGTCATATTGGCACCCGTATCAATTGCCGAACTGATTTTGGACCCGACTGACGGGAAGAAGTGGTGTTCGACGTATAGCGCCGACCCCGCGATACCTGCGATGATCGCAGCGGCGAGCACGAGCTTCGAGTTCTCGAACCCCTTGAACGCCCACGTAATCAGTAGGATGATCGACACAACGAACAAGCCGTAGCAGCCAATGTGGAGGATCTTACGGTGCATGTAGAAAGGATCGAGCCTCTCACCAAATGTACTGACACCTGCTTTAGCCAGACCAGAAAGTGCTGTAACAAATGACATTCTATACGTAATGTCGAAAAAAAGAAATTAATTTTATTAATTTCGAGCGTCGTAATTCACCACAGACAAATTAATTATTACGAGCAGGCTTATTTTTCAACTTCTCGATCAGAACCATTGCGGCGCGCTGTTCATGTTCGAAGTCGCACTCCAGAATAATATCGACTTGCCGCGCGCTGCAAAATTCATGGATAGCGGCGCACCCGCTATCGCTCCACTTAATGGCATCGCGACCACCCCAGATCCGGTCGTGCGGGCCGAATGCTATAGTGTGTTTATCGGCAAAAGTTTTGCTAGAGTTGCCGTTGAGGTGAAAACATGCAATGCGGTCGGGATATTTTAGCCCTTTAAGCCAAGTCTCGGCATCTTTCTTTGTGCGCAGCGAGACCCCCGAGCAGTAAAGATGGGCGGTATCGAAACACAGCCAAATGTCTTTGCGTGGGATGCCGCCGCGTATGAACGTTTCGACAAGAGTGTTAATTTTTTCTGGTGTCTCGTATGTTGCGAATGCGTCGGGTCGCACCGCCTTGTTCTCCAAAACCACACGTGCCCCGGTCGGTTTGTTACTGATAACGCGTTTCAATCCCGCGACGAGCATGCGCGGGGGCGCTTTTGGGATGTGAAAAATGACCCCCTGTGCACCTATAGCCACCTGCTGTTTGAGTTGCTTGGTACAGAACGGGTGGTTGTAGGGCGCCGAGCCCCAGGGCGAAACGAGATAACTCGAGTGGATCCAGATATGGAGCCTGGATGCAGCGCGCGCAAGCGAGGCTTCGTCGTATGCGACCAGTTTGAGCTGTTGCGGTACTACGGTAAAGATCTGCGCCGCGGTCAGATTATATTTATCTGTGAGTGCGGGGATGTCGGTCGCTTTTACGTGGACACCAACGTGACAGTTGCTCATTATTAACTATCAACGAAAAAATAAGTGGGGGTAATTTGTACTGAACAATCGCACCGCGATTGTTTACCGAACTCTTTGTGTTTACCGGTCCATAGTGTTGATCATCATGTTGGTAAGCGGCACCATGATGCGGAAACCGCGGCGGTGGTACTTGACGACGCGGTCCAGCGTGGGGTCAGCGTGCATCTCCCAGTCGCCGATGACCTGACCGCGGCGCTCGAGTGTCTCCTCCGAGCCGATGTGGAACTCGCGGCCGTCGAAGTGGTTCTGTACCACCGTCAAGTCGGCCACTCCGAGATACTCCGCGACATGCGTCATGTCGGTCAGCAGGATGAACTGGATGCGTGCACGGCTACCCTCGTTGCAGCGAGCCGTGGCGTCGATCTCCTCGGCGTAGGGCAGCTCCCAGGTCTCGACGTGGCGCACGTACTTCATCGTGCTCATGCCGGCGTACTTGCGCGCCTCGACCGTGCAGACGTAACCGTCACGCTTGAGCTGCTCCTGGAGGCGGCGTGCTGCGGTCTCGGTCGCACAGATGTCGAGGTCGCTGCCGGGAAACGTCTCACCGAGCATGACTTCGATGGGGAAGCTCCCGATGACCTTAGCTTTCACGGCGTAGATCTCCTCGAGCCACTCTGCCGGACGCGTGATGTAGTACCGAGATCGGAGATGGTGTCGCGTCTGCGCCGCGATGAGCGCGTCGGCAGTGACGCGGCGGAGCGGCGCGCGCACGGAAGACTGAACAATCTTCGGTTCCTCGGGGCGGACGTTGTCGGGTCGCGGCACGCGCTTATCGGAGAACGTGACCTTGCCCTTGATCTTGTCCTCGTCGGTGCGGATCTGGTTAAGCTCGGCCCGGTTGCTCTCGAGCTGCTTCAACGTGTCGTTGATCACGTCCAATGTCTTCTCGGTCTGGGCGCGCCGACGTCGGCGCGCCGGGGGTGCCATCGGCGCTTCGAGGGCGTGCGGACCCTCGCTACCGATGCGCTCGAGCTCGTTGAGGTGCGCCTCGAGCTCAGCGAGGCGGTCCGTCGACTCGATTTTGATCTCGAGGGCCGGCGGCGCGTCCTCAATCTCGCGAATGAGCTCCTCGTCCGTCTTCACGTCGATCTCACCGAGGGTATCGAAGCACTGCGGGCATCGGGCCTTGTCCTGCTCCATGATACAGCACCCGTGGCAGTAGCCTCGAATACAGGTCGGACACACGAGCGCGAGCGGAGTGTCCTCGGGGTGGTCCTTGTGCCACTCGTCCGCGCAGAAATTGCAGTCGCGCGAGAGCGAGATACACTCGTTACACATGCACTCGACCATGTCCTTGCGATAGCAGCGGTCGCAGAATCGCGCGTGGCCGCATCGATCACAGTCGATAGTGGCGTCTTTGGAGCAGATGTTGCACTTGGTCATAGTAGGTTAACTAGCATCCAGCTTTCAATTTTAATATGTATTCATATTGCACCCGGAATTAATAATATTTTTTCCGGGGCGGGTTAATTAATTTATTTTTCAAGAACTTGCTAGGGGTAAGTATATCTACACGATGGCTGCTGTTGACGGTGGCAAGAAGCGACGCAAGTCGAGTAAGAAGAAGCGCGGTGGCTGCGGATGTGACGCTACCGGGGGCAAGCGCCGTTCGCGCAAGTAAACGTTCAAATACGAACGAGGTCTCGGACCAATTTCTTTTTTGTTGCATTTTGATGATAAAAACAGACGTGAGACAATATATAATGATCTCCATTTGTGCCGTAATTATTGCGGTCGCACTCGTTATCGCCTTGTTATGGTTGCGCAAGCGACCGCCGGCAACTGGTCGCTTGCGACTCTACGAGAGCAAGTCGCGAAAACGCGCAATTGACCACTACCAGATCGCGGCGGAATATGATTACGAACGGGGTGACCGGCAGGCGGCGCACGACCACTACCGGCGCGCGCTCGAAATGGTGCATGAGACACCCGAAGACGCGCAGTTCATTGTCGACCGCATTGGCCAGAGAATACGGCGACCCGCCGCGGAGGCGGATGAAAATCACCAGTTTGCACTCGACCTTCAGCGCCACTGGGACATGGCTCAGACTGTTGTGGGTAAAACTGTAGTTTTACCTGGGCAGCAGGTCTGGCATGAGGACACCCAGAACGTACACGACACGCTGCTCAGTGACACCGTTGCCGAGAACTATCGCGCGCTGAAACGTGCCGGCGCCGCACGGGCGGACACACCGCTCTTCGACATCATGCGGGCGATCCAGCAAGAGAAAGGGCTTGAGGGCGCAGATGCGGCGGTCCAGATGCTGGGATACATCAATCGCCAGAATGCCATGGTCACAAAACTCAACGACACCGAGCCGCGTCTCATTCAGGCGGTCTGGAAGCAGGTTCAGAACGTGGGTACGCGCGATGTGCTACAGAGTTTCTGCACCAGTTTACAGGACAGTTGGAACGGCGGCTCGCCGCATTGCGTCACGGGCCGAAATAGCCGCGTCGTGCAGTGTCTCGCACACATGGTACCCGACATGCCCGAGGTGGGTCAACTCAAGACGCGCGAGGCGCTCCGCAACGAGATTTTCCAAAGTTCGAGCAAAATTTTGGAGACCGAGTTGACCCGTTCCGGGCTGGACGAAGTCTGGCAAAAAACTGAACCGACCGAAGCCGAACAGGTGCAGATCGACGAGGTGCGGGAACGCGTACGCGCACGCATCTCGGAAATGGTGGACGGCTACCACGACATCGTCGCGGCGGACCGCGAGAAGATCAAGACGGAGTGCTACGCCGGCCTTGACTAGTCGTGAGTTTTCGTGTCGTCCTTCTTCTCTTCGGATGTGCGCATGATCTCCTCGAACTCGCGTGCAGCGTTCGAGACCCCGCCGACGGTGGCGATGCTCGCAGAGACACAGTTCAGCATGGCGTGTCCGAGCGTGTGCGTGTGGCAGATGAAATGTCCGCAAGATTGTCGTGTGGAGGTCTGGCGACAGGGCATCCAGGGTTCGTAAGCCTCCCACCAGTACTCGCACGGGGTCTCGCCGTGTTCTCGGGCCCACGCGATTCTCTGCTGTGCGACATGGATTTTCATCTCGAAGCTGAGACGATTGAGCTCCTGCTCGGTGTAGGTACGGGGTCGTGTCATGGTAATGGAGATGCGGGAAAGTAACAAGACTTTATTTTTTCAATTTTAGATCATTAAACAAAAAATAAGTTCGGTCGGGAAAACCCATTTGGGTTTTCCTACTCGTCCTGGTGCGTCTTCTCGTCCGCGCGGTTGACATCATCGATGATGATGTCGAGCTGGTCGAGGCTGATGGTGTACATGTTGGTGTAGTGGCCCGCGATCTCGCCCTTCTTGTCGAGTTTCTCCAGGCGGTAGTTGTGGAGTGCCGCATGAATGTCGTCGAGCTTGACCGACTTGTGAACATAGACCTTTTTGATGGTGACCTTGGTCTTGAGCGCGGTGAGACCCACACTCCACACCATGACTTCGCTCGGATCAGTGATGTCCTCGTCCCACTCGCTGTAGTGCTCGATGTTGTAGTCGTATGTCTCCTTGTGCACTTCGGGGACATCGTTGAGCATGACGTAGATCGCCCGACCGGTACGCTCCATGAGGCGTTGGAGGCGGTCCTGGAGCTCGCCCGCATGGGGGTCGCGAGCGTGTTCGAGCCGCTGTCGCGCCTTCCAGAGCTCCAAGTTGATGTTCTGGTGACCCATGACGAGCTCGTCGTGCTCCGCCTTGTAGTGCATGAGCTCCTTGTGCTCGACATCCAGCTGGATGTCGTAGGCCTTGACCGTCTTCTCCGATTTCTCTAGTTTCTCTTGTAGCGCTTTGAGGTCCGCCAGAGCCTGCTCCATCGTGACACTGCCGGTCTGGCGCAGTCGTTTCATCACGCATGTCATGAACTTCTGGAACTGCTTCGCCATTTCGGCTTTGCTGTGCCAGATTGCTCGATAGAGTCCCTGTTCAGTGAACGCGATTGTCGGTCTCATACCCGCGGCGGTCTTGACTTTGATTTTGACTTTGTCAATTCCCCATTCGAAATACCCTTCTCGACTGTAGTTCATGTCCTTCAATCCAAGGGCCTCCTGAACGTCTTTGGCAACGAACACGGGTTCGTCGACAGAACCATAGATTCGTATCTTCTCGAAGATGGGGGTATACAGATCCTTTACTCCATCAATTACGTCTGGCGTAAAGATGTTAAGAGTTTGGAGTTCTTGGCACGGTTGATCGTCAGCCATATCGTCGGTATCCATAGTATAACTCTATTCAATTTTTATATTTAACAGGGTTGTACAGTCGACCGAATTGTATTATATGGCACAGTGAAGTCGAAATACACGAATACTTAGTCTGTACCCTATACAGTCGACCGAATTGTATTATATGGCACAGTGAAGTCGAAATACACGAATACTTAGTCTGTACCCTATACAGTCGACCGAATTGTATTTGCTCGGGAAAAAATCTGGTGAAATGGGGTTCAAAGGGGGTCCCTGAAACGTACCCAGTTTGAACATTGTAATTCAAGAAAAAATATGGACCGAGCGCGTTACTTACGTGCCAGCTCCTCGTACTTACCCGCAGGGAGACGACACTTGACATGGATACGCTCACGACCGAGCTTGCCCACACGGAACTTCAAGCGGACGTTGTCGATCATGAGTGCGCGCACGCGGGCATCCGGCTCGAGCTCGCGCATCATGACACGGGCGTAGTCATCATCGAGTTCGTTCAGGAGGTGGAGCATTTGCGCGAGTGTGAACTGACTACGGTGGCCGCGATAGAGCTCAAGTGCCTTCAAATTGAGAATACCGCCCGGGATGTACTGGTCGACATGTGCAACGTGGTAGTGGCCATCATCTGTGGGAATGTAACCGAAACAAGTGCGTTGCATGTGGGTGATATCCCACTTCTTTTCAATTTTTAACATATAAAACTGTTGCGACCCCAAAATACCGGCAGTACAGAAAACTCGCAACGGGGACGTAGCTAGAGCGGCGCGCGCCGGTGCCCATGCCGACTCGTTTTTTGGCCAAGTCTGATCAGGTCTGAAAAAGTTGAAAACCCAAAAATCCAGGGTTGGCCATTTTTCCATTTTTCATTTCTCGATTGGCTCAGTTATGAAAAAAGTATTTCTGTCATGACACGGATTCCAAAAATTTTGAGAGCCGCTTAAAAAAATAAAGTGGGGTGTGTCGACACGCATCTAGAGGAGGGTGTATCGGCGTCGGAGTTTGTAGTCGACCTTGGTGAGAGCCTGCAGGCCTGGGGTGGTCGTCATGTTGTGAATATAGTCGAGCTGCTCGATCAGCACCTGTTTCTCCAGGTCGAGTCGTCTGGCATGACCGCGCGCCACGCTGAGCCAGCCCTGCGCATCACCCTCATGGAACTTTGCGCTGCCGAACAGGGTGCGAATCGCTTGGATGTCGCTGCGAGTCGACCCGTCTTTAGGGTCGGCCCGGTCCGCGGCGCGCATCAAATCACGCGCGCGACCCGTATCTGCGCCGACCGGATTGGTCGCGTAGCCCGAGAATTCCTCGCGCACAGCCCGGATTTCCTGGCGCAACTCGCGAAGTTCCTGTTCGAGCTCGACCACTCGACCGCCCAGACCGAGTTGGTCCGCGAGGTCGCCCACGGGGTAGGCGCGCAACATTTCGTTCAAGTGGCCGCGAGTCAGGAAATTGACATCGCGTGGCCCTCCCGGGGTCTCCGTCGTGATCTTGACCGGCGTGCCCGATTCGCGAACTTCGCGAGAGAATGTCCTCAAGTTGCGACCGAGCGCGCGTGCGATGTCGCGCTGGCAGTAGGCCGGCTCGCCCGCGAAGGTCGATGTGCGTACAGTTCCGAAAGTCGTCTCGATGCTCATGGTGTAGTAATAACTGAAGTTTCAATTTTGAAACTATAATGGTGTTACACCTATGACCATCAAACTCGTCAACTTCTGCTACCGCAACCTGCGCGTCAACAAGGTCCACCTCGTGCGGAGCCGCATGCAGCCCTTTTGGCTCTCGCGAAACAACGTTCGACGACCCACGGGCTACGCGAAGGACGCAACAGCATTCGTCGAGACCGCGTGGGACCGTGAGCAACTTGAGGCCAACGGCTACCGCGTCATCCTGCTCCAACCCGGAGTGAACTGTCAGGATGTCCGGGATGAGTACCACGCCGTGATATGTCTCGACGGGCGGGTCACGTGCATGTAACACCCGGTAATATTTTTTTAATTTTGAATTTGTGGCGGTGATTACACTCCACCATGGACCACATTGTTACTGCCGCCGCATGGGGCCTGTTTATGCAGGTCGACCGCCGCATCCAAAGCCGTATTGGGAGGTTTGAGATCGCGGCAACCGTCAACGCCACGGCACTCGCCGTGGCGGGTGTGGTACAGATCGTGGACTGCATCTGGGGCGAATGCGAGCTCACAGATTTCACTAACTGGATCCGCAACATCGCGATCTGTTACTACCTCGCCGACCTGCCGCGCTGCAGCCGCCTCATGGTGCTCCATCACATCGCGACGATCAGCATCTTCGCATTTACCCCCTCGTTCCCATGGTTCGTATCGAGCCTCCTGCTGCTCGAAGTGCCGCTCCCCCCGCTCAACTACGCGCTCTGGATTCGCGGCCGCGGGCTTCCCGTGCCCACGTGGCTCAAGGCCGTGATCGTCGTGACCTACTTTCTGACTCGTGTCGCCATCTTTCCGACGGCATACGTGCTGCACTTCTGGCGCATCTTTGCGGTGCACCCGCTTCTGCCCGCTCCCTACGCTCTGCTCGTCGTCCTGGGCGTGCGATGGTTCCACGAAATCGTCTCGAAATGCTAAGCCTCGCTTGCCGCTCTGCGAGCGGCTACGCTTCAAGCGCCTAACGGCGCATCTTATTTTTTAGTTCTCCCGCGCCGTTAGGCAAGCGTAGGAACCGCGCAGCGGGTCAAGCTCAAAGGAGTTTCTTGCGTGCACCTCGAGCGCCGTCGACCTTGACCTGCTTGTTCCAGTCCGTGTCGGCCTGTTGTTTCTCCTGGGCAGTGACGGCGCGAATTCGCGCCGTCTCTTTGGCCTTGAGTACCGGGTTGCGGCGGATACTCAGGCTCTGGCTGTCGACCACGGCGCGCCCGCTCCACTGGGCCTCGAAGTCCTCGAGTCGCTCGAGAAAGCCGAAGTTGATGTCCACGCAGGGGCGCTTGATCTTGATCTTGTTGAGCACGAGTTGCAGCTTGTTCGCAGCGGGTGCGGCCTTGTCGTAGAAGGTGCGGAGCAGGAAATATGCCACCGCCGCGGGTGCCGCCGAAGTTCCCTGGTCGTCATGGACCAGGATGTTCTTCTTGGCCTCGAACGCTCGCTTGATAAAGCCCGAGGCCATGGGTAGTGCCTGCACCAGGCTCAGAATCTGGACAGGAGCCTCGACAATGGCCGTGGTGCCCGTCTCGCTCGCAACCACCCGCCGCGCTTTCCCATCCTTCACATCCTTCACATCCTTCACATCCTTCCCATCTTTTCCATCACCGGTCTCCTCTGGTTTCCAGTCCGGGACGTTCTCGACGGGGTAGTGCTCGTGCACGATGCCGAGTTTGGCCATGCTCTCGAGCGTGGGGCGGTCCTTCCGAGTCGGACTCAGGCTGAGAACGAACTTGATGTTCTTCTCTTTGAGCATGGTCATGTCGGTAGCAATGTCCCAGGACGCTAGCCACACGTATGGCATAATTTGGTGGAGCTGCTCGATACTGGCAAGCTCTTCATCTTCGCCAACTAGCGACGCGTGATGGAACCTCTTATCGACCACCGTCTCGTCAGCAACATATTTCTTCGGAATGTGTACACCCACATTCGGGGCACCGGGTACGTATTCACTCATTGGTATCCACGTGTTGGATTGTCGCTTTAAGTTTAATTGCCAAGAGACCATGTGTAATTAATAAAAAAATATCACGAATGTAGGTAGTGTGAGGGAGGCGTAGCCCTAAAGTTGTCCGACGAATGCGATGAGCGCGGCGAGGTTGTCGCGAGGCTCACGCTCCCAGATGAAGACCATGCACATGGTGCGCCACATCAGCTTGAACGCATCGCTGGTGCCCGTGACGCGTGCGAGACGTGCGAGGTGCTTGCGCGGGTAGTCGTTGAGACGGTGCTCGCGGTGCTTGCCGAGTTGCCACTTGTCCGTCGCGGCGAGATCCTGACGTGCAATGACTTCACACTGTACCGTGCCCTTGTCCGTGCCCGCCTGGATCTCGGCCGCGGTCTGTACGATGTAGTCGTCACCCGGCACCCAGCGCGACTGGCTGCTCAGGGGCGCGAGGAAACCGAGCGCGGCGCGTTGTTCACCGCAGAACACGTCGACGACAATGATACCGCGACCGAAGAGTTTGAGCAGCGGCCCCATCTGCTGCTGGTGCTTGCGAGGCAGCATGGTGTCGGTGTGCTTGAAGAGGTACTGGCCGAGATCGTGCTCGCCCATGATCATGCGTTTGGCGCGCATGCTGATGCTGTCGTCCTTTGGAGCAGTCGGTGCCGCTTCCGGTGCAGCCGAAGAGTTGTTCTTCGCTGCAAACGCGAGCTCGGCCGCCTTAATGGCGTGTTCGGGATCACTCGGGTCGGCCGGCATGTCGCCGAGCTCACGTTCGATCGCAGCGGCCGCCGCTGCGACATGCGGCGCCTGTGCGACGCGGGCATCCTCCGCCGCGATGCGGTCGGCCTGTTCGTAGTGCTCAGCTGCGGCCTGAATAACGTCGAGCAGCTCGTCATCGCTGTTGGACGAATGGTCATTCGTCTCGTCCTCGACCGTCACCGCCGGGATAGACTCACGCTGCTCCTGGGCAACCACGATGCTCGGTGTCGGTTTTGTTTTGCGTCGAGCGTCCCCGAGCTGGGAGAGGTTGTTCAGTGTGAGTTCCGCGAGCAGTGCATCGGTTTCGTCCGCGGCCGCTTTCTCGGCACGGCGCGCTGCACGCTGGTCCACGCTGTGGTCCTGCACGCCACCCACCAGGGTGAAGTTGGTGATGGGCGTGCCGAGCTCGACGGGGTTAATGGGGTGGGCGCCCGTGAGAACTTGGCGCCCCATGGTTTTCTGGCGGCGCGCAAGCTCCTCCATGCGCCACTTTTGCAGCGGTGTCATGACCATACGTTGGCCCAGAGGGTTGGTACCGACGACGGCCGTTTGAGCTTTGCGCTCGGTGGCGTCACGGATAGCTTGGAGTTTGGCTGCGGCAAGTTGACTCATGACTGTGTTTCTGCAGTCAAAAGTTTCAATTTTGACGCTCGCGCTGGTAGGCCTTTTCCAAGTACTCCAGGTCCTTCGTAATTATATCGTGAACACGGGGGTTCCACTGCTGTGCCTCACGTGCCTGGTTGAGCTGCTTCAGGATTTTGAGCGTGCCCCAGGTTTCCGTGTCCTTCTGGAGCACAGCTCGGCGCTCGTGTGTACGCTGGGTAATGTCATAGGTCTTGAGCGGCACGCGTGTCGGTCGGGGCTCCTCAGGCTTAGCCGGCTTAGGCTTGGCTTTTTTCCTCGACGTCTTTGCACGGCTTGGTTTTTTCTTACTCGGCATCTATATTACCGGCTATAGATTTTCGATAAAATTGAAATATTTTTAATCAAGTACACCGTTCACCACTATGCTCGTTGAGATCCAGAACATTGATTGCGAAGCCCTCGGGGCCATCCTGCAGGGCTTCGACGCCATCGGGCTCCAGGAACTCACCAACGTCTTCGCGCGCTGGGCCTTCGAGCTCGACTGGCCCGAAATCGCTCCCATCCCCAAGGACAAACTCGCGCTCGTCATCCGCATGCTGGATTGCTGCCGCTCCTACAGCATGCGTTTCGGCGAGGACGAGTACACCAAGCGCGTCGTGGAGGACGCCGACGACACCGTCGGCGAGACCGAAGTGGCCGAGGACGAGAATGGCGAGCGATATGATGTCAGCGATGACGAACCCGCTCCCGATCTCCAGACACCTGAGGAACTGCAGGCCCTGGCCGAGGAGCGAGCCGCCAAAGCGCGCGAGATCATCAAGAACGAGGGCGGCAAGGGGCGCGACTTCAGTCGGTGGAAGGCGAAGAAGGCGAGGAAGGCCAAGAAGGCCAAGGAGGCCAAGGAGGCCAAGACCAAATTGCAGGAGCTCCAGATCGATGTGCTCGAGACGGAGCAGCGTGCGGACCTGGTGAGCCTCATCCGGGAGATCGGCTTTGCCGAGGTCGCCGAGCACGTGGAGCGCTTCCGGGATCGCGTCGTCAACGCCATGGTGCCCGCAACGGGCCAGATCGGTCGGCTGCGCGAGGTTCTCGACGCGCTCTGCACTCGCTACAAGGTGCGTCTGGGCGCGGTGCGCTTCATCTCGAGCTAAGTAAATGCTCGCATTTACTCATGAGCATTTGCTCACGTTATTTTTTTCTCCCTCACATAATACGCGATGTTCAATTTCATTGCAGGATTGGTCGTCATAATATTCTCGTTCGTTTGGGGTCACTTCTGCGATAATGCCACCGTTGTCGGTGGCGCGACGGTGCAAAACAATATGTTTGCTGGACCGGTGGCGCCACCGGTCTGGTTTGACCCCAAGACGTTTGTTGTAGAACTGGAGAAGCAGAAGGACAACCCTTCTGCCGGGTGGTGGATCGGTGCCGGATTCGAACCGAGCGCGTGGGAGCGTGTCGACCCCAAACGCTGGCCGAGCCAGGTGCAACTCCATGACCGCGACGGGTTCACGCTTGCAAACGAGCGCCACACCATGCGCTGGTGCGACTGGCAGAAACTACCGGATGTGCGGGAGACCGAGTACCTCCGGAGCTGGCGTGCCGACCTCGACACGATTAAGGGCGAGAACGCATTTCTCATGACGCCCTACCTGCGCGAGTGGCAACGCCGCCACCTCTGGCCGCATGTACCGGAGCGTAGTAAACTGCTAGATATCGGGGTGGGTACGGGTCGCAGTAAGGACCTCTGGTTTGACAAACGACTGGAGGTCTGGGGTGTCGAGCCCAATGAACAGAGTATTAAGACGCTCGAACGCCGACGTCTACCACCCGTGCGGGGGTTGCGGCCCTGGGGCGGTGAGAATCCCGAGATCCAGAAGTGGCTTCAACAAGGTGCGATCGACCTCGTGATGATGAGCTACAGCATTACGTTCTTCTTCCGTTCCCAAGAGACGCTCGCGGCACTCGTCCAGAACTTATCACACGTGCTGCGGCCGGGTGGCCGCTTCCTGCTCATCGGTATGGACGGCGAGCGGGTCGAGCAATGGTTTAAAGTGGCGGCCAAAGCTAAGGGCGACGTACTCGACAACCCGCTCTTCACGATCAAAAAAGAGGGAAAATTTAAGGAGAAGGTGTTTGGTCGCGAGATCGAGATCACGATGAAGAACCCCAACACGCTGGTCGAGGCGCAGCGGGAATATCTCGTCGACTTCTCGCACTTCCGCAAGGTGCTCGCCAAGGCGGGATTGAAATGCGTCGAGGACCGGCACGTCGCGGCACCGGAGTGGATGGGCGAGTGGCCGCGCAAGTTTGTCGAGGCACAACGCTTCCTCGTCTTTGACCGTCTTTAGGCTCGTGCTTCGCACTCGCTTGACGTCGGCTACGCCTCCGCCAAACACCACTTATTTTTTAGTTTAGGTGAGTTAAAAAATAAGTGGTGTTTGGCGGAGGCGTAGCCGACGTCAAGCGAGTGCGAAGCACGAGCCTAAATATCTTCGAAGTCGAAGGGCATGTTCTCCTCCGGTGTGTCCTCCTCGCCGATGCGTTTCGGCAGCGTGGCCGAGGTGGGAAGTTCACCGCGCTTGATGAGTTCCTTGACCTGCTTATAAGAATACTTGAGGATGATGTCGCACTTGTCCTTGTCGCGACCGGCCTCGCCGAAATCGCGCAGACCCACGAGCACGTAGTCGCCTTCGCCCGTCATGTTATCGTGCTTGGCCTTGCCCTTGGTGTTCTTGCCGCGCATCAGGCCGAGACGGACCTTGCTGTCGTAGCACTCGCATGTGAATCGGCAGTTGCCCAGCGTCTTGGTGACCTTGGCGTATTCCTGACCCTCCTCTTTGATCTGGAGGGTCGCGTCGCGAACCACTGAGTGGTTGGCCTGCTTCTTGGCGCGTTTGCCGCCGCGGTTCTTCTGAAGTGTCTGAGCTTGAGTCGCCATGGTGTTTAATCCTCATTTGCTTTCAAATTTGAAAATTCGCTTTTCCGGCTATTTAAAATTTGATTTTTTTATCGCTTATCACACTCCCCCCACTCACGCAGCAATGCAGAACCGTTGCCACACGTGTGGCGGACCTTTCCCGCCGCGCGAATTCCCGGTTCCGCCTCCGCCTCCCGTGTACTTGCAGGTTTCTGATTCGAGTTCGGTGCAGCGCACGATGTACAAGGTCCCATACCTGCCCCCGCCGCCTCAGCAGACCTACTCGACTCAGCAGCAGACCTACTCGACTCAGCAGCAGACCTATGCGCCGCTCCTGCAGCCGACCCACGCACCGCTCCTGCAAGCACACGAGCCCGCGCCCAACCAGGCGTACGACAACGATCGCAGCCGCAGTCGCAGTCGCAGCCGTGAGCGGTACACTCGTCGCAGCCGCAGCCGTGAGCGGTACACTCGTCGCAGCCGCAGCCATGAGCGTCGCAGCCGCAGCCGTGAGCGTCGCAGCCGCAGCCGTGAGCGGTACACTCGTCGCAGCCGCAGCCGTGAGCGTCGCAGCCGCAGCCCCAGTCGCTACACTCGCCACATCAATGTGGTTGTGCGTCCGAGGGTGACCGTGCAGGAGGACGTGCAGGAGGACGTGCAGGAGGACGTGCAGGAGGAGCCGGAGGAGCCGGAGGAGCCGGAGTACCCCTACAACATCACGTACCCCTCCATGTCACTCGGTTATGTGCCTCCCAACTGCATGGTCTGCGGAGTGCGCGCCGCACTCAAGCAAAAGGGCGGATACACCATCTATTGCGGTAACCCCGAGTGCTTCCGCAAGTCCAGATGCTGCATGTGTAAGGTCAAGAGCCGCACTCCCCGCGCCGGCGTCCTTCTCGACTGCTGCTCCGGCGCTTGCGGCTTCAAAAACCGCAAGAACAAGTGCGGTGCACTGCACTGCACCAACGCCGCGGCCTGGGACTTCGAATTGGACGCGCCGGGCACGCGATGCCATCTCGCCCACTACGCGTAAATCGCGTGATCCCCCCTTACAGGGTGTACTATAGTATTTTTTGTTACGCTATCTTTATAGTGTTAGTATATAAATGACAAAGATCACTAGGTTTGCCGACCCCAAGGACCCACTTAACAAAGACAAATTCCAGTACAAGTATGCCGACGGTACCGTTATCAAAGACAAAACGATTCTGGAATGGATCGCTCTGCTCCGCATTCCGCCGGCCTGGACAGGTGTCACGATCAACTACGGCACTTCAGACTCGCAGACGTGCTGCGGCTTCGATCCCAAGGGGCGGATGCAGTGCCTCTACTCCACGGCGCACAAAGACCGCGCGAAGAAACAGAAGTACTGCGACCTCATCCGGTTCGGTGAGAAGCTGCCGCAAATTCAGGCCGACATGAATGCCGCACTCGCGGCGGACCGTTATACCAAGAACAAGCTCATCGCAATCGTGCTCAAGATCGTGACGTGCTGCGGTTTCCGTCTCGGAACCTTGACCTACGAAGCCGAGAACAACAGTTACGGTATCACCACGATACGCCGCGAGCACGTCCAGTTCACAGCGGAGGGTGTCCATATCAAGTTCGTGGGTAAGAAGGGCGTGCTCAACGAGTGCAGTGTGGACGACCCCAAGATCGTGGCTTGCCTGCACGATCTCGTAAAGATCAAGAAAAAGGACGACCACGTCATGCAGTATCAGTTGGGAGGCGAGTGGCACCACCTCAAACACACTGATGTCAACCACTGGCTCAAGGAGCGGGGGGAGACCTTCACATCGAAGGATTTTCGTACCTTTGTGGCCAATACCATGATTATTGACTTTTTGCTGGACAAGGACCCCAACCCGTTGGCTCCCACGGCAAGAAAAAAGACAATGAACGGAGAGATCAAACGTGTGGCGGAAGTGATCCACAACACGCCCGCGGTCTGCCGCAAGGACTACATCGATCCCGAAATTTTGGAGATGTACATGGAGAAGCCCGTGATGTACCGCAAGCTCTTCATCACACCCGGCACGCCCTCGCGCAATATGTTCATAAATTATCTCAAGCTCAAGTGCCTCACGAGCTAATGCGGTTGCAGATGCGGTGCGTGATATGCGTGTGCGCTCGCGCCTCATCCAGCCGGGCGACATCCCGCTCGTGCGCGAGCACCTGGGGTCGTAGACGTGCGATTTTTTTCCGCCATGCGAGGTCGGCCCAGCTGCACCCCAGCCGGCGCTGTGTGTAGCAGTCTCGGCACTCCGAACGACCCGCCATCCAGATGTGTGGGCACTGTCGTGATAGTGCATGTGCGATCTGTTGATCTAGTGCGCGCGTGACGTCCCGTTGAATCTTGTGTGTGTTGATGTACTGCTGCGTAATGATGAAGCCATGCTCCGTAATGGTGACGTGCTGTACCATACTCGGTAGGGCGGGGCGAGAGTTCATGATCTCGGTTACCGCGCGGTTAAACGTGTCATTAGATTTAGAAGCTCCCATAAGTTATCCTGTTAAACGCACACGTCTAACATGTTACTATTGACATGTCACAACGCGCACAGCAGAAACAGGAGCGCAAGCGTCGCGACCCCGGTGCGAGTGGAAGCAAGACACTCACCACACCACAGGGGCAACAGGCCGTCGCGCGACGGCTCACGGAGCATGACAAGCGCGCGACCCGGCAGGGGCAGTCGGGTCAACAGCTCGGCCCGACTTTCCATGGCGGGCAGAACGCGACGGCGGCGGCCGCACCGCAGAAGCGGCTCGTGCGGGCCGAGGACGGCACGTGGGAGTTCCGCTAAACGATCGCATGCGATCGTTCCGCTAAAATTGAAGCGCCCCGCCAGAGGTACATGTCAAGTTACAGCATCGATACCTTGGAGAACTTGTTGTTTGAAACAACGGGTCAGTGCGACCTCGTGCTCCGCCGGGTCATGGGCTACCTGAGCGGAGCCGAAATTCTCAAAATCAAATCTGAACTTACCAAAGAGTGGCGCGCCCAGTTCGATGAAGAAGAAGACGACTACGGCGAGGTCGATGACGACTTCCACCCATACGAACCGGAAGTGGAGTAAATTATGAAGTTTATTTTTTGATTGAAAAGAAAGGGGCGATAAGAAGTAATGCTGCTACTTAGTGGACGAACACAGGACTACATACGGTGCGCGGTCCTCCGCCACGGTGCGCTTATTTTCATTTTGTCCCACCCCACATGCCACTCGAATATGGTTACGGCGATACGCCCCGCCGTCGTTATGTCGCCACTACTCTCCACGTTTGGCCCGGCGGAGCAACAAAAGCTACTCCGCGCTTGGGAGCGTGCCGATCGGGAAATACCGATCATTTGCGATTCCGTCGAAAATGAGTACATGTCCTACTCGGAACCCGAAATCAACCTAGAGGTAGACGACCTCTATATCCTCGGTTAAAATTGAATTTTTTAGCCCTTGACACTTCCCCCGTGCTCATACGCTCACACTTCCTTCTCTTCCTTCTCTTCCTCTCCCCCAACAATGTCCGGCTGCTCCCACCCCAGTTCGTGCTTCGAGATGATGCTTGGCCCCATCTCGATGGGCGCCGACACTTCCCGAAACGCTCGCTCGAGCGCTCGCGTCCCGACCATGAGCGACCTCCTCAACGGCATGGGTGAGAGTCTCATTCTCTCGGGCAAGGCCTGGGCCAACGACCGCGAGTATGCCGATCCCTACATCTCCTCGATGAGGACCTCGTCCGACAGCATCATTGGTATGCTCAGCTACCACATCGAGAAGAGCCCGGACGAGGCCATCTTCGGAGCGTTCGAGACACTCGGCCGCGTGCTGCCGCCGATGCTCCTGACCGGACCCATCGAGCTGCTCATCGGCAAAAAGAAGCCCGCACTTGTGAAGCGCATCGCCCTGATGCTCGCAGCGACCTTCAAGGCGCACAAGTACGCGACCGAACTCATGTTCGCCGGCCTGGGTCGTGGAGGTTTCACCGCGGCGGATCTCGCCGAGATGCACGCCGCTATCGGGTTCAAGATCACGCAGAAGATCGTCGATCGCGCATTCAGCATCGCAACGCTCGAGCAGATCCAGGCCGTCATCTCGGCACTCGAGATCGACAGCAAGGTGCGCGTCACCCGTGACAACGTCAAGAGCGCACTCGAGCGCGTCTGCAAGCCACGCGAGGACCGTGTCGACAAGATCTTCATCGAGTGGCTGCTCGAGCGCAGCTCGGACGACATCGATGTCGACCTCCCCGCGCTCTACTACGTCTCCTTGGACAACGAGGAGCACGAGCGCAACCTCGGGGAGGTCATCCGATACATCATCGAGAAGGACCGCTTCAAGCCCAAGGCCGCACTCGTGGCTCAGATGAAGCCCGGCCACAAGAAGACGTTCACCCGCGAGTTCGGCTACGACTTCAACGCGACTCGTTCGGCCAGCCCGCAGAGCCCGCAGAGCCCGCAGAGCCCGAACGGTCTCGCCAGCGCGTCCTCGAGTGCGACGCACCAGCCCTTCCAGGGCACCCCCAACAAACTCGGCTCGTCGGCACGTCCCGGCAACGTGGCCGACGCGTCTGCTGCGGCAGCCGAGCCGTCGTCATCCGTCACGGTCGAGGACGAGACCCAGTAAGGGGGACACACACCAACGCTGTACCGCACACACCAACGCTGTACCGCACACACCAACGCTGTACCACACCTTATGTAAAAAAAAATAGATCGCGCCTCTAGGGGCGTCTAGCCCAGACGAGCGTACGCCTCGTCGAGCGTGATTTTTTGTACCTTGGCGTACTTCGTCATGATATAGATGCTGGTGCGACAGTCGAAGCAGTTGTCCAGGGCGACCGCTTTGCTCTTAGCCGCGTACTTGAACGCCGTGGGACGGAAGCAGCGATGGAACGTCATCATCTCCTGCTGGAAGATATCGGGCAGGATGTTCCACTCCTGGCGATCTCGACCGTACACGAGTGCGATGCGCGTGCTCGTGAGTTCAGCGTAGGGGTAGAGCATGACACGACCCTTGAGCACCTTGTGTGTGAGGTCCTCGTGGCTGAAGTCGAGCATGCCGCAATGCGGTTCGAACTCCTTGATGAGTTCCATCGCACTCGCGTACGCCGTGTGACTCACCACGGCCTCGACATTGTCCGCAGTGGGCTCCACGGCGCCATCACGTGTGCGGAAATGCATCGCGGGAAAGAGGCGGCGCAGGTGTTCGACCCGTGCCGCCTCAACCAGATCGTGGGCATAGAGCACTTGCGCATCCGGGAGCAGTGTCGAGAGGAACTCGATATCGACCAGGAGTTCACCTTTCATGGGGTCGACCTGGAGCGACTCGCAATCCTCATCTGCCCCAAGGAGTCCGGCAATGTCCTTGGTCTTCTGCCGAGAGAACTTGTAGCTAAAATTCGCTTCCAAGTTATCCGCGATGTGGGGGTTCTCCTTACGTACCTCCTCCGGCTTCATGTCACTCGCACCCCGGTTCTCTTTGCGGAATGAGAGGATAGCGAACTTGCTCCAGTCCTCACTGATGTCCCATGCGTCCGTCTCGGGCGCACCATGATCCTGCATGAGCGCGAAACCCGCGCGGTCCATGTCTTTCATGAGTGCTGCACGCCCCACTTCGGGGTGGCTATCGTCACCCGCGCCGGGACGGCAGATCACGACCATGCGCCCGCCCGCCGCGACCGACTTGGCGAGGCAACTCACGTGCCCCAGGAGTTCGGGATCCATAGTGACGAGGAGCTGAGCGCCACCAATGAAATCCTTGGGTAGTTCGATGCGGCCGATCTGGTCGTACAGTACCTGAACCACGCGGCTGTTGTTGCTTAGGTCGGGGCGATAAGCCGCGAGCGTGTCGGTAGGACGCGCCGGCATGAGTGCGCCCCGCACCGGTACGAACGCCGCACCCGCGGTGTTCTGACTCTCGAACGGAATGAATGGACACATGTGTACCAGAGCGTTAGAGACCATCTCGTCACCCAAGAGGTCGGCAACCACGCGCATCACCGGCGCGTGCAGCGCGTCGAATCGGCTCGCGCGCTGTGCGGGTGGCGACCAAATGTACTCGAGCGGGAATGGGTTTGCGATCTTGCTCCAGATGTCCATCGCGGTCTTGGTGTCGTTACCGATCTCGGTACCGTTGCGTAGCAAGCTCGGTTTGTCCTCACGCAGGCGGCGCAGCTCCCAGTGCCCGCCCACCGCGGTGCGGGGCTGCGGTGCAATGTAGATGAATTCTCCGATATAACCGTGCAGGTCGGGGCGATCGGTGCTCCAGACATGCGCCGCCGGGAGGTCGGGCGGGCTGAACGGCTGCGGCACGTAGAGTGCGGTCTTGTCGAGGTGGAAGATATCGAGGTAGCGCTTCAGGGGGAATCCCGGGTGCTTGATCAGGTGAGCCGCCGATACACCCACGTTGAGGATGTATAGCGTGTCGCCCTCATTCACCCTGATGTAAGGTGCCTTGCCAATGAGCCAGTCTGGGCACTGCACGATGAGCTGGTCGACCGTGCTCTCCTCAGCTGGCTTCCATTTCAAGCTATCCTGCTTGAAGTAGGCCTCGTCGGTCGAGATGATCAGGCCGTCACGATGGTACGCGGGGCGGCGGCGCCACCACGCAAGTACGTCCTCACCCCGCTCGACAACGCGTGCGGGACAGACCGCCAGACCCGGGACTTTGAGAGCCGCGACACCGGTCTTGGTGTCGGTCACCAGCGCGAGCCGCTCGGTGTCGCGCAGCCCCGTGACGCAGCGACCGCGCCAGACCAGGGCGTGCAACACGTACCAGACGTCGTTGTGGAATTCGCAATCAAATACGAACGTGCCCTCGGCGGCCTCTTCGGGCCACTCATCAATGGCCTTGGCCCCGACACAGATGAGCGTGCCGTCGCGAATCCAAACGAGCTCGCGTGTGCCGTCGATCTTGTCACGCAGCACCATACCCTGGAGGCGGTGCGCATGGTTCTCGATCCAGGCCTCAAGCGTGGGCTCGACCGCCTTGGGTAGCAGCCGTGTGATGGTGTTACGCGGACTCAGGCGCTGGAAGCTTCCAGCTTTGGGGTGCTCGATCATGATGGCGACACGTCGCACGGCGTCGAGCATTTCGTGATCCACCAAGGGCGCGAAAATGCTGTAGCTCTGGTAGAGGTCGTCGAGTTCGAGCATGCTGACGGCATCCTCGGCCGAGAGCGCGGAGTGGCCGTTCTGAGGGTTGAGCTCGCGCTCGAACTCCCAGTGGTCCCACCACGGCCAGAGTTCGAGCGGGTCGCAGCACGCCAGCAACTTGGCCTTGGCGTCTTGGATGTTGGGGAGGTCGCAGACCTTGACGGCGCTCACGTCGATAAGCCAGGGTGAATCGATGGCCTCCGTGCCGAGACGCTGCGCATCCGTCATGGTGCTGGGTAGACCGAGACAGTCGAGCGCAAACGTGAATCGGTACTTGACCGTGATGCGCTCCACCGTCTCCATCTTGCGCGGTGCCACGGGCGTCTCGCGTGCGAGTGCCACGCGCATCCCCCCGAAGTCGTTGGGTTCGACCCAGTCACCGCGACGCTTCTTTTCGCACCAAATCTCCCGGCGCTCGCCCGTGGCGTTGAACTCGATACGCTTACGGAGTTCACCAAGCTGGAGATCGATGATGCGAGTGTGTCGCGCCTTTGCTTGGCCGCCGAGGCGCTCGAGAATCTTTTCGAGTGTGGGGCGGAATCCCGCAGGGTGCTTTGCGGGTATGCACTCCGCGGGGTGGCGGGCGCGCGGATCGATGTAATATCGCACTTCGAGCTCGTCGCTCGGTTCGTAGTTGGCAAGAAGACGCTGCATGGTTGAGTCTACATCCTTACCCTTTCAATCTTTAACACGCTTGCAGGTCTGCGACCCGCTACGCTTCAAGCTCGCCCCGTTCGCAATGCGTTATTTTAGATATATAACCATATAAAAATTGAAAGGCCACACGACTAGTACACCACTATGAGCGTCACTCACTTCATCACGGGACATCTCGACATCAGCGATGCTGAGTTCACGGCGCACTATGTGCCCCAGCTCCAGCAGGCCCTGAAGGAGCCGGACTCCCAGTTCGTCATGGGCGCGGCACCGGGTGTCGACACCCGGGCTCGGCAGTGGCTCATCGCAGAGGGAGTCAGTCCCAAGCGCATCACGGTCTACATTCTCGAGCGCTTCATGGAGGCGGTCAATATCACGGACGGCTGCAACATCATTGTGGCATTTCCCAGCCACGAGACGTGCGACCAGGCCATGAGCGCTGTGAGCCATTACTGTATCGCCTGGGTGCGCCCCGAGGCGGAACAGCGCGCCATCATCGAGGCCATGATCGCTCGGGGCGAGATCCCCGGCCCCTACAGGAAGCGCGTCTCGGCCACCGAGCGCAACATCCACCGCCGGCGCCAGTCGCCTCTGCAGTACTGGCACGACGGCAAGCTCCTGACAGCTCCCTGCAGTTGGAATGCCGTCGGCGTCGAGAAGTGGAGATGGACCAACCAGCATGTCGAACCGCGCGAGTGTGTCACTATGAAGGAACGCAAGGGTCCGGGCGACGTCACGGTGACCACCATCTGCCGCTCATGTCTCGATGCTAATTTCGGATACATCGGCGAGGAGCCCAACCTTGAGTAGTCACGTCCTACTCATATTTTTTATACAAAAATTGATTTCTGTCCCGTCTTGAACAAGATGCCCCGAACCTACTTCTCACACTCCGGTATCTGGGCTGATCAGGCCTGCGGGACCTGCACCAAGCAGCAGCGCTGCTGCGAAATCACGTTCCGAGTTGAGATCGATCCCGGATACTCGGTCTCCCGTGAGTGGTGTTGCGTGCAGTGCATCGATCAGCGATTCGGATCCGCTGCGGGTCGCATGCATGACGACACGGAACGATGCTACCGGTGGCCCATCCGGACAATGGTCGCGAGCGCGGCGAGACCGCTGCCGCGACGTCGAGCGTCCGAACCCGCGATCACCCTCCCGGCAGCGGCCCCCGAGGCCGCCGCGACTCAGTCGCGGTGCACGGTTCCGCTCATCGTCGCGTTGCTGGTGATCGCTCAGGCCATCCTGCTCAGTTCCACGATGTGTTCATGAGCGCGGTGCTGTCGTCGTCGGTACGCTGGCCATAGTATTGCACGTCACCGCGATCCATGGGCTTTGTGGGCTGATTGACATGTTCCCAAAGTTCGTCCATTCCGGGATGCGTCTTATTTTTTAGGCCGAGTGAACGCCCCTTGAGCCCCTCGTTGTCGCGATCGTAGTTACGCGAACTCACCCACTTCCGATTGAGCGGTATGGCGTTACCGCCGCGAAATGTCGCGGCGTTGACAGTTGCTGGTGGGTCGCGCTGGATGTCGTAGTTGAGGTAGTCATCTACCGTTTCGAGTTTCTTGACACGCGCATACCCTCCGGCGGGCAGGAACTGGTTCACGTGCTCGCGATAGAAATCTTGGTTGATTTGTTCGAGTTCGAGATCCGTGTCGGCGGTAAGGCTCTCGTAGCTATCGATGTAGTCGAGCTTGCTCCAGCGCTGCATCAGTCCCGCAACCTGCTCTTGGAAATAACTCAGGAACCTGCTGCCACCCTCGTTTTGGTGAGCGGTATATACGCGTTTGGTCATATCAGCCATATTTGCGGCGCTCAGAAATGAAGCTTTCTTCGACATTGACAATTATTCTTAGTGTGTTGAATTTTGTTCGAGCAAAAAATAATCGTGCGAGACGGCAAAGTACATGTACTTTGTTAGTTCCCGCTCAGCTCGAGCTCCTCCTCCGGGAGCTCCTGCAGGAGCTCCTCCTCGACATTCCACTCGGCAAATGCCGCATCCGCCTCTTCCGCCGCCTGCCGCTCGGCATCGGTCATCTCGCCAACGACCTCGCCCGTGCTGAGATTGATCGTCGCGGTATCGCGATTCACACCTCGGCGACGAGCGGCCTTGCGCTGGTAGTACTCGCGCCAAGCCGTGCTGCGATCCAGCTGCTCCTGTGCGATACGCTGCTTGGCGCGGTCGTCGAGCTCGACCGTCTTGGGGAGCTGACGCGCAAGGGACGCCCATGTCTTCGGTCGGCTCTGCTCATGAATGATATCGTCCGGGCTCACGCCCAGGAGCACGGCATTACCGCGGATGGCCTGGCCCATGACGAATGATGCTGGACCGTTGGTCCAGGTACTTCGGGTCTTGGGAAAGTGAGCACAGCTCACTTCGCGACCCAGCCAGGTCGTTGTGATGCGCGCCATATTGACGCTGATCTTAACGCGGTTGAGCGGCGCGTGCTGCATGCCGCGCTCGCTGCTCACCGTGCATAGGTTCTCGAGTTCTTGGGAGGAAAACATTTGATACTTATGTCTTTTGCGCAGATGTTTAATAGATAATACCCGACGGGTTAAAACTTGTAAATAAATATATCGTCTATAAAATAATGTACCACGCCCTCATCCTAATTGTACTCTTTTTCGCGTGGCGTTTTGTGAAACGGCGCCGTGAACGTTTCACACTTTTTCCCCCGGAAGATTCCGAGGTACCGGACGATAATAGTGTTGTGGACTCGCTCCTACCAGCAACACTAAATATCTCCACTTCTGGCACGAACAACATCACCGTCACGCAGAACTACAACATCTTCAAATAAACAAATGCACGCATTTGTTAGGTGTGTATGACGCGAACGCGATCGAACTTGTCATGGACGTGGAGAAATGTCGCGTTGACCTGCTCGTAGATCTGGTCGATAACGAAGCGAGGGACGTGGCGTCCGCGAGATTGACACCGGCCGTAGCATTTGCTCTTTTCGAGCACGGTGCGCACGAGCTCAAGCCGGTAGCCCTGGGCACGCAGTCGTGTGATCTCGCCCTCGAGCCAGGTCCTGTTAGCCGATGCGTTATCGACTATGAAGTCGACGCCCAGACTCTCGATGCGGCGCTGCAAGATAGCTGCGAGGTATGCCGCTTCCCGGTGCACAACACCGGAAGCTAGGCGTCTCGGAAATTCGCGAAATTCTGGGAGCGCTTCTTTGAAGAGGTCTGCATCAATGACGAATGCTCCACCTTTAGAAATGTGGTCAGCTTCAGTCGTCTTTCCCGATCCCGGCGTGCCCATCATGAAGGTACATGTCGGGTTCTCCACGCGCTCACGTTTTTTGTCTCCGATGTAGAGCCGGATGAGTTTGTCCTGTAGCGCCTGGCGATCGCGAGTAAAGTTGGAGAAGTAGCTAAAGCCCAGCGCTTGACGTTCCTCCCGGTAGTCACCATAGACATCGGTACTGTCAGACTTGTAAGTATTTGCGGTAGTGCACTGCATTTAATATTTTACATTCTTTACCTTTAAATTACATCAACAAAAAATAGGAATTACGTCGCCGGCCTAAATACCCGTGCCCACCAAATGGCACTCGCGCCCGGTAGAGTAGATCCACCAGGCGTCGGCGAGCGGGTAGAGCACACGCCATGCTCCGGGAATTTTTTTGTATGTCGTCTCGAGTAGCTCACGCGGCACCGTGCGACCGGTCTCCTGAGCACGTTTATCACAGCGCTGCGCAGCCACCTTGATCGGGCAGACGAAGCGGAGCAGAAAGATGCGGTAGCCCCGCTCGCGCACCTGTGTGAGCCAGTCGCGGTACCACTCGGCGTTCGAGAGGCTTCCGTCCACGATGTAGCTCAGGCGCATGCGTTGGCAGACGCGCTCCGCGAGCAGAGCGATAAAGGTCGCCTCCTGGTGGGTCACGGCACCCGCCTGCGAGGCATCGACACGGACGAGCTCGTCCCACTCCGGCAACTGGCGACGAATCTCGTCCGGATCGATCCGGACGAGTTCACGGGTGCGGAACTGCTTGCAGAGCTTGCCCGTCTTTCCCGTGAGCGCATGCGTCTTGCCCGAACCGTACGTTCCGCAAGTGTAGAGCGCGATCCGGCGGTCGCTCGGACGCCCACCCGCCAGTGTCGCGGCCACGATACGGTCCTGCACCGCGACACGCGCATGCGTCCATCGCGGGAACCAATCGTAGTCCATGAGCGATCGATCCTGCCAGAACGCACCGGTAAGCTCCGCAGGCATCTGGATGGAATTGTCAAGTCGGCTGGTCATTGTAAAAAGTTTTGTTATTTTCAATTTTTAGAAATCATGTCAAATATAATGATCGAAATCATCTGTGCCGTCATTGCCATCTTGGCACTCGCGGTGCTATTTATCGCCCCGGTGCGCGAATGGGTCACACCGCTGCTCTGGCCGGGTGATCAGCTGCTCGGTGTCTGGACGAGTCCGACATTCGACATCGTCATCAGTAAGGAGTCTAACAGCTACTACATGGTGACCTGTGAAGAGCTCATGCCCATCACGTTCGACAACTCGACCTCGGGCTACGCCATGAAAGGCACACGCAAAGTGCCTTTCAGTTACGTCGATGGCACGCTCCGGGTTGCGGACAACCGTTTCACCCGCAGCACCCTGCCCGTACAGTGCCCCGAGGTGAGTAGGACTATGTTGCGAGCACTCGCGGCTGAAAAGAAACTTGAGGCAGAAACGGCGAGCCGCGGTGCAATGGAGGCGGCATTGGCGAGCGAGCAGGCCATACGGGCCGAGCTCCAGACCGACTACGACTGGTCGCAACAGGTCATGAAGGATGACCAAGAGCTCATTGCGAGCCTCAAGGTGCTACGTGAGCAGGACCGCCTCATCGGGGCCTGGATCTCACCTCGATCTTCAGCGGTTATCAGCCAGATCTCGAGCGGTTACTTGGTGCGCATGCGACACCGAGATGCCATCGAGCTCCGCTTCGACCAGGGCTCCGACACGCAGGGTCTCGCATACGAACTCTACAACTCGAACAGCACAGGTACCAAATTCACGGTAACTGACGCGCAGATCACCATCGACGCGCCCTTCTCACTCAAGTTCGTCCGCATCGCCGTGCCTGCCGACCTCCTCGTGGGTGCGTGGGTATATAACGGTAGTATGATGGCGATCACCAAGGCCGTTGACGGTTCATATGTCTCGAATGACGCATATAAAACTTTCTCGGCGCCTCTTGGTGACGAACTTCGAGGTAACTATTTCGAGAACGGTGTGCTCGTGGGATCTTGGTGGACCGACCGATCGTTCACGAAGCTCAACATTAGCCGCGGCTCGGTCCAGGCCACTGCTCCAACGGTCGGGCAAGTCTCGAGATTCGCAGATATCGCTGTTATGTCCGACGTAACAGCGGTCCAAGAGCCTACCGCGACGTTAATCGGCATGGGTGTTGCTACATCGGTCGAGATCTGGACGTAAAAAATAAGTGCAGGCATGCTCAGAGTGCCGACTCCGCCGCGCGCTCCGCGGCCTGGTTGCCGAGCCACCACACGAGGTCGTCGGTGCCGTCCGCGGGGCGCTCGCGGTCGTGCCAGGCATTGACGAAGTGGAGCCGGATGTTGCCCCGCTTCATTGCGCGCGACCAGAGCACCCAGATCTTCTCACACAGATCCGAGTTGCTCTTGCTCGTCCATGGCACGCCACGCTCGAGCCAGTCGATCATGTAGCCCTTGCCACCCTCGGCTCCGAGCATGTCCATCATCCAGAGCTTGCTGTCGGTGTGAATCACGCTCGCGAATTGCTCGGGAAGACTGAGTGCGAGCTCGAGCGCGCGAATGAGCGCTGCGCCCTCGGCACGGATGTTGGTGGGTCGCGCTTCGACATCCCAGATGCCGTCAGCGCGACGTACACCCGAGTTACCCACACCGGTCTTGCTCTTTTTTGGTTGGGGTCCCGGAATGGTCACGGTCTGGAGCTGCTTCGACCAGGTGCGACCCGCCATCAAGCCCGCGGTACATGCCACGCCGAGCGAGGCGCGCGTCGAGGTGAACTGATTGCCCTTAGCCGCACCGTCGGTGTAGAAGTGCGTCTCGGTTTTGCGAGGGTCCCAGACCATGTCGGGGTGAAGTTTCGCGAGCTCGCGGAGGTGGTCGCACTCGCTGAAGCTCGGCCGTTGCATCGCCACGGGGTGGCACCACTTCAGGATTCGATGCCCCTCGAAGAGTGGTGCCTTCGATTGCGCGTCCGTGCCCCAGAGACAAATGGGAGTGTCGCGAGGCAACGTGGCTGCGAGTCGCGTGAACACGCGATCCATCCAGGGCTGCCAGATCTTAATGTGGCTGCCGGGCTTGTCCACTTCGACCGTGAGCGCGCAGTTCAAGAGGATGACGCCCTGCGCCGCCAGGTAGCTGAGGTCGTAAGGTCGGGGACACGCTGCAGAAATGCCGGGGACACTCGGGATCAGCCCGTCCGTCTCGAGCAACTTGAACACGCGTGCAAGCGTCACGGGGCAGGTGTCGCCACATGTGCTTAGCGCGAGACCGTCCGCAACTCCCAGCTTGGGATAGGGGTCCATGGCGAGAATGACCATTTTGGGGTCGGCAATGCTGAAGCGCGCGAACCGGAACATATCCCCCGCCGAGGGCGTATAGCGCGCCTTCGCGGTAACCTGGTCGAGCACCGCTTGCAACTCGGTGAACAACCCGTCACCGGTGAGAATCTCGAGCCACTTTTTGGTGGCTCCCTTCAATACATCGACAGCTTGCTCGGGCATGATTGCAGTTATACAGCAGTGGGTCTGAATCAAATTTAAAAAAACGCGGGTAAATTTAGAGCTCCCAGGGCCAGGGGTTGCGCGCCGCGATGTGGTTCGCAGTGGTGCCACTCGTGAGAGCACCAAAACCGCGTGCGAGCAAGGTGAATGGCAGGAAGGCCAGGCTCTCCGTCAGCGACTCGACCTTCTGCTTAGGGTCGAAACGGAAATGTCCGCGGAATCGGGCCGTGCTGAGCGTCTTCAGCTTGGCGCGTGCGTCAGCTTCTGTACGGCTGCCATTGTACGACGCGTCGAACTCGCGAAACTGGTCACTGGGGTATCCCGCGACCTCGATGTAGCCCTTGCGATCGACGTCCTTGTGGTATTCATCACCAGTGAGCGAACCGTCGCCGGCGCGCTCGTTCTTGTAGAGGCGGAACTTGTCGCCCACGCGCTGGACAACGAACCCGTTAATGACAGCGACATCGCCATCCGTGACCAGCTCTTGGTCTAGAGCCGCGAGGACCTTGAGGTGGCTCTTTCCACCCTCAACTCGGGCCGCGCCAAGAATGCAGGGCAGCAGCATGTCAACAATGACAAGTGCCAAGCCCGCAATAATGAGCAGTGGGTTACTGGAGTACCAGCCGTAGATCATCAGCAGTGCTGCAACGACGAGAAGGTACATTATAACAGGCCGTAGATAAAAAAATAATACTGTAAAACTCAGCTTACAGCGGAATGTCACCCCGCTGCACCGCGGCGATGACGTTTGCGACCGGGATCAGCACGACGTCACTGCGCTCGACCGGGACACGTTCACCCGTGCGCGGGTCCACACCCTCGCGTGTGACGGTGCGCCAGCCCATCAGCGTGCCGTAGGCCTGGTGCGGCGGCAGCGGGAGCAGCTCGGCGCGCTCGAGCCACTTGAGCTTGGTCCAGGTCGATGCGCCCATGAGCACCTTGAACGCGGGACCGCCAGGCGCCGATTCGTGCTTCTGCCCACGCTCGTTGTAGACGGCGTCGCTCACGCCGTTGACACCGCAGTCGTATGCGCGCCAGAGCACGAGCATGAACGCCTCTCGCGGAGAGTTCCAGACGGCCATGCGGCAGTCGAACTCGAGCGTGAGCGGTTGCATCGGGGCCGGCTGCGGCAGCCGGACGTCGGTAGGCACGAGCGGGTAGTACGCGAGGCGGCGGAAGAGACGACGCGGCCACCACATCTTTGCGGTCTCGCTGTCGATGAACATCTGCAACACGCGAGCCGCGTTCTCCTTGGTGGTGGCTGCACGTTCGGCACGTCGTCGCTCGCGAAGATGGTTGAGCAGTGTGGTCGCGACCGCACTCGCGCGTGCCGCGGCGAGCGATACGAGCTTCTGGAGCTTGCCGCCCCGGTAGTGCTGGAAGCGGGGGCTATTGGGAGGCGGCGCGATGACGAGCGTGATCTCGTCACTCTGGGTGTAGCACCACCGGGCCTGGTAGCGGCGAGTGAGATCGTGAGCCACGGCCTTCATGATATTGCTGAACTCGGGGTCCCAGCGTGACGTGAACGTGCCCTCGGTCACGAGACGCTGCTTGAGTGTGCTCATTCCCGTGATGTCGAGGCGCAGCGTGTAGCACTGGTCCGAGCGGGGCTGCTGGTGTTCGCGCTCCTTGAACGCGATCAGGTCGCCGAGTGCGGTCCAATGCGGTTTGTCGACTCGTGGCGGGCACTCGTAGAGCGGGTCCTGGTCCGCTCCGCGGAGCGTCTCCTGGGGGGCATCGGTGATCTTGTCATAGATAGACATGGCGAAGGTTGTAAATGCAATTTTTTTATTCAATTTTTACATCAAAAGGGGCGCTGACCAGGCACGCTCCACAAAAAATAATTGGCGAAAGCGCCGTGGAGTTGCACTTATGCCCGCGAGCCGAATCCCGAGCCGAAGCCCGTGTCGCTCTTACCGAATGCCGATGTGCCCGAGCCGAATGTCGGGCCGAACGGGGCGAAGGGGTTCGGCGGGTCGTGGCGGGCCGGCTTCCATTGCGATGCACGCATGCTCGAGATCTCGTTGCGAATGCTCGAGATCTCGCTGCGCAGCGCTGAGATCTCACCTCGCTGCATCGCAAGTTCCGTGCGCAGAGCCGAGAGCTCAGCGTGGTCCACCCGTGCGGGCGACTCGCGACGTGCACGGGGTTCGCGCACCTTCTTCTCCCTCTTCTCGCGCTTGACCTTCTTGGTCTCGTCCTCGATCACGAGGGCGTCCATCCACTCGCGATCCTTGTTGCTGAGCCAGTAATCACCCTCGCTGTTGAAGAACATCTCCCAGGCGTCGTCGAGGATCTTGGTGACCGCGGCGAGGTGTTTCTCGCGCAGCCCTGGGATGTGGACCACAGTGAAGTGGACTTCGGGCAGGATCACGTTGCTGCCGAACGTGATCTCAATGGTGTCCGCGGTGGCCACGCGGAGGCCCTCACGCCGGAGCGTGTATGGCAGGTCGGTGATCCAGTTGAGCGCCACGGGGTCCTGCGGGCGGCTCTTGGTCGTGACCGCGATGTGAGGCTGGGCGTTGCGGCTGTCAATGGCCGCGATCAACATTTGCTGGCGGGCGTCATTGACAACCGTGCGCTTGAGACGTCCGAGCAGGCTCTGGTCGTCGATCTTGACGCTGCAGTCGCCCCACCAGCCGGTGACGGCGACTTTGAGGGTTGCGGGAGTAGAGGGAGTAGAGGAGGTAGCGGTGGACATGGTCGAGTGGAGGGGTGAGTGTAATTGGGGTAAAAAATTTCAATTTTGAATATTGTGAATCCTTTAACACCATGTCCCACGTTATGCAGCACGCGCTCAAATTCGTACGTCACGCCCAGGAGCAGGCGCGCATCCGCGTGAACTGCCGGTGGAACGGTACTGCGCCGATCTTGCCTCACCCCTACACCGGGCGCCGCGACCTCTTCATTTTGCCGAGCTACCTCCGACCGGCAGATCCTCGGGCGGACCACAGGCTCGCATATCACGTGGGTCCCCTGCCTTGCTGCCATGCGCAGGAGTGCACACGTACGGGTCGCCTCATGTGCTGCGGAATGTCGAGCAACTGTCACTTGAAGCTCTGCAAACACCAATACCAGGACTGCTGCATGCAAGTTGACGAGGCCGCGCTGAGCCGGCGCTGATTCATCCTCCTTTACCCTCTTTATTTTTTATAGAACTGCTCGAAGAGGTCGTGGCGGTCGATGGGATTGGGAAGCCAATCAATGCGTTCGGCATGGCGAATGTAAAATTCGCGTGAGAGGTTCTGACTGTAGACGAGTTCATGGAAGTTGAGCCAGTCGATATTACGGTCGCAGAACGAGTCCGTGAGGGAGTACCAGACGCTCACGTAGTCCCAGAGGTCGGTGTGTTCGGGTCGCAGTACCCGCTCAACGAAATCGAGCGACCATGTTCGCTGGTAAAATATATCCTCAATCTTTACTGGCAGGTCCTCGAAATGTGTTTCGATCCAGCGTTGGGACATACGGAGAACGCATTTAACACGCGCCTCTTCAGGCAGCAATTCGAGTACGAGTGCCGCTATCATAGCGTTATTTCTGTTTCCTGGAGGCTCTAACCCATTTGTGGCAATTAAACCCGCTCAAACGCGAGTAGTTGATGGGTGCCGTCCACCAAAGAGTATGCATTGTCCCGGGGAACAACCGACATACTAAGGTGGTCTCCCTTGAGCGACTGGCCCTCGGCCGTTTTAGTGATATAGAATATACTGCTCCCAGGTATGGGAGCCAGTGCGAGTGCAATTTGATCGCCGGTTGTAGTGTCACTATACATATAGTCTTGCGACACCTTGCTCTTGAGAGTGTAGACCCCATTACCCACCCGAACCACTTGCCAGTGCTGCTTGGGGTTGTCCAGGGTGGTGTTGCTCATACTCACAGCTGATCCCGAATTGTAAAGCACACCGGGGACTGATTTGGCAAGAATTCGGTAGTATTCACCGGAAATAATTCCGTTCTCGTCCTCGGGTGGAAGATATTCCGGTCCGTCGGGAATGTTGTCAAGCATGTAACAGGGCATTTCATTTATGTTGGGATAGCCAAGATACGCGTAGTCCAACTCGGATAGAACCTCCTTCTTACCATTCCGAATCAGGTAGTAGTTTCCCGCACTTTGAACTATTTCTTGTGAAACATTTGTGCACTTCACAACTTTATCCATGTTACCGGCAATCGCAGCGGCGATCTTCTCTGCAAGAGTAGGTTCCGGTGGCGGCACGTACGCTGCCTTTTGCGCGGGAGCAGGAGCAGGAGTAGGGGCAGGAGCAGTGACGGGAGCAGTGACGGGAGCAGTGACGGGAGCAGTGGTTGCACGGCTGCTCAACCAAAAGTACGCAATAATGGCGCAAATAACAAGTCCCACAAACAATCCCGTGTGAGATTCGCTCGAAGGTGGATATGCGGACATCTATATTTGTATAGTTAAAAATAATCGAATATAAAAAATATCTGGAGGAAATGTCCCCAGGGGTCATTTCTTTGCTTAGAACTCGGGGCGGAACGCGAACCAGTTGAGCTCGTCGCGCTTCTTTGCGATGGCCTGCGCGATTGCGGTTTCACGCAGACGAATCGCGACGAGCTCGGCGTTCGAGCCGGGGTGGCATCCCGCCTTGAGGAGACGATTGACCGCGCCAATGTCGCGGTTGTAGACGGCGGCGTCGAGAGCGAATCCCGAACGCAAGCCCTTCTCGAGCAGAACTCTCGTGAGCTCGGCGAGACGGTGGCTCACGGCGATCATGAGAAGATCCGACGCCGTGTTCTCGAGTTCGTCCTTGGTAAATCCGCTCGCGACCGCGCACATGTCAATGTCGCCACCGTTCCCCTTGGCGGCGGTGACGATGTCATCCACAGTGATGGGTTTGATCGGTGCCGTCTCGGTCCAGTTCTCCTTGATGACGCTGAGGACGGACATGGTGAGTAGTGGTAGGTGTAATTAGGGTTACGAATTCAATTTTAAATAAAGACACCGTCGATATACAGTATCGACAATGATTTTCGATCTCACTCAACGCGGCATTGCCATACCGGCGGGCAAGCTCACCGCACAGGAATTTACTCGCCTTAAAGGCAGACTCACAGTCAAACATATGGGCTTTGGCGATCGCCTTCAGACCATGCAGTGCTTCACGATCGACCGCAAATCGCGCGTGATGTACGTCGCGCGTATGCGCGGTATCATGGAACTCGCCAAGATGGGTCACGAGATCGCCCCCAAATTCCCCGTGGGCGACCCGCTTTCGGCCGACGTGAGCGGTGTCAAACTCACGCTCAAGGACTACCAGGTACCCATTCTCAAATATCTGACTGAGAAGGCCTACAGCGACGCCGCGGTGGCGCTGGGCGTGGCGTCGTGCTATCTCGACCTCCAGCCGGGCAAGGGCAAGACCTACATCATCATGAAGCTCATCCAACACTTCGGGTGCAAGACGCTGTTTGTCGTGCCGGGCAAAGAGCTCGTGGTGCAGACGCTCGCAACGCTGCGCGAGATGTTTCCCATGCTCACCATCGGCGAGTACTGGAGCAAATCCAAGACGGACGGCGACATTGTGGTCATGACCACGCGCAGCGCCGCGAGTATGGACGAGTATACCTTCAAAGGTGTCGACGGTAAGAAGCAGACGCTCACGGCGCAGGCATACTTCGCGCGATTTGGATTCTCGGCATTTGACGAAGTGCACACCTACTGCACCAAGGAGTATCAAGAGATCTTTATGCGCGCGGCGTGCCGCTACACGTTCGGCTGCTCGGGCACCAGCGCCGAACGTGAGGACAAGATGGACGAGGTGAGCTACATGCATATCGGTACGCCCGTGGCGGGAGCAAAACTCATGGCTCCCGTGATTGCTCGGCAGCTCGCCGACGCCGCGGCGGCCGGGGTTGCGCCACCGGTGGAGTTCAAGCTCGAAGCGTACTGTCTCAAGTACAACGGGCCCGTCGAGTTCACCGAGTCGCTAACTAGCAAGGCGGGTACGGTGAGCTGCGCAAAGATGGTGAGCCAGTTCAGTAAAGACCCATGGCGCAGCCAGTGGCTGGTCGAAGTGATCCGGAAGTGTGTCGCCGACGGCCATCAGGTCTTTGTTCTTTTGGACCGTACCGAGCTCTGCAAGCTCGCATGGGACTACCTCAGCACGGCATTCACCGTGGCGGAACTCGCAATGACGCCGGGTGTTCGAGCTGCCGGAATTATTACCGGCAAGACTAAAGATAAAGAGCGATCGGTTGCCAGGAAATCGAGAGTCATTATTGGGACATATCAGTGCATCGGCACGGGCCTGAGCTACGACGAGTTCAGTGCCATTGTATTTTGGCACCCTCGTAAGAACAAATTCCGTCAATTTCTTAATCGTATCTTCCGGGAGAATGGCGACCGTGGTCGCTCACGTGTGGCTTACTACTTGCAAGATAATGCAACTTCACTTAAGTCTCAATATGCCGGATACCGCAAGACCTGCCAAGCAGAGCGTAATGTCACACCGACTATCATTACCAGAGACTGGACGGATATCATTGTCACGGCAGAGGTTAAAAAAATCTCAGATGATTTCATCAAGTGGGATGCTGAGCATCAGCAAGCAATGCGCGATAGGGAGAATGGCGACGGAAAGAAGAAAGATCAGTCATCCGATGAGGAGTCCTCCGACTCCGATGAAGAACTTGATGAAGGATTGGACTGAATGGATGAGAACAAGTAGTTTCGATACCACTCGCCAGTATTGATATATTTTTTGATAGTTCGATAGTCAAGTTTCATTGCGTTCATTAGTTCTTGCCGAGTAGTAAATTTAACGTCAATCCAATTATTTGAGGTTACATGAATTTGTATTTTGCCTTTGTGAGTTGCGCGACGCGCGTCTGATATTTTTTGTCGGGTATTTTCGTTCATCATGTTTTCATGCTTTGTTGCCCATCTCAAATTTGACAACTTATTATTTGTAGGATCACTATCAATATGATCAACCTCAGGTTTGTTGTCAGGATTTTTCACATTGAACGCCAACAGCATGAGGCGGTGCACGAGGAACATCCGTGTATCCTTCACTCCGTTACATATTGAGAGTCGGCCGTCTTTTCCAATTTTTCGAAGTTTACCCGTTTTGACTTCTTTGACCCGACCATAATTACTTACAGCATAACGCGTAAAACGTCGTACGGTGTCGTCTTCAGACTGTTCAAGTGGTTGCCACTGTTCATCGTCTGCGTTGCAATCTGGAGGCTCCTCGTTAGTGAACTTCCAGCAGAATCCCGCATGTACTTTTCTTCGACCATGCGCAACTGCCGATACTCCTCTGGGGTCAAACCCATCGACACGCACATCTTCAAGCTTTTGGTATGTTTTAATAATGGTCCCATCATTGTCGAGCCGATCAACGCTCTTGGTCGCATGCTGTATAATTTCACGATGTGCGTGAGACGCATTTTCGGACGGAGTACTCCATTCCAGTGCACATGCTCGGTTGTCTGTTTTTGATATAATATGATTTACCTGTGTTTTGTGATCTGGATTCGGAACAAATAGATCGGCAACAAGACGGTGTAAACTCATGTACTTTGCTTTTCCGTTATTTGAGAGTGCTACTGTAACGTACCCGTTCCTAGTTATCGAACCAGTTGTTATCTTTTGTGATGCGATGTTGCGAAGACGTCCGAGGTCGGAAATCTCGTAGTTGTAGTCTGAAATTTTCTTCCACTGTTCAGCCATGATATGCTAATTGAGTACAATTCAATATTTAAAAGATCGACTTTATCAAGTGGGATCTGGAGCAACAACTCTTGCGGGAGAAAAAAGAACAGGGCAAAGATGGCAAGAGAGATGAATCAAGCGATAGCGAGACTGATGATGAATCAGATCGTGACGAGGGGCTGGATTAACCGCGGGGCAAAATACCCAGCAGCTTGGTGGCGACGAGATTACCCTCGCGAACAAGCGTTTTGACAACGCTGTTGACCAAATATGGCGTGACAACGATGTTCTGCAGCACGTCGATGCGAGTGCGCATCAGAGTGATCGATGCTTGCACATCCTCGTCAAACTCGAAAGTTTCGAGTTTCGAGACGAGATTATCGAGGTTGGAGATGAGTGAAAGGTGAGTTGTGGTGTCGACGGTAAGCTCGAGCATGGTGATGTGGTTGTGGAAGCCGTGGACAACATCGAGGATATTTGTTTGACAGTCCGATGTTTTTTGCTCTGATCGAACCGCCGGGTCGGGAGCCAGAAACATGTTGAGTGCGAACTGCGTTGAGTACGATGCGTCAAGGTTAAGAGGATAAAAAAAATCAATTTTGAGACGCATTAGTGCTGGCCCACATTGTCCGCGCGACGGCGGTGACGGCGCCACGATGACTGGGGCGGCGCACTCGAAACGGGTGCCTGTGCCTGAACGGGTGCGGGTGCCTGAACGGGTGCGGGTGCCTGAACGGGTGCGGGTGCCTGAACGGGTGCGGGTGCCTGAACGGGTGCGGGTGCCCCCGCAAATGCCATGAACGCCTGGAACATCGTGCGCATCTCGGTCATCTGGGCCGTGAGTGCCTGAATAACAGGGGCGTCCTCGAGACGAACGTTTGTGGGTACGACATTCATGGCCGCATCGTCAAGAGGTGCGGGCACGACATCTACGGCGTTGTCAACCGGCGACATCTCGACGTCCTGCTCGACCGTGATCGCGGCCATGTCGATCGCGATCTGGTCGTCCTCCGAGATGTGGCGGTCGCGCAGGATGATGTTGCGCACCGTGCCCGCACTCCACTGGCGTTTGCCGCGGTAGGCGACGTCATAGCTGTTGAGCACCTCGGCGATGTTCTCGTAGTCCACCGCTTTCGGGCCGGGCTGGGTCACCAGCGTACCGTCGTCGTTGTGGAGCTCGAGCGCGACCATGAGGTCGGGGCGCCGGGCGGGGATGATCTGCATCAGGAGGTTGTTGATGCCCACCATGGTCTTGGTACCGAGACGCAGCGCGCGTGTGAATGCGATGACGCGCTGCTCGTGCTCGCACGAGCGGAGTTTGCGACCCTGCTGGTCGGGATCGATCTCCCAGCCGTAGGGTGCGGGACCGACGCACCCACCACCCTCGCGGATCTGGTCGAACGCCGTCTTGACCTTGAGGCCGAGATTGCGACTGCTGAACTCGGCGTTGTTGAAGACATTCATGAGCTGGTGAAAACCCGCGGGCGTGCTGTAGTCGAGCGGTTCCGTCACACTTCGAAGTGTGACGCCACGTTGGTCGAGGCGCTTCATGAGCGCCGCGCCGTAGGCCATGTCGCGACTGATGCGGTCATAGCTGTGGCAGAACACAACCGTGTCACGCCGGGCGGCCTTCCACATCCGGGCCTGCTCGGGCAGCGCCTCGGGCGCACGCGCCGAACCGACGTCGCTGTAGGTCTTGGCCTTTTGAAAACCGGCGGCCTGCGCTGCCTTGAGGCAGGCCGCCTGTTGAGCGGCCAAGCTCACGTGTTCGGGACGGGCCTGCTGCTCGGTCGAGACTCGGATGTAGATGTATGCTGAGGGCATGGGGATAATTCCATCAGGTCGTTTCAATTTTACAAAAAAATAAGATGAAGTAAACCACATGCGGTTTACTTGGTGACTTACTGGGTGAGTTCCTTGTAGAAGCTGACGAGCTCGGGCGTGAAGTCTTGCTCCAGGATCACATCGCGTCCGCGGCTGATGAACCAGTCCACGAGTGTGCGGGTGCCGGACTCCTCGAGCGAGACCTGGTCACCCGCCTCGCGGCTCTTGTGCCAGATCCAGTCGTCCGATGAATGTGGCACGCAGTGCTTGTCCCTCGCGCGCTCCATGCAGTTATATGCGTTGCCGTTGAGGTGGAGCAACCCGATGTAGTCGGGATACCGCAGGGCGTCGATGTATTTTTTGGCGTCCGCCGCCGTGCGGAGCGGGATGCGTCCGGCGTCGAGGTGCGCGGTGTCGAGGCAGATGATTGCTCGGTCGGGCCCCCAGCCCGCTTTCTCAAGAGCTTCGCAGAGTTTGTTGACCTCGTCCGCGGTTTGGTAGGTCCACGGGACGGGACTGCCGTCCCGTTCCACGGACTTGAAGGCCTGCATCTCGAGGATGGCGAGGCACCGGCGTCGAGTACCGTCCGGATTGCGCACGTCCGAGATGCGGAGCTGGTTGAGCACCTCGATGTGCTCCTCCGGTCTGATCTTCACGAGGTGGAGCACGACACCCTGTGCCGCGAGAGTGGCCGCGCAGGTAAACTGCTCCTGCATGTGCTCGACATTCTTCCAGGTCGTGAAGTAGGTCGAGTGGACGTAGATGCGGTTCTCATGGCAGAGGTCGCGAAGGTCCTCGGTGTTGAACTTGTTCATGGCACGTCCTTTCGGACCGTGCGTGAAGATCTGGCAGCACCGCGACCCGGGCAGGGCGACGAGCGCGGCACGAATGCTCGCTTCGATACCGGTCTTGCCCTTGTCACGTCGGTCGACATGGACACCCACGGTACCAGTGATCGGTTTTACTTGCTTCTGTTCGGCCATCGTTGTACAAAAAATAATGAGATTCAATTTTTGAACCGTCGCTCATTGTCCTCAAGGCTGATCGGCTTCCTTGAGAAACACTCGTGATGCTGCTCGCGGAGACCCTACGCGAGATAACGTGCGAGGATCATTCTGTGCATCTCGGCATCCTGCGCTTTGCGCATCTCGGCAACCTGCGAGAATTTACGTGTATGGACCACTCTTTGCACCTCGATCTCCTCTTTCACATCGCGGGGGAGCGTGCTGATGGGGCACGTGCGGCAGAGATTCTGTCTCCACACGAGGTACTCATCGACGCTCATGAGCTCCATGGGCGCGCCCTGGCGTTCCGCGCGCGTGGCCTCGGCGAGCACCTCGGCTGTGAGATGTCGGGAGTCGAGGTGCTCGATCGCACCGGGCCAGCCCTTCACGATACGCAGGATGTCTGAGTCGACGAATCGCCAGGGCGAGAATTCGGGCGCGATATCGGACAGCATCACGGTACGCAACGGTCGGCCCCGGCTGACATATTCACGCCAGTACTCGGCCGGTGCACCGGGCATAAATTGGATGTTCAGAGGGCTAACAATCAAGGCGCGATGCATAGTCGCGGGAGTGTGAAACTCCCGCGGCAGTCTCGAGATGCCGCTCGGATGCAGTTGGCTCAAGATCTCCACGAGGTCGGGCTCGGGCTCCCGAATGCGCGTAAAATTGACAGGACCGCACACCACAGCCGCGATCTGGAATTCGCGGGTCTGGGAGGTGTACTGGATGGCACCGCCGTGTGCGCGCACAGCTGCGAGCTCGAGCTCGTGCGTTCTCGTGTCGATATAGCTGATGACGTCGGCACCTTTCTGAACGAGTTGGAGATGCTGCTCCGGCGACATCGCTCGGAAGACGTCCCGCAGCTTGCGCGGGTTCGAGAGCGTGACCTCATGTACATGAATCTTGTTGGCGCTGGCATATGTATCGCCGTGAGGTTCTGCATCCGCGACCCAGTACATGAGTCGGTCGATGCGGAGCCAGCGCATCGCGTCCCCCCATGTCGTGATGTAGAACGACCCCGAGTGGCAACCGCGCGCGAACGGCTCGGGCTTGGGGTGCTGGTGCCTTCCCATGCTCCACTGGTAGTCCCGGTGGAGCATGTCCTGGTAGAGCAGTTTGACCAGCTGGTCGTCGCGCGGCACGATCGAACTCATGGCGGCAGAGTAAAAACGCTAAAAAAAAATCAATTTTGGTTATTCAACCAGTCAACCGCCGCTCCCCGTATATCGGCCGTGGCGCTCAAGGCTGATCGGCTTCCTTGACCGTGTACACCATGCCTGCAAGCGCCTGACCCATCTGCCGGCGCGCCTCGGGTGTGGATGTCACGAATGCGCCGCTGATGCCATCACGACGTTTTCGCTCGGCGCGTCGAGTAGCATACCGCCGCTCGAGACGCTCCTCGCGGAGATCATTTTGCTCGGCGCGCTCCGCCTCGACTTCCGGGGAGAGCACGCGCTCGGGGCACGTGCGGAGGAGTGCGGTCACCCACCCGTGGTACTCTGCGGAAGTCATGAGCTCCATGGGCGCACCACTGCGCTCGGCACGCGTGGCCGCGGCGAGCACGCTGGCGGTGAGGTGTCGTGAGTCGAGATATGCGACCGCGCCGGGCCAGCCCTCAACGATGCGCATGATGTCCGAGTGGAGGAATCTCCAGGGTGAAGTCTCGCGGTAGTAGCCGAGCAGCATCACGGTGCGCAACCGCCCTCCCCGGCTGACGTGTGCGCGCCAATACTCGGCGGGCGCACCGGGCATGCACTTGATGTTCGCGACGTCATGCACCGCGCCGCGGTGCATGATCTCGGGCGTGTGGAACTCCCGCGGGATAGTCGTGATGCTGTGGGGGCTCAGAATGCTCGCAATCTCTGCGAGATCGGGCTCGGGCCGCCGAATGTTGTCGAATGCGAACGGAGTGTTCACCACGGCCGCGATCTGGAACTCGCGCGTCTGCGTGGTGTACTGGATGGCGTTCCCGCGGGTGCGCACGGCGGCGAGTTCCAGATCGCGAGATGCCGGGGTGAGGTAGCTGATGACCGCCGAGCTCTTTTCAAAGAGCTCGAAATGTTGCTCCGGTGTCATCGCTCGGATGACGTCCTGCAGCGGGCGCGGATTCGAGAGCGTGACCTCGTGCACCTGGATCTTGCCGTGGGTCGCGAACACCTCGCCGTGTGGCTCGGCATCCGCGACCCAGTACATGAGCCGGCCGAGGCGGATCCACCGCATCGCATTGCCCCACGTCGTGATGTAGAACGACCCCGAGTGGCAACCGGGCGCGAACGGCTCGGGCTTGGGGTGCTGGTGCCTGCCCATGCTCCACTGGTAACCCCGGTGGAGCATGTCCTGGTAGAGCAGTTTGACCAGCTGGTCGTCGCGCGGCACGATCGAACTCATGGTAAGTAAGAAAGCGTAAAAATTTCAATTTTGATTATTCCGACCGTTAAACACTGCTCCCGTCCTACCACTTCATACTCTTTTAAATGAGCAAAAAGGTTGAGAAAAAGATTGAGAAGAAGGTCTATATGACCAACTACACGTCGTGGGAAGCGTTCGCCGAACGCTTCCAAAATGGCGTGAATCCCATCCTGGAGTGGAAGCGGACCAAGCAGAGCATGTTGGGTGGCACCGCGGGTGATTTCGCCCTCGTGATGACGATGCATCACGATATGGATGATCCCTTCCTCGTCGAGTTGCCCTGGAGCTACAATGCCGCGCGGTTCATCTGCACCAACCAAGTCGAGATTCTGCAACTGCCCGACCTCCGGCAATTCCCGGAGCACAAATGAGAGCAAGCTCTCAGTTAAACACGCCTGCATTATTTTTTATTACTGATAAAGAATGGAACTGCAGGAACTTCGTTTCAAATATTACGGCCTGGGACTGCTCATGAAGCACCTCATGGGGCATATCGATACGCCACAAAAGATGGCCGAATACCTCAAACTCGACCCCGCACAGCCGCTCAGGGTCTCGATCAGCGTGACTCGTCTCGTGACCAATCACAGCTTTGTCGCGGTCCAGGAGGATCTCGTGAGCACGCCGCGTGGTCCCGCAATTATGAATATTGCATTGGGCCAAAGTACCGCAATCGCACACCCCAAGAAGCACCTACCCGAGTTCGCTCAGGTCCAGGTACACGGCTACTCGACCAAGCCCGTTCAGGGCGAGCCACCGGTGGGCCTGCCCACTACGGCTGCACTCCGCACCATGTGGCGCGAGGAGCCGCTGCAGGTCCACACCGCAACCATCAACATCACGGCGACGCAGGGCGAAGGTGATGATGTCCGCACGGCATCAAAAAATATGTACTACGGCGCCGAGTTCATCCTCGGCACCAAGACGGAGTGAGTGCGACGGTGTCGCACTTGTTCCATTTAGTGCGACGGTTCCATTTAGTTCGACGTGATCACCTCCTGACCGCCTCGGCGCACGACGCGCCACTTAGTGCTCGGCGGCAGTGGCTTGCCACGGATGTGACGCAGTTGGCACCAGAGGTCGCTGTAGCGGAGCGATGTGATGTTGTCGACCTCGACCGCGAGTGGCGTGTTGGCGAGCAACATGCTGTCCACGGGTGGCAGATCGGGCGTGCTATAGAGCTGCCAGGCGCGAGTGATGTCGCGTGCCACCGTCTCGAGCTTGCTGCAGGGGTAGATGACGGTCCACTTCTCCGTGATATCGGCACCGCGCGGGTCGGTGGGTCGGAAGGGGTCGCGGAATGTCCAGGTGCGCTGGGTGGGCGTGGCGATGACCGCGTCATACTCCTGCTGGAGCTGCATCGTGGGTTGGCGGCGGAGCGGGGTGAACCCGTCCGGGGACATCTTGCACCACTGCGCATTGCGGCTCGTGGTCACTCGTTTCTCGATTCGAGCGGGTTCGACGCGAGGTTTCTCCTCGACCGGCACGTGCTGGTTGGCTTTCATCTGGCGCTGAATGCGCATGGCGCGTACCTGGCCGATATATTTGCTGATCTCCTCCGTCGTGAGTTTGCTCATGTCGGTGCCAGGTGGCGGGAGCATCAAGTCCTCCGGGTTGACGGGTGGCTGTGTGGCATCGAGCTCGGGAGAGTTGTTCGGTGCTTGGGTGGGCTCGAGCGAGGCCAAGCCTCCTGCAATGGCCATGCGGGCCAGCGTGGCGGAGTCGGGCATTCCTGCATCGAGTTTCGAGAGTACGGCGGTGAGGTCGGCGGCGGTCGGAATGGTAGTCATGGTGTAATTGACATTCGGTGTTTCAATTTTGGCAAGTAAGCTCAAAAATTGAACTCATTTTTATGTAACACCTGATGACTTGGCGCGCGCCTAATTTCGCTAACGATCTCGCCGAATTCGAACGCGTCGATGCGCCGCTATATAGCGGTACCTACCTCATGTCGGCCATTCCCGTGGCCGACATACGCTCGGCCGAGCCCCAATACCGCCGCGCGACACCCAACCAGCTCTACATGTACTTCGGTGAGCTCTCGACGCTGCTCGAGTATACGGGTTGCCCCGATGTCTGCGACATCATGCACAGCGAGAGTGATGTCGTGACATTCCCGCTCACGGATCAGGGTCGCGATGCGCTGCTCGCGATGGCGGATCGTACCTGGCACCAGTTCATCAATATCGGCTACACGCCCGACATGCTGGGCGGATATTCGTTCGCTTGTATGCTCGAGGCCACAAAACAACACGAGCGCGTGCGTGAGCTCGCGCTTCTCGAGTGTCGTCGCCAGCTCGAGGCCGTCCTGATACCGCAGGATTGCCAGAGCGCCGAAGACCCGCCGATGACAGTCAGAGCGCGTCGTGCTACGTGGTAATGGCAAAGTCGAAATTATTTTTTTAAATTTACTCAACCTCCATCGGAATAACAAATTCGGAATCTCCCGATCCGGTAGTGTCGGCTGGAGTAGATTCGGCCCCTTCGGAGAAGCTCGATTCCTGCGAATTAGTATCGTCGATCACATAATCTGACTCGGTTGGTACACTTGCGTCGTCGCGCCGGTTGCCCCCATCGGCACCAGCATCGGCACCAGCATCGGCACCAGCATCGGCACCAGCATCGGCACCAGCATCGGCACCAGCATCAGCGGCATAATAGCCCGAATCCCCCGATCCGATTGAGTCCGACGGGACGGCGTCATCATGCCCCGTTGTGAACCCTTCAGGTTCGGGTTCGGGTTCTTTATCTAGAGTGTCGACGATTATGTACCCACTACGACCAGTTGGGGGATCAGTTGGCACACTGGCGTCATCCCGTCTAGTGTCAAATGGCCAAAATCCACCGTCCACAGTATCTACGTCCGGCCGGACGTAGATACTGTTATCACTTAGCGGTGCGCCTCCGGCCTGTCGTGAGAGACTCGAGCTCATACTTTGCTCGACACGTTTGCCCTCGTGTGCCTCCCAGGCGGCGTAGAACCACTTAATATTGCTCTTCTTACGGCGCTCCTCGAGCTCGTTGAGTTGCAGACGCTCTTCGACCTCCTGGCAGAGACGGGGTACATTGATTTTGTCAGGTACCTTGATCTTGAGTTTTCGCGCCATCTCGATGAGGTACTCCTTCGAGTTCGAGGTGCAAATGCTCCCCTTCTCGAGCTTACGAATGTCCTTCTGCTTCTCGATCTTGTGCAGCGGTGTGCGGATCTTGAACTTGACACGCAGACCCGTACCCGACTTCTCGTAGTAGCCCACGAGCACATCGTTCTCCTTGAACTCCTGTGCGCGCTGCACGTACTCGGGCGATTCGAACCAGTCCCTGTCGGGGTGGTAGAAGCGCGGCACGTTGCCCATGAAGTGCCCGATAGCCAGAACTTTGGGGTCGGCACGCACGATGGGGGTTCGATCCTTGCCTTTCTTTTGGCGCCGGACCAGCACCTCGATCGAGGCCTTGAGCGCGTTTGTGAACTCGCTCTTGCTGATCTGCACACTGAGCTGGGGCTTGCTCCGGTTCAGGCTCATCTCGAGCTGGTGGATCTCGGGCGAGTCGGTTTTGCCGAGCGGCAGCATCCAGGGTTTATACATCTCGCGGATGAACTCCTTAGCGGTGGCGGCCCAGACAATGAGACCCATGAGATCGTAGTAGTAGAGCATTTTGAAGTAGAACTCGTGCATCTCGCTCTTGTTAGTAAACGCCGGACTGGTCCAGAGCGTGAAGACGTACTTGATGATCTCCTCCACGAAGGTCTGATGGAAGCTAACACCAAACTTACCCACCACGGTCGCGAGACGTTCGAGCGGCACGTTCTCGTACTTGCTCTTGAACTTGAGTTTCTGGTTTTCGTAGTTTAGCGTGAGACTACTCTCCTTGAGGTAGCGCATGACGTTGATGGGCCGATTGGGGTGGAGGTCGAACGTTCGGAATGTGCTCTCCGCAAACATGTCGTGCTGGTCATTGCGGAACGGGATAAAGATGTAGTACTGTGCAATGTGGTGGACATAACCCACGGTGCGGTCAGGCTGCATGATGCGCTTATCGATGTCGTTGTGTAGTATATCGAGCAAGTAGACGCGCTGGTCGGAGGTACCTCGAGCAACCGGGCGCACCATGGCGTCGCGCTCCGTACCGTAAACCAGCATACTCAGCGCGATAACAAAGTATTCCTCCTGGAACAAGCTGCAATCCTGCTCGACATGAAACGGCGGCTCACGCACGGAGCGCCAGAGGTCGTCATATGTGAAGCAGATGCTCTGCTCGATAAAGAGGCGCTTGATGATGTAGATGAGCAGGCGGATCTCGTCCCCGCTGTGGAAGATGCTGAACGTGCTCAGGTTGAGGTCCTTGAGGTTCCATCGCCGAGAAACGTTCTGGTTTTTCTCGGGTTCGAACCAGAGCGCACCCAATCCGGGATTTTTCTTGTCCAAGCCCGGTAGTACGATGTTACGTGCGGTCACGGCGTCGATGGCACGTTCATGAATGCGCTGTTCGATCTGCTGGATGACGAGATAATCGGCCATCTTCTCCTGGTACTTAGTCTCCTCATGGCTCAGCGCGTAAATGAGTTTACCCCGCACGCGCTCCTTCACGGGCAGGCAGCTCGTAAAGATTTTGCACTCGATATCGCGAAACTCGGGCGGCAGCATCAAGTGAGCCTTCTTACGACGCGACCGACCCAGAATCTGGATCAGGGTAGCGATGTTGGCGGGTCGCGCCGTGACCTTGACGCGCCGAATAGCTTTGAAGTTGTAGCTCTCCTTGATGATCTTTGAGCCCACGATCACGCGACACTGGTACCCCCAGGTATTGTCCGGGCTGTTGAACCGGTCGATGTGCTTGTGCATCACGCTCTTGTCCATGTCCGAGTGCGCCACGATGTAGCGCGCGGGTTGGAATTCGTGATCCTGCTCCAGGCTCCGCTTATTGTTCTTGCTTGCACCACCCTTCGCCGCCGGTGCCCGCACAACTTGGTCACGGCGCGTGGGTGTCCAGCGAGTGAACTTGTTATCCGCATCCATGATGACCGTGTTCTTAGTGTCGGGAACAGCGACGTGCACCATGACTTTAACGAGTTCGTTGGCGCGCTGGGGTGCGAGCTTCGCCGTGATTTGGACGGCCGCAATATTCCACGTCGTGCCAAGCGTGTGCTGAAGAACCATGATCAACATCGTGTGTCGTGAGTCGCGCCGATGGGCGATCACGACGATATCTCCCGGTTCGCACATGACTTCACCAAGTAACTTATTGAGATTGTCCGCGGCCTTTTGCGTTCGCACTTTGCGCGAAACAAAATCAATATCTCGGAACTTGGTATCGCGGAGCTCCTCGAGATCTTGGAGCGTATACGTACTGTCATGCAAGCCCTGTACTTTTCCACCGTACTTGAGCGGCGACATATCGCGTGCATGCGACACGATACGTTCAGCCGCTTCATCACTGAGGTTCGGAACTCCCGAGAAGCTCATGTAGACGTTGCCGTCCGCCCGGTCGTGGTCGAAGAAGAAGTGCTCGCGCCACCACCCGTGCGCTTCCGTGTCCGTCTCGGGTACGACCACCGTGAGTACGGTCTCGGGCGCGTACTCGAGCAGGTACTCTTCGCAACCCTGGTCGAGGTGCTCGGGTGCACACACGAGCTCGGCAATACGCGTCACGTTCTCGTCCTCGGGATCCCACTGGATCATGGCAATGGCCTCGTCATCGATGAACATCACTCGCGTGGTGCAGGGCACGACCTCGCCGGGCAGGTCTCGGCCTTTGACCCTTTTGTAGAGATCGCGCGCCGCTTGTGCCACCTTGCTCGAACCCGCTTCGACACGCCACTTCTTTTCCTGTGCACCTCCTTTGGCCTTCTTGTGCGCCTTCTGGAGCTGGCCGCAGACCGAACATAGCGTGCTCTCAGTGGGGTTCTGGTCGATGCCGATGAAGCCGTTATGCGTGAGCAACTGCTCAATGAAGAGCACCCCCGAGACGTGCACGACGTCGTGGTAGACCAGGATCTTGCCGCCGTGCGGCGTGAGGTCGCTCTTGATATCTTGAAGGAGCGCCGACATCTTGCTGCTCCACTCCCCGATTCTCGCTTCTTCGAGACCGGGCCCCACGATGACGTCGTTCAGTATCTTGAAGCCGAACTTCTTGATCCAGGCCTCGTCGGCAAAAGCGAGACCGCGTTTGATATCGGTAGTGCGGTACATGCCGAGATCTTTGTTCTGCGGGTTTGGGAAAGCGATATCCATGAGGTACTGAGCGTCCTGCGCGAGCACTCCGGTGTACTCCCGCTTATAGGTCGCGTAGTGGAATGGGCTCATGGGGCAGCGAGTGAAGCGGAGGTAGGGAATGCCGGGGATCTCGTCGCCCACAATCTCCTGCGTGGCGAAATGGCGAGGGTCGGTGTCCTGAATAAAACTTACTTTGCCGCGGAAGATATCAGAAATGCGGTCGAGTGCGCCCGCCTTGAGCGCTTTACCGTCGAAGAAATCATCCTTGCGGAGTTTGGGACGTGGTTTACCCTGGCTGTCGACGGGCTCCGTGACGAGGTTGCCGAGATCAATTACTTCGGTTGGGTTGTTATTGATCGGAGTCGCGCTCATGAACACGGCCTTGATCGTGGGGTCCTGGTCGAGCACCATCTGGAGCGCGACACCCCAGTTGTTCTTCTCCAAGCTGTTGTAGACGTTGTGGATCTCGTCACAAATCAGCAAGCTATTACGGAACGACTCGAGCAGCGGGCGGTTCCATTTCAGACTGCCGTCTTTCAGTGACTGGCGAATCTCCTCCTCCGTCATGTCGTTCAGGTTGCGCTTGAAATCCTGAAGCATGAAAATACGGTTCACAAACGCTTTGTAACCGAAAAACCGGAAGTAGCCGTTCTCCTTTCTCGCTCCGAGGCGCTTTTTGAGGCGCGTCATAAACTCCTGGAGACGGTCCGTATCGGTTTTGTTCTCGTTATGTGCGGCCTCCCGGAGCATTTGGAGCTGCTTGAGTTCGTCGCGCGTGATAAAACCGAACTTCGGGAAGGAGAGTAGGTCGCGTTTAAAGATCTCTTCGGTGAATCCGATCACAAACACGCTGCCAATCGAGGTATCCTCCATCTGGCTCTCACGCTCGTAGAGGCGAATGAACTGCATCGCGATATTGATCGCCGCGATGGTCTTACCCATGCCGGGGTCCCACTTGAGCAAGAGACGGGAGTATGGCGTAGTGGGATTGAGAAAGTTCGCGACCATGCTCTGGTACGACTGGGGCTCGAGATTGACATCCTCCTCCTTGAGGTCGGTGAGATCGTACTTCCTCACCCAACCTTTGGCAACATGCTTTTCGGAAGCCTTGGCGGGTTGGTTGAACTGGTAGAACTCTTTGCGTCGTGTGAGATCCCCCAAAATTTTGGGATCGTCGATGGGTAGATAGTTCATTATTGCTATTCTTAGATCTTGCTTTTGACAAAAAATATAGTCCGATTTTTAGTAACCGTATGGCATGGGCATCTGCATAGGGTAAGGCATAGGCATAGGCATAGGCATGGGCATAGGTGGCCCGGACGGGCCACCGGTCATCATAATTGCTGCGATCGCTGCCGCCGCCAAAATGACAATGTAGACGATCATCTTATCGATAGCGTATCCACCGATGATGAACGTGCTATCCATGTCGGGTTCGTCCGGATCAGCGGACGTATTTGTAGGCGTTACAACGCTAGGGGCCTGGCTAGTGGGGAGCGCGCCCGCTCCGGCACCACCCGCGGGCGAGCCCGAGCAGTCCTGCTTGATCATGACGTTGTTCATGTTGAGCTTGGTCAAGTCCATCATACCCACGTCCTGTTTGCACACCGTGATGTTGCCACATGCACTCTGGTCGTTTTTGAGATTGGCGTTTTTGTAGCCAGAAATGTTGCAGGTGTTATTCCAGCATTGGGGTTTGCTGCTCAGTACTCGGAGTTCGGCAGGCGCAGATGCCGGCATCTGCTGATAACAGCTGCACACGTCCTGATCGAGATGTTGGGGACACCACGTGTTCATCGTGGTGTCGAACTCGCCCGGTGAGCTCTTGATGATTTCCAACATGGTGGGACGCGTCTCCGCATTGTCGAGAATGCGCTTCACGATGTCGGTATTACTTTTGAACTGGGGGTTCGTCCGGATTTCATTAATCCAAAACTCCTTGTTCTTACCCTTGAGAGCGGGAACGATGTCCTCGGGATTTTTTAGCATCATCGCCCGTACACTATTACCTTGCCCTTTGGTGAGGTCGTAGTTGTACCAGAGCAGGCGCGACCCCTGACCCGGCGGACGTGATTCGCAAATTTTACTGCCGTTACCTCCCGCCGGGTCTCCATTAAAATACGGATGGTCACATCCAATGCCGCCCCAAACCAGTCGGGACCGGTTCGCCCCGTTTGCGGGCAAGATAAAGCGCACTTCGGCCAACTCGTCGACCCAGCATGTGCCCTTGTTAGTCGCGCACGCTTTCCAGGTCGCATTGTGACCCTCGGTGTAGGCACACTGTTTTTTCGCGCCATACGCGGGGTCTCGCCCAAATTGTGCGCTAGTACACGGCCATTCGCTCGCGCCGCCGGCCACCATGGAGACGCTCCGGCCGTGGTCCATGGGGTCGTCCCCGGCATAGTAATATACGGTGGCCCCGGCAGGGACTTTGCAAACTCCGCCTTCTTCAGCGCAGTTCATGATATGAATATAAACTAAAAAAAGTAAAAAAAGATTAAAACTTTAACAAATTCCAATTAATGTCGCGAGGGCCTCTCGGCACTGCGCCCGTCTCAACTCTATGGGCACAATGTCGCTCTGACCCGCGGTCTCGATAAGAATGTAGGGGATACCGCGCGCCCGGCAATATTCATCGAGCGCGCGCCCGTCCGGGAGCGGTGGCAACAGCGGCAATTGTCGCCACCGCATTTCTTCATTATTTTTTACCTCCGGCATAGCGTTAAGTCGCTCCACCGCTGCGGACACGAGCGCCCGCAAACGCGCGTCAGTGGTGTAGATGGTCTGTCCCAGGCTACCGGGGTCGCGCGATTCAAACCCCCAGGCTTCGTGTAGATCGATTACGAGATGGCTCTGGTCCACCAAGTCCCGTACCGGACTACAAAATGCGCCTTCCGGGTCGGGCCAGCATCGGTTGTAATCCGCGCCCGTGGCGCGCACTCCCGCGGCCACGGCCGGGGCGTTAACTCGCGGTACGATCACGAAATGGACGTCGGTAGGCATCTCCTCGGGATGCTGTTCGAGCCACTCCGCGAACCCCTCGAGGTAATCGACTGGCGCGGGTTCATTGCCGTGCGTGCCCGCGAGCAAGAGTACCTGAGGTCGCGCGGTGTCACCAATGCGGTAGACACGAAATTCCTCAGCACGGAACCAGACGGCAAGTACAAATATGACTATGATCGCAAGCACAATAAGCATTATCAGTTATATACTTCCCGATATCTAAATATCGAATGCCTTGTATTTGTCCTGCGCCCTCACACCCGTGCCAGCGCGCGGGCACGCTATGTTCGCGCTGCGGCGCGTCCCGTTACATCTATACCGCTACTGCGGGTCCTCGCCCCACATGCCGGTGCGGACGAAAGTGCGACCAGGTCTGTCTGTTCGAGTGCGGTACGGCGCACTGCTCCGGGTGCGGCAGCGACCAACATCGCGGCGCACCGGGTCACTCACGCACCTGTCGTTAATTTATTCACGAAAGATAGTGCGGACAAAATATGGGTCAGTGCATCACTATACCGGTTACGGTGACGGTCCGTCATGAGCGACCGCCCACCACGACGACTCCCGAATTGTTACCTCCGGTACCTATCACGGCCTGGCCGTGGAAACGGCGTACTTACCCACTGCAAAAAAATACGACGTTGCCGTATTAGGTATCGCAGTGCTTGAAGAAACCCATCTCTACAGGATCTTTTTTTGATAGTGCCGCGGTAGTCCGTAATAGGTTCGGCGTGCTCGTTGGTCTGCATGGTTATTTTTTCTATCGAACAATTCAATCCTATACATTATATCTAATGAGCTCGTCGGAAACACCTCCCGACCGTAACAATACTTCCTTTCCTATTTGGAACTACGAGCGGCTCAAGAGCTTGAAGTGGACTGAGAACGACCTCGAGATGTACCACCAGTTCCTCGTGCGCAACTACCTGCTCGAGAATCCCCGGCAGCGAGGCTTGTTGGCTTTTCACGGCACGGGCTGGGGCAAAACAAGGCTTGGAGCCAATAACATCCGCGAGTACGCCAAGAAGCGACAGATCGTGGTCATTGCACCAAAAAAAGTCTTTTCTACCTTCGACAAAGAGTTCGAGAAAGTCGGCGTGAGTACCTCGGACGTGCACAAGATCTCGCTCAAGGCAAACAACTTGACCGCGCAGGTCGAGCGGCTTCCGGGTCATATCGAGCGGTCGGACGCTGATTTCTCGATGGAGACCGAGGAGGCGCAGAACGTGCTCAAAAACACGCCGCTTGACAACACCTTCCTGGTCGTTGACGAGGCGCACAACTTGTTCAACGCCATTGTCAATGGCAGCCAGAACGCCGTCAATCTCTACGACAGCATCATGGCGGCCAAGAATATCAAGATTCTGTTCCTCTCGGGCACGCCGATCAGCAACCACCCCTTCGAGCTCGTGCCGTGTTTCAACATGCTCGCGGGTCAGAAGCTCTTCCCCGAGAACATGGAGGACTTCGAGAAGTTCTTTATCTCGAAGGACCGCCTTCATGTAATGAATGGAGATAAGTTCAAGAACCGCATCTTCGGTCTCGTCTCTTATTACGGTGACTGGGTGCAGGCCGTAATGCGCATGCATCGCCCCATCCGGCTGCCCACCAAGGTCATCCAGGTACCCATGAGTACCGAGGTCCAGTACCCCATCTACTCGGGCTACCGCGACAAGGAGCGCGAGGAGAAGGGCTCGATGGGACAGAAGGGTAACGAACGCTTCTCCCCAAAGATGAGTTCGAGCACCTACCGCATCCGGTCGCGCCAGGCGAGCAATTTCGTGCCCGACCCCAAGGCCAAAGACCGCGGCATCAGCGACCCCAAACGCTGCCCCAAGTTCTACACCGCGCGCGACATCTGCAACCGTCACAAGGAGCCAGGTATTGTCTGCAGTAACTTCGTTAACGACTGTGGTTTGCGTGACTTCGCCAAGGTGCTCGAGCTCGACGGCTGGGAGGAGTGGGACGGTGAGGACATGTCGAAGCACGGCAAGCGCTACGTCCTGATTGCGGGTGATGTCGACGAGGACGTTGTAGCGCACATCCAGAAGGTGGCATCGAGCCCGGAGAACACCAAGGGTGAAATTATTCGCGTCGTGCTCATTGGCCCCGCGGGTGCCGAGGGTATCGAGTTCAAGAACTTCCGTTACGACATTATTCTGGATCCCTTCTTTAACACGGTACGTCTCGACCAGTTCGAGGGTCGTATCGACCGCTACAAGAGTCACGAGGCGCTCCCAAAGACGCAGCGCACCGTGCAACCCTACCACCTCTTGGCCACGTACCCCGAGGGCGCCAAGAAGGAGGACATTGCGCGCGAGCCCACCACGGATAACGACCTCTACGCCGGCGGCAAGCGTCGCAAATTGCTCTCGCTCGAGTTCTACCGTCTCATGATCGAAGCGAGTATTGACTGCCCCATACACCGCGACCATCTGCCACGAGATCGCGCAAACAAGATTCACTGCTTGATGTGTGCCCCCACAAACAAGGCGCTCTGGACCTCACGACTCGACAAGGACTGTCAAGGCCCAAACCCCTGCCAAGCTCCGCGAGTGGAGAAAATGGACGCGAGCGAGATCATTGTCGAAACGGTGCATGGTCCCAAGAAATTCATGTATACAAAGACCAAGTCGGGCAAAGATGTGGTCTTCGAATTCTTTGAATTTCGTGACGATCTCGGCGGTTATGTACCCGTGGCACGTAATCACAAGGACTACGACCTGCTCATGGAGACCATGGCGGACAAGCGGTGAACAAACTCGCGTTTGTTTATTTTTTAAAACTGAACTTGGTAAGGATAGAGACATGAGTCCACACCCGAGAAGAGATCATTTAGCGTCGCTCATCGACACCAGTGCACGTAGCGGCACCCTTATGCACCATGCCGCGGCGCTTATCCATCGCGGCCGCGTGGTCGGGCTGACCGAAAATCAGCCCTACCGCCACGCCGAGGCGCGGGTCATTAAACAAGGTGGGGAAGCGTCGAAAGGAGCAAATGTCGGTACTCGTGATCAGGTATGAACAAGGCCAGCTCAAAATGAGTAAACCATGTGTGCGGTGCATCTTGGCAATGCGTCATGCCGGTATCTTGCGAGTTACTTGGAGCACGGGTGACCCCGACGCTCCATTTGCTACCGAGTCGCTCGCTACCATAAAAAATACATGGGTCTCACGTTGGACGCGTTTATGAAATTTGAATTTTTTTGTCCTGACTACTCTAGCCTCGCTCAGCCGGCATGTCTTCCACCCCGAACGATGACGCGGACGGTCAACACCGACCATGTCCCTCGACGGAATACACAATGTTCAACGCCGATGCTCTCGATGCTCTCGCGAACGCCCTCTCCTACATGCAAGTCGAGCAGCGCACGGCCAGCCCGGCGTCTGCCGCCCGCAGCCAGTCCGATGCATCTCGCAGCACCCCGGTCCAGCAGGGGCAACCGACACCCCTCGCCGCCCTGCCCGAGGGACCGATCTCTCTCGGCGCGCGCGCTGCGAGTGAGGCCCCCGTAAGTTGGGTACGCACGCAGCAGGGCGAGTGCGTACCCGTTGAGCACGGGCCGTGCGGTACACCTGCGGGACCGTGCGACCTGCATGAGCAGGGTCTGACCTGCGACCTCTGCAACGGAGTTCGCAACTGCGGTATCGCGGCGATTGGTAACGGTGAGAGCATCTCCCTGATTTGCGATCGCGGACGCTGCGAGTTCCGGTGCGCGAGTTGCAAACGTAAGGGTTGTGGACGATATGTCAAGAGCCCGAACTGCCCCGAATATACATGGTGCATCGAGTGCGCCACCAGGCTCGATCTCGAGCCCATCGACGATGTGAGCACCGCCGTTCTCATACTTTTCCGCCACGCACGCTTGATCGTAGCGGAGGAATGTGAAAAATTGACGGCGTACAGTATCGAGATACCGGACGACGAGCACTCCGCACAAGTACATGATGTAATCGACATCCTGTGCCGTTATGCACGAACCGAGGATACGTCGTAATGTGGGAAGCTTTGCTGCGACCCCAAACGGCGACATCAACCGTCGCTATTTATTGCGGGCCAAGGCCCGTACGTAATTATTTTATTTACGCATACGGCTGATGACCATGTTGTCATGGTCCTCTTCCTTATCGTCGTCCCGCATGGGACCGTCATCACCACCGGTATAGAACCGTTCGCTCCCAGGGCCGGGTTTGGCGATCGGTGTGGGTAGTGGAGGTAGTGGCGATTCTTTTCGGACAACCACATGTACCGGCGCGGTATTGTACTTGTACCACGCCATAGCGTAGCCAATGACGAACACCAAAACAAAACCAGCGTAAAGTTCGCAGTGCATAATATTAATGCAGGAAAAGAAAACCTCAATACTAATTAAGTTTAAAAAGTGATTAATATAACAGCAGTACAACTATGGTCTATATCGAACGTCCACTGATTACCCAAATCGACACCAAGGATCCCAATGTCCTCTACTCCACCGACATGAAGACCACGTTGAAGACCATTCTGACCCAAATGTACGTCGGAAAGTGCTTCAAGCGGTGCTACATCACCGAGATCATCGATATCGAGGAGAACAGCCCGCCCGTGATGGAGGCAATGCGTAACGGCGGATCGGCGCGCATTGCTATCCGGTTCCGTGTTCGAGGCATCGTCTACGATATGTTCGAGGTCATCCCCGACGCCAAGATTGTCGAGATCATTGAGGACGGCAAGATGCTTCTCCGTTCGCGACACGCCGCAATTATGATTGCGGCCGACCCCCGACTGCAGCACTTCCGAGTCGGTATGACTATCCCGGTACGCTCGATGGAGGCGCGCTACATCCCCTACCGCGACACCATATCGGTCACGGGCATCCCGTTCGTACCCATCGTCCAAGCGACGGAACCCTTTGACGTCAACTTCTCGGACGAGGACCATGCGGCATGCGAACCCCTACTCGCGCGGCTGCGGGAGGCCCAGAAACAGTTCGAGGCGGTACCTCACTCCAAAGAGTGGGCGCAGCTGCTCGATCCCAAGTCGCACGCGATCGAGGGTTTCAAATTTGTGGAGTTCAACAAGGTGCGCGGCCGCGGTCGTATTTCGCGCTCGGACTGGACGCCGCTCATGGACACCACGGTGGCCTGGCAGGATGTCAAGGACGAAAAAACCATCAAGAATTCCGCAACTGTACTCAAAGGTTACATCTCCGCGGCGATCAAGCAGCTAGATCTCGCCACGGCCATGGCGGAGCAGTACGACTGGGCCACCGAGAAGGCTGCACCCTGGATCGCGCTCTACCGCAACGAAAAGTAGGAAATGCCCGAACCAAAATTGAATTTCCAATATTTTTTACATCATGAGCTGGTTCCAACACATCAAACTTGCACTTCTGCGACGGGGACACCTCGACAGCTGGGCGCGGGCTCGCGACTTCCAGATTCTCGCACAGCGGGCCACGGACGAGGCGGAAATGGCACAGCGGCGCGCCCGGGAGTGGCAGCTGCGTTTCCACTCCCGATCCGCACTAGAGTACCAGGCCGAGAGCCAGCGATACCGGGCTCAGGGCTACCAGGTCCACGCACGGACGCTGCACGACATTGCCGAGAGTCACCACCGCCGGGCGCAGGGGATGCCCGGTTCGCCCCACATCGACCACTCCGGTTCGGACGGTGATGACTAGCTGACCGACTTTATTTTTTGATAAAAAAGAGGGCTTGCGACATTAGATATCGTCCGGCAGATCGTCGATGTCGTCGTCCGTAACCACCTCATCGAGCTGTGGCAGGGGCTCCTCACCCGTCATCTTAGCGCGCGTCTCCTCCCACTTCCGGCGCATACGGTCCTTTTCGGCCTCGCGCTCGAGCACCTTGGCTCGAGCTCGCTCCTTACGCCGTTCCACCCGCTGCTTCTCCTTGTCCGCGGCACGTTCTGCGAGCCAGACCTGTTCCACCGTCTTCTGGGGTACCACGGGTACGGCCGCAAGTGCCTTCTTGACCTTGGCGGCCCGACGGCGCGCCGCGTTCTTGCGTTGCGTAGCGGTGAGTACGACTGGTTCGGCGGGCTCAGTTGCATCCTCATCCGCCGTGGCCGTCGCCTCAGCTACCTCCTCAGCCGCCTTGGCCGCCTCCTCAGCCGCCTTGGCCGCCTCCTCAGCCGCCTTGGCCGCCTCCTCAGCCGCTTTGGCCGCCTCCTCGGTACGAGTTTGAACGGAAAGAATTTTGGTCCTGGTCTCGGTGTCTGCGAGCATGTCGAGCAACGCCTGGCGGTTGTCGCTCAGGGCGGTACGACGACGTTCCTCGGCCTTGACCTTGGCCTTGTCGTAGTCGTTCTCGAACCCATCCATCTCCTTCTTGATGCTCTCGTACGCCGCGTGGCGAGCGTCCGCCGCCTCCTTCGCACTGCCACGGGGGTTGTAGGCGCGCCAGAGGAACTTGACATAGTCGGCCTGGCGCTCGACCCAGTCGTCCTTGCTCTTGTAGCCCACGGTCTTGAGGCGCACCAGGTACTTCTGGAACGCGTGGTGGCTATACTCGTCGTACATCACCATATACCGTGTCGGGACGGCATATTTCGTAATGAAGTTGCTGAACCCCTTATCCTGGAAGTAGCTGATCTTGGCGGTAACCTCCTTCTTAGCCCACTCGGCGTCCTTGCGCTTCTCGCGATAGGCGGCCCAAAGTTCATCGGCGGTCTTGATCGTCGCCTCGATTTCTTCGTTTTGTAGACTTTGCATGATACTCTGACTCACGGAAGTGTTTAAACGAATTTTTATTTGAGTGGGAGTGTATCGAGCATCGACAGGACGTTCTGACGGAAGTTGGTACCACCACCCCGCTTCACCGGTTTCACCGGCTTCTTTGTATGCGGTCCGGCCAGGCCGCCGTCGTCTTCTTCTTCATCCTCGAGTGGTACAATGAGTTTGGCATAGTGCTCCTCTTCAGTTTCGTCCGCATCCACGGCTCTCTCCAACTCGCGAATCTCGTTCTGAACGAGCACGGCGTGCTTGAACGAGCCACCTTCATACACGAGAGTGCCGCCATCCACCGGAGCTTCATCCTCGAGCGGGTCATCGAGGTAGAGCTCTCCAAAATCGAAATGCGCGGCTTGATGTGCATGTGCACGCCCACCGCTGGCATACCAGGCGTTAAAACTTTCACTTACGGGATCCATATTATACTACGATATAAAAAAAATAACACGGGAAAATGCGTGCATTTTCCCGATAAATGAATCACTCGAGCCGACTGCGAATGGCCGTGTACATTTTTCGGAATGCCTCGTCCGGGATGTGTGACCAGTAGACACGGCTCCCGTCGGAATTACTGGAGTCGATGTGTGCGTCGTCGACGTAGAGCCGGAGAATATCGAAAATCTCCTCACGACCGTCCTGTGGCAGGCCGTTGACATATTCCTGACAGAACTCCTTCTGGTCCTCAAGTGAGAGTTCGGGCTCGGGCTTCTTATCTGACATTAATATACTACCGAATAGTGTCTAGAGTAATATGAGGACTACAACGTCCGAGTGACAAAATCGAGGATATGAAATGGTACGATCAGTGTACGTTCTACATAATTCATGTTTTCCTTGAACAAAAAGATAGTTAGTGTTAATAATGCAATTGTGGCAGTACTACAGTTTTGCATGCGCATTTATCATTGTCGCATGCGGTATTTCTATCTGGATGATACAGTCGCAACCCGATGCACCGGTGAGCACTATTGACAGCCCCAATTACGACCAGTTGCGCACTCGTGTCAACAACATTCTAGCGCGGGACCTTGTTCATATCGACCCATCATTGCGCGAAATATGCGAGTATGCCGTGGCGGACGGTCGGCGCGTTCGTGCCGTCATTGTACTGAGCGTGGCGCCATATGGTGCCGCGGCGGAAGCGGCCGCTACGGCGGTTGAATACGTACATGCCGCGAGTTTGGTAGTTGACGACATGATGGATGGCGATACTACTCGGCGCGGTAAAGCCACGGTTGCGGCAAAATGGGGACAGGAAACTGCACAGATGGCGAGCGTGCACCTGACGTCAGCCGCATTTCTCGAGCTCTACCGTTCGGTCGAAATGCTACGCCAGTCAACGAAGCGCGCTGACCGGCTCGGCGTAGCAATGATGGGCGTGATGGCCGAAACGCTCAAAAATTTGAGCGTGGGGCAGTGGAAGGAGGAACAGCGAGTTGACGCCACCGATTCTATTATGCGACAGAAGACCGGTAGCTTGTTCGAGATGGCGTTCTTGTGCGGTTGGCTCGCGCGGGGCGGTGCCGAGGCCACCATTCCGAGAGTGCGCGCGGTTGCGGGGCAGTTTGGTGACCTGTTCCAGATCGTGGACGATCTGGGTGATATCGAGCAGGACGACGAACGCGGTATCAAGACGAATTACGCAATTCAGCACGGACGGGAACGTGCACATGCGCGTGTACGTGAACTCGCACAGAGCGTTATTGCTGAATGTCGCGCACTCAAGATCGATACGTCGGCCATCTCGGAAATTATCGACTACCTCGTGGAGCAGTCGCAACAAAAATAAGTGGGACGAGCGCTCTACTCGTCATCGCTGTCATCCCTCTTCTTGGCCTTCTTGGCCTTTGCGACCCGCTTGGCCTTGCGTTTGGGCTTCTCCTCCTCGTCTTCATCCTCCTCGTCGTCCTCGTCCTCGTCGCTCTCGACCTTCACCTTCTTGGCTTTCTTCTTTTTTGGCTTCTCCTCCTCTTCCTCCGGCTCGTCGGGCTCGTCCGCCACCTCCTCGACCTTATAGGGGTCGAGTGACGGGACCTCGTTCTCGTGCAGCATCCAGTGCACACGAGCGTCCTTGAGACGACCCGCACGCTGGATACGACCCAGCACCTGGCGCATGATGTGGCTGTCTATGATCTGGTGCATAAAGATGAGGTTGTCAGCGCACTGGAGGTTGAGCGAACTGCAGTGCGTCGTACTTTTGATCGTGAGCACGTCGACATCGCCCTTCCAGAAAGCATCGATCTGCTGGCGCATTGCCTCGGCCGTGCCCCCGAGCCGCATCCATCGCACGCCCTCCTCGGTGAGGCGCTGTTCGGTCTTCTGGAGCGCCTCGTCGAAGCTCGCGAAGATGAGCGTCTTGGGGGTCCACTGCGGAAAGAGTCTCGCCATGAGTTGGTCCGCGACCACGTCGCCCACGCCCGCCGCCTCCATGTCGGCACGCACCTTGGGAGCCTGAGCGAGCCACTCGGGGTCGCCGAGATGCTTGCGACCCTGCATCACGCTGGGCACCTGGAGCGAGATGGGCGTCTGCTCCTCGGGCTGCAAGCCTCGCACGATCTCGATAATGGCGTCGTACTTGTTGCGTGGGCCGTCGCGTTTCTTCTTCTTGGGGGCGAATGCCGTTTCGACCGGGGCGTCATCGACGTCCGCATCCTCGTCCTTCTCGAGGATGCGGTCCTCGTCGATGCGGCTCAGATCGAAACTCCCCTTGATGTAGGTCATGTCGCTCCACTTCACGCGGTGGCTCTTGTCGAACGGGCAGCGACCCACGATGGCGATACCGTCACGAGTGTGCTCCTTCTGGAAGGCGCATCCGCGCACGGCGCAATCGGCGTGCAGCACTTCGTTACAGCAGGGCATGATGGCGTAGTTCTCGTCGGGGTCGTCGAGTTCGCACGAGCAGACCGTGCACTCGTTGCTCTTGACGCTCGCCTTGAACTTCTGGAGGCAGCGCGAGCACTCGTCGAACTGGTCCTGCCACTTCTTCTCCTCCTCGTCGAGCAGCTGGCGCACACCGGGGTAGCGCCACTCGAGCGGTCGGCGGCGACGCACGTCCTTGCGGGTGTAGGTGTCCTTGTCCTCGCCCTCGTTATTGGGATTCTCCGAGTAGGGTGGCAGACTGTCGATGTCGATGGTGTTGAAGTAGTCCTCGAAGTGCCCCAGAACCTCCTTGGCCTCGGCGAGGCGGTCGTAGTTGGCCTGGAGCAGCGCCTTGAAGATCTGGTTGGGATCGCTCGCCTCGATACCCGCGAGGCGAGCCGCCTCACCCACGGCGTCACCATTGAGCGCCTCCATGATCTCGCTGACCTTGTCTCCCGCCATGCAGTTGATGAGGTCGAGCACTTTGCCCGCGGCATTGGCGAACTTGTAGTAGAAGTAGCGCGGACGCCCCACGCTCATGTACTTCTTGATGTAGTCCTTGCTGACGTGAACGTTGAAGAGGTCGTGGATGACCTGGTTCTTCATGATCTGAGCGAAGATGACGTTGTTGTGATGCACCATCGCCTCGACCGTGGCGTGGTCGGTGTTCTGCCAGGTTCGCCCCGATATCTCGGCCTGAGTCGAGCTCACGAGCCAGGTCGCGAGCGCATTGATGTTGCCCGCGATCGGCGGCATGCCGATGGTGTCGAAGTCGTCCGCGACGAGACGCGTGAAGCACATGTTGCGGCAGATCACCGCGACCATGTTCCAGATCTTGCGTGCACCCTTGCGGTCAATGATGCCCTCCTCGACCTCGTCATGCAGCCACTCCCACTGGCCCGTGATGTCCTTGTTCTTAACGATCACGGCGTCGTAGTAGTTAATGTCCTTGGTGTGCATGAGGCGGTAGAATCGTTTGAGCGGGCCGATGCCGTCCACCACCATGATGCGCATGCCCACCGGGGAGTAGTAGCGCCCGAGTTTCTTGTCCCACTTGTACTCGAGCAGGGGCTGCTTGAGCTTGCGGCGCATGTCCTGCACCACGGTGTACTCGGAATCCGAGTAGTCGGGGCCACCACCAGTGAACTTGGTGACCTCGCCCGACCACTGGTTGACCACACCGTAGCCCACGAAGATGATCGCGGGGCGGTAGACCGTGGTGTAGCTGCGCGTGAGCAGGGCGCGCGGCGCACCTCCGGACTGCTTTGTCGTGAGGTTGCTGTAGTGGTCCACCGTCACGGGGTAGTACGGGCCGTTACAGGGCACCGGGCTCGCGGCAATCAAGCCCAGAATGGTTGCGGACTTGCCAGAACCCATGTCGTTCGAGAGCTTGAACACCGGGCTGAAGTACTCCTTGGTGGCGGTAACGAAGCACTTGTATGTCTCCATCTGGATCATGCTGTAGATACTCCCGAGCTGGTAGGGCATGAGCTGGATGAGGAACCGCTTGGGCTGCTCGATTTGGGGCGTGTCCTCGGTGACCTCCCACTGGTCGCCCGAGCTCCACTCATAGCCATCCTCGGCTTCGGCGAATGCCTGGTAGTTATAGCCCTGGGCCGAGAGTGTCAGAGTGCGTCCGAAAAGATCCTTCATCGTGTGTTACCTAATAGGTGTTTCAATTTTAAATGGTTTTTGCTTCACCGGATACACTAAGACAAAAATTGATTTTTTACCTCGTTTTTACTGACAGCGACCCCGCCCCGCCCATCTCGACATGGCTGACAACATCCCGCAGGAGATCCGCAAGGAGCACACTGAGGCCATGGCGGAGATACAAGACATCGCACTCGGCAACCGGGTTGCAGATGCGCTGGAGCGAGACAAGGCGTTCGCACTCGGGAAACGCATCAAGGAAATCGAGCGCACCTACACGGAACTTGCGCAGCACGTGCAACCTGAGTGGGTGCACGAGGCCATCGCCAACATCACGAAGCATGTCGAGCGCGCGAAAACGGCACACCTCGTGAAAGAGATGCTTCAAAACATCCCGCCGGAGGGCATGGACGCACTCGCGCCCGACCTGAAGGTGCCATGCAGTGACGGCAAGACGCGCACCGCTCGCGAGATCTGCGAGATCCTCCTCGACGAGATGCCCGAGACGACGGACGTGGTGGAGGGTTTCGGACACCGGCTCGTGAAGCGGGTCAAGCTCAAGGACGGATCCGATTGCAAGCTCACATTCCCGCTAGGCTTCAACGGCGCCATCAGTTACGAGGGACTGTCGTGTGGCGAGGGCGACTACGCGCACTATGGGCAGATCAGTCTGGCCACAGTGGCCATGCAGCCTCCGCAGCCGGGCGAGGTGTTCTGGCTGCCCGGCTGCGTAAAGGCCGACATCGAGAAGCGCATGTAAGTTGCGCGATTGTACTCTGACCGCGAAGCGGGGCCCACAGGGCCTGTACTATTTCTTTATTTTTGTTAAACCGTCCACGGTAACGTGTTACTAACTATGTCTGGACCCACTGACGTCGATCTCGACGCATTCATTGCCGAGAGCCTGCCCGAGCCGCAACTCAACACGATGGCTCGCGACCTCACACAACCCAAGGACCCCGATGTCGCGTTCATTGTGCGCGAGCTCCGAGCCGTTATGAACGGTCAGATCAACAAGCTACGCATCATGATCGCTGTGCACCAGGGCGTGCTCATTGCGCGCCGCCTCAAGGTCGCCGGACCTCAGAAGAAGCTGCTGCTGAGCGATGCTCTCTACTTCCTGGTCGACCACAGCGGAATGTCGGAAGATGACAAGCTCGCGAGCCGAATGCTGCTCGACCTCGGCATGGGCGACACGATCGACAATCTCGTCTTCATGGCGACCAACAAGATCAACATGACGGGCGGCGCATCGTTCCCGTTCTGCTGTTTCGCACAGGTGGAGTGATTTAAAGATTGAAAATTTGGGGCCTTGTATCACTCGAGACACTCTTGAGACCCCTACTCACACCATGCCCGAACTCGAAACTGTCAGCACGATCCGTGCCGAGGAGCAGCGCCGCACCGAACTCGTTCGCATGCAAGCGCAAATCGAAGCGGTTCGCGCGGCTCTGCAAGCAAAGGAAATGCGCCGCCAGCAGATCATCCGGGCTTCACAGCTCCACCTCAAGCTCAGCACCGTCAAGGGCAAGACCGATGCCGTGTCCCAGGCTCGCGGTGCGGTACTCATCCAGTGCCTGCTCGAGATCCCCCTCGAACTCCGCAACCGCGGTCGCCGCATGTATCTCTTGGGTACCTACGGCGAGGTCGAAGGCACCCGGATCGCTCTCCGTGAGGGCATCTGAACGCCACATCGCCCACTTTCACCGTCACCACCTTTCACCACCTTTCACTCTCACGACACACCAACAAAACCGTCAGCCCGCGCTGACCAGTTTTTTTTATCTAGCGGTACTATATGCTCCATATCGCCATTGTCGCCGTGGTTGGAATTTTACTCATTTATGTCTTTGGCCCCGTGGCCGCGATGTGTGGTGCACTTGTCATTGGGGGCAAACATCACCATTCTCATCAAACTAACAGCCTAGTGACGTACACTTTGGGGGACTTCAAAGCGCTCGGCGGCTTTACAACCCTGGGTGAGAGCGTGTGCCGAGCCGCAATTTACTTGCAGACGGACGGTCTCATGCTCCTACCAAAAACGGGGGAAGATGTACCCTGGCTCCGGTACAAGGGGGTCTCACTCGAGATCGACGGCCTTGACGAGAAGGTCCAACTCGCATTTGAATATGACGGGCCGCAGCACTACTCTTGGCGCGAATGGTGCAAAATGAGTCGGCGAGCACAAAAAAGCGAGCACGTGCTCGACTACTACCGTGCGCGGTTCTATGACCGCATCAAGACCAACCTCTGTCGCGAACGTGGTATCCGTCTGATCCGTGTTAGTACCTGGACTACATTTGACGCGATGCGGAACGTCATTGCCAACGCGCTAGAGAACGATTACAGCGAACACCGACCCGTGGACGACGCGCATGTCATTAACACTCTCGACGATATCGACACCGACGACAGTTCGCTCTATCCTCAACTCGAGTGGGGCGATGAGAAAACTCCCGGATTTGCCGTGCTCGTGCTACCCACATCGCAGTGGCAGCCCCACCCCTACGCCGCGGACGGTCTCTACAAACAGCTTTTCCAGGAGGAGCTACGCGCATTTACCGACCAGGTGCGCGAGGGTCTGCTCAGCACTTTGCCACTGGGCGACGCGGGGCAACGTGACGAGATCCACCGCGGTATTATGCAACATTTCGAATCGCAACTCTCGACCGTACCCGCACACGCCGGACAGCTTGCGGATGTGCGCGCCGCGCTCGAGGATGTTGCGCGCGCCGTCACGTTGCAGCTCTGCCCTTAACAAAACTTGTTTTGTTATCCACGAACACGCTCGATACCCAGAATTTTTACTGCGGGGAACGTGCGTTGACCCACGAGGCTCTCGGGGCCGACGTCTAGCTCGAGCCAGTCGCCATCCACGGTGTGGTAAATCGCGGTGCAGTTTTCGGGCACTTCGTCCGCACGTCGGCGGACATATGCATGTGTGTGCAGCTGGTCCTCGACGACGGGATCGGCAACGGGTTCCACCCTTTTCGATTCCGCTCTTTCCACCCGTTCCGATATGACGGCCCGGAAAGGTAATGTGCCGAAGTCGAACTTGTAAGTCATTATAACAGGCAGATAAAAAAAATCGGAGTGAACTTACTCCGCGAAGTAGGCCTCCTCCTCCGCAGACGCCTCGAGCTCCACCTCGGCGGGATCGGTCCATGCGCGACTCACCTCGGCCACGGTCCAGACGCGATCGATGAAGTCGACGATGCGCCACGTCGAAATCCAGTCTTCGAACATGAAGTTCATGTACGATTCGCGCTCGCCATTCGTGCGGATCGTCTTCAGCGCGAGTAGCCATCGCGAGAACGCGACGGGGCCGAGTAGCTTGCGCGCGGGTTCCATGGCCTCGGCGAAGTCGTTTGTGCTGGGGTTGTAATCCAGTGCCGACTGCAGCACGGTGCGCAAGTCATGCAGTTCTGTCAACGTGAGAGGAATGTTGGCGATCACTCGGTCGCCCTCATCTAGCGGGGTAAAGGTAAACATGTAACCCTTTACCCCGCTCTCTTTATGAAAAAATAGTACGGGGGGGGGGGGGGCAAATTTATTTGCCCGAGAGGAAGTCGACCGGAGCGGGACAGACAAGTTTCATCCACTCCGCGAGGTGCTGATCGGCCTGGGCACGGGTGATGCCTTGCCATATGAGTTCCTTTCCGTCAACGAACTGGATTTGAAACTTGAACTTGCTGCCGTCCGGCATGATGCTGGCGTGGAGCACATGTGCGAGATTGACCGAACTGGCTTGGAACTTGACGAACATTTGTAAATCTCGTCTCCGGTTTCAATCTTAAAAAATAGCGGGTGACGGAGGGTTACTTGAGCAGCGCCTCGAAGTCGGTCTGGCACTTCTCGGCCTGCTCCATGGTGTCGAAAGTGTAGCTCAACTTGTCTGCACCGAAGCTGATCTGGAACTTGTAGACCTTGCGGAACTCGAGGGGCACGGTGATGACATGGTAGAAGCAGATCTTCGAGGAGTCAATGCGGGTGCTACCGAACAGGATGAAGGGCATGGTGTTTTCACCTATTCGATTTCAATTTTTCCTTTCTCCTCGACAGCCTTGCGCTCGTATCGTACTTGGAAGTCGCGCGCGGCGCAGGTGTAATGCTCGTCGATCCAGTCCCAGGTAGCGAGTTGCTTCGAGTTGTAGTGTCTCCGCAGCTTTCCATCAACCGTCTTCCACTGGACGCGGGGTTCGTCGCAGGGCGTCTCCTGGTAGATGGTGTCCTTACCGGTGAGCTTGTAAAAACACCGGGTGTACTCGCCGCCCATATTGCAGTCCTGGGTCATGTCGAAGGCCTCGACCTCGCCCGCAAGGAGCCGTTTTTGGAAGTCGCCGCGCGAGGCAAAATTGCTGGGCGCGCGACTCTTTCGCCATTGGTCGTAGAAGAAGGTTGGCGCGGACATGGTGGTCGTGTTCTAACCGTGATCGATTCAGTTTTAAAAAATAGCGAGAGAAATGCGCGCATTACTTCTCCACCTCCCAAGTGTGGCCGCACATGCAGCACTCGGCGCGCGTGCACTTGGCCTCGTCGAGGCCGCGCGTCTGGACGTTGGTGATGTAGGCCCATCCCTCGGGGCGGCCCGTGGCCGGGTCGGGTTCACCGTTGGCGTCACACTGGTCGCAGGGGTAGCCCTTGCTCCGCTTGCGCTCGACCTTGGCCGCGAGTCGTGCCGCGCGCCGCTCGTTCATGTCACGCAGCGCGTCGGGGTTGGCCTCGTCCTCGGTCAGCGAGGCGATTCGACTCGGGTTGATCTCGCCCGAGACCACACGCGGAATGAGCCAGGTGTTCATGTTATAGTCGAGTTCCTGCGCTTTCTCGCGCACCGTTGTGCCGTAGCGACGCACAAATTCTTCGGTCTGCCACGAGCACCCGACATTGTCCTCCTTGGCCTTGCGCAGCGTCTCGTTGACGCAACCCGACTCGATACGTCGCGCCAGGACATTTTGCTGTTCATGTGAAAGCTGGCGAAACGGCTCAAAGTTACTCATGGCCCCGATGAGTACCAAGATCTTGCATCGACGCGTCTTGTTGCTCTTGTAGGGTTCGCGCGTATAGAACTCGGGATCGAGGCTCCGCAGGTGCGGAAAGGCAGCCTTGAGATTGTCAAATTGGTTATGGTTTGAGTCGGCCATGGGTACTTGGATAATAGGTTTCAGTTTTTAACTCTTTATGCTCGTGCTTCGCCTTCGGCAAACAATATTTAGTGGAATTACTAATCGGTAATGTTTGCCGAACGGTTATTACAGTTCTAATAAAATTGAATCTTTATACAATTACAAACATGCTCGTACAACGTATCGACCCCAACGAGGACGACGTCCAGGATGCCTGGATCACCGACGAGGGTTACTCGGTGGAGTCGCGTAACTCCGTGGAGCAGCCCAACCTCTGGCGCGTTGTCATCGCCGTTCCGCGTCGACATTTCAACTACATCCAGCTCTGCCGACTCTGGGACGACCGCCTCAAGCCCGACCAGATCGTGCGCATTCGCGAACAGGACCAGATCACGCGCCAGGTGCGTGCAAAGCAGGGCACCGTGATCGAGTGGCAGATGCAAAACAACGGGGTTGATCCCCCGTGGGACTGGATCACCTGGACGGCCAAGCGTGCCAGTCTCGACCTCAGCATCTATCAGCGCTACCACGACACACCACCTCCGTTCCCCCCATGCCAGGCACCGGGCGAATCGAACCAGGTCCACATCCCGCTGCCGTGGTGGATTGTGGGTAATGCTCGAGTCCACCTTCCCGAGCAGCCGGTCGTGATTCCCTACCAGGGCATCCGGCGCTTCGAGGAGCAAAGACCCCTCCCCGAACATCGCGCTGAGTCATCCCTTGGGGATAACCTTCTCGAACAGGGCCGCGCGGAGTGGCATGCCGCACGTAACGGTCGCGTGGGTGTGAGCGGCGCCTCGGACTTCTTCCGGCAGCTGCAGGTGCCGCCCCCAACTGCGAGCCGGTTTCAACCGATGAGTGCTACCCCATTCGAGCCGTCAGCAAACACTCGTCACAGTCGAGCGGGCGAACATCTACCTCTACTCTACTTCAGAAATCTCAACGTGCCGCCCCCCGCGGCACCCGGGGACGGAGCCGCCGTCTACGGCTTCAACCTCCAACCCGAGAGCAGCCAACCGTCGGGCTCCGCTGCCCCACCCGATTCTGGCGCTCTCGTGGTGCCGTTCAACCTTGACCCCAGAACCTACGAACCCTCAAGTGACCACAGGAGCAGTCGAATTGATAGCAGTCGTTTGCAACTCTATCCCGAGGTTATCCCCCAGCTTCCGAGACCGAGTGAGCCATACATCCAGCCGCACGGACGCGGCGACGCGAGTCGCACGGACCAGGTTCCGACACTGAACTTGAATATCGAGGACCGCATGCGTGGCGCATCTCAGCGGGGACGCGAGAGATTGGTCGCTCTTCAAGCCACACTCGGGGATCAGCAGCAATTAAGCCGAGACGACGCCATGCTTCTAGATATGATGGAGAGCGATGACGATGATCCCGACCTCGCGCAATCGTGGCCGTTTGACGGTCGAATGGAGGAGGACCGTGTGCGGGCCGAATCCCAGCGGCTCCGGAGAGTGGTTGCTATTCATGCCGCACGCGCTACCGCGGCCGAGAGCGATGAGCTGCCCCCGAGTCCACCCGCGCTCGTGCGTCAGAGCGGCGGTGAGCTACCGCGGCATCCGGCGCTAGTCGCATTCCTCTCCAGCATCCGCGGGCAAGTCGCGCCACTCGACTAAAAAAATAGGTGAGACAACATGATTTTTTTCTACCAGCTGGGGCGGTACTCGAATACGCGAGTCTGGTCCGGGAAGAGGTGCACCTGCTCGAGCACGTCCTGATATTGTTTGCTCTGGAGCAAGCCAACGATGGTGGTCGCGCCGCTCTTCGTCACGATGCCTCCAGAGTGGCACTTTGTGATGAAGTGCAACTCGTCTCCATCCTGAGGGGAAACGAACTTGAGCGTGCCGCGCTGCACCTCCTGATGGAGGTGTCGCAGGACGTCGCGCTCCGTGCCCGCGGCTGCGATCTCGATCAAGCTCGCAGCCGTCGTGGGACTCTGTGCCACCGCGACCTTGTAGTTACCGGTCTGGAGCTCCTTGTTGACCTTGGGGTTGAAGTGGGCGCAGAACTTGCAGATGACGGCGTGATTGCCGTCGCGGCTGACCTGGTAATACCGGTCGAACACGTCGACACGGCACGCCGTGCACCGGCTCCCGTCATCATCTGCATCGCCATCTGCTTTCTGCAGACTCTGAAGATCCTTGACGAGGTGCACCTTCTTCGCGAGTGTGGTGCCTTGGTACTCCAGGAGCGGTTTCTTCTCGAGTGTGCGCGTGTACTCCATGAAGTCGCTCCAGCACTTGCTGTCGGGCGAGCTGCCGCCGATGAGAGTGTAGATGTGACCGTCCACTCCGACATTGTGACTCAGGTTGAGCACGCGGGGCACCACGTCGACCACCTTCGTGAGCTTGGGAAAGCCCACCGAGCGGTAATTGGGTTCGAGATCCGAGACGGTGTGCGCGACGTCGATCGCGATGGTCGTGGTCGAGGCGATGAGGTTGTACTGTTTGGGGAACTTGCCGGGCACGGTGTACTGGAACAGGCTCGGCTCGGACGAGATGATCCACTGGAACTTGTACTCGCGGTACTTGGTGTGGAACGCGTTACCCACCGAAATGACCATGTCGGCAGCCGCAGTGTAGCACAAGGCGTTGTACTTCTCGATCGTGAACTGGTTTGAACCCACCGCGTGGTCGGTGTAGATCTCCTTGCGCCATCCCCAGTGGTTGAGACGCTGGAACTCCTGCAGGAGTTTTGCGCGCACAATGGCGCCCTTGAACGAGGTGTCGTAGACACCGGCCGCGAAGTTGACGTAGATGAAGCCCCGCACTGGTCGATAGTTGTAGGTCATGCCCTCCTCCTCCCACTCGAGGTATGTCTCGGGGGTGTTGTCGAGTGTCGCGCCCTGGACTGGCGTTCCATCCTCCTGGAAGAATTTGCGTCCGTGATAGATGTTGATCATGGCCTTAGCGATAGCCGTGCAATCGGCATCGCCGATGACGTTACGAACTCGAGTGCGGATGAGCTTCATGGTGTTCCCTGCTGGTTCTCTTTCAATTTTTACATGCTTTTAACCTAACTAGCTAAAATTGAAACGGCGGCGAGGTGTACAACCATGAGTCTCGAAACGCTGAGGGCAATTACCGCCAAGATCCGCGCAGGTTATAACGACCAAGGTCCGGACGACCAGCAGCCCGCAACTGATGTCCAGCAGGATGCCGCGCTCCTGGACGAGATAGCGGACTTTGTCGCTAGCTGCGACGAGACCGAAATCTCCGATCTCATTCCGCGCATCTGGATGCAGTGGCTCGAGCGCAAGTTCATCAGCCCACTCTGGAATCCCAAGTTCTGGGACGCCGTGGCGAGCAAGGAGTGCTTCATGTACACAAAGTACGCGCGGCGCTTCTTCCCCATGGTCGGGAGTGATGAATGGAAGGAGCTCAGCAAGGAGTGCCACAAGGCCAACTACCCCGAGTTCGAGAAGCACGCCAAGTACACCAACTTCAACAAGGGCAACAACCTCAAGCTCCACACCAACTACGGCATGGTGCCGCCGCTCGACACCGCAAAGCTCGAGGTCGAGACGCAAATTCTGGTCAAGGTCATGAACCTCGCTATCGCGATGCGCGACCGCGACACGCAGGACAAGCTCTGGTGGGTCACCGCAACGAGCTACGAAATGTGTCATACCTTGCTCAAGACCGCGGTGGGGCGCCAGCTCACGCGCAAAATCTGGGATCGCGATCGCGACCTGGTGCAGGCGGGACTGTTCTGGACCAACTACGTACTGGCGCACGAGGAGCAGACCTCCGCGATGCCGACCGAGGAGAGCCGGTTCGTGTTCACGCTTGAGGAGGTCAACCACTTGAGTTTCCTCAACAACCTGCCCCCGGACACAACGCCGTGGATTGTCAACGCGCTGCGCAACGGCAACAACATCTACAACACCTGCCCGTTCTACCTCCAGGGCGAGCGCAGTGTGAGTACTCCCGCGGAGGCACAACGCCGCATCGCACACCTCACTCAGGGGTGCTTCCGAGGGTTTGAACGCTTCACTAACGCCGCGCTCACGGGAAGCACGCTCATGCAGAGTCTCTGCAACAACCCGCTCCTGCGACCGCCTGAACGCGCGGTGGAAGGTGGCATGATCCAGCTCGCGGCGCGCGACGACGACCGCGCCCACGTTGACACGAAAAGCGACAATTTTGCCGCGTTCGACAACCGGAGCCAGCTCTACTTTCCCAGGGAGGGTGATATGAGCAGCGATCTCGATGTCGTGGTGAGCACGACCAAGAACAAGGAGTTCATCCCCATCGCGAACGCCATGGTCGCTCTGCTCAACGAGAACCTCAACCGGCGTGACACCGTCACGCTTGCACGTGATCACCCGGACTACGTCGCGTGCAAGGTCAAGCACGACTGCACGGCGAGTGGTGTGCGCTACCATGTCAGCCACCCCAGGCTCGGTATTAAGATCGAGATCTTCCGCAGCCCCCAGGAGCGCATGAAACTCGTTGCCGGTTTCCACGTGCCGCCTGCGCGCATGTACTGGGACTTCAACAAGCTCTGGTACCTCACACGCAGCTGCGTCTCGGCACTGGTCACCGGAATCAGCGAGAACTTCAACTGGTTCAGCTCGAACAAGGTGCCCGCAGATGTCATTCTGAAGTACGCTCAACGCGGCATCACGACCATCCTCAACTTGAAGGAGCTCGAGTGCCTCGAGAAGTACCTCCAGAAGAGCGAGCGATGGGGCTACGGCTTCTACAAGATCAGCGAGATCACGGGTGCATTCCGCTGGGACCACCCCTTCTTCCGTGTGGATGTGCAGCCGCGTGGTGTGCGTTGGGGTCTGCCGGCGCGTGAGGGTACGGTCGGCGCGTGGCGCGCCAATGTCTACAAGCTCGCACGCAAGCTCAAGTGGAAGGACACCGACTTCAGCCAGCGTTACGAGGAGCGCGAGAACACCTTCCGCATCTGCACCCCGCCCCGCATCTTCACCCTCTGAACTTGAGACGCTAAGCGTCTCAACGTTCCAAGCTCGCTTCGCTCGCGGTGCTTATTTTTTTCGTTACACGGTGCAAAAAATGAATTTTTCTCACCTTGTACTCTCCCAACCATGCCGTGCACACACGCAACCTCGTTCCAGTGCCTCCAGTGCCCCAAGCCGCACCCCAACTGCATGGCGTGCCGCACATACTGCGCCTTCTGCACCATGATGTGTTGCTCCGCGACCATGACGCGTTGCCTTGCCTGCTACGAACTGACCTGCCCCGGCTGCGACTGCACGTGCAAGCGCCGGGTCGCGTGCCTGAACTGCAACTGCTACCGTCTCGAACGTGGTCACACCGAGGTGCATGACGGTGCGCGCCAGCGCTGGGTCTGCGCCGACTGCATGAAGACCGCGCATGATGTGCCGGGCCACGCGGTCGCGATCGGACCAGTGCTCGTGGTCGTACCAAAGAAAAAATAGCATGAAGGGCTCAAACCCGACGCTTGAAGAGACGCAGTGCAAGGCGCACTTGGTCGCGCAGGCACTTGTTCTGCGCGACGAGCCCGTTAACTTCGCGTAGTGAACACCACCTCACCTGGCTCACCTCACCGATCTGGCTCAAGTTGTTGTAACGGATGCGGGGTTCGATTTTTTTGTCCGTCCAGGCTACAAAGTACTTCCGAACCCAGGTCGTGTTGTCGTCCTCGAACGAATTACATATTGGCCGCACGTCGTGCAGCACGTGGTAGTCGGTCGCGGCGACATCGGCCTCCTCGCTCATTTCGCGCTGCGCGGTCTCGAGTTCGGTCTCCAACGTACCATCGGGTCGTTGTTCGGCCTTGCCGCCGGGAATGTCCCACCCCAGCTCGCCCGTTGTAGTCGTCGAGAGAATGCCTCGCAGTCGCTTGCCCGAGTCGCGCTGCACAAGACGTTCGAACTTTGTTCGAGAGTTAATGTAAAATTGGTAGAACGAATCGGCATCGCTCGCTTCGGGTACTTTTTGCCAGATGTGGTACCATATGCGACTGAAATCGCAGGACCAGATCAGGAGTTTTTCTTCTGCCGTCACGGCCCCGAGTAGTTCCATGAGCCGTTCGGTGTCCCAGGGTTTGTACTTGCCAAATACAAATCCGCTGTAACTGTAGGTAATCCGGCTACGAACGAGCAGGATTTGTGGAATTTTTGTTTCAGGTTCGCGCCGGCACAGCGCCACCCCAAGGCTCGGCTTGCGCTGCGACCTCTCCCGTTTAATCATTGAGACTACCGATGTATCGCGGCGTCTTTAAATCGTTTGTTAACTACGCGTGCCGGTGGTCATCCGGTGGTGGGTGGGGTCGTAGAGGTCGCGTTACACGCGGTCCCGTTTTCTCCGTTTTCTTTTTCTTAAACTTCATTTCGCTATAAATGTACGAGATGTTATGTTTAATTAATGGATCTCGTCAGCAAAGCAAAAGCATTGCAGACAGATATTGCGCGGCTACTACGTGCAGATGACATAGAACAGCTAGCAAAAAAGTTTGACGACCTCGACTCAATCTACCGTGTCTTGAGCAGTCTGACGCAGGATGTCAAGCTCGTTCGTCAGAATTGCCAGACTGAAATCATTTCGCGCCTCAAAAAAATTAGGTGCGATATCGAAATTCTGGATAATGACCAACCAAGTGCGAGCGACATTCAGCAACTCCAGTCGCGCGATCACGGTACGAAGGAGGTTGCACCCGGGGTCTCACTCCCAGTGGTCACGGTCGCGACCGAAGATTTTATCCCCGATACCCCGCTCTACTACATACGCAGCACGGACGAGTTTGCGTGTCGTATCAACGGCACTCTCATCCGAGGACAGATTTTGGATTTTTCTAACGGTGCAAGTTCAGTCAAATGCCGTAACGGCGCGGCATGCAACATCCCCAGTTGCTCCTGGGGGCACCCCACCGCGGTGACTGATGACGGCAAACCTCGAACCGTCCAGACTTGGAGCCCCGGGAGCTGGCTCTATACCGACCAGGCACTGCAGAAAAAGAACCTCCACATGCGGCATATCGGCGCGCGATCAACATTGTGTGCCGATATGGCACACATCACGCGAAGTGAGTTGGTCGACCGCGCCCGCCAGACGGCACACGATCTACTCGTCCAACTCGCCGTTGACCAGTCTCAGGCTTAGCTCACGTTTGCTCCACACCGCTCCATGCGCACAACTATGACGGGGCCGGGCAGGTAACTCTGAAAATAGACCACTATGGCCTCCCAGGGCCAGAGGCCGGGGTAGATGTCATGCATCGCCGTGGCTTGCTCGATATCGGCGTAGTGCCAGACCTGCATTACACGAGTGTAAAATTTAGTCGGCAAAACGGACGTTTTGCTGGACCACTGGACCAGATCGCCCGGATGTACATCCGGGCTATACGGGCGACATTCCAGTGTCTTTCGCCCCTGTTTTATTTTTTGCAACCATGTGCTCTGCCACTTATGCATCTATAGGGGGGTCAGTTAAAAATTGATTTTTTTGTCCGTAATCACTACCTGCGCAGCATCTCTGTCCATAGTGACAACCGCCCGCCCAGGTTCCCGCTCTCACACACCTCCTTCATCCCACCCCTTCCCTCACGCCATGTCCGCCATGTCCCAGTTCGAACTGAAGCTCATCGCCAAGTCCCTCAGCGGACGCCTCACCGCGTCCGAGCGCGCTGAGTGGGCCGCCAAATACGCCAATACTCCCGACCTCTCGGCCTTCAAGGACGATATGGGAGAGGAGAATTGGGCGTGGTACCAGAGGTGGCGCGGTATCAAGATCGCGCCACCCGCGGAAGTCGTACTGCTCGAGCAGGTGCGCGCCGAGAAGGCCGCACTCGAACAGCAGCACACCGAGGCTCTGGCTCACATCGAGAGACTCAGGGGCGAGTTCCCTCGTTCTCTGGCCGAGCTCGAGACTCGTGTCGAGGAGCTCACGAGTGCACGCGCCGAGACCGAGGCGCGAGTCTCGCAGTACGAGGTCACGCGTTCCCGCGAGCGCGCCGAAGCCGAGTCGCTCAAGCTCGAGTACGACAACGCTCTGGCCGAAGCCAAGGCTCGCGTCGAGGCGTTCAAGCACGAGCACGCCAACGCGCTGACCGAGGCCGAGGCTCGCGTCGAGACGCTCAAGCGCGAGAGTGCAGATGCGCGCGCTGAGGTCGACACCATCACCGAGACGCTCAAGCGTGAGCGCGCAGAAGCCGAAGCCCGTGTCGAGGCGCTCAAGCGCGAGCATGTCGAGACGCGCGCCTCGGAGATCGCACATGCGCTCGAGCTCGAGAACGCACTGCGCGAGCTCCGCGAGGCCAAGACCCGCGCCGAGGCCCGCGTCGCTGAGCTCGAGCTCGCGCAGCGCGCAATCGACAGCAACAACGTCTCGGCCAGCGCGGTTCCCGCAGAGGTCGTCCACTCCGACGAGCCAGACGAGCACTCGAACCCCGAGCCCGTCACCGGCCTCCTGAGTCTCGTGCCGGCGGTCGCAAGTGCCATGCACGCCGCGGGCGCCACGGTGATGCACGCCGCGGATGCCATCATCCACCCGCACGCAGTCCCCACTCCCCCCAAGGCCAAGACCAGGACCCAGCGGGAGAAGGAGAAGGCCGCGATGAAGGCCGCCGAGAAGGCAGCGGCAGCCGCATCCTCCTCATCCTCCTCATCCTCCTCATCCTCCTCCAAGGAGTAACTCCCCCCCCCCACCCCTGACGCCAAGTGAACTCACACACTAACGTCGGAACCCACCACCCACCACCCGAGACAGCACCACCGTCTCACTTTTTTGTAAAAAAATAAGGGCGAGTGCCGGTCTAGTGGTAGCATTCCCAGTGCCACTCGAAGTACTCGCGGAACTTAGGCATAAATTCCTCGGCGGCAAAGCGCGCGGCGTATGCGGTCAGAGCGCGTGTGAACTCCGACTTGGTACCCGTCACGTGTTGGGCCATCTTGAGGTGCATGCCCGGCACCCAGCGGCGGAACTTGTTCTGACGGGGCAAGTCGTTTCCAAAGCCGCGGAGGTGGCCGTGCTCAAGCGCGTCCGCCTGCAGCGTGAGGAACTCTGGGCAGAGCATGTTGCCGCAGCGATAGTTGAACATGCCCGTACCCGTGGTCTGTACGGGTTTGCGCCGAATCTCCTCGCGTGCGGCCCAGATGCGACGTAGGTTGATCTCGAGCAGAGCAGCGTAGCGCTCGGGCGTGAGTTCGAACATGCGCGCCTCGACCGCGATGTGGCGCGCGAATCGCTCCTGGAATCCCCGGATCCACTGCGCCTCCGACATCGTAGCGATGCTGTTAATCCAGTGCTCGTTCGCATCGGAGCAGACCACCGGCAGACCCTCGTGCGTGGGGCGGATCAGCGCGAGCCGCGCGGCGTACTGGGCATCACGTCGAGCGTCACCCATCTCGCAGTCGAGTGTCTGTCGCACACGCGTGGCGAAGACCTCTCGGGAGCACTGCGTTACCGACTTGTTGCTGTAGAGCGCTCGACGCGTGCTGTTGCTCGGGAAGTCGTTTGCGAGCGCGATGAGCGGTACGACTTCCGCCAACGTGGCCGGCGGCGTGGGGGTGTTCTCGAGATGCACCTTGATGTCGACATTGAGCGTCTTGGGGATGTCGTAGTAGCTGTCGACATATTTCCAGACATCGGGCGTGAGCCGTTCGGCCAGCGCAATGAGGCGGTCGGCCCCCGCGGTCGTGAACGTACCCATGAAGCGCTGGCGGAGAGTCTCGAGTTGCGGAGTGCCCTGCCATGCCGGCACCTGCGGCGCGCCTTGACCGTCCACCGGCATCCCGTTGATGAACTTTTCGCCCGTGAGGCCGGTCTCCTGGATGACCTCCTTGATCATGGGCACGAGATGCTCGCGATAGAGCGAGTCGCCTTTCATGGCCGCCACCTTGAAGATCTTCTCCGCGAGCATCTGGTGGCGGAAGCGGCTCGCGAAGGTCTCGGGGCCGGGGACGATGCTCACAGGCTCATCCTCGTCCGTCAGTTCGGTGGGGTTGCCACCCGTCATGAGGTAGTAGAGCAGGGGTTCGCTGAGACTCATGAAGTTGTGTGTGCCCGAGTCTCCCGTGACGAACTGGAGCAGCGCGCCCTCGGGTGTGGACACCGCGGGGTCATGCAGGCTCGAGATCTTGCACCACGCCTTGATCTTGCGGAAGGCGTTCGTGAGCAACATGGCTTCGCGCAGCGTCTTCTCGTCCCCGTCTTTGATGTAGCGCTGCCAGAGTGCAGTGCACGCCGGAATATAGATGTCGAGCACGCGTGCGGGGTAGGCCATCTCGTGACCCGCAATGAGGTAGCCGAGCAGGCGCTTGAGCGTGAACTTCACCACGAACTCGAGGTTGGGCGCGTAAGTCGGCAGCACGAGGTTGTAGTTGTCCTCCGCCGTGACGCCCCGGAAGGGCTGCTTGAAGATGCTGTCGTAGCCGTCGACCTCGACACGCTGCTCCACCGCGTCGTAAAATGTCTGGATCGCGGTGTTCAGCAGCGCCGGCGCGAGCTGGATGCGGCTCGGGGTGTGGAACATCTGCTCCGCGGGGCGCGTCATGAGGAAGGCCTGACCGCGCGTGTCGGCCTGACGATAGATTTCGGCCCAGCTCTCGGCCGTGATGGGATCGATCTCCTCCGAATCCGCCACCTCGAAGGGTGCACCCGAGTGGAACTTGCGTGTGCCCTCCTCGTCCGAGAACTTGACACATACCGTGAATGCACGGAGCTTAGTGCCCATCTCGCCAAGACGGCGCACCGCGACCTCTCCGGCATGGGTCGCCACCACGGTGTAGTCGCGGCGGCGCGCCGAGTTGCGTGTGATCTGCTTCGCGAGCATGTTGCTGTACTTGTCCTCTCGCGTCATCACGAGATCCTGCTGTTTGGTGAGCACGAAACGCGCGTTCTTGAGGTCGCTCTGGTGCACCTGCTGCGCGGCGTACTGCTGTAGCAGGTTCTTGTAACGTTGCGTCGAATGGTGGAACATGCGCGTGCGGTTGAGATCGCCACCGCGCATGTAATCTCCACGCTTCACACCCGATTCGATGTGTTGGCGCACAGTGCCGAGCAGCGTGTCCACGGCGAGCAGACCCTCGAGAATGCTCTTGCCCTGGAAGTACTCGCGCTTGAGTGCATCGAGTACTTCCACGATGCCCGAGATGCGTGCACGCATCTCGATGAGGATGCGTGCGCTCGGCGTGAGGTCGGTGGTCGTGATGAGCGCGGCGTCACAGGGTGTGACCAGGTCGGCCTGGATGAAGTGGCCGAGCTCGCTCACGGTCACATATGTGCGTTCCGCTGCGTCACCCTGCTTAACCATGAAGTAGGCCGAAGTACCCGAGACCTGTGTCTCGAGTGCCCTGGTGATCTCAGCCGTCTTTTCGGGAAGCGCCTGCTTGCGGTCGACATAGATGTAGCGCGTCTTAGGGAACACGCTCATGATGCGTTCGGCATCCGGGACGTGGTCCTTCATGATGCCGAGATATGTCATGGCGACGGGCACCCGGCGGTCCGCGACCCAGACTTGCAGATCGCGCAGGAAGGTATCCGTGAGCAGCTTCTCGGGCGCGGGCTGATAGGCGCCGCGCGGCGCGCTGAATGCGCCGTCCGTGGCGAACAGCACATTGATGCTCGAGATGGGCGTGTTGCGACCCGCGGCCTTGGCCGCGTAGAGCTCGACAACCTCCTGGAGGCGCTCGAATGCGAGTCGCGGGTGTGTCGAGCCGTGCCACATATCGATACGGAACTCGTGCGAGGCTGCACCCGCGCGGATGCGACGCGAGATCGCACTGAAGTCCACCGCGGAGCGGAAGATCGTGGCGACGTTGGCCTCGGTGACCTGCCAGAGACAACTGTCATCCGCCCAGAGCACGAGTTCGACCGAGTTGCCTTTTGCGAGCGCGTCGCGGGCCACACGCTGCATCTCGTCGAGCAGCACATACGCGCAACTCGTGGTGAGCGGCACGCCCCACCCCGAGTGCTCGTCGAACATACTACCCGACATGTCGAGTAGGAAGACCGTGAGCGGACGAGCCTCTTCGGCGGGACCCGCACCCAGCTGGGTGAGCGTGACCTCGTGGAAGCGGCCGTGTTGGGTCACTGCAATGTCCCGGTTACGGGCGGCATCGTGGTAGACCATGCGAGTGGAGGTAGCGGAAGCGGACATCTTGGTGGATAGGTAACATCATCACAAAAAATCAATTTTTGCAGTGGTGGAACGGCGGTTTCGTTAGTAGAAAATGCCCGCCAGGCGCTCACGCATGAGACGGTAGGCCTCCGCCCACGTGGGGGCGCTGAAGCCGCATGCGAAATATTTATCGTACATCACGGTGGTGAAGCCCCGCGCGCGCATGACGGCCGCGCTCGGTAACCAACGCATCGCGAGCAAGTCTTCTTCCGTCTCGATATAGACCTGCCCATCTCGTTCCCGCACGTTACAAATCGCACCTCCAACGGTGCAGCAATCCATTTTCCAGTTCTTTAGATCGGCATGCACCTCGCAAACACCATTCGCGATGTCGTTGCGGTAGCACCGGTCGTCGCCGGCATACACACACCGGTGTGGTGTGGTGAGCTCTCGCTCCTGTTGGCGCAACTGCTCGAGCTCGGCATTGATCTCGGCGTACCTGATCTTGATCGCCCCTTTCTCCGCGGTGAGCGCTTGCACTTTTGTTTGAATGTCGACGAGGGTGGTCATGATGTACACACTGACATCTAATCAATTTTGGAAAAAAATATCGGTGTCGTTCAGAGCGCGCGGAGTCGTGTGATCTGTTCGATCAGGAACTGCATAGTGAGCGGTGCACGCCGATCGAGGTCGGCCAGGCCGGTACCGAGACCGCCCGAGGGAAACACCACCCGGTCATAGTCGACGCTACGCTCGACGATCTTGTCGAATGCCGCGCGGATGCGGTCCTGGTTCTCTTCGAGACGTTCGTCGGTGTAGTAGTCCGAATGGGCGTAGCCCGGGCGGCATTTTGTAGGCACGCCCGCGGCGTTCTTCTGTTTGCGAACGATGGCCTGGCCACCCATGCCGCGCGCTTCGTCGTTGTCACCGAAGATGAAGAGCCAGCGTGGATTGCGCCGCACGTCCGCAACCGACCAGTTGCCCCGCCAGATCTTTATTTTCTTTGTTTTCAAGTCGGTCATGTAGTAACTCTACATTAATCAAAGTTGAAATTTTAACCCCTATTACATCATGAGCCTCGCTACATCAACTTGCTTATTCCTGATCGATTGCCATATTGATGACATCTCGAAATTCATTGCCGTCCTCAGGGGACACATCGCGCGTGGCGACTACAGTGCCGCCGAGCTTCCAATCGCAGAACGGGAGTTGCGACACAAGCGCGAGCAGCTATCCCGACTTGAGCGTGACCGCCGCGCACTCCGTCGTGATGAGCGCCGACTTGCGTAACGAGTACGTCGACATCCATCGCGTCATTGCCGAGGCCGAGCTCAATATCGTGGTGGAACGCAACATTCGCGTACGGATCTACCGCATCTATCGCGAACGCGAGGGTGCAGCACGCGACGACCACCGACGGGATCCCGCGTGGATCAAGAGTCACGCGCACACGGAAGCGCTCCAGGCACGCATCGAGGCGCTAAAGGAGGACGCTGAAAAGATCTCGCGCCGCTACTTCCGCGCTTGGTGGCGCGAGAACTCGGATCGACACACTGAACTGCTCGGGCTCAACGAAGGCCCGGCTTCGTTCAACGAGCCGTAACTAAGTGGATCAGGAGCGCCTGCACCGCGCAATAGCGAGCAAGTGTCCGGAGGCTTTCGAACGTGAGCTGACCGGCGTGCTCCGTGACAAGTGGAGCGTGCCCGAAGGTGGGGCATTTTTTTACAAGTGGGCTCCGCTGAAATTTTTGTACATGTTGGCTCTCGGGCCACTCCACGGGGTCGTGGAAGTAGCGGCAGTTCGCACCGTACTCGCACGTCGCGCCGTTACCGCAGCAGATGGTGTGAATGTTGTCGCCCTCCACAACTTGACACGGAGTTACGCTCACGAAGTCCAGCACCGAGTATCGGTAGACCAGCATGGGCTGGCTGCGCACCATAATCGCGCCGTACGCGAGCACAGGCACGGCCTGGCGGTCGGGATAGAGCGGACATGCGAACGTGAGACCCGCAAAGTTAATCTGGATACGTTTATTCGGGGACTCGGATGGTGCGCGTGGCACCGCCTGGTACTGGATCAGAAATTTTTGTTCAGCGGCCTCGAGCTGCGGTCGCACTGTGGAGACGCGCTGTTCGAGCTTTTTCAGGGTCCGGAGTTTAAGCTGCTGGAGCGTGCAGTTCTCACTGTCCAAGAGGTCGAGCACACGGTCGATGACAAATGCCAGACTCTTGAGAGACTTGGCATCGTCCAGCGCCGCGACGTCGGTTCGAGTCAGAGTGCTGAGAGTGTGCGTTACCGCTTCGAGTTGCGCTTTAAGTGCTTGCATGGTTACAGACCTAGTGGTCTGATTTTAAACCGAATTTTGCTCGCCTTCGTGGCGGTACTCCACGTCGTACCCGTCGCTCACCTTGGTAATGGTCAGGATAGCATCGTTATATTCTCCGGACCAGCACTGCAAGAACTTGAGATGGGCCTTGAATTGTTCGAACGTGTGCTCACCCTGAGTGGTTTCCTGGTAGTTGCTATGCAGGTCCGCAAAATTGGTCGGCACACGCTCGATATTGCCGTAAATGCACTCGGTCAAGAACCCCGCAAACAGGTTTGTGGCCGCTATGAGACATGACTTATTGTCGGTGAAATACGTAATGCTCCCGTTCTCATTCGTATCCCACACAATGGTGGGATGATGCTTGTACAATTGCTTGTACACGTCGTCAATGTCGGCAGCCGCCACCTTGAGTGTTTTGTATGTCATGTTATAGCTTGTGTGCTTTATATATCTAATAATATTTAGGTTGAACACGACTCTATAGATAGGGAGCTATGTACAAAATCAAGCTAGACCAAATCAAAGAATTTCTTCGACCCTTCCGCAACCAACCCAAGCAAGGCTCAGAAGCTTGGAAGGAGATGCGCGGCATCGGCGGCAGCGAGCTCAACATGCTACTCAAGGACGAGAAGCGTCTCGTGGGTCAGAAGGCGGGTCTGATTCGCGGCATGGGCGACAACATCTTGAGCTGCAACTGGGGGAGCGTGCTCGAGACCACGCTCCGCAATATCGTCTCCCTGGTGCTCAAGACGCCCATTTTCGAGGCGACGTCGATACCCAGTGCCGAGGTCAAGGGCAAGACCTACTCGATGGACGGCATGGGTGTGGTTCGTTACTTCTGCGACCGCTGGAACGACACGCCCTACAACTTCTTCATCTACCTCAACACTCTGTTCGAATTCAAGTGCCCCTGGAGCCGCGAAATCGTTCAGGGTGAGATCTACCCCGACTACATTCCGCAATGCAAGTCGGGTATGTGCGATCTCGCGCTGCCCGAGATCACGATGTACATCGAGGGGGTATTCCGCATCTGCCGCCACGAGGAGCTCGGTAATACAACTTATGTCGAGGACTGGGCGCATATCAGCACGAGTTCGAAGAGCTGGTTGAGTCAGTCAGGCAACCCCCACAAACAGCTGCCCATGTGCTACGGCTTCCTGGGATTCTACATGGAGGAGCCGCTCATCCCGGACGAGCCCGACGCCAACATCATCGTGGACTGGATCCAGCACGGCAACATGGACTTCGCCAAGCTCGAGCGCCAGGGCGCACTCAACACACTTTTCAAGTACGTGCGCAAAGAGATCATCAAGGTCTGGGGCAGTGGCATGGTGTTTCAGAGTAAGGAGTGGGCACGATGCAAGTGGTTTGCAGACCAGAGAATTCCCATTCCGGATTGCCATGTCGACATGGACCAGGAGGCCATCGCCTTCCACCGATGGTGTGCAGATCGCAACGTGATGTGCCTCGGTCAGCTGGGGTGGAAGCTGCTCGACATCAACGCCGTACCCATTGAGAAGGAAGTGGGGTACACTAAAAAGTACGAGCCGCAGATCACGGCAGCACTGGAAAAAATAAAGCGTCTCAAGGCGATCGAGGACCCCGCTGAGCGCATTATCGAGTATAACCGCATGTACGACATCAAGGAGGAGCCCGACGGACGGCAGGAGGACAACTCGGACGCACTCGCCGACTTGCTCATATGAGCAAATGCCGGTATTTGCTACACCTTGATGGGTTTGACCACATCCTCAATTTTTTTCAGGGCGCGCAACATCATCTCGTAGCAGTTGTAGTGGAACAGCACCGGGTCGAGCTTGCCCCGCACCACGGTGATGATCCAGCTGTCATCCCACAACTGCAACTCGACATCCTTGCCCGTACAGTCACGGGTCTTAACTGCGACGGTGTTACGGGCAATGATGTCACTGATACCGTCACGGGTCTTAACCGTGATCAGGCCCCTGCTGTGACGCCAGGAGAGACCCGTGATCTCGGCAGAGTCGAACCAGATGCCATCGGCGGCAATGAGCGGCATGTTCGAAGTGATATGAGCGAGGTGAGTAGAAAGGGTCACAAAGATCAATTTTAAAATAGTTAAACGCTCCGAACAGGATATCTAACATGTCCCATAATCCCGACCAACCTCTCGCACCGGGCTTGCCCATCTTGCGCGGTACGCTCCACGCCACTCTTGCCACGCTCATACCCACCATCACGGCATGTATCGTTATTCAATGGCCCGATCGCGCACACGACGCCGCAGTTGTCAGCGCGGTTGGCTTCATCCAGTTGGCATTGAGCGCGCGTCTGCACCTCTGTCACCACCTCATCTCGGCTCGCAACTTGAGATGGACCCAGACTCTCGACCAATGCGCAATCGGCATCTCCCTTGCAGGCATCGCTTGGTCGTTCGGTGCATGGATGCCGCCGGTGTACGTTCTGATGTTCTTGCATATTGTGTGCAAACTGGCAGGACCACACGAGTACGCACGTCGCAACGCCTGGACTATTGGTGCGCTGTTTGTGGTGGGTACCTGGCTCGTATTCCAAAACCCATTGACGTGGGCGCAAAAAATAAGATATTGTGTGGTCTTCGCGAACATCTTTACCGCACAGATGACTTACCTCTTACAGTGGCCCTGTAACGGGCACCCGGTTTGGGGCTATCACGAGATCAGCCACATCACTGTGGCTGCGAGCCTCGCGCTCATGTGGTGGAACGTGATCGACCAGTAGCGAGTTTTTCACTTACTCCATTTTTTTATGTTTTTATGTTTCTCGAGCGTGTCTGCGAGTTGATTTGCCGCAGCTTCCGCATCGGCTTGGTTCTTGAACTCCTGGTAATGCCCCACCACGCCGTTACAGACGCACTGGGGCGAATATCGAGCGGTTGTGCGGTACGCCGTTCGAAACCAGTACTGGTGCTTTTCCACAGTGATGCTCATGATACATCGCGCCGGAATCCAGGCATTGGCGAACTTGATGAGACCCATGATGTGTAACTTGGAGACAAAAATCAATTTTTATCTTGAAGCTCGCAGATGATCCACCATTGCTGCGACATGGTCAGGGCGGTATATGTGATGTCGCGGTCCCGGTATGCCTGAGACCCTTCAGGCGGCAAGTGGCGACCTAACCACCGCAGGATGTCAAGTGTCCAGACCCCCGCTGTAACCCGGAGCCATGCCGCAATCTCGCTGCGCGTGGGTTCCCGGAACGCCGGGATGTCGGGGATGACGAGATCGGGGAACAGGATGTTCATCCTGTTTATTTTAGTTTAAATATCAATTTTGAATTGTTTTAATCTAATCAATGGGCGTCATTCAAAAACTCTATAACTGGATCTACTCGCACTGCGTCGAGTGCGCGGTTCACTATACCGGTCCACGGCCGCGATGTCCGCGATGTGACTCACACCCCGACAACATGGTCTAGAGCACCAAAATTGATTTTTTTCGTTTAAGGTATCTCCACCATGTTCGGCTTCCTCATCCAGGCGCTTCAACGTTGCTGGCGGCGAATCCGTCTCGGGCCTGGATATTGCAGCGACACATGTCGTCTCCAGGTCCGTTATAGTAGATTACGCTCCCACTGCAAATGCACGTGGGAGCGTCACCTGGTGCTCATGGAGCAGGACGAGTACTGTACCTCGTAATAGCTTAGAGACTCGGGGGTAGAGGAAGATCACTCATGCCGACTCGCTATCAAGTCGGCACGGCTATGCAAGCCGCGGGCACGGCCATCGCTCTATTTTCTTTCGGTGTCTCTTTCGGAGGCTGGCTATCGGGTCGTATGCTCCACCAGGCTGTCGTTCACAACCGCGCTCTCGGCCTCTGCAGCTGTGGCGAGCAGTACAACGATTCTACCGGTGCGAAATACCTTAGAGGGGTACCTGAAAATAACAAGTCATCATGTACCTCTCGGAATCTCTACCCATCTTTCTCGGAGGCGTCGTCTTCGGCGTCGCAGTGACGCTCTGGTGCACGTTCGCACTGATTCGCGAAACTGTTATTGTGGCGCAAAGTGCTCACGTTTTGCGACACCGTTTAAAACGGTAAGTGCACCTGCGACAAAAAATAAACTGGATTGCAACTGTCTCGTTTTTTTATGCCGCGGCAGCCGCCTGGTTCTCGGGGCGCTGGCGCATGCGCTTGTTGAAGAGCACCACACGCGGGTTGTTACGGATCTTCTGGAGGTTGTAGTTCACGATTCTGAGTCCAGTGAGGCTCGTGAAGCGCGTGAGTGCGACGTAGGCAATGCCGTAGTCGAACGCGTCCGCGATGTGGATCTCGAGGTAGTCGATGGTCATGCCCTGGGACTTGTGCACCGTCATGCACCAGGCGAGCTTGAGCGCGACCTGAGTGCGGCTCGCCAAGGTGCGTGCGGCCTGGTCCTGGATCTCCCAGGTCTCGTGCCGGATCATCTCCTCCTCGCCATTCTTGAACTTGACCACGGGTAGGGGGGCCTTGCAGCAGGGGTCGAACTTGTCCATCTCGAAGCGCACAATCACGCCGCGCGAGCCGTTCACTAGCTTGGGATTGCTGAGATGGTTCTTGATGAGCATGACCTGCGCGCCCACCTTGAGCTTGAGCTCGCTCGGTGCAATGCAGTGCGTCTCCATGTCCTTGCGCCAGGGATCTTTACCCTGGTCGGTAGCGAGGAAGATGTGCTCCTCGCCCTCGAGCCGGTCGAGCTCGGCGAGGTTCTCGCGGTCGACGTCGCGGTTGGTGCAGAAGAGCTTGGTCGGCAGGATGCCGTCTTTGCGCTTCTTGAGGGGGCGGGCGAGGTAGTCCATGAGCTCGATCCACTTCTGGTCGAGTTGGACCACGCCGTTCTTGTCCGTCGCACTCTCGCGAAGCGCGTTGACCAGGCCGACACCCAACTCCTCCTTCTGGCGCACGACCTCGGTGAGTTCGAACTGGATGTCGATACACTTGTCCCAGCACCGGGCCTCGAAGCACTGCTGCGCATCCTCGTCGTCATCGCTGAACTTCTTATTCACGGGCGGACACTGGAAGAAGTCGCCGCAGAGCAGCAGTTGGATGCCGCCGAACGGGAGGTCGACGCCGCGCACACGTCGCGCGATTTCGTCGAGCTTGTCGAACATCTGACCCTTCATCATGCTGATCTCGTCGATCACCAAGACACGGCAGGCCTGCCAGTTCATACGGCCCTGCTTGCTCAGGCGCTCCAGGATGTAGCTCACGGGGCCGTTGCCGAGGCCGATACCAGAGAACTTGTGGTAGGTCGTGCCCCCGACATTGACCGCAGCGCAGCCCGTGGTGGCGGCGACGAAGGTCGTGCGCGTAGGCAGCATGCCGATGATGTGCTTGAGCGTGAAACTCTTGCCCGTACCGGCACGCCCCGTGAGGAACATGTTTCGGCCCTCGAGCACATAGTTCACCGCACGCTCCTGTTCCCGGGTCAACTTTGGAGCGGTGAATGCTACGGCCTCGAGCACCTTCACATCGGGGTTCTCCACCTTTTCGATCTTTCGGGGAATGATGACATCCTCAATTTTGAGGGCGGCAAGGACTTCGGCTACGTCTACGTTGTCGGACATGTGTGTACTTGCCCTATCCCATTTCAAAGTTTAAATTATTATTACCGGACAAAATTGACTTTTCTACCCCTTATTACTCGTGACCCTCTCCCATCACATCCACCTGCAACCATGTCGAAGCCCACCACATCAGAAGCTATCTGGAATGCCGAACAGGTGCAAACGCAAGTCGACGCCATGCTCGCGGCGTACCAGCGCGCCGAGGATGCAAAAAACTCCACCGTGCGCTACAACCGGGAGCAGCTCATGCAGGCGCTGCGCGACCACGTCACGCGGCATACCGAGGGCTGGAGCGACATCGAACGGGAGGCCTGGATTACATTCACTCGTTTCGACCTCCACGGCACTCAGTTCTACGCCAACTCGGTCTTCCCTGAGTGCCGCGACGAAGGCATCTATGAAGTTTCAAGTGCGGAGGATGCGACCGAGATGTCGTTCCAGCTCTCGAGCTGGAAGGGCAACTACGATGGCCACACCGCGACCGCGACATTCCACGCACCACCCGACACCAACCGCCACATTTATGCGCAACGACTCATGTCGGTCGAGCCACGCGCGTTTCGCGGCCGGGCATGGACGCGAGGAGGTTTCACGGGCTGGAACTGGTACGATCTGCCCGAGGCAGCGATCGCCCAGAATTAATTTTGGAATTAATTTATTTCTGGATGGGATATAGGATGCAAATCTGTCTGGGTCTCCAGATTGTCGTACTCATCGTGCTGTTCGCCGCCATGGGCGGATGGCTGTGCCCCTTCAAGGCCATCTACATCGCAGCTGCCGTGCTGACGGTGTCTCTGATCCTGCCCCACCAGGGTCATCACCAGGCGCAGTAAGCTTTGGGCTCCGTGCTGCGCACTGCTTCGGTCGGCTACGCCTCCCTCACCATATTTTTTTTGTATTAATCTAATTACGAGTACAAAAAAAATGGTGAGGGAGGCGTAGCACGAGCATTAAACGGGAGCCTCGCCGCGCACCACCCGGCGAATGTCGGTCGAGCGGCCCGTGAGCGGGTTAAGCCGGTCAATGAGTATGTAATCGCCAGGTTGTGCACCGAGCCAGATGCACTGGGGGTCGTAGGTGTAGATGCGCTTCATCTCCTTGGTGTCGAGCTTGTGCAGATCGAGGAACTTCTTGACCTCCTCAACCGTCGCGACGCGGTGTTCGCTGCAGCCCGGTCCCAGTGGGACTACCACTTTGAAATGGTCGTAGGTGCAGCGCTGGATGCGTTTGGCCAGGGCGTTGTCGTGGATGTAGTTGAGCACGTGTGTTGCGAAGCGACAGGGGCTAATGATAATGATCTTAGCGTCCTGCTCTTTGACCGAGTTGATGAAGAGACGAAACTTCTCAGTGGTGGTCGCGATCGGGTTGCCCTCCTTCTCGTCGCGACCGAGGATGGCGATAACGAGTTTCTCTTTGGTCTCCTTGCCATTGTCCTTCAGGGTATGCTCACCCACGATCTTGACGTACATGTCGAACTGCATGTCCTTGATGAGTTGGCTGTGCGTGATTTCGGGAGTCTTGACCTGGATGCCGCGATAGGGGCAGAACGCCTCCCGGACAATGTTGTAGACATCTTGCTGCACATGTCCCGTGCTCTGAATCTGAGGAAGCTTCGTCGCCATAGTATATTAGCACGTACCTATCTTCAATTTTTGTCTCTAATAAATAAAGATCGTAGTTATACATGAGAACACTTATCGTTATCGAGGCGGGTATTATTCTCGCAGCGCTCGTCGCCATCTGGTTGAGCCTCAACCACGATCATGAGGGGGATTGGGTAAATCCCGATACCGGTGAAAAATTCGTTATCACCCAAAATGATAGCGGTTGGGTCGCGACCAGTGTCCAGCGCACCATGAACATGGTGCGCAACCACCCCTTTGGACAGTTTAGCGAGGTTGAACGAAAGAGCCTGGCGACCTACGACCGCGCGGCGGGCAAAATTACGTGGCAGCGCCGGAACATCCAGGGCGTTTTGGGGCAGGCGGACACCACATGGGTCCGCTACTCCTCGGGACCGCTCCATTTCCTTAACTGGCGCCAAATTCGAAATATGGTCAAGAGCTGGACGGTAGATGGTACCTGGCTTGGTTATACGTCACAGGGCGCGATGATCTATCTCCATATCGCCTCGGGTGGTACGCAAGCAGGACTCCGAAATGGACCCGCGACAGAAACACTCGTGTCCGAACTCACTCCGACGGGACTCAAGTTCGTCAACTCCCTCAAAGAGACATTCATGTTCACGTGGGACGGTCGAACTCGCGGAACGTTGGAGATCAATAACGGAAAGGTCGTGATGGACAGACTTGACGGATGAACGGCCGTTCATCTCGGATAAAACTATTCATGTTAGATGCTATACGTTATGTAGTAATCATGACCTTCACCGTAGTTCAGCGCTACCTTACGCGCAAAAACGTGGACGAGTACCGCGCTGTCTTTAAGAAGTGCTTTCCCAACACGAACTGGAAGCAGAGCGTGCCCTTTCCGGGGCAGCCCGCCCGCAATGGCCAGCCCGCCGTGCGGGGCGACCCCATCTACGCTGCACTTGGTCCGGCGGGTCAAGTGGTCGGCTTCTGCATGGTCCACAACGAGCCCCCGCAAAAAATGGCACAGGGCCCGGGGGCCTACATGTACAACCTCTGCGTCGACCCCGCGGTGCGCCGTCAGGGTGCGGGGTCGGCCATCCTGCGTGAGGTCGCACGCAACCACCCGCAGTGCTACGCACACATGGACCAGACCGATGACGAGCGGAACCACACGCTCATGACCCGCCTGGGCTGGTCTCGTGTCGGGGCGGTGCGCCAGTATTACGAGTACGCGCTGCTGGCAAGGGGCCGACCGGCCACAGAGTTCGTGGCGCCGAAGGTGAACCCTCGTCAGTACGATGCGGAGAACAACGTGATCTATCTGGATGCATGAGGTGGCACTTGCGAAGCCGCTCACAGCACGTGACGGCGTCGTGGAGCGACCGCAGCGCCTCGGCCTGGTTGTAACTCTTACCCATGACGCTCTGTGCAAGCGTTATGCATTTTTTGTACTCCCGGTTGCAGTCGGTCATGTGTTTCCTCCGGATCCCCGTTCAATCTTAAAAAATAACGGGATTACTCTTACTTCTCACTCGCCACGGGGTAGGGGTAGAGCGCTGCCGCGTCGGGGCCGCTGGGGAACCAAGACTTGCGGCACTGGTCAAGACCCTCGTGCGCGATGTTAACCGCTCGCTCCTCCTCGGCACGGTCGGCAGCCTTGGCCAACAGGTCACGACGAAGCGCGAACATGTGCTCCTCGCATTCGTGCTTGCTGTAGCTCAGCTTGACGAGTGGCTGGATGCGGCATTGCTGCCAGATCCAGTCACAGACCCATCGGTCGCGTTTGCCCGATTGGATGCACTTCTCGAAGTCCTGTTTGCACTCGGTCATGGTGAATAATTTCGACTGGTGGACTTCAATTTTTGCATCAGGTGCGCCACCAGCACCCCCATTGGCAAGTGTAGGACAAAGTTAGCTGTTACGGAAAATGCATTTTCGGAAGAGTACCATCATGTCGTCGGGGATGCGCTTATCCGCAAACGCGGTGTATTTAACACCGTGCAGTCGCGACAGGATGTAGTAGAGTGAGTAGACGCCGCACTCTGTGTTCTTCATCTGGTGTTCGACATTGGTAAGCAGGACATCCTGATAGCGCCGTCCCGTCTTGTTCAGAGTTGCAGCGACATTGATGATGAAATCTACAAATTCCTTATATGGCTCCTGCCCGGCAGAGTCGAAGTACTCCACCGTACCGCCGCGAAAGTCCACGAAAATGGGGGTCCAGTGTTCACCCCCGCCCTTGCTCAGATCTGTGTTTAGCACGCAACCCAGTGCGTCGTAGTCCTTCATGAGTTGTACCCAGTTGAGACGTGAGAGCTCACCACCCTGTGTTGCAAAATCACGCATCTGGAATTCGACATGTTTGAATCGGGGGTACTTCAGGGCGTACTGTGCGAGTACCTGGTCTATGTTCTGGTTGTCGAGCCATTTCGTACTTTTCCAGGGGCCGGGTGGTCGAAACCGATCGACTACGTTCTCGAGCAGGCCGGTCTTATCGAGCGCGCAGCTCTCGGTTGTGCAGCTCGTCTTCGTCATGGCTTCGCGAACAATGGTCGTGGGATCTCGAGCCATGATCTTGAGTTGTTCGCGAAGTTTGTTGAGTGTGCCCTGGTCGCTGCATACATCTCCAGAAACTGTCGGTGCACATTCACCCTTGATGGTTTTAGCCAGCGTGTGGCTGTCATTTGCTTTACCTCCTTCGCTCATTAGATTTATTATGAGATGAACATATTAAGGCACTGTAATTATATAAAATGTCGTACAAAGTTAAGATCGGCGGGACCGTGCGCGTTATGGGCGGTCGCGCTGAGGGTTTTATCCACCGCATCATGAGCTGGTTTCGCGAAGACCCCGCGCATGCAAAGTACATTCTCGCGGGGGATGACCACCCCAAACAGCGTCAGGACCTACTCGTCATGATGGTGCGTAAAGGTATCATTACCGACCTCGTCCCGATTCTCGAGAGCCTCCACAACGACATCTGCCGCCTCTATATTCGCCGCATTTCTGCATACGTCCTGCGTGACCCCCACCAACCCCTGTCTCCGGACATCGACATCGCCATGCCCGCAGTCCCGGGTATGTCCCATAGCCAGTGGGTAAAAAAACGTTACAATGAACGCGCGCACGCCATGCGGTTCTGGATCACGAACTGCGCCAAAATCGGCGAGAACTACCGCGACGCGAGCTGGTTGCTCAAGAATATGCGGTTCGAGGGGTGGGCGCCTAACACGTCAAAGCCGTGCGGCACGGCGAGCTGTCCCGCGGTGAACGGTGGTCCATATAACGAGTTCAAGGGCTTCTGCAAGCATGAACCAGTAGCACGTTTCCGTCAGCTCATGGAGTTTCCTATCGAGCGTTTCGGGGTCGATCTCGAGAGTCTACCGCAAATCGAGTGGCCCCAACCACCCGAGGCCGTCACGGGGGCAACGAGTGATCTGGTCCAGGATGCCCAATCGCTCCAGGGCGATCTCGGCCGGTGGGAAGAATATTATAAACAGCTCGTGACCAAACTGCAGGAGTTTCACCAAGCTGTGGACGCGAGCTAAGTAGAACAATGTTCTACTCAGTCGAGTGCAATCCATCCCATAGACACCGCGAGAAGTCGGACATGGTCACCCGGTTGTTCGAGCCGGGCAATCTCCTCACCGCAGTAACGTACCACGACGGGCCAGATCCCCGATTTTTTTATGATGTGAGTATGCTGCCCCACATAGGGTTCGGACGAGACCATCTCGACGATATTGATGTCGTCATGGGCTTCATAGTAGTATGCGGGTCGAAGTAATGTCATGCTTCTTACATAACGCAATATTTTTAACTCGCAGTAAACAAACTAAAAAAGAGTGGGTTGCACGCGCCGGTTTAGGTGCTGTACGCGAGCACCCCCGTGCGCAGATCGACGAGGAGCGGCGAAGGAGTGAAGTCGGGACACTTGGCCGCGGCAACCGGTTGGCAGTCGTCCATGACGAGCAACTGTTTAGTGGGTGGTAGGGGCGCAGCTGCGCTCACCCACTTTGCCGCCGGTGCATAGCGCTGCTGGGGCTCCATCCAGTAGTGCTCACATTTGGGCATCTGGCGCTTCTCGGCAAGGAGAAGCTGTTCGGCAGAGATCTTGCACTTGAGGCATCGTGCGTTAAGGCTGTAGGAGGTGTCGCTCATCTGATGCTCTACCTCCTCCACCTGTTTAACACTTTTAGGTGCCGTGAGTCTCCGCCAGATATCACTCCCCTCCTGGTTGTAGACTCCCGTATCGTTGATTGACATTTTTTGAATGACGTGCTGCCCAGGCCGGCGCGACCACTGCAAGACGGAACGTCCGCCAATATTTAACTGGGCACTCTCGAGCAAGTTCTTACCAAGTTCTGTAGGTTCCATAGTTATAAAATAAAGCGTCGTGTTTAACCGTTAGTTAAACACGAGTAGTCCTCGGTTTTTTATTTCGCCTGGGCGCGGTGGTCCACGATGTCGATAAGTGTGTTGACAACCACGGCCTTCTCGTCGAGGTCGGCCCAGATGCAGAGCGCGCGGTCCTTGCTCGCCTTGATATAGATCTTCTCTGCGAGCTGGCTCGAGCTGGTGGGCTTGATGGTGTCGACGTAGATGCTCACGGAGAAGATTTCGTCCTTGGTCACAGTCGACTTGAGACCAATGTCCTTGACGTTCTTGGGCACAATGGTCGCCTTGACTTGTCCGTTGCCCAGCTTGTAGGTGAACATGAGGTTGGCCTCGCCGTACTTCTCGATCGTCCACTGCTTGTCGAACTGCTTGGTGTCGCTGATCATCTTCTTGAAGTACTTGCCCGGCAGGTAGAACTCGAGAGCGTAGTCGTTCTCCTGGAAGAGGTCCTTGGGCATCGGCTCCTCGGTATCGGGGTCGATGAAGATGTCGATGTCGAAGTACTCCGGGATGTCGACATCATTCTGGAGAATGACGTGGAGAATCTTGTTCTTGGTCCGCTCCTTGATTGCGAAGCAGATCGTCTCGTAGCTCTTGTCGAGTTTGTTGAGGATGGGTTCGATATTTGCGAAGCTCACCCCGATCGAGATCGTCTCCTGGCAGTAGTACTGGTTCATGAGCGCGCCGTCACACTTGATCCCGACGGTGTTGGTACCCTTGTAGTTTTTTGTGTGGAGCTTCAAACCGCCGGGGCTGAACTCCCATTTGATCTTGTCGGTGTTGAGACTCTTCCAGTATTTCCCGATCTTGTTGAAGTTGCTAGGCTTGTCGTAGAGGAGCTCGACACAGTTTTTGTCCGAAGTCGGACGGTCCATGATGCCATGGCGCTTTTGCGGCTCCTTTACCGGCTTCTTGCGGGGCCTTCCCGGCTTTCTCTTGACCTCTTCGGTCTCGGGTTTGTTCATAATGGATTAATTAATTTAGACCTGATTGCATCTAAAGCAAAAAATAATTAAAGATGTCAAGATTTAATCATGACGTCGAGTGTGAATGCGAATTTCGTCTAGCTTGTGCTGTTTATCGAACAGATCCTGGAAGACATTGCTAGTTTTTCGCAATTGCGCGTCGACAGCGTTGTGGAGACACTTCTCGACGCGGTGCTCGGTCACTACGTTCCACTCGCCGAAGGGCTCGGTCTGCTCGGCCTTTTCCACTGCGGCATCTAGGTCGCGACGAAAATTTTGGCGCGACCAGTCCACCCAATAGACCACGGCATCGAGTAACCGGGGGTCATGTTTGCTCAATTCCTCCAGGACCGAGGCCTCAAAAATCTTGTCCAGGCGCTCATCGTCTACACGGGCATAAACGTCGCCTCGACCCTTCTTGACGGCTGTAAGAAGCAGGTCGGTCACGCGCAATACACTCAGACTGACGTCGTGAGGCCGCGCGGCCTCTACCGATATGACCGCGACGCGCTTGCTGAGATTGCGCGTGAGCGCCTGCTCGAGAAGTCCGTGGTAGGCGTCGGGGCGGCCGAACGCCTGGTTCTTAATCTTATGCACGAGCAGATCGCGCGGAACCACCATTTTGGAAAACTTCCATGGCACGAGCAGGCGCCAGTGGTCCTCAGCTAGGCTCTCAAAGATGTAATAGTGCTCAGTCGTCTTTGTGTCGTGGATTTTGACGTCCCATTGCCAGGCGGAGGCGGGCACGGGCGCGAGGGTCTCCGCAATATCACCCTCGGTAATACCGGGTCCCCACTCCATAGCTCGCGGCAAGATATGGATCACGCTCGCACCCTGATGGCGCCGGACCACAATCGCGCCATCGATCGCTTCCGGTCCAGCGCCATCAATGGCGTTGCCGCTGCTCTCGAACTCCTTGAGCAGGTCGGCCCATTTCATGGGTTTTAAATGGCGCCAGGGCACACAGTTGAACGTCAGGAACGGACTCATCCAGGCTTTCTCATTGAGAATGTAGCGTTTATCACTTTCCAAAATTTCGAAGATCTGTTGACGTTTCACCGTGTCCTTGTCGCGATAACTCTGGTCGAGGATGCGGGTCTGCACCACCATGTAGAGTTCGATACTGCTGGGCCACTTCTGCCAGAGCAATTGCAGCTCGAGCGGGTCCGTGGTCTTGATACGTCCCGCGGCATCCATGACGAGCTCGTTCGACTCCGCCGCGATGTCGCGAATATAAGTTCGGTAGATGGCCGTGATTTTATTGAATACTTCGGACATGCGGTATGCCCGTGTCTTGCTTATCTCTTCTCCCACGGGCAATTGGAAATCGAGCTGGTTATAAATAGTCTGGAGAAGATTTTGGACCTGCACATGCAGATGTACTGCCTGGAAGAGACCTTCGTCGTCAAGCTTCACGGCCTCGAGCTTGCGTTTGTAATTGCGGCACTCGGAAATCCCCCGTTCAAGTCGAGTAAATTTCTCACGATCCGTTTGTTTGAGATAGCCCTCGAGGCTTTGGAAGTATGAATCCAGGGCATCGAGTACATCCACAGCGCGAGACAGTTTTTTGTCCATGTATTAAGCTATCACTAAGTTTCTAATAAGAAAATTTGTACAGCAGCGTTGTTATATTATCTTAAACTAAACTTCGAAAGTTGGTTATAATGGAAGTTGCGCCCCGACTTAAGTCTGTTGAGAAGCGGACCGAACCCGCTGCGTCTACAACAAAAGTCCGCTTCGTGCGACCCGAAGAGAAGGAGGCACCCAAAGAGGCACCGGTGAAACCCGAGGAGCCGGTCGAGGAGCCGGTCGAGGAGCCCGAAAAGAAGGGATTTTTCGGCAGCACGATCGTGCTCGTGATCATCTTTGCGACAATTATTGTCGTGCTCATTCTGGTCGTGGTCTGGCTGGTGAGTCGAAATGATTCCAAGTACCTATCATGGATGCGTGGAGGTTCACCCGCACCCACACCACCCGCGCAACCGCAACCGCAACCACCAGCCAAGCGGCCGAGCACGCACACCGACCTCGTGAACGATGCTGGTACGGACGAACTCGCCCTGTACGCGGCACTTGGTGAGAAGAAGGACGAGCCGGAGCAGCCAAAGCGTGAGAAGATGACTGAGAAGGCCGAGCCGAAGAAGGAGAAGGAGGAGACGAAGGAAAAGGAGGAGAGCGCTAAGCTCGAGGAGGATCTCGATGCTCAACTGGACGCTCTAGCCGCCGCCACCGATGACGAGGTGGTGCCTTCAGCGATCAGTGACGTCATCGACGCGGAGGTCGCACAGATGGATGCGGTGCAGCACCGACCCATCGAGCAGGTAAGCCCCAAGACGGGGGCCGTGGTCAAGCTCTTCCCCACGAACGAGAGCATCACGAAGGAGAAATACGATATCGCCTCCGTGCTGCAGTGCTGCCGCGGCGAGAAGGCCAAGCACAAGAGCTACATCTGGAGATTCCAGGAGGAGGTCGTCGCACCGCCCGAATGAGTGCAGTGGCGCACTCGCACGCGGTTTTATTTTTTATGTGTCCCGGTGCAGCCAAAGTACACCGGGACACCCCAAGTAAATCACAAAGTGTAAAAGTTGAAAATTATTTTTAGTTAGACAGACCCCCCAACATCAGTATAACAGATGACTGGAAACGCACTCGCCGCAACCACGAAGCCCGCCGCCACCCGCGCCGGACGCAAGCCTGCCGCCAAGAAGGCCGGCAAGCGCAAGTCGACTAAGACTACTAACCCGAGCCGTACCAAGACCCCGATGGGTCAGGGTATCTACATTCCTTCCAGCCGCGTCAAGCGCTACCTCGATGCAGCTGGCCTGAACAAGCGCATCGAGGACGCCATCTCCGAGCTGCGCGATGCCGAGCCTCACGATGTCGAGAAGGTCGCCTACGTCAAGAACGAGGCAACCAACAAGCTGAAGAAGGTCGTGACCGGTACCCACCGCACCGAGCTCATCAGCTTCAACCAGCTCTCGGAGGCTACCCGTAACATGATTGCCGAGGCCAAGACCGCCGATGATGAGCGCGAGAAGGCGCGTCTCAAGGCCGAGAAGGCCCTGGCCGATCGCCTCAAGGCGATGTCGGCGGAGGAGCGCAAGCGCTACGATGACAAGCAGGCCAAGACCGAGGCGGACGAGGCGGCTAAGGTCGCAGCATCCAAGGCCAAGGCAGCTCAGCTCGCTGAGGACATCAAGGCAGGCAAGGTCGATGCCAAGAAGCACCCCGTGCGCGGCCCGAAGAAGGAGACGAAGTATGGTGGCGAGATCGAGCTCCTGAGCAAGATGCGCATCCGCTTCAGCAAGGACGCGAGCCAGCAGCTCGCCGCCACCATCTGCGCCATGGTCCATGAGCGCACTAAGTTCTCGATCGAGAACTGCCTGAGCCACGATCTCAAGATCGTGAAGGTGCGCCACGCCGTGACCAAGTTCACCAATAAGCTGTCCAAGACCGAGGACCCGGATCTGCTGCCGTTCGCATCTCTCATCCGCAACCTGCCGATCTACCGTCAGGCCATTGCGGATGAGGAGCAGCGTGTCGTCGACGAGCTCAAGCTCAAGGAGGAGAAGCAGGTGGCCAAGGAGGCAGCTCGCAAGCTCGCCAAGGAGGCCGCCGCTGCCGCCGCCCGCAAGCTCGCTGAGGCCACGCTGGAGGAGACCGCCGCTGCCGCTGCCGCTGCCGCTGCCGCTGCGATTGCCACCGCTGCCGCCGCCAAGGCCGCGGTTGACGCCGCCAAGGATGGCGTCGCCGCTCCGGTCAAGGAGGTGATGAAGGCCAAGACGGTCGAGGAGGTGAAGGCCAAGGTCGTCGAGGATGACGAGGATGACGAGGATGACGAGGCCAGCTTCGGACACTACGTCCGCCAGGTCGCTCACAACGTCATGAACGTCGAGCTGCAGAACTTCGTCGCGAAGGACAAGCACCCTTACGAGGACATTCGCATCTCGGCTGAGTACCGCGAGTGGATGAGTGAGGTCATCATCGAGTTCATCCGCCGATTCTGCCCGCTGCTGAACGGCCAGATCCGCACGATGGGAATCAAGACCATCTCGCGCGACATCATTCGCCAGACTGTGAACATCCACCTCGAGATCTACGGCGTGGACACCGTTGCGAGCAACGCCCTCTTCGACCAGAAGTTCGACCTCTACCAGGCTTACTCCGAGAAGCGCAAGCTCGAGAAGGCGGCCGAGAAGAAGGTCGCGGATGAGGCCAAGAAAGCCGCTGCTGCGGCGGGACAGCCTGCGGCAGCCGAAGATGCCGAGACCGAGACCGAGACCGACTCTGAGGGTGAGGAGTCCGAGGCTGAGGAGGAGGCGGCTCCGGTGGTGGCTGCCCCTGCTGCACCGCGCCGCAAGCCCGCGCATGCCTAAGTTGCGATGCAACCAGTCAACCGGCAAGCCCCGCTTGCCCACTAATTTTTTGGGAGAAAAGGATCCCGGCTATTAATAAATGACCCAGCAGAACCACAGTTCTGCCCATGACGGTTTTTTTAACGGTATTGTTCTCATTATCATTATACTGGCAGCCGCGGTACTATTCATGTTCCTGGGTGGCAAAAAAATGGGAAAGCTGGGAAAGCTGGGAAAGATGATGAGGGCGGAACACCTCCGGATCGACCTCTCGCGTAACGAGATTCGGAGCATAGATAGCATCGATCGGCAAATGACGGCCAAGTATGGTGGTGATTAATGCACCTGACCCTCGGGTCCCGCACCCGGCTCACACTCGATGGGTCGCATCTGGACAGGCATCACATCCACGACCGCGCTTGCGCGGAAGAAGCATGGGCAGAGGCACGTCGCCGAAGCTTCGGCGACGCTGTACATGCAGCCCGTGAGAGTGCGGCAGGGGCACAAGATGTAGCACAAGTATTCGTTACAGACCGCGATACGCGAGCTGTTCGTCGCCCCGCGCGCATCTTGCCAGCAGATGCGGTTGTACTGTGCGGCCAATCCGGAACTCATGGCGGGCGCCATGTAAATCAGGCACAAGCAGCAGTTGCCGTGATCGAAGCACTTCAGACATTCGGCTTCCTCGCATGTGCAACACGTATGGCGGCGCGCGGCGTGCCGGGGGGTGTGCACGCAGCAGCCGCACCATAAGAGACAGCAAGACCCCAGTAGAGCGCATGGCATGAAGAGCGTGCAGCACCAATAGTTGCAGCATCCGACACAGAATTTGGTGGCGCGCTCGGATGGGATGTCACCATTCACAAATTTGCAAGTCTCATAATCGACATCGGTCATCTCCTGATGTTGAGGCGCGGCCATAGCTTAAGGTCACAGAGGATGCGTACTTCGAAGTGTAATGGGGCGTGATATTCAATTTTAGAGAGATGGTGAAATGTAATTAAATGACAGACTCAGACAATCTCATAGATTTTAACATCGATCCCCAGCTGTGCGAACCGAGCGGGCATAATAGTATTATCAGTTTTGCGGACCCTTTACGCCAGATGTTCCATGACTACAAGGTTTATAAATATTACCCTGTCGAGAGGTACCTCTCGACACTCGAGAACAATATTTCATACCTCAATAGTATCATTAGGCGTTTTGACCTCACAAAGATCGCCAGGCCCGACAGGGAGATCTGGTTCAAGACCACCATGCCCATGTACAGCAGTGAAGTCACAGAGCACAACATCTGGAGCGTGGTGGATTACCGTGCGGGTTTCCAAGCGGAGCTCGACGTGCTCATACAATTCAAAATTGAAAAATAAGACGCTTATACTCCCTCGAGACCTCTCACGATGTCTTCCGACGCCAACACGAAACCGACAGCGAAGGGCATCACGCTCTTTCAGGACCCCTTCAACGTGCCTCCGATCGCCAACCGCAAGAACATTGTGACCGTGGATGTCTACATCAAGGCTCCGCAGACCGGTGACGCCATGTCTGTGCTCGCGGCATATCTCGCCGGAATGTCGAGTGTACCGAGAACGCTCGGCATTCGCAGTCTTCGCGAGTTCCACAGTGTGACCCTACCCAATGTGCAGTATTTGGTGCTCGCGGGGTCGTACAGGCTCAACCAGATGCGGGACATTGTGTGGCCCGGCACTCTTCGCACGCTCTGGATCGAACCCGACTCGATCGAGGAGGAGGATGCCCGATCAGGAATGATCGTCATTCCCGGACTACCGGCAACCGTGGAGCTTTACCTCATCTACGGCGCGTGCCGCCACCACCGCGGCGATCGAATGATCCGTCCGGTACGCATCGTGGAGCCCATGAAGTCTCTTACCCCGCTAGTGACGCTCTAGAGCGTCACTAGCGACACCAGGACCAATGGAACGGGCGTGGTCGCCCAGCATCATCTTTTCATCTTTTCATCTTTTTTTGTTTTTAAAGTTGATTATTTCCGTCCTCTATACACGATGTCGCAGATGCGCCCCTACACCGCTGCGCGCAGCCACGTCGCCGCTCTCGCCGTTCAGCACCTGCTCGAGCTACATCTGCACGCCGCCGAAGTTGTATTGGATCTCGGGTGCGGTAACGGTCAAAAGACATTTCCGCTCTGCAAATACTTCAAACGGGTCATCGGTGTGGACGCGAGCCTCCACATGCTTGAGGACGCACGTGCACACCGAGGTGACGCGCCCGTAGAATTCCTCCAGGGCGACTTTGCCAAGATTCCTGTGGACGACGCTTCGATTGACGTCGTCACCATGTGGAACTCGCTACACTTCGCGGACCCCAACACGCTCGTTCCCGAACTCACGCGGGTGCTGCGGCCGGGCGGGCTGGTATTCATCTGCGAACCCGGTCCCGAGAGCCGATACGGTTTCTCGGGTGACGCCGATGCCGCGGTCAAGATAAAAAATAAGGTCGCCCTGGTGGAGGCCGTGAGAAAGGTATTTATAAAAAGTGTTGAGGTCATCAAGTACATGCCGTCCGCGGAGGGTTACACGCTCGTGTGCCGCATGCTTGAGAACGCGGTCTAGAGGCTCTGGACCGCCTGGAGAAAGATACGAGCAAAGTTCCGGATGTCGGTTTGGGTGTTGAGATCGCCCATACTGACGCGTAGCACGCCTCGTTTGATGATGGGCGGCGCGCAGACGGCGTCGAGCACATGGCTCGCATTTTTGTTAGCTGTGTTGCAGGCCGACCCGATACTCACGATCACGCCCTGGGTCTCGAGCAGCTTCTTGAACCGGACGTTACAGAAGTCCTTGTCATAATCCACCACGCTCATCAGGAGCGTGTTGGGGAGGTAACTGTTCTTTTCCTGTGCACCGAGAATACATAGCGCCTTACCTCGCTTTTCGGGATCGACACCGGAACTGTTCTGTCGCCACATCGGGATGCGTTCGACCTTCTTCTCCGTCTTATCTGTTTTATCATTCTTTTTTTCCCGGGTACCGGCACCGCCGGTACCGTCAGCGTCACCTGAGTCGTAAAATTCGTCATAGGGCACGAGCGGTAGGCGGTAGCCCCACGGGTTCTTCACGGTCAGGAGCTCAATAAGCAGCGCCCGGAGTTGTTCGAGTCGTGCGTTCTTCTCGCGCCGTTTACGGAAGTTGCTGATGAGTGCCCCTGTGGCACCCGCAATTCCGGGCAGGTTCTCGGTTCCGCCGCGCAAGCCGGCCTGTTGGCTGCCGGAGATCTGGCCCTGGAGCTTGTAGCCAGCAACAAAGGTCTTGCGCAGAATGAGCATGCCCATTCCGGGCGGACCATAAAGTTTGTGGAAGCTCATGCTCAGGGCGTCGATGTTGAATGCCGGAATATCAATTGCAATTTTACCGAAGATCTGTACCGCATCGGTGTGGAAGGGTACTTGGTGTCGGTGCGCTATCGCACCGATCTTGCGCACTAGGTTAATGCTCCCGAGTTCGTTATTTGCAAACATGATCGTGACCAATGCGGTATTCTTACGAATTGCCGCCTCGACATCTGCGGGATCGATAATGCCATACATGTTGGGCTCGACCAATGTCACATCCGCACGCTTGGCATCCTGTAGCTGGTGCAGCCCCTCGATAATGCTCTTGTGCTCAATAGATGATGACACGATGTGGGGTCGCCCCCCGACATTTTTGTGCCATGCGTCGACAACCATATGTAGCACTGTGCAATTGCTCTCGCTCGCACCCGACGTGAAGAGAATGTGATATGCGCCTTTGAGTGAGCAGAGGCGGTCCACTTCGGCACGTGCCTTGTCAACGAGATCGCGACCCGCGAGACCGAGTTTGTTACTGCTTGAGATGTTGCTGCAGCTCTGGATCCAGTCCGTCATGAGCCGGGACGCGTCGTCGCAAACTCGAGTGGTTGCATTGTTGTCGAGATATATGAAGTCATTAGGTTTGACTTTGCTCATAGTATATAACGGTAGCATCCTCCGCTGTAAAAAAATAAAGTGCCTGACTAGCCATATCTAAAACTGCTGTTTTCACATTTGCTGCATTCGTCGATCCACCAGTGCTTCTTGTACGTCTGGAACACCACCCCACTCGGTGTTGCGGTGCATGTAAACATATTGGAGTACCCCATGTTATCCATCCGCACTATGGGCATGTGTTCCCAGCGTTGGCACTCGGAGCATTGCGATGGAGGTGCACGACACACCAGCTGTTCGCTGACATACCTGTCATTTTTATAATTGTGTTCTGCGCTTATGCCACAACCCATGAAGATAAGTTGTAAAGTATAATCAATTTCTAAAAAATAAGGCCAGGGACATCCAGCCCTGCTACCACCCGCGGGCCTACGTGAGAAACTTCTGTTAGTCGCGATCGCCCCGGTCGACCTAGCGCCGGCCGCCGACCAACACGTCGAGGGTCACGCAGTCACCACACACCATGCACTCCAGGACCTCGATGGGCGCCACGTGTAGGTGCGGCTCCTTGACTCGGCATGGCGCCATTTCGCACGTGAACTCCGGAGCGTAGCCCGACACATACCGTCTCGAGACCGGATTGTGGAGCCACCGGAAGCAGCCCGGACACCGCTCCGGGCGGGTGCGGTGGGAGGGCAACGCCGCACCGCCAATATAGCAGTACGTGCACCCGTTACACGGTCGACGCCACCAGGCGTCACGTTCCCAGGCGTCGCGCCATCCATCATCGGGTTGTGGCGCGACCGGTACTGTATGGCAGCTGCCCATCTCGGTAGCTATGTAACTGGTGGTGAAATAATCAATTTCGAAAAAAATAGAACCGTTTCTCTGATCACTCGTCGTCACTGGCCTCGGCATCGAGCGCGGCCAACTGCCGCTCGAGATCCGTGAGTCTGCGACCGCGTCGCGGTGCGGCCGCTGCGGCAGGCTCGTCCGCCTCGTAGTTGTGCGCCTCCTCCATGAGCGCCTCGATGAGCATGCGGGTGCCGTCCTTCTCCTCGTCGGTGCAGAAGGGGCTCTGGAGCTGCTCGTGTAGATGTTGCCACTCGAGCTCCATGTTAGCGCGTGAGATGATGTCGGGTACCGGTTGAAGGGCCGCGATGTTTATGCGCGCACCCCAGCGGTGGCACTGGCTGCACCGCGTGAGGCCGTCACGCATTGCGGGGCGTGTCTGGTCGCGCGTGAGCCCGCAGTTACCACATGCGACCTCCTTCGCGACCTTGTCCTCTTTAGCATCCTTAGCTTCCTCCTCCTTGCGCTCCTCGGTCGGAGGCACGCACTTGTGTCGCTTGAGCTTCCAGCTCACGAACACCTTGTGGCACTCTGCACACGTGACCTTGCAGTAGTTGCAGGTCTTGACGTGATCGTCAAATGCACCGCGGTGCACCGGGCAGCAGCAGTGTGGGCAGGCGAGCACCGCATCCTCGCATTCGTCGACATGCGTGAGCCGCTCGGCCCAGGTACCCGACCACTCGCAGTCCTGGTGTGGGCACTTTGCGGGTCGCTGCAGGCATTCGTTCTTGTGCTTCGGGTAGTCGCTGAACGCCACGTCCACATTGCACTTGTACTCGCACCCGACGCGCATGGTGCCCACGATGCGGTTGACCTGCACGTTCTTGATCCATGCGCCAACGGCGCGGCAGCTGGGGCATGCGACCGCGACCATACCGAAGGCCATGCGCGGTGCGGCACGAGACATGCCCGCGTGACACTCGGTGCAGACCACGTGCATACAGCTCGGCAGACACATCGTGTCGATGCTGAGCTCGTGGCAGACCGTGCACTCGAGCTCGTTTCGGTGGAGTACCACTGTATCGCTCTTGAACTCGGCCATCTTGTACAACCGTCCGCGCTATTCACTTTTAAAAAAAGGAGAGCGTTTAACGCCGACGGGACACCTGCCCCCGGCTCCTACCATTGCTCGCTCTGCGGTGACGGCGCAGTCAGAGAGGCGTCTCAGCATCTACAGGCTGAATGTACTCGCTCACGGTCTCCGGGACCGTGATGACCTGCTCCTGCTCCACTGCCGGCTCCACTGCCGGCTCCACTGCCGGCTCCACCTGCTCCACCTGCTCCACCTGCTCCACCACCTGCTCCACCACCTGCTCCACCACCTGCTCCATGACATGTCCCTCCGCGATCGGCTCCAGCTCCACGACCTCCTCCTCGACCGGCTCCGCGACATTTGCCGCGCGCACCGCGCGCTGGCGGGGAACACGCGGTGCTGCCTCTTCGGGAATTGCCGGAAGCACATGTGCGGCCTGCGCCTGAAGTCGCTGAATCTCGGCCTGCGCCTGCTGGATGCGCTGCTCCTGCTGGTTGCGCTGCGTCACCACTCCGACGAGGAGCTCGTGCTCGGCGGCGTTGAGTGCCTGGAGGTGCTTGTACGAGCTCTCAACACTCTGGAAATATGCAAGGCGAGTCTGCTGGACCTGTTCATCTGCGGTCTGGTAGACCGGCTGCAGTTCCTTAATCTTTGCGAGAAGTTGTTCCATAGTATAACTCTTTCAAGAGTCACGTTTAAAACAAATTTCGTATGATTCGACGCATTGCGCGGTATGTACGTCGCCGCCCCCAACCCAGTTGGCGAGAAATAGTGGCGATTTCGAGATGGGACCAGGGTCGGAACAACATCTCGATAATAAACGGTGCACATGCGCGGTCGCGCTTAATGCGTGCCGCAAAATCATCATCTCGGCGGGGTACCGGGCGCACCGTGCCCGCGACCGGCGTTTCACCTAGTTCCGCAAGGATTTCAGCAGCGGTGATGCGGCGGTCGGGATCGAAGACGAGCATGCGCTCGATTAGTCGGAACATACGTGGCGGTATCCTGGTGCGCCACAACGAGATGCTCTTGTTCCGGTTGAACCACTGAGCGGCATCGGCATGCGACGTGAACTGCAGCGGGTAGGTTCGTGTCCAGTAGTAAAACATGGTCAGACCCAGAGCCCAGATGTCGGCAGCGGGCCCCCAGCGGTTCGACACGGCGTCTTCAGGCGCTACAAACCAGTATGTAGTCATGGCGCGCGCATATCCTCGGTCTGCGTGCCGCCACTGTACGGTTCCGAAATCGATGGCCTTGATTGCAAACCGACTATTTTTTTGGTCGACGACAAAATTATGTGGTTTAATGTCACCGTGAGCTATGTCATTGGCGTGCATAAATGCCAACGCTCGGGCAATGTCCCGGAGTACCACGTGGCTCCGCTTCAACCGTACACGGTATGACTGTTCAAGTACCCAGTCTACAAGTGGCCGACCGGCAGGCATGATCGTACTGAGACATTCATTCGTCACGGTGTGCCGCTCGGCACGCATGATGTTGGGGTGTCGAACTGTGCGGTAGAAGACGAGTTCACGTAGGGCGTTAGCTTCTATACGGCATGGCCGGTTCTCAAACAATTGCTGATGCTTAACCACACGGTCGCCCTCCAGCGTATCAAATCGTCCATATGTACCTCGCATTACAACTATAAAAAAAATACATCTAACGCTTACTTCTTCTGCGCCATTGCGATGTATGTGAGCTCGACTGGCACGAAGATGCGCTTGCTGCCGAAGTAGACGAGCACGTTGAGTGGTGTGATAGGTCCCGTGAGCGCGCTTAGGTCGACATCAGTGAGCTCGATCGAGGTCGGCCCCGTGACTACGCAGTTGTAACCCGTGCTGTCGTTCATCTTGTTGATTGTGGTGACATCGGCCACGGGCGCGTTGGTGGTGAAGCCCATAACGTAGACCTGGTCACCGGTCTGCAGACGGTGCGGGATGGTGCTGGTGAGCACCACGGGATTGGTGTAACTGACCGCCATATGGAGGCGGTCAATATCGAACAGCACGGGTTCGAGCGGGCAACCGAAGCTCAGTGTGATGGTATCGAGCTGCGTGATGGGCTTGGCGAATTCGAACGTGGTCTTGCCGTCACCCAGAGCTTTGCAGTCGATCATGTTGCCGTCGATGTCGGCTTTGAACATGAGGTGGAACTTGCGACCCTCCTGACCAATGTAGGCCTGACCGCTCCATTCGTTGATAAGCATGCTGACGCGGCGGTAAGCGTTCACGAGCACGTTGTTCTGGTAGGGTAGGCGGATGTCGCCCGTGCTGAACGCCACGACCTGCTGTACATCACCCACACTGTTAACACCGCCGTCGCTCGCGGTCGCCGTGTTCGCCAGGAAGTTCCATCGCATCGTGCTGAAGTTGACCGCCCCGCCGTCCTGCGACGTATCGCGGTAGCGGGAGTCGAGCAGGATGTAGTTCTTGCGGTAAGCGGCCCGGGGGTTGACCATCTGCTGCAGCGCGACTTCGTCCGTCTTGCCCATAAACCCGTTGACCATACCCAGACTTTTGATATCCTTCACAGTCTCGATCTGGCCGATCGAGTTGATATTTCCCAGCGCATCGTTGGGTGCGGTCACCGCAGTGCCAGCACCGTGCGCCGCAATTGCGGACAGGGGCGTGCCGTTCTCATCGACATTGCTCGCGATATCGGCATCGGCCTCCTGGTCAGCAGTTCCGATACCGGCCTTCAGCATCTCGTGCGTGTCGATGATGTCGGGATCGAGATTTGCGCGTCCACTATCGGTAAAACGGCTCCCGAGATAGGTTCGCGCAAGCGTGAGGCAGACCTCCTGCTGACCGAGGCCGGTCCAGTTCTGGGTACGATGGTTGCGAATGAAATTCATGAGGTCCTGGAGCTCGGGACGGGAGAGCTTGACCTGCAGCTTTTTGTTAATGGTATTAGCGATCAACTTGAGACTCTCACGGTTATTCACGATATCGCGGTCATACCGGTTAGTTTGGTCCGACATTGTATATCTTGATGTGCTATTTTAGTGCGGAGTATTTAAAAAAATTACGGTGGTCATTTACTCGTGCTCTGCAAAGTCCTCACCCGGGGCGTACTCCTCTACCCAGTCGTCACTCTCGTGGTGGTAGCCGTCCTTAATAGTGTCCCGAACGAGCGAATCGTCCTCCCACCAGTGCTGCTGCTCTGCGGCGTCGAGCTCCTCCTGGAAGTACTTGCGCGCGTTGTCGCTAGTGCAACGCGCGCGATTAAGAATCGCCTCCTTGCTCTTTTCTTGGACGTTCCTCATAGCTGTGGACAGGAGCTCGTCGCCATCCGTGGCGGTAAAATCATGGTTTTGTCGGTTGAGCAGCGCGTCGATGTCGGCACTGCTGTCGAGGTCACTCGATACGACATTGAGATCTCCATAGCGGCCATCCACATCCAGTGTCTTTCCGTATTTCATCTGCTCTTCGTCACCATCTGCGAAACCGCTTCGCTGCGTCTTCTGGAAGAGCGCGAGCGCAATGAGGCCAGCGAAGGTCACCAGGAAGTAGTGACGCGGGTTGACCATGCAGAGCGCAATAATGATGACAAAGGCAAGAATTACTAGTTCTACCGGCATTTGTATATTGAGCAAAAAAAAGAAAAAATTGAATTTTAAGATAAGCAAATCTATTGCTTAACACCATGTCGGGCCGCGTCACACTATGCTCCCTAATCCTCACGTTCACCGCGCTATTCGTGCTACCCGCTTGCGAGATAGTGATTGGTAGCCGCCACCTCGCGGACCAGACATGCGCAAATGATCGTCTCATTCGCCCCGCACTCTGGCTCACGGTCACGGGCGCCATTACATTCGCGGGTATCGCGCTAACCATCATGATTCTCTGCTGCGCCGCGGCTAGTGGCGACGCAGCGTCGGGTGGTCTCATCTTGTTCAGATGGTTCAGCACGCTGTTCAGCACCATCTGGACCATCGTCGGCGCGGTCTCGCTCTGGCGCGACAATCTCGCGTGTCCCCCGGGTGAGCTGCACGACATGATCTGGGCGAGCGTCATCATCAACTTCATCAGCGTCGTCATTCTCTTGTTCGGCGGTAAGGGTAAAGCAACCGTGATCTAACTACGGGTTCGTTCGCGTTATTTTTTCACCATCTATATATAATGAGCACGAGACCATCTCCCTCCGAGCACGCCGGAGATCACAAATGGGTCGTTAAAAAGGGCCATGACGAGAATGACTATATTTCCCGTCCCGATAAGAACGGTGTCTTCCACTGGAAAAAAATAGAGAATAAAATGTCGGCATTTGACTATTATCAACAATTTCAGAATCCACCAAAACCGAAGTACGACTGTACCAAATTTGTTGCGACTTTTTTAAAAGTCGCAACCGAACTAAAAAAGTCAAACGTGTATTGTTTTGAAATTGGATGGGTTGGAGTTGGCAACTTCATCGACAATGCATGGGAGGTCGCTACAGAAAATATCGAAAAGACCGCGCACTATAAAAAATTATTGAGCAAAATTCCGAAGGGAAAGATTGTGACGCCCATAGATTTAGTGTCTTTCGCGTTCTATACAAACCACCGACTGTTCTGGGCTTCAATTAAGGGGGAAATGGTGCTACAGCACAATCTGCTAAAATCGGATAAAGAGTTGGTGCACGCCACCTTTCAGAAACATTTCGGAAAGAGCTTGGTGTGGCCGGCTAGACGGGACAAGGGCATAATTATCAAGCTGGATAAACTACGTTAGCCACCCGTAGTTTTTTTACTCCGCCTCGACCTCATCCACTTCATCCACTTCATCGTCGCTGCTCTCGGCGACTTCGCTTGCAGCGTCGCCGTTCTGGACCTTGGCCTTCTTCTCGAGCATGTCCATGCGAGAGTTCAGGCTGTCGAAGAGCTTCTTGACCTTGGGATCCTTGATCTTGCCCGCGCTCTGCTTCTTGTAGAAGTTGATGATGGTGCGGAACTCGCGCATCAGGCTCAGATTCATGTTCTGGCCCTTGCTGACGTCGACGATGAAGTTCTCGATCAGGGTGTTGGGGTTCTCGCTCTGGACCATGTCCTTGTAGTACTCGCTGAAGTTGTTCTCGAGCAGCGCGACACTGTCGCGGATCTTGTTGAACGCGTTCGAGCAGCGCGAGAGCTCGGGCATGCCCTTGACCTTCTCGATGCTCTCGACGATGACCTTGCTGAACTTCTTGACATCGACATCGGGACTGCTGATGATGCGGTGCACCTCGCGGCACTTGTTGAACATGATGCTGATGACCTGGAGCAAGTACTGTTTGAGTTTGGGGGTCATGTTCTGGTTGGCCCAGACGTGCTTGATGTCGAACTTCGTGAACGCGAAGATCTCGAACGAGAGGCCGGGGTGGCTGCCGATCCAGCGGTCCGCCGGTGGCTTGCACTCGAGGAAGTGCGCGTACATCACGAGCTCGCTGCAGACCATGACGAGGTGCTTGGTCTGCGGCGCATCCTTAAGGTCCTTATACTCGAGCGCGGCGAGTGCCTCAGTACGCTCCGCGAAGCGCTGGAAGTCGTCCCACCACTCCTGGTATTCGGGAAAATCACGACGGAACGGCCCCGTGGCGAGATCGCGCGTGACCAGAGCAACAGTCTTGATGAGACCACGCACGCGCTTGAGCTTATCAGCCACGATATCGGGATCACCATCTCCACCGAGCATCTGGTTGAACATTTCAGCAAGGTTGCTGTCCTTGAGAGTCTTCTTGACAATCTTAACTTTTGCCATGTCGTTATACGATAATGTCCAGACTGTATTTAAGACAAATCTAGCCGTGCACCCAAGGTGGATTAACCATCTCCCGAAATTCTTGTGATGCAATCGGACTCGGCCCCTCCATGTCGGTCCAATTATCCTGCCCCATGAGTCGGACTAATTTGGTGACGTTGCTACTACTCGTGCCGAAATAGTACTCTGCGCCGCTCAGAAGTGTGATGTCTGTAATGAGGCGAGCGACATCGGTACCAACAGTATCGAATCCCATACGATTGTACGCGTTCTGGTCGAAACTCTGCTGCGCCTCGTCCGACGTGGTACGAATATGAACTTGCGGCAGGAGCCGACGTATCTCGCGCAAGGCATTTCCACTATCGGTCGCGACGAAGAGTGTGTTACACCGCAATCGACCGACCTGACTCATGATCTCACGAGACCACTTTTTTAGGTCGATCTCGCTGCTCTCACGGGTCGCGCCGCGCACCTTGTCGCCGCGACGCAAGTGAATTGCGATGTAGCGCTTGAGCCCGAGGCGATCTCGGGCGTTGTTTATTTCGGTCCGGATCGCCGCGTGCAGTTGCCATGCGAGGTCAAACTCACGCCGGAGCTCGGGCAACTTGCAGCGCGACATCGCGACCATGGCCTCGCGCATTTTGTTACGCTTCGCGATCTTGTTGTACTGCACGTCATCGACATTGACGTGAATACCCTGCGCAGTGTAGCTCAGAACGTCGGTCGCGCCAAGTTTCCGTCCGGTCTGCGCTCGTACCAGCGTGCTGCGGTCAGTGAAGTAACATTGTACCCCTCTCTCCGGTTCGCACTTACTGTTCCAGTACGCGTCATTAAGTGCGAATTGGAGGCCCTGCGCCCCGGCATAGAGTTGCGCCGCGAGCGCCTTGATGATCTCGGCACCAAACCCCGAACCCGTCATGAAATGGACGAGGGCTCTGGGCGCCGCGGGTTTGAAGAACTCGGGGTCGAGATAGTTCTCAATCGTGCCGGTATATTTGATTAGCTTACCCGGCGCAACATCCGGTAGTTTTGCCATATTTACTATACACAAAATAAATACTATAACATAAGAATGGTTAGTGCCTGGGTATTCGTTGTCTGGGGCAACCCTAAATATCTTGTTGGTGCCATTGCCGGTGCGGCAAGTCTGCGCCAGGTTGGTACGGTCCACCACGTCGTACTGCTCTGGGCCAAAATGGAGGAGACCGAGCTCATGCGTGAACTTAAATACAAAGGGAAGGGCGAAAAGGTATTCGACCTCGTCGAGGAGACCGAGCTCCTCCGGTTCCGAGTCAACCCGCTCAAGACAGACAAGCAAATGGAACTCTACGGCGGTGAATTCAGCGAGACTGCCAACACTAAATGGCAATGTCTTGCGCTCGAGCAGTACCAGAAGGTAATGTTTATGGACAGCGACATCATTTTCAGGCGCAATTGTGACTCGCTTTTCAGTCTTCCCGCGCCTGCCGCTACATTTAGTAGCCCATTCAGTCGCACATACGGAGGTGGCTTTCCCGACCCCTACCGCGGCTTGCGTCACGGTGAAAAGGTCGCCGAGAACCGTATTCGACAGGGTCTGCGCGAGAGCACGGTCGCGGCGGGCAGCATGGTGCTGCTCGAACCGAGCAAGGAGGCCCAAGCGGCCCACATCGAGTGGATGCGGGCACACGAGCCCTATGGCCACCCCTGCTACAGCGCGATCGATGAGCAGGCCATTACGGAGTTTATGCTCGACTGGGGTAAGAAAATTCCTGGATTTTCTGGCTGGACGCACATCGAACCGCGTTACCAGGCCATCCCTTGGAAGAACAAATGGTGTCCCGGGATCGACATCCTCGACCCCGAGCACGGGGCGTTCTCGCTACATTTCTACCACTCAAAGATCTGGGAGAAGGGCGAGGGTAACGACTGGCCCGACACTGTGGTCTTCTGGTGTATGTGGCACAAGTTCGCAGTGAAGTGTCCCAAGATCGAACGGCTCACCCGGGAGCTTATGGAGTACTATGTCACACCCAAAGATATGCCAAAAAAATACGGACAGGACAAAATTAAGAAATTATGCAAGAAATAAATCTCCCTATGTATAAAAATGACAACGGTCCTTACGGTCTATGCGGAAGCCGACCCGGACACTAAAGTCGAGTCGAAAGTGTTTGCCCGGCAGGTTCTCAGCATCCTGCAAGACCCTCGAGGCTGGCCGCGTGCGGGTATCCGATTTGTCGCGGGCAAAGATGCAAAGACGTCCGACCTCTGGATCCGTCTCGCGACAAATGATTCAGTGAAACGCGATTGCGGTTTCAATATGATGAGCTGCGCCTGGGTTGGCGGAAAACGCAGCTTGATCAATCTCGAACGATGGTCGAAAGTCACCCAGGTGAGTGGCCTATCGCTGCCCGATTACCGGCGCTATGTCATCAACCACGAGACGGGACACCTCCTGGGTCTACATGACAACATGTCGCAGGGTACTCCCGATATTTTGGCGCCTGTGATGGTACAGCACACACTTGGGCCACGAGGCTACCGCCCCAATAACCGACCCCGCGATGACGAGTTGGCGCGTGTGGTCAAGCTCGGACCCGCCAGGCTGCAAATTAAACCGAAAAAGGGCGGTACAAAAAAGAAAACGACAAAGAAGAAAAAATAATTTCGAAAGCTGTGCGGAAATCATGAACGAGATCAGGGTTCTTTATAGAATATCCTCCGCCCGGACGTTCCGAGTCCAGAGTGTGGTGGTGAAGCGTGGTGTAAACTCACGCCCCAGACTGAAGTAGGGCGTATCTTTTTTGAGTGTGGGTTGGAACGACCGCGCGAGACGGGCGTACCAGGGCGCGTCGGTCCAAGTGGGTGTGATCAGGACAAACTTTGCTTTGGGATATTCCCGGACGACTTGCTCGAGGCGCTCCGACATCGCCTCGAGTGCCGCCGCGGTAAAGGGCGGGTTGGCGTACACACCGGAAGCCAGGAGTTTTGGGGCGGCGGTGAAGAAGCTGCCCAGTGAACCGAACGGCGCGTCGCTCTTAAAAATACTGAAGTAGAGCCGGAAATAGTTGTTGAACGGGCTGGCAAACGCTTCGACACCCAGCCCTTGCTTCTTGATACGCGCCATCATCTCGCGGTTGAGTGCCCACTGCTGGCCACCCTGCCCCAGACTTGCATACCGGAGCACGCACCGCGTGAGTTCGTCGTCCCAGGCCGCGGCCTTAAATTTTGCGGGTCTCGGGAACTTCTTCCGTAAAAATTCATACATGTCGCGAGTGGCCTGGTCGGGCAGCGCCTTCTGGGAGAGTGTCGTTTTTGCCACGACACTCTCCCGATTTGCCCGTAATAGCGCTTCGACGCGATCGATCACGGCGGGATCAATATGTTTCTCACGGCACTCATGACGCGCCTTCTCCAGGGCTGAATGCGTCACGGACACATTTGTTCCTGCGTTGTAGAGGTTGATCATAAGTCGGTCCAGAATATTACCCCACTCGTAAGCCGGTCCACGCGTGGCATCCCCTGTGACTAGCGCCTGCATTTGGAGCCGCGTTGTATAGAGTTCGACTTCCATTATAATGGCAACTACAAAAAAATAAGCGAGATAATCCACGACTGGGAAAGTTACTCGGTCTTGTTGTCATTCTCCTGCTGGCAGATGATGAGGTAGCGACAGTACATCGCGACCAGACTGCGCGCGATGCCGCGCAGCGAGTCCGGCTCGGCGCGATGGACGTGCTGGAGGCTCTCCTTGATGGTGACTTCCCACTGCGCTGCAAGCGCCTGACCCATGAAGCCCCAGCTCGCGTACTGCTCACTCCAGCTTCGAGTAATGAAGAATTCAAAGTTATCGTCCATGATCTCCTTGCGCTTGTCATAGAAGAATGGGCCGACGTACTCGATGAACCAGCCCGGCGACACCGCCGAGGCAACTGCGACGGCCTTGCGTACAAGCGTGAGCGTGAGCGTGTTGGGGAACTTGTCCAGTCCGAGATTGCACATCTCGGCGAACTTTGTTGCTAGTTGAGACTTATTCATGGTTGATAACCATCTATCCCCAGTTCTTTAAATCCTTTTATGCTCGCGCTTACTTTTTGGCGGGGCGCTTCGCGAGCTCACGCGCCGCGATGATTTTGAGCAGCGTCTGCAGGCGGTCCATGACGCGAGTCTTGACATCGTCCGCAGCCTGACGGTAGGCATCCTTCATGAAGTTGACGGTGTTGATCGCGTCATCGTAGCAGACGTCGTGCTCCTTACACAGACGGGTGAGGTCGACCTCATATCTGCGGGTCAAGAAGAAGTCGGCATCGCGCTTAGCGATCTCGGCACGAGCCTGCCAGACCAGGTCGCCGAGCACCGTGATCGCGTATTCGGGTTCGGTACGCATGCCGGCGACCATTTTGCTCTGGAGCTCGGTAATGTGCAGTTTGCTCTTGAAACCGGAGGGGAGTTCCTTGAACTCACGGAAAAGCTCCTTAATCTCGGTGTTGAACTGTTCAGCCATGGATATATAACTTTCCGTTGTTACTTTAACAGTATTACAAACTTTTATCTCCAGAAATTATATGATAAAAATGCTCCACAACATTATTGCCGCAGTAGTCGGTGTTATACTCATCATTTTGGGGCTCGCACCTACAGAGCGTACGTGCGTGGGTGGGGTGAAGCAGAAACTAACCGACATTCTTACCGAGGAATACTACGCGCGACCCCTCACGGTCACAGCGTATGACGACAAGTGGGCAACGGGTAATCTCACTGCGGACTATCCACTATGCCCATTTGTTACCAACAAGGGAGCGCTACCGGAGGGTCTCAAGTACAAGAGTGATGTAGAACTCACGGCACAACTACCCGAGCGCCACTGGGGACAACGTAAACTCCTGCTCACCGAGATCGATTTCTTTAATCTCTCAAAGGACTCCACGGAACGTGCCATTGCGGTCTATGCCGGTGCCGCGGACGGCCGTCACATCCCAATGCTCGTAGAGATGTACCCCAATATCGAGTTCCACCTCTACGACCCCCGGCCATTCTATCGCGGTCTCGATGGGTACAAAAACATCCGTCTCAACCCCTTTTATGGGGGATCCACCAACACCGACAAGAAAGAGAATCAGCACGGGTGGTTCACAGATGAAGTTGCGGAGTGGTATGCCTCCAAGGAGGGCAAGTGGTGCAACGCGAAACTCGACGGAAAATTTCAGCCGGGTACATGCCGGACGTTATATTTCATTAGTGACATCCGCACCGTTCCCACAGAGGAGGAGGTCGAGCGTAATCAACGGCAGCAGGAGCGCTGGATCAAAATTATGCGACCGCGTCGCAGCATGGTCAAGTTCCGCGTGCCCTACCCCCACGTCGGCCAGCCGCGAACTTACCGCCACACGCGCGGCACTGTGCGCCTGCAATGCTGGGCACCCATCCACAGTGCCGAGACCCGCCTGATTGTTGATAGCAACCTCTCGGATGCCTCTTGGGACACTGTGCGGCACGAGCGCGCATGCGCCTGGTTCAACCAGATCATGCGCACACACGAGTTCCGAGACCGCAAACTCCGTGATTTCGGTATCCCGGTAGACGGCACCGTGGGGGCGTTCTGGTCGCGCTATGTACCCGTATCATTGACACCTCTGGGTTTCGATTTCGTCTACGAACTCCAGATCCTCAGGGACAGCATGCCCGAATGCACAGAAGCTGCACTACACAGTATGGTGGCGCGTGTTAACCGCATGCTCATTAACCAAGGCGCGCGATTCCAGAACTATCTCAAAAAATAATGTATCTCCCCTTTAGGCGTGATAGGACACCGCGATTTTGACGAGATCTTTGGCGACACCGGCATCCATAAGCACGCGGTACATCTCGCGACGCTCCGCTTCGCGAGCAACATCCTCCGCCTGGAGCGCCTCGAGCTCAGGGGCGTACTCGATCTCCACGCGGCGGTGCTCACACCATGCGTCGTGACAGGGGTGATATTCCCGTCGCAGGTGGACCTGCGCATTGCGCCTGCAACCCTGGCGATATGCGTCGCTGGCCAGATCCCACTCGTCATCGGTGAGACCGAATTCCGAGCTGGGGCCACCCATGGCCCAGTCTTTGGGCCATTCAGCCGAGCGCGTGGCGTCCGCGCGCACGAGGTAACGGATGTACCAATCCAGAACGCGCTCGCGTGGTTGATTGAAATCGAGCACGAGGTGATGGATATCCCGTGCGATGTACGGTGCCTGGGGCATCTTGTCACCATGCTTCTCGGTGAATGTGTAGTCCGACATGATGTCGTCTTCGGCACGCTTGAGTACCATGAGGCGGCACATGCGCTCGTTGACCTTCCGGTTGTTGGAGTAGCAGTCGTATCGGATCTCGACAGCGGGGCGCGACATCATAACCATCGAGATGATGTCGATGTAGATATCACCCGGCATATCGGACGGGCACCGAATATACACAGATCCGGAATCGGGCACGAGCTCAAGCAGCGCGGGCAGCAGGTCGTCCACATGAACGTCATGATCGTCTGGGATGGCCGCGCCATCAAGCATGGCGCTGGCGATTTCGCGAGCGGTCATGGTACGTGTTGCTCAAGAAGAGTGCACGTAAGGTAACAGTGGCCAAAATTTCAATTTTTTAAAAAAATAATGCCGAACAAAGCTCATTTAGCGGTGGCGCGTGATCTCCCCCTGGAGTTCGATAGTCTGGACCAGAACCGGAGTTTCAGTCGCAAGCATCTCGTTGCTGTAGACCGGGGAGCAGCCTCGAGTCGCCATGGTGATGTGCGGGATCTCGTTTGCACAGGGCACATCTGCGGGAAGCTCGACACGCCAAGCTGCGGCCTTTCTGTCCTGAGCGAAGTTCACCGTCTGGAACTTGACCGTCTTGCCCTCAACTTTCTCGAGCTCGACGCGCCTCTCGTGCGGTCGGTTGCCCTGGAAGAGCAGAGTGACGTGGAGCTGCTTGGTGCGGCGCATCTTGCCCAGCTCGGGAGTCGCCGTGAGCAGGCGTGCCGTGCTGTCTGCGTCGAGCACTACACTCCAATAGAGCGGGTCGCGGATCTGCTGTGCCGCGAGCACACCCACCGTTTCCCCCCGTTTGGCAATCGCATCGTGCATGGGGAGCATATCAACGATGCGGTCGCACATGCTCAGCTTGAAGAGACCCACTCGGTCGGGGTCGACCCGGAAATCGACAAATCCGCGCACAGGATTGACATGAGGCGCCGCGGGCTTCTTAGCGAGGTCGAGCGTTTCGTTCATGCGGTCCACACGCGTCCGAAGCGCGTCGAAGCGCTCGAGCTCGCGTCGCTCCTCCGGAGTGGGTACCTTTACGACATCGGGCTTCTTCAGGTGGGGGAAGCTCTGCAGGATGTTTTCGCGGAGCGCACGCACCTGCTCTTCCACGGTGAGGGTGGCGTCCACGGGAACGATGCTGGCGTTGTCGGCGTCATCATCGAGCTCCTCGTAGTTGTTACGGAAGCCACCCACGACCATCTTGACCTTGCCCGCCTTGACGGGGTGCTTGGGGTCCTGCTCGGCGCGGCGGGTGGCGCGCTCCACCGAGAGTTGGGCAAGCCGGGCCACGGGGTTCTCGGGGTCGATGTCATCGGGGTGGTACCAGACGACCCAGACCCGCTGACCCGCCTTGATGTTGCTCAGGAATTCGGCACGGATCTTCTGGGTGTGGTTGTTCTTGCCGAATGCGACCAACTTGAGGTTCTCGTCCTGAGAGAGGCGGCGCGCGTCGCGATGATACGCCACGGGTCGACATCCGCACATGTCCTGGTCGAGGTACTTGCCGTTGAACTCCTCCGCGACGCGCCGCAGCACCGTGGTCTTGCCGCAACCAGGCAGTCCGACCGCGATGAGCTGAACCTGAGTGGCCAGACTGCCGGGTTGTCCGTCTGCGATGAGCTGAACCTGAGTGGCCTGAGCACGCCCCGCCTGGTCGAACGCCTTGAGCAGCGAGCGACGCGTCTCCGGGGGCACCTTGGCAAACTCGGCGCGGCGCGCGGGCCAGTTCACGAAGAACTCGCCGAAGTTGATCTTCCAGTGCGCGCGCGCCCATGCGTTGAACTCGAGCGCATCCTGCTGCAGTTCGTCAAAGTTGAGCGGGCGCACGTGGAGGTCCCGGAGGCGCTTCTGGATCACCGTGCTGGGGCAGACACCCTTCATCTTCTCGCGCACCGCACGCCAGAACGTGTACTCGTGGCTCTTGAGCTTGTAGATCTGTCGCACCGTGCCACGCGCCGTTATCTCGTAGACCACGGCACCCTCCGAATTGTCGAGGTTCTCCCAGAAGATGCGTTGCTCCTCCTGATCCACCTCGGTCCGGCTGACATGGATCTTGACCTTCTCCACGCCGTGGGCTGTGAACATCGCGGAGGCCTCGTCAGGTCCTCGCGCCGTGAGTTCGGTGCGCACCCGGCCATCGGCCGCAATGGGCGGGCGCGTGATAGCGAAGAACGGCATGGTGTCCCGCTTATATTCTACGATGTGCGGGCTGTCGAGCGTGCAGCACTCCGCGACCCAGGTCTCGCCCGACTGCACCAGAGTCGTGATGATGGCGTCGATGCGCTGCACGTTGAGTTCGAGGAACTTCATGGCCATGCGGCGCGCGTAGCCATAGCGGTCCTCGGTGTAGAGCTGCATGTCCTCCTGGATGTGGTCCGCGCGCACCAGCATGTGGACGTTCTTGCTGCCGAAGATGATGTAGCACTGCGTCGGGTTGAGTTCGAATGCCGCGATGTGGAAGCACTCGCCATTGGCCTTCTCGGTGAACACGAGGTGGGTGGTGTCGTCCGGGGGAGCGACCGCGAAGTACTCGTTCTCCTTGTAGCCGAACTTGTGGATGCCCGCCAGGGTGTGGCGGAGCTGGGGCGCGGGTGCACTCGCGCCGACCTTCTCGAGCACGAAGCAGAGGCCGCGCGGCACGAGCTTGCGGAGCTCGGCGGAGTTCTCGTAGGCTTGGTCGTCATGGTGGGCGTTTGGCTTGACGTCGACGACGATGAACTCGCGATCGAGTGTCACGTCCTTCTTAGTCGCGCGAATCTGTTCGCCGAACTGGCGGTACTGTTTCGGAAGGTGCTGCATGGTTGATAGTAAGTTACAATTATTCAATTTTTGTGTCTAACTGGGAAAAAATAAATGGCCTGTTTGTTACTTAGCAGTCCCGGGGCGTGAAAACGGAACAGTCCTGTGCCATGCGTGCGACAGCCTCCGTGAGGTCGGCTTCACCGTGGTGGTAGTGGTGTGCGCCCTCGACCTCCCTCGCAAACTGTGCAACTTTGATGTGTTTGTGCACCACCGCGTTGGCAATCGCAACCATGCGACGTGCCTCCGGCGTCATACTCGCGGCGAGATCGTTTTTCAGCGGTCGGCGCTCGCAGTAGTTGAACTGGCTGATACTGAATCGGGTTGCACGGATAAACCTCTCGAGCATCACGGCACGTTTTTCCATGGCCGTGTCGGTCAGCATGCGCAGGCTGAGACGGCGTCCAAGTGTGATGGGAGCAATACATTCGGTGTTGTTTATGTATCCACTCAGAAGAACGCCGCGGCGTATCACCACCCGAGAGAGCGTGCTCTCGCGCCCCTCGAGCGCGAACTGAGGCGCTGGCGGGAGAGTGCGCGGGATGTTGCGCAGCAGGAGCTCGCGCTCGAGCCAGCGAACACGGCTCGTCTGGATGGGCGCCCGGAACGACCCGTCGTCGTTCCGGGGCCAGCGCCGGAAGATCTCGGTGAGCAGAGTCGGCATCTTGCGTCGCCGCAGAGATCGCAGGTAGTACATCCCCGTTTTCAACGTGCAGAAATCGATCTTGCTGTCGCCCTCGAACTTCAAGCCGCAGTAGCGTTTGCGGAAGGGTACGAGTCGCGGGTCGATGAGCAGGCGTTCAAAGTCACCGTCGAAGTCGGCCATGAAGGGAGCGACGGGAGCGGGGTTCAACCGGACCGGCGTTTCGCGAATAATGGCGACACGGTGCTGCATCTGTACTAAAGGATAAAAAAATCAAATTTGGCATTTATTTCGGGTCGGAGCAATCCACGAGCCAGGTTGCACCCGTGGCTAGACTGGCACCTATGACGGCCACTGGAATGGCTAGTGCACACTCGTACCCCACATCACTCGAGTAGAGCTTGATAAACAGTACAACTGCGACCGCTATCCAGATGGCGATGAGGAACATTTATAACCATTTCCGTGTGTAGATCTAAGTAGATTATAGCAAAAAAAAGAGTTTTAGACGGCATCAGTTAGTTCTTCTGACCGCGCTTCTTGGCCGCGGCTTCCATGGCCTCGGCCTTCTTCTGCTCCTTGGTCTTGGGTGCAGAGGCCTTGGCTGCCGCTGCGGCGGCGGTCTTCAGCGTGCTCTTCTGCTCGGCGATGCTCGCGGCACGCGCCTTGCGCTCGTTCTCGACACGCTGCGCCTTCAGCGAAGCTTGATACGCGAGCTCATCCGTGTTCTTCTCGATCGGGGTCATCAGCGCACGGAGGCGAGCGCGCTCCTTCTTCTGCTCGCCCACGGGCATGTCGGCATAAGTGGAGGTAGCACCTGCGGGCAGGACGGGGACGTAGCTGGACATGATACCTATACACCACCGGGCGTTTAACACAATTTATGTACAAAAAATAAAGTGATAAGGTGGTAAGGTGATAAGGTTAGATCGCCTCGATGAGCTGCGCGTCCGAGACCGCGAGTTCCTTCACGCTCTGCTGGTCGATGCAGATCTGGTTCCAGGTCGTACCGTAGTTGGGCAGCGTTCCCATACACAAGGGTGCCGACATGCCTCCGATGTGGTCGGTCTGGTTGTTGATAGCGGCCTGCTGCAGCACCTGCACCGGGCTACCGAACGAGCACCGCAGCAAGACGTTGTTGCTCTCGCGCACACCCAGACCCGAACGCTGGATACTGGTCACACGACCGTTGAACGCCATCTCATCGGCGTAGATGGTTGCCCACTCGTAGTTGGCCTTGTGCTTCTCCGTGGTGAGCAGCTCGTCCACGATCTTGTTGCGTGCGGCCTCGATGCCGTACATGCGCTCGATCTCGTCGATCGAAGTGGTATTGCACTCATACCCGTTGAGGTACTGGTTCTCGAGCACCTTGCTGAGGTTGGTACCGTCCGTCTCGATGACCCACATCTTCTTACTCGCGAGCGAGCCATCGTCATCGATCACGGTGTGTACAATGTCCTTGACCGCGCAAGAGGTGATACCGTCCGTGCCGCGGATCACCGCCGCCTTGATGTCCTGTGCGAGCAGTCGGATGTTGGCCTCGCTGATGTCGCTTCCGCGCTTGAACATCGTGTTGCGGATGTAGACGCGCATCACGAGCGTGGATCGACCCGTGGCCGAACCGTTCTGCGTGCTGTTGAGGTAGACCACGTAGCACTGTGGGAAGCGACGCGTGAGTTCGAGGTAGATGGTCTTGATCTTCATGCTCTTGAGCACCATCTCCTCGCGATCGAGGTCGAATCGGATGCACCAGGGCACCAGGTCCTTGGGTACGGCGTCACCGAGGTTGAACGCCTGGAACTTCTGGATCATGACGCGCTCCGCGGCGAAGTCGGGGTGCTCGGGCGTACCGAATGCCTCCATGAAGATGCGCGTCGCGGTGACGAAGCGACCCATGGGCAACATCTCGATGTGGTTGGCGATCTCGACCACGCGCTGCTTGTCCGTAATGAACTCCTTGGCCGGCACGAGCACGTGCTGTGGGTTGTCCATGGCCTCGGTCTTCTTGTTCTTGAGGATCTCGTCGAAGCGGTCGATCATGCTCGTCTTCTCCTTCTTGAGACCGGATCGGTGCTTGGCATCGAGCAGGAACTGCGTGATGGGCTCGGAGATACTCTCGGCGGCAATGATACCGACCGAGGTACCGTACTCGATGAAGCACTCCGCGATCTTGGCCGAGAGTCGCTCCAGGATCTGCTCGAGCAGCTCGTTATCGATGTCGTTGCGGATGAGGTTGCTCGTGCAGAGCCAACTTCGCACCAGGATCTTGAGGAATGTCACCGCGGCCTCGATGTGGTGCGGGATCTCGCGCCGGGCCTTGCGTGCGATGTGGTTCATGTAGCAGTAGCCCAAGCTGCTGCAGTACTCGTCCACGAGCGCGACCGCCTTGAGCGGGTTGAGCGGTTTTGGCGTGCGCTTGCTCTCCTTCGCGAGCTCTCGTACGTTCTGGATCTCACGCGGCACATTCACGGGCATGCGGAGCTTGTCCTTGAGCACGAAGTTCTTGCGCTGGTCGCGCTCGAGGTGGAGCATGATCTGTCGGAACTCGTCGCGGTCCTGCGTGAGGCTCACGAACTCCTTGTCGAGAGCGCTTTGCGCCTCCTTGTGGCGCCAGGTCTTGTCGAGCAACTTGACGTCGGTATGGAAACGTGCTTTGAACTCGGCCATGCTGGGTTTGATAGATGGAAACGTGACGTGCTCGACCTTGCGCGGGTCGATACCGGTCTCGCCGAACAGGAACTGTACCACGCGCTTGCGCTTGATGCTGCCGCGCGAGTTGCTGACCACGATGCTCTCCAAATTCTTCACAGCGTTACGATTCATGGTACCGGCCAGAGCGGTACTGAGAGCGACCTCGATTAGCTCGTATCGTGCCTCCATGGCCGCGAACGGGAAGATGATCGCGGGAATGCCCATGGAGAACGAGGCGGGGCAGTAGCCGCGCGAGATGGGATCGGTGCTGAAGCGTGGGAAGTTAACCGAGGTGCGGCCGTTGAGCGTGAAGGGAATGCGACCGCCCTTGAGACCGATACTGCCGATCGAGGCGTAGATCGCCGTCATGTTGCTGCGGTCACCCTTCGATCCCGAGAAGACGAACTTATAGAGCCAGTTGTCATTGGGATCCATCTCCTCCATGATGCTCTTGATGAACTCGTCGCCGTGCTCGAGTGCCGCGCTCTGGAGCTCCTCGTAGTACTCGCGCAGCGTCATCTCCATGGGCGGCATGAGCTTGCCCGCGTTGAGCTGCTCCGTGACCTCCTCCGATGCGGCCACGATCTTAGCCGTCTCGAGGCGGAGTTTTTCTCTAGCGCGCGGGTTGAGATAGACGTCGGCCAGACCGAACGTGATGCCGTGGTAGTAGATGAAGCCGTTCGTGATCTGCTGCCAGTTGTAGATGGTCTCGAACGCCGTGGTGGCGCCCTTCTCGGCGCAGATGACATGGAGAATGCTGCCGTTGGTGCCCTGACCCACGGTACCCTTGTCGAGCACTCCACTCACGATCTTGCCGCGCTTGATACTGACGTTGACCTCGGTATCGCTGTACTTGATGTAGCTCGCGAACTCCGGGACGTAGAACTTGGCCTTGCCCTCGTAATTGATCTCGGGACAGTAGAGACTGAGCACCTCGCGCGAGTGGTAGTATGGCTTGTCGAACACGGGTGCTTCGGGCATCGTGGCGCGGTTGCACATGCGCATAGCGTGGAACTTCTCGATCTGGTCCACGCTGTCCTTGGTCATCTCGAACGCGCCGATGATACTGTCCTGGTAGAGACCGCACATGGGGTCGCTGTTCTGGTACGAGACGAACCACGAGTCGATACTGGAGACGATCTTGGTCTCGGCCACGCTCTCGACGTCCTTGGTGAAGAGCATGTTGCACTCGTCACCGTCGAAATCGGCGTTGAAGAGGCAACAAACCGCCGAGTTGATGCGCAGCGTGAAGCCCGAGATGACCTTGGCCGAGAGCATAGCGATCGAGCAGTAGAGCAGGGCGGGCTCGCGGTTGAACCCACATGTGTCGCCGTCGATGATGTGGCGGTAGACCACGTCGCCGTCCTGTAGCACATAGTCCTTGCTCATACTCTCGACGTAGTGCTTGAATCCCGTATCGGCACGCTCGATCTGGTTGCATCCGGGGTACTGGTGCGGACCGTTGATGAAGTAGGTCGTGAGGCGGTCGCGGTTCCAGGGGCGCACGGTCTCGGGCACGTACATGTTCTTCGCGATCATGAGCGGCACACCCAACTGGTCGGGGCGCAGCGCCTTGTCACCCGTGATCACCGAACGCGCCATCTTAGTGGTGCGCTTGCCCATGAGGTTGGCGCGGAAGCGGCCGTGCTTCTTGGGGAAGCGCGCGGCAATGCTGTTGCTGACCTTGTTGGTGTTGGTCATGAGAGCGAGCGACTTCGTGCTCGACGAGCTACCCTGAATCATCTCGTAGAAGGTGAGGTCGAGCAACACGAGCTTGGCGTGCAGGTCGACATCGACGTCTTTGGGGATCTCCTTGGGGATGCTGCCGTTGAGCTCCATCATGTTGCGCAGGTGCGCCGATGTGTCGGCCATGGCCGAGCGGTTGCCTCCGATCTTGCGAATCTCGGGTCGGATCACCGTGCTCGAGACTTTGCCGTTCTTGACCACGAGCTTGCTCGGGTGGCTCATGAGCGTCTTGCCCATCTTGATGCAGGCCGCGTCACTGACCTTGCCCAACACGGTCTTGATGTCGTGGTTGTACATGATCTCCTTCTGCTCGCTCTTGTTCTTGTTGCCCTTGTTGAACCACTCGCGCCAGATCACACCGTGACGCAGCGGGTCCTTGCTGATCCAGGGGTGTGCGGCGTCGCAGTGCGCGCACTTGCGGTGCTTCTCGTTGCCCGAGCGCACCAGCTTGACCATCTCTCCGAGCTTATTTCCCGAGGGCATGGTTGCGGGAAGCTCCTTCTTGATCACGAACTCGCCGCACTTGTGACAGATGATGCGGAGCCACTTCAGAATTTCCTTGCGGTACATCGGACTCTGGAGCGGGTAGTTGCTCTGCATCATGCCGTCGTGGCCGGGGCATCGCATCTTGTTCTCGAAGCATTTCTGGCAGTTCCAGCTGAGATCGGTAGTACCATAGTGAGGATCGTAAATGCCGTTAGCGACCGGAACACCCTCGCTAAAGAGCGACTTGTTGTTGGTGACGCCGCACGCCTCGCGTGCGACGTCATCGTCACCAAGGATGAAGAATTCGACTGAATCAAAGTTAGCTCGACCGATGGGCATATTGTATGGTCTCTATAGTTCTTTCAATTTTTAACATGAAATTGGGACTGGGCAAAAAAAATAAGCCGGGCGGCGCCTAGAGCGAGCGCTTGATCTCGTCCATCCGGGCCTTGAGTTCGAGCGTGTCGCGGTTGGCTCGCTCGATCGTCGCGCAGATCGCATCCACGCTGGGAGCGCCCGCGAGGTAGGCGCGAATGCGGTCGGCGGCGCTCTCGGTATCACTCGTGAGCGTGTCGAGCGCGATCAGCTTGAGAAGCCAGATCCACTGCTCATCTGTGATCTGGCTTCGACGTGTCTCGTCGAGCATGGTGCGCGAGCGCTGTGCGAGTTGTCGGGCGAGCAGGCTCGGCCCAGCTGCGGCCGCGACATTGAGTGCCGTGATATCCCGGTCGAGGCGCGCCATCTCCTTGATCGCGCGCCAGCCCTCGTCGTCGACCGGGATGCGCTCGCGGCGCAGCTCCGCAATGGTGTTGCGGTTGATCTCTGCAATTTCGCGCATGTCGGTCTCGGTCTTTCGGATGTCTCGCGTGATGTCCGCCATGAGAAGTTGTGTGAGCTCTTGCGTCATGTCTTGGCCGAGCTGCGCAAGTCGGCGCGAACTGGTTTCGATCTGGGCGAGAGTTTGGGCGGGGTCCTGGGGCATGGTTGTTATAGTATATCGACATTTCAATTTTAGGAAAAAATACAGGTAGCGGAACTACTGCACGACGCAGCATGACGCGGCGTCGCGGCGCAGTACGACGAGGACCCAGCCCGGATTGTTAAAGATCACGGCTCGCTCCACGCTGACGACGCAGTCCCGGAGACCCTCGTGCTGACACGCGAACCCGATGGGTTCCGCAAGGGCAGCCCATGCCGCGCGCTTGCTGATCGATGTGCCCTCGATCTCCCCGTCCGAGTCTTGGCAGTATCCGGCCCAGATCCAGGCGCGCATGTCGGCATTGAGGGAGCGATGCGTGGTCTGATCGCGATCGTTCTCCCGAACGCGTTCCTCGGCAAATTGACGGAGTTGATCACGCGTTGTCATGGTGTTATAGCTTTAGACCATTTCAATTTTAAGTAAGAATTGAAATAATAAATGGTTAATACAGGATGCCGACCGTCACGCAGTTCGACCCGCCAAAGTCCATCCCCGAGGTCCTCAAATGGATCGCGACCCAGAACGTGCCCATTTCGGAGATGATCATCACCGGGCGTTCCGGTAAGATCGTGCCGCCCCTGATCAACTTGCGCCCGCTCTACAACAAGATCACGCGCGAGCTGAGTCCGGCCGAGCAGCAGCGACTCGACATGAAATATCCGCTGGCGACCTTCCAGAACATCCGTCGCGTGCCGCAGCAGTATCCCATTTGGGCGCTACGCAACGTCCGCGTCGAGAGCTGGACCATGAGCCATGGCCGCTACAAGAAGAGGCACAACTCCGCATGCTGCCGCACGGGAACGACATGCAAGGGCTACACAGATATCCACACGGACAAGTGGGTGCACGATCAGCGTTTTATATGCTGCGAATCGGGGCAGGAGTGTTCGGGCTGGCACCGCTGGCAGCCCGACGGTACCATCAACGACATGAGCACGCTCGAGGAGTTTGCCAGTCAGCGACGACCCAAGCCGCAACCGCAATACCGCGAACGCCATCCCGCCCAGGGAAACTCCATCAAGACGCCCTCGCGATGGTGCGCTCCGGACCGCCGGGTCGTGCGCAAGCTGAAGACGCATGCTGCGCACGAGCTGTGCGAGGATGCGCTCCGGCCCGAACTCGAGGCGACGCGCGCACAGCCCGCCGCTCACCCCCAAAAGGGGTGGCAGCGCCGAGCGTACAAGCCCATGAGCGCAAAAAATATGCGACAGATCAAGCAGCTCAAGGCGCTCTACCAGGACGACTGGAAGCGCCACGTCTTCTGGCCCTACTGCATTCCCCCGGAGGAGCGCTCGCCCGTCTGAGCGATAACTAGCAAAACTGCTACCCTGATTTTTTATTCGACTATGGACCTATAGTAGCACACAGTGAACACCATTCCGCAGAACTTGATCACGAGCGCAGCGGTCATGATATCGTGAACACCGCGGGGCTGGGAATGTGGGTTGTTCGACCAGAGCACAATGCCACCCGTGGTCGCCATTATGGAGTCGATGGCGAGTGACGCTAAAATAATGAAGTTCCGCACCCGATAGCGATCCCGGAGCATGTAGATGACGGTGAGGACCCATGTCGTGAACACCAGGACGGAGTCCAGTATGAGCCAACGAACGGGTGAGAACCACCCACGGGCGGGTGCGTTGTAGTTTTGGACCGCTACAATGAAACAGGCCAGTGCAAATACCATGTAGACGATGCTCATGATGATGCGTTGTGCATGCCGCTTATCGAGCATGATGGTGCGAATGCGCGCGGCGATACCGAGCTCGGTCTCCGCGGGACCATATTCGTCCGCGATGACAAGAACGGCCTTGTTCTTATGAACACCGTCGATCACGATGTCCGTCTCCCGTTTGACTCGGACCTCGGCCCAGCGGTCGATGCTGTCGAGGTGGCTAGTGTTGTCTCCAAAGTGTACGGACATGTCGAAATAATATACCGACGGCTCGCATTTCAATTTTGGTACTAAAAAAATATTGTGCGGGCATCAAGGTCACAGGGCGATGCGAGCTACGTGCTCGTTGCAGCTGAAGTCATCGTCGTAGCGTAGGTAGACACGGCGTTCCGCATCCCAGCCCTGGAAGCAGTCACCCATGTCGGTGACGAGACCGACCTCGCCGTTCGGACCGTGCCCCCACTCCAGGTCGACATCGCGGTAGAGCTCGCCCCACTCGATCTCGCCACCAAAGATCTCACCAATTTGGATGCGCGAAACCTTCATCGGGAGGTTGGCCTTCTTGAGGCGCTTGTCATGCCACTGGAGCTCATCTGGTTTCTTGGCGCGAGGCGTGTCGACGATCTCGCGTCGCCACGCGGAATATCCCGCGGCCTTATTGCTCGTGGGGATGGTCGCGGGATCGATCTCGTCACCGAACTCGTTCCAGAGCAGGCTCGCGAGCGCCTGGTCCGAGGTGGTCTGGAACTTGTATTCGATGCTGAGTACACCGCAATCGAATGCGAAGCGGATGGCTTCGAGGCGCGCGGTGCGGTCCTTGAGCGCCTCGATGGTGGCCCAAGCGGTGTCCTCGACCTGGTTGATGTGATCCTCCGTGGCCCCCTTCATGGCCGCGCGTACGATAGTCTTGGCGATGTCGGTCATCTTTTTAGCGATGCTCTCTATCGGAGGAGTGTTTAACGGTTTTGCCAATTCAATTTTTGTATCGTAAACTAAAAAATAAATGTACCGAACGGTTAGTAGTAGGGCTTCTTGCGGTCCTGGATGGGGGCGCGGCACTCGGCACACGACTGGATCTGGTCGATACACTCCTTGCAGTACTTCATGTGAAAGCAGGGTAGTGCGATCCACTCCGCTGCGCGGTCGAGGCAGACGATGCAGGTCGGCCTCTCAACGGCGGGTGCGGCAGCGGGTGCGGCAGCGGGTTGGACGAGTTTGGGGCACTTGTCGCTGTAGTGCCCTTGCTCGCCACAGCGGTGGCACTTGATCGCCGGGCAGGCGTTGGCGTAGTGACCCGCACCGCTGCACTTGTGACACTTGACCGCCGACGGACATTGGTCGGCGCGGTGGCCCGGCGCCTTGCACTTGTAGCATACCTCGGGTCGCTGGACGTAGACCGCTTGGGTGCGTGCGGTGTTGATCTCGTGGCTGCCGTCATTGGGGCATGTGACGGGTGGATAGTAGCTCCACACCGTGAACACCGCGTCCTCGGTCACGCAGTATCCCGAGTACTGTCGTGGCGAACCCTGTGGGCACTTGTCGGCATAATGCCCCAGTTCGTGGCACTTGTGACAGCGCACGCCGGCGCGCTTATCGACAATCTCCCGGAGCACATCGTTATGCTGGTTGAGGCGCTCCACCGCGTCGCGGTTCTCTCTGTAGGGGGCGAGAACCGCTCTCTGCAGGGGGCACTTGTCGCTGTAGTGTCCAAACTCGCCGCAGCGGTGGCAGCGCACGGCCGGCTTGTGGTACGCACGCGACATGGTGGTCAGTGTAATGATATTTCTTTTCAATTTTGGCCAAAAAATAACGGGTCGAGTCTAACTGAAGAACTTGACGAATTCATCATCCGGGAGCAAGCGTACCGGGAAGCCGCCCTGCACCGTGCCCGGAATGGGCACGCAGACGTCGCCACGAATGTCGAAGTACTTCTTCGCGACCATCTTGCCGTCTCGTGCCGGTTCCGAGTAGGCGAACTCCGGGAGCGCGCAGATCTGGTATGTGTCCCGGGGAAAGTCGTCCTTCTGGAACACGATATGGTAACCACCGCGTGTCTCGACCGTGAACCAGACCATCTCGAACAGGCGGAGCGGACCGCCAACGGTCGCCGCGAGTTTCGCAATGAAACTGCGGATATGCGCGAGGTCCTTGGTGTCGGCGTCGATCTCGATACAGACCTTGGTCTGCTTGCCGCGGTGCACCGAGTGCACGAGCGCGTGGTCGAGACGCTCAGGTACACGCGCACCCGTGAGCACGGCACCCATGACCTGGCGATTGAACTCGAGCAGCGGCTCGATCTGGTCACGCGGGTTCATGTTCATGTATGCGACCAGCGTTGCCGTGGGCACCTCACGCGGCGCGGCGTCGGCCGTGGTCCGGTATGTCCACGTCTTGCCATGGGGGCGAGTAAATCGGTGCAGGGTGACAACGAGATCGCTCCGCGGCGTGTAGAGCTCCTGGCCCAACATGGCGTGCAGACTCTTGCTCGACTTGGCCTCCTCGCTCTCGTACTTGCTCCGGGTGAAGAGGCAGACCACGAGTGCGGGGCGTGCCGCGACGTAGGGCTTGGTGCCATGGATGCGGCCCTGTTCGGGCGTGGCGGCCTGGAGTGCGAGCTGTGCGATCCGCTCGAAACGAGCGAGCTCCTTGGCGTCGTGGACGAGTGCGAAGGGGGCATCCTGTTCTTGCCCCAGGAGCTGCGAGAGGCTCGGACCAGCATTATCGCTATCGGCGTTGTGTCCTTGAGCGGCCCGGAGATCGCTGATTTCTTTGCGTGTGATTGCGGGAGGTCCAGACATGCTGATGTGGTGTAATGCTGTGCGTAAAATTCAATTTTGGTTTATAGAAAATTGAATTGGATTAGATACATAACACTACCCAAGCAATGAGCACTGACGAACACATTCTCAAGAGCTTCGACAAGCTCGTGACCGAACTTAATGACACGCAGGGCACTAACGCCAAGATCGACCTGCTCAAGGAACAGACCGAGCTGCAGCCCCTGATCAAGCGCATCTGGGACCCCATGACCAAGACGCACGTCACGAAGAAGGGTCTCGAGACCTGGGCCGCCAAGCACGACACGCCCGAGGACTATATTGGCAAGGACGATATCACCAGTCTCTACGACCTGTTCGACGGTCTCACTTCGAGCCAGATCACGGGCGATCGCGCCAAGGCCGCGGTCTGGCTCTTCATCAAGCGCCACCCCAAGCACGAGGAGCTCATCCTGCGCATCTGCGAGAAAAACCCGCGCATCCGTCTCGGCGAGACCATGCTGCTCAAGGCCTTTCCGGGTATGTTCACGATCTTCAAGGTCTGCCTCGCGCAGCCCTATACCGAGGCCGACTTCCGTAAGGCCTACACCGCGGCTAAGCGCGCCTGGATCAGTAAGAAGATTGACGGCATGCGACTCATCACGAAAATAACCGCGCCGAGCAAGAAGGGAGATCTCGCCGATGTGCGGTTCTACTCCCGCAAGGGACATGAGGTCACGAGTCTCAAAGTGCTGCATGATGACATCTTGCGCCACCTCGTGCCCCACCTCGACCGGGACGAGATTGCCGAGGGGCGTGTGCTCGACGGCGAGGTCATCGCGCTCAATCCCGACGGTACGGAGAACTTCAAGCTCACCATCAGCGAGGCGCGTAAGAAGGACGTCACGATGCCCGACCCTCAATACCTGCTCTTCGACTTCCTGCCGCTGGCCGTGTTCGAGGAGCGCGAGCGGGGCGACAAGTTCGGCGACCGCCTCGAGAACCTCCTCGACTTCAAGACATGTCTGCCCAAACGGTGCCGCATTCTGGAGCAGGTCCCTTGGGACGAGAAGGTGGTGAATGATGTCGTGACTACACCCGCATTCGACCGCCTCAAGGAGCAAGCCGCGCGTGAGGGCTGGGAGGGCGTGATGATCCGGATGGACGCGCCCTACGAGGCCAAGCGAACCCGCAACCTCCTGAAGTACAAATTCAGCGAGACCGAGGAGTATCGCGTCGAGGACGTCATCATCGACGAGGAGTACCCCGTGCCGAACAAGAGCGGTGGCGAGGACCGCGTGCGCGCCGTGGCCGCGGTGATCATCAAGCACAAGGGTAACAAGGTGCAGGTGGGCTCCGGCTTCGACAAGGCGGAACGTTTGGACTTCGCGGAACACCCTGAGAAAATCCGGGGCAAGACTATCTCGGTGAATTTCCAGGAGGAGTTCTACGACGAGAAGAAAAAAACTTGGTCACTCAGATGTCCAATTTTCAAAGGCATCGTGGGAGACGAGGAGCGCGAGGTCTGAGCGACACGGTTTATTTTTTGTACTGTGCGAGTTACCAGCCGTAGCTGTAGCCGCCGTAGCCGCCGTAGCCGCCGTAGCCGCCGTAGCCGCCGTAGCCGCCGTAGCCGCCGTAGCCGCCGTAGCCGCCGTAGCCGCCGTAGCCGCCGTAGCCGCCGTAGTCATCGTAGTCATCGTAGTCATCGTAGTCGTAGCATCTGCAGTCGTCCTCCTCGTGGCAGCATGTACGGCAGATCACAACGTCTTCCTGGTCAGCGATGTCCTGGTTCTCCAACTCGAGGCGAGTGGGCTCGCGCTGGCTGCGGCGGCTGTTGCGGGCTTTGCCGCGTACATACACACGGTCGATGCCCCGCTGGTGCGCGCGCGGGGTCTTGTGAGACTGAGGTGCGGACACGCCCCAAAATTTCTGTTCGAGTTTGGCGGGCGGGTTGGCGGTCTGGGTCGGCTGTGCGACTGCCTGCTCAACCGCTGCGGGTGCCGGACCGGGAGGGAGCTTGTTCGGCTGGTGCCTGTGAACCGCGCAAGCCCAGCCTGAACAACCGCCACCGTGTGCGGGTTTGGGGTACTCGAGAGGCACGACGCGGCTCCCGTCAACCAGTGCCGCGAGCCATTTCGGGGCGTCGGGATTAGTCACGCGGCGCACCATCGTCTCGGCTTCCGGCGACCACTCGTGTCGCACAACCAAACCGCGGTAAACGTCGGGGGCGAACATCGTTCTCGAGGAGAGTAATAGGTGCATATTATTCAATTTTATACTGCCCCCCATTTCAATTGACCAAACTAACGACGTTCTACTCGCAAAAAAAGAAGACGTCGCTGCCCGAGCGACGAGGAAAATGTCTAACTGCACTACCTCTATTTTTTACTGGCGGTGCGCCTTGAGGAGCGAGTGCTCAGCCGGGAGTTCGCCTCGAGTGAGCGACGCGATGCACTCCGCCATGTCACCAATGCAGATCAGTAGCGTGATCAGGTCGTCTCGGTGAGTTCTGACGAACACCACGCTGGCGGCGTCAATTGCCCCGACCGTCTCGTCGAAACCCGCAGACATTTCCGCGCGGGTGAAGTGAGCGCGAAAATTCTGTTGCTGGTAGCGGAACGTCACGGTGCATTCGTCCCGGTTCCGGACAATGTCATAGCCGTCGTCGACCAAAATTGAGTTGGAAATGCGCATGTTGTGAGAAGCTGAGGGAGGAGGGAGGTACTAGGGGCATATTTTTCAATTTTGTTACGCCTTTTTTAATTAGACCTAGCGGAGTAGAGGGTTACATGTCTATTCCTCTCACTAACGACGAACTACACGCTGCGCTGCGCGAGCACGTCGACATCCCCGAAATCGGCGACGCCGACATTACCGCTTCGGCCTGGGGAGTGCAGTACACCGTGGACGCTCCCGAACGCCAGGTCACCGCAACGTTCAATCGCGAGGGCAAGCTCAGTTGCATCTACGATATCGTCCAGGCCGACCACGCAGCGGCGCGCGCTGCTGACGAGTGCCATGAGTTCCCGCGCGGCGAACTGGAATTTCGCGATGGAGCGTTCCATCGCGGAGACCGACCAGTCCCGCACCGTAACTATGACGTCAAGACACAGCCCGCACTCCGGGGCTGCCGCTGGATCGACACCCCCGACCCCGCGGCATTTGTCCTGGTACATGCGGACGGTGTGTGCCAGCTCGCCGTGGTGCGCGAACACGAGGTGGCGCTCGGGCGCTTCTACCGGTTCGACGAGCCCTGCCTTGCCTGGCGCGCACGCGGGAACGACATCGAAGTCTACCGCGAGGCGGGCGAGACCGAATCTCGACTCGTTTACGCCTCGGGACCGAGACCACCCACGACCGGCGTCTCCAAACATTCCGGCTGGGTTCCGCTACGCACCGCGGAGGACCGTGCACGTGTCGTCGCACTTGCGGAATACGCCCGCGAGCACGTCTTCAGCACACTCGAGCAGGAGCTCACCTGGCTCAGCGAGGAGTGCGACCGGTGCTACGCAGCGGGCCGGCACGGTGAGGCTATCCGCGTGGCCGAGCGCTACCTCGAGATGCCCCATGCCGAGGAGGGCCAGGTCACGCCGTGCGGCACCTACCAGGGCGTGACCGTGATGCGCTACAAGATGGTCTGCAACCACGCCAAGTTGATGGAGGTGGACCGAGCGCTCGAACTCCTCCTCGAGATCGAACCGAAGTGGCAGCACTGGCGCATCATTTTCGGAGACCCTGATTTCGCCTCGCTTAACGAGCTGGCCGGCTATCAGGAACTCCGGGCGCGACACCCGCAGTAAAACGTAGATGCAAAATTTTGCATCTGCGTCGCTATTTTTTATTTAATTTTGGCATTTTTTATTTTTTTAAATCTACAGGTATATCAAATGGACAATCAAACCCTCCTAATCGCACTTGCGGTGGTCGCGGTGGTCTATTACATGACGCAGATGAAGTCGGACGAAGTCGTGAATCAGACGTACGTGCCTCCGACCCAAGCTCAGGCGGATAAGGCAATCGAGCTCATCAAGAACACCGACTACAATGTGGTCGACGCGCTCAAGAACGGTACGGGTTCGTCTGATAAGATGATGGTGCTCTTCCCGGGCTACTTCGACCAGCCGACTCCCGGTGGGGGCCAGGGCGGCTGGGACCTCGAGCAGAAAGCACAGGATCCCGGTCAGCCCAACAACCCCGACGGTACTGTGAAGTTCATCTACATGGAGGACTACACCTTCTTCCGCGATCAGGAGACGGACGAGGGACTCACCGTGAGCGATCTCGACGGTGCTAAGCAGATCCCGTTTGCGCGCCAGAGCATTGGCGGCGCGAAGACATACTACTTCAAGAGCTTCAAAGTCGAACCGGGCACGCTCATGATGATTACCTGTTACATGCCGGGCTCAGCGCCGACCTACGGATTCATTCTGCGTGGTCGCGACTGCCGTGACGCTACACGTCTGCTCGATTACTACCCCGAGCTCGCCAAGGGCAACAACGGTATCTACTGGGAGGGCTGGCCGCATTGGGAGATCGAGTGGAAGGTGTCGGCAATCAACAAGGCCACGCTGCACAAGTTCCTGGGTCGCAAGTTCGACGGATGCCTCGATACCGCGCTCGGTATCGGAAACAGCACGGGCAACATGGATGACCCCAACATGCAGCTCGGCCTGCACTACAAGGACGGCACGCGCATCACGCAGGCCGACGGCTCGAAGCAGATGGGTCGCTGGATCTACGACAACAAGTGCATGCCCATCGTCTTTCCCCCGGGACACCAGCTCGCGGGCAAGCAGATGTACAAGCCCGGCGGTGGGGGTTGGGGTCAGTCATGTGAGGAGGCCTACAAGTTCTGCGCGATCGACACGAGCGTCATGGTGGGTGTCAAGCCCGAGCAGGTCGACATCGGCGAGGACGGCATTCCGGCTTGGGTCGGTATCGAGGGTATCTATTCGGGCGTGCGCGCATCGGGTGCACTTGCGGACAACCAGATCGGCTGGACCCCGGGTGTCACCGCACCCCCGCCGGCCGACGCCGCAAACCAGCTCACCGCGCCTCGCCCGGCGACCGAAACCTTCACCGATTCGAGCGAAACCCGCACCCCTATGGCCACGGCGTCGCGCTTCTGCGACCGCTCGGCTCGCGATGCGGCGGACTACAGCGAGAGCATCGAGGACGATATCTACCGTTCGGGATATTCGCCGTTCGCCACGAGTGTGAACACCTCGCGCCACATGAGCAGCTTCTCGTAAAAAGCAGATGCATGCATCTGCTCACGCAAGCGTTTTCCCGTGTTCAACATTTCATTCAAAAAAAAATTTTTTAAGTCTTTATAAATAATGTATCTCGCCATCGTTATCATAGTCGTTCTGATTATTGCGTGGTTCGCTATGCCATGCCATGAATCATTCACCGATGGCCCAAAGGGCGCGTTCTATTCTGAACGTGATCTCGGGGGTACCCGTACCGATGTCGCGGCGGGCCAGCGCGTCGTACTCCATGAGCAGACTTTTCGTGTCTGGAGCTGCGACACGAAAGGTATGGTCATCAAGGTCACTGCCGATGGCCTGCCCTACATGTTGCATCTCCGGGCGGGTCGCGTAGACAATCTCCCGGCGGCGCTTGGTGGACTGCCCGCACATGAAAATTATACCGGTATTTTCAACTCGGGACGGCGTGTCATGATCGAGTTGGTACCTGTGGAGCAGGCTCAACAGGAAGTGGATCAGGGGCGCAGTTACTGCATTAACAACCTCAAATTCTCCACCGAAGTGTGTGGTGAGGAGTTTGCACCTCTGTAAAAACGCAGATGCTGATTTTTTTACGAGTCAATTAATATTGTTTTTTGTTGACACGAAAGATATATGTTGTTACATATCGATGACAAGCCCATTTGTCCACCCGTATGAGGGACGAGCATGTACTGAAAAGAAATGCGAGCCCTTCTTCATCCGCGAGTGGGAGACTATGTTGGTGGGAACGCTCGTCGCGGCCACCCTGATCTACCTCGCATATTCGTGCGGTTCCGAGTATTTCCAGGCATACTCTTCGCGCGGCAGTACGCAGCGGCTGTTCACCGTGGATGACCGCCCGTTCCAGCAGGACTCGGCTCCTCCCGGGGAGTTCGAGCAGTTCCGTGCACAACCCGAGGAGGTCTCGCTCTACGGCACGGTGCAGCGCGGTGCTCACATTCCCTCGCAAGGCGTGAGCACCGAGAAGTTCACCGAGTTCGCGCGCGTTGATGCGATCGACCGTCTCGAGGAGAAGGAGGCGTACCCCACACATGCGCCGGCCACCAGTGACGACCAGCTGGCAGAGATCGCATACTAAACTCGCTTGCTCTCCTGCGGAGAGCTACGCTTCAAGCTCGCTTCGCTCGCAAATGCAATTTTTTTGTATTAAATTCAGATGTGCATACAAAAAAATTGCATTTGCGAGCGAAGCGAGCTTGAAGCGTAGCTCTCCGCAGGAGAGCAAGCGATGGTTAATTTATTTTTTAATTTTTTTGAGCCCTGATACATACTCCAAGAATGTCTGTCCATGAAGATTGGCGTCATAAGTTCCCGAGCCTTGCCGCTTCTGAGGACTTCGTCCACCAGCACCCCTTCGTGTTCATCGGATACTCGATTGCACTGATCGTGGTCTACCTCATCGTGGTCGCACCTCTCTACCGCATGATCGCGGGACCCGCGGTGAGCAGGTTCGAGGGTAACCTCCTCTACACCGGTCCGGGCGGCTCTCTGGACAACCACATGGGATCCTGCCGAAGCGACCGCGATGGCGGTCCGTATGGGGGCTGCGGCGCGGCCGAGGCCTTCCAGGAGCACCCGCTCCGCCAGCAGGCCCGTGCGGTCCGCAGCCAATTCGCCTCGGACGCGGGTGCACTGCGCCACCTGCAGGAGCGCAGCCGTTTCCTCTCGGAGCGCGCACCCGACGCCGTGTTCGCACTCGAGCAGGCGGATGCCGATGCCATGGCCGCCGAGATCAGCTCCATCACGGGCGATAACGAGGCCGCCGTAACCGTGGGTCTGCATCAGGCTGCGGGTGATGCGCCGGCTGCGGGTTCGCCCTCTCAGGCCGCTCAGCCCGCGAGCCGATTCTCTGCTCGCAGCCAGGGTACCGAGGCTCGTCTCGGCGCTATCGGCTACGGCTTCGCGTAAACCTTTATGCTCGTGCTTCGCACTCGCTTGCCGTCGGCTACGCCTCCGACAAACCACATTTTTTTTGAGGTTAACAAATAGCAAAAAAAATGTGGTTTGTCGGAGGCGTAGCCGACGGCAAGCGAGTGCGAAGCACGAGCATAAAGTATTTCGTTTAAGTAATTTTTTTGGACGATGATATACTATGCTCATCGTAGGCGCCTATATCGTGGTCGCCATCATTATCTTCATCGTGGTCTGGGCCATTATGCGCCGGCGCGCTAAGAAGACCTCCACCTGGGACCTCAAAAAGCAGTTCGCAGATCTCGAGGCGCAGCAGCAACAGATTCTCAAAGGGTAAAAAATATAATCGGCGCCTTACTGCAAGATCTTGAACTCGAGTGCGCTGAGTGTGCTCCAGACCTCGTCCTCGACCGCCTTTACCGTGGGTGGCGGCGCTCGCTTGCGCGACTCGTCGATGATGCGCTTGATGGTGTTGACATCGTTAGATTCGATCGAGCACGAGGCAATAAATATTGCCGCGATGATGGTGCACGGTATGGCGGGACGACCCGCGGCGACCGCCCGCTCATAAATCTCCACCGCTGTGTTTTCCGTTTCCGCGTGGAATGCGCACTTTTTTATAGCTTGGGCTAGCCATGCGCGCGCCTCCTCCGTGGCGGCCTTGCGCACCGGCACGAATTCATGAGTTTCATATACCTCCTCTTTCACGTCAAAGCGCAAGAGCGCGTCCTCGGCGGTGATGCGGCGCTCCGGCGCGAGGTAGAGACACTCGTCCGCGAGCCGGAGCCACTCCGCATCATGCACGAGCTCCTGGATGAGCCGCCCGAATGCCCACATGTCAACGGCCGAGGTCATTGGACCGGGGCAATACAACTGCTCCGGCGCACATATCTCCTCGGTACAGATCTGCGTCATGTCTTGGCCGACATCGCGCAGACTGCCACCGAAATCAATGATGAGAGCGGCGCCGTCCACCACCAGCACGTTCTCGCTCTTGATATCGCCGTGAATGATGTCGCGGCTGTGTAGGTAGTTCAGGCCCTGCAACACCTGCAGCAGGTGGCCACTGGGGTCCGCGGGCGGGGCGTCGCGCATGTCCTGCCCTCGAGGCATCACGATTTCGACGCCCCGTTCGCGTCTAAAATGTAGCGGCCGCATAATTGCGGGGTGACGCAACGTGCTCAGCATAACGATCTCATTGATCATTTGCGGCGTCATGCCCTTCGCGGTGTAGCGTTTCACCGCTGCGGGCCTGCCCTCGTGGGTCTCGGAATATACACTTGAGTAGCCTCCCGTGCCGATAGTCATGGTAAGTGGTCACGCCGCTTTCAATTTTGTACAAAAATAGTTTAAAAAATGAAAGGGGAGTAGGGGTAACACACGATGTCCCGACGCAAGACCAAGGAGCAGAAAGAAGTTGAGCAAGCCATTGCTCGAGCGAATGACGAGCCGGCTGAGCAGCCCAAGCTCAAGCAGGCCACCGATCTCGAGCACATGCGCAACCAGACCGGTATGTACCTGGGTGGCAAGGCAGTGATCACGTCGCGCGAGTACCGCGTGGACCCCACACTGAACCGGAAGGACAAGTTCGCAGAAGATGCGGTCCGTCTCATCCCGACGCGCCTGAGCCCGGCCGCTGTCAAGATCATGGACGAGATCGTGGTCAACGCCGTGGACCAGTACACGAGATTCGGAGCCGACATCTACTTCACCTGGGACGATGACGGCACGATCACGGTGGTCAACACGAAGTCGTCATTCAAGATCTACGAAGTCGAGACGACGGACGGCCGCAAGATGTTGAGCATTCAGATGGCGTTCGGGGAGTTCAAGACCAGTACCAACTTCGACCTCTCGCAGGAAAGCATCACGGGCGGTATGAACGGTATCGGCTCGAAGGGTGTTAACTCGTTCTCGGCTGAGTTCGAGGTCGAGGTCTACGATCCCGAGACCGACCAACTCATCTGCATCCGCTGGACCGAATGCATGAGCCGAGTCGAGATCATCGAACTCACGAAAGACCCCAAGGAGAAGGTGCCCTTCGTGCGTGTGACCTTCCGTCCCAACTATGTCGACTTCGGCATGGCCACCTCGGTGGATGCCCAGCCGGATGCCGACATACTCGAGCAGTACCGTCAGCTATTCTACCAGCGCGTGCAACACACCGCGGCGTTCTGCCAGGGTAGCCGTGTCTTCTGGAACGACGAACTCGTCCAAGTCACTCCGGCAACGCTCGTGCGGCAACACATCCTACCGCACTTTGCCGACACCGCGGACGCCCGGACCATGCAGATCGACATCGCACCCGCGCGAGGTCTGAAGAACCGAAAGCTCTTCGTGCATGGTGGCGACCTGCGCTGGCAGGTCGTGCTCGCGGTCAAGGACAACAAGGAGGCACTCGAGCAGTTTTCGATTGTGAACGGTATCCTGGTCAAGGAGGGCACGCACCTCGACATGCTTCGCGACCAGATCGTAGATTACTGTCGCCCGCTCTGGATCGAGCTCAAGGACCCCTCGAAGAAGGCGTCCAAAGCCAAGAAACAGCAGGGCACGCTCGCGGAACTCCAGACCGAACTCGAGCAGGTCGAGAAACAGAAGAAGGACGCCGCGGCCGCTAAGAAGACGGCACTCAGTGCCGAGGACAAGGCAAAGGCCACGCTGCGCCACAAAGCATTTGTGGCCCGGGAGAAAGCGCTCAAAGTGCAGGTCACCGAGCTCAAGGAACGCGAGGCCAGCCAACCCAAGTTCGACCGTCGCGTGATCGAGAAGTACCTCTTCATCGCGATGTCGGGCTACATCAACCGCCCGAGCTTCACGGGTCAGCGCAAGGACAAGCTCGACAGCCCGCAGGAGCAGTTCAGCCAGTACAAGATTCCCGAATCGCGTCTCCAGGACTTCTGGGACATGCTGCGACCGCTCATCGAATTCGATATCTTTAAGGGCGCGACCAAGGGAAAGACGGGTAGCGGCACGAAGAAGATCAAGTGTCCGCACCATAAACCCGCCGCCTACTATGCCACCAAGAACCGCGCGCAGGCCGTGTTGATCTCGTGCGAGGGCGACTCGGCGGCGGGCACCATCGACAAGATGCGCGGCGTCAAGGGTAGCAAGATCAATCACCAAACGCACGGACTCTTCATTCTGGGCGGTGTGACCATGAACATCCAGCGCGAGATCACGTTTCGCACCAACCCCAAGACGGGCGAGCGTGTTGCGATCCTGAGTGACCGGTTCAAGGAGAACGAACGCATGCAGGAATTCTTCCAGGTGCTCAACCTCGATCCAAACAAGAGCTACAAGACACAGGAGGAGCGCGACACGCTGACTTATGGTGGCGGGCTCGATATCGGTACCGACCAGGACGAGGACGGTAAGGGCAACATCCGGTCGGGTCAGGGCAACCTCTTCCTCACCCTCTGGCCCGACCTCATCCGCTGCGGCTACGTGCGCTTCGTACGCACGCCCATTGTGCGCGCGTACCACCGTGCCGCCAAGGAGACCGCGCAGGAGTTCTTCACCGAGGGCGACTACCGCGCATGGGAGAAGCGGTTGACCGATGCTGTTGGTGATGCCGCTCTCAAGAAGTGGGAGGTAGTCTACTACAAGGGTTTGGGAAGCCATGGCGAGGAGGAGACGATCAACATGGCGCGCAAGTACGACCGGCTCCTGGTGACATTCACCATGGACAAACGCAGTGATGCCGCGTGCCGGGTCTACTTCAGCGAGGACGCCGATCTCCGCAAGATGGTGCTGGTGGACCCGCCGCGCCACACCGAGGACTACTACTACCGGCAGGAGCGCATCAACGGCGTGATGGGAACAACGGTGAGCATCACCAACCACTTCAATACCGAGACCAAGTCGTACCAGATCTACAACATCGCCAGGCACATCTTGCACCGCATCGACGGCCGCCTGCCGTCCCGCCGCAAGGTGCTCGCGGGCACGCGCAAGATGCTGGGACATAAGAACTCGCGCGTCAAGGTGTTCCAGCTCTCGGGCGACATTGCTCGCAAGATGGGCTACCACCACGGCGATGCCAGCTTGAACGGCAACGTCATGGGTGAGACGCAGGACTTTCCCGGCGCGCGCGAGTTCCCTTTCCTGCTTGCGATCTCGAACTCGGGCAGCCGCAAGATGGGCGGTACCGACGCCGCCGCGCCGAGATATGCATTCACGAAGTACAACCAGCGACTCGGTGACGCCGTGTTTCCCCAGGCGGACGACTACATTCTCGACTACGTTTTCGACGACGGTATGCGGTGCGAACCCACCTTCTACATTCCCGTGGTGCCCATGGCCATTCTCGAGAATTACCGCAGTCCGGGTCACGGCTGGAGCTGCACGGTCTGGGCGCGATGCTTCTGGGAAGTTCTGGCCTGGACGCGCGAGTGCGTCGAGAAGGGCTGGCGCCGACGCGAGACCGAATTCGGTGTGACGCGCCACCGCTTCCAGGACGAGATCGTCACGATCAAGGGTGTCGAGAACAGTGTCGGGCGTTACAAGCGACGCGGCGACGTGATCGAGATCACGGAGATGCCGCGCTGCATGTGGAACGAACACTTCCTCAACGGCAACCCCAAAGACAAGAAATCGAAGGGCATCTCGGACGAGGACTGGGTCGTGGAGCCCCCGCTCGACATCTCGACCGACACCGAAATCTCGATCGAGATCCGCTGCCGCGAGGGCTTCCTCGACAGCTTGCCCCCAACTAAGGACAAGTACGACGACGGTCGTACTCAGGACCCCATCATCAAATTGCTCGATTTGAAACAGAGTCTCGCGGCCAACCTCAACTTCATCGATGTACCCGCCGGCGGGGCTGGTGGGATGGGCGCGGTGGTGGAGTGCGGCAGCTATGTCGACGTGTTCGACGGCTGGTTCAAAGTGCGCCTCGACGCGTACGAGCGCCGCATGGAGCGCATGCGCATCCTGCTCCGCCTCCGCATCGAAATGGCCGAAGTGCAGCTCCGCTTCATCAAGAAGCGTGAGGCGCTCGGTCTGGCCAAGAAGAAGGTTGCAGAGCAGAACCGCATCATCGAATCTGCGGGCTTTCCCCGGATGGACAAGCCGTTGCTCGACCAGCCCAGCTTCACTCGCATCGAAGTGCTCGAGAGCGAGGTGCGCGGCGGTGAGGGTGCCTCGTGGGACTACCTCCGCAAGATGGACGCCGACGACCTGAGCGAGGAGGGTGAAGAGAGCTTGCGCTCGCGCATCCAGAAGCTTCAACATGAGCTCGCGGAGTACAACGAGGAGGGTGCTCTGAAGAAGACATGGCTACGCGAGCTTGACCACTTGGAAGCGATCGTGCGTCAGGGTCACGAGCTGGGTTGGACCTCCTGGGAACCGAGAAAAAAATTCGCAGAGGACGAGGAGTAGGAAAGTGCATGCACTTTCCATCTATTATTTTTTAGACAAAAATTGATATTGTATCAGCCCTTTACACATGAGTGACATTGCCGACGTATGGAAATTCCTGATCGCGAACGTAGATTTCTGCGTCCAGTTCTTGGTAGCGCGTCACGCTGATGACGACTCGCTCGAATCTGAGTTCGAAGCCCGGGTACACGCCGCGTTTCCCGTAATCACGGTGACCGCAGAGGCCGTCCTGGACGCGCGGGAGCAGTACGACCCCGAGGATGTGGTACGGCAAGCGGGCATCGCGTCGAGATATAAAAGCGACTGGGAGTCGGGCGATCTCGACCGGTCACCGCCATTGGTGACGCCACCGGGCACCTACTTCCTCGACGATCTTGTGTGTGAGGTGGTATATGTCTCGTAGCGCCTGAGATTAATTTCAGATTATTTTTTATCCCCCAGATATAATGTCTTACAACGGCGGTCCCCCTCAACAGTACGGCGGCCCCGATACCGCTCCCGCCCCGCAGAGTTCGAGTTCTGCGTTCATTATTGGCGTAGTGCTCGCGGTGGCAATTGCTGCGGTCTACTACATGCTCTCGCAGCAAAACGCGGAGGATACCTCGAGTATAGTGGCGAACGCCTCAAAGATCGATAAAATTGCGTCGCAAACGCTGGCCGACATCCAGGCCATCCAGTCGAGCGCGAAGTCGAGTGAAGCAAAAGCGGCTGAAATGGCCGCGACCGTGCTCTCGTCGCAGGCCACCATCAAGGTTCTGCAGCAGGCAATTGCCGACGTTATGCCTTCGGTGCAGGCCGCGTCCAAAGCAGCGGCGGAGAGTGCAGCGGCGGGTGCCGCGAGTGCAGATGCCGCGGCGGCCAGCCTCGTGGCATCGCGCAAGATCGCCCAGGACACTGCCGCCTCGGCACAACTCATCACAGACGCACAGGCGAAGCAGAGCGCGAGTGTCGATGCGGCGGTCGCGGCCATCAATGCCGACATCGCGGTGCGCACCACCGCCGCAAAGGCCGCTGCGGACGCCCTGGCAGCCTCGACCGCCAACACAGCTACGGCCGCCCAGCTTCAGACCCAGGCCACCGACCTCGCGGCCAAGCAGACCGCTGCGGTCGACCTGCTCGCCAAGATCCAGACGGCGCAGAGCGATATCACCAAGCAGAACGCCGATACGCTCGCGCAGATCAAGATCTGGAACTCCTGGCGCACACAGCAAGACGCATCGGCAACGTACAATATCGCCATGGCCGACACGCTCGCCACGCAAAAGCTGATCGCGAAATGGGAGGGCAAGTACATCCGCAACAGCGCCACGGGTGCTGTCATGTTTGTCGACGGCGGCATGACGCGGCATGTTGGAGACCCCGCCCACTTGGACGGCCAGAACTACTCGACCAACCTACCACCGCTCGCATTCAATGCGATTCCACGAGGAGCGCTCGTGGTGCACGCCACGATCGGGGGTAACAACGGCTCGGTCTCGTGTGCAAATTATTGTAGCGGCAGTTGGGGTCGCGACGCACTCGCCGCGGCTTACCCCAACTGGAAGGGGGCCACGAGCTTGCAGGCTGCGCCCAAAGACGGCTCGTGCGGGTGCACATTGAGCAACAACCCCCGGTACCGATGGCCGATACCGATTGGAGGTAACAACGGCTCGGTCTCGTGCGATACCTATTGCGCAGGCGACTGGAGGCAGGGGCAGATGAGCCAGGCGTGGCCCGACGTCGTGGGTGCTCGGGTCTCACCCAACGATAGCAATGTGGCCGACCAGAGCAACGGTGGAACGTGCATGTGCGTGCCGGCCTTTGACGAGGCGCACCGTTGGCCCATGTTCAAGTAATTCTGTCCAAGTTTTTTTTAACAAGACATATTATTTTGATATCATGAGAATTTTGTACTTATTTTACAAAAAATAGGGTGTAGCTTAGATGAGTTCGTCGATAGTGTAGCGGAGGCGGTCGAGGCTGCCCTGAAACACGCTGCGGTGTTCCTTGTCGCCAATCATGAGGCTGAAATCACGCTCGCGCAGCTTCTGGTAGAGGCGCTCTACCGTGATATTCTTATAGACGTAAAATTCGGCACAAGGATCCTCTGCGCGAGAGCGGAAGCTGATTTCGAAACATATCTCGTCGTCAGTAGTTGGCTCGATGTTCTCGTCGTAATCGGGAAATTCCTCCTCAACTGCCTTAGGTGGCCTGATCATGTACACGAATACCTTTTTGAGGCAATTTCCTTTGATCCGTTCGAGCTGATATTCTGCACCGTAGTTATCGGTATTCCTCTCGATTGCAACTTGGGCAGCGAGTAGTTTGGTTTGCGCGTCCATTTTTTGGTGGAAGTACTTCTCGCTGTCCTTCTTGTAGCGCATGAGATCGGCGTGCTGCTCCTCGAGTTGCTGATCACGCGCCGCAATGGTCTGCTCGAGTTTGTGGAGTTTTTGTATGGCATCGTCAACAGTGACCTGACCCCGGAGGCGAAGTTCTCGCATCACGACCTTGGTGAACCTTCGGAACTTCTTGCTCACGGCGGTATCGGTCTTGAACAGCACACGGTAGAGACCGTCCTCTGTGAGAAGATTTTGCTCGTTGACACGGCCATCCTTTCGGTCGCACAAGATCTTGATGTAGTCTTCACCTATGTCGTAACCGCCGCGGTCAAGACGGATACGGTCAGTACCCAGAAATTCCTGGACTTGACTCACTGGGAACAAGGGTTCATCGGCGGTACCGTACACTGTGAGCTTAGTAAACTCAGGAAACTCTTTGGCGAGCGTCTCGCTCGGAATATATTCAATCAAGTCAGTCATTGTACGCATTTATAACGGTAACTCTAAGTAAAAATATTATGTTCGGAGCCTGGGCAGATCTGCCCAGGCTGGGAACATTGTTAAACATGATGGACTAGTCAAAATACGGTAGTCGGAGCCTGGGCAGATCTGCCCAGGCTGGGAACATTGTTAAACATGATGGACTAGTCAAAATACGGTAGTCGGAGCCTGGGCGTTTAGGACCCAGCCAATTTTTCTACATAAAAGGATCTGCGATCGATTATAAACAGATGCGACGACTCGTTGTCGCCGCAATTATAGCTGCGGTCATCGCTATTTTATTGCTCAAGTTCCAGGACGAGCAGACCCAGATGAGTGAGGTCGCCCCGGGGTTGCTCATCTCGGACTGGTGGGCCGCCACGGACGAGGGGTTGCTCCGCTCCAAAGGTGTGACCGCGATCATCTGCATGAATGAGCGTCACAAAACTACCCGCGACGAGGACATCTACGCGCGACTCGGTATCCGACACCACCACTTCAGCATTCCCGACCGACCGCATTCTCCCATCTCGCTCATCTTTCGCAAGACTTTTCAAATCATCAATGATGAAATCCTAAATGGTGGTCGGGTCCTTGTCCACTGCCGTGCGGGGGTGAGTCGATCCGTCACCATAGCTGCGGCCTACCTCATGCAAAAAAATAATTGGGGTCGGGATGAGGCCATCAACCAGATTCGAACGGCGCGCCGAATCGCATGGCCTAATCACGGTTTCCGCGCCGCCTTGGCACAATTGGAGAATGTTCAACGCCACCGGGCGGTGCAGCAGGCAACATGCGATCACGTTTTCGCGTGAGATCGTGGAGCACGGCGGCGATCTCACGCGGTGTGTTCGCGGCGGTCACGGGCGGCACGCGGCGGATGTCGACCCCCTCGACATCAAGTTCCTGTCTGAGTTCTGCAACTTTATCGAGTAAAAGATCGATGTCATCCTTGTCCTCCTTGTCCTCCTTACTCTCAGCCGGGTCATTTTGTTTGTGGATCGCGGCAGGTCCGATGTTCACGGATTTCGTCTCATTGGGTCGGTCGCAGATCACGAACCCGAACTGTTTACCGTAGATCGCGGGCATCCAAGCGTACTTGTAGTTGGGGTTCGCCTGGTCTTGCGCGAAGAGGCGCATGAACCACAAGGCGAGCAACTTGCCCAGGTAGTCAAATATGTCGGCGGTGGTGGGCATGTTGGCAAGAGTGTTTAACTCCTGACACATTTCATTTTTTAAAAAAGTAAAACGGGGGACAAAAAATAAATGTCGACAAGTAAAAGGAGTCTTACTTGAACGCCTTGAGAATCGCCACGGCGTCCTTCGCAGCTGCGCGTGCGGCGTTACCGAGCAGCTTCGCGTGATCCTTGTGTACGATGCGGATCAGACTGCTCGGGTCTTCGGGATGGTCATCACCGGGCTGCAGAAACGTGATGCTCGAGTCATTGATATAGGCGTACCATGCGATGAGGTTGGTGAGCGTGAGTGTCTCGCCCTTGAACTCGTATCGAATCACACCGCCTCGAATCTGAGTTACCGTGAGCGCGTCCGTGAGGTATGGCATGGCGTGCACGCCGCGCTCCTTGATTCGGGTCTCGAACTCCGAGATCCGCTCCGCGGCACGCTCGAGCTTCTCGACCATGGTGCGCCAACCCATGGCCGCGGCCATGTTGGGGTCGATCATGGTCTCGCATGTCAACCCGAGACGGTAGCCGTCGGGATGCACGCGGTAGCTCGGAGGCAGTGCAACGAATGCGCCATCGGCATCCCGCTGCAGTGTTTTGCCCTCGATGGTAAGTGGGCGATAGAGCACGCCATGGAAGTTGCTGAAGCTAGCGTGAGTGCGGTTGATACCCCACTCCACCGTGATATGGATCTTGAGCATGCGGCCCGGCATGAGGTTGCAGATGTCGATGCGGGGGTCGAATTCGATCTTGGGACCGCTCACGTGTTTGATCTCGCCCGATTTGATCACCACGGTCTGCTGTCCCTGGTTCTTGACATCGAGCTGGAGCACCGTAGGTTCCTTCTTCGCGCCGCCCTCCTTGTCCGCCTTGTCATCTTTTTCAGCCGAACTTGGTTCCTCCAACCAGCCCGTCGGGATGAGCTGAATGCGGTTCTGGATGTAGTCCGTGAGGCGGGCGCAGAACGCGTCATCGCTCCGGATGGCATCCATCTGGCATGTCAGGCGCGGCCAACGAATCTCGTCGAGCATGATGCGGCGCCAGCCGTTTGCGAGCGCGGTGTTGGCTTCCGTTAGGTCGTATGCGATGCGGCGGGTGTGCGTGGGCGTGAGCTCCTTGATCTTGCGAATATCATTCTGGTCGAGCTTGAGGAAGGGGTAGGCCTTCTGCAGCTTGGCAGCGATATCTCCGAACTCGAGGTTCTCAGTTGCAACGTTCTTAACGACAGGCATGTGTGTATTCCTTATCATTATCATTTCACTTTTAAAATAATTTCGACAGGCAACACAAAGAAAGTTCACTAAAAAAATACATTTTTCAATTTACGTTTAAACTCTTCTCGCGTGGTGTCTATACAGTTTCATGACGAAAGTAACAGTGTTTGCTCGTGACAATGACAAACCTGGCAATCGCGAAGTCGTGGCATTTCTGCGTCAGCACCTCCCGCAACTCGTCCAGGCGGGACTCCGTTTCACCTTCTCCGTGGCCGATGGCAAAGAAAAAGAACTCGTGGCACGGGGAATCGACAAGCTCCCCGCGATCGAAGTCCAGACCACCCAGGGTCCCAAGTGTTTCCTAACTCCGGTCGAGATCAAGAGCGCGCTGCTCAAGTACCTGGCGAGCAAGGGCGTCGCGGTAGGCGGGGCTGCCGTGCGCGCACCACGCAAGGCCGAAGACGACCTCCAGGATTATTACGCGAGGGAGATGAACATGGACAAGTATGAGGAGGACCTCGAGAACGGTGACGACAATGGGTCGAGCAAGAAAGACATCATGGCGCGTGTCCAGGAAGAGATGGAGCGCCGCGAGAGTGAAAACAAAAAACGAGGCCCACCGCAGCCGAAGCGCGGTAGGCGACGTGCCGGAAACGTGCGAGATGATGAAGATGAACCACGCGCGACGAGTCCACCTCGTCGCGCGCGACGGGACGATGATGATGAACCTCGTCGCTCGCGGGAACCTACACGTCCCAAGACCCCGCAGGACCGTGTGCGAGAGGTGGGCGGTGACCCCGGGAACAAGGACGACGCCATGCTCATGGCGATGATGGAAACCTCGGATGAGTAAGTCTCGGGTTTCTTTACGATACACAGTCACGTGATTTACAAGGTGGTTGAAAAGTTAGTTGTCGAGTTGGTCGATCATGTGCACGTCCGCGATACCTCGCTGCGCCGCGATCTCGCGCAGGCCCGTGCTGTCGATCCAGTACTCGCCGTCATGCGCGATGACGTGCTCGCGACGGCGAACGGCGTTGCTCGCCATGATGCCGGGGGCGTCCTCGACGCCGAGGGAGTGGAGCGCCTCGTAGAGAGCGGCGTACCACTTTCCATCGATCTGCACGGCTTCGACCGTATCGATTTTTTTGTGCCATCCGAGCGCGCGCTGCGCCCGGCGCAGCAGCGTGGTGTTCATGCGCTCATAATTGTTCGCGACATGTTTGCGGAAATCCGCCTCGGTGCAGAAGATCATGTCGCGAACGCGGTGCGCGCCGCCGCCTCGAACGTTGAAGCGCACCATCTTGTGTACGAGCGGAATGTCGGTGATGCAGCTTTCGATGCTGCCGCTCATCGAGGTGTAGACGCCTCGCGGCGTGATGTAACGCACCCCGTCCTGCTCCACAATGTAGATGCGGCGGTCGCTGCCCGTCTCGATGATGTGCAGGGCGTCCAAGGCATCGTCCGGCGCGGCCTGCGGCTCCGGTGCGGCTCGGGCCTGCTGGCGGAAGTCGGCACTGCCCTTGGCCTTGGCGTCCCGCATCACGGTGAGGTGGAACTTGACGTCGTCGACATTGCAAATGTCCTGCCAGCGATCGGGGTCGCCGATGATGAGATCGAGCGTGCTCTCGGGAACGCACACGCGTGATTGCACACGTCGAACGCCCGCGGCGCTGCGGAACACGCCCATGATGTTCTCAGCTTCCCACTCCGCGGGTATCGCGATGTTGTTGGAGCGCATGAAGCCGCGCACATAGATCTTGAGTTTGTCCGTCTTGAAGACGGGAATGTTGCGCGTGGGGTCCTGATACCACGCCTTGACCTCCGCCAACTCTTGCTTGATCGGCTCGTCCGGCTCGTCCGGCTCGTCATCAGACGATTCCGATTTCACTTTGGGTTCCGCGCGTTTGGCTTTGGGCGTTGCGATCTTTTCGGCCTTTCGTTTTTGCGGCGTGCTCGGTTCGCTCTGCACACGGTGCAGGGCTGCGATGAACGCGAGATCGGGAACGCCGTTGGCGAAGAGCGCGTCGCGCGCCGCGGTGATGCTGCCGTTGTTGAACGTGATGGACATCTTGACAAATGTTAACAAGGCCTGAAAAAATCAATTTTAGATGTTTTGTCACCGGTCTTCGGGTTTTTTCCAGGCCATTTTGAGGTGGTCGAAGATTTCGCGCTCGGTTTTGGCCGGTAAGCTTTTCTCGCTGAACTTTCCCTGCCCGAGGTCTTTAAACAAACCGTATTGGTTGAGTTTGTAACCGCGGTGCTTGGCAATGAAGCGCATCTTGACGTTGTGCTCTTTGCTGCCCGTGGCGTAGAGCAACATATACGCGCGCGTCTCGGGTGTCGTGATCCAGATATCAACTTCAACGGCCGCACGTGGCGTGAGTGAGAAAATACCAGCAACCTTGCTCGGCCCCCGGGCCATAAGGCGCCAACGGTCACCGAGATGTCGTTCGAGTTTGCTCATAAAGGCGTCGAAGTCCTTACCTGAATAGAGGATGTCGACATCGCCCGATGTCGGTTTGCCCCGTCGATAACTCCCCACAACGATGCAATGCCCCTTCTCACCTGGTGGTACCCACGCAAGGAAAGCCTGCTCGACTAGCCGGCGCGGGATGCGCTCCATTACGGGGTACTGCAACGCCACGCGTGTGGCATCGGGTAGCAGCTTGAGGTGGCGACGGAGGTTGCCGGGGCGAACGCCCTGCGCCCAGAGTGCCATGGCCCGTTTGGGTCCGATGCCACGCACCCGCCAGAGCGGCATGCTGTCCCAAGCGAGCAACGTGTCCTTGTCACATGTCTCGAGTAGATGGCGTGTGACCTCGGTTTTTTTATCCAAGCGGAGTAGCGAGTCGACGGGCAACCACTCTTCCTTAAAAATTTTGATAAGCTCGCGTACAAGCATTATTAAGTGGCGGGATTATTAGGTCAAAAAATAATGTGAAGCGTGCCTCACTCCTTGTCCTTGCCAGCCTCGAACTCGGCATGCGTGACCACGCGGCCGTTGAGCATCCACACGTCAACGGCCTCGCGGCCCCATGCGCGACTCTGAAGTTTGCCGTGGCTGTAGCCGTCGCGCATGACCCCGCATGCGTAGCCATCGACATTTGAATACGTAAAGCGGCCCTCGGGCAGCCCATCGCGCACCGCGTCGCACACAATGACGGACCCCTTGCCGGTCAGTCCCATAGAGCCGAAGAGTCGGCGGTCCCGGGTGAATGTGCATCGGTAGCTGTGATCACCGAGCGGCATACTGTGCATGCCGTTACTCCACTCGGTCACCGTGCCCTCCTCGGTCACTTTCGTATCGACCGGCGTGGCCCGGTTGATGGCGAGGCGCTGCGCGCGTGTCGTGGGGACAATCGCCGCGAGTGCGCGATGTTTGCTGAGCGTGTGGACGAGCTCCTCCATGTTCAAGTCACGAAAGATCTCGGCGATGGGGCGCATGTTGCGCATGATGAGACTGTGTGCCTTGAGTTTGCCTTCCCCGAGTACCACGTTGGTCTCGCCTGCGGGAATTTCCACGTCCCAGACGTGCGTGTAGGCTGCATTCTGTGCCCAATGAGGAACGCTCGGGAGTGTGGTGGCGTGAAGACCGCCCGCGACGCAGTCCGCAGGGTTCCACTCCTCCGTGTCGCGGTTCAGGCCCTCCTGGTAGGTGAGGTAGCCATAGTTGGACCGGGTCCCTTTAGTAAATTTGTAGAACGTCGAGACGGGCATGGTGTGTATTTTGTATCACAAATTCAATTTTGAGTAAAAAATAGTGACGTGCGCATTAGTCGTCGGGCAGCGGGAACATCGCGGCGATCTGTAGCGTGGGTGAGACCGGGCGCGGCACGAGCCCCTCGGGACTGCAGCGCTGAAACGCCACCATCGTCCCGGCATGCCACTTGGTTATGGAGAGCGGTTCGCCCGCCTCGGTCCAGGTGCGACACATTCCGTGGCACCAGTCGTTCTCCCAGTTGGTAATGGATTCGAGTGTGCCCGTGGGGTACCACGAGACACGGCGTCCATGCATGTGCCCCTCGCGCCAGGTCTCCTTGGACCGGACCCGACCGTCCTCGTGCCACTCGACGGCCACACCGTCGCGCCGCCCCAGCGTGTACGACATCTCGCTCTTGATCGCCCCGCCGGGGTGGTACTCGCGGATGCTGTCGGTGCACAGAGAACGGAACTCGTCCTCGGTGAGCTCGCGTGTGAGGCGGAGCTCGTCGGTACAGGCGTTGCCCCCGCGAACGACGACCGTGCCCACGGCCTCGACTTCGAAGTAGCGCATGCCCGTTCTGTACTCGTACCGGAGGCAGTTGACCGCGCGCGGGCAGAAGTGAAGGCCCGACGTGCCCAGACCGAGATCGCCTGAGTGCTGCTTGGTCACGTCGGGCGTGTAGGCGATGCCCCTGGCCGTGAGGTCGCGATCAATGATCTTGTAGCCCCGCATGATGTGTTAAGCCAACTAAAAAAATCAACTTTAGCAAACACTTGCTCGCCTCAAACACCCACGAGGACCGGGAAGAGCGCGCACCAGGCCTCGCGGCGCCTGACGGGAATACCCCTCCAGCGCAGACGTGCCTGCTCCGAAAGTTGCCTGATGTAGACAAGCGCCCCGGGGTTCTCAAAAACGGCATCCGACTGCACTTCGGGATCCTGGTCGGCGATATAGCTGAACGTGGTAGGATCCTGCATTACCGCGATACGCTGCAGCGCGGCGCTCGGGCGGTTGATGAACCTGATGTTGTGTGGGTCGTGCTTGATCGCGTCTCTCGCGATCGCAACGTCCCTCCATTCTGGCATGTCGTTGATGCGACGCGGTGCACTCAGCACCACTTCCCCACTCCCATCTAGCTCCGCGGTCCAGACCCACTCGTCCTTGCGTGAGATACCGATCCAGAACGCGTCCGGGCTTACGACCCGAGCCGACTTGTTTGCACCCGGGTGCAGCGATTGCCCCGCCTGGATACCGTGATGCTGAGTGAAGCAGAACATTCTAGAGTTGACCTTGCGATCGTGTACTAGGGTGCGCACCATTCAATTTTCAAAAAATAATGGTGCGAGTGCTCATGACCTTGTCATGTTTACTCGTCATCGTCAGCCGCGGCATCGAGCGCCTTCATCTGCTGCTCGAGTGCCGTGAGCTGGCCCGTCTTCTTCGCCGGCGCCTTAGCGGGCTTGTCCTCCGACTCCTCGTCGCTGTCGTCACCGCCGGCATCGAAGTTGCCTCCGAAGTCGCCGAGCTCGTCGACCACGCCGTCCTCGAGCTGGCTCTTGCCCTCGCCCTTGGCACCGCGACGCGCCGCCATCTCGGGACCGATCGCGGCGTGCAGTCGCGCACCCGCCATAGCCGAGATGCAGAGCTGGTACTTGCAGGGACCGGTGAATGCCGATCCATATCGCAGCCAGGACTCGATGGTCTTGTAGGTCAGGAGCTCGACCTTGCCGGTATCGGGGTTCTTGAGCGTCGCGAGCTTGCGCGGCTGGCCCTTGGGCACGGGCGTGGTCACGTCGTAGACCTTGCACCAGAGCGTACCGTCCACGGTGCTGATGCGGATGCGGTAGTAGACGCGCCAGTTGTCGAGCGGAATGACCTTGATGTCCTTGCCCGTCTCCTCGCTCAGCTTCTCGAGCAGCTTCTCGTCATCCTTGTCCATCGAGCCGTCGGCGTCCTCACGCGGCTTGCGCGTGGTCTGGACATTTCCGGCAACGCTCTGCTTCTCACCCATGTTCCAGCCGATCGCCTTGCGACCCGCCTTGTCGTTGAGCAGTCGCTCGAACTCGAGGCTGATGGCCTTGTCGACGCGCCAGCCGTTGTACTGCTGGCGCAGCAGCTCGTCCTGTCGCTTGACCGTGGCTTCGTACTGGTCCTGCGAGATGTCGGCGAACTTCTCGCTGACGATGACCTCGCTCATCACGCTGATGACGTTGTCAATGAACTCGGGAGTGACCTTGTACTTCTCGAAGTGGAACTTCTTGCCGATCTTGTGCTTCGTTTGCAGCTCGACCCACTCGTCATCATCCGCCGGCGCGAGTAGCTCGCGGGCGCGGTCCACAGTGATCTCGTCACCGGGCTCGCACATGATCTTGATACCCACTGAAAAGCTCGCCGAGGAGGGGATCTTGCCGTCATCCGTCTCACCCAGCTTGCACTTGCTCTCCGTGATGGTCGGGGCGAGGTCGCGGACCAGAGGGCGGTCCTTGCCATCGAGGTCAGTGACCAGGATCTGGAGGTAGCGAACCTTGTTCTTCTCCATCTTCTCGTTCTTCGTCTCGTTCTTGAGGTCGAAGCTCATCCAGCTCTTTTTGTCCTTCGTCTTGTCATTCTGGTACTTAGTGATGATGCTCAGGAGCTCGGTGTTGGTGAAATGCTTGGCGTTGCCGTAAGGCGACTTCTTGTAGGTCTTCTTGGGTGCGTTCTTGTTGTTGGACATGGTGGGTTGGATAACTTACCTGGTTGTAAATGTTTAACTCAATTTCAATTTTTATATTTTGCTACGGCTTAGCTGCGCCTCCCTCACGTAACAAAAAATAGGGTCTATTCAGTGGTGATGTGATGGAGGCTTAGCTAAGCCGAAGCGCACCGCGCGGAGCATAAATGGAGGTTACTTAAGGTCGGCGACCTTGACCTTGCTCAGCATGGTCACACGACAGCATTCGCGGTCGATGTGTAGGATGTCGAGCAGCGCTCCGAGTTCGAGTGTCCACTTCGAGTCCCACTGCGTGCGGTCGGGTGTGATGTTGGGCATGTTGGCGCGGCGGAAGTCGCGCTTGATCTTCTCCGCGCAGAAGTTGTAGAGGTCGATGTGGCTCCCCACGTTCTTACCGCAGGTACAGAGTACAGCTTCGAGAGGCATGGTTGATGTAACTATCTCTAGACCATTTCAATTTTTAACACATTTTTTTTATTGTTGGGCCGCCGCCACAACTCGAGCGGTGGGTTGGGAAATCCATTTCAGGCTCCCGGGGTTGCTGCGAACCGACGCCAGCTGCACGGCTTCGCTGGGATCGGGAATATATTGAATCGCTGCGCGATCCCGAGATACAGCACGGATGAGTTCGTCCTCCGTGAGCTCGGCGATGATGACGGCCACGGGGCGCCGATGGCTCAGGACGACCGCTTCCGACTTGCTTTGAAAGATGTAATGGCGTTGCCGCGCACCATCGGGAATGTCGACGGTCCAGGCCCATACCATGGGTTCACCGAGATAGCGCATCCAGTGCAAGACATGCTCGCGCTTACAGAAGTAGATTCCGCCCTCACAGCACTCCCTCGAGGTGTTCCACTCGAGTGGGTCCCGCACCAGACCTTCGTGGTACTGAACACCGCGGTGCTTTCCAGTTTCATTTGTAAGTCGAATCCACATTGTGATATCCGTTGCCCCTTCAATTTTAAACATAAAAAAAGTGACCAGTTGCGAGCGAGCTTGGGTGTAGAGACCGCAGGCGGTCTCAAACCCCCTCGGGTGCCTCGACCTTCTCCTGCTCGTCCTCGATGGCCTCGGTACGCTCCTCCTGCAGCTCCTCCTTGATCTCCTCGCTCTCCTCCGAGGGCGCGAGGTTGCTGAAGAGCGTACTGAGCTCGTCCGGGCTGAGCTTGGCGAGCTGGGCCGAGAGCGAGTTGTCCGGACCGTAGAGGGCCTTGAGCTGCTTCTTGCCGTCCTCGATAGCCTTCTTCGCGTTGAAGGGGTAGGTCACGTAGGGCCCCTTGCTGAACTTGTCGACCGCGACGAAGACCGACGCGATGAGTTGCCCCATGCTCTGGGATGAAGCATCCGTCTCGAGACCCTTGTGTCCCGCGGCGCGTCCCTCGATGACCTCGATCAGCTCCTTGATCTCAGCCGCCTTGTCCGCGTAGAGCTGCTCGTTCTTGGGGATGTTGCGGAGGCAGGCGAACTCCATAGCGCGGCTCAGGTTGAGTGCGGTGAACAAGTCAACCGTGAAGTCGGCATGGAGATCCAGCCCTGCGAGCGCCTTCTCGCTCGACTTGCGGCAGTTGTTGAACGCCTGGCTCAGCGCCTCGCTCAGGTTGGGAGCACCACCCGACTTGCCACCCTTCTTCATCAGCGCGGCGTAGCCCTCATCCATCATCTTGACGTAATCGCCCTGGCCGTAGCGGGACGCACTCTTGGCGTCCGGAGATGCGCGGAAGTCGTCCAGCGCCTCGCGCATCTTGCTGTCGGCGCGCGACATGAATGCCGAGGTGGTGATCATCTCGGGGCTGGCGATGAGGCGGAGCTCCGTAATGAGCTTGAGGTCGGCCTTCTTCTCCAGGAACTTGGAGAACGCGACAATCTGGCCGAATGGCGCCACGGCGTGGTGACTGCCTCCCGACACGACCGCGCTGATGAGGCTGCCCCCGACCGAACGGTGCCAGCGGTGCTTGTGCGCAGTGCCACCCTCGGCGTGCTTGCGCGGAGGTGCACCCTGACGAGCGTGCTCGAACGAAGCGGACTTGGTGTGTTTGGTGTGGTCGAGGCTGCCCTTGGTGATGCGCCAGACCGCCTGGGTCTGACCCTCGGGACGGAACGTCTTGAACTTGTCGTCATGCTCGAGTTCGGCACCGTCCACGAGCGTGACCTTGCTCCCCGTGACCGCCTTGACCTCGAGCTTGCGGTTGCTGCCGTTGGGGATGTCGCTCTTCTTAGCATTCCACGCTGCGGCATTGGGCAGGAAGTCGTGCACAATGTGCGCAAGCACAATGTCGCACCCCTTATCGATATCCTCCGTATAGCGCATCTTGTCGAGCTTGGCAATGGTGTCCTTGCTCGGCCAGATGAAGGTGGTGCCGTTATGGCCACGGCGAGGTCGGAAGGCACCCATCACGCACAGATCGTCCAGGATCTCATAGAGTTTGGGGTCGGTCTTCTCGATGTACTTAGTAATGCGACAGAACTTCTTCAGTTGTTTCGCCATAGAGACTATAACAACCCATTCGAAAATAATCTAAAATAAATTAATCCAAAAAACATATTTGTGGTGAAAAAATGCAAAAAGTGGTCGCTATCGCGAGCGACTCGGGGTCGTCAGGTCGAGCATGGTGATGATATCTACCGCTGGTAAGTTCCATCCGCCAAAATGGTGTAGTAGGGGTTATGAATCTTGTACCGCGCCGCCGAAATATCATTTAGTTGGTCACCGATACCCACGGCTCGCTCCGCTTGGATCACACCCTGTTTGTAATCCCAGACACGGCCCGCGGTCCAGAGATGCAGTGAACTATATGTGAACCGAGCTAGGTCGCGAAGGGTTCGGTCGCGTTGCGACTCCTCGCGACCCGTGAGGAAGATAAGTCGGCGCCGATGCGCTACCGCTGCAGCAAAATCTGCGGCGTGCGGGATCTCGATATAATTAGCAAATTCCGCAGGCATCTCGCCGCGATTGCAGTGTATGGTCTCGTCGATGTCCATACATACAGTCTCGGCGGGTTCGCGCTCGAGCGCCTCGAGGATCGTGCTGTAGTTACGATTGACAATTTTGTAGTATTCCGCGGGGTCGGTCATGACACACTTATATTAATATAAAAAGATACATATAGCGGATATAATGTCCAATCTCAATTTGAACGAATGCAATTACCAGCACCCCTGGGCCTCATCGAGCGACATGCGGCTCCTCAACCGCTATGCACAACCCGACGGCGTATCGCACAAATTGCTTCGACACAACATTGCTCAGTATAGTGGCGTCGCGTTCGAGAACGTCACACTGACCGCGGGTGGCGACGCAGCGATCCGCGAAGTGCTCAAACGGGTGAGGCCCCGTCGCGTTTACAAGTACTCGCCGACCTACGACTTTATCGATCATGCTCGAGCGGAGTACGGTTACCAGATTTTTCCAGTTGAGATCCCCACAACGGAGCGCTGGCGAGCCATGGAGATGTACAACCCGAAGGCGGGTGACCTCATCTACGTATGCAATCCCAACAACCCCACGGGCGACCTCTGGTCCGAAGCCGATCTCGCGGAGTTGGTGCGCCGCCACCCCGAGCAACACATCATTGTGGACGAGGCATATATCGAGTTCAGCCCCGCAGGAGTGCGGCGTGAAGTGCGGTCGAACGTCTACACCGTGCGCACTTTCAGCAAGGCTTATGGCCTTGCAGGTGTGCGCCTGGGTTACATCATTAGCGAGCGCCCGTTCGAGATCTGCTTCAAAGCGGTGACGGAATGGGCCAAGGAGTGCGGACTCAAAGTCTTTGACCACATGTCATTCTACCAGACGCAGATTGCCGAGATCAACCGACAGCGTTCGGAACACACACCCGAGCGCTACGGCAACTTCGTCTGCATCCATGACGGTCGTCCCGAGGTCGCCGCTGCGTTCCTAGAGCAGGGGTACGAGGTCCGACAGAAGTACGGTGTGACACGTGTCACACTGCAACCCCAGCAGGACGACCGGGTACACCAACTCATCCGGAAGTACCCTGGCGAGGACCTCCGACGCTACTATACTCCCGTGTCGCACCGGGCGGAGCTCGTCCGGTTGCTCCGCCGGTTCGCGGATGTTTTCCATAAAAAGTGGTGGATTACGGACGGCACCTATCTCGGCGCGGTACGACACCAGACCATCATTCCTTGGGATGATGACGTTGATCTTGTTGTCCCGGAACTCACCGCGGCCGACATCGAACTGCTCAGCCGGCATTATAACATCAAACGCAACCGCACCGACATTTACTGGCAAATTGGTGAAAAACGTGCGGACGGGCAGCACCCTCGCGACGGGCCGCATATCGACCTCTTCACCGTGCACCGCCGTGACGGCCGCTGGATCAATACCGACGCGAGGTGGGTCGAGGAACGCCCCGGAGATTGCAATATTCAGTACCGGGATGCCGAAATTGAGGACCTGCAACAGTTGCCGTTCTACGATTTCACTGTGCCGGCCCCCCGCAAGGATCTGGACCCCAAAAAACTCTCAACCTACGAGATCAGGCTACCAGATAGGGTGATTGTTCACCCCGCATTCTAAAGCGCGCGAGCTTTTATTTTTTTCTTTTTTAATTTTCGAATTATTTTGAATTTCTTTTGAACAAATATTCACCCCTAGTTATACTAGATGACATCGCAGTACTTCGGAGGACGTATTTCGGGAGGCGCCATTGGCGGTTTCCATGCACTCGAGAAGTATCATGAGGGCCAACTCGCGGCTGAGAAGGCTCTGCTGGTTCGGAATATCGCACACGATCTCAAGAACGTGCTGCATTTCTCGGCAGACACCGAGCGCCAGCCCATCGACAGCCTGGTGGCACTTCTTCGACAGAAGCTGCCCAACGTTCGTCGTTCCCAGGGACGACTTGAGACTCTGAGCGACGCGAGCGGCCACCAGCGCGCTATCTGCCAGGCGCTTGCCAGCAGCATCAACTCGCGATTCGGTCGCCACGTCATTGACTCTTCGGCCGAGCCGGGTCGCGTGTGCCTCCAGGTCAGCGAGGTCATGAACAGCCTGTTCTCTGGCCTCAACGGCGAGTTCATGGGCGTCGCCACCGACATCAAGCGCGTGCTGGGCAACCTGCAGATCCTGCGTAACAGCATGATTCAGAGTTTCGACAAGATCATGGAGACCGTGAACGACTCGGGTTCGGACCGCGCACAGCTCGAGGCCATGCCGGTCTACCAGATCTTCAAGGGCGAGATCGGCGAGCTCGACCGACAGATCGCCATGCTGAGCAACCTCACTAACGTCGTGATGAGCCCCACGACGCGCACTATTGCCGACCTCACTGCGGAGGATACCGACTTCCGCGGCTACGTTCGCAGCCTCAAGGAGGAGCTCGGCTCGCCCGACCTCTCGCGCAAGATGAGCTACGTGCTCGCGAACGTGAGCAACGTCGCGATGCTCGCGGCCCAGATCGACCGCGCCTTCAAGGCCGCGGGCCTGGATGTCTCCGAGTTCAAGCGCGCCAAATCTCCCAGCAAACTGCTCGAACACCTCCACACCTCCTTCGAGCGCGCTCACCGCCACCCCACGGCTCAGGAGGTCAACAAGTTCGTCACCGCGGTGCAGATGGTTCGTGAGAACGACTACGCCTACGACGACATCGCCTCCGAGCTCTCGAAGCGCGCGGGTAAGACGGACGGCCACAAGGTCGTGCGCCGCGCGGCGCGCCACGCCCGCAACGCTCGCCGGAAGAAGCGAGGTGGAGGCCTCAGCGGAACGGGCGACATGACGCTCGAGAAGCGCATGGAGCGCCAGCGCAAGACCCGCGAGGTTCTCTTCACCGACTTCGAGCGCCGACTCGAGGACCAGTACCGCCAGATCGCTGCGGCGGTGGACGTGCTCGCCAAGCGTTTCGGTCAGCAGGTCAAGATGGACGATAACCTCCGCAAGTTCGTCTCCTGCATGGGCGACCTCAAGCGCGACGGTGTCGAGCGCGAGAAGTTCTACCTCGCGCTCACGGGCTACCAGCAGGACGCGGGCTCGCGCGAGGAGCGACAGCGCTTCCTGGGTCACCTGGGTGCCGTGGCCAACAGCCTCAAGCCGCTCATTGCGAGCTCGAGCGGCTCGGAGCGCCAACACTTCGAGAGCATCAAGAGCGCTGTCGAGGACGTGGTCAGGACCATCGACACGTTCAAGGACACCTACCTCAAGCCCATCTCGCAGATCTCGTTCAAGGTGCAGGGTGGTGCCAGGGGCGACGCCGCAGACAAGGTGGCGCCCCGCAACCGCGCGGACTACGGCTCTGACAACGAGACCGAGGTGCAGAGCCACTACGCCGAGACCATGAGTGCTGAGCACCTCGGCCAGCCCTCCACTGAACATTCGGATGGCGCGCAGGAGTCCGAGCTCGAGGCCGACTCGGACGACGATGCAGTCTCACGAGGTCAGGCCGAGCGTGAGCGTTATCTGGCAGATAACATCGAGAGCCACATCTCGCAGGTGGAGCGCCGCGAGGATGATAGCGCGGCAAATGACGTCGTTCGAGAGCGCGGTCGTAATTTCTCTCCTCGTACCGAGGAGGACGAGGTGCGTGCAGCGCAGGACGCCGCGAGCGCCGCGCTTGAGCGCAACGAGAGGGACGGCACTCCGCTCAATGACGACCGGGTCGAGGGTGGAGGTGCGACTGGTGGCTCGGACGGTGAGGGTACCTTCGTGACGCTCTCCCAGGCCATCCGCCACCTCGACTTCTACTACCAGGCCGCGCGCGTCAAGCACAACCTCGACATCAGCGCGAAGGACATCAAGAGCTACAGCAAGGGGTACGAGACCCTGCTCGGTGACGCGGTGGGTGACTATGTCGTGCAGATCAAGAAGCGCTACGAGCAGGCGCGCCAGAAGTACGACATCAACGCGCAGCCGCTCAACCTCCCCACCACGCTGCCGCAGCCCGCCGAGGCGCTCTTCATCAAGGAGTGGATCGATGAGAGCGGTAAGCCGGGCTCGTTCGGCCCCGACGGTACCGTCACGGGTGCCGGCGGCACGCTCACCGCCGCCGAGCTCAAGCAGTGGCGTACCAGCGTCAAGGATAGCGCGCTCAAGTTCCTCAAGGACCAGATGACCGCCCAGATCGATCTGCTCAAGACGGTCGAGGCTATCGACATCTACCTCATGAACTTCGCTGACGCTATCGCTTCGAACCCCGACTCGATCAAGGACCTGAGCCAGATGCTGAAGAGTGTCGACATCGTCGGCAAGTGGTTCACGGACCGTTCGGGTAACACCGTGGCCGAGTTCCTCGAGAGCACGCCCTCCGCACTCATCAGCCAGTTCGAGGTCCGTCCCCAGGCGGACGACGCCTGGGACCAGAACCAGGAGAACCACTACTACAAGTGGGTCGAGAAGCTGCTCCGCGGTGGTACCGCGCGCACGCGTGCCGGTGTCGTGCTGCCCGCCAACCCCTTCCTGGGTACGCTGCCGGGCAAGCACAAGGACGCCGAGGAGAGCGTCTATGACCAGATTATCGATAAGGCCAAGCGCGCCGCACACAGCGTGCGCGTGCTCGACAACATCGTGAGCACGTTCGCCAAGCTCGGTAGCCAGGCTAGCCAGGGTCAGACCTTCATGCCTCCGGGTGTGATCTTCAAGAACCTGCGCCAGTACCTCTTCCACAGCTCGATCGTGATGGGCATGGAGGGCGAGAACTCGCTCACGGAGACCATTAGCGGCCAGGTGCAGCGCACGCCCATCGGGGCGCACCAGCCGACCGCCCCGGTCATGGCGGCCATCCCCAATGCGGCGGCACTCGCCACCGCGAGTAACGTGCAGCAGGGTCAGACCATGCAGGTCGGTGTCATGGGTATGGCCGCCCCCGTGGGTGCTGCAACCATGCCCCGTACCGGTGCATATGTCGGTGCCGTGCCGATGCAGGCCGCAGCCGCGCTCGAGACCGGTATCAAGGCCGGTGCCCCCACGGACATCATCCGCCAGGCCGCCGAGCAGTGGGTGCGCAACCGTTTCGCCCTGGCATTCAGTGCCATTCCCGGCGCGCGTCAGGCCAACGGCGACCTGGGCAAGCCCATCAACGGCTACAGCTCGAGCTGGCAGCAGACCGACGAGTTCTTCATCATGGCCATCAAGGCCATGGTCGCCAAGATCTTCACCGTGATCGGCACCTACGGCGCGTTCAACAAGCCTCTCGACAAGTACAAGAGCATTTCGAGCACGCGCCTCATCCTCGGTGGTGACGCCCAGCCCGATATCAAGCCCGAGGCGGTCGAGCTCTACATCCGTCTGCCGCTGCTTGCCGAGTTCTACCGCAGCGTGTTCGAGTTCGAGAACGACGACCCCACCAAGCTCCCCAACAACTGGGTCACCATGGACAAGGGTATTTCGAAGAAGATCACGCTCGTGCCCGAGTTCGACGGCGTCTGGGAGAACTTCATCAAGACCGTGTTCGTGGATGCCAAGTACATCTCGGAGGGCAGCTACAGCGAGCAGCACGTCAAGGCCATGATTCGCGAGATCAACGACATCTACAACAAGTACCGCAACGCGTCTTCGACGGTGCAGGATGTTATCTCCGCGTTCGTGGCGGAGATCAACCGCCGCTACGGTATCGTGAAGCAGGACGACGTCAAGAACTACCTCAAGGACCGCCGTCGCTACGATGTCAACGAGGATCGCTACGCTCAGGGCGAGCGCCTCGATTACAACATCCTGGGCGAGCGCGACCAGGAGGGCCGCGGACCCGCCCCCTCGGACCGCTTCGACCACGCCTTTGCGGCCACCACGGCACGCAAGAGCGAGAACCCCTGGGACAACCACTACGTCGATATGGTCTACAAGTTCCGCAACCGCATCGATGCGCAGCTCAAGAATCTCATGCCCAAGGACGGCAAGCCCCCGAAGGTCAGCTTCGACTCGACGGTGCGCGCCTACAAGATGCAGGTCGAGCATGCCAAGGACAACAAAGACCGCTACCGCATCGTGCTCAAGGCCATGCAGGGTACCGATCAGCTCAGCACGGTCAACACCCACAAGGCCATGATGTTCCACGAGATCGTGGTCGCGCCGCTCGGCACGCTCTACTCGGTATGGACCGTGCTCAACCAGTTCATCCGTCGCATCCGCGCGCTCGATACCGAGGAGATCGAAAAGCGCATTCTCGAGGCCATCGACGCCGCTCCCGCTGGTGGTGTCTACAACTACGCATACTTCTTCGCGAAGCTGCGCGGTGACCCCAACAAGCCGAGCTACGGCTACGAGCGCTACCTCCACCGGGGTTACAACCAGGACCTGAACGTGGCTCTTGGTGGAGGGTCCACCGTCCGCATGCCCACGCTCAAGCTGGGTAGCGGCCAGATGTCGGACGTGCTGGTCTACCGTGGTACCTACGGCGCGCGCGAGGATATTACCTGGGCCAGCATCGACCAGCTCGCAACGGTCGCCCGCACCGGTGCGGGCGAGGCGAAGAAACGTGCTCGTGAGGGTCTGCAGCGCTTCCTGGTGGACCGCGAGTCTCTCTTCCGCGACCTCGTCAACCTCACGTTCGCGCTCGGCGGCGACCTGGGTGAGACGGTACAGGTCAAGATCCAGAGCCACAGCATGCTGGTGGAGTACGGCCAACTCGCCGAGTACTGCCAGACCCTGCTCAGCTCGGTCAAGAAGAACATCGAGCTCTTCCGCGGCACCATCGACGACAGCGTGATCCGTCGCGTCGAGGGGGGTGAGAAGAAGAAGAAGGGCGCGAACACGGGTGTTACGGGACCGCAGCCCGGCTCGCTCTACTTCATCGAGGAGTACCTCATGGAGCGCGTGCTCAAGAACTCGCGCCAGGGCGCCTACAACCCCTCGGCTCGCGCTCGCGCTCGCGATCCCGACCTCGCGGATAGCATCGGTATCGTCATGACCAACGAGATCATCGGTCGCACGTTCAAGCGTTTCTGCAGCAAGTGGGAGGTCATTGCCAAGCTCGACGGTGTGGGCGCGGCACGCACATTCGGCCTGCCCACGCAGGAGGACGTCAACGGCACGACCATCCAGGAGAAGGATCTCAAGCCCCTGCCGCTCGCACTGTTCAAGCACGAGCAGAGCCTGCTGCGCGACAGCTTCGAGCGCCCCATGGCCGAGCTTCTCTACTGGCAGACCAACTCCAAGCCGTCCGCACCGGTTGCGGGTGCACCCGGTGCACCGGCGCACCACGTCGATCTCCGGCACCCGCTCAAGCAGCCGCGCGTGACCAACAAGAGCGTGGACGAGTTCCCCTTCGCGGTCATCCCCTCGATCGAGCGCTCGAGCAACGAGGACGACGACATCAAGACACTCAAGGACATCCAGTCCGTTATGCGCTCGATCCAGGATGAGCTCGCGGTGCTCTGCGGTGCGACTGCAGCCGCGGGTGGTGGCGGTGCCGCACTGCTCGCCAGCCCGACCAACATCGGTGTGTGGAAGTACCCGCAGGCCGGTGCTGCCGCGCCGGCAGTCTGGGGTGAAGTGCTGGGTAACTTCGGTGTCATGGTCGATGCCGACGTCGACTCGGCGGGCGCACCCACCAACATCACGCTCCGGCTCATGGCTGCGGGTGCCGGGGCGCCCGTGGTGCCCCGAATCCTCGAGATGGGACAGAAGTACAACTCGCTCTACGCACAGCGCGAGCGCATCTTCCAGAGCAGCATCCGCACCCCGATCGACCACCGCGGCAAGTGGTACACCGACCCAGCCAACCCCAAAGAGGGTGCCTGGTTCCTGAACCAGCTCAGCTCGGCCGAGGCCGATGCCGGTATCAGCGCGGAGGACCGCCGCGCGAATCAGGACCAGTTCAAGGGAGGTCTGCTCCTGCGCCTCAACGAGATCCTGGCTAAGTACCTCTACGCCGGTTGGGACACCACCAAGCGCGCGATGTACCAGGGTCTGATCGCCAAGTTCGCTTCGGGCAGCCACATCACGGCCACAAGCAAGGGTGAGGCGCTCAACGACATCAACCTCCCGTTCCAGATCTGGGAGCGCTCGGGTCTCCACAGTGGTATCATGGGTGTGCCGGCCTCGCACGTAACGGTGTTCGCCAGCTTGGCTCGTGCGATGCGCAACATCATGACAAACACGCGCCGCTCGGGTGACCCCCAGTTCCGTGTCGACACCATGATGGAGCTCCCGATCCACATGAAGGAGACCCTCAAGGCCGCGCTGCCGGGCTTCAACAAGCTCTTCGCCTCGGTTATCAAGAAGGCCGAGCTGCTGCGCCACATCGCGCAGCAGGTGAGTCTGCTGCGCCAGAACCCCTACGCGTTCAAGTACGGTGTCAACATCCAGCCCGATCCTGCCGCTGCCGGTGCTGGTATGCCGGCCGTGGGAGCGGCGATGCTCAGCCCGGGTGCGGCATTCACGGGTCGTGTCGTGGCTGCGCAATACGGCACTGCCACTCTGCCCGCACCCAACAACCGCCGCAACGTCATCAGTCCCATCCGGTGGAATGGTAGCATGTTGCGAAGCAGTGAGATGCACGTCAACCAGGCGCTGCTCGAGCCTAACGACCTCATCCACATGGATACCGGGTTCGTGGTTCGCGGTGTCACGGACAACACTGCCATCGCAGATGTCATCACTGACGCCGCGACTCGTCTGGGTGCGGCCTGGGCTCGCGGTGACGATGTGGCTGCACCGGGATCGTTCTGGCGTGGTGGTGAGCGCTTCACCGGCATCTACGCCAAGCGCATGTGCTGGAACGCCCAGGACCGCGCGGCGCAGCTCTATGTCGGCTACTCTCCCTACGTCGATCTCAGCGAGGACGCGAGCAAGCGCTGGCATGTCGAGCTCATCGACAGCATCGCCGGCACCGCGATGTCGCTGGGTAAGTGCGCGACCGACACCTACAAGGAGCTGGCGGACGAGCCTAAATACCTCGAGACCCACGAGGGCTTCATCTCGGACTATGTGCAGATGAACAAGCGCCAGCCCATCATGCTGCTCAGCCAGCTCCAGGTCGCGCTCCGCCCGCGCTTCCGCGATTCCGCTTCCGCGCAGCCCAACGGCGGCGAGTGGGAGTACCTCGCCCAGGCGGGTTACGCGCGCGCCAATTTCATGCTGCCGTTCTACCGCTCGGGCGAGAGCCCCTTCAAGCTCCAGTACGGTGCCCGACTCGTGCTGGGTCGCCCCGACGTCAAGCCCGGTCTGGAGTACATGCCCGGCATGTCGAGCCTGCTCGAGCAGTACAACGGCGTGAGCTCGGCCGACAGCCGCGTCGAGAAGGCCGACTTCGAGCTTGCCGCAATCGCACACACTCAGCTGCTGCGATTCATGACCGACCTCCGCTTCACTCGCGCCGCACTCGATACGGCCTACTCGGGTCGCCTCTACGGCAACATCTACCCCAATCCCCCGGGTGCGCTGGCGCTTCCCGCACCGAATGTCAGTGAGCTCATTCAGGTCGCGCAGGGTTCGGCGCTGTTCGATGCGCCGCTCGACATCCCCGCGGAGCTGGGAGCCGTTCCGGGACGCTGGCCCAAGTCGGCGGAGTATATCTTCCCCGAGAAGAGCCGCCCCTACACCATGCAGATCACGCTCGAGGAGGACCTCGCGATCACCGAGAGCTCGGACCAGGACGACACGCTCAAGAGTTTCGTCTCGAGTCTGCGTGGTCCGGACGGCAACATCGACAACCGCAGCACGGCGCGCATCTACAACATTCTCGACATGAACATCGTGCCGATCAATGTGCACGCCCTGCAGCGCGAGATCCCGCTCGTGAACCTGATCAACTACGCCTACACGTGCGACCGCATGATCCAGGACAAGCTCATGCCCGACGTCGAGCTGCCGGGTCAGGGCAACCCCAACCAGGGCCGCATCATCTCGGTCGACCCCAACGACCCGGACAAGTTCCAGGTGCAGAGCACGGCGGGCATGCTCACCAAGCTGCTCATCTACCCCTATGCTCAGCTCGATGACGAGGAGTACTACGGATATGTGCACCGCATCATGGCGGGCGACAGCGGTCTCGAGCTGGGGCGCCCGAAGTTCATCTCGGACCAGCTCTGGAACAAGGTGCTCTTCCAGGAGCTCTACACTCAGCAGGGCTTCCCATCGCGCAAGAACAGCAACATGCGCAACCGACCTGATGAAGCGGGCCCGCGTGAAGACGCCGCACGCCGCCGCGCGCTCCGCACGCTCCACTCGAACTACGACCACCTGATCATGGTCGCTCGCGCCCTGCTCATCGACCCCGCGGTCATGGTGCCGGGAGGTATCCGTAACGCCGCACGCCAGTTCCTTGGAGGTGTGATCCAGGCCGACGCCGCGGTGCGCCAGGTCATCGCGCAGATCGCTGCCGCGGCCGGCCCGCTCGCGGCTCGCGTCGGTGGCCCGATTGTCATCCCCGCATCGATCGCGAGCGACCGCCGCGTGCTCTCGGCATTCCGCGACCTCGCGCCGCTCCTGGATGCCGCCCGCGGTGTGGACACGGACGCCTATGTCATGCAGGTCTCGCCCCAGCTGCGCCAGGTCTTCCAGCGCGTGCAGGAGCGCATCGTCCAGCCCGCGGCCCCCGTGCCGTCAGCCAACCTCCGCGAGATCCAGGAGGTCGCCATGGCCTCGCTGCTCTTCACCATGGTCGAGGTCGCGCTCAACGACGGCAAGGAGCCGGCTTATTACGAGAACAACGGTACGCTCCAGTACCCCGACGAGGACGATGATGGCAACAAGACCATCGAAACCGCCGAGCTCTCCGTTGGTGACCCCAACCGCCCTCTCATCAACGGTGTGTCCGAGAGCAATGTCCGCAGCGACCTCGCGGTGCTGGGGCGCCTGCGCTTCGATACCACGTTCATCCGCAACATCTTCTTCCTGGTCAACCTCCAGCGAGTGATGCGCATGATCATGCGTGACGAGATCCAGTTCCTCGAGAGCCCCGTGGTCAACTCGAGTGCTGTGCTCAACCGCCAGATCACGGAGTACCAGGGCAACGAGCAGTTCGACTCCGAGGTCTTCGAGTCGTAGATTCGCTTCGACACCCAAATTTTTTTTCAAGTAAAGATCACACTCCAGATATAATGAGTCTTCTCGCGATCTTTGTTGTCGCGATCTTTGTACTTGTGGCATTTACTCCAGCGGAACCAGTTGAGGTGAGCGCGCTCGAGCTGGAAATCGTGCGCCCCCGGTTCCAGTGTATGTGCGTGAGCGGTATGGTCAAGTGGTATTGCGACGACTGTCAACTGGCCATTCGTACCGACGATGTCGAGTTCGTGTGCCCCAAGTGTCACGCGGTCCGTCCCGACAACCTCGACGACCTGCTCGTGCGCCTCCAGTGATTCTGCACAAAAAAAAATTTTGTGCAGAAGAGATATGTTCATTGCCATTGTTGTAGGTATTGTGATCGCCGCAATTATAATTGCGATGGCGATATTCCAACTTGGAGGTCGAGCATCACGTGCGCAGAAAATCTATCCCGTGCGCTGGATCTCGTCGCCCTCCGATTTGGACGTCAAGAGTGGTGACATCTTATTGTTTCGCCACAACGATATGAACCGCAACACTAAATACATCTTTGGTGACGAGTTCAGCCACATCGGAATCGTTTACCAAGACACAAAAACGGGCGTCATCTACGTGCTCGAGACCACTGCGGAGCAGGTAGAAGAGTTTCAGGGCAACGGCCGTAACGGACCAAAGATTACACCGATCTGGACGCGTCTCAGTACTTACCCCGGTCGTATTTGTATCAAGCGGCTCGAAAAACCGCTTGACATCGACCGTGCCACGCTTTTCGATACACTCATCGCGGACTACCACACGCAGTCTTTTGACTTTCCAGGATGGCAGTTTTTCAAAAGTTGCGTGCTCATGCTCGGACCCGCCGCGAGTGAAAATGCACATTGTAGCGCGTTTGTGGCGCAGGTTCTGGAAGACCTGCACCTCGTCGAAATAACGACCGAAGACGTCTGCATGCGTCCGGAGTGCTTTGTCGACCTATATCGCCACGGGCGTGCCGTGGACGGCTACCGGTGGGGTGCGGTATCTGAATTTAAGTTCAGATAGCGCGCAGGCCCGTGCCGATGGCCGCCCCCGTGAAGTTCCATAGCAGGTCGAACCAGCTACCGCACGCGAACATCTTGTACTCCAGGATTTCAAAGCCGAATGAGAGTCCCATGCTCACCCAGAGCGGGAAGAAGTATCCCAGCACGACGTGGAAGAGCAGGTGTGTGCCCTCCCAGAATGTAAAGCCGCATTCTTCATATTTGCTGTTGTCGAGGTAGTAGTTATTACCACGACTCGCAGCCGTGAGCGCCTCGCACGTGTCGTTGGGGCACTTCACCCAGCACGCCTGCACCACTCGACGGTAGGGTCCCCAGGTGACGTGCGGAGCAATTTCGAAGATCCAGAGATACATGAGCACGAGCACGAATACCAGTACGTAATATTTTTGGGGAATCATATTAGCTCCCGGGATATTTTTTTGTACTAATTAGACAGAGCGTAATATATCTTGATATCTTATATGTCGCGACGAATTGCGGGATTTATTACGGAGTGGGACACCTGGGGTCGTTTTCGAGTGACCTACCCGCGTGTGCGGGGAGATGCGGGTGACAAGGCCGACGCATTTAATACCGAGGCGCAGCTCCAGGCCTACGGCCGAGGTCGTGAGGGGTGGACACCGGCAAAAAAGAAAAGTTATCTCGCTAAGCCCGATAAGGACTGCTTTGCCTATTCCGCCGCGGGCTCGCGCATCACGAACTTTGCCGACCTCGTGCAGCACTCCGCTGTGTTCGAGGTCGAATTCATGCCCTTTGCTGGTGGTGACGCGGGCTGGTGGATCCGCGTCGCATCTGTCCGGCTTGTAGATTAACCAGATTCATTGGGGTAGTCGTTCCATTGCGGGCCCGCTTGACTCATGTCGCCCTCGAATGGCCCCCTATAATGTTTTTTGGTAGTGAACAGGTCCCCAATCCAAGAGAACAGTCCACCTCCAGTAATACGCTCGCCTTTCATGCAATGGTTCATGAAAACGCCCGCGGTGGCGAGCATAATACCCGCGAGGACAAACCTGCTATCGCAGCAATACCCATAGATCAAAACTAGAATAGCCAGAATAATGAGGTGCATGTATAATGGACCCGTTATTTATACATTAAAAATAAAAAAATAACTTGAACTCGCTTTTAGATCACATGGTACCAGGCCATGTAGCTGCTCATGGTCGTACCCACATCCGTGGGCGGACCGACACGGGAGTCATCGAGCCGGTGCATTCGCTCGCCCTGTGGGGTGGCGCGTGCGGCGTGCGCCCAATAGTGGCCACCCTCAGTGTCGCCCGAATGCTCGCTGATGGCCACGAGGCGGTAGACGATCTCGTCGTCGCCCCGTCCCGGAATGACGATCTTCTCGGGTGCGTCGGCGGCCCATTTCTGGTAGATGAACCGCGTACCCGCCGCGTTGGGTTTGAACTTGCTGAACATGCAGATAATGACTTCGGGCGTGAAGATGAAACGGTCGGTGCGGGTGTGGATACATCGCTCGCCGCAGGTCTTGCACTTGGTGTTGCTGTCTGCGAGCTCCTTTCGGTGTAGCACCATGTTCTGGAGGTCGTCCCCCCGCTTGAAGTCCTCGAGTTCGAACTTGCAGAACACACCCGTAGCGCTGTCGGTACTCTTCTCGACCTCCCAGGTCGAGTTACACTTTGAGCACTCGAATTTCGATCGGTAGCGGTGCTCAAAGAGCTCCGAGATCTCGGGTGCATCGAACGCCTCTAGAAACTTGACGAAACCCTCGTGGGCATCTTCCATCCCGGCACCCAGTGTGGTCCCGAGCCGCATAATGCGAATCTGGCGTCGCAGCGCTTCCCAGATCGTTGCGCTCATAGAGCTCACGCCGGCATCACCAGCACGGGCGAGCTTGATGAGCTTCCAGACCGCGGTGCAGAGCTCGTTGCGATCACGTAGGTCGGCGACGTTGTCGAACACGGCGATCACGCTCGTGCAGCTCATGAAGCACTGCAGCATGCTGTTGAAGTAACATGCCGCGCCCGAGAAGTTTCGGAGACCGAATGGGGGGAGCGTCAGGTCGGGGTTATGGGTTGTGAGACTCATGTGATGTAAGACTTAACTATCAATTCAATTTTGGTGTGTTTAAGTGAGTAAAACGCAGACGTTTACTACTTCTTCTTGCTCTTCTTCTTGCTCTTCTTTTTACTCTTCTTTTTTTGTGACCTTCGTCCACCAAGAATACCGGTGCGGTTGATACTCACGAGGAGGTAGTCGGGCAGTCGCTTGTTGGTGTTCGGACTCGAGACGGTACGCACGGTGTAATGGAACGGCATTCCCTGGAAGTCGTAGTTAGTGGGCACCTTGAAAAAGACCCAGTCCGTGACGGCATGATCGAATAGCCACTGGATGACCTCGGGACTGCTCATTTTGCCGAGGTAGAGCTGCATGCCCTTTTTGTACTTGTAGTCGGGTCCACCCCAGGGCGGGTCGAAGTAGACAAAGTCGAACGTTTGCTTGAGCGTCTTAATGTACTCACTCGAGTCGGCATGCACCGGAGTAACATTTTTGAGCTTTAGAGCGCGGATGTTGTAGCAGAGGTTGTCGAAATTCAACTGGTCCTTCTCCACCGCGGTAATTTTGTGGTGTGGGCAGGTCGCCGCCCAAGGTAGGACGAAACCGCCGACATGTGCCGTGAGGTCCAAAATGTGGAGCTTCTTTGTCCCGTCGATAGTGGCCAGGATCTGCTTTTGGAGCTGTTGAGCATGGAACGGCACCTCGCTGGAGTATTCCGTGGTGGGCGATGCACGGAGTTTGCTGTAATCAATAACGGCCCCTTCGGCCTTTGTAAACCGTGATGCGAAAGGTAGAGCCATATGTAAAGATGGAAAAAAATAAAGTTGCGCGGTAATGCGGTAATCATTGGGGCAGGACCAGCTCGCTGCGGCGAACGCGGGTCACGCCGCCGGGCACACGTATTATGAAGAAGCCGTTGTTGCCCGAGACGATCCTCGTCGAGAGTTTGAGTCGGGGGCAGAAGAACCGGGTACCCGGCTTGACTCTGGGGTAGGAACGCATTTTGTGGCGGAAAAGTGTCAATTGGGTGAACTTCCCTGTCAGACTGTAAATAGAGCTCAATTGTTCAACTTTAAAAAAGGGTGTTGCGAGCTGAATTGTAGCTCGTTCAGAAGAGATCACTCTCGGCGCTGGACGTCTTCTGCTCGACCTGCTCGGGATACTCGCTGGAGACGGTACGAGCATCATCCGAACTGTAGACGCTGGTATAATCCGTGCGGCGGAGACCCCAACGCTTCACGACTTCGTTAGTGTCATCGCGCTCGATGTTTGCCGAGCTCGGCCCGCTCGAGGACGAATAGCTCTCGTCCACGAACTCCTTGTGGGAGTCGAACACGCTCTTGTCCAGGCTGTCCGCCGCGGGGTCGTAGCTCTCCACCTCGGCGTCCGCGGGCGATCCGTCGGTCTGCTGGTCGTCGAAGGTCTGCTCCACGCGGTAGTTCATGAAGCCCTCGTGCAGCATGTTCTCAGTGAGTTTGCCCGTCTTCAGTGCCGGTGCTGATGCGAACCGGCTCGTGGTAGTGGGAGCGGGTGCACGGGCGGCATCACGGCACGAAGCTTGTGCATCCTTGCATGCCGCCAGTGCGGGCGTACTCCAGTTCTGGTACCAGCTCCACGATGCGATCAGGAGGAGCACCGTACCAGCAACAAGCAGTCCGTACTGAATAGCAACGCACTTAGATACTAGATCATGTCCGGTAGATTCGGCCATTTTGGGTATATAGGTCTCTGGAGAAATTAAAAAATAATTTTAATTACCATGTTATATGAAAATATCGCACGCGCAACGTGACTTGCTTGAAAAAAAGCTGTCCGCTCTCGTTGACTATATTTGCGGCTATGCAATCAAACACGTCAACCTCGAAGCGATTACTGCAGCTGAAAACCTGGCCATTCTCGTTAAGGGTGGCAAGGCCTATTCGGCATACATCGAAACGCCCTACCGCGATCCGAGTTACGACTGGGACGTCTCAGTATACGCAAGTACCGAAGATTTTGACAATTTCAAACCCGGAGTGAAACTAGCACGGCGTATGCAATCTCTCTTCGACACACACATGATGGTGGCACCACTCACGATATGGGCCGCAATTAGACAGGTCATGCCTAATTGGCCCCATGCATTTCCGCCTCGTATCGAGTTCCGCTACGAGACGCGCGTGAGTGCGATTTCCAATGTGACGGTCCACATGGTCAACCTCTACGTTAGTGGCGAGCGTTTGTTTAGTATGATTGAGATGTCGCATGTACCCGCGACCACAGCGGACGACCTGAGAAAAATTCTTGACGTGATGCGCGCGCTGACTACATGCCCCACATACTCGTTCTACATGGTGGACAAACAGCGCGCCTATATGTCGCTACCCGATATCGTGGACAATCTTAAGGAGATCACTGCGCCCGCGAGCACATACCCCAAAAAAGACAAGGCATTAGCGCGCCTCGCCAACATAAGTCGCGCCATCAACGAGGGCCACATTGTGTGCTATAGGGCGGTCGGGAATTGCAAGGACAGGGTGGTCTATGACGCATCCGGTACGTTGCCTGATTACGAACCAACTCGTACCATTCTCGACGCACATATTGCGCGGGACCATGCCGAAGCCACTATGAGCGGTCAGTACCCTCTGGGAAAAGAAAATCCCAACTACTGGGGTATCTATATGTATTCACAAAATTCGAGCATCAACGCCAATCTCATTCGATCATATTATTTTAATACTACTTCGATCCAAGATGTACGCATTTCAGATATCGACGAGGCATTTCGCCACTGGAGTACGCTACCCATTATACAATATCCCGACAACGCGCCACTCATGTTGTACCGACTCGTTCGTTATGTGGATCTACCGCGTGATGGACAGTACGATGTGGACGGCGAGTCCAACTTGTACGACATCAAGGTTGGTACCGTGATACCCAACATCAGCTATACAAGCACAGCGTACAGCAACAAACATCCGAGTCAGGCATTCAATAACGAAACGCATTTCAAGGGCTGTATTTACATCATTACGGCGAAGAGTTCGCGCGGACTCATCGTGGTCGACAAAAACTCGTATTACCCCCATGAGCGCGAAGTCCTGCTCGACCGTAGGGGCTCTCTCAGGGTCACGAAAGTCAGCTGGGACTACGTCACGGAGACATGTGGAGATGCCCATATTGCAGCGGAACGTATGGTACTGCATTGCGACTACCTACCACCCGGCGACGAAGCCGGGTCGGCACTCCACCATATTCTCTCGGTCGACGACCGGACATTTGATGCAGAGCAGCCCGAAACGGGTATCGTGAGCAAAATTATGTCGCTAGTTTCTTCTGATGACTACCGCACCGAATACCTGAGCGATGCCCCGGCAACTCGTGACCGGACCTACGACCGACTCGAAGGCGAGCCCGCTAGGTACAGGCGTGGTGGTGTGATTGATACTTGCAACGTGATCTATAATATTTATAAACATTTTGACGACCGAGATCCGGGTGGTGACCAGGCAATCGTTTGGACTCGTGCCGGGAAAAAATTTGTCCCAATGGAGTTTCTCCCGGTAATTCGGGGAGTAGTGCCCGATAAGGCCATTACGCTTCGGCCTGGGCGCGCCCAGGTTCAAAACAACCCCCTAGCGGTAGCAGTCCTCGTTCAGGGTGGTGCCGTATCGGTAACGTACTGGTACATTGTGCTACTCGTGCTCGCGATCATTCTGATATTCAACTATATTAATTGCTCGCGATCGGAAGACTATATCGAGGACCCATGCGTCACAGAGAAGATTTGGATGGAGTAAACGTGACCGTTTTTGTCAAAAAAATAACAACGGGCTAGTGCCAGTCTAGTCGTCGAGGTTGTCCGCCATCCACTCGTCGAGATCGTCAAGGTGGTCGACCGCCACCGGCATACCGCCCACCTTGTAGTGGATGTAGTTGCCCAGTTCGTCGTACACGACTTCGGTGATGCGGACCAGCTTGTGGACACTCAGCATCTTGAGGTAGATGCCGTCGATCTCGCTCAGCACCATGAGGTCCTGGTGTGTCACGTTCATGCCGATCTCGTGATTGATCTTGCGACGCAGGTCGCTCGTGTCGATGCGCTCGATGTTGGCGATGATGGGTTCGAGCGTGTCGAAGTCCTCCTTGTCAATCCCGACCGTGCCCGAGAGCCCCGCAATGCACTGCTCGAGAATGTTGTCGCGCTTGGTGAAGAGCTTTCGGAGCTGCTGCACCTTGCCGCGCAGCTGCTGGTGCAGAACGGGGAGCTGTTTTTGTGCGAGCTGCTTGCGTGACGCCAGGAGCTGACGATAGCAGTTGCGCTTCGCACCGGCATACGTGACGTCGGTAAGCGTCATAGCGGCAATGATTTGTTCCGCCTCTTTGCGACTCTCCTTGAGGACCTGCTTATCGATCTTCTGAACAATGTTCTGGAACAGGCCCTGGTTCTCCTCGTACGCGGCTTGGACGTGATTCTTTTCTTCAGCATGGCCATTCGGCACCGCCGTCTTTGCGCTATTCTCGAACTGCCAGATGTCGCTGACCTTCATAACCGCCGAAAACTCCTCGTGGAACACGCCGTTGACCTTCTTGTAGAGCGTGCGCAGCGCGGGTCCCTTGCTGGTATGCTTGTCGCTCCAGCGCTCGTAGCACCGCTCGATGTACTTTTGCGCCGCACCGATATTCTTCTTCTCGGCCTCGTTGTAGGCCTCGTCCGAGTCGTCGCGAGGCTCGACCGCGAAGTCGTCACGCCACGAGATGAATCGAGCGAGCTGGCCACATACGCTCGCGCCCATGTAGTAGTCGAGATCGATCTCCATGTTGAGCAGGCGGGCGCGATCGGCATACTCCATGCGGTCACCCACGCTAAGTGCCGACTTCTTGCCCTTGAGGTCGTACTTGAAGGGGTACTTCTTGACCATGACGTAGCGGAAGCGGTCGAGCGGTTCGGGCGCCATGCCGAGCGCCTCCATGCGAGCATGGAAGGTGTGCACCTTGACGTTCTGCTTGTTGGGCTTGTAGCTCGCGGTCATAATGAACTTCTCGTACTCGATGTTGCGCTCGGTGTAGATCTTCTCGATCATGCGCTCCACGATCACGTCGATGCTGTCGATATTCTCGATGCCGAGTGTCTCGAGCAGGATATTGACACTGATGTCCTTGAGCATCTCGCTCGTACCCTTCTTGACGAACTCGAGACCTCGTACGAAGAGCTGGTCCGCATCGGCCGCGACTCCGCGGTGCTCCTTGGTGAAGAACGCGAAGTTGAACGTCCCCTCGTGCGCCACACCGCCGTACTTCTTCTTGCTGAAGAACATTGCGGGGTAGAGGAACTCCTCGAACGCCATGTTGAGGAACTTGGTGCCGTTGTCGGCCTCGAGCGCATCGTTCACGTGCTTGTTCACGATCTTGATCAGACGGAAGCTCTCAGTTACGAGACAGTCGTAGTACGCGAGTTTTCCCAGCGGACCCACATTGCGGTGCTCCCGCTCAGAAGAACCGTCGTTCTTCTTAATCTTGTTGATCGGCACCCACTCCCAGACCTCCTCGATCTCGTCCTTCTTGTTCTTCTTGCGCGAGACGAGCGCCTGCACCCAGGTGCCGCGTTGCGAATAGTAGGCCTTGTCGAAACGGCGGAACGTGCGGCGCGGCATGCTGATGTAGACCGAATCGGTATCGCCGTAGTAGATGCGGCAGAGGATGTCCTGCACGAGCTGGGCCACCTTCTTGATGTTGTACTGACCACCCGAGGTCACTCCACCCGCGAGCGCGAGCACACGCAACGGGCTCAGTGCGTTACCCGACTCGCCGTAGAACGTGTTCATGAAGACCTTGAGCGCCTTTTGCTTCGAGTTGAGGTAGTTCCACTTACCCATCACGACGGTGTACTCCGCAGCGCAAGCAGCGAACTGCTCCGCGGTCATGAGCTTGAACTCCTCGAGACGGTGCGTCAGCGGCTTGAGACTCGCTTTGAGTGCGACGCGCTGATCGAAGAGGTCCTTGAGCACCGTGGGGAAGAGACCGAACTCGGTATCCACGAGGAGCGCCTCGAGTTTCTTCGAGGCCTCCATCTCCGCCTCGAGCGTGTCGCCCAGCTGCTCGGCGAGCTTCTGGAGCAGCTTGAGCAGCGCGTCGATCTCGACCTGCTTCTCGGGGTATCGCGATCGCACGCTCCAGCCCTTGATCGTACGGCCGTTAAACGGGAAGTTGACCGCGTGAATCTTCTTGCCCTGGGCCGCGAGTTCGAGTGCGCGTTCGAGCGTGTGCACCATCATCTCGGGACTGAAGTTGTAGGTCATGATCAAGCTGGGGTAGAGCGAGCTGAAGTCCAGACCCGCAATGGGATAGTGCGTGTCCCAAAGCAGCCACTCGAGGAAGGCCGCCGGCCACTCGCCCAGCAGGTCGCCCCGGAACGCGTCGAACCACGCGTCGTACGTGATGTCGACGTCGGTCTGACCCGTGCGCTCCAACATTTCGTCGTAACGCTCGCGGTAGATCACGACCCACTCCGCGAGTACGATCTGCTCGTAGCGCGCCGAGAAGGCGTCGAGCGTTTCACCTGGCTGTTTCAGGCCTTTGTATCGTGCCTTCGCAATCTCGTCCCAGACACGGCGGTCCGGAAACTCGGTCGGCATGACAACTTGGCCCGACGCGTCGCGCTCGGGTGCCGGCAGGTAGTCCTCGAGCCAGACGCCGCACTCCGAGATCTTGTCAAGCACGCGGTCGAACTCCCGCTGCGGCATGACCTGCCATGCCAGGTACTTGGGGTCGGGTTTCTTGCGCGTGCCGTCCTTTTGCAAGGCGCCGTAGCGCATCTCGTGCGGGCTGGGCTTGGGACCGGCAATGCCTTTGTGTGGCGGGAAGACGTATGCTCCGGGGTATTTGCCCGTCTCGACCTTCTTGGGCGCGCGATTGCTCACGTGGTAGCCCCGCGCCTGCGCCTTGGCGATAATCATCTGACGCACCTTCATGCCGTTGGCGCGGTAGACGCAGTCGTCCATGGTCGTGAAACTCAGGATACCGACCTGTCGCTTGTCGCGAATGAACTGAGTCTTGATGAGCAGATCGTGACAGCGCAGACCGTCGACGATGCAGTACTCCGCGACTTCGAGCATCTCGCCCATGGCGACTTCGACGGCCTCGCGTACCGTGGCGTAGCTGATCAAGGCCTGACTGCCAACCACTCGCACTTCGGGAAGTCCCGGCTCGGCGCGGTCCCGGAGCGTGTAGGTCATGTTGTAGGCCGTGAGCTGATCGCCTTCGAGCTTGACGTCACGACCGTTCACGGTGTACTGCTTGTACAGTACCGCGCCCTTGACGTTTGTTTTGCCTCGCCATGCGTCGTGCTCGTCCGCCTTGCTGAGCGCGGCATCGGGGTGCAGGTCCTCGAGCGGGGTGACTTCGAGGCGGATACGGCCGTCCTTGTCCGTCGGACCCTGGCCGCGCTTGAGCTGGTCAAAGAGTCGCCGGTTGCCGTCGAAGCGCGCGAACATTTCCTTGTATGGCATCTCGACCTTGTCGCCGAGCTTGTACTGCTCGAGGAACTTGTGCATGCTGTACCTCTCGGGATTGTTATTCGCAGCGCGGAGCTGCATCATCATGTCGATACTGATGTAGCCCGGGTAGTTGAGGCATGCACCCGGCACGTTCTGGAGCTCGGCCGAGATCTTGAAGCCGTACTTCTTCCACCAGGTGTAGCCGCCCCAGGCGCGCTTCTCGGGTGCGGGCAAGCTCGGGTCGGTGAAGGGCTGCTTGGGATTGACGAACTCCTTCTCCTCGATCTGGCGGTAGAGCGCGAGGTCGGTCACGCTCATGTTGCGCTCGAGGAACTCGAGCAAGCGGAGTTGGCGCGCCTGCTCCGCCACGCCCCACCAGTCGTAGCGGTGCCCGTTGAACTGGATGTCGTAGTCCGGTTGCATCTTCTTCCAGATCACACCGAACGCCATGATCTGCTCGCTCGTGTCCCGGCAAAGGATTGTGACTCGGTTGGGCATCGGCGCGGTCATCATCGTGGTGATGTTGTACTGGACGAGGTGCCCCTTGGGTCGCCGCCAGTCGTACTTCTTGTCGAGGGGCGCACATGCATTCACGGGACAGAGCTCGGCATCGACCCAGGCGAAGCTCATGCTGATGTTGGGCATGGTGAATGTGCGGCTCGTGGGCATCGGAATCTCCTCGGTCTCGACGGGGTCGCGCGTCTCGATGTCCCACTCGAGCTCCAGAGTCTTGTCCTCACGCAGGTCGGGGTCGGCGAAGATGTCGCCCTTGTAGCTCTCGATCTTGCGGTAGTCGACGTTGATGGTGTAGAGCGTGTTGAAGAATGCGTGCTTCTTCGTGACCTTGTAGTCGCGCAGCGTGCACCAACTGGTCCATGGAGTGAGCGTGTCGCGACTCACCATGCGGTAGTAGCAGGTCGCGTCATCGTGCGTCGTCTCGTAGTTGCAGGGGCCTGAGGCGCCCTGGTACTTGGTCGAGTCGAAGTGGTCGAGCGCCTTCTTGCGCTCGCCGATGCTGCTGAAGCAGAGCTGGATGAAGTCGGCGCGGTCGTCGTACTCCTTGACGGTGCCACCCGCGACCACGTGCGTCTCCTTGAGCTTGAAGCCCTGGTCGCGACACACCGCTTGCACCTGCGACTTGAAACGCTGCGTATGCGCATCCCACGCCGCCGTGCCGCGTTCCACCGAGATGGCGGGACGCGGCACTCGTAGCTCCAGGAACGGGAGCACATTGTCGAGCACCACCACCACCTTCTCACCCGACTTCAGGATGCCCGATATGATGACCTTGTACATGCGGAACGCGAATTTCTCCATGGTGAGCACGCCCGCCTTTTCGGGCAGGTAGCTCTCCCAGACGTACACGGGCAGGAACTCCATCGGTTGGCGCGAGGTCAAATGTTGCCTACATTCCTGGACCTTGGCTGCGTCGAGAAACGCGAGTCGGTTCGGGATTTGAATAAGCTCCTCGAAAGTAAGTACCTTTCCGTCAATACTGGACATGTCTGTATCCACTTCTACCGCTTCAATTTTTAACGAAGAAAATATCAGGCCGGCCCGAAATGGCGCACGAGTGCCGCTTGCACAACGTCCTCGACGGGGCGCGACCGGACGTGATGCGCCACCCGGCGCATCAATGTGCGACAATGTGCCTGAATCCAGACCCGGTCGTGCAACATGTCATGTAGTTCGGGAAAGGGCTGGCACAGCGCGGCGAGCGTGCGATCGGCAAGGAAGAGCCGCGCCGCGACGTACGCCGCGATGTCGCGATGTGGGTTGCTCGCGGTAATGAATCGCGAGGGCTGATGTTGGAGCTCCGCACAGATTTCCGCGATAACGGGGGCGTGCCATGCGCGGCGCGCTGCGATATTTCTGGCCGCGAGGGTATAAGTTTGTGACATTTATATAACTAGTTGGATCTTCTAGCAAAAAATAACAGCGAGAGAATCTGTTTTGATTCTCTTACTCGACGGTGAGCTTGCGCCAGATCTCTTGTTCTTCAGGGTTGAAGACCGCCATCGTGACCTGGAGATTGGGGTAGTTGTCGAGCTCCTCGCCAATGGCGGCGATCGCGGTTCGGGCGGCCTCGAGCATGGGGTAGCCGTAGATGCCTGTGGCGATGCATGGCGTGACGATGTGCTCACATCCGATCTTGCCCGCCTCTATCACGATGTTGCTGTAACAGCACTCGAGCACATCCTCCTCGAGCTCGGTGGGCATGACATCCGCGATCTGCGGGCCCACGGTGTGGATGATGAGGTGGTAACCCGTGCGGAAACCCGGGGTGGTCACGACGTCGCCCTCGAGACAGCGCACATTCTTGCTATACCTCGCAGGCACGGCGTGTTTGATGTACTTTCGGAGTATGGGTCCGGCGCGCTTGTGAATCTGGCCGTCGATACCTCCCCCGCCAAGCATGCGCGAGTTGGCGGCATTCACGATGGCGTCGGCTGGGACGTCGAAGATGTCGCCATAGTGCACGCGAAGTCGGGGGTGGAGCTTCACCGGAGTGATCTCGCTCGCGGGGGACTCGGTGTGGGTGGGTTGATTGTCAGGGGCCTGCATTGTGTTATTGCAGTGGCCATTTCAATTTTGGACTAAGTGAATGCGCCTAGTTCTCATCGCGCACCTCGTCGAAAGCCACGTCGCTCGGCACACCCTGGCTCATCTTGTGGCGGCGGAGCCTATCGCACTTGTCCCAGTGGTGACCCATCCAGAGCTCCATACCGACGCGGCAACCCACGATGACCATGGCGCCCACAAACATGGTCTGCCAGGACGAGAGACCGAGACAGTCGTTGTAGCTCATGAAGGCGAACACGAGCAGAATGACGAGTGCGTAAGCGCCCCCGGCGTGGCGACCCGCGGTGACAGCATCTTCACGGGCAATGTATTTGCTCGCGGAAAGTGGCATTATACAAGGTGCGAGAAATATATATGCAAAATATAAATGTCAACAAAGAAAACGCGCCCCAGTCCCGCTCAAAGTGCGGCGGCGACCAAATTGGGCACGGTTATGCGCGGCGGAAATGGCGAGCTCTGGGAGGTTGTCAAGGTTGGGACGACACACCGGTGGGTCCCACATGAGGAGATGCTCCGCTTCGACGCGGATGAAATTCGTGTCGTCCGCAGCAACAGCTGGATTATACCCAAGCGCAAGAGCGACCTCTGGATGGAGGTGGGTACGCGTGGTACTTTCCGGTTGAGCTTGAGTAGCATCTACGTGCCGGAGGCAAACATGAAAATCGAGACGACGTTGTCACATATGAAAATCGGACTAGGACACTGCGACGGAATCCGTTTCTTTTACAACAAGATCTTTTACGTAATTTTTATTACATCTAGACGTGCACGCGCAAAACTCACGCAGTACAAGGCTGTGATTGCGCAATATGCGCGAGACTACCAATTTCCTCTATCTGACTCCCTGCCCGTGACTCGGGAACACCATTTAGGAACGCTTGTGATGCTTACACCCAAGATCATTAAGTCGCTACCGCACAAGTATTACTACGTGGTAATTGGTCAGAACGCCGAGTACCCCACCAGTCCCAATATACACGTTTGGAAAAACGTCGGTCTAAAATACCGACAGGGCAACTATCTCGAATTCGATACCTACACATTGCATGCAGGTAAGATGATGGTGTATGATGCGCTTGTCCGTAACGAGAGGGGGTACATCTGTACCGGAGGTGGCGACGACCCCATACACATCGTCGTCGACCTCAGGAAGACATTTAAGCCCCCCGCGATTCTTCCCCCCGCGGAGCGTCACGTACCGGGCTTAATTAAATAATAACAGTCGGATGTGTGTCAACAAAAAAATCTGTCTGAGCGCAGCGTGTTTTAGCTGTACGTGTAACTCCGCCCAGGAACGGGCCGGGCCGCCTGGAACTCGCCACACACGACCGCTCTGCTCGATGTGAGTAACGTTCCGTGGAGCATGTCGTCCATATGCCAAATGCCCGCATAGCTGGATCCATCTGACCAAGTCATCACCCCGCGACCGTGTCTGAGGCTGTTCTGATGTTCACCCTCGTAGCGGTGGCCCTCCGGCCAGAGCATCACCCCGCGACCGTGTCGGAGGCCGTTCTGATTCTCGCCCTCGTAGCGGTGGCCCGACGCCCAGAGCATAACTCCGCGACCGTGCCGGAGGCCGTTCTGATGTTCACCCTCGTAGCGGTCGCCATTCGCCCAGGTCGTCACCCCGTGTCCGTGCCGGACACCGTTGCGATGTTCTCCAACATATGTGGCTGTCACGAATTTTGGATCCATTGTTTTTAAAAGCGGCGCTTTCAATTTTAGCTCAGGAGGGCATCGTAGTAGGGATTGTAAGCCACATCGAGACCGCAATAGTTCACCGGGAACTTGCGGTAGTCCACGGGGCGATGCACACCCGCTAGCTTGGCCTCGTTGAGCAGGAAGGCGAAATTGCTCCAGAACTCGTCGTCATGGCCGAAACCCTCGGAAGCAATATGTGCCATCTCGTGGAGGTCCACGAACTCCAGGATGCTGTGGTCGTGGAGGTTGTCACGCCCTGTGACCTTTTCACGAAGACAGAGCGCGAGTTTTTCACCCTTGTCCTCGGTGAAACTCGTGTTATTTTTGTCGGGCGGGTCGTTCTCCACAAGGCGGTCGCCGCGATAGCGATCGCGCATACGCACCGCGAGCGTGTGGCCGTGCGTGCCAGGCTGGCTGTACTTGTCCAACATGAACCGGATGAGTCGTTGATTTTTAGCATTGATTTTAGCGAGCCGGTCGGCCGCTTGTACCATGTCGGAAAAACCACCCAGCACGGGATAAACCCGCTGGTCGACAAGACTTGCGACTTCGAAAGTCTCTCGTGTGGTATGCGTGACCACCACGAGAAGCAATACCAAAATTGCTGCAGTGATAACGGGGTCGATTTGCATTGTATTTTCATGCGAAGATAAAATGTAGCTACGATATAATTGCCATAAATGTTAAGGAATGTTTTTCGCACCGACCCGGTGCACCTTGTAGTATGGTCGCGCGACGAGACGAACAAAAGTTCGTCGGAGTGGAAAAGCACACGTATCGTCCTGCTCGGACAGCAACCTCCCGAAATCCGCACCGCGCTCGCGCAAGTGCTCGCGCAACACACCAAAGGGCGCAAGGTCGTCGAGAACGCCACCTTGCGCCGGTATTTCGGCCCCAAATGGCGCGACGTTATCGGAGTCGCATCCAAGTCGGGCGGCAAGAAACACGCCGAGTTCGATATCGACCCCGATCTCGTTCTGGGTGGCGATGCATTCGATGGGGATAACGATTACGGTAACGACCCCGGGGTGGGTACGGAGGGCGCCGCGTCCGACCAACTCCCGCACCACGCGCTCGTCGAGCGCGAGGCGAAACCGAGTGATCTGGAACCGATCGAAGCGCTCGACACGGCTGAGATCATCGAAGTGGCCGATACTGAACACGCCGCGGACATCCCCATGGGCGAGATCACGATGCAGGATCTCGCAATCAATCTCGACGACCTCACGGCACCGCGTAAGAAACCTCCGCGCCTAGCAGATGGCGGTCTGCAATTTCTATACGATGTCGATATCTATCCCGAAGACAAGGTCAGCGAATTCAAGTTCAAAATCAGCCAGGCGCTCCAGATTCCGATCTTCCGGCAGCACCTCTGGTACGCCACCGCGGGTCAGAACTTCCCAATGAGCTACAACTTTCTGCAGGGCGGCGCGAGTCAAAACGTCGATATGCAGCAGGTCATCGCGACTCAAGATGCCGAAGCCATTTGCGGCATGCCAGTAAATATGTTCCTCTACCGCAACAAGGACACCATCAAAATCGAGGCCTACGATAATTTTACGCTTCTCAGTAATATCTACTTCCGCAACGGTACCAAGGAGTTCAACCTCATGGATCTCGAGACCTTTGTCGCGCCGCACCGTCCTGAACTTGCCGAAATCGCAAAGTCGGACAAGTACCAGCTCCAGATGTTGTTTTACGGCTTTGTGATCAAGTTCTGGCCCATGCTCAATATTGCAGCTTTCGTGGAGTACCTCGAGGAGCGTAGTATCACCGCGAGTTACCCCCAACTCGAACCCACCCAGGACGATCTCGCATTTCTCAAGAAGCAGCAAGACCTCATGCGCGAACTCTACACTCTTTATGAGGGGGACGAAAACCGCGTACGGCGCATCGACGACACGTTGCACAAAAGCCTGACCGAGACCACGCTCAAGGTGGTGAGCGCGAGCAAGGGCAAGATGATCAACTTGCGTGTGCTCTTCGACCTGTACACACTCGATGCCAAAGTGGATGCGATGCGGCTCTATGACCAGGTCGATGGTAAGCCCATCATGCTCGACAAGTATCTCGCGGGTGGTCGAGCGAGTCAGGAAAAACTCATACCCGGAGTGCTCTATTTCAGTGTGATTGTTTCCGAGCAGCCACGACAGCAGCTCAAGCTCTTCCTATATCCCAACGGCGCGTACGCCATCAAGGGAGTGTGGGGGGAGGACCAGAACTACGAGTTCGCTGATGTCAACCTCCTGGTGGATCGCCACATCAACCCCATCATCAAGCGAATCAACTCATTCTCGAGCCAGATCATGTATCATGGCACGGCGATGCAGGTACCCGAGATCGAGAAAGGTAACGCCAAATTCATCGACATCAGCATCAGCATGTTCTGGAAGAAGAACCTCACCACGGGTGAGTTCAAGCAGCTCAAGGCGGTACTCGACCAGTTCGTCGCGGCGCATATCATCCAGGAGAAGCAGGTCGACCGCAATGTCGTGAGTTATTTCTTCAAGCGCGGCATGTTCGAGTTCGATCCCCGACGTATCGAGAAGTCAGCGCAGGTGGATAACTACTACGCCTACCTCTACAACTCGGACATCCGCCAGAAGTGGTTTATGTTGTTCGAGAACATCCGCGTAATGACCGTGACTCACCGCTTCAGCGACGTCAAGCTCGAAATCTCGGGTATCAAGGAGGACGAGTACCACATCTTTATCCGCTACATTATTATGCTCTTCAGCCAGTTCATGCGTGAGCGCGGGACCGGTCCGGCACGGGAGGAGGAGCGCACCAACACCAAACCGCTCAGTAATTTGAAGGAGCAGGACCCACACCTCTACAACTTCAAAAAGCTCTATAATTCGGAGCTCGTCTACAGCAAACTCTGCCAGAAGCCCTACCAACCCAACTTACTCACGCAAGCGCAGTTTGACCGGCTCGACAAGAAGGCCAAGGATCGCACTACCAAGTACTGGAACTTCACTACGAACACCGACGCATACTACCAGTGCCCCAACCCCAAGTTCCCGCACGTGCGCTTCATTGTGGGTAAGCACCCCATGGGATACTGCATCCCGTGCTGCAAGATCACTGCACCGCCGCAGAACCCCAAGGACAAGCAGCGCCAGATCTACGACAAGTGTATCCGCGAACATACCTACGAGAAGCGAGATGTCGAACGGAGCACCAGCCGCTACATCATGAGCTACGGCAAACCCATCGACATCGGACGCCTGAGCCACCTGCCCGAGACCAGCCTGGAACCCCTGTTCTACGAGACCAAGGTCGAAGACCAGGGACACCCCGCAACAGAGGAGGAGGCGGACGACCTCATCGGGGCCAAATACTATCTCTACGGCGTGCCGCAGAACCATCCTAACGCCAAGCACTGCGGTCTGTTCTACTGCTTCAGCCACGCCATGGGTATGAACATCGACGCACTTGTCAACCTCATCTGTGACAAACTCGCGAAGAGTACTGGTAATTTCCAAATGTTGCTGAACGGCACGATCACGCGCTGGTTCCGCACGCCCACCGCGCTTGTCGACGCGATGCGCGCTACATTCCTCGCGGGCCCGCGCGTGGAGCACGACTTTACCCAATGGAATGCACTCATCCAGGACATCGCGCTCCAGTTTCTCGAGATCTACACGATCGTCTTTGAGGACCGCGATACCGTGATCCAGCTCCGCCTGCCAGAGTATCTCGACAACATCGACGATATTAAGTACCCCAAACACATGCATCTCATCGTGCTCCACAACCTCGCGACGGACTACTGGAACCCCATCTACATCTTGCACAAGGACCTCTACTTCCGCGCCGGCATTATTGACCGCAAACTCTTTGCGTTTCAGAGCGATGTGGTGCAGCTCATCATGGAGATGGTCCGCAACAAGAACAAGGAGGACCACCAAGTGAACCGACTCACCTACGACGTTATGCGCCGCTTTGTCGCGGCGAGTTCGCGCTACACTATTGAGAAGCTCCTGGTCACGCGTGACAACCTGTGCTACGGGGTCATTATTGACCCGGTGGGCTACGTGCCGGTACATCTCAGCCACTTCAAGTGGGACGAGCAGACCATCAGCTTCAAGTCGAGTGATATCGAGCCCGCTAACGCCGTTCGACTCCAAGATTTCATCACCCGTTACAATGGTTGGGTCGCGCAGCAGAGTGAACTTGGTGGCTTTATGAAAGTCGATGTACCCGTAACCCGACCGTTGCTCGAGCGTATCGAACCCATCTACCCGTTACTCCGAGTCGATCGATGGCTTGTTGCGGACACCGGAAAACAGTCGGGGGCGAATGGCCATTCGCCTGCGGGAAAGGTATTCGCGTGGCAGAGTCATAATCTCAACTTCTATGTCGAACCGCTCGCGCAGTCAGCGGCATTGAAGATTGCCACGGCCCCCTTCCAGGCCATGAGCTACAACCCTATCACGATCAACAGCATTCTCGAACGGAGTACCGCACCCGAATCCGATCGACGAACCGCTCTAGTCGATCACGCGCTCTACCGCAACTACCTATACCAGCTCCTCGTACTCGAATTTATTCAGATGTTTAACCGCCACCGCAACACCAAGGTGCGTGAACAGATCAAGCGTCTCTTCCTCCGCACCGACTTTAAGCAGCCCACGGCCGCTCTTATCGAATCGGTGCAGACCACCGTGCTGCAAGGTTTCGACAAGAACGTCATGTTGATGACGGACGTTGAAAAAATCAAGGGGCAAATCGTGGACTGGTTGCTGAGCGGTGCGCCCAAGAAAGATCTTCTGCGGGCTATTGACTCGGAGTACTACAGTTTCGACATGGTGCTCGTGGAGAGGCTCAAGCGCATGCCGCGAAAGCAAATTCATGAGCAGCTGCGCAAACTTGCGGGACAATTTGTGGAGGTGGGGCAGGTCGACCAGAAAAACTTCCATTTCCCCAACATCCTGACTAGCTGTCAAGGGCTCAAGGGTGAGGCTCCAGGATACTGCCGCCGGGGTCGGCTCGTGATTTCACGCCAGGACCTCGACCGCTACCTCGAGGTCCTGGCCGATCAGATCAAGAACCCATTCGTGGAGAAGTACCTCTTCAGTCCACTGTTCCAGACGAGTATGATCGATTATTTCTCGTTTACTCGACGTCCCAACGAGGTTATTGAGATGGAATTCCTCTAAATTCTCGCGGTATTTTTTCTCCCGTTAATATAAATGACTACTAAACTCGAGGATATTGTTTACCCCGAATGTGCCATGCGCCCCGAGCGCTTCGCATCGCGTTTTGAGGCCATTGACTGCGCAAACAAGACGGCTCGGCTCGGCTCGGGTACGCTCTTGGCGCTCGTTATGGTCGGTGTTATGATCTACATCTGGCTTGGCAACCAACCAAGTATGGGGGTCTGGATCGTGGTACTCGGAGCGATTGCATTCGCCGGGTTCGGCGTGATGACCGCGAGTACCATTGCGGAACGCAAATGGATGGCCAACGACGCAAAAATCACCCAGATTATGACGATGAACCCCCAACTGAACCGGGCCCAGGCCGCCGAGACAGTGGTGCGCGAGAACATGCAGCAGGAGCAGAACGACATCGCTTTGCGTGCGGCTTCGGCGCACGAGCGTACGAGTAACGCGTTGATGCTCAATACCGGTATGAACCTCTTCAACACGTTCCGCCCGGCTAAATAAAACGTCGTCATTTTACCAAATTTAAAAAAAGAACCGGACTCAAGAATAACAAAGATGTCCGATTCTGAAGATCTCACCGTCCGTTGCGATTCCGCTCCCGATGATCTTGGCGGCATGTTCGTCCACATTGCGGGGCTCGTGCCCTGGAAGGTGGTAATCTTCGTATTTCTGGGTTTCATCGTGCTCAACACCTCGATCTTCATTGATAAGGTTTTGGGAAGCTGGTCGGGCACGGTCGAGGGCCGCAGTCCCACTGAGAAGGGTCTACTCATTCAGGGCTTACTGCTCACGATGGGTGTGGTCGTGGTCAGTATTTTTGCAGGAGGCGATCTGATCTGAGGCGTCTGGTCTGCAATTCGACCATTATTTTTTCTTCTTCCAGCTGCGTGTCGGTCTTGACACGGCGTAGCTGGAGCATGAGTTTCATCCGCGATGGGTCAGAACCGAACCGCCCGTTACGGTGCCAAGGGCCGCAGAACACACACTGTCGGGTCGACCGGATCGTGCTGTGAGCACATAGATATATGTCGCGTATGATCGAGCCATAGCGACCGAACCCATGGGGTTCCGCACCCACCAGGCAGCGGAGTTCCGCCATGACGCGCGAGTTGTCCGGTCGTGCGAGTCACGAGTCGTAGGTGAACGTATTCGGCTGGTAGCTGATCACGCCTGCGATCTCTCCGAGGTCGTCGCGCACCACAACATCTCGCGTCACGTGGGGTCTTTTGTCTATCACTGGCGCGACCGGTCGCAGGCTGCGACGGAGGCGGCGGAAGTTGATTCGAATATGCTCGTTGACCCGCTTCTGCATGTTACGGTGTGCCACCGGAGCTTCCGGCTCGTCGAGCATGTCGTGTTGGCGGGCCGGGGCAGTGGTCGCGGTGTCGACTGCTGTCAAAATCTCATCAACATCGGGCCAGATCTGGGGGAGTTCGAGGAAGTACTGGTTTCGCAACACCTCGCGGTAGTAGTTTGCGGCGTAGCGGTGCCAGGTCGCCTCCTCGCCAGTGGGCACATGTACCCGGAGCTCGAGACTGGTGCGGTGACTCAAGCTCGTGAGTTTCCAGCTACCGGCATGGTGGTCATAGGCGTGCTGGAGCTCCTCGAGTGTGGGGGTGGTATCAACGGTTTTGTCAACTCGCGTTGTGTCCGTGGAGCAGGCCATGACGAATGGCACGGGCGCGAGCAGGAGGGGGTAGTAGTAGACGAGGCAGACTGCCGCCAGTGCGACGCTGTAGCAAATGGCGAACTGGAACGCCTTGAACGGGAACGGCACACGCCGGTCAACCCAGTCACATCGGTGACGCATCGCGAGCCAGGTGTACACCAGCGCGATCACGACCATCGCCACGGGCAAGGGCCAGAGCCAGGCCGCAATCGTGAAGTAGTAGAGTGCGAGTCCCGTGACGAGCTCGAATCCGAGCCTCAGCACCGTGGAGGCTACGCGATCGGGCACGTACTGCGGGTAGTGATCAAAGAACTTAACCGCACCATAACCGCACATGAAGTTGATTACGGTCCAGACGGGCTCCTCAACGAAGGTGTCCACGAGGACCATGAGTGTGCGCCCCAGCGCGGAGGCGGCCAGTGGGAAGGCCGCGGCGCGGATGAGCGCCACCGCGGCGGTGTGGTAGTTGCGCTCCTCAGCGAGCTCCCGAACCACGCGGTCGAGACGCCCGGCCACCATGAGCGCGGTCGCCGCGACCAGGCACTGAGTGGCCACCATGGGCTCGGCCAGAGCCTGGTCGAGCGCCAACGCGAGCGAGATGAAGAACGCCACCGGCGCGCCCCAATAGACCGATCGCGATACCATCTCGCTCTCGGTCAGGATAATGGTGCGTTCGGTAACGGTGCGGAGGTAGCGCCCGCTCAGCTTGCACGTCGCGACCCACGCGAGCACTCCCGTGAGGGCGTTGGACAGACCGAGGAACTGGAGCGGCGTGTAGATGACGAGCGTGGATGCCGCTAGCCAGAGGGCACCGGCGACGCCCTTGGACTGGAGCGCCGGACCCAGGGCGTCCCGGTTGCGCAGGTAGGCCTGGTGGAACAGGTCGAAGAATGCGTAGTTAAAGCCGAACGCAGCGGCCAGAGCGATGAGCGGAAGAATCATGATAATTTGCATGTCCGGCGCGTTTAACACAAAACCTAGTGGTAGTGCTTCGCACTCCCGTTCCGTCGTACGGCGCTGCGCGCCTTCTCCGTCACTCCATATTTACGAAATTACAAAAAATAAAGTGACGGAGAAGGCGCGCAGCGCCGTACGACGGAACGGGCGTGCGAAGCACGACTAAAAGTCGTAGGGGTCGTAGGCGCGCATCCGGACTTCTGTGGGGTCGTCCTCGTCCTCGTCACTCGAGCTGTCGTCCGTGTCGCTCGAGTCGCTCACGAGTTGCGGTGCATCGGGGTCGTTGATGACCTGGTAGTAGTTGTCGAGCAGGAAATCGTTGAGCCAGTCGTAGATTTCGTCAACACCTTCCTTGCCCACCGCGCCCTCGATATTGATCTTCTGCTTCAGGATCTTGAGAGTGGTTTTCTTGGTCGCCTTGTCTTTGGTGGGCCGGCTGAACTTGACCACTACCTTGCTCGAGTTCTGAGCACTCATGTACTCGACCGAGCTGATACGCATCTCGTTCTGTCCTTTCCACTCCGCTTCGATGAGGCGACCAAGCGCGTTAGTGTTGATGACGAGTGCCGGGTCGCTCAGGATGGTCTTGCAGTTTCGCATCTGCACCACTTTGTCCCGGATGCCGACCTGGACGCCGAACACCTCGCTCAGCATCGCGGCCACACCCTCGAGCGGCTCGTCGATATCGGCCATGTCGCCCTCGAGCACGCCCGGCACCTGCGCCTTGCCGTTACGGAACTTCTTGATTTTGTAAATCTTCTTAGGGTTGCGCCGCGACCGCCAGAACGTCGTGATCTGCGAGTTGAAGTACCTGCCACTCCCTTGGATGCGCGTCTTGGGCTTCTTGGGCTTGGGCTTGCGTCCTCGCTTGCTCGTCTTGGGTGGTTTCACGGGGTCGGTATAGCCCTCGGCAAAGAACTCACCGAAGTTGCTCCCGATCTTCACGATGGGCTCCACCACGTAGTCTTTGAACTTTGCGATGTCGCGCTCCTCATGCATCGCAATGTTGGTGAAGACGCAACCAACTGTGATGGTGCTCGGTTTAATCGGGTCGATAATGCAACCCGAGTAGTCCGCGGGCACGAGCCCGAGAGGACCCATAAAGGCCCGGAATGTCGAGAACGGGAAGAGGCTCAATGTTTCGGCAAGTACGGACATCGGTGTATTGATAATCTTAATTTCAACTTTGACGGTTCTTTTATTTGATCTAAAATAACATATCATTGTAATAAATGAGCACTATTCGACGACTCAAGGTGCGCGATAAACTCTCGCTCACAAATTCATCCGGGAGAGTTGGACTATCTGCACATGCGCAAAGTGACATATACGATCTCCTAATGCCCCCATCACAGGGCGGTGCGGATACGTATTTGCGGAACAATGGCGCGGGGGCGCTCACGTGGTCGGGTCCTGGTAATCCGTTTGACCAGCCGCTCAATACCACGGACAAAGCAACATTTAACACGTTGCGAACGGCATATATTGCAGACCCCACCACGGATACGAAACGTATACAATTTGCGAGCTCGGGCGCCCTGCCTTCAACAACTCTCAGCATCCTCAACTCCATCACTGCAAATCGCACCTGGACCGTACCCAATGTCACGGACACGTTTGTGGGGCTCTCGGCCTCGCAGACGCTCACAAACAAGACCCTCACCTCACCGGCTATTACCGATCCCACTATTACCGGTACGGGTATGGTTAGAATGGCCATGACGGGTGACCAATACGGTGGACTCACCGTGGAATTGTTCAACAGAAATGAAAATAACGGGTTGCGTGTGACCAATAACGGTACCACCGGTATCGACCTCTGTGATATTATTTGCGCTACATACACGGGAAAGATGGGGATGATCCGTACTGAGGGGCGCTCCTCAAGTATGTCAAACAGTACCAACGGTACCGAAATTCAGTTGCGAGCGGCAGGAGCCATTGTTGGATATTTTGGAAATAAGGGATCGGGGGCGGCAGGTAATTTTACAATTACGGGGGACCTCCTGACCCACTCGAGTGCGACAAATACCTACATCGGGTCGACCGCGGGCGGGACCAAAGGTGCCGCGACCGACATGACGGCGGTAGGATACGCGGCACTCTCGGCGTATACCGGGACGGGGGCCTCCAATGTCGGCAACACGGCACTGGGTAAAAACTCCCTGCTCGCGCTCGTGTCCGGCTCAGATAACGCCGGGGTGGGTCGCGGCGCGGGACGATCACTCACGACGGGTGGCAACATGACGTTTCTGGGGGCCCAGACCGATGCCGCGGCCACAAATTCCACTAACGGTACCGCCGTGGGATATGGCGCAGTGGCACCGAGCAACACCGTGGTAGCGGGCAATGCCTCGGTCACGGAACTGCGTAACATGGGTAACGGTACGTGCAGCCTGGGTAATGCCGCGAACAAGTGGGGCGCCCTGCATGCGACCGAGGCGCGCATTTACGGCGCAAACACCGCAAATGCAGCGGCATTGACGACGCACCCCCTCACGGCGGGACGAACATGGCGATTTCCCGACATGAATGGCACTGCGGTCGGGGCTCTATCGGAGCAGGCCGTGGCGGGTAAGGCGGAGGTCGCCGCTCGCTCCGTACGTACCGTGTACCGCATTTATGACGTGGGTACGGCATCGCAATCGGGCACCACGATTACCGGTTCGGGTACAGCATTCCTCACCTCGATGGTTGGTGGCCGCATTACATTTAGCGACGGGTGGTCGTCTCGGATTACAGGTTGGTCTTCTTCGACACAACTCACGACCGCCGAGACGCGAACAGTTGCATCTCAGGCATACACACTCGCATATATGTTGTCATACTCGGGCGGTACAGTGAGCCAATCTGGGAGTACGGTCACGGGTGTGGGGACCGTACTCCCACAGACACTCGTCGGGGGCACAATATATTATGAAACGGGAGAGACGGGAGTCATCACATGGCGCACTAGTGATACCTCGATAACGGTATTTCCACCACAAACGGTCGCGTCCACGAATTATGTCATTCATCCCGTTAGCACGGGTATTGGTACGGGTAGTCAATCCGGTACGGTCTTTACCACCCCGGGAAGTTTAAAACTTGCAAATGTCGGAGCCACGATATACTGGGTGGGCGGTCAGACAGCTCGAATTAAAGCCCTAATCAGCGCAACTACATGCCGCGTGGAGCCGAGTCAAACGGTCGCGTTGAGCGCGTGCGTACTCGCATGGAATGACGGGGTCGACATGACGGACACGGGTCACCTAATGACGAAACATTTTCGCAACTACGGTAGTTACACCACCGCGGTGACTACCATTTCTGGAGATTACACTGTCACGGAACATGATACCACTATTATTAGTACCGCAACTGGATCTTCAACCGTGGTACTCCCACCAGTTACAAGTACGGGTCGCCGGCTCACTATAGCGAACCATAGTCCGGGTACAATTACCGTGTCTCCCGCAATTATGGTGGCTGGCAGCCCCGTGACCACTATTGCCTCGGGAGTCGCACATACCATCATTTGTAGCGGTACCGAGTTGTGGTACAAGATCGGTTAATATTTTAAACAAATATCACGACCTTGTTATAATGGATACGCGCTACGACTATCGCATCTATTGCGAAGACCACGGACAGTGGGTCGAGGGCACGACCGCCGATCGAAATTACAAGCTGTGCCCCAGGAACGAGACTCATAGCGTTCGTGCCAGTACACATGAGATCACGCGCGTGATCAGTCCGCAAGTTGTCACACTTGCAGAGGAGGAGATCGCGACAAACGCCAACTACAAGTGTGACGGGGTGGCGTTCACAGCGGCAGCGGGCACGCCCGTGCCGGACGAGGTGGACGAGTGGGGCGAGCCCCTCGTCACGCCCACGATCACGACGCACGACATCCAATACCCGTTTGCCATCAACCTGCTGAGCGCGTCGACCATGGCGTCGACAAAACACGATGGAAACACGGTGAGCGTCTATTTCGTACCCGACACCGTTATTGGTGCATCGACTCAGATCAGCGGCGCCGACTCTGACAGTGTGCTCCACCTCCCCGCGGCGGCGATGGCCGCGTTCACGGTTGGCGACCTTGTATCAGTGCGGGACTCCAAGGGAAGTGAACCGCTCGGCACGGTCACGGCAGTGGACCCGGACGCGGCGACAGTGACGGTCACGAGCGACCCCACGCGTCCGTTCGCCGTGGGAAGTACCGTGACTGTGGGACTGCTAGACACCGTGCTGATGGAGGACTGTCTGCCGCTCCGGTGTATCGAGGTGACCGAGGATGTCGTGAAATATGCCTCCGTGGGCATGAGCGTTCGGCTCTCGGACGGGACAGGTCACGAAGACCTTGGACGCATCGTCGAGGTCGATCGCGCTCGCACGCACATCTGGGTCGAACGAGCCCCCACCCGCACGTTCGCTACTGGAAGCTACATTTCGGTGACGCGATACTACATCCAGGATTGCGAGCTAGGCGAGAGCGGCTCGGTGGGCTTCAGCACAACGCGTAACAAGGGCAGCTATGTCGACCGGACGCGCACGGGCCGCATCAGCTACACGAACCGCAAACCCTACCCCGTGCGTTTTCGCATGATGCTGCAGTACCTCCACTAGGTTAAAAACCATTTTAGAAAAGTCTTGAATATCTTTATTAAGAAACGTCCAGTCGTTTCTTCATTAGAGTTACCAAAAAATAGTGGCATGGATGCTCTTGACTGTGAGTAATGTAGCACTTTTTCTTCCCTTGTGTGTACGCAAAGTTGACTGGATCTGGGTAACATTTCTGCTAATGGCACTTCTGAGCGTGGTCTACCACGCCGGTCAGTGCTCCGACCACTATGACGATGTAATCTGCGACCACTCCTGGACGCGATGGTGCGACCGGTCACTTGGGAAGGTCATCGCCGTTATCGCGCTGGCTCTCTGGACCGTCCAGATCCGTAGGCGTCCCATGATGGCCGCAATGAGCGCGGCGTGGTTCGCTCTCGCCATGAGCATGTACCGCGCCTGTCGCGACTACCCCTACTTCCTGTGCCACAGTCTCTGGCACATCAGTATCGGTATGTGTGGCCTCTGGCTTCATCTCTAAAGTCGCACTTCGTGCTGTTCGGTCGCTTGCGCCTGCGGCGCTACGCTTCCTCACCTTCATTTTTTTGTGAATAAATAATTTTAATACAAAAAAATGAAGGTGAGGAAGCGTAGCGCCGCAGGCGCAAGCGACCGAACAGCACGAAGTGCGACCAGAAGGTTACTCCACCGGGTTGTCGGCGTCGCGCAGGCGGTTGAGGGCCGAGTCGTAGTCGCTCTCGTTCACCGCGAGCGTGTCCTTGTGCTGCGTGCGGCGCATACGGGAGTAGAGGAACATGCTCGGGATGAGCTCGAGCATGATGCGGGTACCCGAACCGAGGTTGTAGTGCTGCATGACCTGGCTCACGACATTGCTCGTGTCGTGTCGCATACGGCGGAGCTTGGCCTGCACGCTCTTGTGCCAGTCCGTCATGTCGGGCTTGTGGCCGAAGTAGTTCTTCTGGCCGTCAAACGCCCATTCCACCGCATGCGCGCCGAGCAGAATACCCTCCTCTGCGAAGGTGCAGCAGCGTTTGCGGTCGTTCTTCAGGTTGAGCATCTTGTAGACCGAATCGATCTCCTCCATCGAGCTCGCCGGTGTGACGTGGGGGATACGGGTGAGGTTTTCACCCTCGTCTTCGAGAATTTCACGCAACGATTCGATGCCCTCCAGCTTTCGGCTCTTCTCGTCCTCCTCCTTCTCCTTCTCCACCGAGAATGTAGGCTGCTGACCTCGCTCCTCGTCGATGTCATTGAATGCCTCGCCGATCACGTTCTGACGCTTTTGCTCCTGCGTCATGTAGGCCAGGTTGGGGTCCTCGGGCTCATCGTCGGGGAAGAACATCTGCCGCTTGGGCGCGGCAAAACTTTGCTGTGGCGCGGCCTTGAATTCTCCGTCATCGTCATCCATCGATGAGAGCAATGCGTCCAAGTCATCACTCGTGGTCATGGTGGGCCGCTCGAACGGGGCCGTGGCGCTCGGTTCGACCTGTTTGTATCCTCCCGTGAGTTTGTCGAACTCGGCATCGAGCTCCTGAGCCAGGTTGCCCTTCTTTTGTTTCGCGCGGGGACCGCCCGTGATTTGCTCTTCCAAATCGTGTTGGTTGAAACCGGCCTGCATGTTGGAGGTATCGATAAGATGACTCATTCCGGCGATATTCGCCGGGTCGTCAATTGATAGGTCGTCCATATTACGAATTATTCTTAGCACTCTAAGTTATAAAAAGTCGGCAAATTGATTTTCTCTAGACATCGTCTACCTTTTAAAGTTGAAATACGTAGGAGTAGTATCATGTTGGCATTTCTTGAACCATTTCTCCTACCCGAGGTCTACGCCGCGCTCTGCGATATCTTACCGCAGAAGGTCGTTAACAGTTTCGACTGCGCTCGTTTTAGTATGGGGGTGGCCCAGGTCACGATCGACCCCGTCGTCGTCCTGCCACCCGTGCGCACGCGCGGTCATACCCCGGAGGAGAGCATCCGGATCCTGGAGGCACACATCGAACATGTCTCGTGGTGCATCGACAACCTCATTCGGGTCGATTATCTCGGAGTCTGGAAGCTCGGAAAAAATGATGCCGAACTTCACGACCCCTGGGCCGTGGCCCCGCCGCTCCGTACCCGGCTCGACAAACTGGACACAAAGTTCGGCTCACCCGATACGTTGCTTTACGAGTTCCAGATGGGTGCGAACGACAAGAGCCGCACCGTTAGCAGCATGTTGGTCTACCACTACAGCGGAAAACCTACGGTGCGCATCCCGCCCGCGGTCAAGAACACGCTTTGCCCGGTACGCGCTCTCACCCGTGCCGAGTTCGAACGGTGCTGCCCCCGGGTGGCCACAAAACGAAAAAAGAATGTTCTGACGGGCAAACTCACCACGATCGCCGACCTCATCTACTCAAAGAAAGATGATCGCAAGGACCTGAATATTCAGACCTTTCTCGCAATTGTCACGGACACCTACGATGCCAACAAGCTACACACGTCGGCGTGCCTCGAGTGGTGGGCGAGCTGGTTCCGGGTGGACATGCGCTACGTGCCCGCTGACTGTCTCGACGACGCCGCGGACGCATTCATGCAGATCCAGGGCGCGCTTCGCAAGCGGCTTCTCTAGTTGTTACTTGAACAGCTGGTTCCATGCATTCCGCATCTTGTTCAGCAACTTGTTGCTGTGGTCAAGTTCGGATTGTATCTCGGCGACACCGCCTCGGACATCGATAACAACTTTTTTTTGTCGTTGGAGTTCTGCGACGGTTTCCACCCCGACGGTTTCTATTTCAGCAAGCTGTTGACGCGCCCTCATCAGGGTCTGTAGCGCTTGGTCCTGTCGGCTCATTGTGTATATCTGTCACCTGATTCAATTTTCGTCATCCTCATCGTCCTCCTCGAAACTCGACTGGAGGCGCGCCATGTTGAAGTCGTTGATGCGATGGAGCTCGTCCAGAGTGCGGTCGCCACCGAGTTCGATGCAGCGCCACGGCGCCTCACACACCGAGATCTCGTACACGGTTTTGCCCGTCCACTTGTGGAACAAATGTTTGAGCAGTTGGCTGAAACGGTCATCGTTCTTCAGAAAGTAGACAATATGATACTGTGCGCAGGGCCAACTACAGAAGCGCACCGTGTCGTGCGGCTTCCATACCGTGCCCTTCTTTGTACGCTCGAGGCCCTCGGGAATGAAAATTTGTCTCGGTACACCCGGCTGGTCAGGTTCCACTCGGCCGCATCGTCGTGGACATGTTGTGCAGCGGACTTGACGCTGTTCGAGCCATGCCGCATCATTCCAGTCCTCATATGTTCGTGCCAGGGGCTCCACCGTCTCAGGCGCGACTCGAGACTCGATAATCTCGGTAATACTTCGCGCGTTATGCTTAAATACGCCCCGGATGAAAAACACCTTAGGCACTTCCGGAATGTCCATGATGTCTTTTTATCCTAGTTTATTTAAGTAAAACATGCGGACAAAAAATTTTTACGCACTTAAATACAGATGTCAGACTACAATGACGGATCTCGATTTGGAGGTGACGTTATCTCGCCCTATGACGACTACCCCCTCTCGTTCGAGTCCGTTCAACTACCCGAGCGGAACATGCTGCTCAGTCGTAACGAGCTCCCTCGACGCGGTGCACGTGCTTCCGAGCAGCTTGATGAAGTCTCACAAAAAACACTGACACGGCGCATCGAGGGATTCACAGGAGGTCAGGTAAGCAGGTTCGGATGGACGGTCGAAGATCAGCAGCTCCTACTGATCTTTCTGGTGCTATTCGTTGTTGTTATGCAGATCAAGATGATGATGCAGATGGACCTTCAGCAGCGACACTCTTTCCAGTATCACCCGCATGCTAATCACTTCCACCGTCAGCAAAACGACCGTTTTGCTGACGCGCCTCCGCAATGAGCTGGCGCTGACGCATAATCTCGTCGCGATCGGTACGTGCGGCCCAGCGGATCATGAAATAGCACTGCTTCTCGTCCAGGTGGAGTTGGACCTTGAAACCGTTCATCTTGAGCTGGTCAATGATGGCGGAGTAGATGAAGAGCTGGGCGCGCTTGTTCGAGATCTTGCTCACAGGGAAGTTGGTGGCGATCTCGTGGCGTACGAAGTCCTCCTTGACACGTTGCGCCTCTCGTATCTCGGTCTCGATAAGTTTGATATGTCGACGAACTTCGCCGCGCAACAGACCCGACTCGGGCGGACGTTCCTTGAGGTCCGCCGCGGAAATGGTCATAAGGTTTTCATCCGGGATGTTCATTATTCCCTGTCTTACTTCTTGCGTTTAACCGCCTTTCGTTTGCCTTTTTTTGACCCACCGCAGACGCGATTGAGACATGTACCAAAGGCATATTTCGCCAGGCACGTTGGTAGTTTTTCAGGCATTATTACAGGGGCAGTAAAAAAAATAGTGATGGGAAACTGCAGGTTTAGTGCATGTACCACCCCGCAGCACCGTAGCTCGTGACCGAGGTGAAGTCGCCTTGCTCGGTGAGCGTGATCGGATCGGTTCCAGTCTCACCCGCGCGGAGCTCGATAGTATCCGCGCCCGATGGCACGATGTTGACCGCGCCTGCGCCCGAATCGACCTTGAGGATCTTGTAGACACGACCCTCGTTCGTTGCGGCATCGGGCAGCGTGAGCGTGATGTCAGACACGCCCGCGGTGGCACGGATGGCGTACTGCGACGAGTTCAGAGTGGTGCTGGCGCTCACCGCGGTGACCTTGATCGACATACCCGTGACATCGAGCGACTTGACTGCCACGATCTTATCCGCCACGGTGTCGAAGGTGAGGAACGGATTGGACCCCTGGCGAATGCTCAGAGCGTCCTCCTGCCCGTTGGGGATATCCATGTTGTTGGAGCCCGACTCACCCCAGAACCGCATACCCGCGTTCAGCCACATGTTGTTCTGGACAGCGATACTTCCAGCATTAATGGTGGCATTGACGTTAACGTCGCCATTGAAAATGGAGTCATTGTTGACCTCCACCACGCGGTTGAACTTGATCATGGGTGCAGCGGCGAATTCTTGCCACGACCAGGTCGCGGTCTCGCCGGTAACGTTACGCACATAGGTGCCCCGGGTGTTGCTACCGAACGTGGCGAAAGACACGCCGCCCGCCGCGGGCTTGATACTCAGACCATCCGCGAGCGCGCTGTCGAGCGAGATCACGTTCGTTCCCGAGTTGGTGTTGTTGAACTGGAGACCAGTACCGGTAAGCTTGAGCGCACCACCCACAGTGGCGTCCGCTCCAAATACGGCGTCCTGGTCGAACTCGACCTTCTCGAGACCCTGCGCGGTCACGAAACGCAGATAGCTCGCCCGGGCGTTCGCGTTATCGCCATCCACTGCGTAGATATCGAGGGCGTGGTCCATGTTGTCACGGAGCACGATTCCGTTGGCATCCTCAGCTCCGGTAAAACTCAGTTCCGTAATCCCGATCGACGTCTTATCGGCATTCACCTGCTCGAACACGACCGGCAGGCTCTCGCCGGAATATGTGGTGCAGATCCAGAACGTCTTTGCCCAGAGGGCACCTCCAGACACGGCCACCGTGTTACCGACTCGGAGTTTGGGAGCGGTATTGGAGTCATCAGCGCGGACGAGTCGCCACGCGGTGGCGCCGCCCGCGTCCGCGACCGTGAAAATACCGTTGTGGACGGGGTCGGTCTGATCGACCAGGAGCACACGAGCACCCAGCGTCAGTACCACGCCGTCGAAGAGCGCCGCGTCATCGGCGATGGCGCGGGGGGACCCATACGTCCAATCGCCGGTATATGTCGCCACTGCGCCGAGGTTGCCGGTGCTGCGAGCCGCCGCAGAGTCCTTGGCGTCGCGTGCACGCAGAACACTGTGGCTGATCAGCGTATCATCACCGCTCTGATCGACGCCCGCGGCATACTCCGCCTTCTGCCCAAACGTAGTCTTGAGACCCGCCTCATCCAGCGTCATGTAGGGCGCCGGAGTGGACTCACCCGCAAACGGGAAATAGAACGCGAGGCTGCCAGTGACCTGCACATCGGCCGGCTGCGTGAAGACAAGCGAGCCTTCAATGTGGGGCTGATAGATCGTTACCTTGGGATTCAGAGTGTCGACCGCGATATACGATCGCGACCCGTCCGCGATCGTGAGTGCGGTCTCAGTGCTGTCGGGGACCGTGAGTGCGGCCCCGCCGGTGAATGCGATTCCCTTGGCGAGCTCGAGCGACTGGTCGAACACCAGCTTCTCAGCGTCATCCGTGGTCACGGCACGCAGGTAGCTCTTGCCGTCCGTGCTCTTGAGCTCGAGCGCCGAATCCAGGTTGTCCGGGAAGACGAGGTTGTTCTCGCCGGTGTCGCCAGAATAGCTGACACTGGTCGCCGGGCTGGTGACCTGAATGAACTCGATCGGAGTCGTGTTCATAACGCTCGGAGCGGTACTGATTGCCCAGAAGCTGCGCTTCCAGACCGAGCCCTCGCCCACGAACACGTAGCTGCCCAGACGCAGCTCATACAGGCTGTTAGCATCCATCACTCGACGGAGCACCCACGCCGCCTCGAGCCCCGGTGCGGCCGACCCCGCGGCGTACACAGAGTAAATACCGTTCTCCTGAGTTGCGGTCTGAGCCATGAGCAGAACACGGTCACCCGCAACGAGAGAGACGCCGTCGAAGCTGGCCGCGAGGGTTGAGATGTCGACCTGAGAGCCCGTGAGCGTACCCACGAAACTGGTGGTAAACGTGCCCGGGATGTTTTCGGTGCTGCGCGCGCGCACACCCGCCTTGCCGAGACGGTCGTCGATGAACTTGCGCGACACCGCCGAGAGTGCGCCCGCGGGGTCGCTGCGCACCTGGAGATCGGTGCCCGTGGCATCAATGCTGGGGTTGGCAGCTCCCGTGTGGAAGATCATGAGCGGCAGGCCGTTGGTGTCTTCGATGCGGAGCGCCTCCTCCAGACCGGTGGGCACCACGATCTTGTTGAGACCGTCGGCCGCCGAGAACTCGAGGTTACCGCTCTCGATCGTGAGCCCCGCCTCGGCATTGAGCGCCTGGGTCACGTTCACGCTGACGCCGTCGCCCATGGTGTCGGTATCGAACGTCATGTAGGTAGTGCCGATATCGTCCCGGACGCTGAGGCCGTCCTGGAGGCCCGCCTTTGCCACAATGGCATTCTGGCCCTCAAGCGCATTGCTGAAGGTCAGACCACCGCCCGCGACCGTGAGGCCCGCCGCAACCGTGGCGCCAGCATCGAAGCTCGCGAGCGCGGAGAAGGTCGAGGCACCCGCGACTGCGAGCGTACTCATGGCCTTGAGCGCCTGGGTCACGTTCACGCTGACGCCGTCGCCGATGGTGTCGGTATCGAACGTCATGTAGGTAGTGCCGATATCGTCCCGAACGCTGAGGCCGTCCTGGAGGCCGGCCTTGGCCACAATGGCGTTCTGATTTTCACCCGCGTTGCTGAACGTCAGGCCGCCGCTCTCGACCGTGAGTCCCGCCGCGACCGTGGCGCCCGCATCGAAATCGGCAAGTCCTGCGACCTGGAGCGTGCTGGAGAGCGTAGCCGCGCCAGTGACCGCGAGCGTACTCGCAGCCTTGAGCGCCTGGGTCACGTTCACGCTGACGCCGTCGCCCATGGTGTCGGTGTCGAACGTCATGTAGGAGGTGCCGACATCGTCCAGAATGCTGAGACCGTTCTGGAGGCCGGCCTTTGCCACGATTCCGTTCTGGCCCTCAACCGCGTTGCTGAACGTCAGACCGCCACCCTCGACCGTGAGACCCGCCGCGACCGTGGCTCCAGCATCGAAACTCGCGAGCGCGGAGAAGGTCGAGGCACCCGCGACCGCGAGCGTATTCATGGCCTTGAGAGGCTGGACCACATTCACGCTGACACCGTCACCGATGGTATCGGTGTCGAACGTCATGTAGATGGTAGCGAGATCATCTCGAATGCTGAGGCCGTCCTGGAGGCCGGACTTGGCCAAGATGTTGTTCTGGCTCTCACCCGCGTTGCTGAAAGTCAGGCTGCCACCCTCGACCGTGAGTCCACCCGCGACCGTGGCACCCGCATCGAAATCGGCAAATCCCGCGACCTGGAGCGTGCTGGAGAGCGTGGTCGCGCCCGTAACCGCGAGCGAGGATGCTGCCTTGAGCGCCTGGGCCACATTCACACTGATGCCGTCGCCGGTGGTGTCGGTGTCGAAGGTCATGTAGGCGGTGCCGATATCGTCCCGGACGCTGAGGCCGTCCTGGAGGCCGGACTTGGCCACAATGGCGTTCTGGCCCTCAAGCGCGTTGATGAACTTCAGGCCGCCATCTTCGACCGTGAGGCCCGCCGCAACCGTGGCGCCAGCATCGAAGCTCGCGAGCGCGGAGAAGGTCGAGGCACCCGCGACCGCGAGCGTATTCATGGCCTTGAGAGGCTGGACCACATTCACGCTGACACCGTCGCCGATGGTATCAGTGTCGAACGTCATGTATGTAGTGCCGATATCGTCCCGAACGCTGAGACCGTCCTGGAGGCCGGCCTTGGCCACAATGGCGTTCTGACTCTCACCCGCGTTGATGAAAGACAGGCCACCGCTAGTGATGTCGGCGCCCGCCGTTGTGACTTTGCCCGTGGTCGTGATCGCCCCCGACCAGTTGATGCTACCGGAGGTGAGAATGCCGGTACCCGTGATCTTGCTCTGGTCGATCTTGTATGTCAGTGCGCCGTCGGGGTTGGTGGTATCATCGATGGTGAGCAGACCGGCATCACCGCCCGTCTGGGCGGCACGCAGCGAATTGAACTGGAACTGTGTTCCGTTCATGCTCGCGAACACGCCCATACCCGAACCGATGTTGGCCGCGGTATAGCTCACGGCGGTGTCCTTGCTGAACTTGACCCAGATCTGGGGGTTGATGTCGATGACGAAGTCGTCGAAGGGTCCCTGGAGCACCCAACCCGTGTTCTGCTGGGTATCACCGTCATCCACGAAGACGTGGGCGCCGTGAGTGAGCTCGCCTTCGGGGTTGTTGTCGGCATCCGTAGCGCGCGTGAGCACCCAGGGGGAACCGGTCGCGGGGTCGCTGTCTCCCACCGTAGTAACGACGTAGATACCGTTATCTTTGGAGGCGGTCTGCATCGCGACGAGCACGCGGTCACCCACTTCGAGGATGACATTGTCGAACGTGGTCGCGGCGATATCGGCGATACTCTGGTTCGCCGGCGTCTCGGCGTCGCCGGCGGAGAGCGTCTTGCCAGGACCCGAACCCGCGGCGATGCACGTGATGTTGGCGGTGGTCTTGACCACGACACTCTGCTTCGCGACAAAGCCCTGCACAAGGCCATCGACATAAAGCTTGTTGGCCACTCCGAGATTGGACGTGGGTGCCGAGACGACCTCGGCATTAGTCAGGAGCACGCGACCCGTGCCGTTTGCGGAGAGTGTGAGATCGCCGTTCGGGGCCGCGCTCGAAAGCATATTGGCGTTGAGCTGACCCAGATTCAGCGTCGAGAGGTTGTAGCCCGCTCCGAGCTTATCGACGGCATCGGTCGAAAATGGTGCGGAGGTAAGGCCGTCGAAGAGGTTCCAAGCACCATCATCGTCGTGAAACAGACCAGCATACTTGGGTGCGGCCGAGTCGTACGCACCGACGAGACCGATATCCGAACCGGCCGACTTGGCCGACCCCACGTGCAGAAGACCACGTTGCTGAATAAGGTTACGAGCCTTGACTTCCTTGTGGACTGACATGTTGCTATTCAAGCTATCTGAAAAAAAATTAATAGAAATTAAATCAACAGCCAGTTTCCGAGTCCATCACTAATCAAGCTAGCGCTATTAAATCGGCTATCGAGAGTGAATATACACGTATCACCGTCTATAGTATCAGAGGCATGGCCTAGAACTGTGACTTGAGCATGTTCAATGCTTTGGTTTTCGATTATCAGTTGACGACCAGGGCTAAGGATTCCTTGTGGTAGTGTGATGGTTCCTGGAGTGGTACCACGGTATCGGATAAAGTTATCACCCGACTCAACTATGTAATGTGTGTAGACGTCTTTGACGCTGAGTGCTCCTGACCCCCCTGTAACGGGTTGCCATACGAGAGCGCCCGTACCCGTGGTGGTCAGGACCTGGTTTGCACCGCCATCCGAGGACGGAAACGTGTACGTGGTCTGACCCACGGTGATCTTTCCCGTGGATGTGGTGATTTCATCCTCCGGAATAATGGGGTCGGGAAGTCGACGAGTTGACATTTATCTCACTGCAAGATTTTTTTATTTGTAGTATTTGAGGTTCACACTACCCTCCTTAATTGTGAGGAAGTTGATCGCCTGGGCCTCGATATAGAGTTGTACTTTGCGTAGGTCGGAAATCGAACTCGTGTAGTGGAGGTAGATTTCCCGGTTGCGACTGAGATCGATGTGACCCGACGGGTCGTAACCGTTACGGAACTGGTGCGTGAATAACAGCCAGCCCTGGTCCTCCGGCACGATCATCCCGGGCGCGGCGAATGGGTGGAAACTGCTATATTTTTTGACCGTGTCCACGGGGTGGATCTCGATATCGTTAATCTTCATACCCACGGTATCGACCACGGGTTCCTCGGTAAAGTAGCGCGCCCAGTTGATGGCGAGCACGGGCTTGTTCGGCGTGACGGTGCGCTTTATCACGGCCGCGGGCTGGAGCACATCGACCTGGTTGAGCCGCACACTGCGGTGCCAGAGGTCGACATCGTCGAGATTTTCCACCGGTCGGAACGAGACCGCAATGTGCTCCACCGGAAACTTCAGGTCTTTGAGTAGCACCGCGCCATCCGAGAGCTGCAGAGTCTGGGACATGCTCTTGGGTACACGGATGAGCATGTGCATGTAGTCGCGCATCATCACGCTCTCGATTTCCGGCAGAGTGTTGATGTGCTGGACGTAGAGGTCGCAAGTCTGGATCGTGGGAGGCGTGTAGCCCCCGCCTCCGCCGTAGTCCTCAACCGCAATGAGCTTAGAGAGGTCGGCAAACTTGAACTCGACCTTGACCGCGCCCTTGGGCACCATGCAGTTGGCAAACGCCTGAGCCGAGTCAAGATTGCACCAGAACAGCAGCGGGATATAGAGGTCGACTTCGCTGTGCATGCGCTTGAGCGTCTGTGGACCGTCACCAAACCAGCGATATTCGCGGTACTCGTTCGCTTTGGGGTCGGGCGTGATGTACGCGAGATGCGGAATCTCCTGACCCACATTACGCAACCAGCCCGTGCGCTTATGCATCGGCACATGGAATTGGAAGTATTTGTTCATGTACTCAGTGCCGTACTCAGCGATGGGGACTCCATTGACCATGAACCGGACACGCTCGAGCAGGCGGTGCCCCAGCATGGCACAGTATTTGGCCTTATCAAGTTCGCTCGTGCACCGGAGACCCGTGAGACGAATGTGCAGACCCATGTCCTGTACCCAGGTCCCGATACGGGGAATAATGAAACTAGTGTCGCCACCGAACCGTGGTTGCCCCTCCTTCTCGATTACCTTGAGATAGCTGTAACTCATGGCGGCAAAAGGCTTATAGGTTCGACCCACAAAGATATTATGAGTCTTGGCAAGCTCCACCATTGTGGAGTGCACTCCGCGTGCGCGGTCCTCGGCGAACTTCCGCGGGTTTCGCCTCCACTGCTCAAAATCTTGTGCGTAGGTGCGGTCGTCCGGCTTGGCGGGCTGGCTGAAACGGGTCTTGTCTGCGGCGAGGTTGTTTTGGATCCGCAGCTTATTAACGTCGGAGAGACGTTTAAGAAGTTTCTCCGTGGCGTTAAGCATGATGTCTTGCTTGCCATCGTTCATCATGATTGTGAATATGTTGCCAGCGGTCATCTCAGGCGTCTATAACATTCATTTAATTTTATAGTTCAAGTTAAAAAAATGCCAAGATATAATATCATGAGTGGAACAACTTCCTTTCCCTATTCGTTCGATAGCAGGGTGCTGACAGACCGCGACGTGGGGGTCGTTGCCGAGTTGGAGGCGGGCACTCGCCCTCTTAAGCAAACATACGATAACCGTCTCACCGTAGCACTTACCTGGCTCGCGAACTACTGTCCCGACACGCAACCGGGCCTGAACGATTTCAAGCGCATTCTCGAAATTATGGTGATTGGGGCGCCCGACCCCGTCACGAGCATCCCTGTGCGAATCCCACCGCGAGCGACACAGCTCGCCACGGAGGTTATGAAGCGCGCCGCCGCACTCGATCGCCACCCCCTGGGAGTGGGACTGCTCCAGGCCGCAGCCGCGATCTGGCAACATCAGGCGCCTCGAATCTGGGCCACGCTCGACAGCATTAACCGTACGGCACGTCTCGGCATCACGCTCGCTGCGCCACCCCAGCCCTTCACAGAATCTGCATGGGACACCCTGCTCGAAGTGGTACGCAGGCTCTACGTCGCGATCATAACCGCGTTCGGCCGCCCCGACCCGCTGCTCGAGCAGTACAAGACCGTGGTGCACTATGTCAACGCCACGGGCATCACGGCGCGCCTGTTCGAGTGTATGCTGTTTGCCAGCAAGACTTCGACACCGCAGGGCGGCTCGGTCGACAAGTTCCTCCAGGCCTGGCTCATGAGCCAGGTCGTGGGGCCCGTGCACGACAGCCTGCTCGAGATCAACGCTGCGCTTCGGGGACCGGTGGTCGCATATGACAAGGTCAAGGTGCCGGGCTGGCACGCCGAAATCCATAACGGCAACAACGGCTCCGCGCTCAACCTCAACGCAAATCTCATTCGTTGGTTCAGTGATGCCGGTCTCTCGGCGTTTGCGGGTAAGATTCCCAACCTTACGGAGGAAATGATTGAGGGCCTGAGCGAGATCGACAAGGCACACCATTACGCCAATGACGCCTACCGCAACTACCTCCTCATCATTCACGACACGCTCTTCTACCGGTTTATGGGTGCACGGAACAACCTCCCCCAAGTCGCAAAGGCGGAGTGGGACAAAGCCCGACGCGAGCAGAGCGGGATGCCGCACCCGCTTGAGACGATCGATGAATTCGTCTCGGAGATCTTCTTCATCGATATCTCGGGGTTGGTGGGTGCGGATATGCGCACACCCGCGAAGCTCCAGGCATTTGCCGCGGGCAAGCAGAGCACGAAGTTCGAGGAATGTCCGCTATCGCTAGCGCTTGGCAAGAGCTACGAACCCTTCCTGCGCAAAGCCGCGCTCGACAGCACCCCGCAACGGGTACAGATCCGTACCGAGACACTGTTCGAGTTCATCGTGATGGACGCGTTCCGTAATCTCCAGAGCATTGCGCACCGCGAACGCGGTCACAGCAAGCCACACGACGCTATTCTGCACATCATCGACACGATCGAAAAGAAAATCCACGATATGAGTCGCAGCATCGCCACGGTGTTCACCATCCTGAACAACCCCAAGGTACACAGCGCATTTCTCGATCCGGAACAGATCCACGAGGGGGATGTCATTTCTCTCGTAAAAATCCGTAATGACAACCGCGACTACGGCAACCGTCGACTCGACATCACGCTCGACTCACATGCCCGCGCCATGATGCTCCGCTACGAGGTACAGCCTCGCATGCTCTACAAGAACTTCATGGCGCGCAAGAATGCCCGTAAGGAAGCCGCGGGGGGTGGTGACGCGTGCGCGGACGCAAACGAACAGATCAAACTCTTTAAGAGCTATCTCGCTCTAGGTAAACCCAAAAGGGTGATGGAGAATGTGGTCAAAGCCTATATCGACGCGCGAGCGAAATGCCGGAACAAGAAGTTGATCCAGACGCAGCTCATGCCCGCTGCAATGCGAGCAATGCTCGGGGGCGACGACGCGGCGGCGCCCGCACAGCGCAATATGGCCGCAGCTGCAGCCGCGAGTGCGGCTCGCCCCACTAAGCTCTCGGGAGTGACACTCAGCAACCCCACCGGCCTAAACAAGGCCGGACCCGTGGCGCTCACGGCGGGGGTCGCAGTTGAGCCGCTCGAGGACGACACACTGCCTGCACCCGAGGGGGTGGCGACCGCCGAGACCGCGGTACCTCGCGGTCGCCAGTCTACCTACGTCTTCGGCCCCTTCACGCGCATCTACAAACCTGACGAGCAGCCCTACAACATCGCGGCGCCTGGACAAACCGAGGCACAAACCATCCAGGCCACCATTGTGAACCGCCTCCTTGCGGGCAAGAACGTCTGCATCTTCGGCTACGGCCAGAGCGGCTCGGGCAAGACGAGCTTGCTCGTCTACTACAAGAAGCGTGAGGACAAAGTCACGGGTGAGATCGATGGTGAGATGGGTGTCATGAGCTACATCTGCAACTGGCTCTCGGGCAGTGATAGCCCCTACGAGGCCATTAAGTGCGACATCCGTGAGATCGGTGTGATTCCCACGGAGCAGGCCAACGGTGTCCAGGTTATTGACGGCACGAAGAACCCCTTCTACTCAACGAAATACTTCCGGCCCGCCATGGTCACGGAGACCGTTATGGACGGCCGTGAGAGCGTGACCAAGCAGATGCAGAGCTGGACCATGAGTCTAGAGGACCTCGCCAAGCTGCCCGCGCTGCGCAAACTCTCGGCCGACACACCACCTGCGAATTACAGCGCTAAAACGGACGCTCGAACGCGGTACGACGCCCTCAGTGATAATGCAGCTGAACAGAACAAGATCGCCGCACACATGAAGTGGCGCCAGGCCAAAGGGGTGCCCGACGGCGACCCCAGCGTGAACTATGTCGCAGAAGATGCGCTCCGTTCGATCGGGGGCTACGTCTTCTTCTCGACCGAGAACAAACGTCTCACCAAGGCCACGACGAACAACCCGACTTCGAGTCGCAGCCACATTTTCGTGTTTCTCCAGTTCATCCCCAGAGTGAAGGGCGCACCCGCGCCCTTTCTCATCATTGGCGACTTTGCCGGTGTCGAAAACCGGTTCGCGTGTAGTAACTCGGCCGTGCTTCGCTCGTTCGCCACTATCAAGAAGTACCCCGAGCAGCGCGACAGTGTCGACGCCTACGAGCCCGAACTCCGAGCGGCGTACGACGCGCAGGTGCGCCCTTTGCTCGTGGGGTCGAAGTTCGCCACGGTGCCTTACCGCGATCTCGAACCCAAGTTTGCTGCAATGGCCAGCCAGAGCACGGCCAACTGGAGCGAACTCACGAGCTTTGCGCGCATGCAGAGCGATGAGGAGATGAAGAAGGGCGCAAAGTTCCCAGAGACCACTATCGCTAAGTTCATCAAGGATGTCAGCTCTATCAAGCGTACCGAGAAGATGATGAAGGTCTACCCACACCACTTGAATGACGACCAGATCGGGCCCTTTAACGACATGGCGAATGCGAACCCGATCCGCCGCCTCGTCATGAATTGGCTCATCTACAAACGGTGGAGTGACGCACAGATCTACATCAATGGCTCCGACGCCAAGGCGGACGCCCAGAAGGCCCTCAAGATGCTCGCGATCTTCGAAAAAGTAGAGAGTATGACCGAAGCCGAGGTCTTGCTCTACGAACTCGTACGCGCGAGCACCGAGCTCTTTATGGGCTCCGAATGCAACCAGCGCGTTCGCGAGGGTGAGTACATTAACAACTCTCTCGAGGTGTTTCGTAACTTCCTGAGTCGTAGTCTGCAGCGCAAGGGTGCCGTGCCCAAGGTGCTGGGCGAGTGCGCCACGATCCAGTGCAACCCCTTCTTCAACGACTGCTTTGGCAGTACATTCAGCACACCCGAGTCCATTGGCATGGTCGAGACCACACTGGTCCAGATGCTCAAACCCGCCGAGTTCCGTGCAATGCAAAATCTGACTGCTGAGCAGCGATACGCCGCGGCACAGACCGCTCTTGCCGACCTCACTTACTGCGTGTTCAATGTCATCAACATCAGCAAGGACCGTAACGACCCTCCGCCAACGCCCTACATCGACTGCAACCACCTCGTTTTCGAGTACAACCGAGTTATGAGTATTCCGGCCCGTATGGAGTATCTCGGAGCAAAGAAGACCGGAGATCCCGTCAACATGCTCGGTACGCCGTTCGATATGCGCATTCTGCAGGAGCTCGAAAGCCGGGTCAACCGCTACGCTGACGAAGCGGAACATTGGGCGCGGGCCGACCCTTCGCAGATGAACCTCGCGCAGGCCGCAACTGCGGCGGGTGAAGCGCGCCGCGACGCCATCAAAGCGATCGAGATCGCCAAGGCAATGGGACCCAAGACGGCAGGTGCCGACATGAGCCCCGAGTTCATGCCCGCAGTGAAGAACGTCATTCTCACGCTCGAGCGTATCAACGCTGCCACGTTCGTGGGTACCATGATGTTCACCGACACGCTCGCGAAGTTCGGTCTCAACCGAACTATGTGCGCACTGCCGTCCGAAGGTCCCAATGGTGACCCGGTGGAGTACCTCAACACCATCCTATTCGGCAACATTAGCCGGCTACACCATTCCATCCGAAAGATGATGTGCGACGGCATTCTACGCGGCGACCACTGCAGCGAAACGGCGCAAGAAAATGCGGTAGGTCAAGATTCTCTTGCATCCGCGCAGCCCGACTCCGAGTTGCCTTTCTGAAGCATTCCGAGCGAGCTGATTGTTTTTGTTAAAGTTTTTTTTCTATAGATGGACATACATGTCTGCTGTATTGCCACAGATTTATACAATTGCAGCAACTCATGCACTTGGAAAGTTGCAGAGCTATCTCGTTCAGGCCGCAGAAAAGATGAATGACAATCGCCCCCAGATGCCGAAGGGCACTATGCGAGAGGTGTTGTGGCCCGGTATGGGTGATCAGTTCTCCACGGACGACACGAATAAGTACACGGCATATATGCCTGCTGAGGGAAAGCCGGCCGACTCCACACTAAACAAGTTTCCAGCTGCCAATAGCACATTCGATATTCCGGCAGAACCGGAATTCTCGAGCTTCCTTCCGGCAACTGGCGATTCCAACAACTTCGATTTTCAGAATCCGTCCCCACCCGAACCCGTTGTGGACTTCTCGAACACTGCAGATCCGAGCAGTACGAACTTCTCGAGTCAGTTCCCACCCGAACCAGTTGTGGACTTCTCGAACACTGCAGATCCGAGCAGTATGGACTTCTCGAATCAGTTCCCGCCCGCATCCGTCAGACCGCAGAGTACAGATATTGACTTCTCGAGCTGGTTCCCGACTGTTCCGAGTACAGATTCCACGAACCCGATTCCACCGACACCCACCAGTACGGACTTCAACCCGTCAGCACCGGCATCCACTAGCACTGACTTTAGTCCGTACTCGCCGGCGCCCACCAGTACGGACTTCAACCCGTCAGCACCGGCATCCACTAGCACTGACTTTAGTCCGTACTCACCAGTTCGGCCTGCCCCGAAAACGGACTTCTCGATGCCGTACCCGCCGGCACCCACTAACATTGACTTCAGTCCGTACCCGTCGGCACCCTCGAAAACGGACTTCAGTCCCTACCCACCCGTTCAGCCTGCCTCGAAAACGGACTTCAGTCCCTACCCACCCGTTCAGCCTGCCTCGAAAACGGACTTCAGTCCCTACCCACCCGTTCAGCCTGCCTCGAAAACGGATTTCGCGATGCCAGAACCCACACCCACCAGTCCGTACACGCCGGCATGGGATGGTCCGTTTTCGGGATCAGATTTTGATCAAACGATTTCGCCATTCGTACAGCCGGCGAGTAGTACTGTACACAATCACTACTCGCCGGCTGTCAGCAATGTACATAACCACTTCACGTCGCCCCTGACAGACCCCTATGCGAGTCTTGATGTACCTGTGCCGACGCGCCCAGATGTGCATAACCACTTCACGTCATATATTGTACCTGACCGTGGAGTGCATGTCAAGCATGTGCCGTCCCCGGTGATTCACGATTGCCGCTCACAGGTCGCAGATCTCCAGCTACTGATCGACAACCTGCGCCGTGACAACACAACGTTGAAGCGGGGGCATTTGGACCTGCGAAACGATATTCAGTCGTTGCTGGCACAGATTCGTAATCTGGTCTCGGATGCCGCGGAACACCAGCGGACCGTGGTACAGCTCCAGCAGATCATTGCTCGATACAAGGGCACGGGCGACTTGCGTGTCCAGCTCGACGAGAGTCGCGCACGTATCGCTCGACTGATGACAGATATCCAGGCCCGCGACTCGCACATTCACGATCTCGAGCAGCAGCTCGCCGCGGAACGAGCGCGCGTGTCGCATCTCACGATGCTGCTCCACAAGTTTGACGGCGTCAACATCGACGATCTACACAAGCAACTCGATGAAGCGCATCGCGTTAACCACGAATACGCGCAAAAAATTGAGATGCTGATCCGACACATCAAGTTTTTCACGTCGCAGCTGCACAAGAACGAACCGGAGTTGAGCGAACTGCGTGCACAGATCACGCAACTCCGAGGTGAAATGCGTACTCGCATCGAGGAGCTGGAAAAGCTCCACCTCGAGAACGACAAGTTCCGACAGCTCATTCACGATCTCACTCAGGAGCGCGACACTCTGCGCGAGCAAAACGGACGTTTTGCCGGGCAACTCACCGATATGCGGGCGCATTACGAGTCCGAACTCGATCGGCTCCGACGCGAGCTCGGGGATCTCCAGTCCCGGGTACCGAGCGCGACCGATATGGACGCCATGGTGCGCATCAAGAAGCACGTGGGTGAACTCATGCACGAGATTTCTCAACTCAAGTTCACCAATAAACACCTTACCGAGAATAATGCGCAGTTGCAGCAACGCATCACGGCGCTCGAGCACCAGCTCACCGAACTCAACGCGGCACACCGCCTCCAGGTCGAAGAACTCGTGCGCAAACACGATGCGGCGGTCTCCGAGCTCGAGGCGCAAATCGCTCAGGGACGGAGCGAACGGGCCGCGCTCGAGGCTGCAATTGCTCGGCACGAGGAGGCGATGCGCCAGTTGGCCGAGCAGGACGAGCGCCACAAGCAAGATGCCGAGCACTGGCATGCGTTGTTCAATCGAGCCAATCACGATCTCGAGGAGCACCAGCGCCAGTTGCAGGAGTGCCGCGCCGCACAGAACCCTGACGAACTTGCACGCCTCGGGCGCGAGAACGCGGAGCTCCAACGCCAGCTGCAGGAGTGCCTCACGGGCCGTGCCGACCAGAGCGAGAACGATCGTCTCGGGCGTGAGGTTGCGGATCTCCAACGCCAGCTGCAGGAGTGCCTCACGGGCCGTGCCGACCAGAGCGAGAACGATCGTCTCGGGCGTGAGGTTGCGGATCTCCAACGTCAGCTGCAGGAGTGCCGTGCCTCGCAGAACCCGGACGAACTTGCACGCCTCGGACGTGAGAACGCCGATTTGCAGCGCCGGCTGCAGGAGTGCCTCACGGGCCGTGCCGACCAGAGTGAAATCGATCGTCTCGGGCGTGAGGTCACGGATCTCCAGCGCCAGCTGCAGGAGTGCCGTGCCGCGCAGAACCCGGACGAGATCGATCGTCTCAGTCGCGAGAACACAGATCTCCAGCGCCGGCTGCAGGAGTGCCTCACGGGCCGCGCCGACCAGAGCGAGAACGATCGTCTCGGACGCGAGGTTGCGGACCTGCAGCGCCGGCTGCAGGAGTGTCTCACGGGCAGCGACCAGAGTGAAATCGATCGTCTCGGACGCGAGATCGCTGACTGGAAGCGACGCTATGATGAACTCAAGGCGAGTTGCAAAGATGCGGCGGAGTTTGCGCGTCTCCAGCACCAGCTCGAGGGTACGGTCACACATCTCACGCGACTCCAGCACGAAGTCGCGGGGTGCGGGGAGAAAGATCGGACGATTGCTCAACTCCGTGAGCGCATCCGGTCGCTCGAGGCCGAACTTCTCAGAGCGCGCCCGGATGCAGCTGAGGACCCGGAGCTCGACCGGCTGCGCGCCCTGGTCGCATCGCTTGAACATCGTATTCAGGTACTTGAACGAGAACTCGCGGTGGCACTTGAGCGTAACCGCCGTGCCGTCGTGGTCAACACGTCAGTCGTGCGGCAGAATAGCAGTCAGCAGGAGTACATCCGAGAACTGGAGGCGGACCAGGACACAGTGGAGATCCATTCGCGGGAAAGCATTCCGCTCAAGGAACTGAGGATCAAGGCGGCGAGCATGATCCGCAACATGCCACCCGGCACCAAGGTGGACATGACGAGTGATGAAGCCTACACTTCTGAGAACCCTGCGAAACTATATTCTCTGATCGAGAAGCTCTGGAGCGACCACCCCAGCACGTTCCGCCCGTTCTATGACTGGGCGAGCCAGCCACGATGGTACCGCGAGATCATGATCGGCAGCCGCTTGAAACCGTCCGAGCGCTCCGAAATCGGCAAGCTCAGCGATGCCGCGCTCGCCGACCGGTGGATGCGCTAAGGCGACAAAAAAAAATTATTTTTTACTAAAAGTTGTTTGGTAATGAATAATGGGAAATAACGCAAGCAATGGCCCCATTAATTTGGACGCCCTCATGAACGAGCTCGACCAGCTCGCCAGTTCCACACCATGCCGTGTGGAAAAGGCGTCGACGTCGGTGTACCCCTACAAAGTTGTTGTACCCGTGGGTGAACGGCATGACGACATTATCAAAAATTTGAAGGTGCCTGATGTCGGTTTTCGATCCGTCATTCTCACCGTGGGAACACAGGTCTTTCAGGGAAAACGCCAACCGGATGGCTGGGCGTTTCCCGACGCTATCCCCCTATTCAAAATACCCGATGAGACCTGTCAAATCACCATCTACTCACTCGGTGACCAGACCGCGTGTCCTATTGAGCTGATCTATGACAGCTACCGGGACGTGCCCACCGAAATCAAATCTCGGTGCACTGGCCTGGCGCTGTCATCGGGCGGAATGATGTACAAGGACGGCACGGTCTACTAAACTCGCTGGCAACGCTGCGCGTTGCTACGCTTCAATCTCGCTTCGCTGGCAAAAAATAAGGTTGCGAGATCAGCGTAGTTCGATCTGCAACGTGGGGAGCTGTTTGAGCATGTCGCGGAAGAATGCCAGCAGCTCCTGTAGGCGATCACTCACCTTGATCCGCGGCAGTCCCGCCAGATCGGCGCGAGCAGCCACGAACGGCTTGAGCTCCTTCCACCGCAGACGGACGTGCTGGCTGTGCGCATGCTCGTCCCAACGCCAGTCGAGTTTGGTGGCGGTACAGTAATCCTTGACCGCATTGATGAGTGGAAGCCACTCCTCGGTGCGGTACTCGGGGGCGACCTGCGGCTCGTACACCACGAGTTCCTCCTGCTTGATCTGCAGCGGTGCACGAGGTTTGATTTTTTGCAGTACCTTGGCATCAATACCCGCGAGCGGATCGTCGGCATATCGGTCCATGCAGTCTCTCACCTCCCCGGAGAAGCGGTCGTAGTCCTCGTTCACACCGCAGATGGCGATATCGACCGCGGCGCGGAGAAACTGGAAGTCGCCCTTGTAGAACTCCTTACCGTCCCGCATCTGTTTGGCGTATCGGGCAAGTCGGCGCTCGGCTTCGACAATGTCGTCGCACTCCACGTCGTAGACGTACTCCAGGCCGTCGGCACAGGGATGGCTCGTGTTGAGACCGGTGAGACGAGCACGCATGTCGGAGGTGCTGCCGATCTTGAACAGGCGGTCCATGCCGTAGCGGTAGTTGGTCGCGATGTAGACACGCCCCTTCTTGGCGAGCAGCCGCCCCACGAAGTCATGGTGGATCTGCATGATCTGCTGTTTGCTCGCGACCTCGAGCAGGTCGGCCTTGGTGCTGAGCGTCTGTGTGCGTAGCGCGAGGGACTTGTTCTCCTCCTCGAGACGGACCTTGTCCGCCTCGGCCCGTTCAGCATGTTCGCGCATGAAGCGCGTGGCCAAATCGGCCATCGTCTTGAAGTAGCCGCGCACAATCTTGCCCTGCTTGGTGCCGGCCATCATGCATGCATCCTGGAAGGCATCACCCGTAATCATGTAGTATTTCCGCCCATGGCCGCGATTTGAGGTCGTTTCGCAGCTGCGCATTTCTGCGCAGCTGAAATATGCCTCTACAAGGGGATGGTCGGCCGGAATTTCCTGATATTGGCGGCCCAGGTCGAGGTTGGGCTCGACAACGCGCTTGATAAAGTCGCGCTGCCACCCCATACCAGGGGCGTATCCGATGTGGTCACAGACCATCTCTTTGGTCACGAGGAGCCAGGTTGAGCGGAAGCTCGGGGCGAAGAAGAGCTTGAAGATCGGGATCTGAGGGGCGGTGAGCGCGGCCTCGACTTGCGTAAGAATTTTGTCCATGGTAGGTAAATTGGTGTTCGTGATTCAATTTTCATTCTTGTGAGCGAGCTTGAAGCGTAGCCTTCCGCAGGAAGGCAAGCGAGGCAAGGCGAAAATTGATTTTTTTTCTCTTTATCACTCCCCCGCTTCACAATGGCGCAACATCCTCTCGTTTCTGACAGCAGCATCGTGCTCGGCACCGTCACGCACAGCGTGACGGGCCCGGGTTACATCGACAGCTTCTACAGCGAGGCCACGCTCCACAATCACGATCCCGACCGCGTGGTCAAGATCCATGTGGGTGGTTACACCGCATGCCGGACCAAGCTCGGTGCGCGCCCCTTGAGCGTGCTCCACATCTCGACCATTCGGAGACGAACGTTTTGGGACGGCACTATCGCCGACACCATGAGTGGACGCTGGCTCTACCGCCATTTCGATGCGCGCGAGCTCGCCAACTACGACCGCGTGAGCTTCCGCCGCGAGGACACGTTCGGCATCGACCCGCGCGCCGAGGTCATCTGGCTCTTCAGCACGCATTACGAGCACGAGTTCTCGCTCAGCGTGCTCAAGGGCGAGACCCGTGTCGATGGTGACGAACTCACCGTCGAGTACGGCGCCAACGTCTGGCAGGGGCGTATCAACCGCACCTGGATGATCGACTTCGTGCGTCGAGATATCACGGCCTACCGTCTCGACGCCATTCCCGCCAGCCGCAAACGCGGTCGCGAGAGTCCCGCATCGGACAGCGAGATCGAGCTCACACGCTCGGAGAGCCCGGTCCGATGCATGAGTGCGCCCGCGCTGACACCTGTCACGCCCGTTGTCACGCCCGTTGCAGCACCTGTCACGCCTGTCGTCACGCCCGTTGTCACGCCCGTTGTCACGCCCGTCGAGGTGCCGCGGAAGCGTCGCAATGTCGAAGTCGCACGCGCCATCTCGACGGGAAGCCGCGACACCGTGATTAAGTTCACCAACAAGCACGTCGATGACTTCGTGAAGGCGCCCACCAAGAGCTTGATCTGGAAGTACTTCATCCGGCCCGAGATCGACGACGTCGACGACATCGACACTCGCTGCAGTCCCGAGGAGGTCCAGTACCACCTCATGAAGAGCTATCTCGACATCGCTGACGGCAGCGCGTCTCGTGACATCGATCAAGTGCTCGCGGACATCGAGATGGTGAAGATGTGCAGCTTCAACATCACGCCTCACCGCGGCTCGAAGCGCACTGCAGAGTACCGCCGCCCCATCAGCTACCGTGGCTGCGTGGTCTGGCGCAAGTAAGAACCCAACAAAAAAAGAACAAAAAGAACAAAAAAGAACAAAAACATGGCCGGCCCCCGGCCACCGTTTTTTGGTTTTAACTTTGAATTTTTGTAGCCTAATTATTTCGGGGAGATGTCGATCGTCTCACCGCACAAACCGGCATACATCACCCCAGAAGAACTCAGCTGGATCGATAATGTCGCGGAGGTCCGGGCATATGTTAATCACAAGGCCACCGAGGATATAATCCGTCTTCAGTGTCTTGACGGGGCATCCGTAAGCGTGTCGCGAGCACTAGTGCTCGCGAGGTCAAAGCCGCCATCGGACTGGGAACAGCGCGTCTACCACGACAGTCACGCGTTGTTACGCGTCGTCATTCATATGAAGTGGGGTCGCGAGCTCAGCCCAACTCGCGCCACGGTTGAGAGCTGCCGCGACATCTGCCGGTATTGGAACTACGTTGCGGGCCTCCATGACTGGCTGAATTGTGATACGCACTTCTTTGCGGAGTGTCAAAATTGAAGTGCCGCCACTCGTTACACCCAGCAATCAAGCTTTATCGCGTCGATTGCCTTCGAAATGTCTCGTCAACCTTCCATTTCTTCCGTTTTCGTCAAGCTCCCCGAGGACTTCGCCCACCCGGAGAAAGCGGGTGACTGGAGCCCCACTTCGCCCTTCCACGGGATGCCGGCCGGCTACATGATGGAGATCCGACCCAAGAACGCTGAGAAGTTCACGATCGAGAGCGTTCGCGCCGCGTGCCTGGCCAAGGGGATCAAGCTAGGCTAACTGCAACCCCCTTATTTTTTCTTTTTAAGACTGGGTGCTAAAATATAAATGGACTTCCATCTCGGAATAGTTATTACTCGACAGTGCCCGTGCGGTCACCGCCACAGCATCAAAACGCTCGTCTGGACCGACCGCCGCGAGCGGTATTTTGAACGCGTACGCGAGGCCCGCCGCACGTATCACGCCAAACGACGTCAATTTAAAAGTTGATTTTCTGGACGGTTATTACCAGCTGCCACCAATCGACTGTCTGCTACCCCTCTCACAATGTCTCACTTCTACACCATGCCCTACCAGCCCACCCACGGCGAGATGGCGTGGCAGTACGAGTGTATCCGCCTCGGCTCGATCATCGGACACCTCCAGATGGAGGTCAACATGCGTGACGAGCATATCGACCAGCTCCTGAAAGGGGACGAGACCGTCGACAACGAGGAGGAACTCGCCTCGTGCAAGCGGGAGATCACCGATCTCACCGAAACGCTCGCGACCAAGGACCGGGAGCTCGAGACGTGCAAGGCACAGCTCGCGACCAAGGACCGGGAGCTCGAGACGTGCAAGGCACAGCTCGCGACCAAGGACCGGGAGCTCGAGACGTGCCGCGCACAGCTCGAGGGTTCGGTTGTGGAGCTCAACACCTCGTTCGAGGACCTTAAAACGACGCAAGCTGCTCGTATCGAACAGATGTGCGCGGCGAATGCGCGACAGCTCGAGACGCTCAAGAGCAGCAAGAATAAGCTGATCAACGAGGGTCGGGCCGAGATCAAGAGCCTCACCCAGCAGCTCGAGAACGCCTCAAAGGAGCTCACCGAGCTGCGCAAGACCGGCAAGGGCTGGATGCGCGAGAAGCACAGGCTCGAGTCTGATGCCGCGAACCTCCGCAAGGATGTTAACATCAAGATCGCCGACCTCGCACGCATGTCGGTCGAGCTCGCGGAGACCCGTCGTGAACTCAGACTGGCTAAATCCGTGAAGCTCAGCGATCTCCAGGACTCGTGGAGCACCATGATCGCGGCGCAGGACATCTGGCTCATCCTGGCCCAGCGATGTGCCGACCTCATCGAGCTCCTGGACAAGTACGAAGCGGCTTCGAAGGAGCCACTGGAGCGATCGACCTTCCTCCGCAAGGGCGACATGGATCGCTACCTCGGCCTGCTCATCGGCCTCGAGCGTGCGCGAATTAGCATGTCGCTGGTGGGTCACGAGAAGATTCGGGGCACCGCGCAGCAGATCTCCGATCGCGTGCAGAAGGTCTGTGACAACGCCCGCGAGGTCCTGGTCCGCATTCCGAACGAGGCATTTGTTCGCCTCTCGGGACGTACCGACGTCAGCTGGGTGGAGGAGGTGCCGCAGTAGACAAAAGTGTAGACAAAAATGTGGTGGGCGGGTTCGCCCGTCACCATTTCTTTTTTATATCGAGCGGCGACGCGGTCGTACATCAGATGGGGTTGGATAGTACTGCTTATACATCTGCCACACCCAGACGCCGTACTGCGCAGCAGCGATCGCGGTCTGGACATATGGTAACATGCGGATAGCTTGGTAAACGAAGCTATATCGGGACATATATTCTGCGCGTGATAGTTGCCGCAATAAAATTGAATTTTTAAACCTCTTTTACATCGCTCCCCCACCATGTGTATGGTGATAGGTACACTGCATCGCTTCCTGCCGCCACACAACTGTTCGCGCGTGCTCAAATGTTCGCACTGTGCACGTGTGGCGACACACGGTCGTGGCACGAACATCTCGGACCGCCGGCGCTGCCCGCAACACCAACTTGCTGGAGACCGGCGCATCTACAACCAGCCGCCTCTACATATCTGCCGCGAGCCGGGCTGCACGAACATCGCATACTACGGCGCAGAGTGTACCAAGCGCACTCCGCGCCATTACTGCGGTCAACATCGCCGACCCGGAAACGTCTACGCGTTGGCACGCGCCTGTCGTGAGCCGGGTTGCGGCAGCATTGCACAGTGGAGCGCCAACGGACAACAACTCGAGCGGTGTACGCTCCACCGCCGACCCGGAGACCAGCGCCAGACGCGGCGCACTTGCCTCTACCCGGGTTGCATCGTGGCTATGAAAGCACACGCCACGCGATGTGCCGCGCATCGCTAACAATCGTACAATATTTTTTGGATTATTATCGAGCGACTATATAGATGGACTACAGACAGGTACCCGAAAGTGCCTTCAAGAACTTCGAATTCGAGGCAATGCGAATTGCTCAAGAGGCCAAAGCGGCAGCCGCGGCCGCGGAGCAAAAGTGCGAAAATTGTGACAACGGCGCGGGTGGGCGCCTCCCCGCCGTCGTGGTAACCTCGGATACCACGCTCGGCACTACCACTCTGGTCAAAGCCGATGCCACCGGCGGGAATATTGTCCTCACTCTGCCGCCTGCCGGATCGAGCCTGGGTCAGGTCTATATCATCGTCCGCACCGACTTTGCCGAGGCATTTGTCTCGGTTGAAGCCGCCGCGGGTGAAATGATTAGCTACCTCTCGGGACAGGGAATCGGACTTATGCAGCAGGGTCGTTTCACGCATCTTGTGTGTATTGGGGCAGATGGCTGGATCGTGTTGTCTGGCGAAACTAATGCCCCGGGTTAAAAGTGCCCAACTGCAGTCGGATCGGCGATGATTGTATTTTTTTGAAAGTTGAAATTTTTAGTCACCATAACACCCTGCCTGCATCGACCATGAGCTGCACCATCACCCTTCTCGAGAAAGCCGCCGCGGGCATTTCCGCAAGGCGCGCACGCGTCACCAAACGCAAGGCGGATGCCGCCCGAGATGCGGACGATCTCGCCACGATCGAATCGCGCATCGAGAAGCGTTATGTCGAGATCGACCTGCTCAAGAAAAAGATCGCCGAGCTCTCCAAACTTCAAACAGCTGACTACAAGGTCACGGACTCGATCGACCGCCGCAAGCGCCAGCGCGAGACAGACGAGGCGCAGGATCTCGCAATCGCAACTCGTCTCGCAGCGAACTGCAACGCCACGGCGCTCGAAATGCGCACTGTCGGCATCATGGACTACGGTCGCGTGGTGCACGAGTTCACCGAGGCGAAATAGGTGAACGCGTTCATCTCTGCTCTATTTTTTGTCTGCATTCTGAATGATCATGAGCAAAGACAACATAAAATTGATTTTATAACTCCTTATACACTATGAGTCAGGGCTCGCTCGCACGATTTCTCACCCGGTGCAGCGCACCGGGGTGCATCTACAAACGCGTCGCTGGCGCCTACTGTCGGCGGCACTCCTCCATTCCAAAAGACCGCCGCCGACGCTGTATCGCTCAGGATTGCCACCGCGCTGCACGCTACGGACCTCCCGGCGCGCTGACATGCCACTGCAACTTGCACCGCACATCTGTCGACGCGCCCATACCGAGCGAACGTTGCACCGCACCTGGATGCGTCGCGGGACGCGCCTACAAGAGCCCTTTCTGCCGTGAACATACCGGGCCCCGCAAGCACACTGGCGGACCGCAGCAACTTTAGTTACAGAATGTCCTGATCATTGATCAGCTAGACATGTCCATGGCGTTCGTGAAGAAATTTAAAAGACAAATAAAAGAACTGAGCAACATCCCCTATTTTTTTGCAAAAAATAAGAGCGGGACCATTTTCGCTTACATGCAGCAGAGAACGTCGCTTGGATGTTTCACGTAGCGGATGGCACTGGCGTTCTGCTGCACCGCCTCGCTTGGGGCGCGCACGTAGAGGATGGCACTGGCGTTCTGCTGCACCGCGGCCAGTTGCACCGCCTCGCTCGGGGCGCGCACGTATCGGATGGCGTCACCGTCTTGCCGCACCGCGGCCAGTTGCACCGCCTCGCTAGGGTTCCGCATGTACCGAAGTGCCACGCCAGCCTGCTGCACCGCGGCAAGTTGCACCGCCTCGCTTGGGTTCTTCAGGTACCGGATGGCGTGGCCACACCGATGCATCGCGGCCAGCTGCACCGCCTCGCTTGGGTTCCGCACGTAGCAGATGGCGAGGCCAGCCTGCTGCACCGCGGCAAGCTGCACGGCCTCGCTTGGGGAGGTCAGGTACTGGATGGTATGGCCATCCCGCTGCACTGCGGCAAGCTGCACGGCCTCGCTAGGGTCCTTTATGTACTGGAGGGCGCGGCTATCCCGCTGCACGGCGGCCAGTTGCACCTCCTCGCTTGGGTCTTTCACGTACTGGATGGCCGTACCATCCCGCTGCACTGCGGCCAGTTTCATCGCCTCGCTAGGGTCCGTCACGTAGCAGATGGCGAAGCCAATCTGCTGTACCGCGGCCAGCTGCACCGCCTCACTGGGGTTCTTCAGGTGCTCGAGAGCGTTGCCGCGCTGCCGCACTGCGGCCATCTGCACCGCCTCGCTGGGGTCCTCTATGTGTCGGATGGCGAGGCCATTCTGCTGCACCGCGGCCCGCTGCACGGCCTCGCTTGGGGCGGTCACGTACTGGAGGGCGAGGCCGTCCTGTTGTACTGCGGCCAGCTGCACCGCCTCGCTTTGGGCAGTCACGTGCTGGATGGCTACTCCCCGCTTCTGTACGGCGGCCAGCAGCACAGCATCTGGAAGTTCAGCGATGACGTCGGCTGCGGGACGGCGGTTGCTGAGGATGACCGAACTCGCCTTGCTCTTGTGCGTGTAGTGCTGGACGCGTGCATCTGCCGGAATCTCTACATCCCAAACCCACACCATGGTGCCCTGACCGTAGTCCATCCACAGGAGAATGTGCTCCGGTTTGCAGAAGTAGATACCACCTGCGCAACATTCCGCATGGCTCCAGGGCTCGACATCGTCGATACGTCCCTCCCCGTAGGTAATATTGCGGTGCTTTCCGCTCTCGTTAGTCAACTTGACGAACATGTTTATCCACAAAGCGGCATTCAATTTTAGCTATAACTATCGATATAAAAATTGAAAAAAAACGCTCTCTATAACCTGCCAGCATGTCTTGCCGTTGCAACCCGTGCGGCCGTGATTTTACTTCCCCAAGTAAACTCGCCCAACACATCGACTCCCGGGCTCACCGCGACACGGTGTACGGCATGTCCGCATCACCTTACCTGCACCCTCCGGCAGCTGCCGACACCCCGAGTGTCGCAGCAGCTGCCGCCATGGTTTCCATTTCCGCCCCTGCTGCCGCTGCCGCATCATCTGGCCGATGCGGACCGGTCGTGGTGCCACTTCCTCCTGCCGCGGTCGATCCGGCTCCAACTGAGGACAGCCGACGCAAGCTGGAAAAGTTGATCGCGAAATACTCGAAGCCGGATGAATATGGCGGGGACATCGAGATCAAGTGCCAGGACGGCAGCCTCTGGTGCAGTAAACGCGTGCTGCACAACAACTGCACCAAACTCACGGCGCGGCTCTCTGGCCCGCACATCACGGTGGACACATGTATGAGTACGGTTGCAGTTATTCTCGACTATATGATGGGCGAAAAGTCGATCGGTCTGTACAGCATCGATTGCAGCTCGATCGCACTTACGTGGGGTGCAAACAAGTTCTTCGAGGCCGCCGAGCCGAAAATGCGCCGCGATATTCAACATCTCTCTCCGTCGCATCAGAGGACGGTCCGCGACATGTACACTTACGCCGCACAGACAAACATCATCAACGCTCGTCCGGGGCTGTTCGAATATTGGACCAAGAGTCATTTCATTTGGGGCGACCCGGACAACTTGTGCCGTATGATGGCGAGAACCCTCAAGACGCTGGAGCGTAATCCCTACATCGCCGAGTTCACCCGGTACCTGGAGAGTACGGAGACCCACCCACCCGGACACGAGGGCACCATCATGATGAGCACGCTGCCCGCGGCGACGCAGATGAAACTCCGTCAGGCCGAACTCATCCCGGCTGGTACCGTACTCTCGAAACAGGAGAGCCGCGACATGGTGGACAAGATCTTCTACAGAGTGGATCGATGGGTGTGCTGCTACCGCACGGGGTCGTGGCAGTACTGCTACCGACTGGTGGCAAACGAAGAAGCGGCCGAGACGTCTGTGCGGCAGATGCGCGAGCAACATCTCAAGAATCTGGACGAGCCGAGCCCCAAGCGCGCACCCGACTCGCCTTCGGACGAGCCGAGCCCCAAGCGGGCACGAACCGACGACTCGAATTGAGGGGCAACAATTCGAAGCAAACGTTGCTTGTATTTTTTAAAGTTGAATAATCTAGAGCTAGTACTCTGCCGCCATGCTGCACCTCCCGCTCGCCGTGTGCGGCCTGGTCACGCAGCTTCTCGCAGACGCGGACAACTCGCGGCTCGCATCGACGTGCCGTGAAGCCGCGGCGTGGTTGCGCGCCGCTCCGCGCGAAGCCGAGTTCGTGATCAGGCACAACACCCGCGACATGTACGGTCGTTACCGCCGTATCCGCGTCCTGATCCAACGCAGCCGATTCCCGACGTGGCGCTTCCTCGCATCGTTCGTCGATGTCCAGCGGATGTTCGATCTTCTCGCACACATTCGCGATGTCCACACGTTGGCATTCGACATGGGGGGTGGTGACGACGGCGACCAGTTCGCTGTTGAAACGAGTTTCGAAATCGCCCTGATGATGGAACGCCTGCCGGAGTTTCCCGCCGTTCGAACGCTCGACATCTGGAACTGGTCGTGTTTCCGAGCGTTCGCGAAGTTCCCTAACTGTACCCACCTGCGCGTGGACTCGGAACGTATCGCGTTGCATCCGCGTCAACATCCTCTGTGGCCCGATATGCCGCACTTGACTTGTCTCGTGTGGCGCGGACGCGACGGATATGTCGGTGCCAAGCCGCCGTCAAATTGGACGACGGTTGAGGAACTCGAGACTGACACCGGCATGGTGCCCGAGACGTACAACCGACTAGTGGTATGCGTGTCCCCGAACTCGAGCCTGCCCGCAGCGTCTTTTGCAACTATCGAAGTGCTCTGCCCGGACACGGAGATGCTCGGTTGCGAGCATCGCTATGACGAGCCGTGCTGCCACAAGGGAAACCTCGACCCGAAGATGCTGGACCTACCGCGGCTCGAACGGCTCTGGACCACCACCGCGGACGAGGAGGTATTCGGGAATCACCACTTTGTAGGGTCATGGTAATGTAGCATGCAGATCTGAACCCTCACATGCGTCTGTTCGAGAAAAAATAAAGTGAGGACGCCCTAGAACTGCGAACGCCCTCTCGCGAGTGTCGGTCTTCCATATTTTTTTTACTCGAGCTGCAGGCGCTCCTTGTCCTCCACGCTGATGGGCTCGACGTCGATGACCGAGAGGAAGAACTGGGTGACGTTGTTCTGGAACGTGAACGGGCCCAAGATGCGCATGCTCGGATGGACGCTCACCGGGGCGAGGATGTTCACCCTCCAACACCCCGATTGATAGAGTCCCGCGACCGAACCGGTCGCCTCGTGAGATGACCACAACGGGACGCACATGCTCAAGCGGCGCACGCGAGCGAGATAATCCATGTGGAAGTACCCCACGTCCGTGCCCAGCGTGGCGAGCCACTTTACGAATGCACCCATCTCGGTGGTGTTGAGTTGCTGCTTAGCGAACAGCTGGTAGTCCTCACGGAACGCGGTGGCAAAGCGCATGAGCTGGTCGTCCTTGATCGGGCCGGGGACCTGCAGTCCGGTCTGGCCGATCTCGAGTCTGCGAACTCGGCCCTGTAGCATCGCGACCTGCCCCTCAAGTTCCGCGATGCGCGCCGGCATCTGGCGCTGCACGCGCTCCCCGTCATTCTGGGGAACGCGGTAGAGGCGCACCATGACCAGTTCATCCAGAGCGGGGAACGGAACGGCGACTACAATGCTGTCGGGAGCGAGCTCCCGAGTAGAGTGGGCGGGCCAGGCCGCGGTGAACAGCTCGGGTTTGGCCGTGAGCACCTGGCGCATGAGGTCGGTCTCGGGTAGGCTGTCCGGGCTGAACGTGCCGCTGTAATCGGCCCAGTTGTGCGTGGCGGTGAAGGTCCAGCCGCCCTCGCCGCGCGTCATCGTGATGGGGATCTTGTCTTGCGACATGGTGTGGGGTGAAAGAGGGGTGTTGTTCTAAGGCCCGAAAAAATCAGTTTTCAAACTTTTAAAGTTGAATTTTTCTACCGCTTCAACAACCCACCATGTCTTCACCTTCAGGTTTCTCATTTGGTTTTGCCTCTGCAACTCCTCTCACGGCCGATGACGATACCACGGCGAAGATCATTGCCAACGTGCGAAAGCAGGCCGCGACCCTGAAGCGTCTCAGGGATGCTGAAACCCGGGATGAGACTGAGCGGAAAAAGGCTCTCCAAGACGAGCGCAAATGGAGATCGTTCATTGCAACGAGCGAAGAGCGACGCAACGCGCTCGATACGTCGAGCGCGTTGCGTAAGGAACGAATCAAAGTGCTCGAGGATATTACTCGTCAAGTGGTCAACGACAGCGCGGCTACCACCATCACACGCGAGACCGTCAAGCGGATGGACGGTACCGAGACAACCGTCGCTACGCTCAAGTAAGCTCATGTGAAGCACTCCCGCTCTATTTTTTAAACTTTGAAATTATAAACCGTACAACACCATGTCCGACATTGTTCCTCTCGACCACTTTGTGCTCTCGCGATATTCGTGGGACTTTGACATTTGCCCATGGGGCAGCTGTCAATACCAGACGGCATACTACACGCACCGTGCTTTGGCGGACGAATTCAAGACGGCAGATGAAGCGATTGAGACATTCGCGGCGGGTACGCTCGGTGCTCGGGCAGATTTCAGTCTGCAGTTCATCGCGGACATGAGGGATCACTACTCCGATCCCGTCTTTGACGACGTTCGTCCTGAGATCGCCGCGCACTACACCCCGAGCGAGGCAATGCAGTTCATGCGGATTCATGCTTGGGACCTATGGTCGGCAGCGCCTCAGGTGCTTCGTGCCCTGTACCCTGATCACGACCTCGTGGCGGTCTGCGAAGAGGATGACACGAACTACTGGACCGGATTCGTGGTGTTCATCCTGGAGCGGCAGGGGCACATCGAGATCTCGGACGTCGAGGGGTTCGACACGTAAACCCGGTCGCTTTATTTTTGTACTCAAAAAATAAGAAGACACTGATTACCCCTTGTAAACCACGGGGTAGTCGTAGAGGCGTTCGCACACGGCATCGATACGGGTCTTCAGGGGTAGGTATCGATCAATACCCTTGTCGACTTTGCGCAGTGCCGTCAGTTGCGCGCTGGTGCGTGAGATGCACGCACAGATGTATGAGTCCCGGTTTGCATCCATCATGGTGGCCATGTCTGCACCTTTGTGTTTCAGTATTTGGATTTTTCCAGTGATGCTGTTCGGGTTGGTTACGTTGTACTTGTATAGAGCGTCCTCACGAGACAATGCAGGCCATGCAGCGATGTTGCCTTTACATCGATAGAGGTACATGCGAAGGTACATGTCCCCGTACTTGTGTTGCATGAGATCCTTGTCTGCATGCATGCGGTCAAAGAATACACGGAGTGTCGACGGCGGCAGAGCATATGCCCAGTACTCGGGAACTCCATTCCCATAATCGGTACCCTCGACAGTCTCGCGGTATGCCACCGGGGGTTGGCCCTGAGCAGTTGCGTTCTTGTACAGTTCTCCGAAGAGTTGGACACGTCTGGTATCGTAGGTGTCGTCATCGTCACAGAACATCACGAGATCGTATTTGGACACCGTGTCCATCATAGATGCAATGTGGTCCATCTGGTATGTCTGTCCAGCGTGTACCTTGAACTTCACGCCATGTTTGCCAAACGACTTGATCATTGCGGAGACCGCTTCCTTATATCCTGGCTCCTCTGAGAACGATATGGATACATAGATGTCCGGTTTCACCGTCTGACCGATGAGCGACTTGAGGCAGAGAGCCAATCGCACGAACTGGTCGCCGTAGTGCAGATGAGACGGAACGATAACGCAAATGGACATGTTGAGTTGTGTTCTGTCGCGTTGTTTTCAAATTTGAAATTTAGACAGCAAAAAATACATGGCCGCCCCACCCGCTCGTCGAAGACGTCGTCTACCAGGTGTACTTCCGGATACGCCTCCAGTCGTCCTGGGTAAATGTACACGTCCGGGATGTGGGTGCGCCAGATCAGAACACCCTGCACGACGTCCCGAGACACCCGAGCCGAGCTGGGACGATAATGAGTACATCAAGTTCATTCAGAAGTTGGGTGGCGAGGACTGTTACGACTATGAAGATTCGTGCCGAGCAATGTGGCGCGCACTCGAGATGATCTCGGCACTCGGATGCCGCAACTTCACGGATACGCTGGATCGATTGTTCATCATCGTGGAAAGTCTCGAGCCGTGCGATGATCCTGTCCAGGCCATCAAGGATCGTCACGATGTGATCTCTGCCGAGTGGGGCGATGACGACGAGATCATGGGGCAGACTATTGCGGAGCTGTTCGAGTCCGAGATGATGAACGGTTCTCGAGGTCGAGATTTCATCGTGGGTGGTAAATATATCTTTCCCGCGGTCTATCCCAACGCCACGATCAAGCTCAACGTTGACGTGACTGGTCTCGACATGGACATGGAGCGCGGACGCATTGGTGGGTTCATGCACGCCATCCGTCTCTGGATCCTGCAGGAGAAGCACGCGGTCATCGTGGATCCTGGTATTGCTTAAGTGGGTCGCTTTATTTTTTAAACTGCGACAGGAAGAGACTTGACACGGCCACAACAACACCAAATGCGGCAATATGAATACGAGTCTTCTGCAAATCTTCTTTACGTGCTTTATCTGCATGTTCTCTCTGTGCGCGTAGTTCATATTCCACTCGGTGCATTGCAGAGTGAATGTCCTTGCTCTCCTTTGAAATTTCTGAAATCTTACTCTCGAGAACTCCGAACCGGGTGTCAATTTTGTTCTCGAGACGAGTAATTGTACTGTCGACTTTGTCAAAGCGACCATACATTTCATCTCGAATACTGTCCTGGTGAATACGGAGGTATTCGACTGTGGGGCGAAGTGCAGAGAGTTGCAATTCAGTATTGCGCAAACGGTCATCAAAGTGGCGTGATACATATGAACGATTTTGTGCTAGCAGCACAGGAATAGATTTACGATATACGGATGATGCCGCACGACCAGTAATTCCTCGCGATTGATACATGATACGATTAAGCATTTCGTTATATATAAAATGTGTATATTTTAACTGAAAAATAGAATAAGAAATTATACAGTGGTGTTAAACTTGAAAATATACCCACCAATCACCTACAACCATGTCCGGAGAAGCAATTGCAGCAGCCACGTTTGAACTCGATATCCTCGAGCCGTTCGTCGACGAAGAGACCGAAATGAAGTTCCAGTGCCGAGACCCCCTTAAGCACGTCTTCAAATTGCGACCTCGCGCATTCATCAAGAGGAAGTTCACATGCAAGAAGTGCGCACATCGCGACGCGGTTAAAAACTTCCGCAAGACCCGATTTGGATTCATCCAGACCATGATCAAGGACTTATTGGACATCGACCGCGCCAAGGGTCGAACACTCACAGATCCCATCGACAACGCGTGGGTTGAGGAGCGAGCCAAATTCCAAGACGGGCTCTGTCACTTCTCGGGTCTCGAGTTCAACTTCACCTCGAAGAACCCATATAAGGTGTCCATCGACCGTAACGATAACAGTCAGGGGCACAATAAGATCAACTGCGTGCTCGTACTCGCATGTGTCAACACTCTCAAGCATGTGCTGAATCACGACGAGTTCATCGAGTACATCCAACTGATCCACCAGCCGCAGGAGTCGGAGTGGCGACCCTATTCGCGCCTGGTCGAGCGCGAGAAGAAGACCATCACGAACGCAATGAGCAAAATGCGCAAACCGGGAAAACGCGAGAAACGTAAGGGTATCGGGTACGACATCACGCACGAGGAGTTCGAAGCGATGCGGCTCAAACATCGCGATCGGTGTGCCATCACCGGCGCTCCGGGAACTTGGATGCCCCATTCGGGCAGCACGCTCTCGGTGGACAAGATCGATCCACATGGCACGTACCACCCCGACAACTGTCAACTCGTGCTCAAGAACGTCAACTACCTCAAGGACGAGCACTTCGACACAGCGGGCTGCCTAGATATCCTGAAGGCCACGTACGAACGCATCACATCGGGCCGACGCGAGTCTTTGTACCCACCGCGCACCGCCGCGGACGTGGCACGCGCGAACGACTTGCTCGATGGATTTGATGTCCGCTACTCGGAATACCTCGCGGGAGACTGGATGATCTTCGCTGAATGCCCCGAAGGACACACGTTCTCATCTACGCTCATGACTCTGGAGGAAGGGCACCGCTGCCCGGACTGCAAAAAATGAGCCGGGCAATTGCCCGGCATGTTTTATTTTTTTTTAGTTTTTGGTTCCGACGTAGATGCATATTCCAGCTTAGGGAAGCTGAATAATGCGTCTACGTACTGTATCGCAGCACTGCCGCGGGCGATTTACAGCTTTATAAGGCTGTAAATCGACCTCCCACTAGTTTCCCAGTGGGCCTGACTATATCTTAAGCCGGATCGAGTAACTCGATCAGACCGACAACCGTTTAGTCGATGAACCTTCAAGTGCAAGATTTCTCTTGCACTCGCTTGGATGCGGATTACCCATTCTCTTGCGATCGAGATCTTCTAAGTTTTTACTATGCCCTAGGTCATTACCCCGGTTCCACACTCTATGTCGCCATGAGTGGGTAGTATTAGAAGCTTTAGGGACTTCCCGCAGTTTGGGAGTCTTGCAGAGTCGCCATTGACATAGTCAATAGCACTCCACTAGGCAATTATATCCTGTGCATGGGGGATTCATTTCAATGTTTACCTCCATAAGTGTTGAATCCAACTTATGAAGCATTTGCCTGTTGTGGACCGGTTGCAGAACTGCCAAAGGCAGTTCCACCGTTAATCCATCGCTGATGAGCAGGAAATTGATCGCCGAAGCGACGATCACGAGCTCTCCGGAGACGGCCGAACCGTTCTCGATCTGTCCGATCACGCTCGAGACGTAGCGGATGTAGAACTCACGCGCGCGCGACACGTTCACGTGGCCGGAGGGCTGGTACGTGCCGGGGTAGAGGTTGAACGGCACCATCAGAGCACCCTCATCCTCGGGGGTGTTGATGTGCGGGCCTCCATAGGTGTACGTGGTGTACTGGTGGAAGAACTCCGACGGCATGTCGTTGTACAGGAAGATACCGTGGGCCGAGATCGTCAGGCGATCGATCGTCTTGGTGCTCTTCTCGTAGTCGACCTTGGCCGCCTCGAACGCCGGGGTGACCACGACCTCACCAGCAGCGGGTGCAGTTCCGGTCGAGGTCCAGCTGAACGTGGAGCCGCTCGCCACCAGGTTGGGCAGCGTCAGGCCGTCCGCCGGTCGCTCCACCTTGGTGAACTTGTGCCAGTCAGCCAGATGACTCTTCTGGCTCTGCGGGCGCAGACCGATGAACATGCACTCGATCGGCCACTTCAGGTTCTGCAGCAGGACCTCATGGTCGGAGAGCGACGCCGTCACGTTCTGCTGGCGGTGCACGCGGATCAGCGTGAAGCCGATGCGCTTGATGAAGATCTTGTGGATCTCGGGGTTGACGAAGATGTTGTTAATGTACAGCGAGAGCTGAGAGACGTTCGGCGCGGCCAGGGTGACGTTGCTCGCCGAGCCTCCACCACGCAGCTGGTAGCCCACCATCTGAGCGGCGGTGGCCAGCGTCAGGTTGATGAAGCGCTGACCATACGGGATGGCCACGGAGGGCACGGCCAGACGGGGGTCCTGGTTGCACCAGAAGAGCAGCGGGATGAGCAGCTGCAGCGAATCAGCCTGCGGCTTCGGGGTCTGCGCGCCGTTCAGCACCTCGACCTGGATCTGGTGCGCATCCGGAGCGCCGACGGACTCGGAGCGGAGCTGACCCTTCACGGGCACCTGCTGACCCATGCAGCGGTCCCAGCCGAGCTTCTTATTCGGCGCGACGAGGAACTTGCGGTGCATCACGGTGGCATCGGAAGTGTACTGGTCGAGGGGGTTACCGTTGACCTCGAAAGCCACCTTCTGGAGCACGCGCTCACCGGGGTAGTCGCACCAGCGGATGGTGGGCTTCTTGGAGTCCAGCGTCTCGCTGTTGCTGAACGCGGGCTGGTCGAGCTTCATGTACACGACCATGTCGTTGAAGAAGTCACCGAACTGCGGGATCGAGAACTGCACCTCGCCTCCGAGCTGCACGGTACCCGAACCGGCATTCACCTTGTTGTACTCGTAACCGAGGGCAACGAACGGCTTGAAATGCGCGTTGGTGAACAGCACGTGCGTGCGCTCGATATCGAGCAGAGTCGGAGTCTCATCCGAGATCGAGGGGTCCTGTCGGCGCTTTGCGCGGATGGCCTCGAGGCGGTTTCGCAGCATCTGCGTAGCCATGAGCATACGGTCCTGCTTACCATCGTTAGTGATCAGTTGGAAAACTCCACCGGTCGCCATGTTGAGGGATATATCAGGGGGCCTAGCTTTCGCACAAAATAAAATAATTAATAAACCAAATTGAAAAATAAATAAATAGAACGACAAATTCAGTTGGTAAAGGTGGTAAAAAGGGTGGGAATTTGTGCTAATCATTCAGCCGACATTACCAAACTTTCGCGCAGTATTCGGCCCATCCAACAGAAAATTAAAAATGAGTAAAACTGCAGTTTTACTCAGCCGCCCTAAGACGGATTCCATACTAAAATTTGGGGGGTCGTTTAAAAATTGAAATAATTGTCCCTATTCACTGTTGTGCAGCTCACAAGCCCGCCCAACGCAAAGCTCTCCTCACCGCTCTCCCCTCTCCCTCTCTCCTCTCCCCTCCCGCTCTCGCCATGTCCGCATCTCTCCCCGCCCGCTCGGATAGCCCCATCCACGACCGCGTCCGCGAACGCGACGAGGCTATCGCTCTTGCTACCCAGCAAGCGCAGAGCCTCGCCACGATTCGCAACAACGCTCGCCGCAACGATGCGTCTGGTTCCATGATCCCGTGGAACGGGACCTCGATGCTGCCGCAGCAATCGACCGACCCGATCACCGGCATGGCGCAGTTCATGAACGCCGCCAGGGACACCGGACTGTACATGGTGGTCGGCGATCGCCGCGGTGCGTTGAGCCTGGGCTACCAGGAGACCCGCCCCGGCGACCGCTACGTCAACGGTAACTACGTGCCCGGCACGGGAGTTACCATGGCGGACGTGATCGGCATCAAGCAGCACGTGAACGGCCTCATGGCGTTCAACGATGTGTTCTCCCAGGACTACATCACGGTGCTCAACTGGGTCATGCAGCATGTCGAGAACGTTCGCCAGAACGCCCTCGAAGGCAACGCACGCTCGGTTGATCTCGCGATCAACCTGCTGGTGGAGGGCATCCAGCCCTTCATCACCAACACCAAGATCGAAGCCGCCGAGATCGCCCCGAAGTTCGGCGACGAGCTCGCGGCGGTGCTCAACGAGACCGCCGCCCTGTTCGAGACCGTCACCGACTCGGCCGCCATGAGGGAGCACTTCCAGACGGAGGCCGCACAGAAGTGGCGCCCGCGCTGGGACATTCGCGGTATTCGCCGCACGATCGAGCTCGCTCGCGAGGCCGAAGAGCAATCGATTCGCCGCGCCGGCGGACAGGCCGTTCGCACCGAATTCGAGGCGCGCCACCGCGAGCTCGAGGCGCGCGCCGCGCTCGCCGAGCGCAAGCACGAGGAGACGCTCGTGCAAGCGGAGCAGATCCGCATGCTCGAGGCGCGTCTCAACGCGCAGCATCTCGGCACGCCGCAGCCCACGTTCGCACGCGCGCCGGAGCAGTTCAGCGCGCAGCCGCAGCCGCGCTTGCAGCGATCGATCGCCGTCAGCCCGCCGCGAAGCCCGCCGCTCGCGCGCCCCACGTCCTCCGCGAGCGCACTGGCCGCGCTGAGCGCCTCGAGCTCGCCGCCGCGCAGCCGCCTCCAGCCCGCAGCCGCTCCCTTCAGCATGCCGGCCAGCGCCGCCGCTCCCAGCCGCCTCCAGCCCGCCGCCAGCGCCGCCACCTCCAGCCGCCAGGGCTAAGCGCCGGCCGCCCTCCCCTCCCTCCCCTCCTCATTCGGTCCCCGACACCGAGTGAGCGCACACACTAACGTCGGACCCATCACCATCACCCCTTCCCCCAACCACCCGAGACCCAAACACCACCGTCTCACTTTTTTCAGACCCGTCTGATATTTTAACAGTATTTTTTTGTCAACTTTTTATCAACTCATTAATAATGATTATTGTAATCGCTGCTATTGTTGTACTTGCAATTGTCCAGCTCTATGTATCTGAAAAGCTGGACAGTACACTCGAGAAGGCCGGCCTGGGCGCTTGGCGGTGGACCAAACCGATTGCACTTCTGCCGGTTCTCAAGCCGGTGGATCCCAATCCGACATGGCCCAGTCCATCTCTCGATGTGCTACCAACTACCGTTTCGACAGAAGAAGGCATCGGCTTTGCCAATCTCTATTCGGGCGAAAACCTCTCGGGTACCCGCACGCGTGCAGCCAACAACGACGTCTACGTGTTCTGCGAGCAACGTGGTGGTGTCAAGACGTGGAATTTCAAGAGTATCGAGGCGCCGCGCAACCAGATTCTCTGCTTCTTCTCGCGTTCCCGCAGTAGCGGTGACAGCTCGGCGCGGTTCGTTATTATCAACCGCCCCATTCGCAGCATCAACTCCTTCCTCGAGATGTATCCCGAAATCACGCGTGGCAATACCGGTATTATGTTGTACGGCTGGGAGCATCACGATCTCGATTTCGTGGTGATGCCCGTGGTGGAGTCGGTCTACCGCAAAATGCTGATCACGCGTCTCGAAGCATGTCACAAGCTTTGCGCCGCGTGGGGATATGACGAGAAGGAGACCGATAATTTTTGCCAGTTCATGGACCCCGTAAGTTGAACACCGTTCAACTCGTTAAGCAAATGCGCGCATTCGTTCAAGTAAAAAAAATAGTGGAAGCGCAGTTACTGCGTCTTCTCCTCCAGCGGCATGTACTGATGGCTCGGTCCAAGAACGGCACCGCCGTTCTCGCGATGTCTCAGCTCGCTCTGGTAGGCTCCGAACGCCTCTTCGTGAAAGATGGGTTCGGCCACATCGTGCAAGCTGAGGGATGGCTGTTGCCGAATGACCTGGTTCACGAAGTGAATCGAGACGTCGCTCGGAGACTGCTGCGGCTTTGTGAGTTGCACTGCGCTCTTGACCTCGGCTTCGAAGTTGGGGTTGATCACGCAGTCGACACGATTGCAGCTGCACTCCCAGTACCAGCTGCAACCACAGCCTCGCCGGGGGCCCGTCGTAGGGCGGAGGGGATAGGGGTCGTATTGCGGTGCCGGTCGGTAGACCGGTTGCGGAGCGACATGCGGCTGCACCGGGACGGGCCGAATGACCTGCGGTGCAGCCTCATCGGCGACACGGTTGGCCTCATTCTTTTTGTTCTGCGAATTGCGGTTTCCCATTTACTTCTGTCTGGTGTAATCTCTAATGGGAAATTCAATTTTGGGAAAAAATAATGGACGCACGTAGGACGCACGTAGGACGCACGTAGGACGCACGTAATTAGTAGGTGTCCTCGTCGTCGTAGTCATCGAGATCGGCCACGCCGCGCGGGTCGGCTTTCTCAGTGCTCTCCGCGATCGCGGCGGCCATGGCGGCAGCGTCCTCCTCGGCCTCGAGTGCGCTCGCACGCATAGCGGCGGCGAGATCGTCTTCGAAGTTGTGGTTGAGCTCGACATCGCCGTTGTTGCACGCGCACTGCCACTCGACCGTGCACTTGCCGCAGGGGTGGAGTCGAGGGAGTTGAGGGAGTTGAGGCGCGGGTTCGTAACGATCCTCCTCATCGCTGTCGTCGCACCCGCGGCACTCGTCTTCGTCTTCCTCATCTTCCTCATCTTCCTCATCCTTGGCCTCGGGCACGCGGCGCTCGCGCTGCGCCCAAGGCACATCGATCGGCTCGTCGCGTTCGACAGGGCGGATCTTGGCGGTGTAGCTCAGTGCCGCTTCCGGCAGCTGGATGTGGCGTGCGCGACGGTCGCGCACGATATATTCGCGTTGCCGGAAATCAGTCACGGTGACCGGCGTGCCCTCCGGCAGATCTTCAAACTCGCCGACGGTGAAGACCGTATCGCCGAGTTTGAACTTGCGGATGAATGCGCGCTCGATCGGGGGTGTCGACTGCGTGTCGACCGCCGAGGTCGGCGGTGCAGCATACTGCTGCTCGTCGGGGGTAGTGTTGCTCTGCTGGTTGCCCATGGTGTTTCTGACGTGCGGCGATTCAATTTTTAAACCGTCGCAATGATGTCGACTGCGGGGATGGAGCGGGGGAACTTGCGTACGCTACCGTCGCGCATGAGCACGACCCACACATCGCCCCGGCTGATCAGGCGCACAACACTCGAAACATGCGCGGGTTTCTCGGGTTTCTTGGGTTCCTCGGGTTCCTCGGGTACTTCGGGTTGTTCCTCCAGTACCTCGGGTTCCTCGGGTTCCTCCTGAACGGAAGGCTCGTGCTTGCGCTCGGCCCGGACGATCCGAGCACCGGTGAGATCGAATTCGCGAACTTCCTTATGCGACATAACGGTCTCATTAACATTGTCCGCCCGAATCTTTTTTGGGCGAGGCATTATTACCATTGCACTAAATTTGGTCAAAAAAAATAATAACGTGAACCAACTTGGTTTTTGCTCTTACTGGACCTGGAGCGCCCAACGCATGAGCGCCTCGTCATCGCGCGGGCCCTCGTACGGTTCCGGAGCCTTGCCCGGAGTGATGCGCACGATATACGGCACACCGGGCATGGGGCCGACCACCTTCAGGATGGCGAGTTCGCTATCGGTCATCTGCTCACGCATTTCGATTTCCTGCACCGGGATGTTGCTGTTCTTCGCACGCGTGAGGAACATGGGCCACTTTCCACCCTGCGCGGGGTCCTTGAGACGCCGACAGTGTCCGCAGTTCTCGTTCCAGAAGAGGTAGATAACACCATGTCGGTCGGCGAATCGACTTCTCTCCTGGGCGAATCGGAGACCACCCGACTTGTCGGCGAAGTAGTCGAACGGGCTGAACTTGGCCTGGCGGTTTCGCTCACTCACCCAGAAGATAATGATGAGGACCGCAATGTTCAACACAGGAAGAATCCACTCCTGCATCTTTGTCGATTATATCTAGTGACTCAATTTTTTGGTCAAAAAATAATAACACTTCATGCTCGTGCTTTGCACTCGCTTGCCGTCGGCTACGCCTCCGGCAAATAACACGTATTATAGAAAAAAAAATGTTATTTGCCGGAGGCGTAGCCGACGGCAAGCGAGTGCAAAGCACGAGCATGAAGAGTTTAGAGACTGGCCACCGTGGCTCCGACCGCGCCCGCCACCAGCTCCTCGTGAGTCTTGCGCTCGCCTCCACTGCCGACCGGGGCCTCGACAGGGTTGTAGATCTTGTGCACCTTCATCTCGCGACCACCCTCGCCCACAGTGAATACGTTGACCTCGACCGCGTCCTCGGGGCACTCGTCCTCGCTCTCGTCACCCTGCGTGACATGTTCGCCTCCCAGAGATGCGATCTGCGGCTTGTTGCTCTTGAGGTAGCGCTTGAACGCGGCATCGTCGGGACCGGCCTCGGCGATGTTCTCGGCCTTCTTGGTCTTGATGCGCTTCTTCATGATGTCGGTCGCGACGTGGCTGTCGCGCTCGCGCTGGTCGAGCATCTCCTTGAGCACCTCGGTGTGGCGGTTGAGGAAGTCCACCTTCTCGCGGTTCTCGCGGTAGTCACCCAGAATGGCCCAGCGGTTCTTCTGGATCTGAGTGATCGGCGCGATGACGCGATCCATGTGTCGGTCCTTGAACTTCTGCGCATCCTCCTTCGTCTTGTGCAGGTCGTAGACCACAACACAGTAGTCGATATCGGGACGCACACCGTAGACCCGGTGCGTGGCATTCTGGAGCTCCTCGTAGTGCTCGGCGGTGTAGCGGTCGAGCTTGGCGAACATGTCCGCGGGAGGAATCAACGTGAATGCCGCCTTGTCGACCTCACCCAGCGCCGCGACCTCCGCTGCGGCGGCATCGCCCTGGGCGAGCTCATCCGGCTTGACCTCCCAGTCCTGGCGCTTGACCGAGGCGCGAACGGCATTCTTCGGCGCGGTGACCGACTGCATCACGGCCTTGGTCGCGGGCGGGATGCCGCGCGAGGGGTCCTTCTTGTTGGTCGCAAGTGCCGATGCGACATGGCGATCCGGGTCGAACCCGTAGATGCTCTTGAGGTAGTTCCAGATCGTGACGCGCTCCGGCATGGTCGCTCGCATCTCGGCCCACTTCTCCTGGAGACGGGGGTCCTTGATGTGTACCGGGGTATCGAGAATACTGGGGTTGGCCAGGTAGTCCTCGATATCGACAGGCGGCACCTCCTCCGGGACCTTCCACTCGCGGAGCATACGGAAGTTGAACGCGACATCCGCGGTCCGGGCGAAGCGCTTGGCGTACTCCATACGCATGTTGGTATGGCTGAAGCTGACCATCTCCTCCTTGCCGGTCTTCTTCGGAATGACCGGACCGTAGGGGTTGACCGCCTTCAGGAGGTCTTCGAGCTTGTCCTCGGGACACTCCGCGATGAACTTCTTGAGTTTCTCGAGGCGCTCCTCCTCCTGATCGAACTCGGACATGAGCTCATTAAGCTGCGTGGTAACATCGGTATGGCCAGACATTGGTGATTGATATTACCGATCTTTCGACTCTTTAAGTAAATTTGCACACACGCCCTCTCGTTATCGTTGTGGGGACTAAAAAGTTTAAACACCACAACTATGTACTTAATAAGTGGTAACATATGACCAAGCCTATCGAAATTATTCACCAAAATTTCGAATGCAAACTTGATACGTTGCGAAGTATTATCGCAATTCTTGGTGACCAAGCCGCGACAGAAATCGCAACACTGGACGAGGTCGCGCGCGAATACAAGGAGCAGACGCTCGAGATCCGCTGCAACTATTTCTCTACCCAGGATCTTAAAACTAAGTGCCAGGCGGTCGACCGATATATGCAAATCATTGTGGGTAAGAACTTCATGACCAAGCTAAACACGTGCTACGCCACACTTGTGCACATGCAACTACAAAACGGCCGTTTTGTCGAGGACGACACGCGTCTCGCTCTCTTGATCAAAACCTACCAGAACACCCCCGTGGATACCGATATCCGCAAAATGGACTACAAGGTCTGCCCCAACTGCCGTGGACGAATGAATCTGGACGGGCCGCGGAGCGAGCTCCGATGTACAAAGTGCGACTTCATCCTGCTGCTCAAGGGTATGATGTACGACGAGAGTCACATGTACAGTAATGACGGGAGCCTGGCCAAGCGCGGTGCATATGAGACCTCGCGCCACTGCCGCTACCATGCGGAACGCATTCTAGCGATCAAAAATCCCAACATACCCGAATCCGTGATTGGCCCCGGGGGGAAGATCGACCGCTGGCTCGAGCGTAACGGGTTCCGTTTCTTGAAACTCGTGACATGCAGTGACTATCGTCGCTGTCTCAAGGAGATCGACGAGACCAAGTACAACGAACACGTGCCATACATTCGACAGGTCAAGTCGGGGGTCAGTCCAGAGCGACTTTTCCACCACGAGATGAGTTTGCTCAGCATCTACTTCGAGAAGGCCGTGACCGAGTTCACACGTCTCAAGGCAAACGAGCGTGCCAACCTCAAGTACTACCCCTACTTCATCTTCAAGATCGTCGAAATTATCTTGAACAAGCCCGAGGACAAGAAGCGCCTGCAGTCGATTGTGAACTGCATCCACTTCCAGCGCGACAACACCATTGTGGCAAACGACCGCCTCTGGAACCAGATCTGCGACGGCGTGCCGGAATTTGTGTTCCGCAAAACTGACCGCAACCTCCTACATTTTGAATAACGTTTTACAATAAAAAATAGGTATCCACCTATATGATCTGGTCAACTATCCAGTGGGCCTACCTTATTTTGAACTCGCTCGCCGTTCTCGTGCTACTCGTGCGCCACTGTACTGGTAGTGGTGGCGGTGGCGACATCATTATGTTCCTCCCGGGAGCGTACAGCATTAACACGCTCTATAAAGAGATCGACGGATTCATCCGAGCACCGTGATCGTGTTGTCACTTGTACTTTATCAATTGTTTTTCACTAAAAAACTCTTGATAAGTAATATCAATGAGCACTCTGACCGATATTGAACACTGTATCGAGAAGATCAACAGCAATAACCGAGCGCATATCGTCGCTATTGATCGCATGATTGCGGGACCTCTCGATCTAGCGAACGATGCGGGCATACCGCCTATCAAAATTATTGCACACGCGCAAAACTACAGACTACTCACAGTTGACACATGGACCAAGGGCACATGTCAAAGTGTCGTGGTTGGTTATGTCCGTTACAGTACTACGCGCACGCACACACTGCTCGATGAGTTCGAAATTTTTCAAGAGTACCGCGGGCGTGGGCATGGATTGATATTTGCACGCGCTCTGCTCGAGTACAAGGGCTACGGCGGCCCCGATTTGGTCGAGCCCGCCGGCATAGACGGCTCGGAAGCGTTCTGGATTCGGGTACTCGGGACCGACCACTTCGCTATCGCAATTGAACAACTCGATACATCATCCGATAACTGCCGCGCCGCACTCGACACGCTAGCTACTGAACGTCGATACAGTACTAGGATGCGTGAGTATTGCCACGCGGTTCTCGACGCGTTGCTACATGTTGACGAGATGACGACAGAATTCTTTCGCCAACATCCCGACGACGAGTACTACGACTACATGGCCGACGTGCGACGGATGGTCGAAGCTAGTGACGCATGGCAGCGAATTCATCGAAAAAAATAGCCCGAGTGCGTTACCGACGCACTCGGCAAAACTGCAGTTAACTGCGGCGCGGGAGCTTCCTCTTTTTTGGCTCGAGCGCGGCACGAATGCTGTTACAGAAGTAGGGGTGCGTCAATCTGTCGGCATTGAAAGTGCGGAGGTACTCGTGCGCCTGCCAAAGAATATCGCGGTTTTGCAACAGCCGCTCCGCGTGCTCGTAATTGTCGTAAAGCATCGGGTACTTGTCACCGATGTACTCCACAACCGCTGGCAGTCGGGGTACGAGCACGGGCGTGTGACGCGAAATACACTCGAGCAGCGTGTTGCACGCGACCGCCTGCTTCAGCGGCAGGAATACAATGTTGCGAGAGAGCAGTTCGTCGTAGTCCGGGTTGCTGAGGTGCGGAATCACCCGTACCGAATCTACCTGCTCCGGAGTGAGCAGGGGCATGTCGACATCCGTTCGACACGCCCCGTCACCGCTGTTGAACTTCATGTAGTCGGTCATGTCGCTGGTCATAAGTGCCGCCTTGGCCAAGGGTGAACGAATTCGGAAAATAGCGCCCGGGTCCCGGCACCAAGCTCCCACTTGCACCAGGTAAGGCGTCTGGTTTGCGTTGAATGTCGACCACATGAAACGCACCGTACAGAAATCTGTGGGGTGGTACACGACGTGAATGGGGATCTTGGCGAGACGCGCGAGACCTTCGCGCTGGGCCTGCTTGAGTAGCCATTTACGCAGGTCGGTAGAGAACACAAACAGTGCGACGCAGTGCTGCAGACTTTTACGAAAGACCTCACGATCGACCATGTGCGCGCAGTCGTTCTCGCCCTTGACAGCGTGTGGTGGATGGTGGATAAATCCCATCCACGGCTCGCGGTAGGGCAACGCCCCCGCCATTTCAAGCTCGTGAGCATGCCACCCGAAAGTACGATCTAGGAACGTGTCCATGATGGGTGCCCGGTCGTTGTGAAGATGTTTCAGTGAGTTAAGGACGGTCGCCCAGCCCGCCCGATGCACTCCCTCATAACGAGGCTGCCATGTCCGCGAGAGACAGAAGACACCATCATCATGCGACCAGATAGATTTATTCCACTGGGGCGTGAGTGCGTGGGTGTTGATCATGTAGTTGATTGCATTTACCAAGTCAAAATTGTGACTGTCAACGACCTGGCTCAGACCGTAGCGGAAGGCGTGATCGGGGTCGCCCGTCACAATAGCGCACAGTATACGAGCAAACATGTCGCGAGTGAAGTCCTTTCGGAGGTAACGGAAATAGACGTCAACGGCCTGGTCGCGCATCGCGTCGCGGTCGACGGCATATGGCGGGCAGCGGCGGTGCATGTAGTCGAGTTCTGCGATTTGACCCAGGGTCACACCGATGTTGACGTGGTCGTGGGAGAAGTTCGAATTGGGCGCCACCGCGGTGTCAATTCGATGCAGGATGGTCTCGAGTGGCAGTTCGCGTACCGTACCCATAAATGCCCGGCAGCTTTCGCAGTTGCCGGCACAGTCGCATATACGGGGCAGCGCGACACCCTCAATTCCGCGCTCCACGTTCCATTCGTGTACCTTTTTGGTCAACTCGAGCGGTACAACGGGAATGCCGATCATGTGGGCGTAGACGTTTGCGTGGAAGCGCGCTGCCACGATTACGCTCTGGAAGCTCATGACCGTCAGGAGATTTCGACCACGATATAGCGGCATGCGTTTGCGTGCTACCTCGGGTAGCATTTTGTAGAACGCAACGTCACTTTCGTGCTCGGCATCATCATCGTTAAATGCCAACCAGTTCACCCTCCAGCCACGAGAATGGAGTTGCTGAACTAGTTTTGAGACCTGACGCACGAGTATGGTCTCATTGTCTTGCACCATACTGCGCGCAAGACACAGCCCGATATACCGCTTTCGAGGTTTCCAGTCCGGTACTTTATGCGCAAGTGCGAGATCGGGAAGTTTCTGTACGTACTTCGGGAACCTCGCCGTTAGAAGTTTTACATCGGTATCAAAGCGGCACCAAAACCGGTCAATGATATCGAGGCCGCCCTCCGCGATAATATTTGGGTACGGGATGCTCACACCCACTGCGTAGATGGGACATGTCTTCTGGGGAAAGACGAGCCGTTCAAGTCGCTTCACAAAGTAACTTTGCAGAAGGTCTCCACCGCCAAGTACGATCAGATCGGCGTTCCGGACCATTTCTTTCGTCGCGCTCTCGACGTTGCTGAATGTCACCGTCACTTCATTAGCTACCATATATTTTTTCAAGACTCGTACGAACGAATCGTCACCAAAATTTTGTCGGCCATAATACCCCATGACCAAAATATTGGGACTGCGTGATTTACTATTCATGATTCCCATTATGAATAATGGACTATTTTTAGATAAAAAAAATTATTCCTCAACCGAAGATTTATTTATTTCTTCACCGCGAATTTTACTTCGCGCTGGACTCCGAATGCTCCCGTCATGACTTCCGTCTCGAGCTTGGTGGCCTCGAAATGGTCCATGATGAACGTGTCCACGTCCTCGTGACACTTGATACGTTCGAGAAGCTCGGCCTGCTCCACCTCGAGTCGCTTGCGCAGAGCGGAACTCGCGCAGATCTTACCACGCAGTTCCGCCTCTTCCTGAAGCGCTTTGGTACACGCCGCTTGCTTCTCAGCGACCTCGATATGCATGCGTTGAAGACGTGCGACACGCTCCTTCACCTGTTCGATGATTTTCTCAACTGACGACATGTATAAAGGTTCCTGGATCTTTGTCATGTTGAAAATAAATAAATTATACCTAGTTAATGCATTAACTCACTTTGTACGGTGTTTGGAGAAATATGCATCTAGCGTACGCAATCCCGACGCAGGTGCATTATCTTTGAAATGTTTTCGAGCCACTTTCGTAGCCTCGTACAGTTCTCGGAACTCCCGTGCGATATCGCCAACGATTTCCGGACCGTCACTTGCACCTAGTAGGAAGGCGTGTAGCGCTTTTGGGTAGTCCGGTGCGCCCCGTTCAGCCTTGAGAAATTCCAGACTGGGGTCGCTGAGGAGTTTTTCCCGCAAAAGACCCGCGGTGTTATAGAACCCCAACTGGTTTGCCAATTTGTAAGTTCGGTAGGAAACGGCGCTCAGCGGCGCGACACGACCCTCAACTAGGTTGAGAAGATTTTCGACAACCGGTCGCGTTTCGTCAACTCGGAGCGTGTGTGCGACAACATTGCGCAGAACCATTTGGGAATGCACACCCAACATGTAGGTACTGTGCCAGAGTTCACCCCCATCTGTCGTTCTAATACAGAGATCGGTATGTTCAGTTTTCTTAAACATATTCTATTTGATGCATGAACTTTTAACTCTTTTAATTTACTCCGCGCTACGCGCTTCGGTTTCGTTAAAAAAATATTTCGGTCATGGCCCAAATTTGAGCCATATTTTTTCTCATCCCGAGATTATTTTCGTGTTAATCCATAAATTCCTCATCGTCACGTCCCGTGTTGCTCGTGTCGATATCGGCACCCTCGAGCGAGAACGGGTCCTCGGTACCGCGGTCCATCACGTCCTTCTCCTCTTGCGCTTCAATGTAGTCGTCGTCATCGATATCGGGGGCGTCTTCGTGCTCGCTCGTGGCCGCAGTCTGCATCTTTGCGATTTCGAGTTCGCTCATCATGCTCTCACCCTGAATGATTTGCGTGACGAGGTAGTCGAAAAGTCGGTGTGCAAGCTTCTTAATCGGTAGACTGCGGATCTGGAGCATCGTGATGCAGAGCGTGTGCAGGACGTAGTTACAGGTAACACGCGCGTTCTGTGTTTGCGAAAAGTTCTCGAGTGTACTGTTGAAATCCTTCAGAATGTCGGGCATCTGCGCGCCGTCATGTTGTGGTTCGGCTTCGAGTACGACTTTCAGTCCCAGCGGAACGACCATGCGAGCGTGATGACGCACCAACATGTACTGCTTGTGCACCCAGCGCACCCAGTTTACCAGCTTGATGAGGCGAGCCTCGGCCGTGCGGTCATCCATGGTACTCTGCGGATTGATCTTACCCTGACGCAACTGCTGGAAATTACGGTGCTCGCTCAGACCGAGATTGATCCAGATATTGTATGGAATGGCGCTGATGTTGCTGATCTGCATCACACTCGCGAGTGTGACGTTCCACTTGTCCTGTCCACGCCGCGGTACCCAGAGTTTGCGGTCGGGCTCGAGAGAAATCGGCGCGGGGCGCTCTCCCATCTTGGTGTTGCGCCACTTTCGCCACCACGCGTCTTCTCCGCGACTGTCAAATTCCGTCTGGTAGGCGCAGCGCCGGCACGCACCGCTAATAAATCCCCGCTTGTCCAGGGGAAACTCGTGGATATCGCCATCGAGCGTGGCGCCACTCTTTGCGGGACAGCGGTTTGCGAAGTAGCGCAGAAAATTCTGCTTGTCCACTTCTTGCGCGATCTGCCCACGCACTTTGGGGTCGGCACGTGCGTACTTGCTGCGACCACACCGCGTGCAGAGGGAGTCATGCAACACACCGTCGGGCGCACGCCCCGACTTCTTGATCTCGGCAATTTCTGCACGCGCCGTCTTCGCCCCGTGCTTGAACACGAGCATGGAGAAGTTATGCAATTCACCCGTGGGGCAGCGCACCATACTTACGTCGATCTTTTCGAACGTCGGCACCTGGCCGCGGAAGGTACTGGGGCGTGTGGGGCGCAACTGCAGTGCCCATGCCTCGCTGTCGTCTGCGACACGTAGGTGCTCCCATTTCTTCCACCACGCGATGAGGAGTGGACTTTTGGGCACGGCAAATTCCCGGTACGCACCAGAATCGACGTAGTCAAGCAGCGAGATGTAGTTCTCTTCACGCGGTGAGAGTGTCTTTCCCGGAGGTCGATAGGCCTTGGCAAAAGGCTTTGCAGAACATAGTGCCACGAGCGGATCGCGCTCACCCAACAACTTTGCGAAGTCGGTGTGGCCAACCGACCCGTGACTCGATGCCATCTCGTAAATGAGATTATACCAGGGATCGTTAATCATGGCGGTACCCCAGTCCGACGTAGTTTCATCCGTGCTCTCTTCCGCGGCAAACTTGACGTTACGCGCCCACTCGTATGCGCGTAGCAGGATGGGCTTGATTTGGTCGATCGAGAAGTCCTTGATCTTACTGATGCGGTTCTGGTTCGAGTCCACGATCATATTATATGCGAGATTGAGTACTTTGGCGGCCTCGGCCTGGCGCTGTACCTTACCTCCCGTGGCGACATTCCAGCGCAGGCGTGTGGGGTGGTCGATAATCATTTTGCTGACGAGCGCGAAACAAAATGTGTTAATAATAACCGTCATGATGCTGCGAATGTCCTCGAGACTCTTTGTCTTGCTGCGCTGAAGCTCGGCCTGCTGCGAGATCATCTCGGATTCGAGTGTCTGGGCGATAGCGAGTACAAAGGGCCGCACATTGTGCGGTTTTGAAAACTTGATTCTACGCACCACCTGGTTGCACTCGCTCAAGATGTAGGCCCAAATGGGGTCCTTGTCCTGCGTGCCCGAGATAATGCTCTGGTTGAACGAGATGTACTCGTCGAGATCCTCGGTCATGAGCAGCTCGCCGCACTTGCTGCAGTAGTACTTGAAATTGACCGGCGTGCTCGACGCAAATCGTTTTACACAACTCTGCGTCACAGTCTGAGTATCGATCTGCCCCAGGGCGTTCTTATGCGCGCGGAGCGTCTCGGCGACGAGAAAACCGTAGTGCGGGCAGAGACGGCCGGGCAAAACACTAGTGTTTTGCCCGTCGAGCGTGAGCCAGTCATCCTTGTCGCGCTTCATCCGACGCAGCTGATCAGCAACCTTCTGGATCTCGAACGTGTCCGTGATCGTGGAATTGAATGCGCGGTGAATGCTGCCGATCAGCTTTCGCAGTTCGGGGTTCTCCTTCTTGGCATGGCGGTGCTCGATCTGCTTCAACACCGCCGCCTGGTCCTTGGCCGAGAGATCGCGAAACATGCGGCCGGGATGCATTTCGGCCGCGAGTAGATCACGGAGTGTCTTGTCGAGAGTCAAGCCCTGACTCTTGAAACGGTGTTCAAGCACCTGTTTCCATGCACTGGCACGCTCCTCGAGCTGCGCGAGGAACCGCGCCGTGATGGGTGCGGTCGCGGGTAGCAGCTTCATGATCTGCCATCGGTCGAGAAGGTCGAGCTGCAAAAGGTCGCTCACGAGGGTCGTGGCCGTGAATCGGGCGCCGGTATGTGCCTGGATCTGCATCGCGAGTCGGTCCGTGACCGCGCCCACTTCGGGCCACTGGATTTTGGCAGGTTGGACTAGACTCGCGGTAAAAGTACCACTCGGGGCGTAGAGCATGCTCTCGTTCTGCAAGTACCACCGGTTGTTGCGATTGATCTCGCGAATCAGCGGGTCCAGGGGCTCTGGAGTAGTGAGCATGATGCGGTGGTCGGGCAGGCAGGGCAGTGGGCACCGCGATGTCGCAGTGAACCGTCCCGCATGCCAGAGGCTGACCTCGGTCTCGAGCTCGGTCGCATCCCCCGCCTGTTCCGTGAGTTCGAGCATGGTACGGAACAGGCGCGCACCCGGAACGTTCGCTCCGCCATGCTGCCGGAGCCAGAGGTGGAGTCCCACCAACCGGAATTTTTCATCGCGCGGCACGCGATACTCGCGAAAGCTCTTGTCCATGACACGCAGATCGCGGTCGTACTGCAACCATACGTCCTTGTCCACGGTATCGTTGTGTGGATTACCATCTACCAGCGCGATGGTATATTGCAGCAGGTTCTTGACCTGGATGCTCATAATATTGCTCGTATTGATCACGGGCGGGCGCGGACGCCGCAACATGTCGCGCCATGTGTCCCAGAGCCAAGAGGGCTCCTTACTGGTCTGCTTCCATCGCTCAAAGTCGGCGCTCTTTTCGGCTTCTGTCTTAGCCACATCGATATTAAAGACCTTAATGGACTTAGTTAGTCCTCCTTCTACAATCCCATCGTCACGGACCGCGAACGAACGGGCTTTTTCGTTGTCCATATTAGATATTTTTATAATATGGCATGAAAATTTAAGATAAATAAACAAACTAAGCATAGAATAGCCATGTACAATGCTTCGAACTATCCCGATAGCACGATCGACACCTTCGAACTTCTCGGCAGTAAGGTCGTGAGCGTTTTCTGGAACCACGTCTACGAAAAGGCGCAGGCCCTACACGCTACGGGGCAAACCAAGAGCATTACGGATGCCTACAAGTTCGCCGCCCAGGCCTATCTGGGTTATTTCAAGAACGAGAAACTCTATAAGAGGGGTGTCACAGACATCTACACGCACTTCAACAACTACAGCCCGGTGCCTCTGCTCACCTACGCACATTTCGTTGATTCGGTCACGAAAGAGTTCGTCCCCACAGACTACTGGCCCGGCCTGAATCAGGTTCAGAAGGACAAAATTCTCGCCACCGCGCTCGAGAACGTGCACAAGAAGATGAGCGAGCATATGGTCGATCCACGAGGTCTGCAACGTGTCATCGACGGTCACGACCAGCGTGATAACGTCGTCTTCTTCCAGAACCTCGCGGTACAGATTATGATCGAGGAGCGCGAGCGGTTCTACCAGAAGTTCGCCAAGCCGGTGGTCGGGTCGACCTCGGCCTTGACCGAACGTCTACGTGGTGACCTCGTGAAGGCACTCGCGCAGAAGAAACAGCTCGCGGAGGCACTTCAGAAGGCGAGTATCGAGATCAAGGCATTCACAAAACAGGTTCAGGAGCTCGAACAGGCCAAGACCTGGCTCATCGAGCGCGCCCGTCTCGCGGAGCAGCAACGGATCACGGCACTCGACGAACTCGAGGCTCTGCGACGCGCCGCCGTCGGCGGCCAGGCGACTGCGGTCGCATCTGAACGATTTGAGCCGCGCCCAGATGACGCCGTTGCTCGCCCCACTTCGCCCCCGGCACGTGCTCGACCACCCACACCGCCACAGCCCAGTTACATCAAGCAGGATGAGTTCGACCCCTACGAGGAGATCGAGGAGCAGGGTGAGGCCGAGCAGGTCAAGGATGTGGATGAACTGGCCGAACTCGAGGCATTCGCGGCTGAAGTCGAGGACCCCTCAGACATCAAGGCACGGGCAAAGAAGCGCCGCGCGGCGCGCAACAACAATGTGAAACTCGAGCCCGACGACCTCGGTTTCTAATTTATACTCGAGCATAAGGAGCATTATTTTTTTCAACCAATTTTGGTGCCGAGTTAATACCCATGCCCTTTGATGAGGGCCATTTGCTTAGGGGTGCGCTTGATTATCTGGCCAACCGGAGTGCGGTTGGTACGGTTATGATGCACCCCATCTGGTTTACACTCGTACTCGTTGCGGTCATTGTGCTCGTACTCATCGTTTGCTGGGACGGGAGCGTGACGTTTAAACTTGTGTTCTACCTGCTTGTGGGTGTGGGATGCTCAGTGCTCGCGCATGACGCGCTTGTGGAACAGCACCATATCGAGAAGCACGGAACTTCGGCCATGATTGACATGGTCGAGGATATGCAGAATCGTGGTGAAGATGAGGAGATTCATCCTCGTACACTCGAGGAGATGCCCGACCAGCTCGTGGCAGACCAGCGAAGCGCATTTATCCAACCGCTGAACGCGGACGAGGTCGAGGCCATGGTTGATCGTACATAAATATAACTTGAACGGTGATAACGAGTGTAATATAGTACAATGGATCTAGCCGATTCAATCAACATTCCAGGGTTCGGACCCCTGCCATACATCGACAAAAATCCACGAAACTTTTTCCGACGCACCACTATCGCGTACGGACCGAGTGAAACGGGTAAAAGTGTCATTGTGCGCTGGATTATGGAGCTTCTCCAACCCTACATTCCCACGGTCATCGTCATTTGCCCCACCGATGGTGCAAATGAGGGCTACAAGGGCATCGTGCCCGAGCGGTGTATTTTTACGCGTATCGATACCAAGTTGCTCGAGGATATTTGGGCGAGACAGGAGGAAGCGAGTGAAACGTACAACAAGGCCAACGATCTCGGGGTGCTTCGCGGGCTCTTCATGAAGGCCAATGACATGACCGCCACGAGTATGGCGGGGCGCATTGAGCGACTCACACGCGACAGTCTCACACAGATCGCGCGTGACCACAGCCTCAACCCCGCACAGCGCAAGGAACAAAGCAAAGCCATCGAGAAGAGTCTCGCATCGGCTTTGCGCCGTATATTCAAGAAAACAATTCGAAACTACCGCGAGCACCTAGCGCGCCGCCGCGATCTCACGGAGGAGGAGAAATATGCGATCAAGTTCATTGATTTCAACCCCGCGCTCTTGCTTATCATGGACGACTGCCAGGCCCAGATCGCGGAGTGGATTAAGAACCCCACTGTGGCCAAACTCTTCTACCAGATCCGCCACGTCTGGGGTACGCTACTCATGACCATGCAGAGCGACACGGGTAGGCCCGGTCTGCCTCCCGGTATTCGCGGTAACGTTTTTACGAGCATTTTTACCGACCCCACGGTGGCTACGCGCTTCTTCAACAACAAGGATAATGGCTTCACCGCAGACGACCGCAAGCGCGCGACCAAGATCATCTACGAGCTCTTCAAGGAGAACGGAAACGGCGCGGAGAACTATAAACGTTTCGTCTACGCGCGCCTGGACAAGAAGGCCAAGTTTCGCTGGTTCATTCCGGACGACCCCGAGAACTTGAGGTTCGGTAGCCCCGCACTCTGGAAGCTCTGTGACCAGATTCCCAACCACGCAAAGAAGGAGACTAATACCAAATTCGCAAGCGCCTTTTCAGTTTAAAATTGAAAATATTTACCCTTTTCACTTCACCCTTCCTTCCCTTCCGCTCTATCGCGATGTCTTCCCTCAACCGCAATCAGGTCCGTGTCGACGTGCGCCGTGTCGCCAATGCGATCAAGGCCGGTCGTGGCCAGCCCGTGAATACGGAGTACATGCCCGCGGCGTACTACACCGTGCCGGCTACTCACCCCGTGACTCGTACCAAGCGCTCGCTCACCGCGATCTTCCACGAGCTTCCCGCGAAGAAGCGTGTGTGTCCCGATGCGCCCCGCATCCGGCGCCACGTGCACCACGAGATCGAGCGGCTCGATCGTCCCGACTTCGACGCCGTGGCGGACACGCCCGCCGCACCCGTGACGCCCGAGCGCCCCGCACGCCCCCTCGTCTGCCCCTGGGCACCGCTGCGCGCGCGTCGCACACTGCACTTCTAAACCTTTTCCCCTTCCCCCCCCCCCCCACACGGGCACGGCTCGCATTAAATTGCGAGCCGTGCTCACCTTTTGTCTTTTTTCTTAAACTCATACCGGGACTGAACTAGTAATGACATTTACTCTAAAATGGGACAGCGTTCGCGAACGCGCAAATCGACGCGACAAAACCGGAGGTAGTCCGGGTCAGTGGCTCGATATTTACTGCGCGCGCCGGCGCGTCGAAGTGGTGGGTGAGACGCTACCGCTCGGTGACTACATAGTGTTTTGGTACACCGTGCCAAAAATTCTAATTGAGCGCAAGACCTGGGACGACCTCGCGGGTAGTATAAAGACGGGCCATCTCGACGAGCAGCTCGGTCGTATGCAGCGTGTACGTGAAGAGACGGGCTGTACGCTCGTTGTGCTCGTCGAGGGGCGCCGCCGCGAAAGCCACTGCCACATCGAATCCAAAAATCTCCAGGCCAAGCTCGACCACATCATGTTTGCGGGGCAGGCCAACATTGTCTACACGGACTCGACTGAAGAGACTGTGAAGCGGATCTACGAGATGATCGACAATCTCCAGGTCCCGAATGAACCGCCGCAGTTTGCCGAGGCCAACAAGGTACTCACCGCGACCAAAGACCACGGCCCGGCACAAACGCTCTTGGACTGCTTTATGGCCGTTCCGCAACTCAGTCTGAGCACGGCCCGCATTCTTATTGATCAGCACTGGAATCTCTGGGATCTCTACGAGGCGGAGGAATCGACACTGGCCGAGATTACCTATCCATCGGGAGCCAAAATGGGCGCGGCTCGTGCCAAGAAGATCGCAAAAGCCATGGGTGAGCGCAAGACCTGGGTAAAAATACTCGAACAGATTCAGGGTGTGACAAAGAAGACCGCCGAATTGCTTTTTGCCGCGGAGGCCGACCATAACAAGTGGACGGAAAACTCCATCGCGGATGTAGCGAAAACAGAAAAGTCGAGAGTGGGACCCGCTGTAGCCTCGCGTATCGTCACGGCGTTGAGCTATCGCAAACCCAAGTAGCGGCTAAAAAAAAATAATGTTGAGTAAACGTGTACGTTTACTCATGCCTAGCGACGCGCAGCGTACTTGAGACCGGGCTTGCGCTTGTCCGCAGCGGGCATGCCGTAGGCGGGCTTTGCGCTAGGCCAGATGCCCTTCATGCGGAAGCGGTCACCCATGTCGTTGTCCGTACCGGGCACCTTGATCGAAACGATCTGTCGCCAGAGGCCAGAGAGCGCGGTGTAGTCGCCCGTGGGCCACTTGTAGGGGTCCGTGCTCGCGCGATTGAGCAGGGCGCGCATCAGGAGCGTTGCGAGCACTGGTCCAGAGTACTGGTGGCGGCGGCAGCAACCCTCGACGAGCGCGTTCTGGCAGAAGTTGCGCCCGTCATGGTTGCACTTGTATCCGTTCTCGTCGCAGTGGGTGCACGTGCACGTCTCGCTCATGGGTGTCATGTGCACCACGTGGATGCGCTCGTCGTCATGCGGTAGGTAGTGCTGCTCCTGAGTGCAGCCCTGGATAGAGCACTGCACGAACTGCACCGGCTCGGTGCGCGACCAGCCCAGGCTGAACTGTTCGCCCTGCTTGTTCACCGCGAACTTCTCCGTGGCACCCACAGCGGGCATCTCGAGAGTAAGCGGTTCGCGCGAGACGTGCATGAAGTGGCAGACGCGGGCGTTCTGCAGGTGCTGCGGCACGGGCGCGCCGTGCTCCTCGTGCGCCTGCTTGCGGTACCACTGGCACTCGTTACCGCTGCGGCAGAGGCTCGAGACGATCGGCGGCGTGTGCAGCACGTTGCTCTGAGTCGGACTCGCGACCATGACGTCGGTGGTCGACGCGAGTGGCGGGAGCGGCACCATGTAGTTGGCATCGTCGCGGCACTTGACCATCTCCTCGGGCTTCTTGGTGATCATACCCACGAGCGTCATGAGCGTGTCCGGTGCATGCACCTGGCTGAGCGTCACGCGAGTCTCATTCTCCGCGATCTTGCCCTTGTTGTAGAAGAGCTCGTTGGTGAGCTGCTTCGTGTTGGTCAGCTTCGCGCGCGACTTCTTGGTGTTCGTCTGAGCCGAGTCCGGCTTAGATGCCGCCAGGCGTGCCTGACGTTCGGCATCGGTCTTGGCCTTCCGGGCGTCGATGCGCGCCTTGATCATGGCGATCTTGGTGGCAACACGCTCGAGCACCTCGGGGCTGGCCTCGGGCTCACGAGTGACGATCGTGGACTCGGCACTGGACTCATCCGTCTCATCGGTCTCATCCTCCTCGATCGTCGCTGCCGCGGCCTCGGCCTCCTCCGTAGCGGTCTTCTCGCAGAAGCGGAGGATGGCGGCCTTATCGACGGTCACCTCCTCGACCACATCGACCACCTCGGGCTCCTCGACCACCTCGGGCTCGTCGAGCGCGGCGAACGAATTGATCTTAGGTGTGATCTGCTTCTTCACCTGGCGAGCGGCCGGACGAGCCAGGGCAGCGCGTTCCGCACCGCGCACCTCGGGCAGAGTGATGCGGGCGGTGAAGTAGTCGCCGAAGAGCTTGCCGTTCTTCTCGTACGCCCCCTGCATGATCTTCTTCTTCTCGAGTACGGGGTTCTGGGGCTCCTCACGCTGGATAGCGTGTACGACCTGGCCGCGAATCTCGTTGTTCACGCGCAACTGCTGCGGGCTCTTCAATCCGGTGACCATGTCGATCTCGTCGACCTCGATGTCCTCCTCGCTGTCCGGCGCGTACTCTGCGAGCTGCGCGCCGATCTTGCTCGAGCTGTCCGCGCTCCAACCCGTGATGGGTGTGCGCGGACCTGCCGGCTTCTTCACCTGGAGCGGGTTGGGCTTCTTGGGCTCGACCTGGATCTTCATCTTGCTCGCGCGGTTGGCCTCGGTACGGCCGATGTAGTGCCCGACAACGTTCCGGCCGCGGCCGATATTGTCGTACTCCGTGTCGTCGTCCTCATCCTCGTAGACCGGTTCCTCGTATGCCTGGTCCTCGTATGCCGCGTCTTCGCGACGGAACTCCTCGTACTCCAGGTCCTCGATGGTGAGCGCCGGGGGCGCGGTCACCTTGGGTTCGGCCTCACGCTCGTACGCTGCGAACTCGGCAGCGTAGTCGATAGCCACGCGCGGCGGGCGCGGTGCGGCGGGCACGGTCTCGATCGGGGTGGCCATAGCGGTGGCGTAGCGGTCCTTCTTGGCGAAACGGGAGGTGAACATCTTTGGTTGGGTGGAGGTGGTAGACGCGATAAAGCTTGATGGGTCGGAAGGCAGTTGTAAGTGGTAGATTTTTTTCAATTTTGACATATGTGCATTCTATCAAAAAAAAAATAAGTCGCCATGCAGTTGTATAATTACTGCACTTCGCTCGGCTGCCGGATGAACTGGTCTACCGCGAGCTGAACCGCCTCGCTCGGTTGCGGGATGTATTGGATGGCCCGGCCCGTCTGCTGCACTGCCGCGAGCTGAACCGCCTCGCTCGGTTGCTTGATGTACTGGATGACCAGGCCCGTCTGCCGTACCGCTGCGAGCTGTACCGCCTCGCTCGGCTGCGGGATGTACCGTATAGCCCAGCCCGTCTGCTGCACCGCTGCGAGCTGAACCGCTTCGCTCGGCTGCGGGATGTACTGTATCACCCGACCATTTTGGCGCACCGCTGCGAGCTGCACCGCCTCGCTCGGCTGCTTGATGTACTGGATGGACTGGCTGTCTCGCTGCACCGCAGCGAGCTGAACCGCTTCGCTAGGTTGCTTGATGTGATAGACGGCTTGAGCTCTCTGTTGTACCGCGGCGAGCTGCACAGCATCACTCGGCTGCTGGATGTACGCTAGAGCAATGCCGTCCTGCCGCACCGCGGCGAGTTGCACCGCCTCGCTCGGCTGCCGGATAAACTTGATAGCCCAGCCGTCTTGGCACACCGCGGCTAGTTGCAACGCCTCGCTCGGCTGCGAGATGTACTCTAGGGCCATGCCGTTCTGCCGCACCGCGGCGAGCGGCACTGCCTCGCTCGGCTGCTTGATGTACTTGAGGGCGCGACCGTTCTGTTGCACCGCGGCGAGTTGCTCCGCATCGCTCGGCTGCTGGATTTCCGAGATGGCTAGGCCGTTCTGTTGCACCGCGGCGAACCGCTCCTCCTCGCTTGGCTGCTGGATGTCCGCGATGGCTAGGCCGCACTGCCGCACCGCGGCGAGCCGCTCATCTGCATTCGGTCCTGCGATGTGGTCTATGGCCATGCCGTTCTGCAGCACCGCAGCGATCCGCGTCTCAGCGCTCGGCTCCGCGATGAACTGGATGGCCATACCGTTCTGCCGCACCGCTGCGAGTTGCTCCGCCTCGATCGGATTCTCGATAAACCGGATGGCCCAGCTGGTCTGCCACACCGCGGCGAGCTTTGCCGCAGCGCTCGGCTCCTCGATGAACTGGATGGCCAGACCCGTCTGCCGAACCGCGGCGAGCTGTACCGCCTCGCTCGGCTTCGGGATGTACCGGATGGCCCAGCCGGTCTGCCGTACCGCGGCGAGCTGTACCGCCTCGCTTGGCTGCGGGATGTACCGGATGGCCCAGCCGGTCTGCCGTACCGCGGCGAGTTGCACGTCCTCGATCGGATTCTCGATAAACCGGATGGCCATGCCGTGTTGCATCACCGTGGTGAGCTGCTGGACCTTACTTGGCTGTATGATGTGCTTAAGAACATGGGCGTTCATCGGCACACTATCGCTCGGATGTGAGATATGCCGCATGTCCATGCGACCATGTCGCACCGCGGCGAACTGCATCAACCCGCTCGGTCGCGCGATGTACTGGAGGACCCAGCCGTTCTGCCGCACCGCGGCGAGCTGCACCGCCTCGCTCGGCTGCTGGATTAACTGGAGGGCTAGACCGTTCTGCTGCACCGCTGCGAGCTGCACGGCCTCGCTCGGCTGCGGGATGTGTTGGATAGCCATGCCGTTCTGCTGCACCGCGGCGAGCTGCACCGCCTCGCTCGGCTGCTGGATGTACCAGACGGCCATGCCCGTCTGCTGCACCGCTGCGAGTTGCATTGCCTCGCTCGGCTGCTGGATTAACTTGATGGCCAGGCCCGTCTGCTGCACCGCTGCGAGTTGCATTGCCTCGCTCGGCTGCTTGATGAACTTGATGGCAAGGCCCGTCTGCTGCACCGCGGCGAGCTGTACGGCCTCGCTCGGCGATGCAATGTACTGGATGGCTTGACCATCCTGTTGCATCGCTGCGAGCTGTACGGCCTCGCTCGGCTGCGAGATGTACTGGATGGCTCGACCATTCTGCTGTACCGTTGCGAGCTGCACGGCCTCGCTCGGCTGCGATATGCAATGGATGGCCAGGCCGTTCTGCTTCACCGCTGCGAGCTGTACGGCCTCGTCTGGCTGCGAGATGTACTGGATGGCCATGCCGTTCTTCTGTACCGCTGCGAGCTGCACCACGTCACTCGGTTGCTGGACGAACTGGACGGCCAGGCTGTTCTGCTGCACCGCAGCGAGCTGCACCGCGTCACTCGGATGCTGGACGAACTGGACGGCCAGGCCGTTCTGCTGCACAGCGGCGAGCTGCGCCGTCTCGTCCACAAACAATGTAGATATCGGCCGCGGATTGCTCAAGACGACCTGATGCGCTTTGACTTTATTGTCGGGTTCGTTCTGCCACTTGCTCCCGGGCGCGATCTCGGCATCCCAAACCCAATACAGGTCGTCTCGGTATGTAGACCACTGCCAGAACGTCTCGCGCAGCGCGAGATAAATACCGCCCTCGGAGCAATGTGCTGTCGACCAGGGCTCAAGCGCGGTATTTAGTCCCGCATTGAACGTGAGACCATTGTGACAGTTGTCGCGTGTGGTAAACTTGTAGTAGCTCATCTTGTAATTCGTAATTATATTTCAATTTTGACTTGATTAATTTTACACTCGGTAAATAATTTACCCCCTTACATAGATGCCCTATACAAGTCAGAGCGGACAATATGGAGCCATTCCCTACAGTGAACTGCGTCAAAAATATGAAGTAACGGCAATGGGTGACAATGCCAAAGACAGCATGTCGGAGCACATGCGGAACTCGCTCCGAGATATGAGCTGCAGCGCGACGTTCTTCGAGAGTGATCACAAGCGTGACGACAATGCTAGTGAGACATTTCTCGCGCTGCGGCACACGGGTCACCGTACGGGTGAGACTCCCGACGCACCCGATCTCTTTCTCGAGCTCACGGACCGCGACCCCCGCGGTACCGCGCTCGACCCCGACTTCCAGAAGCTCCGTGACCAGAGCTGGGCACGTGCGGACCGCCACCGTTTCTACAGCGACAGCGACCACACAATAACGGAGCGCGAGAAGATGCCCCACGTGATCCAGCGCCAGCTGCGTGAGCAGATGGAGATGACCAAGCACCGTCTCAAGATCTTTAGCGTGAGTCGCGACGGTCAGAGCACCAACCTCGGCCGCAAGAAGCTCGGTGACCGCGCTGAGACGGACGACCAGACCAGCATCACGACGCGCGAGGAGATCCTTGCGGCCATTCGTCAGCAAGGTCAACAGCAGGACCCGCTCGCGCTCGGCTGGGAGCAGACGGGTGACAGCCTGTTCCACGTCGCCGCGCTCGGCCAGCAACGCGGCGCCCAGAAGGCCACCGACGGTCTCAGCACTCGCGCGGAAGTTGCCGCGTCGCAAAAGCAGGCGGACAGTGTGGTGCAGACCATCAAGACCGGTGCCGCCAATCTCATGCGCGTCATCATTGATCGCATTAACGAGGGTCGCCGTGTTGAACACCATGCCGACCAGGACGCGAGTGAAAGTCTTGACACCGCGACCGGCACTTCGCGCTTCCGTGGCGACGAGCGATCTCGCGTCTCGACCACGGGGTTGAGCACCGCGGCTCAACGCGAGGCGTTCGGCACGGTGCAGCGCTTCATCGGTCAACTCAATAGCCAGAGCGGTATGCAGGGGCAGGACATCGAGACGCAGCTCCAGGTCGTACAGTTCATGGATAACGCCATCACTGCGAGTCGCTCTAGTAGCGAGGCGCGTTTCCACGCCGAGGACATCGTGATGGCGCACAAGACCGGCGTGAGCCAGGAGCAGGACCAGAAGCGGGTCGAGCAGTTCTGCGACCCGCTCGCTCGTCGCAATGTCGGCGAGACGCGCCGATACAGCGAGAGCACCGCAGTGGCACAGCTCGGTACGGGTCGCCGCCACCCTTCTAAGGAGGCCCGCTTTGCCAAAGCGGGCGAGGGCTACAAAGGCGTATCGCGAGAGACGGTCCAGAAGCGTCTCCGCAGCACGCTCGAGGACGAGCTTTCGCGCGCTCAGGGTTACGACGGCACGCAGTACCACCACGCATTTAGTACAGCAGATCGACACGTACGCGGTCTCGGAAGCAAGTACACACGCGAGCGCGTGGATACCGAGCGCACGCTCAACGCCATGGCTGACTCCTCTTGAGCTCCGCTTCTTGAGCTCCGCTTCTTGAGCTCCGCGCTCCGCGCTCCGGCTTCGTTCGGCTGCGCCTCACTCACCTCATTTTTTATTTATTTGGATGTACAAAAAATGAGGTGAGTGAGGCGCAGCCGAACGAAGCCGGAGCGCGGAGCGCGGAGCTCAAGAAGCGGAGCTCAAGAAGCGGGCCATGGCGTTTCACTCGGTGCACACCAGCACGAGCCCGCGTCACTCGAGTTCGCGTAATCCGAGGCTCCGGGAGCCAACTGTGCTCCCACAACGCCGGGCCAAACCGATTTGAGAGCGTCACGTCCCCAACCGCCCGAGCAGTAGGTGTTGCAGCTCACCGAGCCGTTATTGCCAGTAATGCGCCGAGCAAACGCGTACTTGGGATCGTTGGTGAGCGCCATGGGGCACGCGCCCGATGCATCGGTGGGTGCGTCCGTGAGTGCGCGACCACCTAGGTAATCCGGATGCGCACCGGGAATGTCGCTCCCTCCCACCCAGTGGCCGCCGACGTACGTGGCGCACGACACCGAGCCGTTGTTACCGGTGGGGCGGGCACCAATGAACTGACCACCATCCGGAATGGCGTCAATGATGTCGCACGAGAGCTCGTTAGATCCCACATCATTGACGCGGCTCCAGTTTGTCCCTTCGACGTACTGCTTGCGACCCGCCGTGATGTAGAAGATACCACCCGTGCTGTTGCATCGCACAAACTTATTCTCGTATGTAGCAACCGCTTCCGCAATGGATGCCGCGGGTACGGTGGGTGCCGAAGGCGATGAAGTGGTGGGCGATGAAGGCGATGAAGTAGTGGGCGCCGAAGGTGATGCAGGTGCAGAAGGGGTGGGCGCCGGCGTGTTCGTTTGGGTCTTCTCTTCCGGCTTACGGGTCATGAGGTAAAATACCACGGCAACTGCCAAGCCCACCACGACAAAGATCATGGTATTGTTGCGCGGTGCGGTAGGCATTCCGTAATATGACATTATTATACCTGTCGAAAAATTATTTACCAATTTGTAAAATAATGGCCTGAATAATTTTTGCTTGAGGCATGATCTTGAAGCCGCTATAGATTTTGCGATCCTTTATCACGAGGCGACGGAGCTCAGCGTCGCTGTAGGCGTGCACCTCGTTACGCGTGTGCATGACGTGCTGACTCGCGCGCCATCGATATTGCTGGATGAGGTGCTTAGTGGGTATTTCGATGAAGTACTTGACATCAGCACCGAGTTCGATATAGCGCACTTTACCATCTACAACCACATCGCTGTAACCAGTGATCAGTAGGTTGCGATGCCCGCGGAGTCTATCGATAGCGGCCTTGACATCCCGTTCAATCATCAAAAATTTCTTTTCCGAATCCGGCTCGACATGCCGCTGAATTGCTGCGCGAAAGATGTCGTCGAGATCGACAACGTGCAACTTGCTATCGGGATAGATGCGCTTCATGAGCAGACCGATCCAGCTCTTGCCGCTTCCGGACGTTCCGCTGACGTGTATCACGACCATTATGCTAAGTGCGGGATAAGTTTAAAAATTGATTTAAAGACCTAACCGTACACAGTTACATCATGCCAGTTATTGACATTATCCAGAAAGCTATTGCCGACTTCGGCTGCTCCGGAGGATCGGACGTGCCCGCAGCTACGGTTGCTGCTCGTCTTCGCCACGTCGTTCAGAAACTGAACGGCCTCGGTATCAAGACCAACTACGACCCCGTACCGGCGGTGGTGGAGGGCAAGCTCGCTGAGGGACCCACCCGTGTGCTCCTCTACAGCTCTCGATACAACTCGCGCAACTTCGCAGTGGCCGCGGAGTGCAACGGCATCATCTTCGACTACGTCTCGTGGCGTTGCGTCTACCGTCCGCCCGAGCTCCCAAATGCCCAGTTCAGCGTGAGCAAGGTGGAGGAGAACTGGGCCGAGTACGACGTCTTCGACCTCAATGACGGTACCGTCGTTGGGCTCTACTACTACCAGGACAAGTGGCGCATCGCTACTGCCCGCGGCCTCGATATGGGTGCAGTGTCGTGGTGTGGTGTGACATACCAGGCCGCGATCGAAGCTGCCATGGAGCAGGCCAAGTTTCCCACGCCGGCAGATCGTGAGGCCGCGACGGCAGGCGAGATCGCGACGGCGCGACCGCGCCCACTCGAGTGGCGGGAGCTCGATGTCGACGTGAGCTACACCGTGGGCTTCACCCACCCCAAGATGCACTTCAGTAAGTTCCTGGGCATGTGGCTCATCCGCGCTCGACCCACAGCTGTCGACGGCCACGTGACATCGCTCGAGGACGGCAAGTCCACACCCACACCCTACAACTTCATGTCGCTCGACCTCCAGCAGTTCGAGATGCCGGTGCAGCGACAGGTCTCCCCGCAGACTTTCCCCACATTCCGCTCGCTCCAGCAGCTCTGCCAGGACCCCAAGGCCGTTTGCTGGGGTTTCATGCTCCGTTCGCGCAACCCGTCAGTGACGGGCGCCGACAGCACCGTGCTGGTGGAGAGCCGACGCATGAACCTCGTGCGCGACATGGTCTATGACCGCCACCGCCAGCAGGAGGCTGACGCGTTCGGTGTCACACGTGACCAGCTCGCATTCACGGAGTGCCTTCTCTCTGAGAATCTTCGTGAGAGCTACATCCAGCTCTGGCCCGCGCATGCCGAGCGCCAGCAGCGCGCACTGGCGGCACTCGACGAGCTTGCCACGCAGGTGCTTTCCAGCGGAAAAAAGAAGGACACCGCGAGCTGGTTCCGCAGCCATATCCTGCGCACGCGACCGCTCACGGGCATGACGCGCACGCAGGTCGCAGACTTCATGCTCCAGCGTCAGCACCTCAGTATCCTGCTGCAGTTCTTGCGGGAGCGAGAACTGCTGGCCTGAGCAAACGGCCGTTTGCTTCGGTGTGGGGCTGATCCATCATACCGCCACGCGCGGCCGCAAAACCTGGATTTTGCGGCCGCGGCTGAGCGGGACTGGTGCCGGGCGACCCACCCCTGGCAATCTTCACGATCTTGTCGTTGAGTTTGCCCAGGATACGCAACAATTTTTTGTTCTCATCCTGGAGCTGTGTGACCTGAATATCCAGCGACCGTTGCGACTGCTCAAGCACGTCGATTCGATGCATCAGTTCCGGGCTAGCCGAACTACTTTGCGCCTCTGCGATCTTGACGTCCTCGAGTGTGCGCTTTTTCCAGAGTTTTTCCACATCTTCGAGCGTAACGGGCCACTTGCGGTAGCCCGGGACCTTGGGGTCGAACCCCGTCTCGAGAAAGATCATAGGCTTGCCCTTGACTTTGACGTTATGCACGAAGCCACCGCGACGGAAATCTCCACGCTTAGTCTCGTAGCGGACGTGCGTCTTGGGTCGGAGCAGCATCCATGCCGCTTCCGGTACGAGGTCGTAGCCCGTGAGCAACTTCTCCTGCTCCTCATCGGTGTAATGTGTCGGGAGGTAGGACTCATCTTTTTCCACCTTTTCCACCTCTTTTTCCTTTTCCTTCTCCTTTGCGCCGGCGTGCACCCGGTTTGCTCGATCTGCGAGATTGAAATTCATCAGAAGTTATTATCTTACCTAGATAATATGTCTAAAGTTAAAGCAAAGGAGCGTGACGAGAAGGCGGACTTCGACCGCTGGCTCGCTTACACGTTTACGAACCTCAATACCGCGCCCGATGTACCGGATTGGCTACACAAGAAGCTCGCCGAGGTCTACCGTTTCGATCGCAACGAGAGTTTTCTACAGAAGATCAAAAAGATGCGACGTCTCAAAAAGGTAATGTTCATCGACCCCGTAAACTACATCTGTACCGTGCTCACGGCGCGCAGCCTCAAGACCGAGGTCTCGGCCAATTACGGCTTTATATATTCTTCGGACAAGAAATATGCGAGCCGTATCAGCGATACTAAACTCGTAAAGAATCCCGTTCTCGTGAGTTACTGCATCGCACCGAGCTTGGTCTCGACCGATGGCGAGTACCGCAACCGCCTCTTCCGATTCGGGCAGTTCGATATCATTTGCGAGCGCTACCCCGAAATTATGGAGGTCCTGGAAAAACTCATGATCCACAAAATCGAGCGCTATGAAATTTCGCTCGAGTGTGAGAACTTCTACCCACAGATGGAGCACGAGTACCTGGCGGAGCTGATCGACCACTCTTTGGTGGACCGAGCGGTGCAAATTAAGTTCTTCTGCATTTTCTGGCTCGTCGAGATCTGGAACATCAGTATCAACCTGCAGGAGAACCACCAGAACCCCAAGTTCAATCAGATTTTCTTCGCACATCTCGATGACGACTTGCGGGAATTTCGTAACTTGACGAAGCGGTTCGGCGCCAAGCTCACGGAAATGTTGCAGTACTGCACCACTCCGCTCATGATTCGTGCCACGGACAAGGCGATCTACCCCGTGACTCACAGTGTGGGACAAAAGCTCCAGCCACTCAAAGTGCTCGAGGTCGAGGAACCCATGAACATTTACTTTGCGCCCTGGCGCGAGGTCTACCTCAGTGGGCTCGCTACCGACCTCCTGGCCAACATCATCTGCCCCAGCTTTGCAATCTTTGTCGATTGGTTCTACATCAAGAACAGCAAAAAGGGCCTGTTCGATAACGAACAGCAGTACCAGAAAATCGAGTACTCGGAGCGCGCTCTCACCATCACGAAGAAGCTGCGCGAGACGCAGCGTATCACATACACGCGCGACCCCAAGACGGATGACAAGGTCTTCCTCAATGGCATGTTCCAATCACTGTACGACCGTATTGACGACCCGGTCGACTTCGCTAAAGCGCACCTGCTCATGAGCAATGTCACGTTGGGATTCATTATGGAGAACGTGGGTCGCACCTTTGTCGATATTCCCACACTAATCAAGAGCGAGAAGTGGGTAGCGCGCTGCGGCAACGTCATGCGCGACCCCTGGGTCTTTCGCAAATACTGCTGGGATATCCAGTACGGCCTACTCTGTCTCAACGTAAAACTGGGTGTGACGCACAGCGATCTCCATCTGAACAACTGCACGATCAACGACCTCGACCCCCTCGTGACCGACCCCAAAGCCCGCGTCATCTACAAGATCGCGGGCTTGTGGTACGCCGTGCGTACGCACGGTCCCTACGCATGCATCATCGACTTTTCGCGAGGCACGGTGCACCCTCAACGTGTCGAAAAACTCCCGCACTGGCCCAATCGCGAGAGTTTCGAAGACTTCGTGGAGCAGCAGAACCGCAGTATGATAGGAAAGCTCGAGCAGACCGTGCCGACCTTCATGAAGATCAACCGCGACAAAGTTGTGGAGCTGCAGCGCGATAACTTCGACAAGTTCTACCGTATCTATACCGCGGTCGACAGCTATGACTTCTCGTCACGTGTGGCAAAGGGCTTCAAGGGTCTCGCGCGCGAGAGCGTCACGCTTGCTGAAAAAATTGCAAAAATTAGCGAACATTATCTCACCAACATCATGCTAAAGGTTATTAACAACAACGACCTCGAAGTGGATTGGCCGCTCCAGGTCATCTTGCGGGAGTGCTTCACAGACGAGATCTTCGAGATCGCGACCCCGCGCGACTGGACCGTGACCGACATGTGGATCTTTGATCGGGAGGAGAAAGAAAATGGCAAAGAAAAACCTGCATGTGGCGGCCTGCCATATACGCTCGACAAGTTCTCGTGCTGGCCCCCCATTCTCAAGACCGAGTACGGTATGGAGGAGGGTGCTAAAGACGACTCGAAAAAATATAGGGTGACCTCCGTGGCGCACATGGACGCGATGCGCGAGCAGTACGAGGCCTACCGGAAGGAGCAAATGAAAATGGTCAACTACATCGCTCGCCGCCACCACGAGAAATACGCCTAACCGCTTCAGTCATCGTCGGCGCCGTGGTCCTTGGGGCATGCGGGCTCGGAAGGCCTCACGCTCCTCGCGAGCGCGCTCGCGCCAGTACTCGTAGTGTGCCGCTGCCTCTTGCATCTGGATCTCATGACGCCGGAGATAGCGCTCACATTCCTCGCGCAACCGGACCCGTTCACGTTGCTCCCGCTCCTCACGCTCAGCGGCGGCTCGACGGCGCCATTCCTGGACCTCGGGTAACTGCGCAACCTCGGCCTCCCACCTAGCTTGGCGTTCACGGTGTGCCAGGTCGGATGCGATACGCGCCCGCGCGTGGGCGTCGAGTAGGTGCGCCATTCTTCGGGATGACAGTACATAAGACAAAAAAATCAACTTTGGAATGTTAAAAACGATACGCCGGGTGGCGACGTGTTTTTGGTGTGGAATGGTGGATGATGTGGGATAACGGGGCTTTACTTCTTCTTGCCGAAGCTCTCGATGTACTTCTGGTAGATCATGTTCGGGCCGAAGCAGTCCTTGAAGTAGGGGTTGACCGCGAGCGTCTCGGTCATGGCCGGCGGGGTTGGCGAACCGCGACGCACGGGGCGGGGCAGTTGCTCCTGGCACCAGCGGCAGCCGTCGCTCAAGATGGCCTGGTGGTCGCGGATGCAGACCGTCTTGAGACGTTCAGCGGCACCGGCCTCACGCTCGGCGAGTGTGGGGTGGCCCTCGGGCGCGGGTGCGAGCGGGACAACCATGGCCCAATCCATAGTGGCGTTGCCGATGATACGAACACCGTCAGTCACGGGCGGACCCTCGGGCACGGTACGACCATCGGGAAAGGTGATGCGGCAACGGATGCCCGCGACGTTGCTCAGCTGCCAGCGCAGGAGTTCGCGGGTCATGCAATTCCACCTGAGATGACTCAGTCCGGGACCGGCCTGCTGCGCGAGACTGTGGCGCTCGAGGTGTGGGGCCATAGCGCGCTGCTCGGGCGTGAGCTCCGAGAGCTTGACCGAGCCCGTGTAGATCTTGGGCGTATAGACCGTGACAATGAAGTCGGTCTCGGTACACTCGAAGTAGATCTGGGACATGGCGGACATGGCGAAAGATGAGAAAGGGGAGGAAGGTAACAAGAATTCAAAAAATCAACTTTGAAACAGCCCCTACCGTTCCAACTCGGCAATCTCGGCGTGGTAGCGCGCGATGGTCTGGTTGTACTTCAAGACCTGTCGGCGCTGCTCTGTAATTTTTTTGACGAGAGCGGTACGCGCGAGTTCGATGTGCTGGATCTGCGCATGCCGCTCCGCTACGCTCTTCTTAATCGCGTCGCGACGCACCAGCGCGAGTAGCTCGGGGTGGGGTTCACGAATGTGTTCCACGGCTCGGGAGTCCTGGCGGTAGGCCGCGAGCTGCACCGCCAAGGAGGGGCGCGTGAAGTTGCCGATGTAGCTCCAGCGCTTCGCTACCACTGCGAGCTGGAGCGCCTCGCTCTGCACCGCGGGCAGAGCGCGGAGGTCGCGGAGCGCTGCGGCGATCTGCAGCTCCTCCGTGACGTGTTCCGCGCGGACATGTGTGATGAGCATCGGCATGTTCTCGATGATGAGACGCGTGACGCGAGGGGAGCAATCCCCGCGCAGCAGCCTTTCGACCTCGAGTGGTGCCTGTCTTCGCAAGGCCTCCACGACCTCTTCAAACTGTTCACGTGTGCTCCGGTACCATGCGCACACGCTCTGGAAGTCGCTCGCGGTAACCGTGTCGTTATTGACCTCGACCCGCCATATGCCGGCCGTCGGCCCGCGCAGTGCGACGTCGTGGACCCGGTCCTCGGTGACGGCATGAAAGTGGACCGTCATCAGGTTCACACCCTCCTCGATTTTCTGGCCATTGTGGCGGCCATTATGGTCGACAATGAGGTACATGTTGTTGAATGAGATGATCGTTCAATTTTTGTCAGGAGAAAAAAATAGGGGCGGGTAGATTTTTCCTACGATTAACGGGTGAGGGTGAGGTTCACGCCCAGGCCGTCACATCGGAGTTCGAGTAGGGCGCGGTCCTCCGTGATGACCACGATCTTGTAGCTCGTGGACGGTGTACCGGCCATAATCGCCGGGATGCGGCGGCAAACCGCCAGCTGCGCCTTGGTGAGGTCGCACTGGTGGACGCGTGCATGCCACCCCTCGACGTAGAATTCGATCATCCGGTTGTTCATCCTGGGGAATTTTTTAGCTTTTTTTAGCCTGAGTGAGTACTAGGGAGAAAAAAATCAACTTTTAACCCAGAGTTGGAGAAACTTGTGTTTCTCTACTTGAGGAGGTACCTCGTGATGGTGTCGGTGATGCTCTGCTGGCTGCCCGCGAATGTGGTCTTGCTCAAGCCCGTACGCGCCTGCACCCCGTGCTTTCCCGCAATGAGCCACCCACCCACCTCGCTGGCGGTAACACCGGGCCAGACGTGTACATCGAACGAGTACACGTCGGCAGTCGGCCGAGTTTTCGTGATTTTCCAGAGCGCCTCGTCGTCCTCCACAGGATCGGTGACATCGTCGGCATCGACGGCATCACAGCGCGCGAAGTAGTACTGAGTGAGATACCGGGTTTTGGATTTGTTCCACAGCAGAGCGTCGCTGTCCGCGGTTGCCGCGTCGCGCTCGCCCCTCACATCTTCATCAAGAAGGTCGCGACACATCTTTTTGAAGCGCCCGCTTTTGGTCTGTGCCTGAGCAAGTTGCTCCTTGACCGCGTCCAAGTCGCGCTCATGTAGTAGCTCCTTGTCATGCAGGCGCTCGCACTCCGCATCGAGGACTTGGTTGTACTTTTTCTGGTGTTCGAGCTCCTTCTTCTGGTGTTCGAGCTCCCGCTGAAGTTTGCCCAGGGCGTCGGTGAGGGTCACCTGACCACGAAGTCGAAGTTCCCGGAACACAACCTTGATGAACTTGCGAAGTTTTGCTCCGATATCGGTCCTGCTACGGGCGATGATGTTGTACAAGCCCTCTTCGGTGAACATGTTCTGTTCACGGGCTTTTCCATCTTTAGCTACACCCGAGAACTTGACATAGTCGGTTCCCTCGGTATAGTCGCGGGCGTAGTGGATCTTGGTGATTCCCAGCATCTCCTGAATTTGCTGACTTGCGAACATGGGTTCCTCGACCGTTCCATAAATCGTAAGATCTGTAAACTCGGGAAATTGCTCTGTGAGTGCTTGGCTCTTAGTGTATTCAATAATAGCTGCCATAACGGTATGATATATCTATTAATAGAGTTTATTTAACTTAATCAGGGCATCAAAGTGAATATCAACCCCTACCTATTTGTACCAGGTTCATTTTGTGTTTGATGACACCTTTCAGTCGATTAAATACAAAAAATAGACCGGGCACACTCATCGGAGTGTATTTTCAGCCGTAGATGTTCGAGCGGGGACCCACGCGGATTTTGAGGCGATCCGAGATCTCGTCGAAGAGTCCGCAGTTCACCGCCGCCTCTGCGGTGAACTCGTAGTACTTCTCGAACCAGTTGTAGTTCACCGGACCGTGCAAGAGTGGCACGACGGGCATGAGCGCTCGCGCCCGCGCTTTGAGCATCCGGATCATTTGCAACATTTGTACAATGTCATCCTCGTTCATGTCCACGTCGTTGCGCAATGTGATGCAATACACCAAGAGTCTGGCAGTACGACTGAGGCTGCGGCGATCACATGCTCGCGCGAGCAGCAGGCCGAAGAGACCGACCTGACCGTTGCACCGGCACGTGGTCCGGAGGTTGTTGTCGCGGATGATGTCCACAAATCGGAGTGCGGCGACGACGTTGTGGCTGTCCGAGTTGATGTGGAAGTGGATCTCTATATCCGAGTTGAAATCGGCCGACTCGAGATGCGTTGCGAAGGGGGCCGAGAGCGAATCCGTGACCTCACCCAGCACCTCCACGTGGAGGTGCGACTCGTGCGCGGTGATGCCGATCGGCATGACAAGCGGTAATAACCGCTAGAAAATTCAAATTTCGTACTTGTACCCCATCGGCGTGAGATATCGGTCAATACGATTGTACAGTCTGTCCCATCCGCATTGGCTGTTGAAACGTGCATGTGGGGGGCGGAATACAGCAATTGCCGTTGCGACCTTCTTCATGACCACCAGGGCCATATATTTTGCAAAATTTGCGGCACAGATGGCCACGAACATGGCAGCAATAAACATTGCGACCATTTGGGCCGCCATGACAAGGTGGTCGCCATACGCCGTCCAGAGAGCATATGCTGTGTCCCGCAAGGGACCAGGAAAGGTCGCGAGCACGATGCCGTTGGTCATCATGAGCATCAGAGTGGCCGCGCTCAACCAGAAAATCCGGCGGTCGACCCGCGCGGCGCGGTTCTCCGCGAGCTGTTCATAACTGTCCTCAAGTTTGATACGCATCAACTTGCTCTCGTACGATCGGGGCGTGGCGATAACGAGCGCCACAACCGTGCTCAAAAATCTCCAGATGCGGCTCGAGATCACCTCGTCAGGAACGTGCATCATCGCAAGAATGGCGAGATCATCGCGGTCGAGCGCCGCGGCGATTTCGCCACTCGCCCCCGCATTAACCAATTTAACTTCCTCTTCGTGCTCCATAGATAAAAATCTTACCGTGTCTGTCTAACTTTAAAGGCGGGAGCGAATACCCCGAATGGCCTGCTGACCCGCGTCGGCCACGGTCACTCCCCACTCCGTACGTGGTAGCATGCAGTTACCAAGATGAAAACTGCTAGCACCGCGACACATAATTTCGGCTGCCTGGCGTGTTTCAGCATCAGGTAGCTCGAATAGTACGAACCCGTGACACTTGACTTTGACCGGTCCGGGACATCCGCGCCAGCTGATGTCGGTCAAGAGGTCAAATCCCGAGGCGTGTTGCAACTTAGCGACGTGCACCTCGTTGCGATGGGGGCATCGCAACGGCACCGCCGAGCAGTAGGGTTGATGCAGGGCCCATTTTTTGAAAGGGGGGTCGAGATATACAATATTGGTCCAGACGCGATTGACCGCCGGCAACCCGCTAATATGGAAGAAGGGGTCCGCGCCGAGCGAGTTCAGATTTGAAAAGTCCATGTACCACCACCCCGGCAAGATCTGGTGCACGGGCACGTCATAGCCTTCGATCTGGTATTTGACGACCTGATCCGCTTGTACCACCACGGAACGGATGAGTTCGTCCCGCGGCAGCCCGAGAGCGTTGCGGCAGTGCCGGATCTCACATGCATACATGCCACCCTGTTTGCCTTGGTTGGTCAATAGTTGAATAAGTGCAGCAGACATTTAAAAAATAATCCGTTGTGTTTAGCTCACTGTGCACTCACATACTCCTTCCAGGAATAGCCGCACGCGCAGCCGTAGATCTTGTTCATGTCCTTGTCGTTCTCCCATGCGACGATCTTTGACCGACACTTCACGCAGTCGCGAAAACACTTGGGGTTGGCGGGGTAGTGCCAAATGGTCTTGCCATCTTTGCTGAGCGAGTAGCTCTTGTTGTCCTCGCTGGAGATGAGCGTGTCGACACCTCGCGCGGCAAACTCGGTCCCGCAACTCTGGCAGAAGTACTTAAGTTTGCCCATATCGGTAACTTTCTCGAGCAGGTTGTTGCAGCAGGCACAGAGCATGATTGGTTAGATATATAGCACAATCAATTTTAAAACAAAATAGAATAAGAAGTATAGATATGAGCAAACCAGAGCAGAACGAACGTTCTGCTAATCCATTTGTACAATTTGTACGCCGCCTGATCGGACTTGATCCACTCGACACACCCGTCACGACCGATACATGCTCGAAGGAGGATGCCGAGTGTTTTCTCCGCGAAGCGGGAATCGACCTCGACACATTCCAACAACACGCCCTACTGAGCAACCTACCTCAGGGCACCAATCTCGAGGCGGAAGTCGAAGTCATGTTTCCACATATCGACTGGCGACGTACGCGCGCGAGTGGCCTCTACCTCTTCAAACCATCAGATGAGAAGCTTGAGCGTGCAATCTACCAGGGTCGAGACCTCGTATGCGTTGTCGAAAAGGACCGTGCGCAGCGCGTCTTCGACTCGCTCCGGGACTACAAGACGCACACGATGTGGCAGAGTGTCGGCGATCTCGTACTCATCTGGGCGCGTGATTACGACATTCGTCATAAACACGGAGGCGGTGGGCGGTGGCATTTTACGCCACCGAATTGGCTGCTCCTTGTGGAACTCACCGATAGCTGGTGTACTGACGAGCGATCGCTCGCAGAAAAAATATTCGAAGACGGTTATGTGCACCACCTGGGGTGCAACGAAGCGTCTCCCTATCTTACCCAACTGGAGACCAACGACGAGTAAAAGTGTATACACTTTACCATCGCTCAGCTGACGCAAGGGAATTTTAAACACGAAAGTTAGATATGAGCAAAGAACTGCACATATCTGGGATGTGGTCAGTACCCACTTCAGCCATAGGCTTGTGTTCGGTACCTTTTTTATGTTTTACGTTTAACCCGAAATAAAAACGTGAGCGGTTTTGCTAGGCAAAAAATATAAGTGGAGCGGCTCGAGTGAGCAGCTTACTTGGGAGCACCGCGGCGGCGGCGGGCGACGGGGGCGGCGGCGGGCTCGACATCAGCGGGCTTGTCCTCCTCCTTGTCCTCAGTGGGCTTCTCATCATCCTTCTTGCCCTTCTTCTTGGGTGCCTCCTCCTCGTCATCGCTCTCGGCCTTCTCGGCCTTCTTCTTCTTGGGTGCCTCCTCCTCCTCGGCGTCAGACTCCTCCTTGGTGGCGTCCTTGGCCTCGGCCTTGGCCTTGGCGGCCTCGGCCTCCTTCTTGGCCTTGTTCTCGGCACGCTTCACCGCGTTCTCCTTCTTCTTCTTGAGATCGGCCTTCTGGAGCTGGGCATAGAACTTGTTCATACCGGCGAAGAACTCGCCCTTGAGCTTCTCGTCACCCTGGAGGATGAGGTTGCTCGCGCGGCTGAGTTCCTGGCGCACGTGCTTGTCGCTCGTGGTGGTACCCTTGCCAGCGACGCTCTTCTCGTCGTCATCCTCGTCCTCCTCCTCGTCCTCATCCTCGTCGTCCTTGGACTTGATCTCCTTGGTCTCGTACCAGAGGTTCGAGGCGAGGTTGATGGTGAAGATCTTGAGGAACTTCATGATGTTGCTGACGAGCACGTGGCGGATGTTGCTGTCGTCGATGATCTTCTCGATTGCGCCCGTCAGCTTGCTCTCGAGGTTGCCGTGCGACTTCGGGAGGTTCTCCTTGATCAGCGCGTCATCGTAGAGCTCGCAGATGGCGAAGATGGCCGGTGCGAGGCGGTAGTCGCAATCCTCAATGTTGCAGATCTCATCCTTGATGCTGCTGTCGTCGGCCTTGTTGATCTTCGGTGCGGCCATGGCCGTCTCGTGAGTCAGCGTGGCGACGATGAAGCTCAGTGCGGCCTTACCGGCGGCGTTGAAGGTGGTGATCTTGCGAAGGCGCTTGGCCTTCATCTCGAACTCACCCTCGATCTTGACCTTCTTGACCTTCTGCTTGCCGTCCTTGTTGAGGAGAGGCGTCTTGCCGTCCTTGTCGAACTGCTTGACGTCCTTGGTCTTGGCAACCTTGAACTTCTCAGCGGTCTCGGTGGCCTGATCCTTCTTCTCCTTGATGATGTTGTCCCACGAATGCCAGGTGGCAGAGGGAAAGGGGTTGCTTCCCTGCTGCTTCTCCATGCCCTTGTGGACGAGGTAGACGTGGTCAGTGGGGAACGTGGCCAGAGCGTCGCGCATAGTGCTCGCCGTCAGGGCGGAGTACTTGTCGACGAGCTCAGCGGCATCGAGGAAGGTGGGGGTAGCGATCTTGGCAGCCATGATTGGATAGGTCAGATGTGATAACTAAATCTAGATTTCAATTTTAACAGAAATACAAAAATGCGACATCTAAAATTTTTGTACACTTTTTTACAAGCTAAAGAAAAGCGTCGGCACACGCAAAGGGTGCGCACGAGCAAACTAGACCGACATCATTGCGGGCACAGTTGAAAGTACTTGAGCGTGGCCCCGGCAACTATGGGACCGAGCACGACGTATTCACTGGGTGATTCCAGGCTCTCGGGCGGTTCGTCGCGGAGCTTGCCCACACGGAAGGTGTATGTCGTATGCTCGAGTCGGCCGTGACTGGCGCTCATCGCACTAATCTTGATGTAGTCGCCTTCACGTATGCGAGTGCCATACACGAGACAGACGGCCCGGTGTATGTTGTGGAGCGTGCCGAGCACGACTTCAAAGCGGTGCGCGGATGCGGCGGTACCCATATCTAGACCTTTGGTACGTTGTAACTAGGCTTTATTTTTTCAATTTTATTTACTTATTTTGTTCAATTATTTTTGCACTTTTAGTATACTATGCCAACTCTATCAATCAAGCCCGCTCCGATTTCGAAGCGTTCGGTCATTGTGATGTCGTGGCCCTATAAGGCGAGTTGGGACCTCTTGAACTCGCTCAACAGCGGGTGCTACCTCTCGGGTCAGGACAGCCACCCGCAGGCCACCTCGACCATCCTGCTCTTCTGTCTCTCCAAATTGTTCGAGTACAAGCTCGGTGCGACCGCGCTCGACTCGCTACGAGGCAAGTTTGCCGATGTCGAGTGCAACGTACAGAAGGGCACGGCCATTCTCACGCTCAAGACCGAACCCACATTCTCGGCTGTGCGTAAGGTCGTTACTGTGGTGAGCAAGAACTTCACGCCCGAGAAGTTGATGCCGCTCTTCAAGAAGTACGCGCAGCTACTCGGCGTCAAGCCCGAGGCCGCGCATTTCGCGCACGCTGTTGGTGAAATGGCCAAAGGCGCCAAGACGCTCCAGTGCTTCGTCACGGGCAAGGTCACGGTGCCGGATGGTGGCGAGAAGGTGCTCAAGGGGGCGCTCGATCTCATCAAGCCCGCGGTGCCATCCGGCGGTAAGGCGCCGCAAGAGCTCAAGTCGGACGCGACTCCGGTGACCTGGGACGAGTTCGTCATCCCCGGTAGACTCGACGCCTTCCTCGTGCAGCAGCTACTCTCGACTATGCAGGTCGAGAGCCACGTGCGTGATGGAAACCTCATTCCCATCACGGGAAGTTCGAAGTGGGACACCGTGAAGGGCAAAGTCGACAAGGACCGCATCGAGCGCTTTGTGGAGCAGAAGCTCGTGAAGCTCGGCCCCAAACTTCCCGACGTGCTGCGCTTCCTCTGCGCGTCTTCGGGATACTTCAGCGCAGGTGAGCTCGAGAAACTCCCGGCGAAGTACGACAAGGCCGGCCTCACCGCGTTGGTCAAGAAGCACTTCTAAACCATTTAGACATTCTTGCCGGCATGAAATATAATGTCCGCTCGCGTTCTTATTCGTCTCACCGACATCGCTTATATCCGTCACCTCATCTGCACCGCGGATGATCTCAAGAAACAGTATGTTCACGTGCCGTACGGCGAACTCGATCTCAATGGCCCCGAGGGGGTTATGAAACTGAAGGTCGCCAACGCCGTCTTGAAGCGGTGGACCGACCAGGCCGCGATCGACACCATCCTGGAATTCGATCCCGACATAAAAAATAAGTGGTGGGAGTCGCAAGTGCGCTTCAGCGACTAGTCGTGGAAGCTCACGTCCCACATGCCCGAGCCGATGATGTGCGGTGCAATAGCCTGGACCGCGGCGATCTGCACCGGGTCGGTCCAGCGGCCAATGACGTACCGATCTATGAGGCAATCGTGGTATTCATCATCGTCTGCGAGTGTGAACATGATATATTTTTTCTTGATGTCTTCCTCGGTGCAGAGTAGGTACTCACACAAGCGGAACTTGAGCATGTGCACGATGCGCGGGTGGAGGCGAATGAGGCAGGACATTGTAGTGCGGGTTGCCATTTCAAAGTTTAAAAAATCGACTAGCGCCTTATGGCGCTTTGGAGCGTAGAACCGCGAAGCTGGTCAAGCTCAGCGGGCGAATGCTCTCGAGCTGTAGTCCATCAACTGCGCCGGGGCCTGCTGCATGCGGTCCACGGGTTGCTCCTTCAGGTCGCGCTGGCTCCGGGGAAACCAGCGCGGCATGGGCTCATCACGGAATCGCGAGTAGCGCGCGAAGTCGACGTGATGGAACGCCATCGTGCTGCCGTCACCGTTCCATTGCGTGCGCTCGTGGCAGGACTGGCAGTGTACCTTGATGTGGCGCGCCTCGACGAGTGCCTCGAAGTGGAAGAGACGGCGACAGTCCGCGACCTCGAGCGCCACCACTTTAGGGCAGTTCTGGATAATGTGCTCCAGCACGGTGTCGTGACAGTATTTGTTCGACCACTGCGAACCGAGCTGGGTGGTGACGTGTGTGACCTGAGGTGTGAGCAGCGCGACGGCTTGCTCGGTGGTTTCGTTCTTCAGAATGATCGTCATGATGAAAAGGTGGGAGAAGGGGAGAAAGGTGGTAAGTTGTGTAATAGGTGTCCAAGTTTTCAAATTTTGAATTAGACGCACGGCAAGATCGAATCATCATGGACCCTCAAGATAATCACGCACTAGGCGTACGCGTCGCGCTTACCGGTGCCAAGGGCTCGGGCAAGAGCACTATGAGTGAACACCTCGTCGCGTGCGGCTATACTGAGCTCGCGTTTGCCGAGCTGCTCAAGAAGATGATCATCGCCATATTAGGTGTCGACTCCAAGTGGGTCTACGACCCCGAGTTCAAGGAGACCGTAATTCCGGAGCTAGGCGTATCGGGACGCGAGCTCTGCCAGGTCATCGGCACCGAGTGTTTTCGTGAGACGCTCAACCGCTGTCTACCTCAGCTCCGACTGCGCGGTGGCAGTATCTGGATCCACGCGCTGCTCAGTGCGCTCGACCGCGTGCCCGCTGAGCAGAACGTTGTGGTGAGCGACTGCCGCTTCCCGGACGAGTATCGTGCCCTGCGGGCGGCGGGCTTTACGACCTACGAGGTGGTGAGACAGGTCGAGCAGAACTGCTTCAACAAACACGCGAGCGAGCAGGGCTGTCCCCATGACGACCAGCTGGTCAATGCGGGTACACGTGAGGAACTATGGCGTCAGGGGCGTTTAAAAATTGAAAAAACGCACCCTAATTCACTGTCTCGCACTGCGTCTACCGTCCGGCCTGACAACACGATCTCCACCATGTCTGCCGCTCTCAATACCTGCTTTACGTTCTCCCAGCGAATCATCGGCGAGTCCGGAATGTATGTTCCCAACTCGTCACTGACGGCAAGTTCGGCCGCCAACGACCAGCTCACCGCCATGGCCGGAAGCCTTTTGGTCTACGCGAGCAAGTACAACACGCTCAAGGATGAGGAGAAGGTCCAGGCCATGGGCTGGTCCAAGCTCAAGGAGCACCGCATCGTCACGGACGCGATTCTCGCGAATGCCGCGTTGTTCCGCAACAACGCGGAATGGAAGAAGTTCTCCGGCGGTTCGTCCAGTTCTTCCAGTTCGTCCGGAGTCGCTACGGCAGGTGCACTCAACTCCAACGCCCGCATCTCCGCGAGCGAGACCGAGCTCGCTGAGACTATGCGTGAGCTCGGTCTCGAGACCCGTGGACAGTCCTCGGTTGATCGTCTTCTGGATCAGGTCTTGGGCAGCGACAGCCCCGTGCAGGACGATACCGTGGAGCTCATCAAGACCGCGGAGCTTACCGAGGCCGCGCGTAAGGTGCAGGCTCGCAACCTCAAGGATTACGGCGCGTCGGGCACGTACGCACAGAGCCTCGCGACCAAAACCGCGCCGCTGCTGGACCAGGGGTCCATGTTGGCGCGGCTCGATCAGAGCACTCCCACCGCGAATGATACCGACATCCACGCCGTCATGAACCCCAACCCCGTGCTCACGCATCAGAATGCGCGCACGATGGCGCTCGGCATGTTCTACAAGGACATGCAGAACCACCTCAAGACCGTCTTCGATAGCGAGCTGAACCAGTACGTCGAGGTGTTCAGCCTGCACTGTCCCGAGTACTTCTCGGACCTCCAGCTCATCCAGAAGTACCCGGGGCAGATGGCGCTCGGATTCGAGAACTGGTTGCACGTTCTCTCGCGCACACCCGCCGGTGAGCCGCGCTGGCTTAACCAGTGCAACCCCATCACGCTCACCGCGGGTGCCGAGGAGACGTACGAGGCGCCCTTCCCCCCGGAGATGCCGGACTGGCACCGCATGTCGGAGTGGCTCCTCGGCCTGGACTGGAACCGCCTGCAGCCCGTCTTCGGGGGTGTGCAGCCCTCCCGCCGCTACGTGGTCACGAAGTTCCAGGGTCTCCCCCGCAAAACCGGCAACCTCGAGGAGTTCAGAACGGTTCACAACCGCTCTAGCGGTAAGTACGCGAGCGTCGTGGTGCCCCCCACGGCCACGCAGCAACCGCTCTACTCCGTCTACCTGCTTCCCGAGCTCAATAAGTTGAGCGATCAGCAGCGCTTCGCCGTGGGTGTGCCGATCGAAGTCTTCTTGACCTGGATGGGCTCGCTCTACGCAGATACCATCATGGTCAAGGCGATCAAGCTCAAGGCGCGATCGATCTACGGCACGCCGCACCAGGATCTCGTGGACTCGCTCGTCGACTGGTTCACCAGCATGATGCCGGGCATCGGAGTCGCGGATCTGTTCGCACAGGAATTCGCGCGCCAGGCGCAGTATGCGGCGACATCGTCGCAGTCGGCACCCACCACTCAACCCACGCTCGGCGCGACCGCACTTGCCGACGCGATGCCCCAGCCACGCGTCGCGATGCCCACCCTCGGCGCGGCTACTCAGCCCCAGCCACGCGTCGCGATGCCCACCCTCGGCGCGGCCGCGATGCCCACTCAGCCACGCGTCGCGATGCCCACCCTCGGCGCGGCCGCGTTGCCCACTCAGTCTCGCGTCGCGATGCCCACCCTCGGCGCGGCCGCGTTGCCCACTCAGTCTCGCGTCGCGATGCCCACCCTCGGCGCGGCCACACAGCGCGTCGCGATGCCGGGACTCGGTGGTCGGCAGCTCGGTGCAGGTCTGCCGGTCGGATCTCTGGCCAGCCGCCCCCACTACTAAACACCACCCACTTCATCCACTTCACCCATGTACATACATCTCCTTTCTAACTTTCCCTTTCTAACTTTTGCTTTCACTCGCACCACCCCACCGCATGCCTGCGGCAGGACGTTCTCGTCCTGCCGCAGGCGCGCACTTTTTACTTTTAAACTTTGAAAGGGATATAGATAGTTACTAACATGAGCGTGTTTTCCGAAGACTTTATTAAACTGCTGCCCGAAGACATGCGTGAGGATGCCACTTGTGTCACCGCGGTCACCATGCTCGACTATCTCCGTCAGGTAAAAAAAGACCAGGTGGCACGAGCATCCGCCGTGGAACGCGGCCAGCGCGGTGAAGCCTGGATCTTCGATATTTTGGTACAGCAGTTGCCCGAGTTCACGGTGGAGCGCGTCTCCAACACTAAGTGGTCGGGCGACTTCGTCATCCGCCGGTCATGTGGCGCGAAGTCGATCTCGATCATGCTCGATGTAAAAAATTATATCAATCCCGTGCCGAGAGATGAAGTTACCAAGTTCCATCGCGACATGGAGGTACGTAAACATGACGCCGGCATGCTGCTCTCGTTGGGCACACGTTTCGTAGGGCAGCCCGACACCGACAGCGATCTGGCGTTCAGTACCTACGGCGCGGCGGGTCGCGATTCGCATGTCGCGCTCGTGAATTCGACCCATCCACAGATTATTGTGCACGCCATGCGCTACCTCTACAGCCTCGCCGCGACCCGCCACCACGTGACGGTGGGAGAGACCGTCACGGCCCGTCTGCAGGAGGTACGTGCTCGTCTGGAGCAGATGGGACGCATGCGACATGAGATTCAGCAACTTGGCCAGACCGTGCAGAGCGCGCTCGCGCGTCTCACTCACGACCTACTCGATATCGACGTGCGCACCACCAGCCTTCTCGACGCAATCTTCAACGATATTGTGCAACAGCCCAACACCGCCATTCGGTCGGCCGCCACTATCGAGCAGGACATGGGCGTGAGACTGAGAGAAGCCACACTTGTGCTCCTGCGCGAGTTTAGCGAGCAACCGCTAGAGATGAGTGCCGACCTCAAGTACATCTACGTGGGAAAGGCGCCCGTTCTCGCGACCGTAACGCGCATGTCAAAGGTCGACCGTGTCACGGTGAGCCGGGCGCCCAAAGTCACGACGACCCCCGACGGAGATTTCACATTCAAGGCCGACCGCTGGACATTTGATCTCGAGGGTGAACACAACATCCAGCTCGCGATCGACATTATGCAAGCCGCAATCGATCATGCGGCACGATAGGCTCGAAACCGTCGCATTCGCTCTCGTCAATAGCAAAGAGCGGACTCTGGGTGGGGTCGAATGAACGGCGAATGCTGCAGTCCGCCGTGCCGTCTTTATTTTTTCCAAAGTTCTGGGTCTGCGGTTTCCAGTTCTTAACGCGATCGTGATTGATGATGTTTGCGATACCGTAGAGCGTTGACGTGCTCCAGCTCTCGGTGCCGAGCGCCGTGATGCTCAATGTGGGCCGGAGCCGGAGTAGGTCGCGTGTGCGGCGCACACCCAGAAGCGAGAGCGGGTCGCCTCGCAGCAGCCAGGTGTGCATGAAATAGAACATGAGCGCGTGCAGACTCACCCGAGAAAAACCAGCTGGTTTTTCTTGTTTCTCGCCCTCGGCAAGTGTCACCCGCTCGCCCCAGAAGTCGAATACTTCCAGGAGAGTTCCGGTGGAACTAGCGCGGATGTGGCGCGGGTAACTGAACAACTGGTTGTAGAATTTTACATCCGTCGCCTGACCGATCCACCGGTCGATCTCGGTCGTGACCACCGAGCAGTAGTCCACCGGGATATGGACCGCCGTTGCCGTGGCGCGCAGCGCACCCTCTGCTTGAAGTTCAGTCTCCCATTGGGCTAGCGCGGCCCAGCCCTGCAGGGCATCACCCTCGGAGAGTTTGGGTAGGCGCACCTCGTGCAGGCTGGGCATTTTGACAACTTCCATGTCGTCACCTAGCGTGTAGGCCTGGTGTAGCAGGTTGAAGCGCTTTACGTCCTTGTTCCATCGCTCGAAGATGACCTCGTTAGGCGGGTTCTCATAAGGCGTACTCAGACTCCGGAACTGGTCCAACATCACCATCCAGGGGTGGACAATAAGTACACCCTTGTACTCGAGCGTGCGGATGCGCTCAAAAACCTTGGGGGGCATGTAAGTAATGTCCGCCACGACATTGCCGTCCACACGCACTCGCATCGTGGTGGTGTGAAACGCCGTGATGACGTCGACATCGGGATAATTTTTACAAAGTTCGCTGCCCAGCAGGTAAGCGTGCTCGGCATTCTTTGGGCTGTAGAAGTCATAATCGGGTATCTCATCGTCATCGTAGAGCTTGGTTCCTTTGAGCCTAAGTGCGGCATCTACAGCCATACCACCCACGAGAATGAGTTTGTGCTGTACGATGAAATGCCGGACGTGTTCTAGCGCCTTTAGGAGCATTTCGTTCTGCGGGTTGTGACGGAACCTGATGCTCGCGAAATGGTTATCCGATTGCTTGTCTGTCATAAAGATTTATACTGTACGTGATATATCTTTATAATGTCCAACAAATGTCACTGCGGCCGCTGGGCAACTTTTAAAACATGTACGCTATGCAATTTCTCGGGTGACTGCGGGTGTCAAGCGCGTGTTGCGCAATCAGAGTGTGCTCAATGCTATTTCAAAAAAATGCAGCAGAGTCATTTCATGCCACCACAGGGGCAAAATGACCATTTTGCCATGATGCGCTTTCATGCCAATCTTCTAGCGTGGGAACAACTTGCCGCGCAATGGCCCCGTTTCGGCCCTGCGGACAGCCAGCGCCACGCTATTCTGGGCGTCGTGGCGTGGCTCAGTTACACGCCGTAAGCCGAGACCGTCTCGGGATCGATGGCGCGCCATGCCGTTTCGAAAACGGCCCCGGACACGAGATCGCGGTACTGCGCCTCCGTCAGAACCCACTGGCGACCCCAGCCGCCAGCATTGTGACGCTCGATCACGCGCCGGAATCTCTGTGCCATGTCCTGGCGCGTGATACCGGGGTTGTGGTGAAGGATGCTCGTGAGCACGGCGAGATGGACATCGATCGAACTGTAGTTGGACTGACGGCCCCGCTCGGTTGTGGGGCGGTACTGCTCGGGAGCCCAGTGAGTGACCGCCATGACGTGTAGCGTGTAGTGTTAAAGACACTTATTTTTCAATTTTGGCACAAAAAATAAACGCTGGCGTTTATGCCAGCCGCGCGCGTTTGCCCGCACGGCCCTCGAGCTGGTCGATGCGCGCCTTCAATTCGGCGATCTCGCCTCGCAACGCCGCGAGCTCCTCGCCCCCATCACGCACCCAGCGCTCGCTCCACCGCTTCTGCCACTGCGTGAGCGGCGTGAGTGTGAAGTAGAAGTGGTTCGTCTTGGCCCAGCAGACCGTGGTGATGATCACAACTTGGATGCAGTTGGGTAGTCGCGTCCACACCGCGCGGCCATATGAGGCCCCTTCGAGCACGCCGATACAGTGGCCCGCGTAGTCGACACCCGCCTCTGCGTGCCACGCTCCGGTCTCGTCGTGGTAGTCGATCGTGACCATGCGGTCGGTGCAGGTGGCCGCGATTGAGCCAACTTCGGGAGTGAACGCCATGGCGGAATAGTCAACGGAGATAGTAAATAAGAGTTTTTTTTCAATTTTATCAGAGTGAGCTGCGTAATTGTAGGTTTGCGATGACGCGAAGTAACTCCTCGATGACGAGTCGCAACTCGATATTTTCTTTAATGCGCGCTCTTTTGTTCAGGGCATAGGGGCGGGGCACGGGCATAGTCCTTGTTACCAAACTAGAGTTTAAAAAAATTGGAGACCTATATTTTAATTTTGAATTAGAATAGTCACAAGAATACCTATACCCATGTCGAAAGTTGCATCCTGGACAGTCCCAAAGCTTGATGAAGTCGTCTCTCGAAGCGACCCCAAGACGGCCAAACTCGCTAAGGCGAACGCTGAAACTGACTGCCCGCGCTGCCATATCGAAATGGTGAAGAGCTGGAACGAGCACAATCTCGTCTGCCCCAAGTGTGCCAGCACCGTGGCTGTCGGCGTGGGCGAGAGCCACACGATCGGCGCGGGCGAGAATCACAACACCTCAAGCAACGCATACATGTCTTTCAAGCCGGTCGGCACGAAAAATCGTCTGTACCACAATACCATGATCAAGTACACCTCGGAGAGCGAACCCTACCGCGACCAACAGATCCTCACACTACTCAAGCAATACAACTTTATCAGCCAGGACGTCAAAGTACCTCAGGACGTCATTCGCGCCGCGTGCGAACTCTTCATCCAGCTGCGCAGCCACGAGTACGTGCGTCGCGGCGGCACGCGGCGCGGTGTGCTCGGCGCGTGCATCTACGAGCAGTGCCGCAAGCACAAGGTCACCAAGACCAAGGCCCAGATCGCCAAGCTCATGCAGGTGAGCGAAGCCAAGATCACGTTCGGTATCGACGAGCTCAACAACTACGCCAAGCTCGGCGTGATCGAGGTGAGTCAGAACGTTGACCCCACCGCAGACTATGTCGACTCGCTCTTCGAGGTGTTCGACCTCGACCAGGATCGTAAAGCGTTCGTGGTCGCCTTGCTCGATCGCATGGCCGAGAAGAAGATCGAGGAGGTGGCTTCGTGCTTCAACACAACGCGTGTCGTGGGTGCGGTCTACTTCCTCAGCAAGCTCATGGGCTGGGGACTCACCCACGAGAAGATCGCGGCGAACTGCGACAACATCTCGAGGGGCACGTATCTCAACGTGGCCAACGCCATCACCAAGAACGAGGAGAAGCTCCGCAAGGTATTTGTTCGCCACAACGTTCCCTTCCCCGCAACGTGGAAGCCGTATGAGAAGAAGAAGCGCGATGACGAGTAAACCCGACGTACCATCTTATTTTTTATAAAAAATAAGGACGTGCCGGCTCACTTCGGCATGAACGCGGCGGCCCAGGCCGGGCGCCGGTACATCTTGGGGATCACTGCAGCGGCTGCGGCTCGAGTGCCCTGCGGCACATACCTAGTCTGGAATTGGCTCACGTGCCACCCCTGCCGTTCGTTCCAGACCCACTTCACTTCGGCACGGGGCTCCTGCCGCACGATATAGACTTCGGTCCGTACACCGTTCACCTCGATCCACATGTGTGCCTCGGCGCGGTTCTTCAAGATGCGGCCGAGGTCGATGCGCTGGGGGCGGTGTTCAATACCCCCGATGCTGTCAGCACCATAGTTGGGTCGGGTCCAAATTTCGATAAGTGACATGATCTATCTATGTACATGTTCAGTTTTAAACAAAAAATAGGGGATATGGTGATCACTTCTTTGTCGGTTTAGTAGCCTTCACCAGGGCTACCGGGTGGAGGAACCGAGAGGGAATCACGCCATGCTCGTTGCCCTCCGAAAGTACAACGTCATTACCCGAGATCCAGAACTTGATACCCGCAGCCATCGCAGCTTCGATGTCGACCCAGATCTCGAGGTTGTACCACTTGTGCCAGCGCTCGACCTCGTTACTCGGGCTCATGTGGATGTGGCTGCGCCCCATGCGCGAGAGTCCGACTTCGTCCGCCATCTTTCCCGGTGACGCGATGCTGACCATGCGCGGAGTGGGAGACCCGATGAATGGGTCGCGCGTGAATCCGAGGTTGCTTGGATGCTTGATGCGGCCGAAACTTGTGCCGTGCACCACCCACCAGCGGTCACCGCGGCGCGTCGCGACCCGGTCTGTGAGCGTCTCCGACGTGAGCGGCGTGTGGATGAGTTCGCTCTTGACAACTGCTGCACCAGCAGCAGTCGCGAGACTGTGCCCCTGTCGCGCACGAATGCGTTGACCGTCGACTTCGAACCGATCCTTCTTGTTATGCTCACCGGGTGTGGCGATCGCGCGCACCTCCTCGACCGAGCACGAGCAGATATCGGCGACGTAGGTGATGTCGGCCCAGCCCGCCGCGTCCACATGACGTAGACCGTCCTTGCCCGCCTGGTGGCGGAGGTACTTACTCATGCGCTTGCTCGTTCGTTCCAGAGATTTCGTGTCGGCACTCATTGTGTTAGATACTACAACTGTAGATAGTTACATCTAAATCAATTTTCCATGTCTTGCGTCATCTGTCAAGAGGAGTTTACGTGGCAGGAGCAGCAGCAACTGCAGCTAGCCGAGCCCGTCTGGACGCTCGAGTGCAATCACAAGTTCCACACCCGGTGCATCATGCGCGAGTTCCGCGAGCGCGGCCGATGTCCACTCTGCCGTGATCTCGCTGGCGCGGCAGAGCGTGTCCCCGCCGCCCACCCTATGTCGATATTTATCGACATCCGGCAGGCCCTCGTTGAGGCGCGCCAGCGGGAGGCCGAGGCGCAGGCCGTGATCCCCCGTACACCGCACCTCGCGAGAATGAAGCGCCGCATTGCCGCGATGGAAGAGCGCAACCGGCAGCGCCGACGCCAGACCCGTGCGGTCGAGGCAGGCCTACGACGCAACCGCGAGTACGTCGAGCTCATCTCGCTCAGAAAAAAGAGCGTGGCGGCACGACGACGCCTCTGGCGGGCTGATGCTAAGCTGCGCGCCGCGGCGATCGAGCACATTCGCCAGCAATAAATGCACACATTTATTGCTTCGCCGGCACCACTTTACGGCAGAGCGGACATGTGTCGTGCTCGGTAAACCATTTCCGAATCGTACCCGGGATACAGAATTCGTCATGGAAGTGAAATTTGTGACCGCACGGTAGCACATAGTGCTTGCGAATACCGCGGGGCAACACGACGCCCTCCTCAACTGCAAAATCAGTCATACTGTTGCAGCAGAGCGAACATGTGTCGGCACTATCGAGGTTGCGTACCGTTACGAGGTGGCTGATGTCGACACTTTTTACACGCTTCGCGACGTCCTCGGCTCGCCCCGTAACTGCGGCGATGTGTGACGCCATTGCGGCGCGCATATCATCCATGGTTGGTGCACGCGCCAGAGTGATCTCGAGTTGACACGCAAGTACGATGTATGCACAAGGCCACATCATAAGCTTCCAACTGAGCAGAGTTTGCAAAATACTCAATATACGACTTCGAGGTAGTGTGTCGGTACAACCGCAAATTTTTTGCTCGTAGACTAGCCGCGATAAGTCAGCCAGGGTGGGAAGGGGTGCGACACCATTTTCAGTTTTGTCTTGTTGCCATCGCGCGGCCAACCTTGCAATACTTATATGAATGCGATGGTCGGCCACTAGGGTATTTAGGTGGGGTTGTAGAGCAACAATACGTCGGAATTCTTCCTGTGTACCCTCACCAATTGGCAGCTCGCACTGACGCCGTCCGCGAGCATCGCGCGTGCCAAAAAGTATCGGTTGTTCCATCGTATTATTATACTATATTCTTTCTATAAACAAAAAAAGGAAACCGAATTACTGCGGGCAATCGTCCGCGGGGAGACCCATCTTGGCCATCATCTCGCGGCATGCCGACGGGTTGACCTCTGCCGCGGCATTAGCGGCCCGCTCATTCTCAGCCCGTCGCCGGTATTCACGATCTTGCTGCTCCATCTGCGCCATCTGCGCGGCATTGGCACGTGCGCTCTCGATATCTCGTGCGGCGAGTTCCGCAGCGGTCAGGCCGGCCGCTGCACGATAACCCTCCTGTTGGTAGCCTGGCAGCGTGCGGGCCATCGCGGCGCGTTCGGCTTCGATCGACATGCCGCCGTGTGTCAGAGGCGCGGCCCAGGTGCCGTGCAGGTAGTGGCGGAAATGATGCACAGCCACGCCCGCGATAGCGAGTGCGATACCGGCAAGAACGAAGCGACTGTCCAAGGTGTAGTAACCCCAAATAAGCACCAAGATAGCGACAATAATAAGTGGCATATTGCAACACGACATAATATTAAAAAAAAATATCATTTATTCGTGGCCTAATTTGATTTGGACTTATTTTACTCATATTATATAGATGCCGCTACCGACACTACTAACCCGTGGTGCACTTGTACCTCCTCCTGGCGCCACGTCGGCAAAAGTTGCCGAACTCCGGAACAGTGTACCAATTATCTATTTGACCAATCTTATTAACACCACGCCCGCGACGAGTCCGGGAAGCCGAGTGCTGGTGCTGCGGGCGGCCACCGGGTCGGGTAAATCTACCGCGCTACCCGAAGCGCTCTACCCCCGGGGGCGCCGCATCGGTATCACACAGCCCGCACGTATCACTGCGGAGGAGATTCCACACGAGATCGCTGCGCGCAACCCCGAGTTCCGTATGGGAGAGACTATCGGCTTTCAGACCAGCCTGATCAACATTGTGCCGCCCCGCGGGCTCGTGTTCATGACAACGGGAATCCTGGTGCGCCAACTCATGAACCAGATCGCGCGCGAACCTGAACGGTTCATGCGCCGCTACAGTACCATCATCGTGGACGAGGTGCATAAGCACGATCTCATGACCGATGTGCTACTACGTCTGCTCAAACAGTTCCTCGCCAAGTTCTGGAACCATCCCGACTGCCCCTTCGTGATCGTACAGAGCGCAACGCTGGAGCCCGAGAAATACATGTCATACTTCGAGACCACGCAGTTTGTCGATGTCGCTGGCACGAGCTACCCCATCAAGGAGCATTGGCCCGAGCAGAGTGTGGGCGACCTCAAGAGCTGGATCGTAAAGACATGTGCGAAGCTCAAGGGCGACACCGCTATCTTTCTGCCCACCAAGAAGAGCATCACAGCGATCAAGATCGAGCTCGAGAAGAGCAAGGTACAGATTGTTGAGGTCATGAGCGAGACTGTGGCCAAGGGCGAGGTCAAGCAGATGATGCGCGAGAGCCGTAAACCCCGTATCGTGCTCGGCACCAACGCCATGGAGACGGGACTGACGCTGCCCTTCCTGGCCAACGTTATCGACACCGGTCTCGTCAACTCGGTAGCTTACAACCCCCAGTACAGCTGCACCACGATCGCAACACAGCCCGTGACCGAGGCCAGCGCACGCCAGCGCAAAGGGCGAGTGGGGCGAAAATTTGAGGGCAACTGGTATCCCGCGTTCACTAAGGAGACATACGAGCGCATGGTCAAAGCCAACCCACCTGAGATGTATACGAGCGACATCGCAGCCTACCTCCTGCAGGTCATTGTGACGCTCACCGAGAGCGTGCTCGACGAGCAGTGGCAGGTAGAGAGCCGCGTCGAGTTCGACCCCGCGACGATCGGGCTGATCCACGATCCGAGCCAGGAGAGCCTGACCGCGGCATATGACAAGCTCTACCAGCTCGGGTTCATCAAGACAAACTGGCGTCCCACGGTTTCAGGACTTCTCGCGAGCCGGCTCGTTATGACGCCGCCTGAAACTAACAAGATGTTACTCAGTGCCGCATACTACCGAGCCGACCTCTATAAACTCATTATCATTGCAGCATGTCTCGAGAAGGGTGGTATGGGCGATCTCAAAGGCTTTGGCAACGACCTGCATGACGACCGGGTGCGCTGCGGATTTATCCGCCAGCTCGTGGCGTACGAACAGCTGCAGCGCCGCATTCGCAAGATGACGGTGGAAAAACTCAGTACCACCTGGATCTCGGAGTGGTGTGAGGAAGTGGGTATCGGCTATCTTAACGCGCTGCGTATTATCGAGAGAGTTTACTCGCTGATGTTCGAACTCATGGAGCTCGGTCTGCGCGTGGACACAGACCGCATTCCACTCATCGACACACTCGAACAGGGCAAAAAAGATGAGACTCTAGCGGAACTGACCGCACTAAAGAGCTGCATCTACGAGGGGTACCGCCTCAACGCGTGTACCTGGAACGACCTGCTCGGGAGCTATGTTTGCGGCTACAAGCACGCCAAGGTCTCGTGTCGCGAAAAATTTGCGGAGGGGCCACCCCTCAATATTGTTGCGGACGCGATCACCTACTCGCGCGGTATGACTGGACGTATGGACTTCTCGACCGGACGCATCATTTGCCAGCTCGACGAGCACATCGTGGTGGACCCGCACTTCATGTACTGAACGAAACCGGATTTCGTTCAGCGTGCGCCTCGATGAACTCGGTGATCAGCTCGTCATGCGGGTTGTTCATGTCTGCGATCTGACGCTTGAGCTCGGGCGGCGCGAGTGTGCCGGGCTCGAACCAGTCGGGGTACTCGGTTGGTAGCGTGTCGTCAATCGGTGGTAGGTCGTCGATCCAGCTGAGCTCGTCGCGCAGCCTGGGCATGAGCGGGCCGACGACGGGTCCGACGGCGGAGACGGTCTCGAGCGCAGCGGTCTCGTCGCTCACACGGGGCAAGTCTGGCAGCGGATAATAGTCCGGGAGTGCCTTGGGCCGCACCGCGTCCTGGCGCGTGAGCTTGGGAGGAGGCTGCACGTGTGAGGGGACGGCGCGCGCAATGACGGGCATGAACCACAGGAGTGGCACAAGCTGTGGGTAGAGAGGGGGCAGGGCGACATTAGGAACTGCGGGGTAGTACCGCATGGGGTCCATGTACTGGATAAGGGAGCGCGTCTGAGTGGCGGAGTTGAGGGGCATCTTTGTGCAACTGTGTATAAGTTAGAATTTTTTCAATTTTAATACATTAACTATAGATGAGTTCTCCATCCGACGACGTCGATCGCGTTGCTATTTACAAGAAGCTTGTCAGCATCAAGCCATTTTTCGAAGATGTGGAAAAAATCAAACGGCGCAAAGCCGCAGCCAAGGATGCCTACCCCACTGAGCGCAAGGCGACGCTGGTCCAGGGTGCGGGCGGCGCCTGGTTCGAACAAGTGGACGGAGTCGAGGGTGGCGGCACAAAGCCGCGCGGCCCCCGGTTTCTACTTTACTGATCGGAACCAGCTACGGTGGCCGATCGACCCGACGTAGCCCGGAAACCGGGAGAGTGCCGCATCGGTCCCCACGATGTTATCATAGGTGTAGTTTGTTGAGGGGCGATATCTGATAACTACAGTGGTAGACGACTCAATATATACGACTTCGATCACCTCGGCGCTGATCGAATTTAGCGCAAATCGTTCGCCCCCAAGAGCTTCCGGCAGCGACCGGTCGCCCGTTAGCGCGCACCGATCCCAGCGGTATGCATTAATATTATAATTCATGGTCCGGGTGTAGGCGCACGAATGTACACCCTGAGCATCTTCGGCTGCAATACCTGTGGCCCGCCGCACCAGCTCGTCCACCGCGAGATCGATGAGAGCGCGCACCGACATGGCGAGAATTTGTACAATTAAAAAAATCAAATTTGACATGTGTCTTAGATGAGGAGATCGGCAAGCGCGTCGAAGTCGCCATCGCGAAGCATGCACTTGCCCGTGTCCGTGATCGGCTCGGTGTAGTCGTCCTCATCGACATTGTCCGCGCGCTTGTTCTTCTTTTTTGGTTCGAGTTCATCCATCTTCATGGCGCGCAGTACCTCGATGGGGTCGAGCGCCTCCACGCTCTCGACCGCGATCGCGCTCGGGCCGTCACATTCATCATACTTGGCCTTCCAGTCCGTAGCTACCTCGCCGTCGGCCGCATCCTCGTCGTCCGACTGGTAGTCGTAGGTCTTGGTGAGGTCGACACGCTCCTCCTTCTCGGCCCGCATGAGGTCCTCCCACTCGCGTTCGACACGGTCGAGGAAGTCGTCCGGCGTCTCGTCCTCGAACACCATGCTGTAGTTCTTGACTCGCATCGCGCGCGCCGCGCCCTTGCTGAAAGGCACGTCGTCCTCGCGAATGTCGCTCGTGTCCATGACGCGGTAGCCTTTGATGAGGTTACTGCCGTAGACCGTAGTCTCGATAACGTCCTTCAGCGCCGAGTCGAGAATCTGTTTCGTGATATCCTGCTTGTAGTGTTTGACCTGACGAATGTTGTTGTCGTACCACGTACAGTAGGCTTGCACAACGTCCTCGATCGGGGTGCTCTGCTCCTGACTTGGGCTGATGAGCATGCGCTCCGTGATGAAGCGGTTGAGCGTGTCCTGGCGGTTTCGGAACGCGAGCGTGTCACGATCGATGGTGGGGTGAGGTACGTGCTCGACCTTGCCGCCGTGGTACTTCATGAGCTTCATGTGGAAGAACGTCATGATGCTGAGGTATGCCGAGCGCGTGGCCTCCTCGTACATGAACTTCTGATTGAAGCTGTGATCCGCAATACGGTGGCGCGGGTTCTCGGGGTCGAACTCGAGCTTGTCCTTGAAGATCATCTTCTGGTTGAGGTAGCGCAAGCGGCGCCAGGTCGCCTCCTCGTGCGTGAGCACAATGAAGTCGTGGTTCGAGAGCACGTAGTGGTAGCATCTGCTCTTGATGGTACGAGCCGCCTCGAAAAGGTCGCGCACACCCGGAATGATACCGCAACCCGTAATTCGCTTGATCATGGGCATGTAGAGCACGGCGCATGCCGGACCCTCCTCGTAGTATGCAGATCGCGCGGCCTCGAGCTTCATCATGAAGGGTTTGGGCGCCTCGGCGTTGTCCTCCTTGCTCTGCAGCAACATGGCAATGGGCAGCGTGGTGCAGTACATCTCGCCCATAGCCGCGGCGTGCAGTTCGAAACGGAACGACTTACCGTTCGAGCCCACTCCCGTAATGAGGAACACGATCTGGTCGCGATCGCGATTGTCGATCGAGGCCGCCATGGCACACATGAGGTACTCGAACGCGTCCGTCTCGTTATCGGGATGCATGCCTCGAAGGCCGCGCAGGAGCTTGCGCGTGAGCGGATCTTTGGGGTCGAACTGCTTGTATGGTGTCGAGGTGAACCGGCTGACCATGGTGGTGTTATAGCTCTTGATGAGCTTGGGCAAGCGACCGTCCCAGCTGAGCTGGAGCACACCATTACCCACACCGAGATCCATGTCGCCCTGGTCGAGACTTTCGATGAAGCCCGGCGTGTCGAACACGCTCTCGCACTGGTTGAGAATGCCCTTCTTGAACCCGTCGTTACGCAGTCCACGCGCGCTGCTCTTGAAGTTCTTGAGCACCTGCTGGTAGTAGTTCTTGAGCGCCTTCTCCTGCTCCGCGGGCAGCTTCTTGCTGATCGCCTCCACGACCTTATCCGAAGCGGTACGGAGTTTCTTGACAATGTACTGCGTCATCTTGGTCGTGAGAGCATCCATTTTGCGATGGAGGTACAGAGATAGTCCGTCCGGGGTGCCCACCTCGCACCACTTATACGCCTGACCGCGCTTGAGGTTGTCGTTGGGAAACCTGAACTCGAACCAGACGCGCTGCTTCTTGCCACGCATATCGGTCTTGTACTTGCCCTTGAGCATGAGCCAGACCACCTCGGCAAAGTCGGCGTGACCGAGCTTGCCCTCGGTGATGTCCTCGAACACGCGGCGGCTGAGCTCCTTGAAGCAGCTCTTGTCGTTGCAGTTCTTGAACTTCTCTGGGCTGTCCTTGCTCGCCCAGTGGGCCAGGCTCTGGTGGTCGAGCTGGTAGTCCGAGGTGAGGCAGTTCGCGATAATGTCTTCGAACTTCGAATCCTCGTACTTATGGCTCTTCTTGAAGAACCACTTCGCGAGCGGGATGTACTGCGGGTGCCCCTTGATCAGCGCGTAGATGGTCTTGAAGCGGAGCGTGTGGTTATTGTAGCGCTCGGGGCGGAGGCATTCGAGCACGCTCTTGAGGTAGGCCGCCTCGGGATCGTTGACCTGGAGATGGTTGAGCTCGTCCACGAGACTGCGACGCTCCTCATCCGTGTCGTGGCGAGTATTCTTCTTGAGCAGGTCGACTTCGGCGCTATACTCCTCCTTAGGCTTCCAGGCGAGCTTCTTGATGACGCGGCCGTCGAAGTTGCACGAGAGCTCGAGCGTGTGGTTGAGCTTGTGCTCGCTCAGTGCGAAGTGCTCATCCTTCTGGATGATACACGTGCCGTCCTCCTCAATGTGCCACTGGTAGACCGAGTTGAGCTTGTAGGCCTGACTGTCGATCTTGCAGTTGCCGTAGAGCAGCGGTGGCACGTGGCAGCAGGCCGTATCGAGGAAGCGCTCGGGGTCCTTGAACTCCTTGCCGAAGACCTTGGTCATGACCTTGAGTTCGAGCATGCGTCTGATGAGATATCGTTTCGCACTTCGCTTGAGACGGCCGTAGATGTAGATGTGGTAGCCATCCTTCCACTGGCCCTTTTTCTCGTCGTGCTTGAGCTGCGGCTTGGCCGTGACCGCGCTGTAGATTGTGGTCTCACCCGTGTGCGGCTCCTCGAGTTCGAAGCGGTCGAGCATGATTTGGCTGAGCTCGTGCTGGAGTCTCGAGTGGTGTCGGTCCTGCACGATACGTTCCTTCTCGTCCTGGTAGATGTCGAGGTCAATCATGATGCACGCCGCGGGGCGTTTGATCTTGGGGTCTTCGCCCGACTGTTGCTTCTCGCACCAGTGATCCTTGACACCCGCTTTGCGGGCGTTATCGATCAGACCAAAGAGCCGGAGCTCGTCGTCACGTTTCTCGAGCTTGACCTGGTGGAACTTGCCACCCTGCTGCCAGATATTCTTCTGCGGGTCGCCCTTCTCCGCGAGCAGGCGGTCGTTGCTCAGAAACTCTGCGAGCTGCTTGACCTGTGGCATGTTGTTCTTCACAATGTTGTCCTCGACATACTGGAGGATCTCATCGAGATCTTCATCGCAGACATTGAGGTCATCCTCATTCGAGTGATCAAGTTGTTCGTAGGGATTGACCATAGCGTAACTGTGTACAATAGAAGTGTTTAACTCATCCAACCTTTCAATTTTGGAAGCCGGCCCAGTCTTTAAGAGAATTACGAGTCCGGATAAATTTTTGAAGCCCTTCCGAGGCAAAAAATATGACCCCGAACTGCAAATTTGCAGTTAGCGTAGGTCTGGCAGGTCGGCGGAGGAGTTGTCCGGGTACCAGCCCATGTGGTAGTTGTGCCCCCCATTGGCCATCGGCTCGGTCATATCGGGCTTGAGTTCGACACCCGCAGCTGCCACCGGACTGAGGATCAACGATTGCATCGCAAGCGTGGCGGCATCCACACCATCATTGGTCAGCAGCTCAGGCGTGGTGGCGCGTGTGGGTGCCGCTGTGTCCACATCCTCGGCGGGCTCGAGCCAGATGGCAATCACCGAGATGTTGTCGCGCGAACCCGACTTGAGGGCCCGTTCGACCAGTGCGCGTGCACATGCCTCGGCCGTGCCGGCACTGCGCACCGTCTCGGCAACTTGGTCGTTCGTGAGCTTCTCGAACAGGCCGTCACATGCGACCACGACGCGTGTACGCGATGTGATCTGGTGAGCCTCGACATCGGGTAGCGCGGTGATGCGCTGTGCCGCCGCGGTCTTCTTGCCGTTCTGCTTGTAGCTGAAGTCACCCAGTGCACGACTCACGGCGCATGTGCCGTCGACACGTGCGCATGCGCCACGCCGACTGACCGTACCGCCCGCGGCACGGATGCGTCGCTCCTCCACCTCGTTATCGGGTTTGTGGTCGCGAGTAGCCTCCACTCCGTCGGGCGTGACGAGCAGTACACGGCTGTCACCGGCGTGCGCCGTGGTCACGCGCCATAGATCCGGTACCACGGCGTTTGAGTCGCGAAACGGTGTGATGACCACGGCCGCAACCGTGGTACCCGAATCGTCGGGGCTGTAGCTCCGGATGCCCTTGAGGTAGGTGCGGAGGTCGGCATCGGCCTCGAGGAAAGCACCATGTACGCGCGCGGGGCTGTCGTCGGGGAGTTTGGCGAGGTAGCCGTGGAGGTGGTCCGCGGCCCAGAGCGCCGCGCGCTTGCCGCCGTGGCCGTCGAATACCGCGGCGTAGTGTAGCGACGGCGCTGCCGCGCTTTCCGCGTTCAGGAGGATGCGGTGTGCATCCTCCATATCCCACCGGCCACCGATAGTGCTGGCGGTGGCGGCGGTGACGCGGTCGTGGGTCTGTGTAGTGGTATCGATATCACTCATGATGGGTAACTAACAACATAGGTTTCAATCTTTAAACCATTAACCATTAACCATATTTATCATAAAAAAAAATAACGCTAACTGGTGATCTTGTAGTAGTATCGCGCCGCGATGACACGTGAGATGTCGTCGTAGAGCATACCTACCGTGTCGCGGCAGCCTCGCACGTGCGCTGGGAACTTGCAGCGGAGGCGCGCGTCGAGGTCGCACTGTAGCACTGTTTCGATGAGAGCAAGTGCGTCGTGGTAGTATGCGTCGCGTTCAAACCATGCCCGGTACTCGGCGACGGTGTTGATGCGGTGTGGCGGTGTGGCGGGCGCCACGCGTGAGGATTGGCAGCCCATGGTGTTGTAGTGGGGAGAGAAATCAATTCTCATAAGGTGGCGGCGCATCGTACGCCGGGGGTCCATCAGGAGCGTCGGGTGCGCTGGGCTCGATGTCTTCAACAGCGTAAACACGCGGTCCCCCCTGAACGGTGTTCATGAGGTTTCGCAGTTCAGTGCTGTCTCGAATACAGGGTAGATCGATCACGATCGGGGCCACCTTCTCGGGCAGGAGGCTGAACATCGTGACGGGTACGTGCTGGAGTGCCGTGATGTCCGCAGCGGGTTTGTGCTTCACCATGAAGTGTTCGTTGCGTGTGAGCGCTGCGATCCGGTTGCGCTTGTCGACCGCCTCGATGTGGGTGCGCACAGTCTCACGCGCCCGCTGTACGGTCTGCTGCATGGGTCGCATATCGAGCTCGCTCAGCTCGCGCCGAAAGGCCGCGACTTCGATCTGCAGCTCGGCGCGTTTCTTATAGTAGCCGGGGATGTGCTCCTCGATCATCACTTGGTGCGCCAGGATGCTCTCCTCGAGAGCATGCTTGCGGATCCCGATATGACCGAGCTCGGCCTGGGCCGCCTCGAACTCGGGTTCGATAGCGCACATGGCGTCGCGGGCCTCTTTAGCGCGTTCATTAACTTTGCGGAAGCGAATCACAACGAGGCGGTTACAGATTTCGTGAGTCGCATCCGCGGTGTCGTTAATGCTGGCGCGTACCTGCGTGATCACCCAGTCCAATATGACGGGCGTAACCCGAATGGCGGGTTCGAGACGCGCTCGAACGATCGCCTCGACCTCACTGCGACGCTGCGCCTGGTAGGTCACGCGCTGCTCCTCCCGACGGTCGTTGTAGAGTTCGATGCCGCGACTGTAGGTCTCGGGGTCGACGCATGCCGGCAGCTTCACCTCCTTCACCTCCTTCACCTCCTTCACTTTCTTCACCTCCTGTTTCGACTTGGTGTTTCCCATGTTGAGCAGTTAGTAAATAGCGTAAAATAATTCAAATTTTGGATTTTGAGTAGGCTGCAAAAAATACAGCTCGATACCCACTATTCGGAGGTAACAATTTATTCTTGATAGGGCGGGGGGAGCGCCACTCCGTACTCAGCCGAGACGAGCTCGATTAACGGCGCGGGCACGTCCCGGAATACCGAAATGCTCGCAACCGGGGTGTGCTTGTCCGTGAACGCTTCGTGCCGCGTAAGCCGGGCCAGGCCGTTATGCTGCTTGATCTCGAGACAGTACGTCTCAACCGCATTGCGTGCGCGCTTCACGACCGCCGCATCTGCGGTCGAGATAAGTGCCTGCGCGGCCGCGTGCATCTCATGTACGGCCATGTCGATTTTTATGAGTGCCATGTCGATCTTACTTTCTATGTGGCAATTGAAGATTTCGTTCACCTCTTTGTTCGAGACCGATGCCCCGAGCTGTTCGACTACCCAGTCGATAAATTCTGCGGGGACGTTGTGCTCGACGCGGTTCGCGATCAGCGCGGCCACCTTGTCGCGAATGTTCTTTTCTCTGGAAGGATGGCTGCCCATGGTGTGTTTTTGTCGTGTGAGGGGGGATATGATTAGCGTGTAATAATTCAAATTTTGAATTAGAATAACGATAAGACAATAGATCATGCCGCCTAAACGCAAAGATGACGACTACCAGAGTGACGAGGAGCGCCTCGACGACCAGAGTGACGAGGAGGAGGTCGAGGATCCCGACTACCAGGAGGAACACCACGCCGAAGCCGATGTCAAGAAGCGTCGCGGCGATGATGACGAGGAGGAAGAGGCCAAGAGCGATGACGATGCGGAGAAAGATGACGACGACGAGCCTATCGAGGTCGACATTGATTTCGGCGCGGGCGACGAGGAGGAGGGTCAGGGCGGTGAGGAGATCGAGCCGCCACGACCCGAAATCACAAAAAATCGCAAAGTGGTCGCGCCCGAGCTCCGCGAGACTTCTGAACGCATGAGCCTGTTCGAGGTGAGCCGCGTGATCGGAGACCGCGCACGCCACATCGACAACAAGGCGCGCCCCAACGTCGACACGACCAACTGCACGAGCTCGCTCGAGATCGCCTACATGGAACTGATGCAACGCAAGATCCCGTTCGCAGTCATTCGCAAAGTGGGTCAGGGCTGGGTCGAGGTCTGGCGCTGCAAGGAGATGGTGATCCCGAAGCTGCCGCCCATCGAGTACTTCATGACCAAGATCCATTAACCTTCATGCTCGTGCTGCGCACTCGCTTGTCGTCGGCTTCGCCTCCGCCAAACATTATTTTTTATACTCTGCGGGAAGGACAAAAAATAATGTTTGGCGGAGGCGAAGCCGACGACACGCATGAAGTTTAGGCCTGGAGCATGAGACCCTTCGGGGGACCACTCGCACGGCGCGTCGCGACGGGGTCGTGGTAGAGCGAGTGGGGATCGACCCCGGCATCGTAGCCGTCGTAGCGCACGCGACCGTCACGATCGCGGAACGAGCGGTGACCACACATGCACATGTTAAACACCTCTCCGTAGAGCCGGACACCGGACGCGAAGAAGCCCCTGCAGTCACCGACATAGGACTGCGGCTCGCGGTGGAGCCATGCGACCTTGACGGTGAGGGGAGGCACTTCAGTGACGAGCGGCCGCGGCTCGCCGTTGTCCTGGATCACCGTGATGGTCTCGTAGGGCTGAGGCGCGCGGTGGAGCCAGTTCGCGAGTTGGAACAGGGGGGCCTGGTACGGCACCATGTCGGTGTCGCGCGATCGAATCGTACGCAACCACATGTCCATGTCCAGGGGACGCTCCTCCTTGGGGGGCGCCGGTACATATTCGACGTAGCCCATCTTCACGAGATCAGGGATGGTGGAACGTCCTGTCACGATCTTGCCTGTCCACCAGTACATGCGCTGTGGTGCCGGCTCGGGATTGGCCAGCACCAAGGCCGCGAGCTCGTTCATGTAGCGCAAGCTCGCGGCCGAGAGCTCCCCCGTGTAGAGCTGTCGCCAGATGTCGGCGATGGTGCCAGACATGAGCAGCGCGCCCAGGTTGCCCATCCGGCCGCAGCTGCAGCTGACGCGGGGGTGGTGCGCGATACCCATCGTGCAGATGCGCCACGAGCCGCGCGGCTCGCCGTTGTCCTGTATCACGGCGATGGTGGCGTAGGGTTGAGGTGTGCGCGTCATGGCGTGGGGACTGTATTAGGGGATAAAAAAATCAATTGTGACGGGTACCCGTCACAATTGTGGCGCCTGTCCGAATAGTTTTTGCATTCGTGAACGGCGGTGTAGCGCCTCGAGCAGGCGTCGTTGTTCACTCGCGCTAGCGTAGTCATATCGAGTGTAAAATTGCGTCCACTCGGTGCGGCACTGGTCTGCTTGGACCAGAACCACCCCCATGGGGACGACAACGAATAGTACGGCAGCGATAATAAAATACATCTGGATGGGCGAGGGATTGTAACTAACATAAAAAAAATCAATTGTGACAAGTACACGCGTTACTTAGCTGTAGCAGCCGCGGCGGCATGTCATGCTGTTGCAGGCCATCGTGCAACATGCGCAGGTGCAACGCGGTGTCCAGCCCTTGTAGTCCTGCGCCTCGGCCCACGCCCAGGCGTGGCCTTGCCAGTCCTTGTAGTCGCAGACGGGCCAGCCCCGGTCGAGCCGCTCCCAGACCTCCTGACGCGTGGCCTCATTCTCCGCCGCCTCGCGCCGCTTGGCCGCATCGTGTTCACGCGCCCACTCGGCTTCACGAAGCGCACGTGCGGGCGCATCACGTTGCCAGGCCGCCTCATACGCGCGTATACGTGCCGCTTCACGCGCCTCCGCATCCGCCCTAGCACGCACCGCTTTCTCAGCAGCTTCACGCGCGCGAATGACCTTGCGAATGTCGGGCTGTTTTGCCGGTTCCACTGGCTCGACCGGCATCTCGCGCACCGCGATGCGGAACTGCTTGGTGCGCTTGACGTAGTTCGACATGGATCTGTAATAGCTTAAAAAAAATCAAAAATAAAGAAAGTACCCGGCCGTTTTTGTTTTTTTCTTCCGCTCACGCGTACTGGCGAACGAGCACTGCCTCGGGCAGTACGGTGAGTTGCGACATGGCCTCGGATGGATCATCCGAGCAACTCGGGTTGATATTGTCATCCGGGCAGCAGTCGGCGCACATGAATCGCTGGCACCGAGGATCTCCGCATTCGCACTCGATCACGGCGTCGGGGCAGAACAAGTGCTTACACACCGCGCACTCGACATGACAATCGGCGCACACGGGGTGATTGCAACCGCTCGTGCAGACGCCCTCGTTTTCTCCGCACATCATACAAGTCATGACGCGATAACGCTAGCCAGGGAGGAAGTACCAAGAGATAAAAAAATCAATTTTGCCATGTAAAACACAGCTGTGTTTTACTGGGGAAAGTTGGGTGCGGCCTGGGGGTCGCTCGGGTTGCGGTAGAGACCCGCCGCGACCTTCTCCGCGAGCTCCGGAGGCAGTGGCGTCGCAGCAACGAGAGCGTCGCGTGCCTGGAGGCGACGCCATGCGCGTGCGGCGCGTTGGCATTCGGGGCAGGCCGCGGCCACGGGCCAGCAATTGACACCGTCTGCCGGCGCGTCGGGACGTGCGTTCTGGGTCATCGAGGCGCGAGCGAACACGGCACCGCAAGCTTCGCAGCGGCAACCGCAATTGCGGCAAGGGCCGCCGGTGTGCTCGGCGCAGCTCGATGTCATCTTGGGGCAACCCGGACATTTCGACTCGTGTTCACCCACGACGAGACCGTCGCACCCCGTGCAGGTACAGCTGATGTGGCACGAGCGGCATAGCGGGCGCGAATTACCCCGGTCGCAACGCTTGCAGATGTAGACGAGACAGATGCAGCACTCCGTCACGTTGATGGGACACATCTTCATGTTGCAGTCGAGACAGCTGATCCGGCACAAGCGACAAATCCAGTGCAGCTCGTCTTCGCACGAACAGCGCCGGCACATGTCTCTCGCCTCCGCGCACACATCGCACGCGGGCCTGGTAGGTATGCGAGCGGTCGAGAAACCGCTATAGGTTGCCTCATCGTTCTCGAAGAAGTCGAGACGCGATCGCCCGCTATAGACTGCGGCCGGAGCCTCGAAGAAGTTGGAACGTGACATCGTTAGGGCGGGCGGGCGGGTCCGCTTCATACTATACCTCGCCAATATTCAATTTTTATACAGTGACATTCTTCAACTTCATGCCATGACCTTGCTCCAGGTCGTCTTGCTCTGGGGGACGAGAGTGACCACGCCGTCGAGCACGTCGATCTGTTGACCATTGATAGTCCAAATACCACCCTGCGTCGGCGTAGTGTAACTCCAATTGGCATTATTGCGCGAGCCCGAATCGATGATAGTCACGAAACCGTTGCCGTTGTTCGCGAGTGCGCGGTCCTGCTGAACACCGCGCGCCCAGGTAACGGGCGCGCCCGAGGCACGAATAATTGGGTTCAGCGTGTCCTGGTACCAGAGCTGCTGCGGGTCGGCGGCATCGAGGGGCACGACCTGCACGCTGGCGCGGTCGGCGTTGCTCGACCACCGCATGACCTGGCCGTACTGGTTCTGGATGTAAAATGTCGGCGTCTTGGCCGTCCCCGAAGCGATGGGGTTGCGGCCCAGGAAGTAATCGAACCAGTTCGCGGTCGACTTCGCGCGGAGGTAGTCCGCAACCACGGGCGCGGGACAGCTCTGGGGTAGTGCGCGCAGCCAGGGGCCGACGAAGTTATCCGCGATCTGCTGTTTGCCCGAGTCGTTGTAGTAGGGCATGCTGTAGCCATTATCCTTGACCTGCGAGTTCAAGTTGAGAATGGTGTCGCGGCACTGCGTATTCTCGCACCAGCGCTTGTAGTCCGCGCTAGCGGGAACCCACGCATCCATGTCGCCACACTGGCTAACCGTGAGGTTGGCCGCCGAACAGTAATTATTGACCTGGCTAGCATAGTTGGCCGTCTTCTCGATCCAGTTTCCACCCTGCGTATTGACGGTGTTGAGCTTGGTATTGCGGTCGTAACGCCAGATCGGGCACTGCGCATCGGCGCGGCACTGGTCGTAGATTGCCCCCGTCTTGATCTGGGTCGCGACCTCGGGCTTGCACGTCTGATCGACCTCCTTGAAGATGGGGCAGATCCGGCTCACGAGCTGTGCTTTGCCGTACTCGTTGACGCCCTGGCTCACCTGCCAGTTGTAGTCGTTGTAGGCGTTGTTGAGCTTCTGCTTGGTCGTGGTGCACTGGATCTCCTTGCAGTAGGGGTCCCACCAGCGGCTCTTGGTCTTGAGCGCGGCTGACACGGTGGGGTTGGCCTGGTCCAAGCCGAACCATGCCGGGCAGACCGTGCGCTGCAGAGTCTGGTACATGCCGTCCTGAGTCATACCCTGACTCATGCTCCAGTTAAGGTCGTTCTCGGCTCGCAGAACCGCGAGCCGCTGTTGAAGCGTAGCCGTGCCCTGGCTGCACCAGTCTGTCCAGAGGTAGTGTTTCTTGAGGTCTTCGATCGCACCGGGCTTGCAAGGCGTAACGCGGACGGCGGACTCGAACGCGGGACATACTTGGTTGATCAGTCCTTGGAGCTGGCCGTCTTCGTTGGTGCCCTGGCTCTTGGTCCACTCCCAGTCCTTGATCTTGTTCCGGACGTTCTGAATGCTTTGGGTACAGGTATCGTACTGGCAGTAATCGGTCCAATAGGGGCTATTGGTGATGCTGTCCAGCGTGCCCTGGTCGGTACAGGTCTGCTTCACGGCGGAGAAGATGGGGCATAGATGACCGAGGACGAGTTGCGTGACACCGTCCTCGGTCACGCCCTGGCTGCGTTGCCAGTCGATATCGGTGATCTTGTTGAGCATGTTGGCCTTCTGCGTGAGGCAGGCCGTGCCGATGGCGCAATGGGGGTCGGTCGCGGGGTAGCTCTTGATCGCTTTAGCTCCGTTGAGCTGAACGGCCGACCCGTCAGCCGTTCTAGGTTGTGCGGCCACCGCACGGTCACGCGCGGGACAGACCTTGCCGATGAGCATCTGGTACTGACCCGACTGGTTGGCGCCCTGACTCATGCTCCAGTCGTAGTCCTTGTTCGCATTGAACTGGTCGTTCTGTGCACGTGCGTACGTGGGGTACTGGCAGTACTGTTGCCAGATCGGGTCCTGACGCACCTCGTCTGCAACTCGCGGACATGCCGCGATCATAGCGTCCGCCGCGGGGCAGTAGCGGTTGCTCGCGGTCTGCCACTTGCCGTCATCGTCGTACCGCGGCGTCTCGTAGGCCCAGGCGTCTTTAGCGCGCTGCCATCCCAGACGCGCCTGGAGGCAGGCGTCCGAGTCCTGGCACCACTTGCCCCAGCGCCAGTCCGCCTCGACAGCCTCGCGTGAACCCGGCTTATCGCAATTCTCGTGCACGTCGCGCATCGCGGGGCAGACGTCACGAATGAGCCCCTGGAGCTGGCCATCGGCATTGGTACCCTGACTCGTGGTCCAATCCCAGTTCTTGACGGCGCTGTAGAGCGTGTACTCGCGTTTGGTACAATCCTCATAACGGCAGTACTTGTCGTATAGCTGGGCCGCGCGATCGCCCTGGGGCTCGGTCCAATTTTTGCAACCCGCCTTCTGCGCTCGGAATGCGGGGCATACCGTGTTGATCGCCATTTGGAACTGGCCGTCCTCGTTCACGCCCTGACTCACACCCCAGTCGAAATCCGCGATGGTGTCGTTGAGCTGCGAGGTGGGTACGAGACAGGGCGCGTCGGCGCAGTATTTGCCCCACATCTGCGACTGCTCGATCTTGGCGGCGCGGTCCGGAGGACACACGTCATGTGCAGCTGTGAACGCGGGACAAACATCGCGAATGAGCGTCTGGAACTGACCCGACTGGTTCATACCCTCACCCACCTCGTAGTAGAAATCCGTCTGCTCGTCCTCGGCCTTCTGTTCCGCCGCGGCGCACTCCGGGAACTCGCAATACTTTTGGTAGTAGGGGTTGCTACGGATCTGGGCCTTGTACGCCTCGTCCTTGCAGCCTCCCAGGACGGCCGACCATGCCGGGCAGAGCTTCGAGCTAGCCTGCTGCCAGAGACCGTTGCTTGTGACGCGCTGTTCCACACTCCAGTAGAAGTCCTGCTCGGCACGCTGCGCCGTCTGTCGCAGCGGTAGACACGCGGCGTCGCTGCAGTAGTCCTTCCAGTATGGGCTGTTGGTGACGCGGCTCTTGTCTACACATTGCGGTTCGTCCATCACGGCCTGCATTGCAGGACAGACATCGCGAATCAGAAGCTGAATTTTGCCATCCTCGTTCATACCCTGACTCATGACCCAGTCAAGGTCTTTGGTCGTACTCGCGAGCTGGCGCGTCTTTTTGACGCATTCGGGGTTGGCGCAGTACTGCTGCCAGTAGGGATTGCGCTTCACGTGATCGACACGGGCGGGGTCCTTCGCGAAGTCGATCACGTCCTTGGCTGCGGGGCAGACCGACCGCTCCGTAATCTGGAACTGACCGTCCTCGTTCACACCCTGGCTTACCTGCCATTCAAAATCGCGCGCGGCGTCCTGATAGGTGAGCCATGCCTTGGTGCCCGGCATGTCGGTACACCAATCCTGGTAGAGTGGGTCGCGCGAGTAGAAGTCATAGCCACATCGATCCATGTCGGGTCCGATTTTGCAATACTTTTCGATAGTGGGGATCATGTTGGTACCGGGTCGGTCCATGGTACGTACGGGCTCCTGAGCCTCGTACCAAGTGTTGGGTACGACGGGGCAGTCCGCACCGCGTTTGCAGAGCTGGAAGTAGGGGTCGGGAGCGTAACGCTCCGCAATGCGCTCGGGTGTGCATTCGCGTTCGATCTGCTCAACCAGGGGACACATCCGGGTCGCAACCCAATTGTTTGTGGTGCGGCTGTCCGCACCCACGCTGTGGAGGTCCTCGAGCCCCTTCTGCGCGTCGAGCCACGCGAGATCGAGCTTGGTGCAACCCGGCGTCTTGCAGAGCGCCTTCCAATAACCGTCCTGCTGGAGGTCGGGGAACTGGCTCTTCTGGGCGCAGCCCGCTGAGATAAGGGGCTCGGCGAGACCGCACATCTCGTCGATCAGCCCTTGGTGCTGTGTACCGAGGCCCTTGCCCCAGAACGGCACGATTTTGTCCTGCGCCGTGCGGTACTTTGCGAGTCCACTGCTGCACGCGGCGGGGCACCACTGCCGGTAGACCGCGTCCTGGAGCAGTGGGTTGCGCTCTCCCAACATGCAAAATTCTTCGTTAAGTTCGTAGTCCTGCGGTTGGAGATCTCGCATGGTAATGAATTTTGACGATAGTTCCTCATATCGCAACCGGTCGATCTCGTTATAGAGACGGTGTGCACCGGGCACATCAACAACTACGCTGGGATCCGTAAACTCCACGGGTTCGGGTTCTGGAGGTGCCAGCGGGGGCGCCTGGGCGACTTCGGGTGGGACGGGAGCGGGCTCGGCCAGTCGAGTACCGACCTGGTAGACCACATAGGACGTCTGTAGTGCAATAAGGGCATAGACTATGACCAGCCCAAGCATTGATATATTATCCCCGAGATATTTTTCCTCCATTAAAGTTGAAATTTTTATTCCTAGTACTCATCTCCAGCATTCTGCGGGATAATTACCACTTTCTAACTATGGAGTACAAGACGGAATCGCCGGAGCGGGCCAAGGCCACGGACTGGATCGTGGCACATCCCACGGTCAAGCGCTATATCAAACGCCTCGAGAACTCCATGCGTCTGGTCTATAACATCTTCGGAGTTTGGCGTGTACTCGATCAGCGCGCGATACGAGTCGAGCTCGAACCGACGGCGGTCGAGGTCATCAAGAACAAAGTCGGCAACCTCATCGAGAAGCCGCGCCGCATCGCACCCGAGGACGCGGTTATTGATCTCACCTACGACCCGTGGGACGTGATCCTCATGACTGCGGCCTGGCGCCTCGCCGGTCTCACCTGCCGACGAGTGATGGAGCTCGCGACGCGCGTCTTCGTCATTCCGCTGCACATCAACCCGAAAAACGGATTTTGCGAGGTCTGGACCCAGCTCGACCTGCGCTACGATAAGTGGAAGAGCGGCACCCACGGCGCCATCCAGCTTATCGAGGACAACCCGCGCGTCAAGGACGAGAGCGGTGTGCGAAGCATCTTCGACGAGACGGGTCGTGTCCGACTGCGCGACCTCGTTGGTCGTCACACCTACAATCCGCGAACGCGCAGCTGGGTTGTACACACCGAACCAGAGTTCTCGTTCACTGGAGGTTCGCGTGAAGAAATCGTCACGGGCTCGCTCGAGACGCTCGAATTCGCCGCTCAGCGGGAGTTCTATCAGGAGACGCTCGTCGATATCAATCTCTCGACCGACTTCCAGCATGTGAGCAAGACGCTCGCGAAGGGTGACGTGGCGCTCGAACAGCGCGAGCTGGTCGAGACGTACTGCAATTCGAACGCGCGCGGCGTCATGTTCCCCCTGAGCGCGGACCACATCGCGAACTCGATTGCTCGCGAGAGCGAGCTCGAGATCGCCCAGCTCGAGGGTCGGGCCGCTCGCGAGATAGCGGTGCCTCCACCCACGATCGTCGCGATCATGGGGATGCTCACCGACGAGGCGTATCTCCGACTGAACGCGGTGCGTGGTCCGCGATACGTGACTTGGCTTACCGAAGCCGAGTACTACAAGCACCTCGGTGACGACGAGAAGGCCGCGTGGAACCGTACGCGCCGGCGCTTCAAGATGCGTGACTGCGACCGCATGTTCCACATTGACAACGGCCTGGTGGTGGATGGCGACGGCCGGCGCGTGGCCGTGCTCGAGGAGCAATCGCACGCCGACTGGACCTACGTCCATACGATTTCGAGTACCGCGGTTCGAAATCTGCGCGTCAAGATGTTTGACGACACGCCAGCATGCCATCTGCGCCGCCCGCTACTCGAGTTCTTCCGGGTGCTGCACCAGAACATCCTGAAGTACAAGATCTACTAAATCAGAACAAATAGTAAAAAAATAACAACACGCGAGGGTCTCCTCGCCATTTTTTTTTGTTTAGAGCCCTTCATAGAAGGTAAACGGCTCCAATTTGAACTGAGTACCCACGTGACATGCATTGAGCTCCATGAGAAATTGTTTGGAGCTCCACGACGAGTAAATAGCGTAGATGTTCGCGTCATCTTTGCAGTTCGGGCACTCGTAGATACCGATTTGGTGATTCACGATTGCGCGGCTGCCACAGCGGCAGACGTAGACCTCGAAATCGTCCGAGTCCGTGAAGAACTTTTCCGAGAAGAATCGGGCGCAGCCGTGCGCGAGCAGCACGTCGCGCTGGAGCTCCGAAATTCGGAGGCCGCCCTGGTTAGCTTTCCCATCCAGGGGCTGTCTGGTCATGATGTCGGTGGGACCCACGTCGATGCTGTAGACCGACTTGGCTACGAACTTTTGCAATCGCTGGTAGTACACCGGACCCGTGAAGATCAAGCTGTCGATCCAGCAGCCCGTGAGACCGCAGTAGAGGCGTTCACGTCCGAAGTGGTCGAGGCCCATGGCTTTCATCTCCTTGATGACATCATCGGGCTCGATGGTACGGAACATGGTGCCGTCGCACATAATCCCGCGTTGCGCGCAGATCTTGCCGAGACCGCACTCGTAGAGCTGTCCGATGGTCATACGCTTGGGGAAGGAGTGCGGGTTCATGATGATGTCGGGGATGATGCCCGACTCCGTGAATGGCATGTCGCTCTGCGGCATCATGAGCGCTGCGACACCCTTCTGTCCCGAACGCGCACTGAACTTGTCTCCCACAATGATGGGCTTGGTCGAGCGGTAGGCGATCTTGCAGAACATCGTGGCCTCGTCGTCCTTGGCGATGATGACGTTGTGCACGATACTGGGGAACTCCATCTTGTAGACCAGCGATTGGTCCTGGTAGTCGACCTTCTTCTCCTCCGCGATATTCTTGGGCAGGCGCTTGATCTTACCCACCACGACGTCGCGGTTGCGCACCACGGTACCGATAGGCACGATGCCGTTCTTGCCGAGCTTGCCGTAGTTGGCGTAGTTCTTAATGCCAGTGGTCCGGCTGACGTCGGGATTGGCGAACTGTTCGTTCTTCTCGAGCTCGACCTTGTCGTAGGTAAACCACGAGCCGTTGTACTTGAGACGCTCCGAGGTCGCCTTGTTCCAGACGAGCGAATCCTCCTCGTTGAAGCCCGAGTAGCAGAGCACGGCCACGGTGCACATCGCGCCGTTAGGTGGGATGTAGTCATTGATGCGCGTGTAGACGAGCGGCTGCTCGACCTGGTACTGGAGGAAGGTGTCCTTGTCGATACGGTAGGCCCAGTTGTAGGCGTAGTAGCCACCGGTCTGTCGCGTCTGCGAAGTCTGGAAGGTATTACGTGTGGTCTGGTTGAAGTTGCTGAAGGGACCGGTGAGCGCGGCGATACCCATGAGCGCCTCGGGCACGTCGACATGCGTGAATTGGCGTAGCGGGTTCGACTTTTCTCCGCGGAGGTGGATGACGTCGGCCGCGATATCGAGCCGCACCTGCTCCTGCGGCGTGACGTACTCCACCACACCCAGCTTCTGGAGATCGCGCATCGTGAGCTTGCCCGCCTTGAGGTCGCGAAAGAGTTCGGGCGTGAGCGCGTGCCCCTGTGCGAACTTGTCCGTCGCGGCGGGTCCTGCCAACCCAAGTTGCTTCCAGTCGCGCATGTTGTTGTAGACGATCATCACGGGTCGGCAGGGTCGGCCGTAGTCGACCCAGAAGTAGACCTCGTTCATGACCTCGTCCCATTCGATCGTGGTCTTCTCGTCGATTTTGAGCTCGCGCCGCTGGTTGGTGTAGTACTGGATCAACACCGAGCTGTCGTGCGCGCATGCGATCCAGTCACCGTTGACGAAGACCTTGCTCATCTTGGGCACGTTATAGTTCGAGACCTCCGCGAGCGGTAGACAGTGCACACGGTCCTCGAGGATCTTCTGCTTCAGGAGTTCACTGTCGCTGTAGCTGCAGATGCTGGCCGAAATACCGAGCTGTTTGTGCAGACCGACCTTCTCACCTCCCTCGGCCGACTGGATGTAGCAGATGAAGCCGTGAAAACTGGGATGGGGCATACGCATCTCCTTAGCGCGGTCGCTACCCTTGCTCGAGTCGCCGCCCGGACTGATGACCATGCGGATCGTCGAGTAGATCTTGGTGTAGTTCTTACGATCCAGGAGCTGTGAACTCAGGCGGTTGATCACGGTGCGGTAGCGGTTCACCTTGAGGGTGGTCTGCGTGGCCGAGGTGATACTCTGCATGAGCAGGCGCTCGAAGTCCGCGCCGTTCACGCTGATCTGGAAGGTCTGCTGCAGATTGACCGAGGTGAAGCTCATGGCCTTGAAGTCCTTGATGAACTGCTTGCGCACCTGGTTGACGATACTCGCGTTGAAGTGCGTCTTGAACGCCTTACCGAGCGAGATACCCACGGTGTGCACACGTTTGGTCTGGTAACCATCACGATCGGTCGGCTGGAGCAGACCCATCTTGACATAGAGCATGCGGTTGATGAAATGTCCCAGGAAGCGGAGCTTGGTGCTTCGTGCCGCCTCGTCGAGACCGATATGCGGCAGCAGGTCCTCGTCGAAGTGGAAGAGCAGCTTGGTCACGGCCTGCTGGATGTGCTCGTCCTTGGCCATGTCGAGGTCCTTGAACACCTCCTTGCCCATCTGGCGCACCAGGAAGCGGAGAACGTCGACCTGGCCGTGCGTGCCCAGAGAATTGCCGAACTTGTGGCTCTTCATGTCGTAGCTCGCGTTCATGCCGTCCTCGACCAGTCCCGACATCTTGCGGAACAGAATCTCCTGGTCGGTATTGCCCTGCGGCATGCGGTCGCGGGGGTCGAGCTGAGAAGATGCACCATCTTTTTTGTCCTCCGTGAATGCCGAGTCGGGATAACCCGTGTGACGGTAGAGCACTGCATCCATCATCTCCTTGTCGGTGTACCAGCCGAGCGCACGGAAGATGAGGAAGAACGGGAACTGAATGTTGCGCAAGTTCTGCGTCACGATCTCGATAGTAAGGCTTCCGTTGTTCATCAAGCGAAGGATGACCTGCTTCGAGTTCTGGTAAGTATCACCCGGCTTCGAGATGAACTCTAGGCGCATAACTTCGTTGCGCCAGTAGTTCATGAAGATGCGCGGCTGGTTGAATGCGATGTTCTCGACGTTGTCAATCACCCACTCCTTACCGTTCTTGAGGAAGTAGGCGCGTGCATCACGCGTGTCCTCGTGCCACTGCGTGAGCGCCTCGGCACTCTTGTTGTAAGTGTTGCAGAGGTTGCTGCCCACCATCGTGGGGATGTTTGCGAGTCGGAAGTTCGGGACCGTGACCAGGGGGCGCGCCGTCTCGGTACCGTCGTGGTTGATGGCCCATGCCTGGATCTTGGCGTCCACAAAGAGGTGGCTCGAGTAGGTTCGGTCCTCGATGTGTGCCTGGATGGGAGTGAGCACTTTTTCCTTGCCAGAGCAGTAGCCCGCCGTGACCGGCGTCTTGAGGCGAATGTTCTCGAATGTGACCTTGAAACGGATCTTCTTGACCGCGCGATCTTGCGGCGTCTTGTCGCGCACGTTATCCATGACGTGGTCGATGTCGAAGACCTTGGTCATGATCTGCCCGATTCCTACATCGTAGAAGTCGTTGATACTCTGGATAGAGTGGCTCGAGAACTTGTTCTCCAAGATTTCCTGGTGGATAACCGCCCAGGTATCGTCTGGCGTGAGATCGGTGTTGAGCTTGACTTTAGCAGGCATGGGTATAAGCTCTGTTATATGTTTCAATTTTCTAACTAAAAAAGAAATCAATGGGGACGCACAATGCAGCCCGGGCAGCTCGCCAGTTCTGCACGGGTGATTTTGGCACCTGCATGCAGAGCGCATTTATGCGTGCTGAACTTGAGCTTCTGGTTGGGGTCGTGAGTGTGGACCGCTCGATCGTGTGCACGTTTGTTCAGGCAGAACACGCCGCACTGGGAGCACCAGTGTTGCTTGGTCTGGTGCTCCTCATCGTCCTTGACGTAGTGTCCACACGCACCGCACGCGTGGAGATCGGGATGTGACACCGCCATATGCTTGTTGATGCTGCATGTCGGCCTCTTGCACTTGGGGCAGCGCATAGTCCGGTGTGCCGCCAGGGTCTCGGTGCTGAACCCCGTGGCCCCGCAATCCCGGCAGGTCTGGTGGAACGCCATCAGGTGGATGACGACGCTCCACCGTGCGATATCAAGTCCACAAATATTGCACGTCGTTCGCGACATGGCTGCTTGTTTAGCACATATTTAAAATCAATTTTAATCGGTCAAGAAAAGCCAGGATTCGCGTTGCCGAAATTCACCCCTGCTGAACCATGCGCCGTTCTTGAATTCCTGTGCGCATCTACTCTTTTTTGTTCTCTTTTTTCTTCTCTTTTTTCTTCCCGTTCGAGGGGGTCGAGCATGATCTGGAAGCCCGCACGCTGTAGCGCGGCAATGAGCCGGTGGAAGCTCTCTATGTCGTAGATCGTGAAGTCATCGCACCGTTTGAGGAACGCACGGTCGTACTTTGCGAGCTTGTGAAATGTGACCTGTGTCATGTGGACCTCCTCCACCTCGTACATCGGGCCGTGGCAGTATGCCGGGTCGATCCAGCTGTAAAATTCCAAAGTGCTTCCGGTGTCGCTACGCATCCACATCGTGCCGAGTGTGGCTTCCAGGGGAAGATCGGGCGGATCCGAATGGCCATTCGGACGCCATGGCTGGAGCGCCGCAATGCGCTGCTCGACCGCATGTTTCTGCTGCTCGATGTTGCATAGTAGTTCTGCGACAGTTGTCATTTTATAATAGATATGTATCGTTATACAGTTAGATCTTTATCGCAAAATGACAGACATTGCAGGTCGGTTTGTTTCTCAGGTGCGTCAGTACGACAACTTAGTTATGCAGCAGGCTCAACAAGTTGTTGACGAAACTCCTGAACTCCACAAACACCGTCGCACCGTACTCAGCAATCCCGAGATTGCGGAAGTTATTGCGCGGTGGACTCGGGATGATATGCGGGGTCTAGACGTTATCAAACGTCTCTGGTTGACATGGTACAAGCAGTGCTACTGTAACCTTTACGAGACGCTCTACCGTATCACACATCAACCCATGGACTGCGATGCGTAATCTCGAAAATTGAAATTTATTTCAATATAACACACCTCCATACCTCCAAGCTTTATCGCGTCCTCTTTCCATCATGTCGATCCGTCCCAACGCTCCCGGAATCATGCAGTGCACAACTTCGCTCACGCCCACGGCGCTTCTCGCCCAACTCCGCGAGCACATCAGCACGGTGCAGGTGATCAGCGACAAGGGAAAGGTCGTGAATAAGGATGGCCGACCTGCAACCGAGGTCCGCTACGACCGTGACTCGATCCAGGTCGTGAGCGATGACGAGCTCCGAATCAACATCACCTGGGAGAACCAGTTCGGGTATACCGTCTACACCATGACGTGCAACATGCGTGCACGCGACCCCTGCCCAAAGACGGTAAAGGACCGCAACGGAAAGGACGTGATCGAGAAGTTCTTCAGCATGGCGGGCTACAACACCGTGGTCCCGGACGTCGGTAGCGTGATCCAAACCGTCACCGACTGCCGAGATCGCATTCAGAAGGAGGTCGACCGTCTCAAGGAGGAGGCGCGTGCCTCCGGTAAGCTCCGCCCCGCACCCAAGAAGTTCGTGCCTCGTGCCCAGCTGCCACGTAAGTAAGCCGGGGACCGCCCACCACTATTTTTTGAACTAAAAATTGAATTAGAGCTGACAGATATACCTGTCATACAATGTCTCAACCGCTTGATCTTCTCACTGGACCGCTGCTCATCATGCCGCAAACGGGCACAACTCTCGTCACCGGTCCCCCGACCGAGATCGACCTGATCGACTCCATGCCGGTACGTAACATACCGCTCTACGACGGTCTGGGTTTCGTTGAACTCGTCGACATGATGCCGCGCCGGGTGCCTGCAGGCCACACCGCCGACGTCGCGATCGCGCGTAATGCGCGCGTGAGCTACGCCAAGGACAGCATGCCCACGCCGGCTGAGACCGAGCGCCTCGTGCGCTACCTCACCGAGCACTGGCACACGAGTCCGAGTGAGAGCGTGGTATTCCAGTTCCGCGGCCGCGTACCTATCTTCGTGTCGCGCCATGTCGACCGCCACCGCACGGCACGCGCCAATTATGAGAGTGGGCGCTATATCGAGATGCCCGAGGAGATGTACCTCCCCGCGCTCCGTATGCAGAGCAAGAACAACAAGCAGGGCAGTGACTCATCCACTGTGCCCGCCGAGGCTCTTGCACTCTGGAATGAATGTCACGCCGACATGACCGCGGTATTCGCGAAGTACAAACGCCTACTCGCGCTGGGTGTGGCCAAGGAGGTCGCTCGCACCATTCTGCCCCAGGCGCTCATGACGAGCTTTATGTGGCAGATGGACCTCCACAACTTGCTCCACTTCCTCCGCCTCCGCCTCGACAGTCACGCGCAGCAAGAGACACGTGAATTCGCTGCGGGTATCCACCAGCTTATTGCCGGTCTGGTACCCGTGAGCATGCGCGCATTCGAGGACTTCCAACTCAACCAACTCAGCTTCGACGTGGCGGAGCAACGCTACATGCGTGACAGCAGTAACGTTCTCGGTGAACGGAAAAAAAATCAGCTAGTGGACAAGCTCAAGCGCATCAATGTGACGCTGAGCTGATCAACACTTCCATTGTAGCGCGGCTTGCCACATATATTTTTTGTGTTCGTGCACGGGATAGCCCGGCAGTTTCACGAGTGTACGCTCGGACGGGTCGATGACACAGAGGTCGCTATCGGGAGGGATGGCATCGTCACCGCCGCCGTGACGCTTGAGATAGCGGTCTAGCGGGATGTCGTCACTGTTGACGTTATCTGGCGGGGTGATGCCCCCGCCGCTGACGAAGTTCTTGAGATCGTAATCAAGTCCGGTACTGGTCATGGTTGAGGGGTTTACTAATTCAATTTTTGCACACTGCGCGATAAAGCTGGTGCGGAATTGATTAGATGTAAAAAGGGTGGAAAAAGGGTGGGGAGGTGCAAATACGAAACGGTTCCTGATGGTGCGTAGGAAAGGCGTCCGGAAGTGTTTAAGGGCATTATTTTTCAATTTTGGCAATCTTATTGCCGTATTAATATGCCCGCAATCGAACTCTCGTGTTCATGGATTGTGGCACTTCTACTGGTTTTTGCCATCTTTCTCATCCGCGCGTACTATAAGGATTGCGAGATGACGGAGCGGCGCGAGCGGGACCGGATGGACTGTAAGACATGTGCCGCGCTGGGGCGCCTAGATACTAACACACGGGAAGGGTTTCATTCTGCCGTCTCCACAACGGTGCGTAGTGAGGTAGATCACGGCGTGCTCGCCAAGAGCCATGTCCGTACCCTACTCACGAGTACTCGCGACCAGATCATTCGTGGTGCCATCATGGGTGCCATTGGTGGTGGTGCTGCCGAGGCGCTACACAACGCCGTGACCTGGAGCTTGGTCGGTGGTATTGTCACGGGCTGTAGCGACTGGCTCCAATGGCGAAAATAATAAACGGCAATGTTGCCGTTTATTAAGTTAAACACTCACCCGAATCTAGGTATCTCAAATGACTATTTGGAATCAGATTGTTAACGCCGTGTACCGCAACGAGTGGCCCCGGGTGGAGGCTGCCGTCCGCGACCACCCCACCGTCCAGCTCGACGACGCCAACTGCATGGCGGACGTCATGGGCAACATCGTGGCCGGCCGCCTCCGCTCGTGTGAGACCGGTGGTCTCGCCGCGGGAGTCTGCCTGCAGGAGACCGTGACCTGGCTGCTTCGTCAGCCCTATATCAACCGTGAGCGCTTCGCTGAGTGGGTCGCTATGGACGCGCTCAAGGCAGACACACCGGTGCACCGTCGGACCTTCCAGCAGGTCGCACCCCACTGCCGCGCCGAGCGCCTTCGTGAGATCGAGCGCCACCTTGCGGAGTGCGCCGAGGATCGCGCCCGTGCAAAGCAAGCGATCTCCGACACACTCGATCTCGCGCAGGCGGTCACCAGGCCACCTTGGATGACCCCGTTCCTGCTCTCTCGCCTGAAGGAGATTCAAGCACGTCGTAAGTGTGCGGTCACCCTCGATCCCGCGCGGGAGGTAAAGACCGGCGGAGTCTTCCAGCTGGCCATGAATGACGCCCCTGCCCCGCCGGTCGAGCGCACTGAGGTTGATGGGCGGGAGAACCAGATTCACAGCTGGGGCGGCTGCACCACGCAGTAGGAAAGCATTCGAAAATGCTTTCCTGGTTAAACGTAACGGTGTTTTTTTGTAATGATTCCTGACGAGTTGAAACAGAGATTTGCAGTCCGTACCACCGGTGCGGTTCGACGCGGCGAATATATGTTCGCATTTGGCTTCCCCTGCCAGGTACAGGGCTTACAGTATGTCCGAGACGCGTGGCCCACACCGGCGTGTGATGGCGAGAACAGTGTGGACTACGCTCCCCGCGGCACCCTGAATGTGATGTGTCGCGACATCTTTACGGGCGCACCCCACTGCGTCCAGACGCGCGCACCGCAATTCATTACGTTTCAGCCCGAACGGCGTGATCACAAAGTGCTCATGGTCGACGACCAGGGTGTACTCACCGATACTGACGACGAGCGGTTCTCGCTGCAGCGCCTGCCCGTCCAGTTGTGGGACGTGATCAGCACACTCGAGGCGCCTGCATGTCTCGTCCACAACGGCGAGCGCGTATGGGCCGCTAATCGCGCAATAGAAAAAATAACACCGGGCGAACCCGTGTCGGAGGAGCAACTCATGGCCGAGTTGCTTGCGCTCGAAGCATAGCGGAACACCGTTCCACTCGCGGGAGAAATGCGTGCATTTCTCTACTCCTCGGCCTCGACGTCCTTGCTCGCCTTCTTGTTGATGTCCTTGGCGTTCTGGTCCTTCATGGCCTTGACGATCTCCTTGCGTTCGTCGTTGAGTGATCTCCAGATCTTGGTCGCGATACTCTTCTGGAGCAGGAGCTCGTTCTTCTTCGCCTTTTTGTCGAAGTCGGCCTTGTTGGCCTCGTAGAGCTCGTCGTACTCCTTCTGGCTGTAGACGTTCTTCTCGAAGAGGCGGGCACGGTCCGTGACCCAGACGTGCTTGAAGTACTCCGTGATGTTGCTGAACTGCTGCGGCGCGTCGTCGACCTCCTCCTCCTTGGTCTCTTCCTTGGGTGCGTCATCCTTCTTGTCGTCATCCTTGTCCACCTTCTTCTTTGCACCCGCGACGCGCACCGCTGCGGGACGGGGCGCCTCAATCGTGGGATTGATATCGATTGCGTTCAGAGCGTCGAGCTTGACGTGAACATCGCGCTGGCCCGACTCGAGCTTGGTAAGTCGATCGAGAAGCGCTTCGTTGCGCTGCTTGGAGATGGTCTCCTTGATCTCCCCAATGTAGAGGCGGATCTCATCCATCTGGGTGCTGAGCTTAAGAATAGCGTCCTTGAGTGCGTCCATTGTGTACTGGTCTAACTATTTTCAATTTTTGTCTTTAAATCATTTGGCACATCGAATAAAAAATAGAGGGGGTAAGTGAAACAATGTTTCACTTACTGCTTTAGCACGACTTCGCCGTCCTGGATCTCGGGAAAGCTGAGCTCGAGATCCTCGGCCTTCGCGCGCTTCACCCGGCGGTCATAGTGCTGGATCGAGACATTGCCGTTGCGATCGAGCCGCGGCGCGCGCTGACCTGTGCGCTGCTCGCGTTCAGCATAGAACTTGCGGACCTCTGCAGCCGGTACCCGCTCGACCCTAATCGCTCGCAGCAGGACCGGTGCGGTATCCTGCTGGAGTGCGTGCACCCAGAAACGTCCGTCCTTCTGCTTGATGTAGACCAGGCGGTTGAGTTCGAACCAGGACACGATCGCGCGCGCGTCAGTCCAGAGCACGGTGGCCTCGTTAGTGGTGCTGCGAATGCACTGGATGTAGCCGCGGCGGTTGGCGCGGTAGAGCGACTGCACGGTCTGGTAGGCTGAGAGATCATATGCGGCTCGGTCGCGCTCAATGGCGTCCGCGAGGTCCGCAATTTCCTTCGGAGCGAGACGGGGCTGGGCCGAGTTAAGGTGGCGCGCAAACTCGACGAGTGCGGCCTGGCTCGTGTCACCCTGGCAAACCAGAGCGCTCGCGCGCAGTGCGGTGTAGGAGTCGGTGAGGTTGTTGGGGAAAGTCATTTGATACTTAGATACTTTTTATCGGTTATATATCTAACGTATTATAGTGCCATTGAGATGACCATACTTTACAATGTCGAGAAATATACGGCTGCAATTGACACCGTGATCTCACAGAAGCGAGCCAACAACTCGGCCGAGCTGGAATGGCGTCTTGGTCGCGTCGAGGGGTCGCACTTTGTCAGTCAGGTCGCTGCCGCCGAGACGCTTCTTGAACATTACAAGTTCACCAAGACGACCTACACCGTAATGCTCTACGCCAACGGTCTGAGAGTTCGGGACGGCCGCCCCGAAAAAAAGAAACGCATTGCTCATGCCGACCTGGACTACCTGCCACTGGGTGCACGGCTTTCGCTCGCGAGCGAGAGTGCCGACTTCATGCCTGCAGTGGACGAAATTCCCACGGGCACACGCGAAATCGAACGCTGGACCGCGCCAATCAAGGGCGCGGATATCATGATTAGTCGGGTCGACGGACAGTGGGAGGTCGAGATCGAATTCACATCGACACCCTCGGGTGCCGAGGAGGTGCTCGCACCACTTCGCGAGGTCTTGGCGAGGCTCGTGCGAGACCGTCCCAACATGGTAGCGGTGGCAGAAATCCGGCAGGTAGCCTCGGGATACAACCAGTTCTGGCACGACTGCGCGCCCGCGGGCTTTCTGCGGCGCGTGGGGCGTAAGCCCCTCAATTTCGTTGCTGACGACTGCGCGGCGCTGCTCGCGGGGCATTACGCCGCGACAAACAAACTCGACGGGTCGAAGTACGTGCTCATCTGTACCGACACCGATGTTTTCGCTGTGAGTGAAGTTGACGCCATCCACATCGCGACGTCCCCGTTGGCACGGAAGTTCGTGTCCATGTGGTTTGACGGCGAGTGGGACCCGCATGACCAGACCTTCCAGCTGTTCGATTTTCAGACCCGCAGCGCGATGGGCCTGCGGGAGCGCATGGCGATGGCTGAAGGCGCCGTGAAGCAGCTCGCGATCAAGGTGGTCCAGTGCAAGATGTTCGACTACTCGCGCGACCCGCTCAAAGCTACGCAGGCCGTGATCGCGGGCATGAAAAAACGCTACGGCAAGGACTGGAACGAGCGCAACGACGGTATCATCTACATACCCGAAGCGGTGAGCTACCTCGCGGGAGCGGAGCGCGAAAAGCGCACGTTGAAGTGGAAATTCCCGGACAAGATCAGCATCGACTTGCGCCTGCGTGCCGCGGGTGAATCTCTCTATAACTGCTACGCCGCGGCCGAACACGGCGAGACTCAGGTGCAGGGAGTTCAGGTCACCACCTCCGATAAGCTCGATGGCGTTATCTCTGAAATCGGTCTCAGCTCGGGCAAGTTCTACGTCATGCGGACGCGTCCCGATAAGACAGCCCCGAACTTCATCACGGTCGTGACCGAGACGCTCAAGGACATGCGCAACCCCTTCACACTCGAGCAGCTACTCGCCGCGCTCAAACGTAAAACTGGAGGCGGTTCGGAGGGACTCGAACCGCCCACGCCCGAGCTCCTCAAACAGGCGGTCGAACATGTCGAGACCGATCGCGCGATGTTTGACCGCGTGCTCCAGGCCATTCTCAAATTCGCCGCGAGTCACAAGTTGCGCCTTAGTAATCCCGAGAGTATTCGGGACAACGCACTGCCCACCGTGATCAACATCTACGCCGCGGACGGCCTCCGCACGGCTAACAACCTCGCAAACGACCTCTACTCGCTCACACCCATCGTCTTCATGAAGACAGTGATTCCCTATGAGGAGTTCGAGATCTCGGTGCTCAACCGGCAGGTCGCACGGATCTACGCCTACCCGCGAGTGCGTCACATCCGTACCGAAAAGCTCTTCCGTAGCGTACCCATCAAGCTCGACGGCATCGATGTCGAGACCATGCACCGGGAGATTGAGCTCATTGCGATCTACCACACTCTATATAAACCTTTTCCCGATAAGTGGTCCGAGGCGGTTGCACTCGAACGCGCGCTCTGGAACATCAAGGGAGGTTCCGCACCGGCGGACAAGGTCGGGTTTGTACGGGAAGTACGATCTGCGCTCTACGCCGCGATGGAGTTCACCGATCTCGGGGTGCTCGTGGGTCACTGGGGCTACCACGAACTAACGGGTACCGGACACGAACCCGTACAAGACAAACTCCAGATCTTGAGTGACGCCGAACCCGAAGCGATGCGCGAGCGCGTCGAGGGGCTTCTTGCCGATGTCTCCCCTGTCAAGTTGCAGTGGAAAACCGAAGAGGTATTCATCCCACATGACATGCTGCTCCGCCGCACAACGTTCTACTTCGATTGGCAGGGCAAACGCACACCGCTATTCGACATGTACAATTCCTTGCAGTACGAGATCGTACCCGTGGTCACGGGGCAGGTAAAGAAGCTCCGAGTGGGCAACCCCTACGTGCTGCAACGTTTCTTCCTTATCGACCTCTGGACCATTGCGGTGCTCGAGACCGGTAACTACATCCCGCGTGAGGTAGCCACTCAGAAGCGCGCGGTGCTGCTCGAACGCGTCTCCGAACTCCGTGCCGAGCGCTGGACCGCTATGTGTGGAGGTGACGAATATGTCGGCACTTATAAGGACCTCGCTATCGAGCGGCGTCGCGTGCTCAAGCAGGAGGAGAAATTCCGACCCTACAAGCCGCTCGAGTACTTCGAACGTTTTGGCAAACTGCGTCAGATGCAGTAATATAAGTTCACATAATTCTATTTTAATAGTCACGTATAAACGGTGATTGATAAATGAGTGATATCATTGCAGAGGCGGCAACGCTTGTCGACGATGTAAGTGAAACTTTTACCGACGGTCTGAAGGACCCGCTTGCACCCGTACATGACGGGCTAAAAAATATGAGTGGTGATGAATTTGCCCTCTATGCGCTTGCCGTGCTGCTGTTCATTGCTCTGGTTGTGGCGTGGGCGCTGTTGCGGCCGAAGGTGAAGGAAGTTCATTCGTGCGAACACCGATGTGCTGTGCACACCACCGCTTGATAGCCGCGTCGAAGTCCGCGCGCTGTCGCTCAGGGCGGCACTTGCGGCGTCGGAACTGCAGGACATTTTGCGTAATTTTTTGTGCCTGACGCTTGGCGAGCAGCTGTTGCGCCTGTACCAGAGCACGCGGGTAGAAGATCTCGCGCGCACCGTAGGGGTCGTGGTGTGGGCCACGGTAGTTGATGCCTACCCAGTAGCACTCCGAGTTGTCGGCTTTGCTCGTGGCGGGCTTGACGATATAGAACTCGTGGAACGACTCCATGAGGTGGCTCACCAGCGCCATGGTCTTGAGCGTGCTCATGGTGAAGGTCTTCACAATCATGACACCGCCCCGTCGCAAGATGCGCAGGCCCAGAAAGCACTGGGCCGAGTGAGCGTTAAAGTGCTCCTCCTCCTCCGTGAAGTAGGTCTGCACCGCGAAGCCAAGATCGCTTGTGTAGATGTCGGCGCGCCAGTCGCCGAGTCGACGCAACATCTCGTCACATACCGCGGGATCGCAGACGTCACCCGTCATGACGCGCTCACCCGCGGGCTCGTCGCTCTCCTCCCACTTTCCCGCCTCGCCGCGTAGCACCTTGCGTGCGGGCACGGCATAGGTCGCTGGATGGATCATCCAACGCTCGGGATGGTCGCGGAGCAGGCCGAAGCGGTCGTCGAGTCCGCCCACGAGCGAGTTGGCGCGCCAGTCGACCTCCGGAGCCTTGTCGCCATCCACTCGGGTGGCACGGTGCTCGGCCCACCACTCCATAGCGCGCACGAAGTCGCCCGGCAGGCTCGCGTTATCGAACAGACGAATCGTTTGTCCGCATGAGTTGAGGTGGGGACCCACAAGATTGTAGAGCTCGATGCCTTTGAAGAAGGCGTTACTTGCGTCCTTTGGGACGCCGTGCTCGCCGCGCAGGGCCTTCGCGAGCGGGCGGCTCAGCTCCATCCAGCTAGTCGTGGTGTCCCATGCGCGAGCTCCTTCTCGCTCGACCTCTCCCGTGATTTGTTGTTTGGCTTGGTTGATCTCCTCGCGGCACTTCTTGAGCTGCTCCGGGCCGTCGGCGAGGCTGTCTTCGGGTTTCACACGTTGAACGAACATGGTGGGTAAGACTATTCTTATTAAAAATTGAATTCAATGTTTAACATAACACAGACCCAATGTCCACCGACATGCTCGTCCCCATCACGCTCAAGTCGACCACCATCAACGGCCGCGACTACACCGCCACACTGCCCGCACGTGGCAGCACCGCCGCGGCCGGTTACGACCTCTGCGCATTCCTTCCCGAAGGAACCTTCACGACCCGCGTTGAGGGCGTGACCAAGATGACCTCGGGGGAAGGCACCGTGTCGCACGTGTCGTGCGAGTACATCAGCGTGAGCCACACGATTCCCGTGGGTGGACGGGCACTCATCCCCACGGGACTGAGTATGGCGCTGCCCGAGGGGTGGTACGGCCGCATCGCACCGCGTTCGGGTCTGGCCTGGAAGAACGGTCTGGACGTGATGGCGGGCGTGATCGACTCGGACTACCGAGGAGATGTCGGTGTCGTGCTCGTCAACCTCGGTAGTACCCCATTCGAGGTGCGCCATGGTGACCGCATTGCACAGATCATCATCGAGCAGTGCGGTCAGGTCAACTGGCACTCTTGTGAGGACCTGAGTTCGAGCAGTCGCGGTACCGCGGGTTACGGCAGCACGGGCGTCGCCCGTGTCAGCGACCAAGCCATCGCCGCACTGAACGCAAGTCTCGAAGTGTCGACGACGATTCCGATGTGCTCGGTACCGACTCACGGCACGTTCCGCTACACGACTGGTGAGGGCGGCGCCCTGAGATCGACTGAGTAACTGCACACTACTTATTTTTTTATAAAAAAATAAGTGTACAACTCGAGATTTGACTCATGGCAACGAGATCGCTTGCGGTGAGAGATCGTAACCGCGGTATACACGTCGCACGATGCTGCAGTAGATGCCGTACCACCCCACGTCGATGCACGCCATGGAAGCGAATTGTATCATGGCACGCATGACGACATTACCGCAATCGCGCATGACGTTTGTGCGTTGGGAGAGTTCCATGTGTTACAGTCGCCGCTGAATCAATTTTCTTATTTGAGATCCGAGGGCGCCTCGACATACGGCGCGGGCATCTCACCATACTGCGCGGGCATCTCCGGCGCGGGCGCGGGGGCGAACGCGGGCATCTCCGGCGCGGGCGCGGGGGCGAACGCGGGCATCTCCGGCGCGGGCGCCTCGGTCGGAGGGGCATCTGCGGTCAGACCTCCGGGCACGATGGGTCGCCGTTTGAACCACACAATGCCCGCCGCAACCGCACCGACGCATGCACCATAGAACAGGCTCTTCATAGTCCACCAGATCGGGTCCAGACCGAAATCTCCCGTGCTCGCGTCGCGGACGGTTTCCGTTTGACCAAACCCCACAGCGCTATTAAGGGCGCGGTCAACGGGGTTAAGTTGGTAGCTCTTGCTGTACCAGAAGAAATACAGGAGCAGAGCCACAACGCACGTCACGATACCAAAGACGATATAGAGTTGAACCTTAGTAATCATTATACCCTGCGCGAGATAAAAATAAATTTATTTTTTACGATGTAGAATTAAAACTGAGCTCGTTTAGTAAAAAATAGGATGATAACGCGATGATTCAGCGCACTGAAAAATCACGGTGATCGCGTTCACGCTGGTGACCCGAACGGGTGAGACTCTTTGGGCGACCTCGTTTCTCAATGCGGTCGGCACGCCGGTAGGTGCGTCCCATATCATGCACTCGCATCTGGCGACTCCAGTTTGCCAGGAAGACGAGTGCGGTCGAGGGTTGCGTATCGTCCCGGTAGTGGTTGAACGGCACGTACGTCCAACACTGTTTAGTGCGATTCCAGCCCCGTCCCGGCGCGGCACCCGACAGCGGACCGCGCCGGGGCGGGAGCACGATCTCGATAATGTCGCCACCCTCCGCGGTCTGCATGCGTTCCCAACCGCGAGCCTTGTTGATATTGGGTAAGTCATCGCTCTCCTCCCGGAAGTTGCCCGGGTGCGTGTATCTCGGGTCGAGACGGCGCAGCGTGTTGCCCGTACGGAGTCCCCATCGTGATAGTTTGCGCATGTGTTGAACGGCTCGACCCTTTCAGTTTTTGCGGTTTAGGCCATTTCAATGTGGGGTCGGGGTCGGTGGGTGTGGTAATGGCGGGTAGGCGGATGACGATGGGCCAGTCCAAAAGCGTGTCGATCAAGTCGCCGTATCGCGGGAGGTGGATCACGTTGCCGTTTTTCTCCTGCGCTTGACGCTGCGCCGCGTCGACCTCGCGGCGGTTCATCTCACTGGACACCCAACTACGAACCTTTTCGGCGGCTTTGTTGTATTTTTCTACGTCCATAGTACAATGTAATTGTTTACTCTTTAACTACAAAAAATAAATATGTGCTCGACGGTTTAGAAGCCCGCGTTGTTATCCGTGGTGGGCTTGGGGTTGGTGATCTTGACATGCCCCGACTCGGCATTGTACTGTCCCGCACGCTGAGCCTCAGCACGTCGCGCCGCGATCATACTCGAGAGCTGCTGGTAGTCGTCCTCGCCATCGTCATCGTCCTCGATGAACTTGCCGTCCACGATGCGACCCCCGAGCTGACTCGGGTCGTTGAGGTAGTCCTCCTTGGCCACATGCGGTTTGAGCTGGCGCAGACGCGCTGCCTTGGCAGTGATCTTCTGCTCGAGCGCGAGCTTCTCCGACTCGAGCTCCTGGATCTCGCGCTCGAGTTTCTGGATCTCCTTGTCCTGGGCATGGCTGGTCTGGCTGGCCTTGCCGAGCTCCTCCTGGAGAGCCTGGAGCTTCTTGGTGACCTTGGCGATACGGGGATCCTTGGGGTTCTGTGCGCGGGCTTTGGCTCGCACCGACTCCCACTTCTGGATGTCCTCACGGAGCTTTGCGACACGAGCCTGGTCCACCGCACTCACCTCCGCCGCGAGGTCCTCGAGATCGCTGTCGCTCTCATGTGCTGTCTCGGTCGCGATCTGCTCGCGCTTGACCGGGGCTTTCACTTTCCCGGCCTTCTTCGCTCGGAAAGGCGACTCGTCCTCGCTCAGGTCGGCCTGCGCGGAGTATTTGCTCGCGGCAAGGCGGTCAAAGATGTCTTCGTTATCACTGTCGCTCATCGTATAACTATCACTCATGTAGGCTCTAAACGAAAATAGCAGTGCTGCTATTTTGTATGTTAAAAAATTGAAATTATAACTGGATCTACCACCATGCACCCGATTATCTCCGGAGACGAAATCCTGATTCCGCTCAACTATGGCGACAGCGTGACGAACGCTCCCAAAAAGCCGGCACAGTTCCTCGCGCGGGCACACGCACCCGCACCGCTCCCGGTCTACGTACCGCAACCCGCCCCGGCACAGGCCGTCGCGGCACGCAACAACGCCCTCCAGGCGCAACCTCAAGCCCTGCCATGGATGGCCCCGCTGCAGGTCGTTTTGCCGCCCGTGCCCGCCGGACCCGTGGCGCAGATCGACTTCTGGGGCGTCATCGGCCGTCTCAGCTGGGTCGACAAGGAGGACAACTTCCCGCCAACTCTCAACCCCACGCGACCGAGTCAGAAACTCACATTTGCTGAGTGGCAGGCCGTGCAGCAGAAGGCGCGACCCTACTATGACGCGCTCGCGAAGTTCCTCGACAATGAAGACTTCTGGCACAAAAATGGCATGGCCGACCAGGACCAGGCCAAGTTCATCTGGCATGTCATAGCACGTGGTCAGCAGATCTTCGATGCGGTGAAGAACGATGCAAGTTTCGGTTGCGGCTATATCGGTCAAGACTGCGGCTTCATCGACTTCATGCGCAACTGGTCGTGAGAGGCTCTTCCTACTCAAGGCAACGGCACACCGCGGGATCTTCGCCGCCGCAGACCGTGCACACGCAGGGGTTGATCTGCGCAATGAGTGCCGAGATCTCCTCCTCCGGCATATTTTTTGCGCCGCGCGGTCCGAGGAAGTCGTCGGGATGCGGACAGGGTACGGCGATGTTAGGCCGACGCGGATGTACCTCCGGCGGTAGTACGGCCTGAGCGACCGCGGCAACGGGCACAACCGGAGCCGGCGGGATTGCGACTTGCGGGTCAACGCCCTCGGCGGTCCAGACGAACGCAATGCGCCGCGGGAACTCGTCATGCAGCATGCGGCCGTGCGTCTCGTTGTAGACGAAGCACGATGTCATGGGTGTCAGCACGAGGCGGCTGTCCATGAGGCGTTCCGGGTGCGGGACTTTCGAGGGGTCGACCTCGGTTTCGAGCACCATGCGGAACACGAGTTGGAGATTTCGAACGACCTTTTCCATGGTGTCGCGCACCACCTTGCCGGGACATTTCTCCAGCGGGAAACGGTAGAATTTGTCATCCACGATGTCGAGCTTCATGAACCACTGCTTCTTGTGCTTGTCGAGAAATCCCACCTCATTGGTGGGCTGCACTTCGGGAAAGAGTTGTTCCACCGGAACACCCTGGATGTAGGCGATGTATCGCTGCACCACACCGCGGCAGAGGCTGAGACCCTCCTCAACGGCCTGGTCGACCACTTCGATTGCGGTCTGTCGCATCTCCTCCTCGGTACTTTGTGTCTTTTCAGATGACATTTGATTAATAATCATTTTCGACATTATATTTAATACGATTTATAACGATAGTACTATAGTATAATGCCTCGATACAAAGGTCGTTTTGTTAACGCCGATGACTACGCCAAGCTGGTCGCGGGTGGCTCCCCCGATGAACAACTACCCATGCCAACTGAAAAGGAGACCGTCGCCGCGATTGAGACCACGATCAATATCGGCGTCCACCTGCTCATCGCGGCGATCGTGGTCGCAGTCGCGGTCATTTTCTTCATCATTCCGGAGTACAGCTACAAGCCCACAGAGCGGCTCCGCCCCGAGGAGCTCGATCCAGATCGTCTCGTGATCGTACCCAACCGCCTCGTCAGCCTCAATACCGCGGTACGCCGCACCAACCGCATCACGGGCGACCGCGTCACGCTCAAGAGCCAGGACGCGGGTCAGGACGAAATCGTGCTTGCCACACGCCGTGTGGTACAGGGAGACTTCACCGTGATGACGCAGGGCGACGCCGTACCTATTCATGCCGAACTGCTCGATACCGTGGGCTGGTTGCGGCAGCAGGACTGCGTGCGCCGGAGCGAGGAGCTCGGCTACCTCGTGGCCATTTAAAAATTGAAAAACCGGAGCCTTGTTACCGTCTTGCAGCCCTCAAAGCCAGCTAGATACCCCCACCAACCATGTCCGCCCATCTCCCGTTCCCCCTCCCCGCATACTACCCGTTCACCTGCCCCCACGATCCCGAGATCTGGGAAGGCGCCCCCATCCGCCGCTACGATGACGGGTCCCGATCGGTGGGACACAGCATCGTCGTGGATCCCAAGGGCACGCGTCAGATCGACGGCGCGATGTGTGGTCTGATCGCGATCTTCGACGCGGACCCCCGCTGGATCCACAACACCACCGGTGCCCGCAGCCCCTGGGGACTGTTCGAGTACCTCACGGACCTCGGATGGACGTTCAAGACGGGAGGCATGCTCGACAAGACCTGCATCAGCGACATCTGCGAAATCCTGGAGTGCAGCATTCTTGTGCGCTACAGAACGCTCGACCAGAAGTGCGGCAAGGTGGGCCACCAGCTCACGGTGCGCGTACACGAGTCCCACTTCCTCAACGGCGACGAACTGTAAACACACCTCCACCACCCTCCTCCACATCCTCCCACACACCACCCCTCCCCTCACACACCACCAACCCCGAGACAGCACCACCGTCTCACTTTTTTGTACAAAAAAGCAGGGACGCTCACTTGCGGCGCTCGAGAAGAGATTTGAGCAGTGATGTCTGATTTGGGCATTCTGCCTGGCAGTCGTCCATGATGCAGAGCACTCGCGGCTCGAACGCGGTCACCGTGTCGCCGAATGCGCCCTTCCGGTGCAGATGGGCGGCGATCGCGCCGATATTGACGCAGTCGTCAATGCCTCGATGGTGCGTGCCCTTGAGTTTGAGCCTGCACTCCGCGAGCATACCGGGCATACCCGTGCTCTTCTTCCAGTGGAAGTGCGAGTTGAAGACGTCCTTGATGTTGATGAACCGCTTGTAGATGCCGGGCAGCGCGATACCGTTTCGCGCTGCGTCCTGGGGCAGCATGGTTTTGAGGTCCCAGGCGCCGCAGGTCACGAAGATGCTGTTGGGGTACTGGGCCATGAACTTTGCGTGGTCGGTGAGTGCTTCGTGGAGCGTGACGCCGCCGTTGACCTGCTCCTGAGTGATCGTGGTGAGCTTGTGGCAGAACGGGCTCACCGTGGGGTTGAACGCGGGGCGCACGAAGCGCTCGAATCGGCCGACTTCCAGTAGCGTCTTCGCGCAGAGAACAACGGTGGGGAATTCGATGATCTCGTGTTCCTTCGAGTCCTCCCAGCACGTGGCTTCGAAGTCGAGAATGGCAAGGTAATCGTAGGACATGCTTGATACCCCTTTACATCCTCGACTCTAACAAAAAAATAAGGACCGGGTTTAGTAGTCCGAATAGTAATCACCATCTAACCACCTCCTACGATCCTCCTGATCCTCCTGATCATCTTGGTAACACAAGCCGCACATCCACACGCTACTTTTCGTATGAGCATCTGCGGGGAGGTTGGTAATTTTTTGTCGACAGTCTCGACAATAGGCGATATGCCGGTCGGGACACCCCGGCGCGATCTCGACGTAGCCGTGCATACGTTCAGACCACACGAATGATTCCTCGCAGTAGTCACACGTTCCCTGGCGGTACTGGTCATCGCCAATCATTTGAACGTATGTGATGCAGCGCGGACATGTTTGCGTAGTTGTCGTTCTGGTAGTCATTGTCCATCTGGTGAAAAATATCAATTTTGGAAAAAATAAGTAATGTGAGGGAGGCGTAGCCGACCGAAGCCGGAGCACAAAGTGCGGAGCTACGAGGAGCCCGTGATCACGCGGCGCACCGCCTGCTCGAGGAACTCGGGCAGACCGGCCGATGGCAGCGCCGAGAGAACTTGGGGGAAGGGCAGCTCGTCGAACAGCGCCATGATCTTGGGGTAGTGCTTGCGGTTGTAGGCCTTGCTCGCGCGCGCGAGCGCGAGCTTCTCGCGGTTGAGCGCGGGGTCGAGCGCCTCCTGGTGTGTGCGCGCACGCGGACCGGGGCATGGGTCGTCGAACGTGCTGTATCGGAAGTACTCCTCGTGCAGGATGCCGTGTCCCGTGTTGGTGAGGCGCCAGTTCATCATGCCGTTGAGCGTCATCATCATGAAGCCCATCATTCCGCCCTGACCCGCCGCGAATTTGTCCTTGTGGAGGTGACCGTTACCGAGACAGACGTCGACCTGCCGGTCGAAGCCGCCGTCGTAGACGCCGTTGGGCGTGCGAACGAAGAAGACCGGAGGCGTGAAGGGGTAGTCGTCATCGGCGTTCATCTCGATGAGGTACTCGCCACCCTCGAACTCGCCGTCCCGCCCTCGGATGTTGCGGATGCGGCAGTACCAGCGCTTGACATTGCTTTCGTCCACGACGAAGTCGAGATAGGGGTGGTATTCGCTCACCGCCTTCTTGTAGTTGGCCATGAGCGCCTTCTCGCACTTTTGTTTGTTCTTTGCAGCGGCCATGGTCGGAGTGTTAAATCCTATATCCATTTCAATTTTAATAATTGTTAATTCGTACGCACGAGCAGGTATTTACGCTCGCGCGCAACCATGCTGGTTTCGCCGCTCGTGAGCGTAAATAATACCGACATGCGGTAGGTCTCGTGGCCCGAGAATTTAGTCATCTCACCCCGGCAAATCGATAGGTGGTACATGAGCTCACCCGTCGAAGTGCCAAACATATAGTTACCGTCCGGAAATGGAATGCTCATTTCTCAATACGGCGGCGGGTGTCTAATTTAATTTTAATAGAGTGTCCGATAACAGAATAATGCCCAAACCCTGGACAGTATTTATCTGGTGTGTCGAAGACGCATCGGAATTTCGAAGTTATTTCCTCGCCGACCTCCGCGAGATGTCACGCGCGACCAAGCACATGCCCCTGACCTACATCATCCGCTACACGAGCACCGCGGACACCTTCGGTTGCTACGACATTACCGTGGCCGCGGGTCGAGTCGAGATGGATGCCTTGGACAAACCCGAACCGAATACCGAGCAGTCGTTCCGCAACTGGCTTAGCAAGATGCGAGAGGGTGCGCATTTTTGCGACAACTCGGCAGTGGTGTTCTCGGGTCACAGTTCGGGGTGGGATGTGGGTAGTCACGAACTCATTCCCTACCTCCCCACGTGGCAAATCCGTCGCGTGTTCCAGCAACTGGAGTTCCAGCCCGACCTGGTCGTGTTCGACGGCTGCTACATGAGCACGTTGGAGAACGCCATGGAGATGGAGGGCGTTGCGCGTTACATGGTGGCGTGCGAGACCACTAGCCCGAATCTCGGAATGACGGGATGTCCCGCGGCGTTCGTCACGGGCGGCCGTCCGGCATCGCCCCGCGAGGCGGCACTCGCGTTGGCCAACCTCTATATCGACCGCAACGACGAGGCCTACCGCCGCGAGCGCGCGGTGCATGGTGATGATGCGCAAATATACCCATCAGCCTACCCCACCGATGTCGCAGTGACGGACCTATCACTCATCGGTGTTGTCGTGCAGCAACTCCGAGCCGCGCTCCAAAGCGCCGAGGCACCGCTTAACGCGCTCGTGATTCCGGACGACCCCGCGTTCCCGTTTTACGATCTGCCGCAGGCGCGCGTTGCCATCTTGCTGCACCGCTTTACTGAACAAAAAATTGAGGCGGCGGACCAACCCTGTCGCGCCATGATGACCGGCATGAGCTGGTGCCGAACGCCCGAGGCCTACACCGACCGGGGGGTGGACTACCGGAACCTTCGCCTCGCTAAGCAACTTGCGACTTCTCCGCGAGGAAACGGTCAATCGCCGAAAGCTGTCCAGGAATCTCCTCCTCAAGGAGGTGATCAACCGTGCTCGTGATCTTGGGGTCGCCGGTGTGGATGGGGTTGCTCCGGTAGAGCGTGAGTCCCTCCTTGCTCGCCTCGAGCTGCTTGCGGATCTGTGGCAGGTAGGCCTCGAGCACATCACTGCGACTCTGCATGATGTAGGTCGTGTGCTCCTTCACCGCCTTGTACTTGGCAATGAGCATCTCCTTGGCCTTGGTGCGGTTGTCGCCCACCACCGGGAGCGCGCGAAGGACTTTGCTCATGAAGGTCTCGACGAACTGGTCGCAGTCTCCCGCGGTGGTGTCAATACGTGTCGAGGCGGTGAAGCCCGCGACCTTGTGTAGCGTGATAAGGCTGGCCTTGATCTGATCTTCCATTGTATGTCTGTAGTAGCATACTTTAAATTCAAAATTGGTTTTTACGTTAAACTAAACCCCCGATATTGTGTATAATGGTGCGTCAATCCAAATGGTCGGGACGCGCCCTTAGGTTATTGAAGGACAGCTTCTCCTAGCAGGGCGTAAGAACATTTGAATGGGACGGGGCAATTATCCTGTCCGCCCTTAGTTATCAAATGTGGTACATAAAGCGCCGGGTGAACATACATACGTTGTTGCGATATGTCCGAGAACCATTGTGTCGAGTGCGGGTTGATCGCCGTGCTTGGCAATAATGCGTAGTAAATTCGGCCCTCGCCGGCCGAATTTACGGTAGACCGAGACATAACAATATATAGCGGATGTTCATTCGTAGTCGATGGTACCGGAAGCACTATATATTGCGGTGATCTTCCGTTAGCAGATGCACAGTTGTGCATCTGCTAACTTTTTTTCTCGGTCTTCCCTGTCGTCTCTGGTCATTAGCGCTATTTATTTCCGTTAAAGACTAGCGACGACATAGGTATAATATTGGGATATTTGATGTCCCATGGAGATCTGCAGGAGTGGGGGTAGTCTGGTGCGATGGGTCCGAGAACCATTGTGTCGAAAACGGGTTGATCGCCGTGCTTGACAATAATGTGTAACTAATTCCGCCTTCGCCGGTGGAATTTGTGGTAGACCGAGACCCAACAATATACAGAAGACCCGTGCAAATGCAGTCAGAAGTGGGCGCCTAACGGAACAGAGTTAGGCAGCGCGATTGCGCAGGAAGGTGACACACACCGTGTCACTGGACTTTTTTTGCAATTAAAAATTGAAAATTTGCAGCCTTATCACCATCTCTCAACCATGAGCGCCCCCTCCCCGCAGGAACTTCTCAAGGCCACGGTGCCGCTCACTGAGGTGGGCAAGGCCCCTCTGGACAAGCTCTACTCCTCGAATGCCTACACCACATTCAACACGCTCACCCGCGTACCCGGCAAGACCCCGGTGGCCATCACCATCTGGAAGGGCGATGCGAAGGCCATAGCGTTCGTGCCCGACGCCGACGTCTTCTTCCGCGTCTTTCCACGCACACGCGGCTGGGCCGCCAAGCTCGAAGCCGTCGACATCTGGCACGTACACGTGGCGCGCAGCACCGCACACTGCCGCCAAGCCGTCGCAGCGGCACTGCTCATCGCCAGTGGTCACCCGCCACGCGTCTGGAACGAGCTCGGTAAGCACTGGCTGCTCTGGTTGCTCCGCTGTTGGGGCGCCAGCCCGGAGCTCATGTGCACCATCGAACAGGAGAAGTGCCTGATCTCCGGTCTGGACGTCTCGCTCGAGGAGCACGACGTCAAACTCGCACCCGGTTTGGACAAGGAGTGGCTCGCCCAGCTCGCACTGGAGAAGGCCGCCATGTTGGGTATGGATGGTCTCGTTCTTGAGGACCTCAAGAAGGCACTCTTCAACCTGGGAGCCTAACGTCTGCACCTTCACTCACCTTCACTCACCTTCACTCACCTTCACTCACCTTCACTCACCTTCACTCACCTTCACTCACCTTCACTCACCTTCACTCACCTTCACTCACCTTCACCATCCCACCACGCGGCACCACTCTTTACGGGTGGTGCCGCACTTTCTTTGTCAAAAAAAAAAATAACGCTAGGGAAACACCGATGTGTTTCCTACTTGGGGTATAGGTTCTTGAGCATCTTCTCGACTCGATCCTGGTTGAAGCCCTGAACCTTGACGAGCCAGTCTCGCAGCTCGTCAAGCCCTTTCTTGGTGCACTTGGGGTCGTAGTAGTCGTACTTCACGGGCGTGTGGTCGAGGAACTTCTTCTGCGCCGCTTTCTGCTCGTCGGTATATGTGATCGAGCCCGCCTTGACCTTCTTGACCACGGTACCGGCACCCACACCCGGAGTCTTCTCGCAGAAGTCGCAGCCCAATACCGACGCCACTTCGGCGAGTTGCTGTTCAGTGATCTCGTACTTTTGAAGGATGTCGGCCAGGACGTAGACGTCATACTTACCCGTCTTACCAGCGATCTTCTTGATCTGCTTCTTGTTGCCGTAGACCGTCGAGTCGGTATCGACCGTGATTACGCCGTCCACGACGCCCTCGCGACAGAGTTGCGCTGCGAGCTTCTCGGCGTCGCAGCCCACGGGTGCGAGTGCATACTGAATACCGAGCTTCTCGAGGATGAAGAGCCCATCGCGAATCATCGTGCTGAAGTGGTGCTTATCGGGGTTGCGCGCCCGCATCATAGCGAGTTCCTCGCGTTTCGATTGGAGCGTGATGTCGAATGTGGGGTCGAGCGCGATCAGCTCGACGCGTTTAACAGTCTTAGCGAGCTGCTCGAGCTTGTCGATCTCATCTGCCTGGCGCTTCATCTCGGCGATATTCTTCTTGCGGATCTCCTCGCGAGTGAGAAGACACTTGTTTTTCGCGTCGTCCTTGGCGCGCGGGTCGCGTGAGTCGAAGCACCAGACATCTTCGCAACCCGCGGTCTTGCGGGCCACGGCGTTGGCTAGCAGGATGTTGAGGTGGAGTGTGGGCTCGCCCTTGGGGTTGGTGAGTTTGGCCGCGTACTGCATCGAGGTCGCGCGGAACATCTCGGGAAAGGCATCGACGGCATAGTCTTCGCCCTTGAGCTTGGTGAGGGTGGTCTCCTTCTCACTCGGTTCGAATGCTTTGGTGAAGTCGTGAACGCCCATATGTCTATTGATAAATGTATTTATCTATTTCAATTTTAAGCCGGAGTTATAATACATATAAATGTCGAGTGAGTTCTCTAACTACCCGCTCAGTACATATTACTTTGCCGGTGCAATCTTGATACTGGTTGTGATTGTCTACTACCTCGCATCGGAGCACGCCGCGCACGGAGTTTATCGAAAATTTATCGAGGGCTACTGGGACGCATCCGCGGCGTTTTGTGAGCGTAGCGGTATCGAAAGTGCACAGGCCTACTTCCGTGACGGGAAGGTCTACCTCCTCATCGCCGAGTCGGACCATATCGCGCTCAATAAGTGCGTGGATGTCTCGCTTTCGCCCACGTGGTGGAGCGACAGCTGGCACGTGACGTTTGGTGAGGACGTCGCTCCACTACCACAGGAGTGCGAACTCCGCCTGGATGGCACGATGATGGGGCTGTTTCAGGACGACACGCTCTACCTCGAGCTCTTCAAAAACTCCAAAGCGTCTGCTGGCGTGGTTTAGTGCGCCACCAAAATTGATTTTTTTAACCCTCTTTACTTGCGCGTATCTCCCTACGAACGTTGAGCAGATGAGCCACGCTGCATATATCGACCGTTCCCGAAGCACTCCAAACACACCCACCAAGATGCGTATGCCGCCGCGCGGCACGATGTCACCGGTGCTCCCGTCACCTATGCGCATGCCGGCGCGCGATGCTGCGGATCGCTACGTGGCGCAGGCATCGGTCTCCGCGGCGGTGAGTCCGCACTTCACAGCCGCTCATCCGGAGTTCATGCCCGATGTCTCGCTCGAGCTGCTCGAGCGCAATGATGCCGCCATCCATCGCGGGCTCGAGCTGCTCGAGCGGCGACGCGCACGTCCGTCATGGTACCTCCAGAACCAGCTCTACCCAGCGATCGATCGCACCTCGGAGCGTGTCGTGTCCGACCCGGCCAAGTGGGGGCTGCACGACAATGTCATGCGCCACCCGCTCATGCCGTGCATCATCACCCCCATGACCTTCGCAGAGGGTGTGAGCAAGTTCAAGCTCAGCATCAGCAACACCAGCGGGCAGGGTCTCGTCTTCGATCGCGCGCCGCTCATCACGTCGCTCAACGCCGTCGCGACCTATGCCCAGCTCTACGAGGACGCGGGCATTTGCGGCGTCCCCATCACGCAGGGCTACATCGGTGCGCAGGTGGTGGGTCGCGGCGATCCGGGCCAGCCGGTGTCGAACAACTACAAGCCCCGACCGGTCTCGCTCACGGTGCAGCCGCCCTGGCGGCAGCCGAAGTACATCCTCAACGGTCGCGGTCACGTCGATCAAACAGTTGAGGAGATGCACGACATCACGCTCGCGCTCACGGATCCGCCCAAGCTGGGCGATGTCGAGCGCGGTAAGTACCTGATGCAGAAGATGATGGAGCTCAGCAACAACAACAGCTACATCATCGTTGTGTGGGAGCTCAGACTCGATGTGCTGCTCCGGTGTATTCGACAGATACCGGTGCGCAGCGCGAGCGTCGCGGCTAATGTGCAGCGCGACGTGTTCGAGCGGGTCGCGGGACCAGAGGCACTCGCGATCGTGGACAACCTCCGTCGCCACGTCAGTGTGATCGAGAGTTACGCCAAGATGCGTATCGCGCGCAACTTGGATGCCGGGTTCGAGATGGTGGAGCACGGCATCCTCAGTCTGGCAGATTTCCGTGTGCTCAGCACTAACGACATCCTGACCGAGTTCGAAGCCATGCACATCGACGCCGCGCCCGCGACCATGGCCGGCTTCTGCCACGTGGTGACGCACACCGGTGAGTCACCCATCCGCAGCGAAGAGCGCGACGAGATAGTGCTTCTGCGCAAACATCTCGTCGATCAGAAGCAGCGGGAGTCCAGCGAGATAAAACGCTACCGCAAGACCAACTCGCGCGGACCCACGCCGTCGTCTTCACGTGCCACGACGGGGTACAATACGCCGAGTGCCGCCGCACACCGCACGTTCGCCCCAGCGAGCACGAGCCCAACCGAGATGTGGCAACCGGCACAACGCACCGCGGCAAACCAGCATGCCGATGCCGTGGGGCAGCTTCTCAGCGATCAATAACTCCTTTCCCCTTCCCTCCTTCCCCCTCATTCCCTTCCTCCGCATTTGTATACACATATCTAGCTCGTTCTGGAGCTATCTTTTTTTTTAGAGAAAGGGAAAAAAGAAAGGGGAAAAAGAAAGGGGGCTGTGACATACCGAAATATGTCACAGCCCCCTTTCCAAATGAGTACCAACTTTTCAATTTTTAACTTTTTTTAGTGGTCATTAATATCCAAATGTCAATTGAGCGTATCGTACTCTATATCGACAGTGCACAACGAAGCTCGGGCACCAGTGTGGACTTCACCCTCCAGTTGGGTTCAAGTATTGCCAAAGTGCTCGAGGTCGAAGTCATTGGTGCCGAAATTCCGTTCACATTTTACGGTATTACAGCAACTAATAACCGCATCTCATGGACCGCGGCATCCACGACATACAGCGCCACCGTCACACCGGGAAACTATACCGTGGGCCAGTTTGTCACGGCACTCAAGGCGGCTATGGCGGCACAGCAGGCGGGCTGGACCATCACATACTCATCGCAGACTTACAAGCTCACGTTCACACATGCGGTGCCCTTCACTATCGACCTCACGAACACTACCATGACCAAAGTCATTGGTCTCACGGCTCAGACCGCGCTGGGTACCACTGCCACAATGGCTAACGCGCTGAACGTGAGCGGCCCCCGCTACCTCCTGATCAAGAGTCGTGCACTCACACGCCCCAAAATCACACGCCCATTCCTCAACCAGAGCCAAGACGATGTGCTCTACAAGGTCAGTATTCAGGGCGGGCCGGGTGACATCTTGGTCGAGAAGAACACATACCCCAACTTGCTGCGCTACGGTGTGCGACAGACAATCAAGAACATCGACTTCCAACTCACGGACGACCAAGGAAACCTGATCGACCTAAATGGTCAGGACTGGAGCTTGAGCGTCAACCTTCTGCCCGCATAGGCTGGCTGCCCTGCGGTCAGCTACGCCGATGCTCGCCTCCGGCTCGCGGTGTCAAATTTGATTCAAGATTTCTAACTACCCTCCATGTACACTGTACCCGAAGACATTCACCCCTATGCGAAGAACTACGTCCTTCTGCCTCGCTTACCAGGTGTATATGGCGGCATGATTGTCATGCGTGCAGGTCAACTGATCGGTCGTGTAACCGGTATTAGCATGGGACCGAATGGGAAGACCTATGTTACGATCTATGTGCCTGTCATCAACAAAGGCGACTACCTCACCTTTGAAAGGTGATACATTTCAACTTATTTTTTACATATCAAGAACATAAAAAATAATGATGTGAGGGAGGCGCAGCCGACCGAAGCCGGAGTGCGCAGCATGGAGCAGGGCTCAAACCCGGTTCTTCAGGGCGAGGCGGTTGAATTCCTCCGCAAGCTTGTCGCCCTTGATCGAGCCGGCGCGACCGACCATGCCGATCGCGAGCACGATCACGAGCTTACGGAACAGGCCCCCGATATCGAAGTGGTTGATCGCGGTGGCGAACTCGGTGAGGAAGGGATCGGCTTCGGCATCGACGATCTTCTGGAACCACTTGCCGTCCCACTTGTCGTCGAAGACCTTCTCGACCTCCCAACTGACCTGGACCTGGCCCGTGGGTGCGGGCACCTCCTTCTTCTGGTGATGCTCCATGTACTCCAGGAGGAGTTTGATATAGCGACTGTTGACGTCGACCTTGAACTCGGTGGCGTCCTTCTGCTTCGCCGCCACAGTTGAGAACTTCTGAAGCAGAACCGAGTCGATCTCGACCGTAGCGTCCTTAGCGATGATGTTGATGCTGGGCATGATTGCAATGTAGTGCGATGTGTTTAATTAAATCGTTTTTCAATTTTTATAAATGGACTATTAATAATGTTTCCTAAGTATCGGGCTGCGGTCGTCGCAACCATTGCGGTCGCGGCGATTTTCATCCTGTTCTACTTCCAAGCGGACTTCATCTGGACCGCTGCGGCGAGCCTCTTCCTGATAGCGGGTGGCCTCGCGCTGGACAATCATGCCCCCCACACGGTGAGTGGTGGCGGGATCTTTTCGTGGTTCGGCCACCTCTTCGGGTCTTCGGATGCCCCTTCCACTACCTACCCAGCATATCATCCAGCGCATCACATCCCGGTGGCCTGCCCCGCCCTGGATGGAGCCGGCAAGCGCGCCAAGATCGCGACGGCCATAACCGCACTCGCGAAGCTCAACAACGGCCACTGCAACACCGCCGAGCACTACCGGGACATGCGCGCCGAGTTCGCTCGCCACTTCCCGGAATCCGACTGTTTCCGCGACGCCATGACGGTACCCAACCCAAAGAACGCCAAAAACGTGCCGGACGATACCGGGATCTTTGTGGGTGACAAAATTACCACGGGGGTGGCGCCGTTCGTGATCTTCGCCCGGGTGGGGTCGGGCGTTATGACGGTGCCGTATCCCGACTGTATCCGGGAGGGCAACTACAGCGAGAGCTGGAAGCGCGACTTCTTCCTCGCGCGCAACCTTCCCAATAACGACACGGACTGGGGGCTGGCCGAAAAGGCGGCCACGGCGAGCATGAGTCGCTATCACCGCTTTCTCATTCTGCGCGACCTGCACTGGAAGACGTTCAACGCGCTTACCTTCGATAAGGACTTCTTGCACACCCTGGAAGCCATGCGGGAGTGCGCCATTGCATGCGCCATCTCCGAGATCAAGTCCCAGCACCCCGACGAGCCCGAGCCCCAGGAGAGCGATATCGGTCTCTACTTCCACTGTTGGCCGCACAACTCGGTGCAGGCACTCCACATGCACATCATCGACAAGCGGTTTACCGATAAGCTTCCCGACTGGTACGTGGTGCCAGTCGGTCACGCCGACCATGCGCCCGCATGGCGCCACCACAAGCACAAGAACCTCCCTTACGAGGCGGTCGTGGAGGTGCTCAAGAGCGAGTAAGTCTCGCTTGCCGCCCCCGGGTCGACTTTTTTTAAACTTCACTAGTCGACCGAGTAATCTTCATCCGAGTCATTACCGCACTCGGGGTTATGACCAGGTGCGGAACCATACCGCTCATAGTCGCATTCCATACACATATCGGTGCCGCAATCGTTGTCGCATATGGCGAGCTCGGAGCTTCCACATTTCGGGCACGTGTCACACATGTTCGTATGTAATCATCATTCGGTCTCTTTAAAAAATAGTTATGCGCCGTTAGGCGCTTGGAGCGTAGGGGCGCGCAGCGACCCAAGCTCAACACTCGGCGTCATCGGCATCGAAACCCGCAACGTCCTCGGTGGCGTCGAGTTTGGTGTAGTCCGCGCTCTCCTCCTCGAAGAAGTTTACCTTGGTATTGAGACTGCGCTTCTTCATGAATGTGAAGGGACTCTTGGTGCCCTTGTAGAGTTCGGGATGGCCGAATCCCGCCGCCACGATGGCTTTGCTGTGGCGGATGTGCTCGCGCATGAGTGCCGCGCTCATCATGTCGAGATCACGTCGCGGGCAGGCGTCCTCGAAGAAGAGGTTCTCGATGCGCTCACTTTCGTCCAGGATCTCGGCGACGTTGTCCGGAGTGAGCTTGTCATCGATGACCTCGTAGACGAGGTAGCCAGTATCGCAGTGCCGCGCCTCGTCACGGCTGATCTCCTGGTTCGCGAGATATGTGCCGGGCAGCTGATACTTCTGGTACTTGAGCCAGTCGATCCATGCGAAGCTCGAACTGAAGTTGATGCCTTCGGTCGCGGCCTTGCCAACGATGGTGTAGGCGGGATGGCGCGAGTCTCCGATCCAGCGGCGCGCGAACTCGGCCTTGAGCGCGACGAGCGGCATGGTCTCGACGGCCTGCTGGAGACGTGCTCGCTTCACCAGGTCGGGAATGACGTCCTGAATGTTGAGGTTGTAGACGAGCGAGTGTTCCTTCTCCATCATGGCCTCGAAGTCGTAGATGTGTTGGATCTCCGGGATAGTGATCCGGCTCAGGCAGCTCCGCTTGATGATCTCCTCGATGAGCTCGTCGCTGTGGGCGAAGAACCCCAGCACCTTCTCGCTGCACTCCTGAATGTCCGGCGCCATCTTGCCCCAGTTGACCTGGTCCTTGAACTTGATCTTGGTGTGGAGCCAGACGCTGCCCTTCTGGAGCTCGAGGTTCTTGCGGATGCGCTCGTACTTCGGGTCGTAGGGTACCATGCTCTTGCGTGCGCACGGCTGGAAGATGGTCTCCCGGCGGAGGTCGAAGATGGGGACGGCCTTGTTAGGGAGTGCTGCATCAAATGCCCGATCAAAGATCATCTGGTTCGAGCTGGACTGTGCTGGGGTTGCACCAAATGCCTGATCAAAGATCATCTGGTTCGAAGCGACATCGGCGACATTCTCGAATGCGCGACGCTGTGCGTGCGACGTGAACGGCTGGGCGGGCTTAGTAGGACTTGCGATTCGGCTCATGGTGTAAAGATACTATCCTATTTCAATTTTCTAACTTATAAGACAAAAAATATCGTGCTGGGTTTACTCGAATGTGATGCGTTGGAACTCCGCCCGCGTGGTCGCACCCATGCGGCGCGCCTGTTTCGATGCGCGAAATTTGCAGTCGGTACCGTGCAGCCAGTCGAAGATGCCGCTCGCACCGAAGTACTCGTCGAGATAGAGGTGGTGCCAGTCATGTGCCTCACCCGAGGTCGGAATGCCGGGCCAGTTATAGCCCGAGTGGCTCATGACGGTGACGTTGAAGAGAGCGAGCGTCATCCAGAACCAGGTCACGGTGAGCGGCGCGCCCACAATCACGGGCGACGATATCACGGGCAGGATGTTGCAGATCATGTGCTCCACGGGGTGGCATGCGATAGCTGCGGCGGCGAACGGGCTCACGTACTGGTGGTGCGGCTTGTGGAGAGGGTATAGCCAGCGAGTGTGCATGAGGCGGTGGAAGTAGAAGAAGAACGCGTCGTTGACAACCATCGTGAGCGCGATATAGAACAGCATGCCGAACCAGCTGGTGGTCAACGCGTCGTCGCTCGGGCGGTCGTTCGCGAGAATAATAAGGGCGGCGCCGAACACGAGGCCCACCAGCTGGTTGCGCGCGCTCTCGCGAATGGCCTGCCAGAACAGTGCGGCGCGGCGTGAGTTCCACGCCGGACTCATCATCATGGCGTGCTCCCAGTTTCCCGAGGTAGCGAGCCGACGCGTCATGCGACTGGGCGAAAAATGCTCATTCTGCGATCGGAGATCGATAGGGTTCTGTATGCGGATACTCATGCTCCACTCCGTGGGCCACCAGTCAATGATGCTCAGCGGGATGACCGCGACCCAGTAGACCCCGATGGTGATGATGTTGCTCCCCACGATGTAGGCCCAGGTTGGCGTGAAGGATTGGAGGAGCCAGCTGTAGCTGGCCTGGTAGATAGGCTCGAGCGCAAGCCACGCGGCGATAACCGCGCATGGCGCGAGAATGTCACGAAACATAGTGTACACATCTACCCGATAAGCTTTAACTCGTTTCTTTTAGCCGAGCAGAACCTTCTCGACATCTGCGGGTTTGATGTCGTACTCCTCGTTGAGCGCTGTGATCTTGGCCTTCATGGCCTGCTTGGCCGCGACGAGCTCGGGTGTGAGGGGCAAGCTCTGCCAGCGGTCGACCCAGCCGCTGTTCATGTCGCGCGCTCGGCCGTTACTCGCGGGCATGCCGGGAAAGGGCGGGTAGCTCTGGAGCAGGCGCTCCTTCACGACGGTGTCGACTGATCGCCCCAGGCTGCCGAACACGAACTGGTTGTCGGGCACACACTCGCACTCGAGTGTGCACGTGTGGTCACCCCCGTTCGACTTCGAGACGTATTTGCTGCGCACGGCGCGCTCGGGCAGCCATGCGACGTGGACCTCGGCTGGCCCCGACATGCGCCAGGTGATGGGCACTCCGTCACGCTGGCAGAGGTTGTGCGTCTGCTCCATCGAGACTCGGTGCACCTTTGGCTTTGCGGCACCCGTTGCACCCGCGGGCGTCTGCTGAATAACTTTGACGAACGCGGCCTGGTAACCGGCACGGCGCTCCACCATGATCTGGAATTCGGCACCATCGGCGACCTTGGCGCGGGAGACAGATTCGTCGCGCTGTTGCGGAACGCTAGACTTGTTTACGAGAATGAGTACGGGCATGTATCACCCATATTTTAGACCGCTTTAACTCACATATTAGAGAGTATGGGGTATTGCTAATACACCGATGAGCTCAGAACGACGACGTAAAATTGAGGAATACATGGCGCAGCTAGAAGCTGCCGGCGTGCCCCGAAAAAATATGTGGGCATACATGGCGGGTTGCCCCGGAGCCCGCGACCCGGATATTGATGTAGGTGGTGGCATCATGGACGCCATGTACAATCATTGGCTCGACGTTTGGAAAGATCTTTCAGGACATCAACCAGCGCACGACCGCGGTGTCGACACCGAGCGCGAAGTGGACACCCTCACCCACGAGCAGCAGGCCGAGCACGACGCGCCAGGTCGCGACATCAAGCCAGTATGCCAAAAGAATAGCTACAACCACGGTGAGCACAACGTCCCAGATGGCGATGCCACATACGTGGCGATGTAGCCCTTCGCCCGGCTTTCCGAACAGTTCGCTGAAGCGTCCTGTCATCTTTGTATATTAATCGGGTGGATCGTTTAGTAAAAAATATTGCAGTGTGTAAATTTATTCTGCAGTGATGAAGTTCATCATGTTGTCCGCCACCTCGTCGTCACACAGTTCTGTGACGTAGGTGCGCAAGGTCAGCGCCTCCGCATCGTCGAGAAGGACGAAATTCTCGAGACGACCCCAGACGCTTTTGCGCACTTCAAATGACTTGGCGTCGACATTGTCGGGTCCCTCCCAGAACTCCCATATCCGGTCCGCTTCCTCGGCGGTGTAGTCCCGCAGGGCAATCAAGACCCGCGTACCGCCATACTCGGTCTGGTAGCTAAACTTCAGGAAATAGGTGCGCATCTTTGCGTGCTGGTGTTCAAGAGCTTCAAAAATTCAATATTAAAAAATAATTACCATGAACTCGCGCGAGTTCATTTACTGGCAGGTGTAGCACATCACGCCGTTCTTTTTCTTGAGCATGCAGATCATCTCCTGCTCCACGGTCTTCTCTTCGACGGTCTCCAACGGAGACGTCACCTGCTCCTGCGCTGCCGGCTTGGTGGCGGCTTTCACCTCCTCACTGAACTGAGTGGGCTTAGATTTCGATTGCGACCGGAGGTAGTACATGCCGGTCTTCAAGCCCTTGCGCCAGCATCGCACGTGCATAGCGAAGAGGCGCTTGGCCGTGGGGTTGCTCATGAAGCGGTTGCTGCTCTGAGTCTGGTCCACGAACGGTCCGCGGGCGGCATCCATGTCGATCAGGATGCGGTTGTCCATCTCCCAGACCGTCTTGTACTGCTTCTTGATCCAGTCCGGAACGTCGAGCGCCTGCACCGATCCTCGCTCCGCAATGAGCTTGTTGCGGAGCGCAGTGGTCCAGAGGCCGAGTGCGACAAGGTCCTTGACGAGGTGGTGGTTGATCACGAGGTTCTCACCCGAGAGAGTCTTACGCACATAGATGTTGTCGGTGTAGGGCTCGAAGCACTCGTTGTTGCCCTGAATGTGGCTCGTGCTCGCGGTGGGCGGGAGCGCCGTGATGAGCGAGTTTCGGAGGCCGTGCTCCTTGATATCCGCCTTGAGCTGATCCCAATCCCAGCGACCCATGAGGTCCTTAGGGGAGAGACCCCAGAGGTCGAACTGCAACCGGCCCTCGGCCGCGGGACTCAGCTCATCTGGGTGCTCCGGGTTGTTGAGCGGGTCTCCCCGGAACGTCTCGTACGCGCCGTCGCGCCGGGCGAGTTCCATCGAGGCGTGCTGACCACCGTAGTAGATGCTCTCGAAGATACGGGGGTTCTCGGCCTGCGCCTGCGGGCTCTCGAATGGGTACTTCATGAGGTGGAAGACGTCGGCAAGACCCTGCACGCCGATACCGAGCGGTCGGTGGCGCATCTGCGAGCGGCGCGCTTCCTCCACGGGGTAGTAGTTGATGTCGGTGATCTTGTTGAGATTGCGCACCAGCACGCCCGTGCAGTAGGCGAGGTGGTCGTAGTCGATGCGCCGCACGCCGTTGCAGCCCTGCTGGTGACCCTCGACGGTGCCCTCGACCCACTTGTACTCGGGATCGCTGTGGCACTCAGCGCAGTCGCAGTCGATGACGAACTTCGGGAGGCAGAGCGAGCTGATGGCGCAGCAACCGTACTCCTTACTGCTCGACGGGATGGTAATCTCGGCGCAGAGGTTGCTGCAGCGCGTCACCATGCTGTTGATCATGTTGCTCTTGCGGTTGATCGCGTCGGCGAACAACATGTAGGGCATACCGCCCTCGGCCTGGGTCTCACAAGCTTCCATGAGAACGTCGCGAGCGGGAATGGGCTCACCCTTGTAGAGTCCCGCCTCGATGATGCGACGGTACTCGGTGGAGTAGGCCTCACCCACCATGCCGTAGAGCGCGGGCTGCTCGTGAGGGTCGACCCAGTACCAGAGCTCGTCGCGCACCACGCGAATCATGAACTCGTCGTGGAGCCAGAGCGCGTAGAAGAGGTCCTTGATGTTGTTACCGGCGTCTGCGCGTTTGAGCTTGAGCCAGCGCATGGTATCGGGATGCGCGGGATCGTTGTAGTTCGCAGCGCTCCCCGGTCGCTTACCGCCCTGGTTGGCGGCCTTCATGTCGGCTTCGACACCTCGCAGGAAGGGCTCGGGGCCGCCCGAAGTGCCGTTGGTCAGGCTCACCTCGCTACCAGACGAGCGCAGCGGCCACCACCAGCCGATACCTCCCGAATGCTTGCTGAGCTTGAGCATGTCGGCCTTGATCTTGCCAATGCTCTCGATGCTGTCCTCGCCACCCATGAGGTAGCAGCTGAGCAGCTGCTCGCAGAGCGTACCGGCGTTGTAGAGCGTTGGTGTGGCGTGCATGATGAAGCCGAGCGAGAGCAGGTCGTAGGTCTCCTGCACCGCGTCGAGCACGCTGTCGTCCGCGAGGTTGTTGCGGTTCATGTGGATCGCACACGCGACACGCAACCACATGTCCTGTGGCCGCTCGAGTGCGTAGTCCTGCGGGCGTTGCTCGACATCGTGCTTGTCACCCGACCTCTTGATGAGGTAGCGATCCATGAGTGCGGCGAAACCGAAATCGGTATGCCGGTAGTCGCGCGAGTAGTCGATCATGCGGTTGAGTCGGATCTTGTGCAGCTGCGAGAACTTGTAGAGCTTGGCGTTGATGCGGGGCGCCGCGACACTGCGTTTGTTGCCGCGCTTGCCCACCAACTTGCGATTGCGGTAGCACGCCTCCATGGTCGAACTGAAGCAGTCGAGCGTGTTCTTGTGGTGGTTGCTCACCGAGATGCGTGAACTCAAGATTGCGAAATCGGGATTCTGCGCTGCGAAATCCTGTGCGACCTTGGCGGCGCGCTCGTCGAAATATTTCGTCTCCATACCACACTCCCCGTCCATTTCGCGGACTCGATCCGCTACGAAGCTCGCGTTACAGCTCAGCTGTGTGGGGTGGCTGTTGAGGTAGTTAAGCCGACCGTCGACCTTATTCCAGTCGACGGCCTGCTTGTTTCCGTTGCGCTTAGTTACGAACTCAAGTGGCATGAAGTATAGATCTAGTTATATGTTTCAATTTTTAACTTAAACCCCCAAGTCAAAGTTGAATTTTTAATCTCTTATACACACCATGGGCTACATTGTAAGTGAAAAGGGCATTCTTTCGCCGTATTGGCGACGCACGTTCCAGGCCCCCGATGCCGAGGGCGTCGTGCGGTATTGGGATTGCCTGCAGACTTACATCGACGCGCACGTCAAGTTCTACGGTGACACGTGGCTCGTCGCAGCCGAAGGCGTAGTTCGTCAGGGCTACATGGCACTCGCGGAGCAAGACGCCCAATTTCTCGGTCAGCTCGCGCGCATAAAAGAGAACACGCATGTGCTGTACCAAAGTCGCGACCGCGTGTTGGGACTCAAGGGCCACAACATCGTGGGCGAAGCGATCGAAGCGGTCACCCACCGCTACATTTACTCTCGCTGATCGCAAAGAACGGAGCCAAAAACAACAGAACAAAAAAAACAAAAAACTCAATGCTACGGCATGTGTTTTTTTATGCCATCCGCACGGTTCTTTTAATTTTCGTTTTGTTAAAAAATATTTATAATCACATAGATGGCTTACTACGGAACACCACATGGTGGCTCGAATATCGGAATGATTGTGGCCGTCCTCGTTGCCGCGGTGGTCGTGTACTACTTCATGACAAACAAGAAGACTGCGCCAGCACCCACCTCGCCCACCTCGCCCGTCGCGCCCGTCGCGCCTACCGCGGCGTCACGTGTACCAGAGTTGGTCGCCCGCCAGGCTGGTAAATATGTTGTGTGTACGAGCACCAACATGCGTTACCTCATCAAGGACGGGAAGAAACAACTTGTTGATGACGCGACCTACCTCGGCCTGGGTAGTCCCCAACTCACAAGCGAGACATGCGACGTCATTGCCGCCATTCCGGATGGTCCTGCCGCCACTGTCCCTGCTGGACCGGCGCCTGCTGAACCGGTTGCTGATGCCAACGGTATCATTTCGCAGGCGGCATACCGTATCTTGGCGAAGAACCCGGCCGGAGTTCTCTACGCGCACCCCGGTACCGAGGTGCGCATGTGGAACGGCGCGATGGCGGCACCCGACCAGGTCTGGCTTATCACGGCTGTGGCGGGTGGGTATGTCATTCGCCATCAGGTCGAACAGAAGGACATGTACGTGAACGGCGATACGGGAGGTCGTATTGGACTGGCACCCACCACCCTGATCGCCAACCCCGCGGACCGGCTTTTTACGGTTGAGACGCAGGGCGCGGAACGCCGCTTGGTGCACAAAGCCACGGGGCAGACACTGGTCGCCAAGGACAACGACTACTTCCTGTGGTCCGGAGGGATGTTCTCGGACCAGTTCCTCACTTTCGAAAAGCAGTAAAAAATATACGGTGCGGTCTAGAGTTCGGCACGAACCTCCATGAGAACCTTGCCCAGTAGGTTCTCACCGGGCCACTTCTCCTGCGGAGTGCGTTCCGCGGTCGCCTCGTCGAGACCAATGCCCCAGACCGCGTCGTACGGCGATGCCTCGACGATTTCGCCGCGCGTGCGTTTGAGGTGGCGCAGCATCTTGGGATTCTGACCGAACTTGAGCATGTTGCCCCGCTTGACCACCGCAAAGCGCTCCGCAGTCCACTTTCGCTCGTCCCAATTTTTTACTTGGCGACCGAGGGCCTTGATCTCGCGCGCTGAAGTTGCTGCGAGAATCAGAGTGCGTGTCTCCGAATCTCCCATGATGCGCGCCTTCTCGGCCATCATGTACTGCTCGGAGGACGTGTATTCGACGTCGCCCTCGGTAAATTTAGCGGGGTGCCACTGCGAGAGCGGGGACTTTGATACCCAGAAGAAGTGATAGATTGGAGCCGACATTGATACTACACTACTACACAATCAATTTTTAACTCATTTAAAAATTGAACATCGATACTTAATTATCATCATGCCCATCCAGGTCTACGAACGTTTCGACAAAGCGGCCGAAGAGGCGCTCGAGGAAGTGCTCAAGGCCACCCCGAGTACGGCGCGTGGCTGTCAACTCTGGCAGCCGCTGCCAGAAAAGAACGACGCGTCTTCTCGAGGTGAGCTCTGGGAGACCATCGAATGGGACTTCATGGCGCCGAGCTGGCGTACTACAGGCAGGAACGGTGTCCTGCCTAGTGCGGGCTGGCAACTCAAGTGCGATTTCCGTATGCCGGCGCACGGCATCTTGCGCTTCATGCACCCCCAGAAGGACGAGGCGCTCGAGTTCAGCTACGACACGCCCACCCTACTCATCCCGCACTACACACCCGGGGTGATCAAACAGAAGAGTTTCACAGCGGAACTAAAAAAATCATGGGAGGCTATGCCCAAGGAGTGGTCGTGCCAAGTGGGACCAACGAACGGTCGTTCGTTCACACTGACCTGCACCAAGGACATCGTGGACGCGATCGAGAGCAACATTCTGGGCGAACTCTACATCTACCGTCCCACAGAGCTACGCATCAACTAGTGCGTCTTGCTACTTATTTTTTGTCAGTGCGGTGCGCCATGAAGTAGCGCACCGCCTCTGGCGTATTGCGAATCTGGGTCGTGCCCGGCAGCAGGTGGTCAAGTGCCCCCGAGTCCATGAGCAGCTTCATGTGTGTCGGGCACGCGATCTCGATCTGCCTTTCGGGACAGCGGCCTTCCGGGCCGAGGACACAGCACTGTCGCCGCATGTCCTCGATGAGGATGCGGCAGGTGCACCGCTCGAGATTGTTGCACGCTGCGCAGGGTCTTCGAAATGTAGTATTATATCGGCGCACAGACATTCTGACAGATGACATTCGCAGTATGCGCAGCGGCAGATACAACCTGTCAAAGGGCTCTCGCAGGTAGCACAGGTGACGAAGCCGGGCATGTGTAATAGGAGAGAAAAAATTCAACTTTGGTAATCGTAATATTACGGTTTACTTGCCGGTAAACCGGATATACCTTGCAGGAATATTACCGCGCACCACGAGGCTGTCCTTGGGCGTGCGCCAGATCGGCACGCCCGATAGGTGCAGGCCGTAGACGTCGATCTCGACCGAGCCGTAGTGCTCCTCCGTAAGCGCCCGGAGTTGAGGGTCCATGAAGCAGGAATTGCGATTCGCGAGTGGCACCATGTCATCACCCGGTCGCCACTTACAGCGGTGTTCGACGCGCAGGAGTTTGTATGCTCGCTCACCCTCGCTCGGTGTGTACGGTTGAAACATACGGTCCTCGCGAACTTTGCCGATGCTATGCGCTTCGGTCGCGCGGATCAGGTCTCCCGCGATTTCGATACGTGCGCCGGGATCGGTCGCGACCGCCGAGCGAATATCCGCGCGACTGATTCGTCGGAACCAGCTCACAGTTCCGATGTGGACCCAGCCCGCCTCCGAAATGTATCGTGGTTCGACGCCGTGTCGCAGGAACCATAGTATGCTCTTAGCGTTCTTCGCGGTTTTCGTTATGTCCTCCATCTTGTTAATCTACTATTGTGTGTCAAAGTTTAAAAAAAAATACGAGTGTGTATGTCTGTATACTTAGGCGTCCTTCTCGTCCTTCTTCTTTTTTGCGTAGGGGCGGCGCTTGTTGCTCAGCGTGGTGAGCTCCTCGATCGCGGCCTTGGGCTTGTCGAAGTTCTTGAACATGACCGCGTTGACCTGTGCCTGGCTCACCTTGTAGTCGCGGATCTTCTCGAACTCGCTGAGTTCGAAGTCCTCGTCATAGAACGCCTCGAACTGCTCCAGCATCACGGCACGCGTGGCCTTCTTGAACTCCACGATCATGTCGATACGTCCCGGGCGGATGAGCGCCTCGTCGATGACATCGGGGAAGTTGGTCGTGATCGCGATCATGCGGTCCGGGATCTCGAGCGTGCCGTCCAGGATGTTGAACATGCTGTCCTTGGTGATGCGGTCCGCCTCGAGCTCCTCATCCGCCTCGCGACGCATATCGGCCTTCTCACCCGCGAGAGCCTCGTCGCGCCAGCGCTCGAGCTCCTCGTCCGAGTCGAGCTCGCGCTCCTTCTCATCCTTCTTCTTCTTGTCCTCCTTCTTTACGACCTTCTTAGCCGGCTTCTTCACGGTCTCCTCCTCGACGTCACTGTCCGTGACGTCGCGACGCTTGATGAGGTCAGTCATGCAGTCGATATCCTCGATGAGGTAGAGACGCTGGTGCGTGGGCACTGTGAACTTCTCTGCCTGCATCGTCTCGGGGTTGATGACCTGGATCACGGGGTTGTAGAAGAGGTTCTTGAGCTGGGTGTTGGTGTGCACGTCGCTCAGGCGCACGTTGATGATGTGACGTCCCGTAATGTTGGCGATTGCCTTGATCGTTGAGGTCTTTCCCGTGCCGGGCGTGCCGTGGAACATGAAACCCAGCGTGTAGGGGATGCCGCGCTTGGCGTACCAGGCCTTGTTGCCCATGAAGTGCTTGACACGCTTCTCGACCACCGCACGTTCCTCGAAGAAGACGTTGTCGAACGTGCGGTTGGTCTCGAACTTCTTCTTGTCGAACGAGAGCGCTGAGCTCTTTGCACTGTCTTTGGTCGTGATCTGGTCGAAGAAGAAGACCTCGTTGCCGAGCTTGTTGTTGCGTGCAGCCTCGTACTCCTGACGACACTTCTTCACGTAGTCCTTGAGCTCCTTGATGCCATGGTCATCCGAGTAGAGGCGGTAGGTGATCTTCTGCATCACGCCCGTCTTCTGGTCGGTCTGGTTCTGCTTGTCGAGCAGCTCGAAGAAGATTCCTGGTGCGACCTCAATAGGATCCTCGGTGTTGATCATGTACTGGAAGTCCCGATACTGGAGCTTCTTGACCGTGTCCATACGGCTCACGCAGTTAAGAACTGCGTCGAAGTCGTTGAAATCGGGCTGTGCGCGGCCGTTGAAGCACTTCTCGAGGAAGATCTCGGCTTGGCTAGGGAACAAATCAGCGTCACTCATAGTAAAGTAGTATGACCTTCATCTCGCTCCGCTTTAACCTATATTTTTAATTACGGTCAAAAAAATAATGAATGCGGTGCTCACGCGACAACTTCGGGCGCGCTCTCAGACGCGTCATCGCTCTTAGTTGCGATGATTACGGCGACCCCGGCGGCCTGGACCGGCATCGCATTGTACGCGCGTGTTCGACGTCGACGAGGCTGAACAATTGCGGGGTCGCTCTCATTTGCGAACGTCGCGCTGGTGACGTCGGGCACACCCATCGAGTACTTGCAAGGATTGCCGTGATAGGTACCGGGACCATCGAAGTAGGTATGCAGGAACGTACCCGTGCACAGATCCCCCGAGGACTTGATCCAGCTTCCCGGCCCGTAGGCGTGGCCGTCGCGGAAGTCTTGGCACCGGAACGACGTGCCCGCGGCGGGTTGCGTCGAGATGTACTTGGTGTCGCGCGTGAACACACCGACATAGCCACCATCGACGCGCGTAACACGGAGACCGTTATCGTAGAACTCGATGCCGTCGACGGTGTGCATGAGCTTGGGTGCGTGAACTTTGGCCATCTCGGGCGTGTAAAGAACGCCTAACTGCTTCATGAGCTCGGGATAGTTGATGAAGATTCGTGCCTGAACGTCGATTGGGTAGGGCGCGAGGAGGTCGCGGACGTGTCGGTGACGGCTCAGAATCACGCTCTGAGCTTTCGCCTTATCCTTGCCCAAAGTGACGTGCACCCCCGCCGGAATCTCGACGTCATAAACGTGCGTCGCACCCATGCTCCATTGGATGGCGTGATCGAGCGTGGTTACGTGGAAGCCCCCAGCCACGCCGTGCTCGGCCACCCAAGTGTCGTCCGTGTTCAGGCCTTCATTGAACTTCGCCCCGATAACGAGGTGGCTCGCGCTACCCTGGGCGAATTTGAAGAAGAGCGGAGATGCCATCGTGACTGTTGAATGCGCTGCACATTTCAATTTTTATAAAAAATAAAGTGGCGGTCTCACTGCATCATGCAGACTACGCGGTCACGTTGTAGCTGCAAGAGCGCGCGGCGCTCGCGCGAAAGCTGCACGCGGAGCTGCTCATACTTCACGGGACGGTCCGGCTCCGGAATGCTCTGCATCCAGGTCACGCGGCGCTGCAGCATTGCGACGTGCGTGTCGAGCGTTGATATCTGCGTGTCTCGATACTGCTCGACTCGCGGGTCGCACCGGTCGGGACCTCCTACCGCGAGGTGGGCGATCCCGAAGGCGAACCAGAGCGCGACGAGCGCGATGGCGCAGAGGTAGGCGTGGCTGTGGCGGCACATCTTGGCAATGATGGCAAGGATGGCAAGGATGGCAAGGATGGCAATGGTGGTAACTAGTGCAGCTATTTTCAATTTTAACCATATTTGAGCTTGATGTCGAGCGGGATGGGCGCCTCGCTCTTACGGAAGCTCTTAATTCGCTCCTCGTAGATGTCGAGCGCCTGCTGCAAGCTCACTTTGGTATGGTTGTTCTTGAGAATAACGTACTCGATGTCGTCAGCGAGATCGAGAGCCGCGATTTGACTCTGTGCATGTGCTGCCGCCTTCTCGCCGAAGTTGCAGTATTGCTTGCTACCCTTGAGCGCAAGCGCGACGCCGCTCGCAATTGCGAGCGGGACGTTAGTCGAATTCTCGCTTTGCCCCATCACGGTACTCATAACGAAGCTCAGGCCGGTACCGATAATGCTTGCGTAACTGACGACTTTGCTGCGCCACTGGAACTTGTTCGCGAGGATCTCGTGATAGCGTGCCGCGATTTGAAGACTGGTCATCTTTTTTTCTAGAAGAACGAGTAAATTTCGCTTAATATCGTCATCACTACAATCAATTATGACGTCAATATCAATAAATTGACCGTTCGGATCCTCCATTATATATTACTTACTATTTCTACCGCGGACATAAAAAATATAATTGCGTCGGCCTTACGCGTCACCAAGCGCACGCGCCGCGTCGAGAGCGGTTATGTGAGACTGGCAGATCTGCTCGATGCGGCTCGGCATGTGCATGCCCGATGCGAGCGCCGCTGCATGCAGGATCTCGGGGGCACTGGCGTCGCCGTAGTAGCGCGTGAGGTAGCCCAGGATATCGTTGCTCGACATACGCCCCATCTCGATGTCGATGTCCATGCGACCCGGGCGGTAGATCGCGGGGTCGAACTTCTCCTTGTGGTTGGTGCTGATAATGAACATCGCGCCCGTGAGCTCGTTAATGCCGTTGAGCATGTTGAGGAAGCCACTCAAGCTGGTGTCGTTGACATTGAACTTGACGTCGACGACGTCCTTAGCCGTGGGACCCTGCACCGGCGGGGGCGCGGGTGTTGCAAAGAGCGGTACCGCGTCGCGCATGTCGACATGTACGACACTACCGCCACGACCACCGCGACCACGACCACCGCGACCACCACGACCACCGCGAACGGTGTACCCGGCCATATCGTCCTCGTCATCGCTCTCCGGCTTGGGTGTGGTGGGGAGCTGGCGCTTCGGCGGCGGGGCGTTGGGGTCGCGAGGCGCGATGATGTGCTCACAACCCGCGCAGTCAAGGTCCTCGAGCAGGTAGATACGCTTGTCGAGCGGAACGCTCTCTATGTGGTTGTAGCTCTTGCTCTTATATTCCACGTAGATGTTGCTCACGATATCGAGCATGTCCTCGTCGCATGTCACGCGCGCCATGTTGAGTCCGAAGATGTGTCGTCCCATGTAGTTGGCGATCGCCTTGACCATGCTCGTTTTGCCGCCGCCGGGATTACCCCAGAGGAAGATGTTGCAGGTGTGCGTGCGTTGCTTGATCTCGGCCCAGGGCCCGGTGCGGTTTCGGAAGTGGTCGAGCGTCTGGATGACTTCGGCCTTGCGAGCGAAGAAGAGCGAGTCGAACGTCTTGGCACTGCTCCAGGGGTAACGATTGAATACGTAGTTCTCACCCTTGGCCGGCTTGTTCGAGATGAACCAGTAGTAGGGCTGGAACTTCACAACTCCAACGTTGGGTGCGGGGTAGAGGCGGTCGATCTCGGCGAGTTTGCACTGCTCGAAGTAGGCCACCGTAGCGGCGCGGTCATTACTCTGTACCGAGATTTGTTCGCTGCGGGTCACGCTCGGCGACTTCTCCCCCTGATTCACCGTGGTGCTGTTCTCGAACTCGAACCGCATGCCCTGCCAAGTCACCGAGCTCTGTGGGAAGTTGCTGATCACGCTCTTGAGGTGGCGGTCGCGCGTGCACTGGTCGAAGTCATCTGAGAGGATGTTCTTGATCTCCTGCTCGTGGACCTGATCGATCGCACCTGTGGTCATGAGGTTTCTAATGATGCCCGTGATCAAGATACCGTTCTCGTCGTTTACGCCCATCTTGTTGTGATGGCCGTCGGCCCCGCTCACTTGGAGCTCGTTGAGCCGAATCACGAATTTGTGCTTATAACCCGCGGTGGCGGCGCGGACGCGCCCGTTCCACCACTTCTCGAATCGCTGCCAGATGAGCGATATGTTGCTCATGATCGCACCCATGAGCGATGCTATCATGGTGCCGACCAAGATGTCGACCAGGACGTTGCCCGTCCGCAGGCTCGCACCCACGGTGTGGAGCAAGTTGGTCTGTTGCACGTTCTGAGGGGGATAATCCATAGTGGCACTAGGTAGAGTGTAAATGATAAAAAAATATTCAATTTCTGTAGATATGCGACTGCGGCCGCATTCAGCCCATGGCGAGTGCGGCCGAGTCTGCCGTGGAGTGGACCTGGCAGATCTGCTCGATACGGCACGGCATGTGGCGGCCCGCGGCCCGTGCAATAGCGCCATCGGCGTCCGTCGTGAGATTGTACGGGCCGTAGTAGCGGCGGAGGTAGGCTCGAATGTCCTCCCCGGTCATTTCTCCGAGCTCGAGATCGATATCCATGCGACCGGGACGGTAGATCGCGGGGTCGAACTTCTCCTTGTGGTTGGTGCTAATGATGAACATCGCGCCCGTGAGCTCGTTAACACCATTGAGTGCGTTGAGGAAGCCACTCAGGCTCGGGCGTTCCGTGTCCTTAAAATCGACCTTCTTGTCCTTCTTGTCGTCATTCTCGAGCGCGACCATAGTGAGCAGGTCCGGGTCGGGATTCTTCCCGCGCGCCGAGATCACTGAGTCGCAGCCCGCACAATCGAGATCCTCGAGCAGGTAGATGCGTCGCGAGAGCGGTACATCGTCGATATTGTGCTGACCCCACTCGAGGTACTGGACATAGTTGTTGCTCACGATGTTGAGTAGGTCGTCGTCGTTTTGGATACGCAGCATATTGAGCGCGAAGATGTGACGCCCCATGTAGTTCGCGATCGCCTTGACCAGGCTGCTCTTACCGCCACCCGGCTTTCCCCAGAGGAAGATGTTGCAGGTGCCGGTGCGCTGCTTCTCGGGTGCCCAGGCACCCGTGCCGTTGCGGAACGCGTCGAGTGTGGCCATGACCTCGGCGCGTCGCGCGAAGAAGAGAGACTCGAACGTCTTGGTACTGCTCCAGGGGTTGCGAGCGAAGACGTATTTCTTACCCTCGTTCGGCGTGATGTACCAGTAGCATGCCTTAAACTTGCGCTGGCTAATGTCGGGATATGTGCGGTCCGTCTCGCGGTCGCGGCACTGTTTAAGGTAGGCCGTGGTGCGGTCGTAATCGTTGGTCCAGATCGCGATACGCTCATCGTTCGTGCTACTCACCTGGCGCCCGTCGGTCGAGACAGATTTGGTAGTAGTAAATTCGAACATCATGTCCTGGTGCACTACGCGACCGCGCGGTCTCGCCACGAGCGTCGCGCCGAGAATGCGTTCGCGTGTCGTGCTCATGCGGGCACCCGGCGTGCTCACAATATCGACCGCGCGCGCGGCGAAGCGACCCGCGCTCATGAGGTCGTGGGCGATACCGTCGATGAGCGTACGGTTGTCCCCGTTAGTGTCGAGCGAGCAAGTGTATCCGCGCTCCGTGGGTACCTGCACCTCGCGGATGGTCACGGTGAACATGTAGCGGTATCGGCCCGTGCCCGTCCAGAGGCGCTCGGCAAGCCATTCCGACGCGAATCGCCAGCCGTACTTGCCCCAGGTCATCACGGCACCCAGCACCGCTGCGAGCACGGTACCGACCACCAGGTCGAGCAGGATGTTGCCGGTACGCAGGCTCTGCGCGGCTGTGAGCATGAGGTTGCCTTGAAGCGGGTCCATGGTTGATTGTGCTATGTCCTGACCAAATCAATTTTGTAAAATTGAACCCGTGGAGCTAGATTACACAACATGTCCGTAGATCCGCAAGACAAACTTGAGCTTACCGAAGAGCCCGCCGCCCCGGCAGGTGTGATCCGCGATCCGCCAGAGGCTGATGACCGCAAGCTCTCGCTCGCCGAGATCATCGACGCGCTACCCATAGGAGATCGTACGCGCCTGAGCGAGCAGTACGCCAAGTGGTACAACCTGCTGATCCGTCTCTACAAGAAGGACTTCGGTCTCGACGATGCCGATGACTGCAAGCGCGAATTTCGCAGTGAGGACCAGGTCATCATGTTCTTCCGAGAGGCGCTGCTCTGGTGGTACCGCCGCAAGCCCAAGGTGAACGAGAGCATGACGCCGCTCGAGGCGCTCAAGACGCGCACCTGTCTCGGACAGATCGCATCGCTCAAGCGCCGCCTCGAGGAGACCGGTATCCCGCTGCGCAAGCTCAAGCTCAACGAGCACTTCGACCGGGAGACCACTATCCCGCCCGCTGCTCAAAAGGCGCAAGGTCCCGAAACCAAGTGAGCTTGCCAGTATTATTTTTTTTAAAGACTCTGGTCTAAGGTTGTACAATGAGCTCCACTGATCAGATTACCCCCCTGGAGAGAACGGTTACCTTGAATAACGATGCTGGTGTCGGCAATATTAATTTGGGTGCGTACAGTTTTGGTAGCGTACCTGTGACAGTCCAGAGTAGTATCGAGATCAGCAATTTCAGCATCGGGCAGCACCTGACGCGCGCCTACGACCCCCTGCTCGTGCAGGACACTCTCTACAACCGCTACGATGTCGATTCCATCACCTATGGTGAGGGGGTCAACGCGCATATGCTATACGTGCACAAGCACGGCGGAGCGGTCGTGCCGCACACCTTCACGAACGCGGTCGAGGCGCAACGCGAGTTCCGACTCATCGCAGTCATGATGCTGGGACGTTAAAATTTAACCCGTTTTTTTTTGTAAAAAAATAAATCGCTCGTCACCGGCGAGCTTGAAGCGTAGTGATCGCGGCGCGATCACAAGCGAATGCGGAGCGCTTGAAGGCCCCGGGCGCATTCCGTGAGCATCTTTCGGAACTCGCGTTCGCCCGAGAAACCCCAGCGCTCGAGATCGATTCGCGGGGTGGACGTGTCGCCCAGGACGGCGTCCGCGAGCTGCGAGTAGATGAGGATGAGCTGGTGACCCGGGATCTTGTCGTGGTTGGCCTGGCTCGCAGCCATCATGGCATACATCACACGCGTGCGCTCGGTACGCGCTTCGGGCACCTTGTCGTCGACATCGATCACGGGCGGGCGGGGTCGCACAAGGCATTCGTCGCACAAGCAGCCGCCCCAGTGCACACCGGGCGGGGTGTTGCGACGCGGCGTGTAGTCGTGGTCGCGGAGCAGCTCGAGGAAGGCGTCGCCCGCGGCGGTGGGCTTGGAGTCGTCCTCATTGTCGCTCTCATCCGTCTCGTCGTCCGTCTCGTCATCGGGCTCCTCGTCCGAGCTGACATCCTCTTCATCCTCGTCCTCGTCTGACTCCTCGTCGTCGCTGACCTCCTCATCGCTATCCTCGTCATCGATGGCGGCACGGCGCTCCTCGCGCTCCTCGTTGCGTGCCAAGCGTGCCAGGCGTGCTTTCTCGGGAGCGTCGCGACGCTCCTGGCGATCCCGGTTGCGGGCCGCCATATCGATCTCCTCCTGGACGCGCTCCGCCTCGCGCGCGGCACGATCGATCTTGCGCGCGGCGCGGCGTGCGTCCTCGGTGCTGCGCGTCCCCACGAGCCAGCCCGAGAGCATCTTGCCGATAGGCGGTGCCAGGGGGAACTTCTTGGCGAAGCGCTCGGGCGTAGGCGCTTCATTGAGCACCTCCATCTGGCGGTCGAAGAGCACACTGCGCGGCCCGTCCGTCATGTTCATCGCGGCATAGCTACACGCGCGCTTTCCGGCGTCGGTTGTGAGGATAACTCCGAGCAGGATCTGGTAGAGACTCGCGTTGGGTAGCAGCTCGGCTCCGTTGCGCTCGAGCGGGTGCTCGGCGATCCAGCGCTCGAGCCACGCGTTCGTGAACTCCGCGGGGTCGACCTCGTCCGTGAGTGACGTCGCGTACATCAACTCGAAGATGCAGAGGCCGAGGCACCACATGTCGTATTCGAAGCCGTACTCGAGACGCTTCGGCATGTCGCCCGACATCTCGGGCGCGGTCTCGCCCCACTCCGGGAACGCAAAAGTATTTCTTTTGCTGTTCTTGAACGCCGTGTTGCCGGGGTTGAAGCATGCGTGCTCCCAGCCGCGCAGTACCACCACGGGGCGGTGGCGCGGCAGCTCCTCCAGCTTGCACCGCTGGAGGTACGTCTTGCTGCCGTCGGGTCGCTCGCCCCACGCGACGTTGCCGTCCGCCTCCGTGGTGTAGTTGGGCACGGCGTCCTCACCAGCCTGGTCGATGTAGTGCTGCACCGCGAAGTTCTCGAGACGGATGTTGCGGTGCAGAATGCGCAGCGCGTGGCATCGCTGTACCGCGGTGCACATGCCGTCGATGAGCGCCTCGCGCGAGAGCGTGCTCTCGGTGATGTCCTGCAGCGTGTACTGTCCCGAGAATACCGGCGCGGGCATCTCGGGCTCCTCAGCATCGTCGTCAGCAAAACTTTTGTTTTGCTCGGCCTGGTTTCGCTCGCGACGACGCGCGATGCGCTGGTCCACAGTGTAGATGCGGGTCTGCCACTTCTTGAGGCGCGCCTCGAGTGCGGGATTGACGTTGGGGCGACCTGCGATGTCGGCCTCGAGACGCACGATGTCGCGGTCGAGAAAGTAGCGGTCGCGCAGCCACCTGCAGATCTGCGGATCGGGCTCCTGATCCCACGTGTTCCAGCCCTCGTCGGTCTGCTCCATGGTCTGTTCGAGACGCGCCTGGCGCCAAACCTCGTCCGTGAGCTTGTCCTCGCAACCGCACCCGCAACGGCCCGCGGCGAAGATGCAGTTGCCGCGCGGCTTGTACGCGCTGGTGTAGTCGCCCGCCGCGCGGTTGCGGTAACCCGCGTAGACCGCATTCTGGCATCCGCAGACGCAGGCGTCCGCGGGCGTTGTGTAGTTCATATCCACCTTCTTGCCCTTACGCTTGGCCGCCTTCGCCTCCTTTACCTCTTCCGTCTCCATTTCCGCGACCTGTGCGCGAAGCGTCTCGACCTCCTGGCGCTCCTCGGCATGGCCCTCGAAGGGGTCGAGGTCGACAGCGGCATCGAGTTCCGCGATGAGATCCTCGCGACTCGATTCGACATTGTCGGCGCGTGCGGCGCGCTTCTTGGTAATGGGGGCGACCACTTCACCCCATTCCGCTTTCAGGTCGGCGCCGAGCGTGATCGAGGTGGGGCGCAAGTGAAATTCACAGGCCCCATTCTGGATGCGGTTGAGAACGAAGTATTGGCGAATAGCGTCCATCGTGTATTATGCTACCCGAGTTTCAATTTTAGCGGTGCTAACAGTGTTCGCAGGTCTCGTGCGACTCTGCCAGATGTTCAACACCACCGCGATGATGAGCACGAGGAGCATAAGCATAATTTTTTGATATTTTTGCACGACCTGTGCCGTCATGAGCAGTTGTAACTTTTTGAGGTCATGAGTGCGGCGCAACATGTCGGGTTCGACTTCGAGACCGCGTAGAAGTAGGTACTCGAGAAAGGTATGCTGCGGACTCGCGAGCGCCTGAGTGAGGTGCCGTTCGGGGTGGAACGGCACGACGTTTACGCCCGAGACCGCGAGCCCGTGCAGTGCGGTGATGGTCTGTATGGTGGCGGTGCGGTCAATCTTAGTCCTCCAGAGCCAGTCGTGGTACTTGTTCAAGATACGAATGAGTACGAGCTGGTCTGGTGCGCCGAGATAGTGCAACACAAACCGGAGATTGGTGACGACCTCGTGGTCGGCAACATCAATGAAACCTCCGAATGCCCACCGCACGAACTCGTGAGGGCAGTAGTGGAACGCCTTAGCGAGTATGAGCCAGCGGGAGTGGAGGTAGATCGTATCAAATGCGTCCACCGTGATCTGCCGTTCGCGTGCAATTTGCCACGTGAACATCGCGGTGTTGCCACGTTCGATCCAGCATTCGAGTAATCGGGGACGAAGTTCGGGGAAGCGGCGAGTTGCGGTATGGACCGCAACCGCAGTGGATTGGGTAGTGGCGAAAGTTGCAGCCATGTCAACTTCATCAGGTGAGAGCGCCTCGTCATTCTGAATGACCCAGCGGACTAAACTCGGACATGCCGCCTCCACAGCGCGTGTCAGGGCGACCTCCTCACGCCACCAGTAGTAGCAATTAATTTGGTCGCGTTGCATTTCGCAGAGCCCCGAGCTGACGACGGTCTTCAAATTATAAAAGTCGCACGGGTGCAAGAAGCCCACCATGTGGCTCAACATGTCCTCAGGTAGGCTCGATATCAAGTTGTTCATCGGGTCTACATCTTGTATCCGACCGCTTTAAACAAAACCACGGTCTCGTTTTACCACAAAAAATAAATGGTCGCGCTTAGGGCAGTGCGCGTAGCGCTTCGAGCAGCGTGCTCTTGGGTGTCCAGTCCCGGACCAGCGTGCGCTGGTCGTTCACGATGAGCGCGGGTGCCGAGAACGGGAACTGGTGTGGGATCGCGATGTCGACATTTTGATCCTCGATCCAGCACCGCACCTGGACCGTGTCCCAGTCGCTCACGCGGATACCGGCGGCCTGGATCGCGGCGACCTCCTTGCGCAGGCGCGCCTCGACCTTCGTGTTCTTCTTGCGCGTTGCCTCGGCCTTGCGACTGCCCTTGCTCAGCCACTCCGTGCGCAGACTCTGGTCGAGCGCCGCGACATTGGTGAGGCGGCTGTCGGGCATGTAGATGAGGTAGCGGAGCAGGAGCTGGTCCTCGCGCGGCACCACGAAGTAGCCAGGTGCCTTGCGGTGTTGCGCGGCGCCCCAGACCTCGTAGACACCGATCACGATAGGTGCGGTACCGTCCGCACCCGTCGATAGGCCGCCATGACTGTAGCTCCAGCTCACGTTGAGAGTGTCGCTGCAGTAGATCCCGTCACCATATGCCGCTCCCGTGGTCATCCACTTAGTTTTGCTCGTGACTTTGAGGCCGTTGCGCAGGATGCTGGCCCAGTTCGTGAGCGGGCTGCCGTGGTAGAGGTACTCGGGCGTCTGCGCGCCACCGGCACGCTCCCACTGCTGCTCGACCTCGTCGCTCCAGGTCACCTTGTACTGCTGCCACTGTGCCGCGGCCCGGCGGCTCGGCACATCACTCGCATCACTGATGCTCTTGTTGATGCCCTCGAGTTGCAGCGGGCAGAAGAGCACGATGAAGCGCGCGAGCATGTATGCGTCCATAGTTCCCAGACGCTGCATGAGCGCTTTGTCGGTCTCGCACTCCAAGTCGCGCCAGCGAGTGGTGTCGATCATGCCGATGGCGTGACGAAATCTCGCCATGTCCATGAGCTCCTCAGTACGCACATCGGCCATGGCGTTGATATCGTCGGACGCAACTTGCGCGGTGGGCTGAGTGGCGAACCAGGTGGGCACGGGTCGAAAGCGCGTGGGGTTGGCCACCTGACTTTGAATCACCGTGAGCAAGAATTGGAAAACGTCGGGTCGGCGCGCGAGTATGTCCGACACGACATTGTTTTCGGGGTAGTCCACGAAGGTCTCGATGCACTGGAAGTGCTCGTGCGTGTATGCGGTTTTGCATGTCGGGCAGTCCATGTCGGGTATTATTTTTTCTTAACTAATTTCAATCCTTAAAAATATACGATGAGTGTTCCGTCAAGCGGACACTATTTTACCGTAGCGGGCCACCGGATCAACAAGAATATTGTGATCACGATCGTGCTCGTTCTCGTGCTCGTGGTCATGTCGTGCTCTGGCACTGCCCACCCCGCCCGCGCACTGCCCACCTCGCCCTCGGCCCCCAGACAAAATGGCCGACCCGAGCGCCAGGTACTCGAGATGAACTACCTCCGCGCGATGGAGGAGACGGGTGATCGATACGAGCTTGATCAGGCCGTGGACCGCATGCGCGGCCGCATCATCATCTCGAACCAGCCCGAACAGCTCCAGCGCGGGTTCGATCGCGAGCTCGACGGTGTTGGTCAGAGTCTGAATGATACATTCTAAATATTAAAATACCGAGAGGGTATAATGACCACCCCGGGACTGGCTGAAGCTCTACTTGAGTTCTATCGCATGTTTGTCATGGCCCTGGCCATGTTTGCATTCGGCCTCATTGTGTTGAGCCGCTACATCCACTACTACTATGTCCTCTCCATCATTGCGGTGATAGCACTTATCGTGATTTGTAAATACATCGAGATGGCACGGACACGACCGCCCTTTCCAAGTTTTACACCTCCACAGACAATAATGTCGTGTGAATGGCGTCCCGAAAAAGTGGACGATCCAATGCATAAAGACCCATATGCCGACCTTCCCGCGGACTGGCGCTGGGTCTACATGCCGGACTGTGACGACGGCCAGTGTTATCAGTGTAACAGGTGCCGTGTTGCCGCCTACCGTGCGGCATAATTAGTTAGAGTATACTGGGAATGGTAGTTAGCACCAATGCCAGTGTACACTTACAACGGGGTCGAATGCGTGAGCGCGGGCGTCCTGTTTTACCGCAAGCGCCGCGAGACCGAGCTCCTATTCTTGGAGAAGACCGACAAGAAAGGTAACCCCCTGCTGGAAGACCCCGGCGGCAAGAGTCAGGCCGACGACGCGTCGATCGAGACGGTAGCCGCACGCGAGGCCGCAGAGGAACTCAATGCAGAGATTCAGGATCCCGAGCGCGACGTCAGTGCCTTGACGTACCAGGAGCGGGTAGACGCATCCCGCGACTACATCCTGTCCTTGATCAAGCGACGTCCGCTCTGCATACCCAATGCTCGCACAAAGTACGCGCTCTTCCTCGTGGGCCTGCCGTACAGGCCGAGCGAGAAGGCCGAGCAGAAAGAGTGGGACTTCGGTGTTCGCGAGCTGCACCCCAAGTTCGAGATCCAGCGACGGGCGCGATGGATCTCACCTGCGGGTGTGTTTGCGCAGCCCGTGCGCAGCATCCACCCGCGCATACGCCATCTGCTGAAGTTCCTCTGATGCAGCAAAAATTGATTTTTTTTATAGCTAAACAGACCACTCGCTATGTCGCATGCCGAACTGCTCAAACAGTTGATCGACTCGATCGAGGCGAGCGACATCTCGCAGGGCCACCGTGAACAGATCATGCGGCCCGTCGAGGACGCTGCCATGGAGGAAGTACTTGCGATCCCCTCCATGAGGGGCTGGGAAGATGTCTTGCGCGGCTATGTCGACCTCGGCGTGATCGATGTCATGGAGCGCTTCTACCGCACCGAGAGCTCACGAGAGGCGCGCGTGATATGGCGCGTATATGGTGGAACCGAGGATCACCAGGTCGAGGATTACATTGCGCTGTGGGACGATCGCAACGAGACCATTCCACAATGGAAGGAGGATATCCTCCGGCGCTAACGAGTAAAGCTGCGGCAATTGTGCCAAATTTGATTTTTTATGCCCTACAAACACACCTCCCCCAGCTATGTCCACCGACGTCGCCGCATGGACCGCAGCCCAGGAGAAGTGGGCCACACAGGTCGTCGACCACGACATGCCCGACAACCGGACGTTTGACGACCCCGACCTGCTCATCGGGGGTTTCGATATCAGTTTCGTGAAGGAGGACCCCGACGATGTCTGTGTCGGCATGGTGGTTTGCACCCGCGGAGACGCCGCGAATGGAGTCTCTCCAAAGGTTGTGCATGAGGACTACCTCCGCACGCGTATGACGGTGCCTTACGTCGCGGGCTACCTCGGTATGCGAGAAGTGCCGCACTACCTCACGCTCCTCGCTCGCTGTCCCGCGCGGCTCCGTCCCGACATCGCAATGGTGGACGGTAACGGTGTTCTGCACCACCGCGCTGCGGGTTCAGCCACGCAGTTCGGCATCCTGGCGGGTCTGCCCACGATCGGAGTGGCCAAGACGCTGCTCGCGGTCGACGGTCTGGACGAGCACGCGGTGCGCCGCGAGTTCAAAGAGGCAAAATTCGGGTTCATGCCACTGGAGGGTGATTCGGGCCGCATCTGGGGCGCTGCAGTGGGCAAGGGCACGCCGGTCTACGTGAGCGTGGGGCACCGCGTGAGCATCGAGACCGCGGTCTCGCTCACGACCGCGCTCAGCCTGTTCAAGATTCCCGAGCCCATCCGCCAGGCCGACATCCGCACGCGAGCACAACTCGTGAGCAAGAAGCAGAAGGCGCGCACTGGTTGCATCTAGGCTCTGCTCCGCGCTGCGCGCTCCGGCTTCGTTCGGCTGCGCCTCACTCACACCATTATTTTTTACTATTCTAATTACAAAAAATAATGGTGTGAGTGAGGCGCAGCCGAACGAAGCCGGAGCGCGCAGCGCGGAGCAGAGCCTAGGGAGTGAGGAGTAGGCGAGCGTGGTCACCGTAGATCTCCGCGATCTGCTCGGCGTGGTAGCTGTTCACCGTATCGAGATCGATCATGCGGTTACGCAACAGCCATCGAAAGCCTCGATGAGCCTGTGCGACAGTATCGAACGGGAGCTGCTCATCGGGCTCATACTCGTCGAGCATGAAGAGAAAGGGGAGGATCGAGATGGGCTCGAGTGCGGCGTTGTTACGCTGATGGTGGGCCTGGAGCATGCGACCCAGAAACGCGGTGTTACCCTCGAGTGCGACATACTCGAAGTGCTCCGCGCGGAGCCAGCAGTAACGGAGCGCGAACGCGTTTCGCGAGTGCACGGCGCACCATGCGAACTTCTCGGGCTCGAGAGTGGTGCGCACCTTTACCCAGGACGAATTCGCGTCGTCGAGTATGTCGTCACGCTGCGCACATCTAGACTCCTGGAGCCAGCGGAGCAGGCGGTGGTTGCCCGTGCGAATGGCTGCGTCGATACTCCACTCGGTATAGGTCCATCCCGCGTTGTAGAGCGCGATGAAGGCCTGGTGTGTCTCGCGGAGACTCTCGGGCGCATTCGTGCCGATGTCGGCGACGTGGTCGAGCAGCGTGCGTCCGGTACTATCGATCTTGGAGTTCGGCATTTAGTGTTACATAATTAGTCGTTTCAATTTTCACGATTGAAACGGCCGTTACATTTATATGGCGGATAAAGAAATGAAGAAATATGTCGTTCTGCTCGACCTCGACGACACGCTAATTGAGTACGATGCTCCCAAGCTCAAACCCGAGGCGATGGCCGCGGTCCAGGCGCTGCACGAGGCGGGTCACACGCTCGTGCTCTTCAGCCACAATTCGAGCGCCTGGCGTCTCGCATCGCGAGTGGGGCTCGGCCCCTACTTCGCTCACAACTGCTCGGGCGCCCGCGACCACTGGAAACAGTGGAACCTTACACGTGCCCAGGAACTGACAGGAACTGACAAGAGCGACATGATCCTGTTCGATGACGACCCCGAGATATGTGCGGTGTTTCGTAAGACCGAGGTCCGGGTCTGCGAGGTCGGGCGCGCGGGTCTCACGCTGATGCACGTCATCCGTCGCGGCCTGCTACCCTGGCACCCCGTATTCGGCTACGGCTTGGGGCACCTGTGCTAGCTAATGTCAAAATTGATTTTTTTCTGGCTTAGTACTTCCCCCCCCGTACATCCTCAACAATGAGCGCCTTCATCAAGTTCACCAACGGCCCTAACGCCGCATACGGGGTCGGCGCGATCACGTTCCCGGACAACGCCGTTATGATCGACCCCCGGCCCTGGAACTCCACCATCGCCCAGAGCGGCGGTATGCACCTCACCACGCTCGAGCACGCGGAGACTCTCGCTCGGGGCTACACCGACGTGCGCGACGTGCGCATCCCGGAGGGTGAATTTCGCGTCACGCTCGGCAAGGACCGCATGAAGGCGCACAGCCTCTGGATGTCGGCCCCGCGCCCCATCGCCGACCTGCTCAAGCCATTCACGCCCGAGCAGCGCCGCGTCATGCTGTATACCTACCCCTCACTGCTCAACATTCCGGGCGTCGCGGAGCAGGTACTGCGCGATTGCCCTGCGGACAAGCGCATCGGGCTCCTGCGCGCGCACACCGAGATCCGCAAACACGCCGCGACCGAGACGATCGCTCGCGAGTGTCCCGCCACCGATCTCGCAGAATTCATGCGTATCGTTCCGGGTGCGACGAAGTTCATCCAGAACTTCGCGAATCTGCCGGTGGCGACTCTGGTCGCACTCGTGCGCGCGGGCAACGCGGTGCATACCGCGCCCATTACCGAGGCGTTCCGGCGCGCCGAGGCGCCCAGCATCGAGACCGCGGTGGGCCCCTGGACGATGTGGAGCAACGGCTTGAGCACGGTCAAGACCGCAGAGGGCTACATCGGCACCTGGATGCGCGCGCAGCATGTGCTCGGCGGTCTCGCAGCCGACGAGCGGTGCGTCGGCTGCGATCACTGCCCGTCCGCGCGATCTGGGGGCTGCTGGTGCGGCAGCTGCCGCAAGGACACACCCGAGCGGGCCGACACGCACCGACGCGTTCACGCCTTCAAGCAGCACGATGTGGTCATGTTCGACCGGATCGTGGACGGTCTGCCCGAGGGCGCGTTCGAATGCCGCTCGGGCGCATCCATTTCGCGCGGACAGCTCGTCGCGGGAGTGCCGCACGGCCGCGTCGAGGTCACCGGTGGTACTACCGCAGCGCGGGAGTACGAATTCGGAGTGGCCGTGCCGGTCAAGGAGGTCAAGGAAAAGGAGGCCAAGTCGCCACGCAAGGTACTTGAGATGGACCCGGAGGAGGCCAAGGAGAGCGTCGAGCGCACCACCGCCGCGGTGCTCGAGCGTCTGACTCCGCCGCCCGTGGCACTTCAGAACGCGTTCAGCGCGCTGATGGAGGAGTAATTATCCTGTTGAGGGATGCGTAATCGCCGACGGGGGCTACCCCATATTTTTTGGTAGTAAAAGGTGTAAAATATTAACACGTGCACGTGTTAATATTACAGATAAAAAAATAGTGCGGTGCGGTTAGAACAGCCGGGGAAAGGGCCGGCGCAGCACGCCGAGCCAGGGGAACATCTCGTCATCGAGCGGCGTACGGCGGAGCGTAATTTTTTCTGCCGACTTCATCTCTTCCCAGCGGTCCAGTGGCTTGCCGTCCGGCTTGAGAAGATCACGCCGTTCGCGGAGCCACCACTGGCGCATCACGTACCACCAGACCTTGTCGGTGTTGAACTCGCTCGCCTGAAACTCGCTCGTCATGTGCCAAGGCTTCTTGCTCGAGAAGTAGTGGAGCACATGCGGCACCGTGACGGTGGTTTCCTTACCGCGATGCTGGCGGAGCCAGTTGATCTTGTGTACGATGAAGTTGTACTTTTGGTGGATCATGGTCCAGTTCTGACCCAGCTTGGCGTAGTGGAGCGTGACGCTCTGCTCGTCCGGCGTGCTCCAGTTGTTGTGACCGAATGGCTGCTGCTCGTCGACCATCCCGCAGAGTGAACGAAACACGGTTTCGTTTGGCTCGAGGAGTACCATGCTCGCGATCATGGTGTAGCCGTTGCCGCGCTTGAACGTGTCGAGGATGGTCTGTGCCGGCACCACCGCGCCATGCTCGCGCGGATAACCGCGGAGGTTGAAAGTGCTCTCCGGGGCGTACTCGCGAGCCCAGGGCGTGCTGAACGTACCCGCGGGCGCTTGCAGAGCGAAGAGGTGGTCGATGTTGTTGACTACGAGCATGTCGGCGTCGACGAAGAGCACCTTCTTGTATTCGGTGAGCTCGAGACAACGCCATTTTGTGTACGCCTGGCTGAGCCATGCGCCGTAGAGCTCCATCTGGCGGTTGGTCTTCATGCGCTTGGTCTCGTATTGGATGTACTCGATCATGTGGACGCGAGCCACGGTAGCGATGGCGGCACGCGCCACTTCCGAGACGTCGGGCGTGCACATGCAAACGATGTCGGCGGGAATACCCACCAGTGAACGTGCCATGCGAATGCTCTCGGCCATGGCGATCACGCCCGGCGCGTAGGCATCGCCCTTCATGCACAAGAGCGTGTACGCGTATTTCGACACAGGGCCCTTGAGGTATGCATTAGGATCAGAGTAGGGGGTGGCGGCAGCGGGTTGACTCATACTTGGATTGTAATCCCAAAAGTCTAAATCAATTTTAACGTGCAAAAAAATACATGCAGATCGAGTGCTCGATCGGTGCTATCAAATACACGCGTTCACGGCTAGCTGTGGTTCCAGCAGCTCTCGCTCGGATTGGGGTGCTCGCAGTGGAAGCACAGAGGGCCGGCAACGTAGGGTACGCACTTTCCCAGTTGGCCGCATCGCGAGCATTGCTGGTCGTGCTCGCTAAGGCCGTACTCGCGGTCCCAGCACAAGATGCAGAGCCACTCGAGCTCGCGTGGGGCCGACGCGTAGGTGAACTCGATGCAGCGGAGCCGCGTGTGTTTTCCGCACTTGCACGTTCCAGTCTCATATATGTCCAGTGCGGTGACCAACGTGCGCGTCACTGCGAAAACACATGTTTGGGTCATTTGGGCGATGGCGTGAGAGTGAGAGAAAGAGAGCTGGGGCGAGAGTACCAGGGCTCGATATTTCAATTTTAAACTAGTATATAATTTAATGCCGAACGGAAAAAAATAAATGCCCCGCGAAGCGGGTATCAGCGTAGCAAGTCCGTAGGACTTGCAAGCTTAGTCGTCGAAGCTGTCCTTCTTGCCCGTGACGAGCGTGCGCTGTGCGGAGATCTGCTGCAGCATCTTGTCGCGACGCTCGCGCAAGGCACGGTTGACCTTGAGCGCATCCGCGTTCTTGGCGATGAAGGCCGCGAGCTTGATCTCGAGCTCCAGAAGGCGGGACTTTGCAGCCTCGTCGACCCGCGCCGTGGTCTCCTCCACCTCCTCCTTCTCCTCCTTCTCAACCTTCTCAACCTTCTCAACCTTCTCAACCTTCTCCGTCTCCACATCGTCCTCATCGAGCAGGGAGAATGCGTTGATCTCCTTCACGGGAGCAGACGAACTGTCGTTCATCACGCGAGGCTTGCGGGGTGCGCGGGGTGCACGCTCCTTCTTCGGCTGGTCGGGAGTCTCGGGAGCCTCGACCGGTCGCGCGACCTTGTTGCACTCGACCAGGATGCGCAGCAGGCTCGTGAGGAAGCTGCTCTCGTCCGAATGGAACTTGTTGCAGACCGCGGCACCCTGGCGATCCGTAATCGCGGGCGCGAGCAGCGTGCGGGTGCAGTAGGGCTTCTTGCACCAGATCTTGTCCTCAGTGAAGTGTGCGGCGCTCTTCTTGAACTGCGGAGTGGTGAGCGCACCGATGCGCGGCATGCTCGTGGTGCCGGCGAAGAATCCCGGGATCACGGTGCTGAAGAGGTTCACGAGCTTGACGAGACTCGCGTTGCCGCGGGGGCGGGCGTGGATGAGGTAGTCCTGCTTCTCGTGCGGAATGTAGCGGTAGCTGCCGTGCTCGGCCTCCTCGTCATCCTCGACGTTCCAGACATCGGCCGCGATGTCCGTCGGCTTGTCGTCGATCTCGCGCTGCTGGACCTGGTAGACGTCCTTGAGCAGGTTGCAGATGATCCAGTTAGCCGTGGTGTGGCTCGCGCCGTGCTCACCCGACCAGCAGCGCGTGCAGCTGAGCTTGAGCGGGCACTTGTGCTGCTTGTGGTTGTCCCCGATCTCGATGCTCTGCTCGCCGCAGACGAGTGCCGCGGCGCGGGCGCGCAGCTTCACGAGCGCGGCCTCGAGCTCCTCCGGAGACTCCGGAATGAGCTCGAGCTTGACAATGGCGTCAAGCTCGAGTGATTCGCGCAGCTCGCGCAGGCGCTTCTGCGTCTTCTCCTGGGGACCACAGACGTGGAAAGTCTTGCTCAATGCGGTCACCGGCTTGTGTCGGCGCGGCGCGGTCTTGCTGGCAGCGAAGTCATTCTTCTGCTTGGGGCGGATCTCGTCCGGGAAGCTCTGGAAGTCGAAGTCGGCGAAGCTCTGGTCCATGTTTAGTCACTAGATGTGTAGTTGAGTGGCTTTAATTCAATTTTGGAATATTGGTTTAAAGCGCATTTCATCTAAAATTGAAAGGCCCGCCCTTTTTAAACACCATGCAACGCGAATCTGTCACTATCTCGGGCAAGACCTATGAGCTCACGCTCGCGAATCTCGACCACATTGTCGATGCCCGCATCGTGGAGCGCAAGATCGCCGCTGAGCGAACTCGCGCGGAGGAGAGAATTCAACGAATCCAGCGAGATGCGGCGCGACAGGTCAGACGGCAACGTGAGCGCGAAGTGGCCAAGATCGAGGCGCGACGGGCGAGTGCTGCCGCGCTGGCGGAGGCGCTCAAATCGAACCCGCTCAAGGACTCTCGCAACATCGAGTTCTTGCACCTGGAGCGCTTCGCGGAGGACACCGCTGCCGACATAGCATTCAGGATCAATACGCTCATCACCATCGAAAATGCGGGCAAGAGCGTTGCCGACTACGCTTACATGTAAAACACTTGCATTCCCCATTATTTTTTTTAAACTGGACGGGATAAAAACGTATCATGGTGGCTGCCGGAGGCATCTTTCATATTATTACGGGGTTACCCGAACCATGGGAACGCATTCAACCGCGCAAATCGCCCGACCGCACCTCGGTGGCGCCCTACCGCCGACCCCAGTTCTACCGGGCGGCGAAGCAAAAATTGAATCAGCGACGTAAAATTACTAAGTGATAAAGTGATAAAGTGATAAAGTGATAAAGTGATGAGTGTTTGCATTGCATGTTCCGACGTCGTCGACTACGAGTGCAAGACGTGCGAATGCGAGATGCCCTACTGCAGCACGGCGTGCCGTGACGAACATCGCTCGGGTCCCCGCTGTCTCGCCGTGGCCGCACTGCCAGAGCGCGAGGGTCAACTCACAGAGAAATTTCTTGCCAAACCCGCGACGCGGGTCCACTTTGCCAAACACAAACAAAACTCCGATGGAGTTTTGCTCTGTCTACTCTGCGGCGGTCGGGAGGAGCTCGGCCGGAGCGGGGCGGTGCTCTGTCGGGCGTGCCACTCGGACTTCGTCCAGGGGCGGCGCGCGAAGAAGAAGCGGCCGCCGCCCCAGTTCAAGATCGAGGAGTGGATCTCGGCCGAGGACATGAAGGTGGTCGAGGCCGACCGCCTCGAGCGAAAGCGTATACTGCAGTACCTCGCCGAACAGAAAAAGTGGTACGCGATGATTGATGAGATGTGCGGCGGCGCGTCGGAAGAGATTCAGGAGCGGGTCTACGCGGTCTGGGACCGCACCCGAAACTGGGAGCTCGTGGTCAAGAGCTTCGACCGACTCACCCGCCCGGTCAGCAAGATCGAGAAGGTCATCAACACGGTCTGCACCGCGTTCTCGAACATGTTCACACGAACCGAGCCCATCAAATTGCGTGAGGCTCCGCCGGCACGCCGGCGGGTGCGCGATGGTAACGTCCGTGTCAAGTGATTGCCAGTTGAACTTATTTTTTATTAGTAGTATAATGGGACAAACACTCCGGACCTACTTGTGGCCAGTATGTGTGCATACAGAATTCTTTGACCACTGTATGCACAACATGGGGCAGAGTGGAGCCACTTATAGCGAAGGCGCGAGTGTGCACTTCGCATTTCGTATTGTTGCCTTGGCCTACCTTACAGATATTTCGTTTTCACCGTTGAAGGTGGACGGTCTACTTGCACGTCTATACCCGCTACACGGGCATAAGATATACTACGATGCGCGCGAAGCGCTAAAATATGTCAAGGCGGGGCGGTCCAAAGACTATATCTATCCCGGTCGTGCACTACAAAAATATGGACCCGTCAGTCCCGAACAGCTGGTCGAGTGGGCACCCCTTGTAAATTAGTTTTATATGATTATACGACCCATCATATAATGAACGTAATTGTTCAGCTCATCATGCTGGCTATAGTCATGGGGTTGATCGAGTCCTATTCGATGTATAGTGCCAAGCAATTCGGCAGCTGCGGAAATATACTCTGGTACATCAAAGCGCTGATTGGCTATGCGCTCATCGTATTCATCTTCTCACACCTCTGCAAACACTCCAAAGTGGGAGTCGTTAACACGGTGTGGAACGCCATCACTATGTGCACCATGCTGATCATTGGCCGAGTCGCGTTCGATGAGAAGATGTCGACACTCGAATTGTCCGGTGTTGTACTGGCTATTACCGGTGTAATCATGACTCAATGCTAGGAAAATGCGGGCATTTTCCTATTAATTTTGCGAATTATTTTTATTTCGCGCGAAGAATACAACAATGCTACTCGTGTACGGTGTCGTTATCGTCTTTGCACTCTACGTGTTTGTGCAGTTCTTCGCACCCACTAAGCGCTCGCGCTTCGTTGTCGAGACCAACTCGACAACCACGACCGAGCTCTCCCAGGCCCGGACCGATGTCATTAAGCAGGCCATCACGGCGGACCAAGCAACAACCGCGGCGGTTGACGCCAAGATCACGGCGGATCAGAAGCAGGCCGAGGCCGGTGCACATGCGAGCGACATCCGCACCATGGCCGCGACGGACGCTGATACGCTCGCGGCCAACGGTGCGGGTCGCAGTGCGACGGCAACCACCCAGCTCGCAGCTAACGAGGCCGACAAGGTCCTCCGCGACGCCGAGAAGGAGAAGCGCAAGGCCGCGCAGGTCGAGAAGAAGGCCGAGATCGAGCAGAAGCGTCTCGAGAAGAAGCAGCTCATCGAGCAGGCCAAGGTGGCCAAGCTCGCGGTTCAGCGCCCCTCCCCGGAAGAGAAGGCCCGACTCGCCGCACTTTCTCATGACGAGCAGCAGGGTGAGAAGCAGGTTGCGGAGAGCCAGCAGACCCTGCTCCAGGACGATATCGCGGCGAAGAAGGCCGAGATCGATGTGCTCAAGGCCCAGCTCACGGCGCTCGACGACATCGTGGACACGGTCGAGCCGCCCTCGATCACTAAGCGCTTCGGCCGCTTCTTCCGTTAGGCAAGTCGGTGACTTGCCCCAACTTTGTTCAATGAAAATTGAATCACTTTTTTTCTTTACTGATGGACATCGCAAAGATTGCAAAAGCGCTCGAGGAAGCTACCGCACCCACACTTGTCAAGATACTGGCGGTCCGCAAGATAGTTTGGATTAAAGATGCCCGGGAGGAACTCGACCGGGCTCGCAAAGAATATCACCGGGTGGTTGCCGAGGTGCTGGCGGGTCGACCAGGCAACATTGCCGAGGCGCGACAGATGGTCATCTGGGCCGAGCGCGACCTAACCGAACTTGATCGTTAGTCTACAAAAATTGATTTTTTTTCTATTAGTACACCCTTCGAACATGAACGCGTCTCAGCCGCTGACCGCATTGGGGCTCCTAAGCAAAAAATATGCGCCCGAAAACAAGTGCCGGAGCGATCGACTGACTCGGGAGTTCGCACTTCTCGCTCTCGAGTGGGACCGGCAACAGCTCGAGGATGAACTTCAGCGGCATCTCCGAGAGATGGTCGAGTGGTCCGCCCAGGCCATCTTCACGTTCGACGAAGACTCGGACAAGACCGCACGACTACGTGAGCGCATCAACGAGCTGGATCGCGAAATCAAAGTGATTCAGGACAGCACATGAGACGCTTGTGCATCGCCATCGTAATTTTTTGGATGATGGAGACGATCGAGAATCCCGGCATGTCGGGGTTGAACCTGATCCACTCGGGATTGTCGAGACGCTTGTTAATTTTTTCTGTCCTCGACTGTTCCGCATCGCCGCCGTACGCCCGGTGACCGTTCTCATCGCACTCGATAACGATGTTGTAGTCGGGAAAGTATCCATCAACCTTGTACTCGTCGACTTGGTACTGCTCGCGCATGAAGGGGAACATCTCCCGTAGTTGCCCGACGGTGAGTGCCTCCTTGTTAGGAGCGGCGATGTTCTCCTCGAAGCCCAGGATCTTGATGAGGTCAGGTGCCTTGGCCTTGCGGGTCTTGGCCATGAGGTATTTGAGACTGGGGCGGTCAACGAAAAGTGAAGATTGCGCACCCATGCGTGTAGTTGTAATTTCTTCACGCATAGTGATTTGATTACGGTTGGGCATGTATAATTTGTGTACTCCCGCTTTGTAGTCGAGGAACATTCCGATATCGCTAATGCGATACCACCGTACCTCGTTCTCGTCGAAGTATCGGATTGTGGTGTTGGGAATCGTCTGTGTCTGCATCTGTTATAGTATTTGTTGCTTCAATCCTTAAATATTATGTTCTAGGGGTAACATGCCAACGGCCTCTTTAAATGCCATTCTACCGATTTTTTAGTCGATGAAAATGATTACGATTCCCTGGTAGCCGCGACCACCATAAAAGAATCGTTTCCATCGAGTGTTATACTCGATGGAACGCATTTCATCACGTCTTATGTGTTAGAAATAAATAAATAATTAGAGACAGTAATGAGTACCGATCTTGTCCCTATTAACATCTCGCACGAGCTTGTCACCAAGCTCGGTGCGCAGTTCAACCCTGTATTCTCTCAGATCCGTATCTATGGAACGGTCGACGAACCGCTCTTTATCGCAAAGGATGTTGAGAAGGCGCTGGGTCTTGCCGACCTCAACATTCGTCATAAGACTAACTTCAAGGAGGGCCTTCACTACCAACGTGTGATGGCGCCAACGACCAAAGGTCTTCGAGAGACAATCGCACTCACGGAGTTCGGTCTTTATCAGGCATTCTTCAATTCCTCGATGCCGGTTGCCGAGGAGTACTGCCGATTCATCGTGATCGTGATGAAGCAACTTCGAACTCAGGGGGTGGTCACACTCGAGGGTGCACTGAAGCAGCTGCAGGAGGAGAACCACATGCTCGAGGCCCGGGCCAAGATGCTCGACGAGGAGACCGACCGCCAACATGAGACCATCCGCGAACTCGAGGAGGCCCGGGATAGAAAGAGCCTGACGATCGAACATCTCGAGACCCTGGTCGCGGTCGCGAAGGAGGAGGCCGATGTGGCCGAGGCGGTCGCGGCCAAAACGGGCAATGTCGAGTATGTCGCGCTGCTCGAACGGGCCCTGATGAAGACGGTCTACGTCCATGTGAGCGGTGTCGATGAGGACGAGGCCGCTGACCTGCCCGACAATGACGTCTACTTCCTGCGTCTGAGTACCAAGCCCACGCTGGCCCGACACCACCTTGCGGCCGAGATCATGATGGTCAACCCCACCAAGCAGATCACCATGATGGGGCCCGACCACGAGTGCAGCCTCACCGACCTCCGTGAGATGATCGAGACGAGCAACATGGCCTACCTCAAATCGATGTAATCGCTTGAAGGACCTCCGGTCCTTCTACGCTTCAATCGCCCTCCGGGCTCGACCAGCCATTCTTTTTTTAACTAGCCAATAAAAATGACCGTCGAACAAACCTAAAAAGTTGTGGTGTGGAACCATCCTAAGACAGCTCCACACCACAACTCATTTGGGTATAAACAATTCAATTTTTGCAATTTATGCAATTTTTATGACCATTTATATATCCATGGGCACGTGCATATCAAAAGCTACGTTTGACGAGCTCAAATATCCAAGCTACTGTCCCAACACACCCCCGAGTCATGACGACCACCTCAAATGTCTCGAGATCTGGACTTATGCGGTACGTACCCGACCGGCGCCCGCCGAGAAGTCGTTCACCAGCATTAACCGCGCATTCACATCGTGTCTCGAGGCGCAACATGCCACGGAGCAGCTCCCCGCCAACTTCCTCATCCATCTCGTGAGCACGCTACTTAATGGCCGCCACACGCAACGCGCCGCGGCATTTCGGCGATATAACATCTCCTCCGAGACCTGGAGCGCCGTGGGTACCGCGCTCCTGGTCGCTGTCAAGGGCGCATATGCACCCCGAGTCTGGACCGATGACATCAAATGCGCCTGGTTGCGCTGCTACGGCGCGCTTCTCCGCGAGGTCTTCCGACGTAGTAAAAAAAATGCGCCAGTCACACCGCCAATCCTGACTAAGGCCTACTCCACGCACTTTTCCCGACCGCAATAGGAGGTTATTTCAGCCGCCACGAGACATGCGCACCCTTCGTGGCTGTGAAGTATTTTTTGTAGAGCGGCATCACCGCTTGTTCCTTAAACTTGGCCTCGACCATGATGTCGACACCCTTTTGACATAGTAAGTAGTCCGGAATCTTCTTGACCATCTCGGCATGCGCCCCAAATTGCAATTTGGGGTCCTGTTCGCTCAGGTGGAACTTTGGACGAGCGCCTTTCCAAGTAGCAATAGCACGTCGCATAATAGCTGGGGTAATCTCGACACGATCGGCCGAAATAGCGTTGTGGAACACGTCGAGACAGAAGTGAATACCGACACGTTCACATAGCGGAAGCAGATCGGTAACGCCGTAGTGTCGTTCATCATTCTCCAATGTGATCCAGCGTCGCAGGTCGGACGGCAATTTACGCCACTCTTTGACCCATCGCGCCATCGTTTCCGCTTTGGCCGCGGCTTTATCTTTATGCGCTGCGGTCTGGTAGAATCCGCCGCCGTGCATGATAATCACGGGGTCCGGAGTCTTAAGCATGCGCAAAATCTTCGCGTGAATTTCGAGATCGAAAATGGTGCGCTCGAGCACCTCTTTGTTGGGCGTACCCAGCTGTAAGTACGGTTGGACATGGAAGGTCAGGCGATGTCCCATCGACCGGGCGTACTCGCCTACGGCCTCCAAGGCCGTGCGAGCGAATTCGATATCGCCTCGGAAATACCGTTTGCGCATGAATGCCGCGGGTAGGAGGTGGTTGCCCTGGTGTGGAAAGATGCACGATGTGATGCGAAAGAGACGGATACCGTGCTGCTCGTTCCACTTCAGGATAGTGAGCAAGTCGACGATGTTCTGGAACGCCTTTTCTTGACATAGTTTCACGGCCTCGTCCGGTCCCGCCTTCTTTAAGGTCTCCATGACAACGGTGCGGCTGCAGAACACGGGTGGTTTGGCCTCGCGCAATGTCATATTAATACATGCGTAGCCCAATCGGATAGGGTCCATTATATAAGGTGAAACAAAAAAGAAAGTGATTGCTGCGCGTATATTTCACCGGCTTACAGCTCGTCACAATCCCCGCGGTAAGTGCTTCAACGTTATGTGCCGGTCATAGGTATTTCGACCTTCCGGTCACACTCGTTGATATTTAGTCTCTAAATTCGGTGGCCGCTGTCCCCACCTAGGGTGCAGATGATAAGCTGCACCCGACCGGCATATGCTGTTGCGCCGGTCTGTTCGTGCTGTTGTCAACCCGTAGAACGGGGACCGCTCACATCTCAAAGATGTAGAGTCAGCTTTAGCTGAGAAGAGGTGGTGTAACCAGTTTACATTCCATGTCAAGCCCCCTCGATTAGTATGTGATGGCTCATACCTCTTGCCCGGCTGTTTCGTGCATTGTGCATCGGGTCAGACTTTTTGGTCTCCCCTATTAGTTTTGTGAGATATGGCCCACGGGCCAGACATTTAGACTGTCTTGTCCCTGCGAGTGCCCGCCCCTCTATAATCGGCATGTGGCACTACATGCGGACTGGAAGTGTGATCCTGGCCAGGATCCGTCATTCACTTCCCGACTGCGAAAATTATGCTGTCTGCTAGGCAGATGCGCGCGCATCTGCCTGGTAGCTCGCCCTGCTACCGGTCATTGCTTACAGCTTGTGGATGTCTACACCCCGTCGGGTTCGAGCAAATCACAATGACCCTAATGGCGCTAGTGGAGACCGCGGCACTTTTCCTATAAGGTTGGGTACTCTGGTCAACTTGGTCCACGGCGAAGACGTGCGAGTCAATGAAGAAACGCACCCAGTACGATGTTCCGGGTGTCCTGACTCAGCCGAGTCCACTAGATGACAGTCTCCCTGCTGTCAAGTTGAAAAGGTACGATTCGAGAACTTCAATAGGAGTCCCCAGTGTAGCGCGGTCGCGTGCAGATTCAACCGTTATGGCAACGGGATTCCACATGTAAACGCCCTAGCACGACTCGAGATTTTCATTCGATCGAATCACCAGTACCTTTCAGGAGTAAGATACACTACTTCACCCCTGTCTCTAACGGAATTACAACAGGTCGAAACGGTTCCAACGTGGTCGGGGAGCTGTCGCGCGGCGTTCCACCAAAAAAATAGTCGGGCAAAACAGCTCACAGGTTGTTCTTGAGCAGGAAGCGGTTGCTGATGACCTTGAACGACTCCTGGGGCTCGCCCGGCTCGTTCAGGGTCGACACCACAAAGCCCTCCGCTGGCTTACCCGGCACGTAGTCGAGCTTTGCGGCCCATGCAAGAAGCGAAGCTGGCGTCCAGTCCCGCTCGAACGGTCCCTGGTAGATGACGGGCACGGTGGGAATGCCCAATTGGCCACAGAGCGCGACCGTCTCGCACCAGCTCAACTTCCGCTGTGCGCGGATGTCCCAGATGTAGAAGCACCGGAACTCGAGTTCCTTCAGCGCGAGGCGGTTGCACTGGATACCCGGACCCACGATCTCACCCTGAATGATGAGGTCGCGACCGAGCTCGCGCATTTTGCGCTCGATGTCGTACCGGGCCTCCATGCGGAAGTAGTGCAAGCTCTCCTTGGTCGCGGCGGTGCGCACGGTGTGGTGGCCGCATACCGCGAAGAGCTCGGGCCGAACGTCGGTTTTGTTCCGGAAGTAGAACGATGTGCTCGTGCCGTCCTCCTTGCGCGTGATGACCACCGGGATGGCCTCCGCGGCGAAACGCGCAATACGCGCGCCGCACTCCTGAATACGCGTCTCGCCCGTGACGTTCATGCCCGGGGGCAGTGCGGCCTTACCGCCGTGTCCAAACGAACCCTGTTCGTTCGCCTCCACATCCTCGCAGAACACGTACTTCGTGACCTTCAGAGCACGAGTGAGATCATCGTGCTCCCTGACCGTGGCGGGGTCGATGCCGTAGTAGGGCAAGATCGAAAGGGGCTTGGCAAGCCCCTGACTCACGACGCCGCGAATCTTGCATGTCCGGATACGGCCCTTGATTGCAGCGAACTCGGGATTGTCGGGATCGAGCACACTGTCGATGCTGAAGAAAACGCAGAGATCGTCCGGCTGGAACTCGTCCTTCTGGACCACGACGTCCCAGCCCATGACGCGTGCCTGCACAATACGATCGGCGCCCGCGATGGGCTCGAGCGAGATGATACGGGCGACGCGCGCGAGCGTGCGCGGTTTAACGTTGGTAGTGGAAACGTCGGATGACATTGGATGTATCTACCTTGCCCGGTAATCTTTAAATTAAAAAATATCGTCGGTGGCGAAATGCCTTTTTTATCCCATGAGGGCGACCCAGCGAGCCTGCTTCTGCTTGACCTTGGCGGCGAGGTAGTCGTCGTCGCGCGGCTTGACCAGATCACTGTCCTCGAGGTCGAGACGCGCTTTCCAGATCTCGATCTGCGGCTCCCAGAGCAGCGAGTGGTTGATGGGGTTGGGGTGGATGAACTCGCGCATCATGTCGCCCTTCTCGTCCAGAAGCCCCTCGTTCACGTCGATGTAGCAGAGCGCGTGGGAGCTGGCGACCGCGGGCCGGTCGTTCGACATGGGACTGCCCGGCGTGATGGACTGCCCACACGCCACCTTGAGGAACTCGTTCCAATTCGTCGCGATATCACGTCGCCACTCGAGCGCATTGATGTCGGGGTTCTTCTCGAGGAACGCGCGAACCTGCGCTCTCGCCGCCGCGTTATCGCGCACGCCGAGGAACTGGATGAGCGAACGAGCATAAATACACGCTTGCACCGTGGGTTGGAACACACCGCACACAATGGTCTTGTTCGTGAGCTCGAGCTCACGAATCCACTTGGTCCAGGTGTAGACCGAGCGCAGCACGGTGCGGTTGAAGTTGGTCTCCCCGTGGAAGATGGCGCGGCGGAAGACGTCGATCTGCACATCACAGTTACCCGCCATGAAGATGACGATGGCCTCGGGGTGTGCCGCTGCGACCTTTCGCAACTCCGCGGCGAGGTAGTCCGGGGGCGAACCCGCGGTGAGGTCGTGCGGCAGAAGCAGCGCGACGTTGGTGCTCTTAAAGAGCTCGAGGGACTTGGCGAAGTAGTCGCCGACGATGATGAAGCGAACCATGGCGGTATTGCTCTCAGTCAGTAAAAGAGTTCAAAAATTTCAATTTTGCAAAAAATAAGTGAGCGTGTGCTCAGACCGTGCAGAGGTAGCTGTGCAGGAAGTTGCACGCGTTCAGAGCCTGGGGGCTGAGTGTGCCGGCCTCAATGCAGCTGTCGTAGAACGATTGCACTGTCTCGAAGCTGAGCGTCTCTGCGGTGAGACCGATGTCGCGAGTCGCGCGCGCGACCTCCGCGAGGTAGTCTCCCGACATCGGCGGCATCATCGTGGGCGATGCCGGAGTGTCGACCTCGTCCTCATCGTCCGGCTCGTCCTCATCGTCCTCCTCGTCCTCATCGTCCTCATCGTCCTCTTCATCGTCCTCATCGTCATCGTAGAGGATGGAGTCGCTAATCAGACTTCCGCCCGCGACCACCATGCCGGTGGGCTCCTCGCCCTGAAGCAGCGCGTCGGTGTAGTCGAGCTCCGCCGCCTTGAGGCAGAAGTAGCAGAGCCCGCTTGCGAGCTCCTTCGTGGAGACGGCGGGGTGTACGCCGCGCTTGTGGTTCGGGTGCACCTCGCCATTCTTGCAGAGCGGCGCACGGATCGCGGGGTCCTCGTGTCCATGCTGGAAGCAGCGGGTGTAGGTGTGTCCGTCGCGTTGGAAGAGATCTCGCAAGCAGTACTTGCGCTCACCCAACGAAAAGTCGGGTCGAGCGTAGACCTTGGGACAGAGACGCGTTACGTCTTCGGCAATCGTGCCTTCCGCCTTACGGCGTGCGAGCTCGGCCTGCATGGCCGCTTCGAGCGCGGGGTCCATGTCGGGCTCCTCGTCCTCCTCGTCACACTCGATCGCCTCGATCGTGGCCTCGGCCTGCCGGCGCATCTCCTCGAGTGTGGCCTCGTCCCGAGCCGCGTTCTCGCGCTTCTCGCGATCGGCCTTCGCGCGCGCCTCGCGTTGCTCGGCCTCACGCTTCTTGCGCGCGGCGACCAGATCGGCCTCCTTGGCGGCGATAGCCTTCTTGACGCGAGGGTGCAGGGCGAGAGTCATCTTGTACACGATAAAGTTTGAAGATGATTATGACGGAGGAGGGCACAGTATAATTCGGAGCAAAAAATTCAATTTTGTCACATCGGGATCGATGTATTTCACGCGTGGTGCCGTTCGAGTTCGCCCGCCTCGAGGTCCAGCACCTCGCCCTCGGGATGTGCCCGGCAGAATGCGAATAGCCATCGGACCATGATCTGGTGACGCTCCCGAGCCACCTGCTGGAGGTGACCATTCCCACTCGTGAGCTCACTGATCGCGAGCAATTTGTCGTAGAAGTGGTCGATCATGCTCTCCGACCGTGCTGCCGAAACGCTGTTGACGTATTGCCGGAATCGCGCAGGGCAGTCCACCGCAGCGAGCGCCTCGGCGGACGTGACGCGCGGCGTTTTTGCGAGCGCCACGGGTCGCTTCTGTGCGCGTGTGTATGCGTAGCAGCGCTCCACTCCGATGTGTCCGATGGCCTCGACGCGGTCGGAATCGCGCGGAATGAGTTGCCACTTTTTTGCACCTTCGGGCATGTTGTTACCCGAGCTGCTCGCCGAGACGTAGCTGATCATCTTGACCACGCGCTCGATACGCGCGGGCGCGTAGCCCGCCTCCGCGAGTAGCGTGCGTGCATTCTGGTAGTCCTCCGTTTGGAAGAACTTGCGATCGTCGACATCGTGGAGCAGTGCGGCCGCGATGACCTCCTCGAATTCGTCGCGAGTCGGGTCGGCCTCCTCCATCAGTGCATGTGCGGCGTTCACCACAACCTTCCGGGCGTGTGTCCAACCGTGATCGGCCGGCACAGCCGAAAGGAAGGTTTCGGTCTTAGCAAATAGTTGTGGCAGACTCATGTTGATATGTCTCTGTACATAGATGATTTTAAATCAATTTTTCAAATTTCTGGTCCAGCTCGTGGTGCCCGTGGTGTATACACGGGATATGCCGACTACGGCGCAATACAAATGCCACAAGGACGAGGAGTATAAACAAGATGCAGATATCCATTACTATAATTTTTTAATACATAATAGTTACGTATAAATAATGTCGGACCCCATAACATCATTTGTATCAACCGATGAAAACGAACGTTGCAAAATTTTTGCAGGTCCTGTGGCGCGCTACAAACGTGCGTTTGTTCGCTTAATGGATGAAAACGGAGATAAGGGGCCGATCTGGAACAGTCCCGCTGTGAAAATGCTCAATAACGCCGTTCGAAACAGCAGTGTGTCCAGTATTCTACGCGCACATGTCACGGAGTGGCTTAAAACTCAGAACTCGGCCTCGATGATGTGCGACAACTACAAGATCTATATCACGCTCAGTATCGCCCCCGAGGTCGAAGATAGTGAGCGTTGGGTACTAAATATCCCCAACGTGATCTACGAAATGGGTAACCGACATCAGGTTTACATGGATGTTATGACCCTTCCCGATGCTGTAAATCTCATCAAGACCACGCTTGTGCGTGAGCCCTACGCGACCATAATGTCCGACCTGCACCAGACTAATAAGTACAAGAGGGCGGTGCGGGGTGAACTACCAAAAAAGGAGGCGGTCGAGCTCCTGTTGAGGCAACTATTTGCCTGCGCCTACTACCACCATGTATTGGAGTTGCTTGCTAGTAATACCCAATGTCGCGGCATTGCCTACCTGAGCGTCGATCTGGGGCATGAAGCTATGCAGGACGAGGATGACTCGGGTTCGGGTCACAGTGTACTACTAGTGCGTGATTCGAGACCCTCGAACCGACCCGACCCGCGCGAACCCTACGTGTTCGAATTTTTCGACCCAAATGGATATATTCCACCGCAGTCGCGTGTTGACCAGGCTAATGAGCTAGTACAACAGATACCCGAAAACGTTAACGTTCAGGGGCGTGAAAAATCACTACGCCCGGGAAAACTAGGTTATACTGACGACTACTTTGATTACGACAAGATGACTGCTTTTCTTAAGCACTTCCTCAACCACCCACCTGTAAGTTTTAGCGGTCGGCTCATTAATGCCAGTCTGGATTATTCCGAAACACACAAAAAGTGGAACAAGCTTTATGGAAAGTACACCGAGGAGTTTACCGCGCCGCAGTTTGAAGTCAAGGGCATCCAGAGTCGTGCACCGGACGGGGGTTTTGATTCCAATATTTGCGCGCTGTACTGCAGCTGGTACCTTGTACAGCGCGCCAGAAGTAACGCCACCATCGAGCAGTTTCGCGAGTTTATGCGTACTTTTTATGACTGTACTGACAACCACTACCTCATTCTGGGTTTTGCAATGGACGTACTCGATAGTATCAAGCTCTCGGGTTCAACAATGTTTCGTGAACTTTTTCGAGCGTGGCGCGGTACAACGAACAATAACCGTATAAATGCACTCACGGATGCGGAGCGGGACGCATTTACAGGTTTGATAAGCAATACTCCGCAAGCCAGTTTGATGGGGGGCATGGCTCAATCACTCGATTTTTATACTCATGTAACCGAGCTCATTGATAATTTGATCGGCCATCAACAGTCCGCGGCCATATATGCGGTTGTACATGAATGGAAAAATCCGTCTGTCGAACGGCAGATTGCCCAGCTACTAGAAACTCGAGAGAAGCGAGCAAAGTACAACTTCGATAATGACAAAATGTTACCGCGTATTGATGCACAAATTGCCGAACTTCGATCACGAAACAGACCCGCACCCGCACCCGCACCCGCACCCGCACCCGCACCCGCACCCGCACCCGCACATCACTCCGGTTCGATAGATAAGCGAGTATCGGAACTTCGAGCGCTCATCAAGCGATGCAACATATCACTTAATGACGGTCTAACACTTGATGATCTCTCCGCATCTGTTGGTCAGATCTTTGCGCTTCTACTTATTGTAAAACAAGACAATCCAGACTATGTGCTTGAGCACGCAAAGAATGCGAGGGGTATAGATCGTTTCGAGCTTCGGGAACCAACAATTGGTGGTGGCTGTGTTGTTATGTAATTAAATTATTTGATATCATTAGTTATATGAGCTTTGCGACCGAAGAGTTCAAAGAACAAATTAGGACGGAGCACCTCCGCCCGGCATTCCAGCGTGATGTCGAAGATTTTACCGATACACGATTTGCCAACCGCAAATGGGGCGAGCGCCTCGAACTCGTAGCTACCGTCTGTACCGCACTTGCAATGGGTAGCATCTCTATCGGTCTCTGGAGCGAGGAGTTATCGCGAACAAGCATGTTCGCGAGTCTCCTGCTCAAGGCGGGCAACCTTACACTACTGACCGTGGCCAATGTCCTCAAGAAACGCGCGAGTCGCAGCACGGACCAACTCAACCACACACTCAAGTCGGTCGGTATCGATACGCACATCCCGAATGTCGCGGAAGACACGAGTACAGCAAAAAATATCAGCAATCCACCCACCCCGCACGAGTAGGAAAAGCCCCGGCTTTTCCAGTTACATCTCGGGTAGCGCCATGAAGGCATCTCGATTTTTTTTATCCGCGCGGGTCCACAACGCCGAAGCCACGGTGGGTAACCAGGTCACGCGCCACCATGAGCCGCCGCTGTGGTGCGAGTAGCACAGGCTCTCAACTCCCATTCCCGCGTCTTCGCATTTCGAGACGTCCCGTTCGGTCATGAGCGACGACGGAACCTGGTAGACGCCGTACCATTCGCCCTTGACGAGGCGGCGTCCAATAAGAGATCCGGATTCGGGACACGACATTGACTCTAAGTGTAACTTGAAATTATTTCAATTTTAGTCGGGTGTGTCCAGTTCGACGACATTTTCCTCCTTTGGAATAAGATCATACTGTTCTTCGGGTACGACCTTGACGTGCTTGCGGAATGTTGCGATCATGGGGTTGGTCTGCGAATACTCGAATACCATGGTCACGCGGTGCAGCGCGCGAGCGTACCGGCTCAGTACCTGCCCCAGTACATGTGCAATTTCGACCGGGTTGTTGTCTTCACGCGAGCCAAACGCGTTCAGGATCACGCTCTTGTGGCCACCGCGGAGCGCGACTTGGAACACGGCGTCGAACGCACTCGCGAATCGCGCGCGGTCGTTCTCGACGGAAAAGTCGGCACGCGTCATGGGTACGACCGAGACCACCGAGAACGGGAAGCTCTTGATGCTCTGCCACTGCGCGCCGCGGAATGCCCAGACATTGGGCGAGTAGACAACCTCGTCCTTCTGCAGCGGATATAGGTCATCGACCAGGCTCAGGCTCAGGGTGCTCCGGTAGGCGAGACTCTCCTCAAAACCTTCCGCACCGTAATCCCACTCACCACACGCCTGTTTTCCCGTGGGGTTGACCACAAGGGGTGCGAGGTTGTCACCGACGTCCTTTATGACCGCCGACATGACGTCACACTGTTGGAATTCAAGCGTGACGGGCTCGAGGTTGTGCGGAATAATCGCTCCCAATTCCGACATCTTGAGCTTGTCGGCACGTCGGAGATGCATGGCAAAGGGCTTATCTTCGAGCCGTTTGCAGATGTTGTACGCACTCTCGTAATATTTTTGTCTTCGCATAGATAAAAAATATGTGACTTGCGTTTAAGGGATAGACAACAGCATGTCTATTTACGCTGGCAGGGCACATTGCGCTGCACCGGTCCACGTGCCGAGGGCTGGTTGATGCGACGCACCTTCTGTGGCGGACTCTGCATGACGGAGCGAGGCCGCTCCATCTGGTGAGGCTTGATGGGCTTTGGCTGTGGAGGCGTGGGTGGGAGCTGGGTCTGGAATGCAGGGTCGATCGCGGCGAGCGCGGTGATGGTGAGCATGGCAGATGCAGACATGGTGACAGTGTTCTAGACATCGGACCTTTCAATTTTGGATATTTGATCGTCCCGAAGGCGCGTGCTGCGGGGTTGAGGGGTGTTCAAGCTGCCAGATGCGCCACGATTGCGCAGGCGCCAGATGATGAAGCTGTTGCAGAGCATGTTCACACTCACACATGCTTGCCAGAAGCTGTCGCTAACTTGGATACGTCGGAGGAATGAGACCATAGCAAACGGTATTTACAGTTTTGCGCGTTCAATTTTTGCGCATAAATTCCACGTACTTCGCGCAGATCTCCTCGGTCTTCTGCTCGATGTCACCAAACACCTTGGTCACAGCACGTCGGAGGTCAGCCGGGCCGAGCACAGGTCGATCGTTCTGCTGCTTGGTGAGCGCGATCATGAAATGGAAGAGCGCAACGCGCGCGTCCTCCGTCTGGACGTTGCGGTAAAACGCCTCGAAGTGCGAGTAGCGGTACTGCGGCTGGTTTTTGAGCATCTCGCCGATCTTGATGTGGTCCCACTTGACGGGATATGGCGTGTGGATCCCCGCTGGGAACATGCTGCCGTACCCCCTGGATACGGGAACGGTGGGAACCGGTACGTCACACTCGTGTTTGAGGTGGCGTGCATAGGCGGCGATAGCGACCGCACCCAGGGGCATGGCGAAGATGGCAAAACGCTTGAAGAAGGACATGTTACTTACTTCCCGCAGTTATTTTAACTGTAATGATATACACCATGCTCTTCCCGGCCGTTATTATTGTGGTCGTAGTTGTTTTCATGGCGGCATACAGCCCGATTGAGTTTCTTTCTCCCGAGGAGTTCGGAGCTGTTGCATCGCGACAGCGCTATTTCCTCCAGATGACCGCGGCCGATCTCCACGCGCGCGCGGCGCCAAATGCACCGGCATATCTCGCATGGTACCGGACAAACGTCCTCGATTGGAGTTGGTACGAACGCATCTGGATGCGCGCCGTGGCCGCCGAGGCGGAACGCGCCATGCGTCGCCGCGGCTACGCCCACATGGTACCTGATAAAAGGTGGCGCTTTGCCAAGGTCGCGGCGGTGGTTGAGCGAGGTTTTCCACATACCCACGAGGACGTCATTGTCTGGAGTGAAGCGACGCTACGCGATCCATTCTGGGAACAGGTTCAACTCGCGGTGCACGAGGCGGTTCATGTATGGCAGCGCCAGCACCCCGATGAGACACGACGGGACCACATCGCGCACGGCTTCCAACCCGCCGACCTCACTCCGGAGCAACGTGCACATTTTGCAGCGTTGCGACGCAACAACCCCGATACTGATCTCACGGTCTGGCAACACGACGGCTCGCTATTTACATCGTGCTATCGCACGAACCGACCCACGAGCATTTCGGATGTCGATGGTGAGGACGATCACCCCAACGAAATCGCCGCCTATCGTATCGCTGACGAGGTCATGAACTGACAAAATTGAATAAATTGGCCCTGATACGCCAACTGGCATTTCTCCGACATGTGGTTCATCTTCATCTTCCCGGTAGTTGTGTTGTTCTATGCCGTGGCACTGCCGTGCTACGGTGTAAATTCGATGTGTCGATGCTGGCGCGTGCATGACAACGTCCTGGAGCACGTGTCGCACTGGTGGGACGAGGTCGTCGAACTGTTCGAAGCACTCCTCAACTTCATGTTCCATCCGGGCAACGAGACCATCATTAAAGTGTTCGATGAGGCTAGCGATGTTTGCGTCACACTGGGTCGCATACAGACGTGGTTCATCGTCAAGTGCTTCGGCATCACCGACATCGTCTACTTTCGCTTTCCGGGAGACGGGCTCTACCTTCAAAAAATAGGAGGACGCATGCACGCGTACGCGTGCATCAGAAGCCCGCGCCACCTCATCGACGGCCATTGCCGCTCGCTCTAAGCATTTGCATTGAGTGGAGGAGCATTCACATTTTGCATAGGGGAGGGCAATCACATTTTGCATAGGGGAGGGCAATCACATTTGCATTTCTTTTTTGCTTAAAAATTGAATTAACGTTTTATATAACACATGGCCAAGCTATATTTTCGTCACGCAACTGTAAACTCGGGTAAGTCCGCGCGACTTGCAATCGAGGTGCACAACGACCGTCTGAGCGGTCGCCGAGTGCTCGTATTCACCGCCGCAATCGATGACCGCGCGGGCAGGGGTCGAGTTGTGTCGCGCGTGCCCGGTCTCGAACTTCAGGCGGACGCCGCCGTCGCCTTTCCGGGCGACATCCTGGTCGCGCTGCGTGCCCAGCCCGAGCGACCCGACTTCATCTACTGCGACGAGAGTCAGTTCTACTCGCGCGACTGTATCGAGATGCTGCGCGACATCGCCACGTTCGAGGGTATTCCCGTGATGTGTTACGGCCTCCGCACCGACTGGAAGTTGGGCCTGTTCGAGGGCAGCGCTGCGCTATTCGCACTTGCGGACGAGTTCCAGGAGATCAAGAGCATGTGCTCCGCGTGGGACAAAAAATGCAAGCGCAAGGCCTTCAGCAACACCAAACACCGCAACCGACAGCCCGTGCTGTCGGGTCCCCAGGTCGAAATCGGCGCCGAGGACCATTACTGCGCGATGTGCTACCAGCACCACGTCGAGTTTACTACTCGTCCCTAGTCCACTTCCTCCAACTCCGGGATCGCGTCTAATTTTTTCTCGAGCGGGACGGTCGCGACCACCTCGAACGGCGTGGTCGCGCTGCGCTGCAGCAGCGAGATGCGGTCGACGGTGATCTCGCGGCCCATCACGGGGTCGAGTTGCTCGAGGAACGTGGCCGCTTCTGCGCCCTGGCCCACAGTGATGTGGGGCTGGAACGTGGCGTGCTTTACCACCACTTCGGGCAGCGCGGCTCGGATGGCCTGGAAGAGCAGCTCGAGTTCCGGTGCCTCGGGCACGATGTGGTGCGTCCACGTATGGCGTTGCTGGAACCGACCCAGCCGGGCCAGACGGATCTTGAACGGCGCGAAGTCACGCACGGCACGCGCGACGCGGTCGTGCAGCTCCTTAGTCAGAGGCACGAAGGGGAAGATGAGGTTGATGTGCGCGGGCCAGCGTGCCCAGGCACGGTCGTTAAACTTCCGAACATGATCGACTTCCGGGATGTCGAGCACGATGGCAAGTGCGGTCATGACTGTGCGGGAAAGACTCATCATAGTACAAAGAGAAAAAAAAATCAATTCTGACACAAAACGCGAGCATTTCTCTACATGTTGGGTCGGGCGTTGCGTCTCCGGCTGTCCATCCAGTCTTTGAGGTCGCGCTCGGTATTCAGCTTGCGACCATTAAAGTGCTGGCTCGGCAAGCTCACCCGTACGTGTGGGTGGTAGCATTCGGGAGGTACGATGCGAATTCCGAGTCGTGCTGCATCGCGCAATCCCGCCGCGAGCAAGCTGGGCATGCGTACGACACGCATCTCGCCGTCGTCGATGAGCACTTCGCCGAGCTCCTCGGCATGTTCATCCCCCTCTGGAATAGGAAAGAGCTCGCTTTTCATAGGGCCGCGAACGCCTCCTCGAGCGTGCTTTCGTAGCGGTAACTCTCGAGCACATGCCGCGACTTCCACGCCTCGAAGTCGACATATATCCGGATGATGTCGAGGCATACGTCGACGCGTTCGACCGTGATGATGCGACCGGGATAGCGCGGGTGGTGGTCGCTGTACTGTCTAACGATCTTCTCGACCATGAATAAATCTTGCACGATTTATTCAGTTGAACGGGAGATATGTAAAAGGTATGGCACAAATCAATTTTTATGTTTAGTCAAGACCTATGCCAGACCACACTTTCCACCGTCATCGATAATGTTCGTGGCGAGCAAGTCCGTACCAGATGTGCGACCGCCACATCCGAGGCGGTCTGGGTCACACTTATCGGCACCGCGGGTAGCCAGCGCATGCTCGACCTGCTCTATACCCCCGCTCGCCAAGCCGAAGTTGCGGCCTGGCGCAACAAGCACCCGACTCTCCGAGACATGTGTCCCCAGGGTCACACTTCACCACCCAGTCGGTACTGCCCGCGCCGCCAAGGCGCGGATGGTGGCTGGGCTCAGGGTCGCCGCTGTTCGGTTTGCGTTAGTTCGCGCTGGGAGCGTATCATCTACGCACTCTGCCAGATGGTCGGATTGGACACTACCAAACACTATATCGGGCAGACCCGGGACGCAGCGGGGCGCGTCACGTGGCAGGGGCACGAACTCGATATTTATTGTCCCGAGGTCAAGAAGGCCATCGAGTACAACGGGCAGCAGCACTACGAGCGGGGCTTCTTCACACCCGACATCACTAAACGCCTGCTCAAAGATCAGGAGAAACTGTTCTCGTGCCACCGCGCGGGCATTAAGCTCCTGTTCGTCCGGTATGACGACCCCCAACCGGTTGAGACCGTTCTCACGTTCCTTCAGCAGTAAACTGCATCATTTCATAATTGAATTTTTTTCACTCTATTACATCCTTGCGACCCCTTCCAAACATGATTGGCCGCTCTGTCGAATTCCCCCAGATGCATGGTCAGACCCGCGAGCAGGCCGCGCGTGCCGCCAGCGACCAGATCGCCACGGCCATGTTCGGGCGTTTCGTCCCGCATACCCAGGGCGAGGGCAAGACGCACGCACCCATATTCAGCCTGGTCGACCAGGCTGCGGTCGCGGACGCCATCGTGTTCTCCCCCGAGGCCGAGCTGCACGCCCAAACGGCCCAAGCGGCACGCGATGAGGCCGCGCGCGAGCACGGCTACTTCATCAAGAACGGTCGCGAGCACTCCTTCACCGCAGGCATTGTCGACCAGGACTACCGGGGTCCGTTCATGCCGATCACCGCGGGCTTCACCGCGGAGGAGTTCGACAGCGCATTCCGCCGTCAGAGGGTGATACCGATCATCACGCCGAAGCGCGACTATACGCTGACTGAGGAGGCCGCGATGGGCAGTCATGGAGCCCCGACCAGTCGGAGCAAGAAGAGACGCGCCAAGCTTGCCAAGATGCGGAAAGCTCGGCAAGATGAGGCAAGCCTGGCAATCTTGGCAAGATGCGGCAAGACGCCGCGAGTCGAGCAGCTTTCCACATTGGAGACGCTCCAGCGCACGCGAGGCAACACGTCGCCCGACGACCACCCCCAGCCATCGCGGCTCATGAGCCCCCGAGCCGCGCCGATTCAGGGTCGGCGCACGCACCCGGACGGCGCCATCACGGACACGCGCGTGCACCCGGACGCTCCCGGTAACCTCTGGCTTCGCATCTACCGCACGCGTGCCGACTTCCTCGCGGGTCGGTTCCACGCTACAAACTGGGTGCGGCGCGGATGCATGCTCTGGACCAAGCGACCCGACTTGGGAATTCGAGTCGGCCAAACGGGAGAGGTGCACACTACGACGTGCGAGAACGGCAGCGTGATGTACAAGTCCTACCGCACCACAGCAGACTTCGACGAAGGTCATTGGTACACGATGCGCTCGGGACCCGACCCCGACCGGCCGCGCCCGATGTACAACGCCGATTTCGATTAGGCCGCGATGATGAACTCTATTGAGCCGTCCCCGATCCGGATGGTTCGGAACCTATTTTTTCCGCGACGTCGTTCGGTCTCGGGTGCGACCTGCTGGAAGCGAAAGTGTTCGGGTTTTTCCTCCCAGGTATCGGTTCGGAACCCATGTTTTTTGAGCCACGCAGTTGCGCGAGTCCGGGTCCATTTCTTTGTTGAAAAGAGCACGCACTGGACGTCGCTCTTACCCATTGTATAATAGGTCGAGAAAAAAATAATGTGAGCGGCTTACGCGTGACCGAGTTGCACGATCTGCTCCTCGAGGTCGGCGATCCGCTCCTTGAGCGCGACCTTCTCCCGCACGAATGCGTCGACCTGCTCGCGGAGACGCTGGATCTCGAGATCGCGGGCGTCCACCGGGAAGAACTTCATGAAGATGATGGCGTTGAATGCCCGAATGGGTACCGTCGCCATGCCGTCCTCGCCCACGGTGATGCCGCCGTTCTTGATCGCGTCAACAATGAGTTGCGGGTAGTCCATCACCGCAGTGCGCACCGTCGACGCTGCGTTCCACTTCTGGATCTCCGCTCGGTCGAGCAGGCACCGCATCGGCACCCCCGCTCGGGCCTGCTCGATCTGGAGCGAGAAGTCGTAATCGGTCTGAGTCAATTTGAGTGTCATCTGTTCCAGTTTCTACCGCTTCAATTTTTGCGGAGAGACGATCGAGATGCTCCTGGAGGCGCCGGAGCCACTCGCGATCCAGACGGATATGGCGTCGAGTCCGCGCGAGTTCGGCCACCGGAATCCACCGGAAGCGTCGCGCGATGCCGTCGTGCGCTTCTACCGTGCCGAAGACGCGGGGGTCGATCCAGCCCTCGAGCTCGACAAAGAAGTGCGCGTACTTGCCCGAGCCGACGTAGAACTCGCTCACGAGCGCCATGTGGAGCAGGTCCTCCCAGGACCAGACGAGGTTGCTCTCCTCATCCGCCTCTCGAGCCGCGGTCACGGCGAGGTCGCGGTCCTCGGGATCGGTCTTTCCACCAAGGTCCTCCAACACATCGACGTTTCGGTTGCCGGCACCGTCAGTATTGTGATCGCGACGGGTGTGCATCAGCAGCACGCTCCATTGACCAGCAATGGCCGCGAACATTGTAAAACCCGCGGCCCGTATGGGCATGTCGCGACCGTCCTGGTGCGCCCAAAACGTGGGTCGCCCCGTCGCGTCGCGTGTGACCGTGTCGAGCAGCTCGGCCATGGTGAGTAACTAGTGTAAAATAATTCAAACTTTAAACTGTTGCCAGAGCAGGCGGTGGTCCACACCGGTAGGCCAACGCGCCAGACCCATGTCATGGTGGTCAACAATTCCGCCCGCTTTGCATTGCACATATTTTGTGTAGATACGGTCAATACGGTCCGGGAGCTGGCTGCGACTCTTCATCCAGGTCCCGCGTGTCCACTTCCGGTGGGCCTGCACATCACACCAATCCGCCTGCTCCATCAGGGTACTGGGTAAAATTTTTGCATGCCCATCGAGGTGACTCGGACTGTTGAAATCTCCCGCGAGCACCGCTGCTCCTTTGGGTAACTTGCCGAGTATATAAATCTGTTCACGTAGACGCTGCGTCTCGTCGCGCTTGTACGCCACGTCGTCGAGATGCTGGCTGATGTACCAGACCCGGCCGATTCGCGCTCCGGCGGCACCCGCTCCCCAATCGCTGCTTGGTACAACGCAGCGGAAGAACTCCTCGGGTGCCTGGCGAGAAAGTACGGTATAGCCACCCCGGGTCCAGGCGCGCCTGTCGCAGTGCATTTTGAGACGCGTGGCCAACCACTCGACTTCCTTCCAGATCATGACTTCCTGCAGGAAGATGACGTCGGCCTGAAAATGCTCGAGTACCCGCGCGATGGCTTCGGCATATTGCGGATATGCTAGCCGCTGGTCGAGGTTATAACATACGGTTTTTACTAACATCTATAACAAGTCCCGGGAAGTTTTTAACCATTTTTAGCTTTCGGAAAGCTGCTAAAATATGCAATTGAGTGGAAATATGAAAATTGAAAAAAAAATCTCTTAAACACTTCTGCTCTCATAAGCTATCTACGACCATGTCTTCTCCCGCCAACGCTATCGTGTACTACCCCTCCCCCGCCGGCAACATCGCCAAGTACAACTTGGCGAAGTCCGCCGCCAAGGATGCCTGCCCGCCGCGACTCATCGTGGTGCTCGACATCTCGGGAAGCATGGGCCAGACGGTCCAGCGTATCGTGCAGCAGGAGCTGCCCCGCTTCGCCCTCGCGACTGGCTACCAGCCCGATGACGAGGTCACCATCATCGCGTTCGAGTCCACCACTAAGAGCTACAAGTTCCGTGTGCGGGATCTGCCCACGGCGCCCCTGCGCGCTATGGGAGGCACCTACATGAGTCCCGCGGTCATGCAACTCCAGGATACGTTGCTCCAGGGCGCCACGGATCAGGTGCAGGCCGTGCGCCTGCTCACGCTCACGGATGGCGAGGTCGTGGACCAGCCCTACACGCTCTCACTGGCCAACATGATGCGCGCGAAGCTCGAGGGGAAGTACATCTTCAACTCGCAGGCCGTGCGCACCATCACGAGCAGCTACGGCCAGCCCGACACCCAGGCCCTCACCGGCATGATGCAGCTGAGCCAGACGCCATCGGAGCTGAGCGACGTCCGCATGTTGAACTATGTTCCGGGACAGCTCGCGAACGTGCTCGTGGAGCGCTACATCTCGGACGGCCTCCAGGAGGGTTCGGCGATGCTCGAGGCCTCGGAGGCCGTGATCATGACTTCCCCCTGGAAGCCCGCCACGAACAAGCTCCGTCTCTCGCCCGGCGAGAACGTCTTCTGGATCAAGCACGACGCCAGCGCGACGTTCACCATCTCGGGTGAGCCCGTCGAGGTGCACCAGGACAGCTCGGCGCTCGATGAGAAGCTCGTTCAGGAGCTATTGCGCAACAAGATCGAGCAGAGCAAGATCCAGATCAGCGTGCTCAAGGTCAACGGCACGGCCGAGGCGCAGGCCGAGATTCGCAAGATTCTCGACTACTGGACCCAGCTCGACCAGAACATGGTGCGCGAGGGCTTCGACATGAACAAGATTCTCGCCTCCGACACCAGCCTCGCGACTCGTCTTGCGACGTTCCGCGAGTATCGCGTGCGTGCCGAGCGCAGCTTCGTGGCGCACATGAGCTCGATTGCCAACGACGATCGCGTGCGCGCACTCAACGCGGCACAGAGTGCGGACTACCTCCGCAGCGTGAGCTCGGGCTCGAACGCCAAGGCCATGGCGCGTCGCATCGGCGAGAACGGCACCGTGGACGAGCAGCATCGCGCCGTGTTGGGAGAGTTCTTGGCCATCCGCGCAAACATCAAGGAGCTCGAGGACATCAAGGACGACGACCACTTCCGCTCATTCTACTCGCTCGTGACCACGCTCGAGAGTCTCCGCATGATCGCGGAGCTCTCGGAGGACGAGATCCGCTCGATGGGCCAGGACGACTGCCTCAAGTCGATCTGCATCGTGGGTCTGGCCGCGCACGGCAATGTGGGAGACTACCCCGACCCCATGACCTATCAGCTCAACTCGCTCTACTCCGGCACTCACGTCGCTCTGGCCGACGTTCTCACCGCCGAGGGCCTCAAGGGCGAGCTCGAGGTGCCGGGTCAGCCCGGCAAGGTGATCACCAACGTCATTCCGGTGTTCCACGACGACCGCATCCAGCAGTTCCTGCGCAAGTACGCACCCAAGACGCTCCAGGTCGTGGCCGGTGTGGGCATGCGCCGCACCTGGGGCGAGATCAGCATGACCTACGGCTACACGCTCGCGGCCGGTATTGTGCAGCTCGTGCACATCATCGCGAAGCCCGAGGGGCGCACCGAGGGCAACATCCGTGCCTTCATCAGCATGGTGCGCGACTTCCGGGTCGCTGTGGGCAAGTACTTCGACCACATTCTGCCTCAGCTCTCGACCAACCCGCCCCAGGGTGTGAGCTACTGGCTCGGCCGCAACGGATTGACCAACATGATCGTGCCGCTGTACGACATCGTGACCAAGCCCGACCACGGGTTGAGCAAGCAGGTGCCCGCGATGCTGCGCGCGCTCTACACTTTCGAGATCTGGCAGCCCACGCGCCGCCTCTACCGCAAGTCGGAGGACCCGCAGGCCAAGGCGGACGAGCTCCTCAACAAGCTCATGCCCTGGGATATCGAGCAGATCAAGGCGCCCATCACGCCGCTCTTCGAGGCGAACCCCGCACCCGAGTTCCGCTCGGACTACACGCTCGATGATGCCGTGCTCGAGGAGCACCGCAATCGCTGCTGGTTCGTGGACTATGTCTGCATGTTCCCCACGCTGCTCGCGGCCGCCAACATGTCGCTGCCGGACGCAACTCGTCACATCGCGGCGCTGCCCAGCGTGACGGACTGGGCCTTCCTCGCGCACACCATGGACATCAAGTACCCGATGCAGAAGTTCCGCTTCTACAACCTGGTGCAGGCCCTCACGCTGCAGAAGTCGGAGGACCGCTTCACCAAGGTGGACAGCAAGTACGTCCGCACCGCGCCCGCACTCCTCGACCTGCACGAGGAGGCCACCGGCGAGGAGATGTGTCGCGCAGTGGTGCGCAAGTACGTCGAGAAGCGCTACTCGCAGGACATCACGGTCAAGGCCAAGGCCGAGGTGAACCAGCTCACGCAGGAGTTCGTGAACCAGCTGCTCGCGGCCAGCGCCAGCGATGCCGCCGCGCTCATTCGGACGGGCATCAAGCGCGGCGAGTGCACGGTCAAGATGACGACTCACTCGAGTCTCGCCTACCAGGTGCTCCGCCCCGCGCTCGTCGACCCCGCACGCCACGTGCCCCAGCGCAACTCCATCATTGGCATGCTTCTGCTCGGCAAGAAGGACGGTGAGCCCGTCTGGAACGCCGGTAACAGTCTGCCGCAGACCGCTGATCAGCTCACCGAGCTCCGCCACGCCTGGATGATCTCGGGTCGTGCCTCGACCTGGGACGAGATGATCACCCAGTACAAGGCCAACCGCCGCCACCTCTACCGCGATCTGCTGAACCGCCACGGTCACAACAACGAGAAGCCGAGTTACTACGGATTCGGCTACCAGACGCTTGAGGAGATGGTCGACAGCATCTCGCTCGAGGCCTGGGACGACTACAAGCGCGAGCACGTCACCTGCTGCGGCATGCCGGTCATGGGTGGAGTCATGGACGCCCGCATCCGCGCCCGACTGGCATAAGCAGATGCCATACATGTAGTCGAAGCTTCGGCAAACGCTACATCTAGTCCGGCTTGCCGGCATTATTTTTTATCCAAGACACGCTACAAAAAATAAAAGGCCGAGTCTTAAAATCGAGCCTTAATGTAGGTCATAGACTCCTGGGGATGAAATTTATGAAACGCGAACGCCAGCGCGGTGGCCAGCGTGATACTCACCACAGCGGAGTTCAGTGGCTTTTGTTCATTTCCGGTGACCATCTCGATATGGTCAATGAGGCGCCAGATGCCGTGCCAGAGAAGTAGTGTGACGATACCCAGTCCCACAACTTCTACACCAGTGTACACGGAGTAGATAAAAAGCACTACCAGCACAATTGCAATGCCGACAATAGTGTACATATATGTCCGATGCCTTTGTTTCGTGCAAAAATATTAACGGGTATACGCGTTAAAATTGATCATTTCCTCCCTTGTATCGCTGTAGGCACCTTGTGACTTCCAGCAACATGTCCGCTCCGCACATGCACACCAGTCTCGCTCGTGAGACCGCCGGGCTCATCTGGCGTCATCACCGAACGCTCTTCGCGGTGACCGCGCTCAACGTCGTGCTCTCGCTCACGTGCAACGCGGTCATGAGCCGTATCAAGGATCTCCTGCCGTGGTGGCTCGTCCTGAAGCTCGTGGTGCTACCCGCCACCGACACATTCTGGGCCAAGTTCGTAAGCCAGACCGCGGTGACTCGCGTTCGCCGATACATCGAGCGCGAGTGGAGCTTCCCACTCTTCGCCCGCGCCACCGATGCGCGTCGTAACGAATGTGGAGTCATCCGGTTCAACAAGCTCAAGACCGATGCCGCCGAGGCGGTCGACCAGGCCATCTCTCTCTTTACCTGGCAGGGTTCCAACGTGATCTGCGACGCCTCGAGCGCGCTACTGCTACTTTGGGAGAACCCCGTCTGGATGTCGATCGGTATTGCGTACTGCATCTCGATCTGGTTCATACTTCGCTCGTGGCATGGCCGTCTCGTCAAGCAGAACGGCGACGCCAACAAGATCTACCAGGCGGGCACGGTCGATACCAACCGCCTGAGTGGCCTGTTCCAGAACAACCCCGTGAAGTACATTGCCGAGATAGCCGGCATCGAGCAACGCAGTATTGATATCGACTACGCGCTCGGGGTAGCCTGGTTGCGATTCGGGTGGGTCAAGTTTACACTTCTCGGCCTCCCGCTCATACTGGTATGTACCTTTCCAAAGGACCAGTACCTCTTCGCAGTCATGATGTTCGGCGGTGTACTGCGCGCCATGAGTGGTAGCATGGCTCTCAACACGCAGCTCCTCAGACACCAGAACAACTACACCACGTTCCGCAACCTGGTGCAGGAGGAGCTGGGTGAGTACGAAGACCCGCCCGAGCAGATGCCGCTCCCGGCGGTGATCACAATCACGGACATTGACATCCGCCCGCCGACGCCCGCAGATGTCGCGATCGAAGTTGATGAGAACTCGGAGAGTACTGGTCTGCTCGAGGACTTCGACCCCGAACCCGATACTCAGGTGGAGATTCTGGTCAAACACACCGCGCCCATCTCGATCCACTCGGGTGAGATGATTCTACTGCAGGGTGCAAGCGGTAGCGGCAAGACGAGTTTCCTCTCGGGGCTCACTGGCAAGTTGCCCGGTGTACAGCTCGAGGGTAATGCTCAGCCCGGCAATATCAAGCACCACAACAGCGAATTCTACCAGAGCATCAACGAGGATCTCGAAGTCCGCAACACCACGATCTCGCGCCTCTTCCGCGGTGCAAAACGCTCGGTCATCGAGGACGCGGCCCGGATCTGCGGGTGTCTCACGCTCGTTCGCAAATTGCGCATGCACCGCAAGATCACTCGCAAACTGAGCGGTGGTGAGAAGAGCCGCCTCACGCTCTCGACCATCTTGGTGGACTGCATCGAGAACATGCGCCCCGTGTTCATCGCAGACGAGCCCGATCGCGGTGTCGACCCCGAACTCGCGTACGAGATCATCCGCCGCGTGCGCGAACGTCTGGTCATCAACCCCAAGGAAGGCGAACCTCACCGAATCATGTTCCTCGCCACCCACCTCGAGCGTGTCGAGGAGGAGTTCACCTGGAGCAAGATCATGCGCTTCCAAAACGGCCGCATCAAGGTGGAGTAAGGCCACCACTGTATTATTCCCCCTGTACTATCTCCCACACACCTTTCATAAATCTTTCACAAAAACAAAAACAAAAAACGAAAGGGCACGCAAGTGCACTTTTTTTGCGATTTATTTGCTCTTCTTCTTTGAGCTCTTTTTGTTCTTCTTTTTTGAGCTCGGTTTGCTCTTCTTCTTGCTCTTCTTTTTTACGACAGGGGCTCGCTTCTTCTTGAGCATCTCGGAGATCATATCGCGCAGCTCGTTAACGATAGTGGTCTCGGATAGACCAGCGATCAGACGGCGACGTGTGAGATCGCCAATCACATTTGCGACCCTGAGTCGCTGGTCAATTGGAATATAACCGATCATCTCGTTATAGATGCGGTCGTAAATGGCACGATCGTAGACGTCCTCTGCACGACGCATCCCCTGCAGGCGAGCCTGCAACAGCTCATTTTCACGGCGTTGCCCCTCGGCCTGTGCGCGAAGCATTTCATTCTGCGTCAGTTGCGCTTTCAGGAGGTTCTCACGCTCGAGAGTGCGATTATCCGTCTGTGTTCCGATATCGACCGGACCATCCACCTGCGTGCCCACATCCGCACGACCCATCTCCGCATCGATTTGATCGGGATCGGCCTGGATGCTCATTTCACCACCGCCCTTTTTCTTCTTGTACACACGTTTACTCATTATATCTAGGTACGAAATTAATACAAAAAATAAAGTGGTGGGTGTGTTAGATGCTGGCGCGGGCCGCAGCGAGCACGTGTGGCAGCAGGTTGGTGTAGGTCTCATCACGCCCAGCGTCCAGGATCTTGCCCTCGTCATCACGAACGATCTTGATCATGGGAAAGAGCGGGTCGTCAATGAACGCGGCCTCGTGTCGCGGATTGATCCAGGTTGGGTATTCGTTCTCGATGAACGCGCGGATCATCTCGCTCTGCTCCTTCTTAAGGTCACGATCGAGCTCCTCCTCGAGCAGCTTGCGGTACTCGGGGGTGTCGGTCTCGAGCACGTCATCGCGCTGCGCGAGGTGTTGGCGCGCCTTGCTGAAGCGTGCCGGGAGGTCGAAGTGCGCACCGACCCACGCGATGAACTCGGTGGGTGTCTGACGACGGCGCTCCGGCTTCTTGAGGTGTCGCACCTCCTCGAACCGCGGTGTCACGTACTTCACCTTGACGTTCGTCGTCTTGCCCTTGGGGTCGACAAAGCCGGGACACTTGAGTACGACCCCCTCGGGCTTGCCGCCGAGCATGCTCTTGATCTCGTTGCGATCGATCGCAGCCACGAGCTCCAAGCACTTCGTGTGCGGGTTCACCTCGGGATCGGTGTTCTTGACGAACGCCGGCACCCACTCGAGTCCGACTCGAGTGCACTCCCGCTCGATCTCGTCGATGCCGGTGTAGGGCTTCTCCGTCGAGATGTCGTAGACCACGACAAAGTGGCGCGGCATGCGATCGTAGTCGACGATGTTGTGGCGTGTGGCCGTGAGCATCTCCGAGTGGTAGACCCAACCGAGCGTGAGATCGTCCCGGAGCTGCCACAGGACATCGATGGCCTTGCGGAACAGTGCGGCGTCGCGCGTGCGCACCGCATTACCGCATGTGTAAACCATGTAGCGCTCGCCATTTTCACCCGCGTGAGCACTGAAGCTGAACTGGCTCCCGTCCATCTTCTCCTGGATGTACCAGTGTGGGTTGGTCCGCCAGTCGCGGTTACCAGTGGAGGTCTTGCCGTGATCGATGCTCGGGAAGGCGATGCGTCCCTCGGGGAGCTTGGCCTTCTTCGCGGAGGGGAGTGGGATGGAGCTGAGAGCACACTCGCCAAGCGACGGGTTGATGCAGATAATTTCCGAACAGAGATGAGATGCCATGATGGGAGTCGTAGGGATGTGTTCTTGATGATAAAATTTCAATTTTGTTGGAGTCTAAAAGCATCTAAAATTGAAACCCTATTACCACCTTACTCATGTCCTTCCAGCCAACGTCTCCGGTACAGCCCGTCGCGCCGTCTACTCCCTTGTCACCCGATGACCTCGGAAAGCTCAGTCGCGACAAAAAGCTAGGCGAGGGCACGTACGGGAAGGTCTGGCTCTTGAGCGACCCTCGTTACGCGTGCAAGGTGCACAAGAATGACGGTGATGAGGGTCTCGATCCATGCACCATGCGCGAGATTGCGGCACTGCGGAAGCTCGAGACGAGTCCGCACATCGTCCGTTGCGCGGCCGTGGGATCGAAACACGAGATCTATATGCCCACCTACGAAACCAGCCTCAAGGACTACCTCCTGAAGTGCAGCCGATCTCCGGAACGCGCTCGCACCTTCATGCACCAGCTCCTCTGCGGTGTGAATGCAATGCACCAGGCCGGAATCGTACATCGCGATCTCAAGCCCGACAACATCCTTGTGGGTGACGAAATCGTGATCAGCGACATGGGTGCTACGCGCTTCGGCATCGACGACATGCTGCCCATCACGGGCCACAACGTCGTGACGCTCTGGTACCGTGCGCCCGAGGTACTGCTCGGAGATCGCAAGTACACCGCGGCCGTCGACATGTGGAGCCTCGGTGTGATCATGTGCGGCCTGCTCCCGCGCGTGGCGGACCCCGCCCGTGATCTGGTCGATGTCAAGCTCATGATCACGGGTGGCGGCAAAGTCGAGGTCGAGACCGATGAATATATCTATTCTGGAGGTAAGGGTCGATTCGAGATGCTCGAGGGGGACTGTGCGATCGATCAGGCCTATCGCATCTTCCGCCTCCGAGGTACCCCCACGAATACGACGTGGTCCGGTGTCGAGCAGCTACCCGACTTCAAGTCGTCCTTTCCGAAATGGGAGTCGCGGGACCTCAGCAAGATCTTCGACGCTCCCCCCGAGGCTCTCGATCTGCTCGGGCGGCTCCTCACTCTGGATCCGACAAGGCGCATCACCGTCCGTGAGGCGCTCGCTCACGACTACTTTCGCGGTCTGGAGATCCCGCTTACGGGTGTACAGCATCACGAGCAGTGCATTATCGACCCTAACTACATGACGCGCCAAAACGACATCAACTCGAGAATGCGCCACATTCTCGTCGACTGGATGATCTTGGTCGCCGTGAAGCTCAAGCTTGACCACATGACCTTCTTCCTCGCCGTGACATACCTCGATCTCTTCCTGATGAAGCGATTGGTCTCACGAGCCAAATTGCAGCTTGTGGGGTGCACTGCAATGCTCATGGCGACCAAGATTGTCGAGGTCTACCCTACCGAGATCACGGAGTTCATATCAATCTCCGACAGGGCATACAATCGCGAACAGATCATCGCGATGGAGGGCAACATGCTCTCCGCCCTGGATTATCGCCTCTATCGGACCACGGAGTACACGTACATGACGTGGCACACCGGCACGCTCGAGCGCAAGGAGCTGCTCAAGAAACTTTACCATGCCGTGACTAACCTCGAGAACCGCCGATACACCTGGGCCGAGCTCATGCGTGCAGACATCGCGGTTGACACCAAATACAGGGGAGCTTTCAAGATGGCCGAGAAGATTGACAGGACTATGTAAGCCCAT